AACGGAAATAGGATGGACGACAGTCTGCCACTTTGGAAATGCTAAGTTATTTCACGAAAGGAAATCATCAGCGTTTCGTTTTTTCTAGATTAGGAAAAACGAAACAGGAGTTAATTTGGATACCTTCATTGAAAGAATTTTTGCCAGTTGAATTGGCGTTCATAATTACTAGCATGTATGACGCTTTTCATAAAAAAATTAAGCCAGGACAGATTGTGTTCGATTCACCATGTGGACATATTTTAAGATCTATTTCATGTTTCATTCCGAAAACATTCGTTTATCCCAATAGTGGAGAAATTTGTGTTTTTGATAAAGAAGTACATAGCAGAATACAATGGAAATATTCAAATGAGCACATATATCATCTTACAGAAACGACAAAGGAGGAAAGGTGGACATGTGGAATGGATTGCGAAATTTGTGATAGATATTGGAGTTTTACTTATAATAAAACCGGATTGACGCAACAAATAAGATGTTTTTGTGATAAAAATGTAAACGAATTTCCATGCGATAAATGTAATCCTAGCGAGTGTTGTTTGACCAATTGTGGTCAATTCGTTTATAAAAAATCAGATATTCTTTGTCGCAAACATTATCAATGTGGCAAGTGTAAAATTCCATATCTATATGAATATGACGTTCCAGACGAAGATAATGGCGTTGATGGTTGGATTGAATTTAGTTGTCCTTCGTGCAAAAGAAATGATCCTGTAAAATTCAGTTGGGATTTGGTGGCCAAGTTATTTGGCAGTGATTCTTAATTATTCATAATTGTATCAATAATTAAAAAAATGAAAACGCAAAAGATAGAAATATAGTTATTGATAAGTTTGCCAATCATGCCCGGACATCATAGGATAATATTGTTATTGAAGCAACTGTTACCGGACGAATTAACTAAATTGATCACATATATGTATATCATTATTCCTTCTCGAAAATTAAAAGCTGGTCAAATTGTTATTGATTTGGGATTTGGTCATGTTGATAGATGTTTTTCAAATTATGAATGCAGAACTTTTCTTTTTGGTATTTATACATATTCATATCATGTTACAATTTATCGTAAATTGTTGATATCAAATCCTTCAATGACAGAAACGAGAGCGGAACGAATTATCAAATCGTGTAGCGATGTTCTGAATTCTATGGGAAACAATGCAAGAATAGTGTGTTTTTGTAAAAAACTTGGTGTGAGTTTTCCGTGTCAAACGTGCGCGCCATTAGCAAAATGTTGTTTAATTCCTTTTTGTAATAATTTGACAATAAATACTTTTCCCATTCTTTGTACTGATCATCTGCGATGTGATAAATGCAAAAATCGATATGTATATAGTGCTAACTATGTAGATCAACAGGGCTATTTACTTAAATGTTGTAACAGTTGTAGAACATTTGTTTGCCCTTATGAATCTTGGGATATATTGGTTATTAATTTGATTCATCAAATTCTTAATCCAAACTACATTAATGTCGCCTGATTAGTCATAGTAGATATGCATAATCAGGTTTCTAAAAATCATACTTCAAAGTCTTGTCGATGCGAATCTTCGCAAATCTCTTGAGAAACATCACATTGAATGGACCAATATTGGTATGTTCAAAGTCTCGTCAATACAAATCTCTTGACATTACATTAAACGGATCAATATTGGTACATTCAAAATCTCATCAATGCAAATTTCTTGACATCACATTGAATGAATAAATATTGGCACGTTCAAAGTCTTGTCAATGCAAATCTTTACAAATCTCTTGACATCACATTGAATGGACAAATATTAGCATGTTTAAAATCTCGTCAATACAAACCTCTTGACATTACATTAAATAGACCAATATTGGCACGTTCAAAATCTCGTCAATACAAATCTCTTGACATCCTATTGAATGGATCAATATTGGTACGTTCAAAGTCTTGTCAATACAAATCTCTTGACATCCCATTGAATGGATCAATATTGGTACGTTCAAAGTCTTGTCAACACAAATCTCTTGACATCCCATTGAATGGATCAATATTGGTACGTTCAAAGTCTTGTCAATACAAATCTCTTGACATCCCATTGAATGGATCAATATTGGCACGTTCAAAGTCTCGTCAATGTAAATCTTTACAAATCTCTTGACATCATATTGAATGGACCAATATTAGCGCGTTCAAAGTCTCGTTAACACGAATCTCTTGACATCCCATTGAATGGATCAATATTAGCACGTTCAAAGTCTCGTCAATGTAAATCTTTACAAATCTCTTGACATCATATTGAATGGACCAATATTAGCGCGTTCAAAGTCTCGTTAACACGAATCTCTTGACATCCCATTAATGGATCAATATTAGCACGTTCAAAGTCTCGTTAACACGAATCTCTTAACATCCCATTGAATGGATCAATATCATCACATTCAAAGTCTTGACAGGCAAATCTATTAATATCACATTTTATGGACGATGTTGGCACGTTTAAAGTCTCGTCGATGCAAATCTCTTGACATTACATTGAATGAACAAATATTGGCATGTTCGGAGTCTTGTCAGTGCAAATCTTCACAAATCTCTTAACATCACATTGAATGGATCAATATTGGCACGTTCAACGTCTTGTCAATACAAATCTCTTGACATCATATTGAATGGACAAATATTGGCACGTTCAAAGTCTCATCGATGCAAATCTTTCACAAATCTCTTGTCATTACTTCGAATGGACCAATATTGGCATGTTCAAAGTCTCGTCAATGCAAATTTTCACAAATCCATCGACATCATATTGAACGGACAAATATTAGCACATTCAAAGTCTTGTCAATACAAATCTTTTGACATCACATTGAATGGTTCAATATTGGCGCGTTCAAAGTCTCGTTAATGCAAATCTTTACAAATCTCTTGACATCACATTGAATGGATCAATATTGGCACGTTCAACGTCTTGTCAATACAAATCTTTACGAATCTCTTGACATTATATTGAATGGATCAATATTGGCACGTTCAAAGTCTTGTCAATGCGGATTTTTACAAATCTTTTGACATTATATTGAATGGACCAATATTGGCGCGTTCAAAGTTTCGTCAACATAATCTCTTGACATTACATTGAACGGATTAATATTGGGACATTCAATGTCTCGTCAGTGAGAACCTCTTGACATTACATTGAACGGATTAATATTGGGACGTTCAGTGTCTTGACAATGAGAACCTCTTGACGTTACATTGGGTAGACTAATATTGGCACGTTTAAAGTCTTGACAATGCGAATCTCGTGACATTACACTGAACGGACCAATATTGGCACGTTTGAAGTCTTGTCAAATGCAAATCTTCACAAATCTTTTGACATCATATTTAATGGATCAATATTGGCAGGTTCAAAGTCTCGTCGATACAAATCTCTTGACATCATATTGAATGGACCAACATTGGCATGTTCAAAGTCTCGTCAATGCAAATCAGTCGTATAATATACACAAATAAAAATTGAAATAATAAGAATTAGCTATGTCCATCGATAGTGACAGGGGTTAACTATGAACCATTTGGTTTTATTGTTGTTGAAAGAATTTTTGCCAACTGAGTTGGTTATTATAATCATTAGCGTGTACCACGTTTTTTATAAAAAAATAAAGCCCGGACAAACAGTGTTCGAATCTCCTTGTGGACATACTTTGAGACGCATAAAATGCGTTATTCCAACAAATTTTATTTGCCCTATCAATAAGACAACATTTGTCTTTGATAAATATTTATATGATAGGGTACATAAGGAGCGCACTAGTAAATTTATGTGTCACCTTACGGAAATGACTGAAAATGATTTGCGCAAAAAATTTTTTGCGTGCGAAACTTGTGATAAATATTGGACTTGTACAAATTTTAGAACCAATTTGGCACAAAAAATAAGATGTTTTTGTGGTAAAAATGTCGTTGATTTTCCATGTATTCAATGTCGCCCCAAATACATATGTTACATCCCTGGCTGTTGTCAAATCGTTTACGAAAAAAAAGCAAATGTTCTTTGTCGCAAACACTATCAATGTAAAAAATGTGAAACTCCATATTCATATAATTATGATGATAAGAAAGGTGGGTGGTTTAAATATAGATGTCGTAATTGCAAAAAGAAGTAAAATTGTTAATTTTAATTGGGATTTAGTCAGCAAATTATTTATGATTCTTAATTGTTCATATTCATATGAATAACTAAGAAAAAATGGAAAGATAATAATTAGATAATTGAGTAGATCAATATTGGCACGTTCAAAGTCTCGTCGATGCAAATCTTCACAAATCTCTTAACATCACGTTGAATAGATCAACATTGGTGTGTTCAGAGTCTCGTCAGTGCAAATCTCTTGACATCACATTGAATGGGTCAACATTAGCGTGTTCAAAGTCTCATCGATGCAAATCTTCGTAATCTATCGACATCACATTGAATGAACAAATATTGGCGCGTTCAAAGTCTTGTCAATACAAATCTCTTGACATCACATTGAATAAATAAATATTGGCACGTTCAAAGTCTCGTCAATGCAAGTCTCTTTACGCCACATTAAATGGATAAATATTGGCACGTTCAAAGTCTTGTCATTACATTAAATGGACCAATATTGGCGCGTTCAATACAATCTCTCGCATCATATTGAACAGACCAATATTGGGACGTACACAATCTCTCGACATCACACCGAATGAACCAATATTAGCACTTTTAAAAGTCTTATCAATGCGAACATCTCGACATCACCTTGAACAGACCAATATTTGCACGTCCAAAATCCCATCATTGCAAATCTCTCAACAGATAATAATTGAATATAACCATATGCACAATTAAAAAATTGAAATTACAAAAATTAGCTACGTATATCAATAATATTACGAACAATCATGACTCATCTGATTTTATTGTTGCTGAAAGAATTTTTGCCATCCGATTTGGCGCTCATAATCACTAGCATGTATAATCTTTTTGTTGAAAAAATCAAGCCAGGACAAACTGTGTTCGATTCTCCTTGCGGACATACTTTGAGATCTATTATGGATATTATCCCGACAAAATTTGTTTGTCCTATCAATAAGGTAACATATAATTTCGACAAAATAATATATGCGAGGCTATATTGGAAACGCACTAACATGTATGATTGTCATCTTGTAGAAATAACTAAGAATGATATATTGTTGAGCAAAATAAGATACGAAAGTTGCAAAATTTGTGATAGATATTGGAAGTTCACAGAAAACAAAACTGGTTTAAAAAAGCAAACGAGATGTTTTTGCGATAAAAATGTTGACGATTTTCCATGTGATCGATGTCGTCCCGACATGTGTTACCAAACTGGTTGCTGCTGGTTCGTTTATGGAAAAAAATCAAAAACCCTTTGCCGCAATCACTATCAATGCAGCAAATGCAAAATTCCATATGTGTATGATCATAATATTTCAGATTATGGCGCTGATCAATGGATTGAATACAGTTGTCTTGGTTGCAAAACAAATAAAAGTGGACACTTTTATGCAGGATTAATAGAATAATTAACAAATAATTCTTAATCATTCACAACATAAATAATTAAGAAAAAAATGAAAAAATAATAGATAAGAATAATTATTAATAATTTATTAATAATCATGTCCAAACACTACCAAGTAATATTATTATTAGGACAATTATTGCCCATCGAATTGACTAAGCTAGTTACATATATATACATTATTATATAAAAGTGAATACAGTTAGATACACCGAATATCGACGAATAAATATTTTGTATGTCAATATTTCTTAGTTTGTACAATACCATAAGAAACTAAACGTCTACTTCGGCACCGGTAGGGTTATTATCATCATTTTTTAATTCAGCGTTGATGTTAACTATCCTATCACGACAACGATCCATCATACTCATAAATACTAAGATGATTAAAGTTGCACCAAGAACGCACGCGAATGTTCCTGCGTTAACGGTAAAAAAAAAGATAAAATAAGAAAGAGTATTCATATCATCGTAGCAAATTCCACGGTCGGGAGTTAATCTACATATTCCCCAGCCTCCAAATACTATTACACATTCAATAATCACAATAGCAAACACCATCATCAGAATTTTATATATCAATGTAACTTCTCGATTCAGAGATGGACTACGGACAAATATATTTTGAGGATCGTTGGTTTCAAGGCAATCTAAAATAGTGTAGGTTTGTTTCTCTTCAAGAGCTTCGTAATCTTTTTGATTATCCATATATTGCTATGTATGATGTATAATAAACTCTCCTAACAGTTCCGTTATCAATTTTTTAGCAAGATTATTTGATATTGACAACGATGAGTAAATATTTTACGTATCAATGTTTCTTTCTCGTTTTGTATGATATCATAAGAAATTAAACTTTTGGGTCATTTTTTAGTTCATCATTGACATTAATTATAGCGCACGTCATAAATATAAACGCGGCAACAATGGCGGCTCCTAAGAGAATGACAGCAAATGCTATAATGTTGGCCATAACAGCGAATACTAAGGACGCTGACGTACCACTGCTGCAAAACAAACGATTAGGTGTTAGTCGACATAGCTCCCAGCCTCCAAATACTATCACACATTCGATGACCACAATAGCAAACCAAACTTGCAGAAATATACATATATCAATAGTGCACCGATTTAGATACGGACTGCGCACAAATATATTTTGAGGATTATCGGTTTTGAAACAGCACAAGATAGTGTAGGTTTGTTTTTCTTCGAGAGCTTCGTAATCTTTTTGACTATCCATGTGTTATTTTGAACAATATATAATATGTACACTCCTAATAGTTTTATTTATCAATTTTTGATAAAAATTGATAAAAAATATGTTAGTCACAAAATATTCCACTATGGAAACTATATTCAATTCGATCATTGGTTAAATCTACATATGTTTAAATATAATTTACTTTGTTATGACCATCGCCAGTCGATCGAAATTTAATTTTACTATCTGGCAAACTATTATGTTTGTTAAATAAATCCTCAACATCTGCGCAATCATTTGGAAATCGATCATTTCCTTAAATATTGTCATCCAGATCATCAATTGGATTTTGCAACAATGATTGCGTCCGTCGCAAGAGAATGGTACACTTACCGGCCTTTTCTCTTTCATATTTTTTTTTATTTTATCTTTTGCTTCAGACATTTTTTTTGATAATTATGGTATTTTGATAGTGCTCTGTCGTTTAAAGATTCAATTTTTTATGGTGTGACAAGATTTTCAATTTTTGATTATAGTTGTCTCAGTTGCAAAAAAATAAAAGTGGACACTTTCGTGCAGGATTAATAGAAAAATTAATAAATAATTCTTAATCATTCACAACATAAATAATTAAGAAAAAAATGAAAAGATAATAGATAAGAATAATTATTAATAATTTATTGATAATTATGCCCAAATACTACCAAGTAATATTATTATTAGGACAATTATTGCCTATTGAACTAACTAAGATAGTTACATATATGTACGTTATTATTCCTTCTCAAAAATTTAAAGCTGGGCAAGTTGTCTTTCATTTTGAATGTGGTCATATTTCTAGATGTGTTCTGAGTTATGAACGTAGGGCTTTTGTTCTTTCTAATGCGGATACATATTCGTATGATGTTGAAAATTATCTTAGAATATTGACAGAAGATGTAAGAATACATTATCCAACAGGTACGATCTTAACAAGTACTAGAACAGATCGATTTATTAATCAGTGCGCATGTGACCAGAAATCTGTGAAAAATGGTGCAAAAAGAATATGCTTTTGTAAAAAAATTGTTACAAAATTTCCATGCGAATCATGTGTTTCGTTTACGAACGATTGCATATTTCCTTTTTGTATTAATTTAACGACGAGTACCTCTCCATCTCTTTGTGTTTATCATTTGCGATGTGATAAATGCAAAAATCGATACGCATACGATACTAAATATTATACCCATGGTACAGGATATTTACGAAAACATTGTAAATTCTGTAAAACAACGACATGTACTCACGACATGGCCGGCATATTTATTCGTATTTTTATGGACGAAATCAACAATCCAGATACTTGAAACTAAATTTACATATATATGCATAATTTAGTTTTTCAAAAAAAATGAAAATTACAATAACAGACATCCTTTTGCATTAAAAAAACGACAAACATGTCTGAATCGTTATATTTGCTCTTCATACTTAAGGAATTTTTACCGAGTGACTTGACAAAATTGATCATACGTGTTTATATATATCTTCCACAAAAATTTAAACCAGGACAAATCGTTTTCGAGGTTCCATGTAGACATCAATTTAGATTTTTATTGAAACGAGATAACAAAAGTCTTTTTTATCCAAATGGCAAAATACATTTTAACAAAGCAACAGCAAAAGCAAGTTCGTTGCATTATGAAATATTTCCTGGCACAACGTTATCATGTAAACGTTGTAATTATCATCAATATTTTGCCGCAACTACGACGTTTAATTTATCTATTATTTGTTTTTGTAACAAAATTACAGATCGTTTTCCATGTGGGACGTGTTCTGCAACGAAATGTTCCGTTCAATTATGTGTTAATATTGCCAGTGGGCGAGAGGTACCTATTCTTTGTAAAAAACACATGCTGAGTTAGTTTCAATTGATTATAATTAATTGAATCGAACCATAAATTTGATATTTTAGAGACCGTACATTGAATGGACCAATATTGGCGCGTGCAAAGTCTTGTCAGTGCAAACTTCTACAGATCTCTTGACATTGATTTGAATGGGCTAATATTGGTACACTCGGTTGCGCTTGAACGGACTAATATTGGCACATCCAAGGTCTCGTCAATGTAAACTTCTACAAATCTCTTAACATCACTTTGAATGAACCAATATTGGCACATTCAAAGTCTTGCCAATACAAACTTCTACAAATCTCTCAACATCACTTTGAACAGACAAATATTACCATGTTCAATATTTCGTCAACACAAATTCATCGACATCACATTGAATTGATCAATATTGGCATAAACTTTGTTCAAACTGATGAAGAAAATAATCGATTATGAACATTCATACATAATCGATTAAAAAAATTGAAAAACTAAAAATCAGACAAATCCATCTAAGATTGACCATAATTTAAAATGAACCAATATGCTGTAGTTTCATGGTTATTAAAACAATCGTTTTCACCTGAAATAAGCAACTTTATCACATGGATTTACATGATCGTACTGTCATCTCAAAAAACTAAGCCAGGACAAACCGTTTTTGAATCTCCATGCGGACATCTTTTGAAATATGTTGTGAAATCAAAATTAAAATCTTTTACCTGTCCACTAAATAAAGAGATCTATTTATTTGAAAGAGACATGTTTGATAGGGAATTTTATTACATGTTCGAATTGTCCGAACCATATATTTTTCTAGATTTAGTAGAAGAGTATGATCATGAATATCGGGATGGGATAAATTGCGGGATATGCAACAAAGTTTATTATACTTCATCTGTCAAATCTGATATGAAAGCAAAAATAGTCTGTCATTGTGGCAAATTTGTTGATAAATTCCCATGCAAAACATGTCCGAAAAAAAGATGTCGCGTCCCCGGCTGCACCGATGTTAATTACGAAAAAATGAACACTGAGCTTTGTCGTGATCACTATCGATGCAAAACATGCAAAGATCCTTTATCGTACGATCATTACACTCCGTGTCACGAAGGTTGTTGTGATGGATGGATCGGATCAAAATGTAAAAAATGCAAATATGAAAAGTCCATAGATTTTGAATGGAGTTTACTGCCAATATTATTTCCAGATTTATGGCAGCAAACTCCATAGATTTTGAACAGAGTTTGCTGCCAATATTATTTCCAAATTTATGGTATAGGTGATTAATTATTAACAAATAACTAATCGCATATATCATTTCCGACGCTTTGGATAGACTTACAAAAAATTGAAAAACTTAAGGTCAAATAAATCCATCTAAAATTGATCACAAAACCAAAATGAATCAACGTATCACAGTTTCATTGTTACTAAAACAATCGTTCCCACCCGAAATATCCGAGTTTATCATATGGATTTATGCAGTTATGCTACTGTCCCAAGAAACTAAGCCGGGCGAAATCATTTTTGATTCTCCATGTGGCCATATTTTGAAACGTGTTAAAAAATCAAAACTAAAACCGTTCACTTGTCCAATAAATCAAAATACATATTTGTTTAAAAAAGATGTACCTGAAAGGTATTATTATCGCAAATTTAAATTAACAGAACCATATATGTTTTTGGATTTAGAAAAAACATATGATCACTTATGTCCACCTGACATAGGTTGTATGTCATGTAATCAAGTTTATTCCAAATCAGCAGTCGAAACCGATCTGAAATTAAAAATAGTATGTCATTGTGGTCAATTTGTTGATGTATTTCCGTGCAAAACATGTCCGGAAAAAAAATGTTGCGCATTCGAATGTAGCAAGTTTATTTACGAAAAATCGTCCACTGGGCTTTGTCGTCATCATTATCGATGCGAGAAAAATGCAAAGGGAATATATGTTTAATTAATAATTAAACATATATTATTTTCGTTCCCAAAATATTAAATTGCCATCCAAATTACTATCCGACACATTCCGTAATGATACCCGCGTATTCACTCCTTTTTTCTTCACAAATGCCAAATCAAATTTATTCAATACTAAAACAACAATAGATTTCAATATATAATCCGCGTAAATGTTTCCCAAACACATCCGAGGTCCTAATCCAAATCGATGATACTGATAAAATTGTTTCGAATCAGTGCCATTAAACCGATCTGGATTAAACTCATGCGGATTTGCCCACACTTCTGGATCTCTATTCAGCATTTGCGTGTCCAAACTAATCATGGTACCTGCAGGACATTGAAACCCTCCTAAATCTATCTGTTGCATGATTGTCTCCGCAAAAGTTTGCACAATTCCAGGATTTAACCGCGCAGATTCATTGATAACGCACGTCAAAAAAGATAGTCCATCTATGGTCCTAAAACTAGTTACGTACCAATCGGCGTTTAATATTGATAACTAAATCATTTTGATTATCAATATTACTTATTAAAAATAGGATTCATAGTTTTCTGGATCATTGAATGATTTAGACATATCTAGCCATTTTTCCATACTCTGTCTATTTTTTCTCTTATTTTGCTCTTCAATAATATAAACGTTAAAAAATTTTTCAACTTTTTTGGGTCTCATCATCAATTCTAATATTTGAGATGCGGGATTGATAATTTGATGTTCTAGATAATACAAATAATCTATTTTGAGATTGTTTTTGATAACGTACTCTGGATTCTCAATCAGTTCCCCCTGTTTGATGTCTTTTTTCTTCTGTCGTCCAATGTCTTTTACAATATATACATATTGGATACGATCATTAACTTGTGGTTTGTTACCCGGGTCTCTCGCGCCCATCCTATCTGCCAATACTCTGTGCGCTATCGAACCAGGTTTTTTATATCTCGCTTTCAAGGCCTTACTGAGAATAAATTTATCGATCGAATACTTGCCATCCATCAATTTTCTAAGAACAGTTTTTGCAAATTCCAAAGCACACGTAATATCCTTCGTTTTGACTATTTGATCAATAATTCCACCAACGATGATCTTGACTATTGGTGCATTATCTCTCCTCTTCAGCACAATACCCATCGACATCAAATAACACTTCTCGATATCATGCGCATACAATAATCCGACATATTTTTTCTTAGTTATCAAAATGAATGGATGCATTGTCTTTTCATAAACAATTCTTTGCGGCGGTGGAACAATCGAATTTATTTTTTCTGCTGCTTTAATTGATAGATTTATTGTTTCTTGTAATGCAGCCTTGTCAGATTTTGGTTTTCCATCTTCATCTTTAAGGCCAAAATCAATGAATATAGAATCTGTATTTTTAAGAATCATCTCTCCAATGCCTGCATGAAACGTCCCATCTTTGGTCTCTAAATCATAAACGTAATCGTCATATGTTATATTTTTAACTATTTCGGTTTTCGTGACAGCGTGCGGAATCAACGATTCGTTATCAAAGTTATAAATATCGTCATCATAATTGATAGATACATTCAATCCTATCGATCTCATCAAAAAATATAAGCATTGAGCGTTAACCTTGTCATTCATGACGATTCCTTTTATCATATTGATTCCATTCGCCGCAATGTAACCGTCTAAAAATGATTTCTTAATCTCCAGATCACTGTTTAAAATTTCATGCGGAACTCGTGCGACGCTTGAACCTAACTCGAACGCTTTCTCTAAAGAAATGTTCGAATATTTATTGTTTGGTTCCATAAATCCATGCAACAATTCAGTTCCAATCTTACAATCATGCGGTTTAATTATTTTTTTATTTTTATCCAATAACGAATGATCTTCAGTTACATCAACACAGCCGGTTGGTGTTAATATTCTATGGATTTGTTTAATTGTCTTGTGTCTGATTATGCGATTCACTTTAGACCACCCATTTGATGTCCATACTTCGATATCAAGAATTAGCTGTTCTTTTTCAATTCTGTTAGATTCATCTGCTTTAAACTGATCATATGCTTCCCATGTGCCACTTAATTCTTCGATCATAGAAATATTTACATCATCATTATCGACATTGCGATAAACAATAGGTGTGTCACCAGTTACAGAATCCCCATATATTATTTTAGATCCTTCAAAATTCTCTTCTACGATGGTTCTTGCGGAATATAATCTTTCTCGACCGATGGAAGTTGTTGAAGCGGCAATTGGTAGATAGTAAATAGGGCTCGTTGGTGCACCGGTTTGTCCGTAGAGACTATTAGCTGTGATCTTATAAGCAAGTTGCAAACCATTTAATGCTATTTTGACACTAGGATCTTTTTCTGTTTTGAGTTTATTATTTGTTGCGGCTCTGGCATTCAATAATTTAGTAAGAATAAGAGGAAGGATACCATACTTACGTGGACTTCCTTCAGGTGCTATTTCTTCTGCAAAACAATGAATATCCGTGACCGGTTGGTTATTTTCATCTTTGATAACGCGCCCTTTTTTATCTTTTTTGATTACCGGTATTTTACGATATTTATATCCTGGCAAATCTGAATATTTTGGATTCGTTACAGATGTTTCTTGTGACATATTACCCTCACAAATTGAATTTGGATATAATGAATTAAAATCTAACACACCAATCGGTTGCGTATAAACTCCTGGGATTGGCTTAATAACGGTGGCCCCTTCGTATTTTTCGTCAGAATCTCCATCTACATCTTTATTTTTTCGTTGCAAAACGGGAATTAAGTAACCGTGCAATCGACATTCTTTGGACACCAAACTGAATACCTTCACTCCCTGCCCTCGTAAAAAGAGGTACGATAATGGAACATTACAAACTTTGGCCATACCAATGTTATTGATAACTATTTCCAATTTTGCTAACAACAGATTGACAAGCTTACAATCCTTCAAACAATATTTCGCAATCTGTCTAATTTTTTTAGGATTACCCTGATTAAAATACTTGTTGATGTTAGTGTGATGCATATCGTCCTTAGCAAAAGTCCAAAATGTTTTCAACAAAGGATTGGCCATAGATTCTTTTAATTCTTTAACATCATTCGAATCCATTACTGTTTTGATACTCTGAAAAGTAATTTCACCATCTTTTACTTGTGATATGTCAGTTACTTTATATTTTGCATTTTCTCGCAATGGCGTTGACGCATAACCATCATTGATCATAATTTGAATGTATGATCCAATGTCTAATGCTTTGGTACTATTCGTGAATATACTGACAATTTCATTTTCGAAGTTTATTTTTTTGACTCCTTCCGTGATAAAGTTGGCGGACACATTATCCAATTTGTATCCTGTCAATTTATGATCTCTCATAATAATTTTCATGACATCCATAGAAATAATGCCCGGCACATGAAAAAACGAAAGCTCATTATCACCTAACGCAGATGATGATAAGTTTTTTTTCTCAAAAATCGTCAGTGATTTGGAAATTCCTTCTTTGTTGATAATGTTTTCATTCTTCAACTTGCCCATCAGTGTTAAAAATTCTGTCGCAAATTTGGGATACAAATCAGCCACTTTAACTCTTTTTTTGATCGCAGCTTCTTGATCAATACGCAATACTCTGTCGTATATATAGCTGTCATCAAAACCAAAATTATTATATCCTGCCATGAAATCAGGTCTAATTTCTGAAAATTTTCTCGCAAATGCGCGTAACAATGCCTTTTCTGAATTAAAACATTCAACATTTGCGCCTACAATTTTAGAACAATTTTTAACGACCAATATATGTTGGTCTGCACATATCATTGATCCATATCGATAAACAGTCATTCCAATTTGAATGATCTTATCTGTTTTTCGTTTAGCTTGGGGGAAATTATGATCGCATGAAATACACTCAATATCATAACCCATAATTTTGAATGGTGCCATTGTATTTTCAAATTCTTCCCCTGCTGGTAACACATCTTTCCATCCTACCTCATAAGATAGATCGCAATGAGAATGTTTCGGAATATGAGTCAACTTTTTACCATTAATAATAACCCAACCACACGATGATAAATTATTAATATGCATAAATCTGATATGCGGCTCCAAATTTGATTCATATCTAAAATATTGGATAGCTTCTCGACCTAATCCGTTTATCTTAAGTGGATAGGATAAAGCGTATGAATATTCTTTCATCGCTGTGTGACTTTTAAAATACAATTTCAAAAATTTGAACTTAGTCTTGCCAGCAAATCCATAAAAATCATGTCTTTTAACTACTTTCTTATCCAATAATGATTCACCATAATCATAATCATATTTAGGATTATTTTTGGTTTTGTATGTTACTTTATTTTTTAGAAATTCCAAAAATATTTCCACTTCATTATTTGACCATTGATCCGGAATACGAATAAAAAAATATGGTTGAAAGTTTGTTATTCTTAGACATACATCCTTGTCATCAATTGTCCTACCAAAAAGTTGGATCACATATACTTCCTCATTGTCCTCATCGATCTCATGATATGTATGCCAATCAATAATCTGAAATTGTAGTTTAGATATCCTTTCTCTTAGTTTTTCATCAATTATTTCTTTTTTTGGTTCTTCATCAACAATAACCTTTTTTATTTTTTTAGGAGATGTGCTTTTATTGACTTTTTTTGACGCTGTTTTTGATCCACTAAATCGGCTACTATTTTTTTGAGGACTTTTATTGGACATCCGATGTATATAAAGTGCAATATATATTTTTAAATGCCATATTTTTTTCATTTTTTTTGTGATAGGCATAATCTCTATAACATTATTAAAATTTTTCTGCGTTTATAGTATACAAAATATGCAACCGACCATAAAAATCAGATATAGAGATTGTGGTTCGCGGGATTATGAAGAACATTGTTTTCATAAATATCGTCATAATCGCATCATTGATTGTGATGATGATTGTCATAAATGTCGAATAGGACCAACAGGGCCAACAGGACCAAAAGGCGGCGGTACGGGTGCTACGGGACCAACTGGGCCGAGTGGTGGCGGTACAGGATCAACTGGTTTGAACGGAAGCACTGGCGCAACTGGTTTGAATGGAAATACGGGTCCAACTGGTTTGAATGGAAGCACTGGTGCAACTGGTTTGAATGGAAGCACTGGCGCAACTGGTAATACGGGTCCAACTGGTTTGAATGGAAGTACGGGACCAACTGGAAACACTGGTGCAGCTGGATTGAATGGTAACACTGGTTTGGACGGAAACACTGGACCAACCGGAAACACTGGTGCAGCTGGATTGAATGGCGACGCTGGACCAACTGGATTGAATGGTAACACTGGTCCAACTGGGAGCACTGGTCTAAATGGAAATACGGGGCCGACTGGATTGAATGGAAGTACAGGACCAACAGGTACTACTGGTGGTCAAGGAACTCAAGGTGTTACTGGTCCTAAAGGTGACACTGGGAATAGTACTGGAAGTACAGGACCAACAGGTGCGACGGGATCAACTGGAGATATGGGTGGTACCGGATCAACTGGGGCTACCGGTGTCGCTGGTTCAACTGGTGCGATGGGACCCAAAGGCGATACTGGGGACAATACTGGATTTACAGGATTCACTGGAGATACAGGTGCGACAGGTGTAGCAGGCGCAACAGGTGCCATCGGACCAACTGGAAATATGGGGGCCATCGGAGAAACAGGTGTGGCTGGTCCTACAGGAGAAACTGGAAATACTGGGGCAATAGGAAGTACCGGAAGTACCGGAGTCACGGGAAGTGTTGGCCCGACAGGAAATACGGGAAGTGTCGGTCCAACTGGTGTAACCGGTGACACAGGAAATACGGGAGCTACGGGAAGTATCGGTCCGACAGGAAATACGGGAAGTATCGGTCCAACTGGTGTAACCGGTGACACAGGAAATACGGGAGCTACGGGAAGTATCGGTCCAACCGGGGACACCGGAAGTACAGGAAGTACAGGACCAACGGGGCCCGCTGGAGAAATACAATCTTTTTACAATCTCAATAGTGGAGGAAATTTGACGAACAACGCATTCGAATCTACAGGCTTTGAATCTGCAAACGAAAATCAAACGCAAATATTGATGACTGAAAATAGTACACTGATCAACATCTTCGTATATTTGTCGAGTCCGCCTGGTTTAGGTACTTTTAGAACATTTGTCTTACGTAAAAACGGTGTCAACACACTTCTTACCGTAACAATCGCCGATAATAATACAACAGGAAGTAACATTATTGATTCTGTAAGTGTTACTCCATTTGATTTAATTTCGGTGCAACATACAGTTACTGGCGCAGTTACAAATGCTGTAGGAATAATTACTTTCAAACAGATCATCGTCTGAGCAACTAGGCGCTTCACAACGTTACTATAAAATATCCTCATTCATCATAATGAACAAAAACATCCGCGTAAAAATTCTTTGCAATTGGACTAATTCCAAACAAATATGCCAACAATTAAACAACAATGTCAACACATTAAAACATATTGAAATTACTTGGCTTGATACCGATATTGATTATTATTTCATATTTAACAGTCCCTTCAATGGCGAATTATTTCAACCAAACAAAACGATACTAATAAAGACAAACAATGCCCCTAATATTTATGAACACGAACCGCTAAATTTTTTGAAAATAATACCGACAGATTGTGATCTAGAATCAATAAATTTTTTGAATTTGTTGGAAGGAATAATTTATCATCTAGAAGGGATTCCGTATGAATCAGTGCAAGTGGGACCAGATACTTTGACTTATCAAAGGTATTTCACAAACATCACAAAACCTGTCAAACATATTTGTTTCTTGCATTGCTGTTCAATTGGTCACGCATCGCGAATGATATTGAACCAAATCGTATCCAAAGTATTGCGCGAATTGATAAATGAATTAGATTATTTGTACATCGTCAACATCGGTGAAAACATTGTCGAAACTGATTTTATAAATGAGAAGATAAGAATTATTAATTATTCAAACAATACCCAACTTTTTGAAAAGCCAACTCTCAATTTGATGCGGTGCTTTAGCAAATATCATCAGGATGCTAAAATATTGTATTTACACACTAAGGGGATAACCTATCCAAGTGATTATGTCCAAATATCTGACTGGCGCAATTTACTAATCTTTTTTTTAGTGGAAAGATACCGTACTTGTTTGAAGTTATTAGACGAGTATGATGTCGTTGGCAGTAATTTTTCACTTGATCCACATCCACATTTTAGCGGCAATTTTTGGTGGAGTACAAGCAAGCATATTAACACTTTACCAGAGATTATTTCTAACGTAAGACATGATTGTGAATGGTGGTTATTTAATAACAATCCAAACGTTAAGAAATCAGTTTTGTACACCAGCAATGTTAATCATTATACAACTCCTTATCCAACATCTATATATGATCCTGATGCTATTAATGAAAAATAATAAGTTTTATCATTTTTCATTAAAATATGTCTCGACGAACATAAAATAACATATATGCTTTACGGGTGATAATGCAACCACCTGATAATTGATTAACTTTTTCGTCGTCATATTTGTACCACACGTTAGTATTTTGATCTTTACAATATGAAAAATAATGGCCACCATACATACCACCTTCGTGATTGACGACGCACTGCAAATCGTACATGAAGAACTTATTGTGCATGCTTTCCATATTAATAGGAGATATCATGGATTCAATATTCAAATTTGTTATCGGACAGTGAACCATATTATTATTTTTTTTAGAAAGATTCCTATCAAAACGCTTTAGTTGGATTACTAAATATTTAGGATTCGTCCATAAATCTATTTTTTTGATTCCCTTAACATTTTTGTTACATCCCTTACAGTGCCATAAATTATCATCATCTAATATTTCTTCCTTGCAGTATTCATTCATACAATCATATATGGTAATATTATCTCCTTCGGGGATAGAAAACGATAATTGCAAATAAGGCTCAAAATTATCAGAGACATGTTTGCACATGATATCTGGACAAGACATACTTGAATGTAAAAAACCAGCAAGATAATTAGTAACGACAGATTTAGATGTGTCATAATATTTTTTCATCTCCTTGAACGATTTTAGAATCAAGTTTTCATTAGGCATTGCATTCTTTTTTTCTTCACATTTACGAAGGAACTCTTGTTTTTCTTTTTCTGATTTTGATTTTTCTATTCTTTTTTTTATTTCTTGTTTAAAATCAAGTAGTTCATTAACGGACACTTTTTCTGTTTTGATTCGTGTGTTTGTATTAGTCGCCAATTCTTCTTGGATTTTTTGTATGATGCAATTGTATGCTTCTTCAGCGTCATGTTGATCCCTGCCGAAAAAAAAATTATTCCGTGCTTCTGAAAAAATCTTTTTAAAACTAATTGGATTTATGGTTGAATTTTTTTGTCGTGGTGAATTAGAACTTACATTGTCACTCCATAATCCTTTTAGTAATTTGATGATTTGATATGTTGTGGTGGAATTAACGATGATTGATTTTTCTTCCGATGACAATGTTTGTGGCACAAAATTTGGCTGGGATATTTTAGTTTTGATATCATCGTATTGTGCGTTTGAAAAAAATTTGGGTGCATTTTTTAAGAGAATGTTTATTATGGCATCTTCGTTATGTAGCAAATACTGCTTGAACATGTAAAGATGACTAATCGTTTGGATTGTCGCATTCATATAACAAGAATTACCCGAATTTATTAAACCAGAGTTTCCTGGTATATATTTTTCAATTTTAGCTTCTGTTTCCGGATTAGATGTGGATAAGTTGTTCATGTTAATTAATATAATTATTATCGTTTATTATTTATGTATTGTTAACATCAATTTTTTTATTATATTCTGATTATAATATCAATGAACAAAGACATAATTGATCAATTTAATCTTCTGATTAATCAAATACAAGCAGAGTATGTTGATGCTCAAACACGAAATGATAGTAATGAAACCATAAAACATAAATATCGTTTACAATCATTGAAAAAAGCAGTGCAAGTCTTAAGAAGGCTAGATTTTGAGATAGAAGAAGCGAACGATGTGGCACATATGCCAGGTATAGGAAAGGGGACATTGGCGCGTATTGACGAAATTTTGAAAACTGGGCAACTTAACGAAATCAAAAAACCTAAAAAGAAAATTAGTGATACAATAACCAGTATTCAAGAATTGAAGGGTATTTTTGGTATTGGCGATAAAAAAGCACAAACTCTTGTGACAAAATATAACATCAAAAGTGTTGCGGAACTTAAACAAGCATACAATAAAAAAAAGATAGATCTTGATAATAACATTAGATTAGGATTGAAATATTACGATCTTTTGGAACTTAATATTCCTCGCGATGAAATTACCAAGACAGCAAAATATTTGACAAAAGTAGCACAAAAAATAGATAAGGATTTGTTTTTGATGATTTGTGGATCCTATCGCCGGGGGAGAAAAACGTCTGGTGATATTGATGTATTGTTATCGCATCCAAAAATACCGACGCAAAAACAAATAGGAAATCCAGAAAAATATGGCGCAAAAAATTACATCAATCTTTTTGTAGATAAATTATCTGAGGACGGTTTTTTGTTGGATCATCTTACAGACAAAGCCAGTACGAAATATATGGGCTTTAGCAAATTGGATTCATTGCCAGTCAGAAGAATTGATGTCAGATTTGTACCATACAGTGGCTTAGCTGCGTCAATGTTATCTTTTACTGGTCCACGAGATTTGAACATCGCCATGCGCAGAGAAGCTATCAAACGCAATATGATCTTGAACGAATATGGATTGTATAAAGAAGGAGAGAATGGGGATTTGACGATGGTGAAAACTTCCACCGAGGAAGAGATTTTTAATAAATTAGGAATGGAATATATGACTCCAGAAGAACGCGATAGTTATGAAGTCGAAAAAAAAAGATGATTTTATAAATGTTACAATGAAACGTTTATAAATTCAATAGCAAAATGGAAGACTTACTAGAAGATGCCATATTATTATTGTGTCATTATTTGACAGACCAAGAAAAGATATATTTTTTGTCAACATCGTCCAAATTTGACAAATTAAAAATGAAAACAAGTTTTAATACTATGATTGAGAATAATAAAATACTTGATCTTGTATATTTTGATCGATTTACAAACGTCACTATTTGTCGCGATTACAAAAGATTACCAGCGTTAGTTACACATTTGACGTTATATCAAGGAATATATTACAATGAATATGAAAAATATATTCCGAATAGTGTAACGCACATAATAATCGCTACGGATATGCCAGGTTTAGAATGCGTCTATAACGAGGTTATGAAATCCGATCTGCCATGGAATAGAAAGATTCCTTATATAGATTTTGATACCGGAAATAAAATAACACAAAACGATTTTAGCTTGGAAGATGAATATCACAAAATATATCCTAACATGATACCCAAAACTGTGAAACGTTTGCATTTTTGTTATAATTTTGATAAATCACTGCGAGGATGCATACCTAATTCCGTCACTCATTTGTCTTTTCTTGATTACTTTAATCGTCCTATTAAAGATTGCATTCCTGATTCGGTAACAAATTTAAAATTTGGATGGGAATTTAATCAACCTATCGATGGTTGTATTCCTAATTCAGTGATCAAGTTAAAATTTGGTGACGAATTTAAACAACCTATTGAAGGTTGTATTCCTAATTCAGTTATTCATCTATCACTCGGTTACGCGTTTAACCAAAGACCACTAAAGAATTTGTTACCACCATCAGTTACTCATTTACACGTTGCCATTAATTTTATGGATGATATCGATACCTTACCTGACACACTGAAATATTTGTCTATAGATGGTCAACCTGTCGACATTGATGGATTACGAAAAGAACGTAATATGTAAGACACTTAAATATTAAATTCTGGAACAATATTCCTAAAATTATCTACCAACGTAGGAATTGCAAACATAATCGCCAAGTCAAATATTTCGTCAACTAACTTTCTGCGAGTTAGATAAATATCCATACAATCTATCTTGCCCGTTTGAATAAAATTAATGATGTGGTACAACGCATCCGAGTTAACATTTAGATATAAATCTGCTTCGTAGCTCGTTCGGTCAATAACACAAGCAAACGAACCATATTTTTCGTTAAAACTATCTGTATCAAGTAAAAGGATATGATAAAAAAACGAAAAAGTATCCTGCGTTAATGCGGAATCCATTAATACTTGGCGTGTTAAATGATAAGTATTTGATTGATTGTGTAAATGAATAATTTTAAAATCATTGAGTACAACATTAATATCTGACGCAAAATCAAGAGTCGCTGTAGAATTATTTTCCATTTTGGTCTTACATTTATGTATGACAAAAAATTATAATCTCCGACGTAAATTATAATTTTTCTATTAACATCCATGTTTTCCTTTACCATAAATGATTAATTCACTTTCACTATGTACGAAACTCGTTAATTTACGTAGTGTCATTGTCTGTTGCCTAATACTTTTTGCGGGTGATAACTCTCACTAACGTAAAGATTTTTTTATGGTTCATATATTGTTGCGGCCTACTTTTTCCTCCTATTAGATTACTTACTATTTTCTTCATGTTTCGGTGATCGTCTTGAGTTTGAACGGGATATTCTTCGTTACTTCTTGATAATAAGTAATTTTGCATTTATATACGAATATACTAAGGTACAGTGATAAACATCTAACGCATGACTGCTAAATTTATAGAACGAGATCGCATATCTTTCTTATATATTTCAAATACGATTTGTATACATCTATCGGAAGAGAATGAATATACCACATTTTTTTTGGAACACCTGATTTTTGTAGTATCAAATTCTTTTCATAATCTATGTAATTAGAATAGTTTCGGATATAATCTTTGAACTTGTTTTCTGACTTGTTAATTTGATAGATAGTTTTTTTAACCAGAGTATGTGGAGGGATGTTTTTGTTTTTATAGCGCATCTCGATGTACCATATACACCACGCCATACAAAATCCATTTGGATCATTAACAGCGTAATTTGAATCATTATTTTCATCGCTAAAAACTTGAAAAGAGATCCCTTTTGAGACGTCATCTGGTGACAAATATGTAGCATTCGGAATATAATCACCGAAAAATGATTTTAAAAATAGATCTATCGTGGCAGAATCAATGAACGGAACGCTACCATACGGATCAAATCTTTCGATAATTTTGTTTTTGATGTCATAAATGATAACATTGGCGTGATTAAGATTTTGTGCCCCTACAATTGTTAGTTTGAAAATGATAAATTCAGTATCGGGATAATTTGTTAGTGTTTTTTGAATACCTTGGAAGATATATGGTGAAAAGAAGTACTTTTCTTGGTTTCTCCATATGATCAAGTGATTTATCAAGATCGGTGAATGGTTGATATGATCTCTTATTAACGATCGAAATATAACATCATTTTCGTCGTCAGATTTGTAATCCGTTATCATTTCGTCGTACATTTGGCGAATTGTTTTTCCATTAACTTGTTCAGCTGGCAAACCCGGAGTTTTAATAGTCGGATACTTTTGTAATATGTAACATAAAAAACAAATATAATTATACATGTCCGCTGAAAATTTAGTCATATTTGTTTCTTGCGCTACAATCATTTTCAACGAATCTTTCTTTTTTATCATTGGATAAGATTCGATTCTGATTTTGTCCATTATTAAACTCTTGAAATCAGAAATGTCATCTCCGTTCTCTAATATCAACGCAATTAATTTGTCTTGTTCGTCGACCCAATCCATATCTGAATCTAACTGGTTCAGATATGATTTGTAAACCATATGCATGAACTTTTCTAGCTCTATTTTTTTTCGGACGACATAATCATATGGCGAATATCCATCTTTATTTTTAACATAGATCTTCAATTTCAGTTCTTCAAGGATATTTTCATATTGTTTCCAATCATCATTTTGTATTATCAAATTTAGTATGCTATTCATTCGATAATCGGTGTGATTCACATTTGATGCTTTTTGTAAAATGTTTCTTTTGAGATTTGTTGTTATTTTGGTGCAAAGATCAGGATAAAAAAGATGATGCAATGGCGTTTGCAAATATTTGTTAGAAATTTCTAGGTTTACATCATGTGATAGTAATAATTTGATTACATTGATATTGCAACTCAAGATAGCAAGTGATAGCGGATTAAGTTCATTTTCGGGGCCGCTATAATTGACATCTGCTCCGTTTTCTAACAAATATTTTACTATTTTGATATCATCTATATGAATGGCAACAATTAATAGTGATAAAAAGTCTCTGTTCATTTCATTAATACTCAATCCTTTTGAGATGAACAATTCGAGAAGATTTATTTTATCTTCACTGGAATTTTCAGATTGTATTATTGTGAACATAATATGATTTGTATGATTACTTAATCGAACATTTTCTAACAAAATATTTAATGTTATCATATTTTTTTTAAGGACATAATATTCGAGCAGTGTGTATTCTTCGTTCAGGTAATGATCCATGATTTGGACGTTTTGGGAGATTTCTTCGATTAATGTGTTATTTATCACTGAATAGAACAGAGGGGTATATCCTAATCGGTTACGTTGATAAATGATACTTTCATCCAAACTGACGGCCAAACTCAATATTTCCATGTCATTCATGAGCGCGGCAATATGGCAAATAGTATTCCCTTCAGCGTTTTTTTGATCTATTATTTCTATAAGTGTGTCTTTGTCAATAAATTTGATAAGATCGATCTGTGCATGATATGCTAAATAATGAATCGTACCATTTATTTGATCGACGAGATAATCCCAGTCGATGAGATCTTTCTTAATCGCATTTTTGATTGATGGCCAATTTTTGTTGTATAGATCTCGACATATTCCTTCCATTATACTGTTATTGGGTATTATTTTTCTGCATTATATGACTCTCTGGCTGTTGCGATCCTTGACAGCAATTCAATCTAGTGGAGTGTTCTTCTCATCGTGATTTGATAATGTTACTGGCAAGAAATTGCATTGCCTGGAGATTTGAATGTGCAAATATTCGTTAATTCAATGTTACTGGCAAGAAATTGCATTGCCTGGAGATTTGATTGTGTAAATATTCGTTTATTCAATGTTACTGGCAAGAAATTGTATTGCCTGAAGATTTGATTGTGTAAATATTCGTTCATTCAATGTTACTGGCAAGAAATTGTATTGCCTGGAGATTTGAATGTGCAAATATTCTTTCATTCAATGTTACTGGCAAGAAATCGTATTGCCTGGAGATTTGAATGTGCAAATATTCGTTCATTCAATGTTACTGGCAAGAAATTGTATCGCCTGGAGATTTGAATGTGCAAATATTCGTTCATTCAATGTTACCGGCAAATGATTATTGATCGGAGATTTAAATATGCAAATATTCGTTCAATATTACTGACAAGTAGTTCTATTGTCTGGAAATTTGAACATGCAAACATTTGAATATTCGAGTTCTTGCTTGTTATTAGTATTTTTTTGTGAAGATTACTACCAAAATGTTTCTATTAGTAGTTAGAGCAAGTATATATGATCGTTCGATGTTACTAGCAAGAAATTACATTGCCTGGAGATTTGAATGTGCAAATATTGGTCCATTCAATGTTATTGGCAAGGAATTTTATTGCCTGGAGATTTGAATGTGCAAATATTGGTTCGTTCAATGTTACTGGCAAGAGATTGTGTTGCCTGGAGATTTGAATGTGTAAATATTTGTTTGTTCAATGTTGCTGGCAAGAAATTGCATTGCTTGGAGATTTGAATGTGCTAATATTTGTTCGTTCGGTGTTGCTGGCATGAAATTCCCGAAGTAATCAAACGATCTCGATATTGATAATCAAAATTTTTACTTATCAATATATTTTGGTCTTCGTTACCTTATCATATTTATCAAAATATATTTTATGCAAAATGACGTGTCATCTTCTGCTTATACTGAAAATGACACGTAAAAAGCAGTGTCATTTCTGGTGTCATCAACTCCTTAACCCGATAATGACAAAATGACACGAAAATCAGGAATTTTTGCTTTCAAATAATTATTGTTACTTTTTTAAAATTTATTAATTTATTTTTCAATTTATATTTTAAATATATCTTGTCATCTTGTCATTATCGGGTTAAGGAGTTGATGACATCAGAAATGACACTGCTTTTTACGTGTCATTTTCGGTACGAGCAGAAGATGACACTGGAATTTATGTCCCATTTGTGCTGCCGTTTCGATACAAGCGGACGATAACACGTTATATTTGGGTACTTATACCGAAAATGAGGTCTCTTTTAGAATTGACATTTTCAGAATAAAATTATCTAAATAGTAACAACGTATCAAATAATTCCAAATATTTGTATAAAAGTCAGCGTTTTATTTATAATTTCAGTAACATGTAGAATCACTATGCAAATCACCAGCCAATCGCAAATCTCTGCGGCAACACCGCATGTGACTTCAATGATCTATTGAATCTACATGCAAATTTCCAATAAATTGCAATCCTTTGCAGCAACATTGCATGAAACCTCAATGACCTATCGAATCTACATGCAAATTACGATCCTTTGCGGCAACATTGCATATAACTTCAATGATCTAATGAATATATGTGCAAATTACAATCCTTTGCAGCAACATTGCATGTAACTTCAATGATCTATTGAATTCGCATGCAAATCTCTAGCAAATTACGATCCTTTGCGGCAACATTGCACGTGACTTCAATGATCTATTAAATTCGCATGCAAATCTCCAGCAAATTACGTATCCTTTGCGGCAACATTGCACGTAACTTCAATGATCTATTAAATTCGCACGCAAATCTCCAGCAAATTACAATCCTTCGCAGCAACATTGCATGTAACTTCAATGATCTATTGAATCTGCGTGCAAATCTCCAGAAAATTACAATTCTTCGCAGCAGCATTGCATGTAACTTCAATGATCTATTGAATCTGCATGCAAATCTCCAATAAATTACAATCCTTTGCAGCAATATTGTATGTGACTTCAATGATCTATTGAATCTGCGTGCAAATTTTCAGCAAGTTACAATCCTTTGCGGCAACATTGCGTGTGACGTCGATGATCTATTGAATCTGCATGCAAATCTCCAGCAAATTACAATCCTTTGCAGTAACATTGCGTGTAATTTCAATGATCTATTGAATCTGCATGCAAATCCCCAGCAAATTACAATCCTTTGCAGCAACATTGCATGTAACCTCAATAGATCATCGAATTCACATGCAAATCTCCAGCAAATTACGATCCTTTGCAGTAATATTGCACATGGCTTCAATGATCTATTGAATTCGCATGCAAATCTCCAGCAAATTACAATCCTTTGCAGCAACATTGCATATAACTTCAATGATCTATTGAATATATGTGCAAATCTCCAACAATATTACATGTAACTTCAACGATCCATTGAATCTACACGTAAATCTCCAACAAATTACGATCCTTTGCAGTAACATTGCATGTGACTTCAATGATCCACAAGCAAATTACGATCCTTTGCAACAACATTGTACGTAACTTCAACGATCTATTGAATATACATGCAAATATCCCCGCGATAACGTTACACATAACTTCAATAAATCATTGAATTTATGTGCAAATCTCTATTTCGTCTTAACCAAAACGCTCGACAAATCAACTTGCTTCCACGCTATTGACTTTAACACTTTATTTGTCGTTTTATTATACACAACCCAGTGAACACCATCAGGAGCTTGACGGTATGTCGGTGAATCGTACACTTGCATATTACTCCTTCCTTCTGATATTAAGAGCTGTGCTGCATCATATTCATCTTTGTATTTTTGAACTGTCTGTTGCGCTTGCTCTTCTGATGTACATAATTTCGACATGTTATTTTCATGAATCAAATTAAATCCATAATCTATATCAAACCCCATTCTTGCAGCCATACCATAAACCACATATAATATATCCCCAAGTCCATCGACTACCTCAGTAATGTCCTTATCTTTGACAGCAGCCTCGAGCTCTTTCATCTCTTCCCGAATCAATTTCATACATTGATCTACCAATGCAGGATCGTTTGACAATACTTCCCTATTTGGGATCATTGATCCAGGTTTCATTACTCCAAATTGGGTATTAAAGTTGATGACTTTTTCGAAATTAGATGCCATGTATCTTTGTTTGGTATCAGATATACATCTCTTTTAATTAACAGTTCAAACATCAATTTTTTTTATGCGAAAAAATTGATATTTAGATTCTTCGAATATATGCAATAAAATCTCTTAACAAATATCATATGTTGAAAAAGGAAGATTTCACAAAAATAATACGTATTCGAGGAACCGAATATTATAAAAGTGATATGGTTAGCGAAGTAACTAACATATACGGCTATTATTACGCATGCATAAACGAGTATGATGTGTATATGAAGTCGATTGAAGAAACTACTTCGGGGAAATTTATGCGCACCATTCTTGGCGACGTGGCAGACTATGGATGCTCTTGTCCTTGTAATTTTAATTGTAAACATTTGTATGCATTATTGTTAAAGATTCAAGAAATCAAAAAAATGGAACAAGAGTTTCAAAGTATGGAAAAAAAACAGCTTTGCAACATATTGACCAAATTATACCAATCAAATTTTCACAATGCAATAGTCATAAAATTATCATGTGATTTGCACCCAATTAATATTTTCAAAAAAGAGCTGTATTATAACGAACTAGAAAAAATAACCAAATTACTGGATCACTTGCTGATCATTAATCCGAAACAAGTTGATGACATTGAACAAAATATTATTGATGGAATATATGCAAATTTGGTTAGTGTTTGCAATAAAATGACAGCATTATTAGACGAAGAAATTCACATGCGTGATGAATTGAGTTACAATTTGCATATCTTTTCCAAAATATTGCACCTTTACGTTTTAGATTGCCAATTTTTTGATGATATGTTAGAACAATTAGAATAATTATTTCTTCCAAAAAAATTGAAAGAAATAATTATTTGGTATAAAAAATTCCCAATAATTCAAGATCATAATGTCCGCAATAAACAAGATTCTTATTAAAGACGCCAAGTCTCGTTATGAAGGAATCACTGACGATTTACATCCTATCAAATCATTAGTATCCGACAAGATACTTGATTACGATTTACCAACATTGGTTAAATCTGATTTTGATTACAATAAATCGACTAAATTATGCAACGACATTGTGAGTTTCAAGACAACATTTTATGAAAAGTATCCGTTCTTAGTTGGATTGGATATGAAAAATTTATTAGTTGCTGGAGGATCAGTTGGTGATATTGTCAGGAAGCAAAACAATCGCGGTATTGATGTGGATTTTTTTGTTTATGGACTGGAATTAGATGAAGCAAACGCAAGAGTCAAACAATGGGTCGTAGATGTTATCAATTGTGCAAAAAAATATGTTGTGCGCAGTGATCCGAAAAATAAAAAGAAAAACAAGAAAGAATCAAGTTCGGAAACTGAAACTGAATCGGATGATGTTGATTCGGAAGATTCTCCGCCAAGAAAATATGTGCCAGGCGGCAAACGTGCTACTAAAAAAAACAGCGATTTAGATTGTATCATGGTGCGCAATAATAACACGTTACTAATGAATATTTTTGGTACCAAGTTGCAATTAATTTTTAGGTTATACAAAACTAAAAGTGAAATATTACACGGGTTTGATTTAGGCAGCTCTGCTGTCGGATTTGATGGCAAGCAAGTGTTCTTCACAACTTTGGGCAAATTCTGCTATGAACATAGTTGCAATATCATAGATACTACTAGAAGAAGTACAACATATGAATGCCGATTAGAAAAATATTTTGATCGAGGTTTCAACATCGTTTTGTCAAAGTTAGACATCACCAAACTACGAACTGAATATTTTGCTTATCAAATGAAAGAAGTTTGCATTCTACCACATTTTGTATTCAGCTATTCTGACATTGTTGGTAACAAAATCAGCTTACACAAATTTTATAACAAATATAGTATTACATCAGATTATCAATTAGAAGATATTGATGAATACAAGAGTTTTAGTGTCAATATTTATAATCTGGTAAATGATATCGACTTTTTCTATTACACGTCTGAATCAACAGATACAGAGGTTATAGATGTGCTTAACAAACCACCAAGATTAGCTAAGGGATCTATCATCGCGTTCTATGAAATTCTTAAAAAAAATATCAGTAATAAGAACATAGATGTAATCAAATTAAAGCAATTTCTGCCAATTGAAAAAATAGCAACTATCGTCACTAATTTAGTAGAAAATAAAGATCCAACATACATTGATAAATTGATTCAGAAACAAACCGACATGGTGCTTAAAAAATTAGCCAAATTAGAAAAGAGAGATCATTCTGTTATCAATTGGATCACACAAGAGCCGGGAACGCAAATCAGTGGATCATTTAATCCAATCATAAAAGACGAAAAAGATTGGTATGGAGCTCTTTATGTCAAATAAAATTGATAATATTATGCATAGATCTATGTATAATATCATCCAACATAATAAACATGGTAAGAATTAGATTGTTGTCAGATTTGCATTTGGAATTACACAAGCTAGGATCATCAGAACTCGATTTTAAAAAGGAGGCCGATGTTGTGATACTTGCAGGTGATATTGGCGATTCATCTAGTGATGAATACACAAATTTGATCAACATGTTGACATTAACTCATTCTAAAGTAATTATCATAACTGGAAATCATGAATACTATTCTACAAAATCAGTTGAAGAAATAGATTCTAACATAAGAGAACTATGTGATGAAGACATTATTTTTTTACAAAAGGACAGTTTGATTTTTGATAGAATCAAATTTATTGGATGCACATTATGGTCTAATCCAGAAGATCCGTCTTTGTGTAAATACATGAACGATTTTAACAGAATTCATGACATGACATTTCAAAAATACAATATGATCCATCAAGAGCACAAAAAATGGTTAATAGAAGAAGTAACAATTGCGAAAAAAGATTATGACAAGATATGTGTAATAACTCATCATTTGCCTAGTTATTCATTGATTGACGCTAAATACGCGGATGATCCTTTGAATTCGTTCTTTGCATCATCTACGTTTGTTGATATGGAACATAAAAATATAAATGCGTGGTGTTATGGCCATACACATGTTGCTGGTAAAAATAATATTGATGGTGTAGATTTTTATTGTAATCCTAGAGGTTATGCCAATGAAAAATCTGGATGGAATATTGATTATGTATTTGATTTATAATTTATTGACTCAATTATGATTGAGTCAATAAAAGGCATTCATTTTATGATCTTGCAATTGACAAGTAGTTTTGTAGTTTTTAGTGGCAACGTCGTCCTGACATTTTTTAGCCACAATTCTTGTAAATTTACGAGTTGTCCAATTGTCTCTGGTATTTTTATAATTGTGTTATAATTTAGTGATAATTTTTGCAAATTAGTAAGCTGTCCGATTGTTTTTGGTAACTCTGTAATTCTATTATTACCCAGCATCAATTCTTGCAAAAAGACCATTTGTCCTATTGTTTCTGGTAGATTCATAATTTTGTTGTCGCTTAGTGATAATTTTTGTAAATTTACAAGTTGCCCTATTGTTTTTGGAATTTGGGTGATCTGGTTATCACAACTCCGAAAATCTTGTAAATTTATAAGTTGTCCAATTGTTTCTGGCAATTCAACTATTTTATTACCACCCAGCGATAAATCTTGCAAGCAAACAAGTTGCCCAATTATTTCTGGAATTTTTGTGATTTGGTTATCAAATAGCCATAATTTTCGCAAATGAATTAATCGTCCGATCGATTCTGGTATTTTTGTAATTTTATTTTTTTCGAGCAATAATTCTTGCAAATCAACAAGTTGACCTATTATTTCTGGAATTTTTGTGATTTGGTTATCTACTAGCCATAATTTTTGCAAATGAATTAAATGTCTGATTGTTTCTGGTATCATTGTAATTCGATTTCTGCTGAGAAATAATTTTTTTAAATTAACGAGTTGTCCTAACGTTTCAGGTAATTCTATTATTTTGTTATCGCTCAGCAATAGTTCTTCTAAACAAATTATTTGTCCTATTGTTCCCGGTATTATTGTAATTTGATTGTTAAACAACCATAATTTTCGTAAGTAAATTAATTGGCCTATTGTTTCTGGTATTTTTGTTATTTGATTTTTTCCTAATAACAATTCTTGCAAATTGACAAGCTGTCCTATCATTTCTGGTAATTCGGTTATTTCGTTGCTATTTAGTGATAATTCTTTCAAATTGATAAGTTGTCCAATCGTTTCTGGTATTTTTGTAATTTTATTGTAAGATAATATTAATTTTTGTAAAAAAATCAATTGTCCAATCGTTTCTGGTATTTTTGCAATTTGATTATTGGCCAACAATAACTGTTGCAAATTAATAAGTTGTCCTATTGATTCAGGTAATTCAATTATTTTGTTATCACTCAACCTTAAATCTTGTAAATGAGCTAATTGTCCAATTGTTTCCGGTATTTTTGTAATTTGATTTTCAAATCCCCACAGTATTCGTAAACGAATTAATTGTCCGATTGTTTCTGGTATTTTTGTAATTTGGTTCATACCCATTAACAAATCTGTCAAGTTAACAAATAGGCCTATTGTTTCTGGTATTTTTGTTATTTTATTATTACTCAGTGTCAATCTTCGTAAATTAACAAGTTGTTCAAGTGCTCCTGGCAATTTTATAATTTGGTTTTTGCTCAATAATAATTCTCGCAAATGAACAAGTTGTCCAACTGATTTAGGTAACCGTGCGATTTGGTTATCGTTTAGAGATAATTTTTGCAAATTTGAAAGCCGTCCCAATGTTTCTGGTAATTCTGTAATTTGATTGTTCGACAATAATAATTCTTGCAAATTTACAAATTGTTCTATCGTTTCTGGTAATTTTGTGATATGTCTAGTTTGGAGATCCAATTTGTTTACAGAACTAAATGTGACTAAATTTACAAGACTATCATTAGCTAGACATTTTATATCTGAATATATGAATATTTCAAATGTTGCTGCCATTTTGATAATCATTAAATTAATGGGCCGGCTATACAATAATAAAATCAATTTTTATCAATTTATAATCAAAAAAGATACGATAGTATAGATTTTGAAGGAGAGATATTTCCTTTTAAAATGCAAAGAGCTATGGGATTTTTTCTGGTGTATAAAAATTTAATAAAATAATCATGAAGAGTAGCAATATATTATGAACAAAATTAATTTAATTGAAACTTTTACAATACAAGATGCAATAAATGCAGATATCGAATCAGATACTGTTTTTATCCTCGCAAATGAGAGATTAAAAAAAAACAAGAGCGTGGGAAGATATTACACTATTTTTCCGTCGTTTAAAAGTTTTCTGAGAGTACGAGAATCATATAAACATTGTCATGAAATATTGTTAGATCACAAAAATAATAAAAAAAATTCATCAGGTAGATTAGTATTTGATTTTGATATCAAAAGTAACTATATCCCTAATGATTTCAAAGAGCAAATCCAAAATACTATCCATAAAGTTGTGGATATGTATATGAAAAATGTCGATACAGATAAATTTGAATTTGTTTGGTCGACATCCGATAATCCAAAAAAATTTTCCAAACATTTAACAGTTAAAAATATGTACTTTGACGATTGGATTTTTATGTCAAATTCATTTTATAAACTGTTTTGTGATGTATGGGATAAGACATATTCGTGGATTAAATCTAGAAATTTGATCGATTTCCAAATTGTCAAGAAAAATACGTCTCTGAGAATGGTGGGATCGAGTAAAATGGATGGTAACATTTTGAGTTTAGATGATTTGGAGTATCGTTTAGAAGATTCTCTTATACGTGTTTATCTTTCCAAACAACGGAAACGTGAAAAAATGATAACAAAAGATAACTTTATAGATATCGTTTTTGAAACCGTTTTGAAGCCGCCAAAAAAGATTCACTATTATCGTAACAATGACGATGAACCATGTTTTATTGGGGACGACGTTTATAAAAAAGCATATTTGTCATTTAATAATATTTATCCGAAGGTGTTTGGAGTTAGAAAAGCAGATCATGGTATCGTTCATTTATTGCGAAAAAAATCTAGCAAATGTGTTTTGTGTGAAAAAATACATGATAGTGAGAATGCGTGGTTGCGTGTAATATTAGACGAAGAAATGTATACTATCCACTTTCATTGTTATCGAAACTATGAAAAGAAGTCGCTATACATTGGTTCACTAAGTACGGATAATTTGATCTTTTTTGTTAACCCCGAGTTGCAACGAAATTTGGATAATAACTTAAATATTTAATTGTAACATATTAGTATTGGTATCAATATACAATGCAAAATAATATAAATAATATCCCAATGATTGTGGAGGACACTTTTACAGAAACAAATCCTAGAGCACAACCAATCGCAATCAAATATACCAATAAACGCGCACAAAATAAATATAATAGTAGAAGTTTTGATGAAGGACGATTTTCACGTCCGCGTACAAAAATTGGCCATCAAAACAGAAATGTTACTTCTTTTCCAAATTATCCCAAAAATGATGACTCAAATCCTTCTTCATCTGAAGATTCCAACCATTTAGAAAAACGCCCCCTTATCTTTTCACCAAATCATCCTAAAGGGGCCGGAGTTATACCATATGCGGTCGTCGATAACAACTCATATTTTTTGTTACAACACGCTGATGTACCATGTAGACGAAAAGACAGAGGATGGAATGATTTTGGTGGGAAAAAAAATGGTGATGAAGAAAGCACATCCACCGCAACCAGAGAATTTAATGAAGAAACGAGTTGCCTGTTTTATTTGAAAGAAAGTAACACCGTAGAAAATGTAGAATTGTACGAAAAATTAAAGAATAATGTACTATTAGAATACGATGATGATACCATCTCTAAATTAATAAATATAATACCCATCGCTCAAAAACATTTTGCAAATAAAATAGATGAATCAACGTTGAGTATCAGTTCTCGGGATACATACATATGCTATTTTGTAAAAGTAAATTACATACCCGCAAAAGATCTTCCAACTGCAGAAGATCTACATATCTCGTATACTGAAAGATACACACGAATATGTAAATGGTTCACCTTTGACGAATTAATGAATTTTGAAACAACTGACTTCCACAAACGATTGCAAATTACAAAGATAAAAAGTCACATCAAAATATATCATGAAAAAAAACTATTTATTTGAATTGATCAATATCGATTCAAATAAACAACCAAACTATAATAAATCTTCAATAATAATATAGTATGAGTAATAATATTGTTACACCATTCCATAAAATATATGATGAGATAGTCACTGAATATGAAAAAAATAATACTGACGTCGAAAAATGGAACATCATCTCTGCGAAAATAAATGAAAACAACAACGTGTTTGTGCAAATGTTTCAATTTCTCAAAAAACAAAAGTTAGAAAAGCTTACTTATGTTGCCAAACTAGAAAAGATATCAAGTTCGAATGAGATGGAGTTAATTCGAAGTATTATATCCAGATTACACTTTATTATTTATAATTTGTGCAGCAAAGAAGGAAACTATTATTTTGCACTTAACGGACAAGATGAAATGATAGTATTGCAGAAACCATTGACGTACTATATCAGCATAAGTAAGAAAAATGAACAGAACGTGTTTTTTCATGCATTTATGTTATTGTATGCACTTGAATCACTATTTTATACTACATTTTACGTAGGAATTGATTTTGAATACACACATCACAAAATAAAACTAGCTCAAATAAATTTCGAACACAAAAGTGATGATCGATCAATAATTATGATCATTGGGCCAACTGAATTAGAAAAAGTCATGCTAGAGAATTTTATTAATATGATCATGCGCAATAATCATTGTAAAAAAATCTTACATGGTTCAGATTCCTTAGATTATCCATATATACGGGACGAAATGTTGGACAAAGATGAATCTAGAATTATTGAATTTACAAATTCGATGGTTGATACACGATTTATCTGCGAATATTACAAATTAAGTAGAGATGAAGCATCTGACAATAAATGTTCTTTATATGATGCTTTTGTGTATTTCGGTGTCATAACACAAGAAAAATTAGATCAGTTTAATACTATGGTAGAAAACATGGGCCATCCAAATGATCGAGTATGGGACATCCATAATTTATCAAAAGCGCAAGAATTGTATGTCCAATATGATGTTCTTTTTTTGAAATATTTTTACTTTAAAATGATCAGTATGGCTACGAATGATGGCAAAACTTCTGCTGATAAAAAGAAGATATTGGATCTGTACAAACATGTTATATATGAACTTACCCAATTTATCTATTTGGAAAACAGTTTGATTACTACTTTACTCGTACAATGCAAAGAAGAAGTTGATCCATGCAATAATTATATGATCCGACGACCCCATGGTACTTTCAAATTGATTGACATATTTAATTCCGTAACCAAAGGAATTAAAACGGCAGACGTAGATGTTGATATGTTATCAAAAGTAAAAGCTTTTTCAAGAGTGATCACATTACTCCTCAAAAAACTAACTTACACCATCATTTCTCAAAAATATACTGTGCAAAAGACCAAAACAGTTATGTGGAACGAAAAACTAGACAATGATTACGTTTATGATTTTTTCGATGAAATGCCATATCTATATCTTAAAAAATTATTCAAAGATGTAGAAAGAATATTAATTACTCGTATCAATGACTTTGCAAAATAATTAGACATCGCTTATGATGTTCAATTTCAGCATCTTATCTAACACTGCCGGTAATTTTCGCATATTATTATGATTAACGCATAGATATCGCAAAGTGCTAAGTTTTGAAATGTTTTCGGACAAATATTCTATTCTATTTTTGCTAGCATCAATTCGGGATATCATTTTTAGATCAAATAATGTATCTGGTAAAACATTGATTGTATTGTTAGAAATATTTAACACACGCAAGTTAGTCAACAAACCAATATTAGGAGGTAAGAACTCAATGTTATTGTTAGATAGATTGAGATTCGCCAATTTTGTATGATTTGAGAAAGTATCAGATATGAAAGAAATATTGTTGGATTGAATGTCCAAATACATTAACTTATTTAGTTCTTGCGTTTCTTGATCGATAGCTGTTATATCATTGTATCCGATGCATAGCTTCTGCAAACTGCGATAAACAACGGGCAAATTTACCAAAACGTTATGTGATAAATCTAAAACGTTTAAATTTGTTAAGGTTTTGATATCAATTGGAATAGATGATAATTTGTTGTTTTGCAAATATAGCTCCTTCAATTTATGAATTTTTAATAAATCCAATGGAAATATTTTCAATTTATTATCCGATAAATTTAAAATAGATAAGTTGTCCAATTTGTTGATGTTTGACATGCTTTTTGATAAATTATTTCTGACATGTAATTCAAATAGATTCGTCAATAAAGTTATTTCATCATATGTGTAATTTTGATCAATCGCCAGGTATGTTGATAGATATAGATCACCGATTGTCCTATATTTACTGATTTTGGTATTCAAATTAGTTAATTTGTTACAAATATCGAAAGTTCCGACATATGTGTTCATTTTAAACGTATTTTTGTAATCGATATGATATCCATCAAGAACTGCTCGTCTAAATATCTTTTCACAAACCTTGTTGATTATTACGTTGATAGTGGAGCAAATTGCGATTGCTTTTTTATCGAGATATTTGAAAATATAATCTATAATGTCCGGATTGTCCATAATAATATACAAAATATTATTGTAATGATCATCGCAATATAAACACGCATTCCGAAATAGTATCAATGCACATTAATTTGATACCTCTTGAAATATTGATACATTGGATTTGTAAAAAAAATTCAGGTGCTTGCAAACAATGGCGTCAAATATGGTACAACAAAACAAGATCGTTAAAATATACATATGTAATTACGCTGAGACCAATCAAACATTTTAAAAATCTTCAACATTTAGAGATAGATTTTGATGCTCTTGTCGTCAAAGATGCAAGATACCTTAAAAGAATGACAAAATTGCAGTCGCTAGAATTTTATAACGATTCTTTAACGGATGATATTTTAAAATCTTTAAAAAATCTCACATCGTTATTGTACGCTAGTCAAAATGTGACTGATGAATCGATAAAACGTTTGACTAAATTAAGATCGCTAAGTTTGCGTCAAAAAGATGGTATTACTCATAAATCGTTAGATCGATTAACAAATTTGACGTCGGTATCTTTGGATGGTAATACCAGACCGATAAATCGGACGCTGATTTGGTTACCATTGCTGACAGATTTACATATGAACGACAATAACATGACGATTCACACGTTAAAAGAATTTACTAATCTTACGAAGTTGTCGATGACCAATTGTCCGAAATTATTTGACGAAGGAATAAAGACTTTAACTAAAATCAATCATTTATCGTTAATTGGCATGGATTATATATCGGATAGATCATTGAAAGAGTTAAAAAATTTGACCAGGTTAGAAATATGTGATTGTGATAGAATATATGATCGAACGTTACAAAAAATGACGAAATTACAACATTTTGAAACATGTGGTAAAACGCAGATAACAATGAGAAGTTTGAAATACTTGACAAATTTAAAAACGTTAATGTTTGATAATCGTGACTATTTTGATCATGAGAAATTATCACATTTGGTTAATCTAACTGATTTGCGTTTGACAAATTGTAGCAACAAAAATATTAGACAAAGAGATATAACTGGGCTTACAAATTTATCGAACTTAGTTTTAGATGAAGCGACACATATAAAAATGAGGAACTTAAAAATATATTTGCCGAATCTGAAAAGAATCGATCATTCTGGATAAAAATTGAAATTTATACGATTAGATATTAGATTTATGATAATAATCATAAATCTAATGAAAACGTTTGTTAATTCAGATATTTTTGCGCATCATATTGGTCCTGTTCTTAGTCTGTTAGATTTGTATCAGCTTGCAAATTCTTGTAAGTTATTTCAAAATATCAAAGTGGATATTAAAACGAAAACTGTTGCTAACATAGAAAACCAAATCAAAGGATTAGTAGGAGAAAAATATGATATGTTTAAAAATTTTTTGATTGAACATCATGCGGTTGTGGTTGGATCGACAATTATTAGAGCTGTTGCTGGTGATCATAATTGTCCTAATGATAAAATTGATATTTTTATGTTTATAAATGAATATGTAAACAATTATGGATTGTATTGGGTTGATTTTAGACCTACATTTATGAAAGAAATAGATCAGAATTCTATACATAAATGTATTATTGGAGATACAAGTGTATCATTTATAATGATGTGCGACAAAATAACAATACATTTGCTAAATAAGAGATCATCTTATAACATAGAGAAATATATAAACATTGATCGTTTTTGTTATAAATTTGATAATCAGATAACAATCCCTAATTTTCAAACATGGATCAATAAACAGATGGATGTACGATTCTTTTTTGGAAATTTAGATATGATTGTTAAATATCACAAATTAGGTTTTAAATTTTATGATCGTACAAAAATGTTAGATGACGTTGATCTTTTGCACATGTTGCCTAACTTAATAAAAATACAACATTCTAAACATCACTGTGCGCATTTTGTATACAAAGGGAACCCGCGGAAGGAATTTTATAAAATAGTGGATGATCGCATGAGTCGTCCAAAACAGAAAATAAAAAAATGTTACATTCCGAATTGCGTCGTCAAAGTTTTGTCACCTAAAACGAGACATTTTCATCTTCTCGATAATATTTACATAGTCGAATAAATACATCGTTATTTTAACAATGTATTTAGTAATCGTCGTCATAGTAATAATGTTTAGACTCCATGTAACATAACACAAAACCGGTGATTACCGATAAAATTATTATCACCGCACAGATTCTATCATTACGTTTCTCTTTTCGGCGAGTTTCTGCACGAATTTCTTGCGCAGTCTTTAGATAAAAAGAAAAAGGAGTGTTAGGGTCTTCTATCGAACGCATTTTTTGATATAATTTATGGCATTCTTCTGTAGATAATTTTAATATCCCCTTTGCAGTGATTTCTTCGATTGCATCGTCATAAAAATCAAAAAATGATTTATTGAAATTGAAAGGGTTCATTTCAAGATATTTTGACATTTTCACATGAAGTTCAGCGCATTGTTCTTTTGTTAGATTTGGTTTTAAGGATAATGCTGAAAAGTTGCGCTTGTGGATTGTAGTAAATCGTTGTAATCTTCTCAAGAGCATTTTTGTTCAATACTATGCCAACTTATAAAGAATGACTCTTAGAGTTCAATTTTCAATTTTTTTCCATAAAAAAAATGGATTGATTCGTATTAATGAAATTTGAACAAGCCAACGTTGGTCCATTGTGATACCAAGAGATTTGTGAAGATTTGCATTGACGAGACTTTTAACGTGCGAATATTGGTTCATCCGATGCGATGTCATGAGATTTGCGTTGACGAGACTCTGAACGCACGAATATTGATGTCAAGAATTTTGCGTTGACGAGACTTTGAATGTACAAATATTGGTCCATTCAATGTAATGTCAAGAGATTTGTGTTGACGAGACTCTGAACGCACGAATATTGATGTCAAGAATTTTGCGTTGACGAGACTTCGAATGTACAAATATTGGTCCATTCAATGTGATGTCAAGAGATTTGTGAAGATTTGCATCGACGAGACTTTGAACGTGCAAATATTGGTTCATTCAAAGTGATGTCAAGAGATTTGTGAAAATTTGCATCGACGAGACTTTGAACATGCAAATATTGGTCCATTCAATGTGATGTTAAGAGATTTGTGAAAATTTGCATCGACGAGACTTTGAACGTGCAAATATTGGTTCATTCAAAGTGATGTCAAGAGATTTGTATTGACAAGATTTTGAATGTACGAATATTGGTCCATTCAATGTGATGTCAAGAGATCTGTGAAGATTTGCATTGACAGGACTTTGAACGCACGAATATTGGTCTATTCAATGCGATGTCAAGAGATCTGAAGATTTGCATTGACAAGACTTTGAACGTACGAATATTGGTCTATTCAATGTGACGTCAAGAGATCTGTGAGATTTGCATTGACAAGACTTTGAATGTACAAATATTAGTCTATTCAATATGATGTCGAGAGATTTGCATTGACAAGACTTTGAATGTGCGAATATTGGTCCATTCAATGTGATGTCAAGAGATCTGTGAAGATTTGCATTGACAAGACTTTGAATGTACGAATATTGGTCCATTCAATGTGATGTCAAGAGATCTGTGAAGATTTGCATTGACGAGATTTTGAATGTGCCAATATTGGTCTGTTCAATGTGATGTCAAGAGACCTGTGAAGATTTGCATCGACGAGACTTTGAACGTGCCAATATTGATCCATTCAAAGCAATGTCAAGAGATCTGTGAAGATTTGCATTGACAAGACTTTGAATGTACGAATATTGGTCCATTCAATGTGATGTCAAGAGATTTGCGTTGATAAGACTTTGACGTTCAAATATTGGTCAATTCAATGCGATGTCAAGAGATTTGTATTGACAAGACTTTGAACGTTCAAATATTGGTCCATTCAATGTGATGTCAAGAGATTTGCGAAGATTTGCATCGACGGGACTTTGAACATATGAATATTGGTCCATTCGGTGCGATGTCAAGAGATCTGTGAAGATTTGCATTGACGAGACGTTGAACGTATGAATATTGGTCCATTCAATGCAATGTCAAGAGATTTGTGGAGATTTGCATTGACGAGACTTTGAACATACAAATATTGATCCATTCAATGTGATGCCAAGAGATTTGTATTGACAAGACTTTGAATGTGCAAATATTGATCTATTCAATGTGGTGTCAAGAGATCTGTAAAGATTTGCATTGACAAGACTTTGAACGTGCCAATATTGGTCCATTCAATGTGATGACAAGAGATTTGCGCTGACAAGACTTTGAACGTTCAAATATTGATCCATTCAATGCGATGCCACGAAATCTGTGAAGATTTGCATCGACGGGACTTTGAACGTACGAATATTGGTCCATCCAATGTGATGTCAAGAGATCTGTGAAGATTTGCATTGACGAGACTTTTAACGTGTCAATGTTGGTTCATTCAAAGTGATGACAAGACTTTGAACATATCTGTAATGTAATAAAACATAGATTTCCTATGATCAATTTTGTTGATCTTATCATTTCGATAAGACGAATAAAAAGTTTAAATATCAAAAGTCACAAATTTCCTCAACCGAATATATAATCGAACATCATAAAAGTCAACGATGTTGTTACAACCAAAGCAATAGGAAAGATAAATGGACGAAATGCATACCTTCCATCGTTTTCTGCACGTATTTCTCCTGCGATCTTAATATAAACAGCCAATGGGGTACTACCATATTCTTTGAAAGCGTCCGGATTTTGTGCCAACGTTGATTTGATCACATCATACATTTGGACACATTCATCATCCGATAATTTCAACCGTGTTGCATTTTCTACGCGCAATTCTAAAATCATTTTGCCATAAATATCGGGAAATGATTCGTTAGGTTTAAAATTACTAAGATGCTGTACCATATTTTTATGAAGTTGAACACAATGTTCTCTTTCTAAATTAGATTCTTGAATTAATGATTTCGCGATCGAAAATCTGAGTTTTAGTAATAGACGAGGTCGCAGAACTACCTGTCTCAAAAACATTCTTTGTTCAGTATCGGTCTGAATCGTTATTGTGAGATTTATTTTTTCAATTTTTGCAAAGCTAATTTGATTTATCATCGTTAACATAATCGTCGTGGCCTTTAATGATTGACGCCAAAAGAAGAAATCCCATAAAAGATAGGATAGATAATCACAGTATCTTCAACAGTATGAAAACAATGTTCTGAACCAATATGTTCCATTGTATATGATTCATAGTAAGATAAAGTATTCGGTATTAGATTTATCAATTATGCAAAAAAATTGATAATTTTTTAACTAAAAACTATCAAGGAATAGTTCAAATCAAATGTCAATCGGTACGTTACCAAACGAAATAATATCCCAATGGATTTATAAAAAACAATCCAAAGTTTGTAAAAGATGGCGACAAATATGGTATCATAAAACAACATATCTGGTTTACACTTCAAAAAATATGAAATATAAAGGTTACCAAGTCGTTCCATTGGGACTATTAATAAAATTCAAAAATATGGTGCATCTGGAATTGGATTTTATGAATTTGGCGCTCGTAAACATGCGATTTGATATGAGACCACTGACATTATTGACACAATTACAATCATTTATTTTCAATACACAAGGTATGATACAAGAAGGAGTGTTGCGATCCCTTACGAATTTGACAAGATTAAGATGTTACGGCGAATTTACAGTTCCTTCATCTTTTAAATATTTAACAAAGTTACAGGATTTGGATATAACCGGTAAAGATGATCCAAAATTTTCACATATGTCCCATTTGACAAATTTAACTAGGTTATCAATTGCACGTAACATTAATATAGTGTATTCATTATCATTAATAAATTTAACGACGTTGATAATAAAAAGCAATAATGTCACTGATCATGTGTTACAAAAATTTACAAATCTGACAAGTTTACACATTCATAAATGCGACAATATTTCAGATTCCGGCATCAAAGAATTAACAAATCTTGTATCTCTACGATTGATATCTTTATGCATTAACGGCGAATCGTTAAAAAATTTAACAAATCTGACTACAGTAGGCTTGCAACAATGTCCAAACATCAGAAACGATGAATTGCGTCCTTTGCATCATTTGCGCTATTTGGACATATCCGATTCACCGCAAATTACCGGAAAAACCATTGCATATTTGACTAACTTGACTAAATTATGCATTTGTGGAAAAGAAAATCTCGATCATAATCATTTGCAAAAATTAACGAACCTTACAGATTTGTATTTATACAACTGCGATAATGGACAAATACACTACCAGGAGCTTGACAAACTAACAAATCTAACTAATTTATATTTAGATGATGCTCAACATCTATCGTATGAAAAACTAAAGAGATATTTACCAAATCTAATTGATCTAGAACTCGAATAATTTTATTAACGTTGTTGATAAAATTATCTAATTTGTACGGAATTAAGTTGGGCAATTCCTAATCCTGATATTCTGTTAATTTGCACAGCTAAAACTGTTAAACCGGTCGGCAAATTATTAATTGTGCTGGTGGAATATACTGCATATGCTGCCCCCGATTGGGTCCATTGGATAGTAGCTAGAACAGCTTGCGTCGCAGTGTTTATCAATTGGACACTGGCTGTACACGTGCCAAGAATACCACCAACAGTAATCGTTATTGATGAAATTAGTCTATCTGTTGTTGTACCATTGTATGCAAAGACAAAAACAGTCGCAAAAGTTATTATCGTAGATGTGATGACCGTAAAATTATTGATAGGCAACGACGATGTAGCGAATTGTGTATTAATTTGATTGATTTTTTTGTTGTGTGCTTGGACTTCCGCTAATACCAATGGCCAAATAAGATTGTAGAAGATAGAATATGGAATGCCATTAATATCGTCATTTTCGCGAGCAACCATCTCGGGCAATATTAAATCCATCTCTTCAGCAATCATACCGTATTGCGGCCTCATACTATCAATATCTTCATTGTAAAAAAAACGCACCACGCGCATATCGTATATTTTCGATGAAACAGCAGATGCAATAGTTGTGATCATCTTTTTAAATCTATTAGACGACGTTGATGTTCCTAATATTCCGGATGTGTTACATGAAACGGCAAGACCTGATGTGGATACTCTGCCGGATATTCCAGTCACATAACCGTTACCTAATAATATTCCGCTACCGACATTGATAGTTGATCCTGTCACAATATTTGCATTCACAGTATTTGCAACTACCATATTGTTACCCATATTTCCGTCAGCGGTCATTGCTGTTCGATTATATGTAAGATTAAACGTTTGTGATGTCATTGTTCGATATTCGCTTGCAATTATCACTGTTGACGAAGTGTAATCTGTAATCGTAGCTTGCGTTCCATTTGCATATGTTAATACTCCTCCTATCATGTTTGGGGTAAAAAAAGTTCCAACTCCGGTAATAATATTAGCTGATTGTGAAACTGTTCCTGTATTATAATAGATGTTTGTATCAAGATAATTGATAGCATACGCCTGTGATGCTTGAATCGCACCTACTGTAACTGTCAAACTTGTTGGAGAATTATATGCAACTATACCATATGTCTGTCCTGCATTGTAAGTTATAGTACCACCAACCATATTTGGTGTAAATGTGGTACCTGTTCCTGTAACCGCCAATCCCGACTGCGATGCTGTACCTGTCGAATATTGCGGTGTTGTTGGAAAATAAATTGTGTATGCTTGGGACGCAACAGTCTGAGATTGAACAGTTGTAAGTAATGCGCTTGAATTGTATTGAATGATGTTAGCAGAAACACCGTTAGCATAAACTATTTTTCCTCCTGCCATATTTGGCGTAAAAGTACCTCCCGATGTATTTATATTTGTAGTTGTCTGACTGGCAGTACCTGTGGTATATGGCGTTGGAGATCCAGTTGGTGGATAATAAAGGGCAAACCTAGTGGCAGATACAGTTTGAGATGTCGCAGCTGTTAATGTTGTAGCAGTTGCAAATGTAGCTTTAGTTTGCGTTCCAGTTAGATAGACAAGAGAAGCATTTGTCATACTAGAAGTAAATGTTGTACCGACACCTGTAACAGTAGTTGTAGCTTGAGAAGCAGTGCTAGTGGAATATACCGGCGAAAAGTCCGAATAATAAATGGTATATGCTTGAGAAGCAACTGTTTGAGAAACGCTAACAGTTAACGATTGTAAATTAGCAATGTTTAAAATTCTGGCAACTGCACCGCCTGAAAAGCAAATCATTCCACCAACCATTGCATGATTAAAAACTGTTCCAACGCCAGCGATAATCGTAGTTGCTTGGGATGCTGTACCGACACTATATGTTCGCGGATTCGAATTGTAATAGATTGTGAATGGAAAACCTGCTCCAAAAGTTCCAGAAGGAGTCACTGTTAAACTTGTTGGAGATGTATAATCGGTAATAAAAGCAAGAGCTTGAGTTCCATAAAAAAGATAACCTCCAACCATCAATGGTGTAAAATTAGTTCCACTACCAGTGACAGTTGTTCCTGTTTGCGAAATCGTTCCTACCGAATAAGAAAAAGGAACATTCTGACCAACCGTTATTACATCATTGACAGTTAAGTAATTACAACCAATATTACCAGTGTCATCAATTTGTGTAGAATTAAAATATATTGTAAACGCCTGTGATCCGACTGTTTGTGATTCTTTGGTGTACAACGATATTGCAGTTATGAATCCTGTAATATACGATTTTGTACCATTTGCATAGATAATCAATCCTCCAACCATCGCAGCAGTAAATGTAGTACCGCTGCCTGTAATAACATTCGTTGATTGTGACGCTGTGCCTGTTGTATACGTTGATGCTGAATCGACAACAGTAGAACTAGTTAATAATTTATCTCCATTTATTGTTTGTGTTCCATTTGTCAAAACGAATTCGGAATTAGCTCCTGCATCTGGAATAGTATAAGTTCTGGATGCAGATGGAGCTGTTGCAGAAATTGTAGTAGTGTTAGTTGTTCCTAAAATTAATTGATTCGAAGTGGCAGGGATAGATACGTTATTGTTTGCAATAGTAGCAACGGTTCGTAATGTCGAACCGAATAAGAAAAATCCATCGACACCATTAGGGCCAGCTGTAGTTGGAAAAGTACCAACAGCACCGGTGAACATAGATCCTAATGTTATGGTTGCATTAAATGTAAAAATTGTATTCAACTGATCTCCTGATAATCTATCCATACTGATCATGTAAGTACCTGGAACTAATACTTGTGGTGATGCCAAAGAACGGGTATATAAACCGCCAGATTGCGGGTCAGATGTAGTAAAAGTAGCAGTTGTTATGAGTGCTTGTGTTGAATTATTCCAAATGTAAAAGGCTCGGGTAGTTCCTCCACCGCCCCATGCATTGACTGCAGAAGTCACTGTTAAGATCTGTATTGGAACAGCGATTGTAAACGTGTAACCTACAGATGATGTTGTGGCGCTGTAATATGGCGGTGTGAAAGGTATGGATGATAATTGCGATGTAGTGGCAGGTCCATATTCTTGTACAGTTACTCCACCAACAAAAGTTTTAGGACCAGAAACGGTTTGATTGAGAGTGTTTGTCACTCCCGGAAATGAAATACTTGCAGGTTCTAATGTTAAAATTCCGTTGCTGTCTGATGTTGCTCCGGCAGTATTCGGCAAAGATCCAACAGGGTTTACGCTACTGAATCCACGAGGGCCAGTAGCTCCAGTTGGTCCAGTGAAGCCAGTTGGTCCAGTGAAACCCGTAACTCCAGTAGCACCAGTAACGCCAGTAGGTCCGGTAAAACCAGTAGCCCCTCTTGCTCCAGTAGCTCCGGTTACTCCGGTAGCACCAGTAACTCCAGTAGCTCCAGTTACTCCAGTAGCACCTGTTACTCCAGTAGCTCCCGTTACTCCTGTCGCACCAGTAGCACCTGTTACTCCAGTAGCACCTGTTACTCCTGTAGCACCTGTTACACCAGTAGCACCAGTAACACCTGTAGCACCTGTTTGTCCGATAATAACTTGCCAACTTGCACCGGTTTGACCTGTTGATGTCAAAACGTATCCAGTTGTTCCTGTATTACTGATTGTTAATGGCCCTCCGATATCCATTGGAAAATATCCATTTGCACCTGAATCTGCGATTGTGTAAGTTCTATTAGACGATTGGTCAACGCACGAAATTGCTGCTGTTCCAGTAATTCCTAGCACCAATTGGTTTGAAGCCACTGGAATTTTGACACTATGATTGCTAACATCCATTGTTGGTACCATTTTTTGGAAATAGAAATATCCATCGATAGCATTGGTAGTGTACACTGTATTGAACAATGGATATCCGTATACTGGATTGTAAGCTTTATCGAGTAAAGTAATTATTGAATTCAATGTGACGACAGTTTTGAGCACATCATTTTGCAACCGATCTATTCCAATAACATAAGTACCAATGGGTAATATTACAGGACTAGCTAACGTGGAATTATACGAACCGTTGACAACTGGATCTGAATTACTAATATTTTGACTGATTAACACTGTTTGATTTTTATCCCAAAGACGGTATAATCGTGTAGTACCTCCGCCACTCCACGTGTCTGTAGCTGAAGTTACTGATAATATCTTTACGGTCGTTGATATCACAAATTTCCATCCGACAGTGCAAGCGTCAAAGCTATTAAAATTTTCGTCGGCAGGCGCGTTATTTGCAGATTCGATTGGATCACCAAATTCCTTGACAATTAGCCCTCCAAGAATGGTTTTTTTCCCCGAAATAGTTTGATCGAGAGTTGTTACAACACCACCAAAATATTCTGTTGCAGGTTCCAAATTAAAAGTACTACCTGTCAAAGTGGCACCGTATGCATTACCAGTCATTCCAGTTCCAATTACTGCTAATGATTGAATACCAGCTGGTCCAGTAACTCCGGTTGCTCCAGTATTTCCCCTTGAACCTGTTACTCCTGTAGCTCCAGTAACTCCTGTAGCTCCCGTTACTCCTGTAGCTCCCGTTACTCCTGTAGCTCCCGTTACTCCTGTAGCACCAGTTACTCCTGTAGCGCCAGTAACACCAGTAGCACCAGTAACACCAGTAGCACCAGTAACTCCGGTAGCGCCAGTTACTCCTGTAGCACCAGTTACTCCTGTAGCACCTGTATTTCCAGTTGGTCCCGTATTACCGGTAGCACCAGTTACTCCGGTAGCACCAGTTACTCCGGTAGCACCTGTAGCACCCGTATTTCCAGTATTTCCAGTTGGTCCCGTATTACCGGTAGCTCCAGTTACTCCGGTAGCTCCAGTTACTCCTGTAGCACCAGTTACTCCGGTAGCTCCAGTTACTCCTGTAGCACCAGTTACTCCGGTAGCTCCAGTTACTCCTGTAGCACCAGTTACTCCTGTAGCTCCAGTTAGTCCGGTAGCACCTGTTACTCCTGTAGCACCAGTTACTCCTGTAGCACCAGTAACTCCTGTAGCCCCGGTGGCACCTATTACTCCTGTAGCACCAGTTACTCCTGTAGCACCTGTATTTCCGGTTGGTCCTGTGTTACCTGTAGCTCCAGTTACTCCTGTGGCTCCAGTTACTCCAGTAGCACCAGTTACTCCTGTAGCACCAGTTACTCCTGTAGCACCAGTTACTCCTGTAGCACCCGTATTTCCCGTATTTCCAGTTGGTCCTGTATTACCGATAGCACCAGTTACTCCAGTAGCTCCTGTAGCACCTATTATTCCGGTAGCGCCAGTTACTCCGGTAGCACCTATTATTCCGGTAGCACCTATTATTCCGGTAGCACCTATTATTCCGGTAGCACCTGTTACTCCTGTAGCTCCGGTAGCTCCCGTAGCACCAGTTGCTCCTGTAGTTCCAGTATTTCCAGTTGGTCCCGTATTACCGGTAGCTCCAGTTACTCCAGTGGCTCCGGTTACTCCTGTAGCACCTGTTACTCCTGTAGCACCAGTTACTCCTGTGGGACCCATTAATCCGGTGGCACCAGTTACTCCTGTAGCACCAGTTACTCCTGTCGCACCAGTTACTCCAGTCGCACCAGTATTTCCAGTTGGTCCTGTATTTCCAGTTGGTCCTGTATTCCCGGTAGCTCCGGTTACTCCGGTAACACCAGTCACTCCGATAGCTCCAGTCACTCCGGTAACACCAATTACTCCGGTAGCACCAGTCACTCCGGTAGCTCCAGTTACTCCTGTAGCACCGGTTACTCCAGTAGCACCAGTTACTCCTGTAGCACCCGTATTTCCCGTATTTCCAGTTGGTCCTGTGTTACCGGTATTTCCAGTTGGTCCTGTATTACCGGTACCCCCAGTTACTCCTGTAGCACCAGTTACTCCTGTAGCTCCGGTAGCACCAGTTACTCCGGTAGCACCTGTATTTCCAGTTGGTCCTGTATTACCGGTAGCACCAGTAGCACCAGTATTTCCTGTTGGTCCAGTATTTCCAGTTGATCCTGTATTACCGGTAGCACCAGTAACTCCAGTAGCACCAGTATTTCCTGTTGGTCCAGTATTTCCAGTTGATCCAGTATTTCCAGTTGATCCAGTATTACCGGTAGCACCAGTAACTCCAGTAGCACCAGTAACTCCAGTAGCACCTGTATTTCCTATTACTCCGGTAGCTCCTGTTACTCCGGTAGCACCAGTATTTCCTGTATATCCTGTTGGTCCTGTATTACCGGTAGCACCTGTAGCTCCTGTAGCCCCAGTTACTCCGGTAGCACCAGTTACGCCTGTAGCTCCTGTTACTCCTGTACTTCCAGTATTTCCTGTTGATCCTGTACTTCCAGTATTGCCTGTTGCCCCTGTTGGACCAATAATTCCTGTTGCTCCCGTTGCTCCTGTAGCACCAGTAACTCCGGTGCTTCCTGTTGCACCTGTATTTCCAGTACTTCCTGTTACTCCGATGCTTCCAGTTGCACCAGTTACTCCAGTACTTCCAGTTACTCCAGTACTTCCAGTTACTCCAGTACTTCCTGTTACTCCAGTACTTCCTGTTACTCCAGTACTTCCTGTTACTCCGGTGCTTCCAGTTGCACCCGTTACTCCAGTACTTCCTGTTACTCCGGTGCTTCCAGTTGCACCCGTTACTCCAGTACTTCCTGTTACTCCGGTGCTTCCAGTTGCACCGGTTACTCCAGTACTTCCTGTATTACCAGTATTTCCAGTTACTCCGGTGCTTCCTGTTGCACCCGTTACTCCAGTACTTCCGGTTACTCCAGTACTTCCGGTTACTCCAGTGCTTCCTGTTGCACCTGTTACACCAGTACTTCCTGTTATTCCGGTACTTCCTGTTGTACCTGTTACACCAGTACTTCCTGTATTACCAGTACTTCCTGTTATTCCGGTACTTCCTGTTGCACCTGTTACACCAGTACTTCCTGTATTACCAGTATTTCCAGTTACTCCGGTGCTTCCTGTTGCACCCGTTACTCCAGTACTTCCTGTTACCCCGGTACTTCCTGTTACTCCGGTGCTTCCTGTTGCACCCGTTACTCCAGTATTTCCTGTTACTCCGGTGCTTCCGGTTACTCCAGTACTTCCGGTTACTCCAGTATTTCCTGTTACTCCGGTGCTTCCAGTTGCACCTGTTACTCCAGTACTTCCGGTTACTCCAGTACTTCCGGTTACTCCAGTGCTTCCGGTTACTCCGGAACTTCCGGTTACTCCAGTACTTCCGGTTACTCCGGTACTTCCTGTTGCACCTGTTACACCAGTACTTCCTGTATTGCCAGTATTTCCAGTTACACCAGTACTTCCTGTGTTACCAGTATTTCCAGTTACTCCGGTGCTTCCAGTTGCACCTGTTACTCCAGTACTTCCGGTTATTCCAGTACTTCCTGTTATTCCGGTACTTCCTGTTGCACCTGTTACACCAGTACTTCCTGTATTACCAGTACTTCCGGTTACTCCGGTGCTTCCAGTTGCACCTGTTACACCAGTACTTCCTGTATTACCAGTATTTCCAGTTACTCCGGTACTTCCTGTTGCACCTGTTACTCCAGTACTTCCGGTTATTCCAGTACTTCCGGTTATTCCAGTACTTCCGGTTACTCCGGTGCTTCCAGTTGCACCTGTTACACCAGTACTTCCGGTTGCACCTGTTACTCCAGTACTTCCGGTTACTCCGGTGCTTCCAGTTGCACCTGTTACACCAGTACTTCCGGTTGCACCTGTTACTCCAGTACTTCCGGTTACTCCAGTACTTCCTGTATTACCAGTATTTCCAGTTACTCCGGTGCTTCCAGTTGCACCTGTTACTCCAGTACTTCCGGTTATTCCGGTACTTCCTGTATAACCAGTATTTCCAGTTACTCCGGTGCTTCCAGTTGCACCTGTTACTCCAGTACTTCCTGTTATTCCAGTACTTCCAGTTACTCCGGTGCTTCCAGTTGCACCTGTTATACCAGTACTTCCTGTATTACCAGTATTTCCAGTTGCACCTGTTACTCCAGTATTTCCGGTTACTCCAGTACTTCCGGTTACTCCAGTACTTCCAGTTGCACCTGTTACTCCAGTACTTCCGGTTATTCCAGTACTTCCGGTTACTCCGGTGCTTCCTGTTGCACCCGTTACTCCAGTACTTCCTGTATTACCAGTATTTCCAGTTACTCCGGTGCTTCCTGTTGCACCCGTTACTCCAGTACTTCCTGTATTACCAGTATTTCCAGTTACTCCGGTGCTTCCTGTTGCACCCGTTACTCCAGTACTTCCTGTTACTCCGGTGCTTCCAGTTGCACCTGTTACTCCAGTACTTCCTGTTATTCCAGTACTTCCGGTTACTCCGGTGCTTCCTGTTGCACCTGTTACACCAGTACTTCCTGTATTACCAGTATTTCCAGTTGCACCGGTTGCTCCAGTACTTCCGGTTACTCCAGTACTTCCGGTTACTCCAGTACTTCCGGTTACTCCAGTACTTCCGGTTACTCCAGTACTTCCGGTTACTCCAGTACTTCCGGTTACTCCAGTACTTCCGGTTGCACCGGTTACTCCAGTACTTCCTGTTATTCCGGTACTTCCTGTTGCACCTGTTGCACCAGTACTTCCTGTATTACCAGTATTTCCAGTTACTCCGGTGCTCCCAGTTGCACCTGTTACTCCAGTACTTCCGGTTATTCCAGTACTTCCGGTTACTCCGGTGCTTCCAGTTGCACCTGTTGCACCTGTTACACCAGTACTTCCAGTATTACCGGTATTTCCAGTTACTCCGGTGCTTCCAGTTGCACCTGTTACTCCAGTACTTCCGGTTACTCCAGTACTTCCGGTTACTCCAGTACTTCCGGTTGCACCTGTTACTCCAGTTGCTCCTGTTACTCCAGTACTTCCGGTTACTCCGGTGCTTCCAGTTGCACCTGTTACTCCAGTACTTCCTGTTACTCCGGTGCTTCCAGTTACTCCGGTACTTCCAGTTACTCCGGTACTTCCTATTGCACCTGTTACACCTGTACTTCCTGTTACACCTGTACTTCCTGTATTACCAGTATTTCCAGTTACTCCGGTGCTTCCAGTTGCACCTGTTACTCCAGTACTTCCTGTTACTCCAGTACTTCCTGTTACTCCGGTACTTCCTGTTGCACCTGTCACACCAGTACTTCCTGTATTACCAGTACTTCCTGTTACTCCGGTGCTACCTGTTACACCTGTTACTCCAGTACTTCCTGTTACTCCAGTACTTCCTGTTACTCCAGTACTTCCTGTTACTCCTGTGCTTCCTGTTGCACCTGATACTCCTGTGCTTCCTGTTGCACCTGTTACTCCGGTGCTACCTGTTACTCCAGTACCTCCGGTATCACCAGTACTTCCAGTAACTCCGGTGCTTCCTGTTACTCCAGTACTTCCTGTTACACCTGTACTTCCTGTTACTCCGGTGCTTCCTGTTGCACCTGTTACTCCAGTACTTCCGGTATCACCAGTACTTCCTGTTGCACCTGTACTTCCTGATACACCAGTATTTCCTGCTACTCCAGTGCTTCCTGTTGCACCTGTTACTCCGGTGCTTCCAGTATCGCCAGTACTTCCTGTGACTCCGGTACTTCCGGTTGCGCCCGTTACTCCTGTGTTTCCCATTGCGCCAGTCGTTCCGATACTACCTGTTGCGCCAGTAGCACCATATACCAATGTTGTATACCAATAACCATCAATAGAATTAAGTTGCATATCTAAACCGGGATATAAATTTACAGCGAGCGCGCCGATAATAACTGGAGTATTGATCACTTGTCCTCCAACTGTCTCAACAGAAACAGTGTTCGTAGATAAATCACTCCTACGTAAAAGAAAAACAACTCCATCACACGTAATCAGAGGCAATGTCAATGTAACATTATTTGCACTCGCGTCAATAATATATGTATTGTAACCGACATCAACTAATGTGTCGGAATTTACCATTGTTATGTGCGTGGTTTGGACCATCAATAATAGTTGTTCATATAAAAAATTATAACAAGGAGTATGTCAATCTAATATTGATAATTTATCCATATTAGTTTGAATTAGATCAAAAAAGCTAGTTCATTCGATGCTCGAGTCGTCGCAGTATATAACGCCTTAATAGCTTCAGATCCATTTGGATTATCACATATATCCTGTCCATCAACCATTACCGCATCAAATGTCGACCCCTGTGATTTATGAGTGGTGATGCTATAACCAAAACTTAATTCTGCATATGGTTTGATCAATTTAGTATGATATATTTTCCATAATCTTTCATTATGCGAGTTTGATTTGTGTTCCGTAAAAAAGAATTCAAAATGTTTGCGCACAACTGATAGAACGTTTTGATATTCTTCTAAATCATCTCGCGATATCGTTTGAACAATATAACTTCCACTTGTTATTTTTTCAGACGGATTAACTGCATAATTACTTGAATTCTCTAACCGTTGTGCCTGAAACACATCAATTTTGAAAGTCATATTCATTTTGCTTATTTTTTTAATTAATTTGTTGTATGCAAAATCTATACCTGTCTGCGGTTCGACCATCAATGCAGTCCCCCAATCATGAATCTGTTTATTCTTATTCGCCACACTATTGATCTTGATCATGTTCGCAGTATAAAAATATGTATTTGCCACATCTGGTTCCTCATCGTCTTTCTTTTCTTCAGTAGGCAATAATTTAGCACAATAATATTTAGTGAACATGGCATAATCTCCAACTTTGAAATTATTCAATTCGTCCAACTTTTGCGTCTTATGAATGTGCTGTCTGATGATGTTGTTGTACATATCTGATGTGCTATTCTTCCACGTTAATATAATCGGTGACTTTCCTGCCTTAATTTTGCGCATATAACTTTTGAACCAACTCGATTTAACATGATCATCTGATTTGTAATACAACTTAAAAGTCTTGGGATTGGTAGCATTTTTATAAACTGGTACTAACAATTTCCCCAAATTATCGCGTCTGTTCCACGTACGCACAATTGTCGCTACAGTTTTTATATCGTCAGATTTTGTTCGCATCATCTCATCCATTATGATATGAAATTCATATTTTTCTGGAATTTGCGAGAATATAACACTAAGCGGTTCTTTAACTGGCGGAAGTTGTGCACTATCGCCCAAAAATATAATCTTGGCTTCTGGACAGGATCTGACATATTTATCAATCGATACAACAATATCCTTAGAAATCATCGAACATTCGTCAATAATTATCAATTTGTTCTTGATCTTTTTTAACATTTTAGGTTGATTTTTGGATATAAATTTCTGCTTGCCATCCTTGTTCGAAATCAAGGGAATAAATCCAAATAACTTGTGAATTGTCATGAACGTCATTTTTTCCTTGTTATTTTTATTGAGTTCGTTTGATTTGAAATAACATTCTAAAACGTTGAGGGCAGTATGTGTAGGTGCACAAATGTAGACATGCGAAATGACATTACTTGTGATCAGTTCGTTGACAAATATGTTTGTCATGAATGTCTTTCCAGTTCCTGCATATCCTAGCAAGTAAAAATATTGTTCGTTGTTTTGGCCAACGAATTTTTTGATCTTTTCGAGAGATATTAACTGTTTACTATTGAGTTGCATTTTGATGATTATATGTTGTAAAGAATACTTATATTTGATGTTTATGGGTCAATTTTTTCTGATTATGTGAATAGGGGTGGGAAATTTGTCATGTTGCTGCATTGTAATAATACTGGTGGCCAAAACAATATATATAAATCTTCGGGTTTGTGTGCTTTTTTGATAATTTCGTGGGCTTTTTTGATGTTATCATCTTTTAAATAGGAATAATTCGTGATACTAAAACCAAAATATTTTACCAAAAACAAAATATAATTGTCTGAATGATATGCGCCAGTATAAGATAACGCATTTGTTACGTATTTTTTATCTAAAAATCGTCGTAATAAATATAAATCCATGATTGTACAGCTGATTTCCCACATCGTATCTATTAATATATTAATATCTGTACCAATTTGAAATGTGTTTATTTCCTTTTGCATGAAAGGAACCCCATATGCATATGTTCCATCTTCTTGCTGCAACAATATATCATCCGTTTGATATCCACTAAATTTCGTATGTTCATCTATCAACTTTTCTAATTTATCTAAACATTGATTCGTGACACTTAAATATCTCGCAAAACGCTCTTTTAATTCAGTATTGATGATTTTGTTTATTTTTTCCTTAACGTCTTTGTTTTCGTACGAATTTTTGATTTTATACATCATCTTTTTAGTCTGATCATCAAAATATTCCTTTGGTAGTTCATGTCTAATGTCAACATATGATGAAAAAAACATTTTATCTATTTTTGGGTTTTCATTGCCCCTATATATTATATTTTCTAATTCATACATATCATTTCCGATATTGGCGACAATATTATGCGTACGTTTGAAATTTTCTAAATTATAATGTGCATATAACTGATGACTATTCAGCGCATTTTGGATTCCAAACATGTCGATTGCGTAATCCCGAATGTCAACATAATGAAACCGAACATTTGGTACAATTGATGATTTATGCACTATCTTTTTTTCTGTGTCAATATCGAACGATTTAATAAATAACTCAGACATTTGGTATAAATACTTCCCTTTGTATTTAGGATTTAATAAATAAGGACGTAATGGACCTCTTTCGAAAAAAAAGTCATAAATTAATTTCGGATTTTTTTCGTTCGATAAATCGAAGGAATCGACTACAAATTTAGCAACATCTTCACTTCTAATATCAGAGCATTTAGTTTGTGACGCTGGATGCAGATGAATATCAAAAAACACATAAATAGATTTCTCCAAATTTCCAACTTTACCACTCAATCTAACAACATTTAGAGGTCCGTTGACAAATATTTTTTTTTGTGACATATATTTTATACGTCACAAATTAATTTTATGGAGATGCATAATGAATAACTTGCTTCTCATTTAATACATATTGCGCATGTGTTGCACAAAATCGGTTAACTGGATTCAAAGTCAGTAATCCATCAACCGTTTTCTTCAATTGAATATTATCAATATATACTCCTAAATATCTTTTTTTGGAAAAAGCATTAGGATCGTCGAATATCCAATTCTTATTTTTAGTAACACCCGTCCATGTTTCTTCATTTGGTAATCCTAATTTTCGAAATATCACCTTTAATTGTTCTTCATTGTCACGTTTTGATCCATAAAACATTTGTTGTCCAGATAACATTTCTGCAACAACACATCCCAAACTCCACATATCAACCTTATTATTATAAGTTTTGCATTCTAATAAAATCTCAGGTGGACGATACGGCAAAGTGCATACTGCTGAATTATACCTTACCTTATCATACGAATATATGTTGCTAATACCAAAATCAATTAATATTACTTTTTTAAAATCATTCGTTACCATTATATTATCAGGTTTAATATCTTGATGAATAACTCCCATTTCATGACAATATTCTAACGCTTTCAGTAATTGGTTTGTATATTTAATAACATATTTCTCTTGCATATTTCTTTTACCGATCACATTCAACAAATTATTTCTATAAAAAGGCATAATCATATTAATTTCGTCATCTTTCAAAACATATATGTCTCTTAGTTGAATTATATTTGCATGATCCAAGAATTTTAAAATTGCGACCTCCATAATAGCAGTTATGCCAAAATCTTGACGTTTGATTGCGACCATCTCTTCGCACGGCACGTATTTTATCATAAATATTTCTCCATATGTCCCTTTACTTACAGAACAACTATCTGCATAATCTGATAAATTTATCTTTCTCTTTTTTTGTCGTTTGACATTTACCAGTGTCTTTGTCTTATGTTCAATTATGGGCAAGAATGGAATTATTTTGAGAATGTCATCATATTTTGGATTCTTATTCACTCTCATTACAAATGTCAACATGTTCAATTTACAAATAAAATCGCAAATATGTTTCACACAATTCGAAATATCATTACTTAAATCATCTTCTACGAGATAATCTTCCACATACTTAATATTTTTTGATTCACATTCTAACATCCAAATTTTTGTAAAATAAATAATTCCATCTAATGTTGTGTCCGAATCATACGATAATGAATTTACATTATATAACAAGCAAGTAACAACATATTTCATGATTAAAATTTCTCTATCTTGTAATTCATATTTATTTTTATCTACAAATTTTTGTAATGCAGTGTGAGGGGTTTCATAAATCAATTCAAATTGTAATTTGAGCGCTATTTTGTTTACGTAAGATAATAACATTTTTTCTGTCTGAATCAACCTAGCGTGAACATTCAGCGATTTTAAAATATAATAATCAATGTCGATATTGCTGAAAAATAATTGATTCGATAATGAGAAACACGCATGTCCTAATAATACATACTTGTCGGTATCTATGTTTTTGCAACATGCCATGTATTTGTCTAATATCATAACAGCAGCATGTAAAACATTCATTTTAGAATTAGATTCGTTCAAAATACGAATCAATATGTTAACTAATTTATATTTGTGATAAACTGTAATAGATTGATGATGACAATATGATTCATTAAGTTCGTTCATTTATATATTTAATAATCATACAACATTTGTTATATGATTATTGATTCAATTTTTATTAATCGCACTCTTCCTTCCCATCGACACGCAACGAAGAATATTTTTCACGTTCATATTTATCTCTAAAATTAGTCGGCAATTCATCATCTATTTGTTCTCTTTGCAAAAATTCAACGTGTTGCCCTTCATGGCACTGCCAATAATTTTCATAGCTGTCCTCACAAATTGTTGGAACATATTTGTTCGTTGGCGGAAATCCTTCCATAAATGCTGCTATTATATTATTGATGTGTATCACTGGCGTTTACCTTTTCATTTTTTTTTACATGACCACTGCGATTGGCTCTTCTAATCCAGATCTGGCGATTGCCTTGTCCATTAAATTGGTCTCATTTGATGATGTTGCAGATTTGTTATCAATCGATGCAACTGTATCATCGTTTATCACATAACCAAATTTATCGTCAGGATAATCTAATTGAGTTCTAGCAAATAATGAATAACCTGGATAAGTTTGTGACGTATTTGGAGCTATATTTTGCAATTCGGCGTATGTTATTATTCTCGGAGTATTATCAACCAATATATCATTTTGAAGACCATTTTTTTGTAATCCGTTTTTATTTAATCCATTTTGATTCAAACTATTTAATCCATTGCCGTTTAATAATTCATCCAAACTATCACCGATTCGTTTCAATAATCCATTTCCATTTGATCCATTTCCATTTGATCCATTTCCATTTGATCCATTTCCATTTGATCCATTTCCATTTGATCCATTTCCATTTGATCCATTTCCGTATCCGTTCGATCTATTTTCATTTGATCCATTTCCATTTGATCCATTTCCATTCAATCTATTTCCATTTCCGTTCGATTTATTTCCATTTCCGTTCGATTTATTTCCATTCAATCTATTCGTGTTCTGTAGAGGTATCAAATCTCCATCTCCATTTAATCCATTTCCATTTAATCCATTTCCATTTAATCCATTTCCATTTAATCCATTTCCATTTAATCCATTTCCATTTGATCCATTTCCATTCAATCCATTTCCGTTCGATTTATTTCCATTCAATCTATTTGTGTTCTGTAAAGGCATTAAATCTCCATTTCCATTCTGTAAAGGCAACAAATCGCCATTCTGCAGAGGCGTTGGCGAAACATTACTATCTTGTATCTGACTCTCAAAGGGCGTAACAATGCCCTTAGATTCTATAAAAAGGTTACCATATGTCGGTTCCATTTCAACTTCTCTATCAGTAGTTATAAAATAACCGTGAACGCCTTTATTATCATCAACATTCTCAAATCCTTCTATTCTGTTTTTAGAAGTGCATGACAACGTTTTATAAACATTAGTATTGCCTCCTCTTGCAGCAATAGTATCATACAATGCACGAGCCTTTGGATTTAAATTGGATGACACCAATGTACCTATCTCACAAGCATTCTTCTTATCCAATGTATCAAAATCTTCGACCACTTTTTCCTTTTTATCGTTTCCAAACGCCGGAATAGAACCTTCAAATCGTCCAGGCGCTCGCCCTTGAATGCTACCCCGCCTTAAACTGCTGCCAGCGTTAGAAAATCGCTGCGAATAACGACCACCTGCAAATCCGGTTTCTGTATTCGGATAAGTATTTGAATCAAACTTTGGCGATTGATATAATGGCGGAATGATCACTCTATTTGGTGATTCGGTGCGATATGGAAAAGTTCTGTATAACTTATCTGTCTTTATTGAATAATCGCCGTAATAACCTGCAAAATCACCGCCATAATCGCCGCCATAGTAACCACCGTAATAAAATTTGCTATCATCCGGAGTGTTATTATCTTCTCCAATCGTCGGATAATTATAAACGCTACTATCATCGGCAGGATAATTAAATGGCCAATCATACGAATAATACGAACTATAAAAAGATGGATAATGATAATACATCCAACGATGATATGGAAAGGTCATATCAAGTTCTTCAAATGGTAATAAATAGACATTTTCTTCGGGATAATAAACATATCTCATATCTGATGGCGATTCCATTGGTTGATACATGTTATAATCTGGGATAGAATAAGATATTGATTTCATGTTCTCTATGCGAGCGGATGATTTGCTAGCGATAAAAAAGAGAAAAAGTATGATCATGATTAAAATGATAACGTGTATTAGTTCCATGATCTTTTATATATTAATGTAATAAATTATTATTGCATTAATATTTTGGTTCTGCATTTTTTGATCTTTTAATAGATTCAGGCGTTTGCGATACTTTTCTTATCGCTTTCAAAAAAAGTTTATCATCTTTTGCGCTCAATTTAGAAATAGATTTGACTATACATTTCGTCATATATGCCATACCCTTGCAATCTACTTCAGATGACACTTTTTCTGACCACAACTTATCAACAATCTGGTTAATATTAATAAAATATTTTTTCAAAAATGGATCAAGATCATCAGATTCTATAAATTGTCTGTAATTTTTAGGTAACAGATTGAGTACATTATCCACAATGGGTGATACATACATAAGTTGTTCTAAAGGAGTAAAATATGTTGACAAATCAGATACGTAATATTTATCAAGTCCGTTAAATGTATCGGAGAACACCTTTTGATCAATTTCATCTAAATACATTACAAAATGAGTAAGCAATGGAGATTTTTCGTGCAAATAACACCACGTATTTACGTATGTTTTATCATTAAAGTACGAATTAAAAACCCATAAAATACCTTCCAAATAATCATGCATTACCTTTTTAGCATCTTTTGATAATGATTCGCCATCGAACAATTTAACATGAAAATATTCTGCATAAAAGGGTATGATTCTATTCTGTGTCAAAACAAGCGGTGAATTATTAAATTTAACGTAATACTCATCTAACATGTTATCGAATCTGTAAATTTCTTTATCGTATGGATCAGTTACGTGATTTTGTTCTAGTTTTTTCTTGTGATATTGATCATCCATGTGGTGTGAGTATGAATTTAGATTGATATTGATGCGAGGAAATTCACGGGTCTTAGAATAAACATCAATCAATAGTTGTATGAATTCCTTATTAGATAGGTATGTCGTATTGACGCACTGATCATCTATCACAATATTTAAACTTTTTTTTAAGGATTTCATCAGTTCATCGTGATTCTCAAAATAAGATAGATTTCCATGCGTTTGAATTGTATGAGTGAGATCTCTATATTCATTTTTAAGATTGTTAACTGTTGGCACAATATTTTTTTCGGTAATCTCCATATAATCGAATACATCTTTTATTTTCCCGGCGTTGATATATTTGTTGTATACGTTATTATGTTTGATAAAATCCTCTTCGATTGGCAAGAGCGCTCTCAACATATTTTTTAAGAAAACAAAACTCATACTAAAATGATCGTCATTTACTTTTACCAAATAATATGATTTCTCTTTGAACTTTAACAATATTCGTAAATATGTATCTAAAATATGTTGAAATCCTTGTTTAACATTCAATGATTCTATCTTTGGAACAAAATCGTTACCAAATAAAGTACTGATACAAACAATGTCATAATTTATTCTATGAATGTCAAATGTTTCTTTACTAAAACTGGGATGATTATTAATATAATATGCGATGTTTTCCTTTAACATTTTGACGTCAATCAAATCATACAAAGATGTTTGTTGGTTATGTCGCAGGTAGTAGACGTTATTGATTGATAATATCATACACAACAAAATAACATCGGCATCTGGACTATAAACGGCAACTGTATCTTTAGTTTTGTAAAGATATTTATTAATGTAGTTGACTATCTTTTTTTCCCCTTCACCCACTTCATATATATCAGATAATACAATTTTCATCTGTGACCTATTTAATTTCAGCTTGTTTTGAATTTTTTCACTGCGTAGGTAACCAGATAATTTGTTCATAAACTCTGTTCCGGGAGTCATTTTAGTGACCCACTCGATAGGATATTTCTTGACCAAATATATGAAATTTTTTTGTTCCAATAGATGATTCTTGTACTTCCCCAAGATCTTCTTTTTGTATTCTTCAGTGATAGCTCCTAAATATCGTCGTTGTTTTTGCTCAACCATCTTCCCCTTCGACGGAACACCATCCAAAGCTAACATCAATGTTTTGATCGTTTTGTTGTTACAATATGTTCTAATCAAATGAAAAACGGTATTAATTGTCACCGCGATAATCATTTTATCTAATCGTTTATCATCAAAGTGTTCATGAAACATTGTGACTATTTTCATAGGATCTGTATCTGGTTTAATTTCAGCTTGGATTTCTTGCATCTCGTATTTTTTGAAGAGTTCGTTGAATACATTATTATTGATTGTTTTTTTTTCGTACATAGTTTTCAAAACAGAAATCATGAAATTGTTAACTTCGGATAATATTTTAGCTTTGGAACCATAGATGATAGAATTGAAATCCAAAAAAAAATGGTCAATATTCATTTTCTCCTTAAAATCTGTTTTTATCGATGATGATGTGACGTTATTTTTTAGTAACGTGCCAAAAAATTCGAGTACTCCCATTTGTTATTATAGAAGATAATAATATATACGTTAATATCGTTTTTTTTTCATTTTTTTGCAAATAAATAATGTAAAAGATTAGATTATTTATTTGAGAATGACTTTTCTAAAAAAATTAGTCATTAGGCTATGAAATTTATCCCGATTATTTCCAAGTTTAGCGAACATACTGCTGTCCGATTTGTAAACCGATCGCATATTTTCGTATTTATGCAAAAAGACGGCCAGTTTGCATATTATCCCTCGTATAATCAAAATGTTATCATCGATTTGGATTTCTGCGTCTATGTCTGCCAACAGAAGATTAATGTTATTTACTAATTCTGAATACATATGTTCCAAAAAATTAAAAATCAATTCTCTACTTTGCCCAGCTCCGTATCTGCTAATCGATTGAAACATACTAGTATCTATTGCTAAATGAGTCGAATTAACAACAATTAACTTGGTTTGTGTATCTGCTGTTGGTAGATCTCCAACTACTTTTAGTGATACGCTTATGTCATCTAACGATAATTTAGGAAATTCAATATTAGCAGTCTCTAATTGATTACTTTTGATACACATTGATTCAATATTACGTCTAGACATCAATAGTTGCGATTGAGGGTCAAAATCTGCTTTTTTAAATGTTGATTCCTCTAAATCGTTTTGTATCTTTTTTGGTTCAACTATCTCTTGTGGTTCGACATTGTGAATAGGTTCATCCATCGGAATTTGCGGAACTATCTTTTCAACTTGTTCAACCGGCTCGTTGTCACTTGTAGCTATTACGGGGTCAAGAAGATTTCTTCGTCGACGTTCTGGTTTTTCGTCAGAAACAGAATATTTACTGATGCGTCTAGGTACATATCCTTTTGATTCTTCAATTACTTTTTCTATCTTAGGCACTTGAGCAGCTTTTTCTTGCTCAACCGATATTTCTTTTTCAACAGCTTTGTTACTTTGATTATCCATATTAATTATATTATCAGTACGAATTTTTATATCATTTAATAACTCAGCATCTTCCTTTGTAACTTGATCGATCAAAATCTGATCACCATTTTTTTCATCCGGAATATCGGATTCTTTGGCGACAGAAATGATCGGTTCTTCAGTCTGAACATTTTTTGTTATGATTTCGTCATCGTGCATAATCGGCTCGTCAGTTTGGCTATTTTTGGTCACGGTAGACTTGATCGATTCAATAAACGGTTCTATTGGACACTGATCACTTTCTACGATATGTTTCTTATATTTCTCAATACTGTCAATAGCTTGTTCAGAAATTGATTGATCTTGACTATTAAATGGATAAACAAATTTACTTTTTGTTTGCAATAGTGTTTTGATTCCATATTTCTTTTCGACATAGTCAGATTTTTTGTTCATCATACTTGGAGTTGAGAATGTATCAGCATATAATTTATTTCTGTTTCTATTATCAGACTTATGTTCTTCGGTTAGGACGTTTTCAGTGTGTCCTGTGCGGAAAAAGGTTTCAAAATTTTCAGTAACTTTGCTTTTTCGCCCATTTCGTTGATCACGTAATAAACACTGAGTGGGCAGTTGTTCTTCTTGGTTTTTAGATTTCCGTTGATCAGTGATGTTAAATAAAAGGTTATGACCTATTATATTCGGCATATTTTTTTGCATAAGAAAGATGATGTTATAATAGTAATTACTACAATAAAAATTTTATATCAAATTCTAAATTGGATATGAAATTAATACAGAAAAATATCTGCGAACTCTTTATCAGAGGTTACACACAATAAGTATTCGTTATTACACAAATTAAATTGCAAATTTTTTAGTCCATCTGTGAGAGCCTTGTCATTATACATAATAACATAATCTCTAAGAACAATCATCGTATGATTTTCTTGGTCATATTGTATGTCATCACTCGGCTTTCCGAACACGATCAAAGATGATTCTTCATTTTTGCGCTTCAAAAACGCTGAAAATTCATTTTCAATCCACTCCTCCCTGATCTCAGCAACATCCATGAGGACGTAATTATATTTCTTCTTCTTAACCGCCACAATTCCATTAATCCTATTGCGCATCTTTTTTAGCAAACCTAGATCATTAATTGTTCGATATGGTAATAAATCGCATTTCCCATCTAACTTCATCCAAAACGAACCATTTAACATCATACCTACATGATTTTTCAAAATTTTTGTATCATCTATCGATTTAATACAATAAGTAGTCACGTTTTTATCCGCATCATAATGATACGCAACGCAAATATCGCAAATCGGATACTTTACATATAATTGTGTGCATACTTCGGATTTAAAATACTCTGCTTCAGCATATACCATATACATATACATGCCCCCAATGTCTTGCATAATATGTGTCACTTGTTTCATCGTTTCAGTCATCATAGTTTGTTTATTCATCAGTGCAATTTTCCCGCGGATACTACATTCATCGATTAAATTAGGATCGAAATATTGTCCCCATTCTTGGAAATCACTCATTTTCTCTAAAAATATAATCATAAAATTCCTATCATCTGCACAATCAAATAAACGCGGCATACTAACATCAGGAAAAAAATGGTTCCAACAATATTCAACGTTTTTAATCTGCATGAATGCACTGGTAACGTCATAGATCTTTGAAACGCAATCTGCATCTCCAATAAGTAGCACGTTTTTTAGTGATAATTTATGTACGACGGCGATAATATCATCATTTGACAAATATTGTATTTTATTGGCACGCTCTTTACCAAATTTGATACAATAGTAATGCCAAACTATGAATGCCCCTCCAAATTGATCTAGATTTTCATCGTATACAACAATATCGATATCATTTTTGTCTAAGATCTTGCTATTCATTCTATTTACTAATGACATTATAACTATTCTTGTATGTATTTTTCTATTCAATTTTTTAGCGGATAAATATTATTTGAATAATGATATTTAATTGCTATTCAACAAGATTTTTTCAACACAATTGCTGTAATCTTTAGCCGTTCCAGATATGACGATGATGTTCGGATCCAAAATTTTCTTCAATATATTTGAAATGTTTTCGTAGTTTTCTTGTTGTGAGATAAAAATCATGTTATCGTCATTGCTTACAATACTACATACAAGCGTTTCAGGGAAATAATCTATGAAAAACAATATATCCTTTTCGGTCGTTATAGAAACGAAATAAAAGTTAACGAGCTTGTTTGGATCATTATATTCGAAAAAGTAAGATGGCAAACTTGCTCCTTCATAATCATCATCAATAATCGCAGTATCATTATTACACAATTCTTCAAATGAATCGTCGTATGATTCACTGCTCTTTTTTGTATTCTTGCATTCTTCGTAAAATTTTTGAATCTCACTCATTTCGTTATCAATTTTCTTGTTATGTGTTTCATGTATTTCTTTTAATTTATCATCACGCATCAAAATCATGTCAATACACATTTGAAAAGTTTCAGCGAATCCTAATGTTACATCGCAGCCAGCATATATATTTAGCGCCACAGGATCTATCGTGTTTAGTGGAATAGAAATAATTTGATTGTCGATCACAACATAACTGTAAAAGAAATGTTTATTCATAGTTTTCATATCATGTAATGTATGCAAAGTATGTCCGCCTTCGATAATAGCATAATTAAAATTGGTATAACGACGAGGGTCATTCTGATAATATTTTGCCTTCAAACCATTGTATTCGAAATCAAAACTCTCTTCGCTCAAAAAGAATTTTGCCTGGGTCATTTCTTCTGGTTGTTTGAATCCGTGATGAATATTTCTCGGTGGATAAGTTGGTATATCAGGTGTATTCCTTACTGGATTTACACGTTCAGATTGTGGTATTGGAGTAAGTGGATAATCATCAAAAGCATCTTCAAATACATTTCTACATCCTACTTTTTGTGGTTGCGATGGTCTTCGATGGTGAGCATCTTCAAATAAATTTTTATCTCCTATTTTTTGTGGTCTCTTCTGTTCATAGTTTGCGGCTCTCAAAAGACTCTTTAATTCTTCATCATCGTCATATATACCATCGTCATCATCTGCATGATTAAATTGTGGAAAATATCCATATGCCGGCAAGTCATTCAAAACACTGGTCAACGGTTTCTTATCAATACCAAGACCTCTAAATGATGGAAATATGACGTCATCTAACGTTTCTTCAGAAAATTTGAAGGGTTCTTTATCATCTAATATTTCGTCGGAAAGTTCATGCGGAAATTTAAAGGGTTCTTCGCCACCAAAAAAGAGTATCTGTGATGGTTCTTTGACATCCAATGTGTCGATGAAGTTGATACAATCTTGGATTCTCATCATTGTATTTTCATAATCGTATTCTAATAATAACTTGATTCTCATTTCCAATCCCGACTGCATAATAAATACGACATAATCTTTGTAAAAAAAGAGAGAAATCGCAAATCGGACAGCAAATTGAATACTTTTGCGTACATGGGATTTCTTAATGACAAGATAATAATGTAAACTTACATGTTCTGGAGACGTAAAATAATATTGAATAGGTATCGTTTTATCAAATCCAATGGGATGATCGTATGTTGAAATCTTACCAAACAAAGAGTTCATGGATTATATCGTAGCTCTAAATTATGACACTGTATATGTTTAAAAAAATCAATTTTTATTCAATAAATACCATTTATTGAGTAAAAATATCTAGATAATTAGACCTAAAATTCGTCCTACGGCGACAATGACATCATATATTCCGTTAGTTGGTTGCCATACATTTGCAGACAAAATATCTAACTCTGCTAATTTGGCATCAATTTCCGTCTCTTCGCATACTATTTTTGGCGGCGTGAATGGATATGTCATGTTGTCCAAATAAATATTAACGGTGACATTGTGACCTTTGAATGACAATTGCAAATCAAAAATAGTATCGGTTGGCAAGAGAGCAAAATGATGATATGATTCCAATTGAAAAATTTGTTTTAGTTCGTTTAATACGATATTCATACACATTTCTGAATTAGATATATATTTATTCCTTGACGCATTCATAACTTGATTCACGTTGAATGGAAAGAACGGAGGCATATAACTTGCCAAATTCAATCCATAATGATCTTGGTTATCATAATATGACGGAATTTTTTTGGAAATATCACATCTAATCGGCTTAGTTCGTGTCGGAACTTTTAGAATTTTAACGGGACTGTCTATTATTTTGCCATCGACATATAAATAATCATCGCTACATACCATCTTCATTTCTATTTCCTCATCATCGTCACTAATATTATCAGGGACATTATTTTCTACGGCAAATTCATCATCTGGTAGGATCCCATGAAGCTTATTCAACAAATCCTCTGCCATTGATAATTCTTCCAGATGATCACTAGCTACAATGATTGACGCATAAAAATCTTCTGTCATTGATTCTCGTCGCAAATTATCGATAATCTCAATGGGTAGTTGCGGATTATCAACAACATCATCTTGTTGTAGATTATCAATATCATCATCTTGTTGTAGATTATCAATATCATCAACGATTACATCATCTTGTTGCAGATTATCAATATCATCATCTTGTCGCAGATTATCAATAACATCATCTTGTTGTAGATTATCAATAATATCGACAATAATAATATCTTGTTGTTTATTAACAGCTTCTTCGTAAACATCGACAATAATTTCTTCGCAGAAACTATTTTTTTCGTGAACGTCATCTTGTTGTAGATTATCAATGATCTCGGTAATAATATTATCTTGTTGTTTATTAACAGCTTCTTCGTAAACATCGACAATAATTTCTTCACAGAAACTATTTTTTTCGTGAATGTCATCCTGTTGCAATACAACTAAAATTCTATCACCATGCATATCTGCAACAATTTTTTTATGTAATTCGCTAGCATTTTTTTCATCAACAATGCCATTAGTAGAAAATTTCATTATTTGATCAATCATCGTTTCCTCTATTGATTTTTCATTTTTCTGTACGGGTATTAGATTGATCATTTCGTCTGCACTTAAATTATTCATTTCGATCAACGTAGTATCCATTGATTTCGTTTGAACAGGAGATGATTCGTTAAATATATTGTATGATGCAGGAGCTTTCTCGTGCAAAACGTCTTCGAATACAATGTCTTCTTGAATAGGATCAGATTTAATAAGAACGTTAATTTTAGTTTCTTCATCCAGCCAATCATTTGATTCGATTTCAGAAACATTTTTTTTGTGCTTTATCTTTTTGCTTTGTATCAATGTTTCGGTGTTTTTTTGTGGGGATGGAACTAACAAAGTTCCGTTCTTTGAATTTTTGATTTTGTATTTATTGAACAACGCCAATAAATGTGATAATATTTTTTGAATACCAACATGCTTTTTGAGACATTGATTATGTGCGTCTTGTACAAATTTGAACTTAGTAACATTTGGTGCGGACACTTCAGATATTACGTATCCATTTTTAACTTCTGGATATTTGCGAGGATATTCGATTTGGATGATATGATCATTTTGATTATACGACAATGAAATCGTCATTTTGTTGCTATCAAGTGACACGAGTTTGAAATCCGATGTTTGGTTATTACTAAACCACCCCTTTATTTCATTGATCGCTATTGCGATAACATTTGTTCGTAGGTTCATCTTACTTTATTAATGTTCTTTTCCAAAATAACATTATAACTTATTTTCTTATCAATTTTTTTAACATGAGTTACGATTAAGCAACAATTTATGACGACTATAATTAAATGGATTTAATGGATATGTCAATAAAAGTATCACCTAATGATGTTGATAAAATTAAGCAATTATTGTCACAGATGAACATCCAAATAGAAAGTAATTTGAGTTCAGAATCTCAGAGTGATACGCAACAAATAGAAGTTGAACTATCAGATGATGAGATAGATTTGTTATCGGATGAAAGCGAACCAGTAATCACCGTTCAACAAAACAATGTTTTACAAATGAAACCATCTGAGAATATTATTAATTCTTTGTCATATCAACCAAATGTATCACATCATAATTATGACCTTTCTCAAATGTACAGCCAACAAGTCGCTACTCCACAAATAGATGATGAAAAAATAACTCTCAATGTTGGTGGAAAAAAATTTAACATCAAAAAAGATTGGCTTGAACATTTGAATATTAATTGTTCAAAGTTGCATAAAATTAATTCATCGGGGAAGGTTGCATATTTTATGGACAGAGATCCATACTATTTTTCCAAAATTATCGAACTTGTCAAATTAAATGAGATGGATAATTCGGAATTTCAAAAAAATGTTAGTGAATATTCAGAGCAACTGATTAGCGAACTATGTTTTTACAAGTTATTGGATAATAAATATCGGCCCAATCCGCGACTTAAACTAAAAAGAGTAGTTGGATTTGTTGATAATTCGCAACACAACAATATTGTCAAAATAATAATTCATAATCAGATGTTCGAAACATTTGAATCTACTTTATTAAAGGGCACCTTCTTTATAGATAAATTAAGAACGAACAAAAGTAATAAACTGCAATTAACACATACCGATCCTAAAATATTTCGGCATATCTTAAATTTACTGAGAAGCGGTAATTTGTATGTGCATAGTAATACTATTATGGAAACATTGAATGAATATGGTATCGAATATGATGTTATTGTCGAAAAAAAGATAGACTACGATATTGTTCCGTGTCATCATAAATACAATGTTAACGTCGATCAAGCACTAATTGCAACGTCACAGTATATCAAAAGTAGATATCCGGACATGATGAATAACATATTTGTCGATACCAATAATATTATAACGACCGAAAGTGAAATGAAGTTTGATTCAAATATCATATTTAATCTAAATGACGGCGAAAAACAAAATGCGATAAATGATATGTACATATGTGTCGACATTCCTGTTATCAATCCAACAGATGGAATTGAATACATTGATTTTTTAGAGTATAGATTGATCGAAAGCGTATCAATTTACTTTTTTGATCCGCGAACATCCAAAACAGTTTTTTTGATGTCAACCATTCCTGATTATTTGTATATATATCCTGTATTGTACACGGAAAATGCCACAGATTATCATCGAACTGCTAATTCAGTGACTAAGAAATTGAAATTAATTTACAACGATACGTTGATCGATATTCACAGAGTGACGTTGCCTTTATTTTTATTCGAATCAAGTCATTTACCTATTAAAAAAATGGTCAATAATGGGATTCTGACACAACTAATAGTTAAAACGGCATCTCCCAAAAAAATATTCAAACACAATAAGCTCAAAAATATTTCACTTTTGAACATATCGTTGTTGACAAATTGTGAAAATAGATTACATGAGATGAATGTCCCCGAAAAGTCATTGTTTTATATGTACGAACGATTGCATGCGGTAAATATTCAAGTGCAGCATACTAAAAACCCCATTTATGATATCGGTATTATATCATTAGAAGGTATGGGTATGATTAAGGATTTAGTATTTACCATAATAACGAAAGAGAATAACATACAAAATACGGTTAATATATTCAGCGAAAATTTGATTGAGATGGAAATCATTTGTGTTTCTGCAAACTCTCCATATTGTGTATTAGATGCGACGATGATGAACAACTATATTCCATTAAAAAAATTAGGCCATTCTTTGCCAGAAGGTATCTATTATACCAGTTTTAGTCAAGATCCGCGAACACATGCGTTTTTAGGCGGCATGCATGGTAAAGATTTGCTTCTACGGTTCAAGGTTAAAAAATCAAGTGAAGTGATACGATTGTATGTTAACGAGTACCATGATGTAATTTTTTAATATTTATTATTGATGAATATTAAAAAAATTGAAGAGTTGAAGAGTTACAAATAGAGAGATATATTGTTGAATAATTAGTGATGTTGAACAAATTTCATCCCAAAAATGCCGTTACGTTTAAACTCAATGGTGAATTATATCTGTTGCATAGATATATATTGGATAAGTTAGATATATTCAAAGTTGTTGATGATTGTCCGGATCAAATGATAGAGTTGACATGGGATATTACTCCAGAAAACGCGGAAACCTTTTTTTCAATATTGGATGATGAAAATAATTATATAGATTTCGATGGAAACATATCAAAATGTTTGCAAACAATTTCGTTCGCAAAATATATGGGGGCACCCGATCATATTATTGAACCGATGACACATAATTTGTTGTATGCGGATTTTGTGAATTATTTATATGGATGTTGTAGTGCACCGTTTAGCAAAGATATCGAACGAATGTCAAATCAAAAAAGGATCGATATCAATTCAAAAAATATGAAAGGAATAGATGCTAAAGTACTTATATTGATGGTGAAAAGTTGCGATAATTTCGATCGAGATTTTAAACTAAATACGATAACAGCTATATTTGATTATGATATTGAAAGAGTTACGCGTTTGAATGGTTGGGAAATAAAATTTGATTGTAACAGTGCTCAAATATGTAATATACATCCACAATGCGTTGGGTGTTCGATTGGAAGGAAATCGGAAGATAATAATATTTTTATATATTATGGCATCATAGATACCATGACTATTCATCTGCGAAACATAAATGAACTTGGTACGGTTTCCACGTGGAAAAAAATTACAATAGTGTTAGAAAAATGTCATAAAGAAGAAAAATACGTAATTCCTTTACGAAGACGCTTGGCAGACCATTTTTCAAAAGTAACATTAGATATAAAAATTGACGAATAAATATCTTTTTATTAAATTCATTTTGTATCAAAACAAATTTAATAATGGCACACGATTTTAGCATCAATAATATGGTAGTTTTCAAACTATCTAACAATTCAACAGAATATGCGTTACATAAACATATCGCTGCAAAAATGGATATTTTTAACGCCTTATCAGATTGTTCTATAGCTACCAATGTTTTGGAGATCACGTGGGATATTCGACCTGAAATAGTAACTCTAGCGTTGCATTGTCTTAATTATTACACAACGCCCGAAAATATTGTAATTTCAACATCCAACGAGATAGTTTTATTTTTGAAATATTTGGGCCTTGATTCGAGTATTCTTGATCGAATTATACGCAAAATAATACGTAACATTGATATTGATCAATTTATCAACGAATTGATAAACCCATCAAACTACTACCAATTAATAGACCCGTTAAACTACGACAATTTAATGTTTATTTTTGATCGAACAGATCAGTTTTTTTTGGATTATAAAGCGTACAATATCAATACATGTACTACTTTCGTTTCCATTTGTGACAAAATATTAACATCGCAATTATCGAAAAAAAATAAGTTAAATGTTATTAAAAAAATATTCGTTAAAATGTATTATGAGATGGTGTTCGATAAAAAGGATCAATTGAATAAATGTTACATGATTATACAAAATATATCATATTCATTAGGATATTCTGCCAAATATAATATCAGTTATTCATATGATGGATTTTCGATTACTCGAGGTGGTTACAATATAGAATTGTCGGATGGATACGAAAATATGCAAGAATATTGCCAATGGATCGAACGAAAATTTAAGCGCAATAGCACTACAGACATAAAGCAGTTTCAATTCATCGATTTGATAGCAGATCATCTTGCGTTTATGTGTCAACAATGCTATGAAGGAAACGGTGCTCTGATAAGAAAAAAATTGATCTAAAAAAGTTTATGATGTAAATATATTATTCATATCATAACTCACAATGGCCAACGATTTTTGTGCTCAAAATATGACTCTAATTAAGATCAATGGCATAGAATATTCGTTATATAATCACGTCCTCAAAACTATGTCAATATTCAATGTATTATTCGATTGTGAAACTAATATAATGCCAGAAATAACATGGAATATATCAGCTAATAATGTTAATAAAGTTTTACATATTATTATGAGGAGTGATTACAATATTGATCCGGAAGATAATCTATTAAAGCACATTGAAATTATCGAATTTATGAGATATATTGGAGTAACAAACAATATTCTTGAAGAATACATCGAATTTGCAACTGGTGATATGTTAATCGAATATATTAATAAATGTCAAAAAATTCCGTATGATGACGTTATGTTATTCATTTTCGATAATCATTCGCATTGGCGTCTAGTCAAAACACCAGGCTTTTATAAAGAACAGCGCGATGCTACGCTGACCGACGAATTTAAAATCCTAATTGACGAAATAGTATCTGCGCATTTTCCAATAAATTTTCAAAAAAGAGTTATCAAGAGTACGATTCTTAAAAATATTCCAGATTACAAAAACAAACAGTCCCTGGAGGGTGTTGTGCGAAGTTTAATGCGATCATATAAATGTTTCAGTTGTGGCGAATACCGAAAACAAATTACGACATTTGTTGCTGGAGATCTAATAAGTCGCGACGGCCGCGATGTTGTAACCGCAGTAGAAAGAGTCTTTGATATGGCAGCAAATTGCATGACCGAAATATTAATTTCGCATGATAAAAATAATCTATCTTTTGCATAATCGTGGATTATGCATAAGATAAAAAATTGAAAAAAACATTATCAGTATCCAAGTTCTATAATAAGTTAATACACAATGGAGAATGACTTTTGCGCAAAAAATATGACAGCATTCAAGATTAATGGCATTGAGTATGTTATGTTCAATCATGTTCTAAAAACAATGTCAATTTTTGAAGCGCTAAACGACGGTGATGGCGACAAAATGCTTGAGATTGAATATGATATTGCGCCAGAAAAAATAAATGTAGCGTTTCATATTATTAATGACAAAAACTACGATAGGATAAATAGAAATGATAAATTATCCAATCATTTGGAAATGATTGGATTTATGAAATATTTAGGAATACCGGATGATATGATGGAGGATCTTATCGGCAAAATGACTAACGGATCTATTATCGAATATGTTGATGAATGTAAAAAGATTACATATGATGATAATATGTTATTCTTTTTTGAGAACTATCATTTTTGGCGATTGAACAGTAACAATGAAAAATTTGCTGAACGGCGTTTGATGGGAACATTCAATCTTTTTTTTGAAAAGATAAACGTCGATCATTTTTCGATAACTTTTCGAAAAAAAGTGATTAAATCGATGATTCTATCGATGTTACCAATTAACATGTCAATGTTGCATGTCGAGGACGTCCCTCCTACAGTCAATAGGTGCTGTTGTTATTTTGCGTGTGGAGACGTATATCCGACAATACTCAAACTAACTTTGCAATACATCGCGACCCTCGGCCTAAAAGTAGGTAATCTAATAGATGATACCGAAACTTTATCTGATATAATCGCTGACAACATTGCAGAATTTTTAATCTTTCGTCACAAAATTGCTGCATAGCATTAAAATTGAAAAAATCTTATATATTATATATTTTTTCGATATCGATTATTATAAAAATGAACGATTTTGCTGTTGAAAATATGACATTGTTTAAAATCAATTGTATCGAATATGCGTTACATAATCATATCATCAAAACTATATCAATATTCGATGTACTAGATGATTGCAATATTAATTCTTCGTTAGAACATGTATTACATAATCGTGCACTCAAAAACGATTCTGAACCGTTAGAGATAAATTGGAACATATCGTCAGAAAACGTTGTCACTGTGTTACATATCATTAACGGTAAATGTTATGATTTGATAGATCCAAATGGTGAATTATCAAATCATTTAGAAATTATTGCGTTCATGAAATATTTAGGCGTTTCACAGGACATCATGGTCCGAGTTGTTTCAAAAATTGTTAACGGGTCTGTTTATGATTTTATTGGTAAGTGTAGTAACATAGTCTATGATGATAATATGATGTTCATTTTTGATAATTTTCATCGTTGGAATTTGACGGACAGACAAATATCGACATATGATACGCTCGGTAATCTTAAACATTTTATTCAACGACTCACCGTTACACATTTTCCGGCAAAATTCCAAAAAAGAATCATTAAAAAAATGGTCAGGATAAATATAACATCTTACGTGTATGATTATGTACATTCTAACACATCCGAAATAATTAAAGATATATGTGAGCCTTTTGATTGTGCTATCGATACAAATTTAATTGTGAGTAAAATGAGAAAACATATTGGACTAGAAAAGGTTGTCGATTTAAAAAGATATGTAGAGCAAGTATATGATGACTTGTCCGAACACATTGCTGAATCGTTAATATCTCGCAATATTTAATATTGTATCCTACAACAATAAATATTGAAAATCACAACACATTATCATATATAATTCCATATCTATCACAAACAATGAATGATTTTAATCCTCAAAATGCGACATTATTCAAAATAAATGGCATAAAATATCTTTTGCATAATCATATTCTTAAGAAGATGGTGGTGTTTAACGTGTTGGAAGATTGTGATGATAATGAAATAATTGAGCTCAATTGGAACATATCGCCACAAAAAGTTAATATCGTACTTCATATCGTCAACAGCGAAAATTATAAATTGATAATTCCGGGTGATGATCTGTCAAACTATTTAGAAATTATTGCGTTCATGAAATATTTAGGAGTTTCACCGAAAATTATGAAAAAAGTTATTTCCCATGATGCCAGATTATCGTGTTATTCACTTTGTCCGAAGGTGTAAAAAAATAGCATATAATGATAATATGTTGTTTATTTTTGAAAATTTTGATTATTGGTATTTAGAACAAAGTGGGATACCACAATATGTATCACGAGATTTTGCTACGTTGGTTGACGAATTAATTTTGCCGCACTTTCCAATAAAATTTCAAGAAAATGTTATCAAAAGAATAGTTCAATTGAATATTTCGGATCGCATAAATGATCAATACTATGGTCTAACTACACATATGGTTAACGATGAATGCATAACATTTGATTGTTGTTGCGATATAGAAGTAATAGTTGATAAAATGAAAAAATATATTCATCCTAATAAGGGCGATGCCGACGAAAGGAGCCAAGTATTATCGGCATGCATCACTGAATCGTTGATTAATCGCAATAATGTTAGAAATTGATCAATAATATACTATTGTTGATCGATTGATTGGATTGAAGATTTGAATAAGCATCCACGATGGTATCCGTTAGATCATTTCAATGTTTATTCATTCAAAGTGATGTCAAGAGATTTGCAGAATTTTGCATTGACGAGACTTTGGACGTGCGAATATTTGTCTATTCAATGGGATATCAAGAGATCTGAAAGATTTGCATTGACGAGACGTTGAACGCGCCAACATTGATCCATTCAAAGTGATGCCAAGAGATTGTGTTGACGAGATGTTGAATGCGCCAACATTGGTCCATTCAACGTGATGCTAAGAGATTTGTATTGACAAGACTTTGAACGTGGGAATATTTGTCTATCCAAAGCGATATTAAGAGATCTGTAAAGATTTGCATTGACGAGACGTTAAACGCGCCAATATTGGTCTATTCAACGTGATGCCAAGAAATTTGTGTTGACAAGACTTTGAACGTGCAAATATCGGTCTATTCAAAGGGATGTCAAAGAATTGCGTTGATGCTACTTTGAACGTACAAATATTGGTCCATTCAACGCGATGTCAAAGAATTGCGTTGATGCTACTTTGAACGTACAAATATTGGTCTGTTCAACGCGATGTCAAAGAATTGCGTTGATGCTACTTTGAACGTACAAATATTGGTCCATTCAACGCGATGTCAAGAAATTTATAAAGATTGCATTGACGAGACTTTGAATGTGCAAATATTGGTCCGTTCAAAGTAATATTAAGAGATCTGTAAAGATTTGCATTGACGAGACTTTGAATGTGTCATAGTTGTCTATTCAAAGTGATGTCAAGAAATTTGTATCAACAAGATTTTGAATGTGCCAATATTGGTCCATTCAAAGTGATGTCAAAGAATTGCGTTGATGCTACTTTGAATGTACAAATATTGGTCCATTCAACGCGATGTCAAGAAATTTATAAAGATTGCATCGACGAGACTTTGAACGTGCCAATATTGGTCCATTCAAAGTGATGTCGAGAGATCTGTAAAGATTTGCACTGACGAGACTTTGAATGTGTAAATATTGGTCCATTCAAAGTGATGTCGAGAGATCTGTAAAGATTTGCACTGACGAGACTTTGAATGTGTAAATATTGGTCCATTCAAAGTAATGTCAAGAGATCTGTGAAGATTTGCGTCGACGAGACTTTGAACGCGCAAATATTAATCCATTCAAAGTAATGTCAAGAGATCTGTGAAGATTTGCGTCGACGAGACTTTGAACGCGCAAATATTGGTCCATTCAAAGTAATATCAAGAGATCTGTGAAGATTTGTGTTGACGAGACTTTGAACGCGCAAATATTAATTCAAAGTGATGTCAAGAGATTTGTGAAGATTTGCATTGACGAGACTTTGAACGCGCAAATATTAATTCAAAGTGATGTCAAGAGATTTGTGAAGATTTGCATTGACGAGACTTTGAACGAGTAAATATTTGTCCATTCAAAGTGATGTCAAGAGATCTGTAAAGATTTGCGTAGAGGAGACTTTGAACGTGTAAACATTTGTCCATTCAAACATTTGTATCGACGCGATTTTGAACGTGCCAATGTTGGTCCATTCAAAGTAATGTCAAGAGATCTGTAAAGATTTGCATTGACGCGACTTTGAACGTGCCAATTATCGATCCATTCAAAGTAATGTCAAGAGATCTGTGAAGATTTGCGTTGACGAGACTTTGAACGTGCCAATATTGGTCCATTCAAAATAATGTCAAGAGATTTGCATTGACAAAACTTTGAACACGTAATATTGGTCAATCCAAAGCAATGACAAGAGATTCGCACCAATAAGACTCGAAATATGTAAACATTCGAATCTCCATATGACATATTTTCTTGCCAGCAATATTGAATTGATAAATATTTGCACCATAAAAAAAATGAAGATAAATATATCTATCATGAAATCGTTATTGCCAAATCAAAAATGAATGACTTTTGTACCGAAAAACAAACCCCTTTTAAGATCAACGGCGTGGAGTACGTGATGTACAATCACATCCTCAAAACTATGGAAATATTCAACGTATTAACAGATTGCGAAAATGATTATGTTGAAATAAAATGGAATATTTCATCTGAAACAATCAATATGCTACTTCATGTCATCAACGATAAAAAATATGAATTAATAAATTCGGATAATGATTTGGCACATCATTTGGAGATTATTCGATTTGTTGAATATTTGGGGTTGGAAAAAAATATCCTAAAAGGAATCATCAATAACATGTTTGAAAGATCCATAATTGATTATATTGATAAGTGTCTGGATATGGACTATGATGATAATATGATGTTGATTTTTGATTTGTATGACGATTGGTATCTAGCGGCGAAGGACTACGATATCGTAAAGATGTTTAAAATTTTTATCGATAAAATAACTTCATCGCATTTTCCAATTAAATTTCGCGAAAAAGTCATCAAAGAAATAGTTTCAATCGATGTACCAGATTGTAAGAAATTAATCAAAATGTCAAGATTTATAGTCAATGCTGTTGTCGATGCTTCCTGTGATCTTTTTGATTGCCAAAATGATAAATATATGATCAAAGAAAATATGAACACATATCTTGATGAACGAGGTTATAACAACATCTTCCAGCCGGACATGAAAAAAGTAACAGAATTTTTAGTTGATTTAATCGCCGAATTACTACTCCGCCGCGACATAACAGAAACACCTGAAAAAACTAAAAATCAATATGCTACACCAAATTATTGCAATGTTAACGATTTTTGCGCCGAAAAGCAAACGCGCTTCAAAATAAATAACATTGAATATGTGTTGTACGATCATATTATCAAGGAGATGTCGATATTTGATACATCGCAACATGACAAAATATTGGAGTTAGAATGGGATGCGTTGCCAGAAAGAATAAACTTAGCATTCCACATCATCAACGATAAAAAATTTGAATTAGTTGCCCCAGATGGCTACCAATTCAAATTTTTAGATATCATCAAATGTATGAAATATATGGGTGTCAGTGAAGATATTATGTACAAAACAATTGATTATATGACGAGTGATCATATCGTCAGCTACATTTATATGTGCAAAACTATAAAGTATGATGATGAGATGATGTATATTTTCAACAACAAAGATTTCTCTTTATATAACGGTGACAGACCAATTCCAAAAGAGTTTGAATCTTTATTCGATGCGATAATGATACCACATTTTCCAATAGAATTTCAAAGGAAGGTCATTCAAAAAATGATTATGAATATACAATGGCACATTTACACAAATCTAGATCAACCCACGATTGAAAATGAAACTAAAAAAATATGCACACATGTCGGTTTAACAAATTTAGATGAAATAACCAAAAAAATTAGCCAACAGATAATAGATCGTTTTGGAGTCAAACGAAATTATTGCAAGCATGATAAAGAAATTAAAGAAATCAAAGCTAACTATCTTACAACATTATTGCTCAACAAATAGATACATAATTCATTATAATGAATTATATATCACATACAATATCATCGTCGTTACCATTCTTAAATAATGTACAATCGACAGCAGCTTCTTTCATTGCTCGCTCAAACGCTATATTTATCTTTTGTTTCCTAATAGCAATCTGCAAAATTTTTTCATCAATCGACATCTGCAGCTCTGGATGTGTTGCTAGATACATATATACCTTGACAAGTCTCTGGTCAGCTGGGACGTCTTTATGCGAACAAAATCTAATTGCCCTCCCCATAATTTGATCCATCCTCGACCAATTCCAATACATTTCAATAATATGAACCTCTCGCACTCTCAAAAATGATACCCCTTCTTTAATAGACGACGAACCAATGATAACTTTAATCATACTACCATCCTCATTTTCTTTTTTATTGAAGATCGCTTTGATATCTTCCTTATATTCTGGCTTTTGATCACCCGACCAAACTGCAAATCGTTTCTTACCGACTCCATTATCTGCATAATTTTTAAAATGATGTTGTTCTAACAATCTAACAAATGGTTTTATCCCACCGTAGCCCTTAAAATTAGAATAAATAAACACAGTTCCTTCACAACGCTTAATTCTTCGCAATATCTTTGCAAATTTCGGTGAATATTCTTTGATATTGGTACTGCTGAAATCGTCGTCATCTAGACTATCCCATCCTTCTTTGTTCATTCGCTTGTTTGGATATACAAAGTTGCTGAGCATTCTTGTTCCGATAAAAAAACTATTTGATACATCTGATATTTCTGATATTTCTTCTTGATCTGCCGCTTCTGATCTAATTATCTTCTTATAAACCTTGTACTGCAAATCACTCATACGACACTTTACCAAATGCAACTCAGTTTTCGGAAAAACATATGATGGAGCACCTTTATAATATGAAACATATCCTTTGATGTAGGATTTGAAGAGATCCAAGTTTTTAACTTCATATGTGATTTCCTTAGTTGTATATATTGGTTCCAAAAAAGTATCATAAAATTCTGATCCTGTTGGCATTTGATTTTTTCTGTTCAACAAATTCATCGTTAATGCAATTTCTATCGGTTTGTCAAAAATCGGCGTCGCTGACATTATTACTAATCTTAAATCTTTTGGAGCTGACATCACTAAATCGTAAATCAATTCATAATAGGCTCCTGTTTCACTAATCATATTATGAATTTCGTCTATAATCAACAAGGTGTTCTTTAATTTAATTTTATTTTGCTTAACCAGATCTATAAATTTGTTGTAAGAGTAGATAGTGTAGTATTTGTCAATTCGTTCATCTGATTTTTTGATGATTTTTTTATATTCAGGATCTGTGGGGAGATGTTTTTTTAGAATTGCTCTTTCTTCCATTGTTAAATAATTGTTTCCAGCGCACGGGGTTCTTAGTTCATTGCGAAAGTTTCCTTTTAGGGCTGCGGGTAGGACAACCATTATGTTTTTATGTTTTTTAAATCCTTCTGCTAAGTGAATAGCGGTGCAACTCTTACCACTACCAATTTTATGGTACACCAATATACCTGTATACTGTGTCTTCGGATTAATAAACTCAGCTAAAAATTTCTGCGGAATCTGCAACTCATAATTTTTTGGAAAGCAGAATTCCTTCATAGTTTTCTTTTCTTTTGGAATCGCAAGTTTTTTGAATTTTTTATTAACAAAAGGATAAAAATCATCATCATCGACACTTGGATATGATTGCATATATGCTATATTAGTAATACAACATATATTATAATGGTTTTACTTTTTTTTCGCAATCAATATGCTTGTCTGCATTGATAAATTTGTTTTCACCGCAACTGCACAGATTTTCGTCATTGGGAGCTCTATATGCACAATTGATTAAATTATGCGGCCCGTCACATAGCGAGCATCCTGACATTCGCTTACCAAAATTACTCAGATGATATTTTTCACAGATTTCGATCGCTGATTCTGCCATGTTTGTTTTAGAGAGAGAAAAAGATGAGTGTGCCAGTTTGTTTGTTTTTCAATTTTTATCGCCAAAAAAATTGAAAAATATATTGCCAATAGTACTAGTCTTTCACAAACTAAATAAACATGTCTTACGTTTGTGTTTCGAAAAAAAATAAGATCTGGTATAAATTCTCCGATCATCGTTGGCACAAAATAGTTCCTTCCAAAAAAATAACAGAATATAAATATGATCCCAAGTTCATAGATTCGTTAGATAATGATAAAAATTTGGTAGCGTTCGAAAATGGTGTGTATGATTTAATAAAAGGATTCAGAAATGGTCATCCAAATGATTACATTAGCAAAAGTATTGGATACAATTACGAATTAAGTCAATGTCAAGATAAAGATTATTTTGGTAAAGAGCAAATCAAAATATTGGCTCAAGTATGTTGTAGTTCCAACGATAACATTTTGATTTTTAAAGATTTGTGCAAGGATCAAAAAAATGTATTGATAAGTATGTTACAAACGGTTTTAGGAGATTATGTACAATTGATAACATCAAATGATGATGAAATTGATAAAAATGTTAAAGTGTATTTGATAGATAATTTTGAATTAGACGATGATGAAATAGATGAATATTTGCTTAGAATATATGAAAGTAACACATTTGGAACGCCAGTTATATTATGTAATGAATCACCTGTTACAAATTTTAAAGATGATTGGTTTTGGGATAGAGTTCTTGTTGTGGCGAATCCATATACTGTCAAGATGAATCCATGTCCACCTATGATAGAAAAGACAATCATTTACAAGTTTTTACAACAAAATGTTGATTTTGAAATCCCATCAGATATCATCCGCGCAACAGAAGACTATTATGCTTTTTGCGAATCATACCAAATAATCGAAATGAATGGCAAAATTGTAAATATACCCAAAATGATCAAAGAGACAAATCTCTATTCTATTTTAAGAAGTGGTGGTGCATTGACGAATGTTATTCTTCATAACGTAGATTTGAGAGGTATCAATATGCAAAACATATCAATTTATAATTGTGATTTCACAGGATCTAATTTTAGAGGCTGCAAATTTAATGGTGCGCGTATCGAACGAACTATTATGCAAGAGGTCGATTTTAGACTCGTAGATTTGACATCTTGTCACATAAGACACGTTGATTTTAGAGGCGCAAAATTTGATGATGTAAGGTTAATAAAATGCACAATTAAGAAATCAAATTTTACAGATGTCAATATGGATAATATAGATAGTGACAGTTGTACATCTTACGAAAAATGTGCCGGAGTCTAAATTTTTATGTTTTTATGGTTATAAAAACATAAAAGATATAATGTTATGATTATATAAACATGACGAATAACGTATACTATCAACGAGATGCAAAATTTGTTATCATCCCAAATATGAATGACATTGACACTAAAAAATTATTACATCACATCACTCAGCTTAAGAAAATGTACACATCTGATAATTCCCACTCTTTTTTCTGGAAATTCGATGTAAAAAATAATGCTATCGTAGTTGACGAAACATCCGCATCAATATCGTCCGACGTTCAAGAACAGTTGTCTTTAATCGCAATGTGGATTTTCGAACGCGGTCATCATATGAAAGGACAATTTATACTCAAAATTAACAAACTTATCAAATATTTTTACATGAATGGATACCAAAAATCGATAAGTAACTTGGAGTTATTTGATGAAACGGATATGAAGAATATTACTAGCGAAAATATCATTATGTATGATGCCAAAAATAAAATAGATTCATATATTAATAGCGAGTTATGCCAAGATAAAATGAATGCGATGGACTTAAAAATTGTGCAAAAAGCTGTAACGTGCGAAATTGATATTACGTGGACAGAGGATGATAAAGAATACAGATCTTTCTTCTCCAAAAAAGAAATTTGTCCATCCAAACAAACATTACTTTCCCCATTTATTTTTCTACGACGCAACATCAACGCCCTCATAATGATGATAACTCTTTCATGTTTAGTTCAAGCATACATAAATGACAAATACACAAAAGAATAATGCTATAAATTTATTTATTAACTTTATAGCAATATATTAATGGATCTACAATTGACAATTAAAGTGGTTATTGTCGGTGAAAAAAACTCCGGCCGAGCATATTTCAAACGAATGTTATATCCTGCTCTATCTATCAACAGTAATAATTTCATCGCAGAAACATACTTCGAAACCGATCCAAAACTATTTCCCAAAGTTACAAGATGCTTAACAGACAGATGTCAATATCTCAACTCTATTCATAAAAATAAAATAACGTACAGATGTATCAATAAATGTCTCGGAATAACCGATTCCAGAACCAAATCTCACTACATCAATAAAAATGTATTTTTATCTTTTTGTCATATCGGCGATAACTATGAAGAACACGCTGATCTGATAGCCACAGCAAATATCATCATCTATCTAACACCGCACAAGCTTGAAACACCATTGTTCTGTTTCATAAATGACATCGTTGCGTGCCATAAAAAATGTCTTCTCACGCTTATCACCAAACAAGATATTAATCCAAATTTTCATTGTCAAGATATGCATATATCATGTATGTTTGCCCATTCCATACGATGTATGATATATAAATATTCACAGAACATCGATAAAAACTGTTGTCTGATTATGGCAAATTGTTATGGTATTAATAAAAATGAATTATGCGAAAATATTTATTGTGATAAACAGCGATATTTATTGCAGTGTGGTTTTGCAGGTTTTAGAGATTGCTTAGTAAAATTGGTGCAAGATAATTACAGAGAAATGATTTATGATAATTTTTTGTATGAGATGCATTTGTGTAAGATTGATTTTATGGAGAATATCGAAATATTACTTGGCAAAGTAGCTATCGTTGAAACTATTACGGAAAAAATCTGTGGGGAAGATGTTAATATTCTTATTCAAGAATATGTGGCCACGATTGCCGATGGAGACTATGGACAATTGAATAACTTGGAATGTTTGCGCAAATTTATTCCGGAAACAAACTGTTGCATCAAAACTAAAATTGAAACCATAAAAAATAAAATTATTAGTACGTGCACTGATGGTATCAGTATAGATGAACAAATATATTTACCAAGTGCTGTCTGTGCTATTATGATGACAATGAATATGACTATGATAAATTGTACGTATGTATGCGAGTTGTATTCAAGTAGAACTATTGAGATGTTGAAAGTGAATGACAACTTGAGAATGGTATCGGATGCATTTTTTTGTCCAAAAGAGTCTGAAAACATGTTGAATATATTAATTTGCGTGCAAAGGATAATGCCGTGTGAACTTTTTAAGACGTTTATGATGAAAATATTAATAGCAAAGTTAGCCGTTGCTGTGATGATCATTGAATCTTGTTGTGCATCAAAGAATGATATGATGTCATATTGTAAGTCATTGGGCAAATATTTGTCATGCAATATCAACAAAAAATGTTATAATTTATTTACAATGATAATTGATATTTGTGATAACATTGCTATCAAATATTTTGATGTTTATGCAGAATTAATGAATGTCTTCGATAATTTGGAATGTCGGGATATGAGTGTGTGCAATGTGATGGAGATTGATAGATTTATAATTCAGTTAGTAAGTAATCAAACTTGTAATCCAAAGTGTTAGGATAATCAAAAATGCAAAAATGTTTGAATTTTTGATTAGAATATGCAACGCTTGCATTTTGCATATCTGCCGCGGTAGTCAAACATAAGATAAGTGATTGTTGTGCATTCAGCACAAGAAAAGTAAGTATCTTGTTTGAGAAATTTTCCGTCGGCAACTTTTCCAGGACAAATTGTTTTGCCTGCACATTCTGGACATCCTTCAAATTTTATTTCTTCCTTACCACAAGTTGTCTCATCGTTTTCGAACATAAATAAGAAATTTGATAAATTCACATCATTACTTGAGCACTCATAATATTTATCTGAATTTAGTTGATATTGTAATAGTCGTTGGGCAACAATATCGTTTGATATGAAGTGGCCTCTGTCGCACGTGACATGATGTTTTGCTACGCCGTTCGATCTCGACAAATTATAATATTCGCGCAAAACTCCCATTATTGTACGAAATAATTCGTGATACTTTTTGTTTAGTAAGGTAATCACAGATAATTCTTTTGCAATATCTGCACGAAACACTCGATGCGCATTTCGTTCGGTTAAATCCAGCAAATCTTCAAACACGAAACCGTTCTTCTGGAACATCATCAAAAAACGATCAGTAAATAAACTGTTTGAAACGATGCTGAATTTTCGTTCAACTTCGATTTTGTTATGAACAAGATAGGCAGGTAATTTGATTTTTTCGCTAGAATTCAGATCCTGACATTTGAAATGTTTGTCTAATTCGGCTATGATCACTTCATCAATTTTAGGTAATTTTTTGTTTATCATTCGAAAAATCTCTATAAAATTAACTTGTTTTTTTTGCAGCTCCTGGAACATGTCGTTTGATTCAAACCTCGCAAAAATTTTGTGGATCGTTTCGTCAGGCTTTTCGTGACCATTATTATGATCAACGTTATCTTTTTTAGAATTGCACAACATGTTGTATAACATTCTCCCATTATAGATATTAATGTCAAACATTTTCCGAAGTAGTTCGACATTTTTTTCGTTGATATCTTCTTTAAACAAACTGATGATTTCATCTTTCCAACAATCCGGAGTTAGGTCGTCACTAAAGTTGAAATCGACCATCTCATTTAACATTGTTGTAGTGATGGAATCAAGTTTCTTTTGAGCTTCAAACTTTAAAATTTTAAAAAGTGTTTCATGTTTCAAAGATTGGTATTGTTGGTATAGTTGATTCGCAACCAATGCTTTTGATGGTATCGCTAAATGTTCAATCACTTCCACAATATGTTTTCCGGTGCAAAAAAACACAAGAGGATTCATTTCTCGTAACCATTTCATAAAATTGGCAACAAAATTCATTGTTTTAACAAATACAAGTGGAAATTTTGTTTCTTGTGCGCAATCCATTGAAATTTGACAAATAATCGATTTATTAATTGTCAAATTAAGGATATCCCTGATATAAATATTTTCAATTTTTTGGTGTATATCAAATAGATACAAAAAAATCATATGCGTTCTTTTTCGATTAATTCCGACATGAATCTAAAAATAATAACCAATACATCTTTGGAATAAGTAGTAGTATTAAGATTTTGAATCAAACTGACAAGATTTGGATAAATATCTTTCCATTTCGTCAAAAAATAATACCTCCTCCAAAACAATTTATAAGTATGTCCGTGTTTATCATGAAAAATACTTTTACCGTCAGCAATATATTTTATACATACTAATATATCATCTGGCAAAAGCGGGCGATAACCGTACGTTATCATTTTCTCTTCATCTAATTTACATATTTTGAATGCGTCTGTTTTGATCATCAATATATCATTTGTCCCCGTACATATATTATGAACCGATGATAATCTTTTTCGATCCGGTTGCGTCACTTCCCTGTTTTTATTAATTTGTATGAGACAGTAATCATAAATCATATTCCGTTCATGTTGTGTCATACAATCACAGTGACCTAAAAAAATCAAATCTGTTTGACCTAAAAAAATAGATAATTGGTTTAAATAATTAAGATCACATACGTATATAATTTTTGCAAATTGAAGTTCTAAGTTATCTAATTCTGATTCATGGACGCGTGACAAACATATGTCGATAATTAATATGATATTTTCTGTGTATGAATTTCGAAATACGCATTTCAGTTGGTTTGCGTCTCTGTAATCTGAGAGATAGATCATACGTAAACGTAAAGAATGTTTGAATAACCCGTACAAATTTCGTTCTAACAAGTTACTGTTTTGTGACATAATTCTGATTATTTTAGCAGTTTTTAGCTCTTGAATACATGCTTGATCAAATATATCAAATGTTTCTATATTCAATGATATCAACGCGCGGGACATTTGCATAATTGTTAAGTCAGAGAATAAGAGAGAATGCGTTAATCAATTTTTTTATTGATTAACGATTGTTATACCTGTTCTTAACCTTTCAACTTCGCGCCTTTTCAATAGAGAAATAAAACTCAAAATAATTATCATCACATCCTTCGAATAAGTTGATAAACCTAATTGCTGTATAAAATACGAAATTTGTAAATTAATATTATTGCATTGCGCCAGAAAGTAATATTTCGTCCATAATAATTTATATACTGCACTATCTTTTTCATGATATATACTTTTGCCGTCAGCAATGTGTTTTATTTTTTTCAATATTTGATCTTGCAAATGGCATTTGTAAAAATGATCATCAACAAGTTCTATCTTGCATATTTTAAATTCATGTGATTTGATTAATACCATTTCATTAGGTCGGGTACGTATATTATTCATTAATATCTGTTTTTCTTTTGAAAAATATTGTTCATAAATTAATTTCCTTGCAACTCCAAACGCATCATTGCGATCTAGAAAAATGATATCAGGGATTTTATGTGGCAAAACCTTTCGCGATTCATACAAATATGGAGCGAAATACATATCACATTCGCATATAACTTTTTCAAATACTGATTCTAAATCAGACATGATTTTTTCAACGCCCAAACCGACATTATTGCAACATAATAAAAAATATGTATCTATTATAATCGCATCATTTTTTTTCACTGTCCAATTAAATTGGAGTTCAAGGTTAAATGTTGGCATGTCTCTTATTTCAACTAAAGTCATCTGTAATTGATTGGTCAAAATGTTGCATATGTTACGTTTCAGCGGTTCTAAATTATATGATACAAGCCAAATACTTTTAGCATTTCGAATTTCTTGGACGCCGACTGGATCAGATATATCAAACGTTTCTATATTTAACGGTATCAGGGACATTTGTGATGTTTTTTATCATAAGAATTGATGAATGAATACAATAATCAATTTTTATTGTAGATAAGACTGTTTCTTTTCTTCAAATAGCAAAAACATAAATTCGAAAATTATGGCCAACATGTCCTTTGAAAATATCATTAGGTTTAGTTTCGTAATAAAATGGATCATTGACCAATGAACGTATATACAATCAATTAAAAAATTTTGTTTGCTTTGGAGTAATTTGTTAAAATTTCCACCGGGTTCATGGAAGGCACTCTGGCCATTCCGAATGATTTGGATTATTTTGGATATTGCATGCGGTGAATATTGTTTATGATTGTAATTAGGATATGTATCTAGAAGCTCCATGTTACAAACCTCTAATGATTTTTTTTTGATTATCATTAATTCATCAACTCCCATGTAATTGGCAATGTCGTCAAGTGATTTATGTACATTTGTTAATTCATAAATAACACATATTTTGCAAAATTGTTCTCTTCTAGTAGTGCAACGATCAATGAAATAAATTTCAGAGTCAAAATGGACTTGGTGACGATATGAATATATTACATTTCCGAATTGTGATTCCAATTCAGAATATTTTGTAAGCAGCGATAAAACATGTTGATCGACAATCAGCGTTGTATTTTTACAATCAATGTTTTCGCATTTTTTGAGTAAATCGTCAAAATTGTTATATGTTTTACATACGCTTGGTAAAAAACCAAGGGGGTAAATCCAATTGTCATGTTGCAACCTAATAACATTTTTGCGTAATATATTAACCAATATATGATATATATTGACAAGAACAGAATCATCCTGTGAAATTATTCCAATTTTTTTAGTCGTATCAATAACATTTATCCATTTTGGATCAAATATGCTTCGAGAAGTTATGTTAAGATTCATGTTGTAATAATCTGTTCATTTCGACAAACAGGTTACACCGTTTGATAATCAATTTTTTTTCTACGAACGCATTGGATATTAAATCGAGAAATATTATTAAGTTGCCAAAAATGATAGGACAACTTAGTAATTTGCGACACTTATCGTTGTCTAATAATCAAATTACAGAATTACCGGAAACAATAGGACAACTTGTTAATTGTGAGATCATACAATAAAAAATTGAATTTTTTATCGTAAGACAAATATTCTATCAAGAAAGAACAAAATGGACCAAAGTGATATATTATACCAAATATTTAATGAATTATCATTAAACGATATCGTGAGATGTTCAACTGTTAATAGACTTATAAATCATATATGTGATTTACAATATGCGAGATTGATAAATGACTATGAGAACATCCTAGCGAACATTTATTATAAAAGCTCATACAAACAAATGTATGTCGATTGTTATGAATTAGAAGTTTTTATAAAAAAATATTCAGACCTTGATTTGTTCAATTTTTTTTCTACAAACGCATTAAATATTCAATCGAGAAATATTGTTAAGTTGCCAAAAATGATAGGACGACTTAGTAATTTGCAAGAATTATGGTTGCGTGATAATCAAATTACAGAATTACCGGGAATAATAGGACAACTTAGTAATTTGCAAAAATTATGGTTGGATAATAATAAAATTACAAAATTACCGGAAACAATAGGACAACTTCGTAATTTGCAAATATTATCGTTGGATAACAATAAAATAACAGAATTACCAGAAAAATTCGGACAACTTAGTAATTTACAAAAATTATGGTTGTATAATAATCAAATTGCAAAATTACCAGAAACAATAGGACAACTTGTTAATTTGCAAGAATTATACTTGTGTGATAATCAGATTACAAAGTTACCGGAAACAATAGGACAACTTAGTAATTTGCAAAAATTATCGTTGTCTTATAATAAAATTACAAAATTACCAGAAACAATAGGACAACTTAGTAATTTGCAAGGGTTATGGTTGTCTCATAATCAAATTACAGAATTACCGGAAACGATAGGACAACTTGTTAATTTGCAAGAATTATGGTTGTCTGGTAACCAAATTACAAAATTACCTGGAACAATAGGACAACTTAGTAATTTGCAAAAATTATGGCTGTACGATAATCAAATTACAGAATTACCAGAAACAATAGGACAACTTATTAATTTGAAAGAATTATCATTGTCTAATAATCAAATTACAGAATTACCAGAAACAATAGGACAACTTATTAATTGTAAGATCATACAATAAAAAATTGAATTTTTTATCATAAGACAAATATTCTGTCAAGAAAGAACAAAATGGACCAAAGTGATATATTATACCAAATATTTAATGAATTATCATTAAACGATATCATAAGATGTTCAACTGTTAATAGACTTATAAATCGCATATGTGATTTACAATATGCGAGATTGATAAATGACTATGAGAACATCCTAGCGAACATTTTTTATAAAAACTCATACAAACAAATGTATGTAGATTGTTATGAATTAGAAGGTTTTATAAAAAAACATTCAGACCTTGATTTATTCAATTTTTTTTCTACGAACGCATTAGATATTAAATCGAGAAATATTATTAAGTTGCCAAAAATGATAGGACAACTTATTAATTTGCAAGAATTATGCTTGTATAATAATCAAATAACAGAATTACCAGAAACAATAGGACAACTTAGTAATTTGCGACACTTATCGTTGTCTAATAATAAAATTACAAAATTACCAGAAACAATAGGACAGCTTGTTAATTTGCAAAGATTATGTTCGTATCATAATAAGATTACAAAATTACCAGAAACAATAGGACAACTTGTTAATTTGCAAAAATTAAGCTTGTCTAATAATAAGATTACAAAATTACCGGAAACAATAGGACAACTTAGTAATTTGCAAAAATTATTGTTGTCCAATAATCAGATTACAGAATTACCGGAAACAATAGGACAACTTGTTAATTTGCAACAATTATTGTTGAATAATAATAAAATTGCAAAATTACCGAAAACAATAGGACAACTTGTTAATTTACAACTATTATGGTTACATAATAATCAAATTACAGAATTACCAGAAACAATAGGACAACTTATTAATTGTAAGATCATACAATAAAAAATTGAATTTTTTATTGTAAGACAAATATTCTATCAAGAAAGAACAAAATGGACCAAAGTGATATATTATACCAAATATTTAATGAATTATCATTAAACGATATCGTGAGATGTTCAACTGTTAATAGACTTATAAATCATATATGTGATTTACAATATGCGAGATTGATAAATGACTATGAGAACATCCTAGCGAACATTTATTATAAAAGCTCATACAAACAAATATATGTAGCTTGTTATGAATTAGAAGGTTTTATAAAAAAACATTCAGACCTTAATTTATTCAGTTTTTTTTCTACGAACGTGTTAGATATTGAATCGAAAAATATTATTAAGTTGCCAAAAATGATAGGACAATTTAGTAATTTGCAAATATTAGGGTTGCATTATAATCAAATTACAGAATTACCAGAAACAATAGGACAACTTAGTAATTTGCAAGGGTTATGGTTGTCTCATAATCAAATTACAGAATTACCGGAAACAATAGGACAACTTGTTAATTTGCAAAAATTATCGTTGTCTTATAATAAAATTACAAAATTACCAGAAACAATAGGACAACTTGTTAATTTGCAAGGATTATACTTGTATAGTAATCAAATTATAAAATTACCGGAAACAATAGGACAACTTGTTAATTTGCAAGAATTATACTTGTCTAATAATCAAATTACAAAATTACCGAAAACAATAGGACAACTTTGTAATTTGCGACACTTATCGTTGTGCGATAATCAAATTACAAAATTACCGAAAACAATAGGACAACTTAGGAATTTGCGACACTTATCGTTGTCTAATAATCAAATTACAAAATTACCGGAAATAGGGCAACTTAGTAATTTGCAAAAATTATGGTTGGATTACAATCAAATAACAGAATTACCAGAAACAATAGGACAACTTATTAATTGTAAGATCATACAATAAAAAATTCAATTTTTTATTGCAAGATAAATATTCTATTAAGAAAGAATAAAATGGACTAAAGTGATATCGTAAGATGTTCAACTGTTAATAGACTTATAAATCATATGTGCGATTTATAATATGCGAGATTAATAAACAACTATGATAACATCCTGGCAAAACTTTTTTTACAAAAACGCATACAAACAAATGTATGTAGCTTGCCATGAATTAGAAGGTTTTATAAAAAAATATTCAGACCTTAATTTATTCAATTGATAATAGTAAACATTTGTTACAATAATTATTAGAACAAATGAATTAGACCGAATACCTAAAAGTGTCTATATGAGGTGTGAACGGTTCCCAGAGATGTGGATTATTAGTTTCATTGTTTGCGAAAGTTGACACCATAAAATGCATAATAATGCCCAAAATATCTTTAGAATATTTGACAAAGTGAGTAATCATTAACCAAATATCGATACAGTCAGTTATAAAGTAGTATTTTTTCCATAAAAGATAATATAAATTACCGAACTTGCTATAAAAAACACATTCGCCGTTAGATATGTTTTTGATTGTCTGTAATATTTCATTGCGATTATATCGATAGTAACATTCAAGATATATATTTGGATGTTCTATTTTGCATACTTTAATAGAATTATTAGTGATCATCAACATATCACAATTATCTGTACATGCATCATATGTGATTTGAGTTTTGGTAAATTTAGGATAACGTTTAGGAATTTGTCTATCAGGAAAATAATAAAAAATAACGCCATGTTTAAAATCAATTATATGTTCGTGCGTTGTAGTATAATAGCGTAAAACTTTACTGAATGTAGTACATAGCTTACGCATATCTTCGTCTGATAAAGTATTATAACAAATCACCGCAACATTATTCATATTTCCAAATTTCTCGTACAATAACTCGTACGAATTTACTATTTCCAAGTCATTAATATATAGTCGAGGATAACCATAATATCCAAAAAGTGACACCAAAACAACAGTCATATGCATTTTACTACCCAATAAATTAACCATATTTTTCATCAATATAAATCCATCTTGGGTTTTTTCAGTTATCGTCGTAATAGTTTTAGCTTTTTCTATTGCGTTGATACATTCAGGGCTCGTTAGATCGTATGATTCGATGTTTAACGGGATTAATGATCGTTCGGAGGACATTTATTGTTTTTATGCTATTGTCGATGGCATAGATATTATTATGATCAATATTTTTTTTATTCGGTGATACATGCTTAATCATCTCTATCTGTCAAACGTCGATAATTCTTTATTCGTTGGATCATATTTTTTTTATTAACATCATTTTTTTGGTAAGTTTGTATCATAAAATGCAAAATAATAGTATGCAGTTCTCGAGGCAAATACAAACAGCAACCATACGGATTTTGACGCAAAATATTAAAAGTAAAAATGACGTAACTACATTTGACAATAAAATTTACATTATTCCATAATCCATTATACAAGTCGCTGTTGACATCATAATACATACTAAAATTATTATATATATGGTACAGTGCAAGTACATTTTTGTTATACGAAAAATTATTATTATAATAATCAATATATGTATTGTTATCTTCGTAAGTACATTTTTTCATGACAATATCATTGTTTTTTTGATCAATCATCAAAACGTTGTTGTCAAAAATACAACTGTCGCAAATATCCTTAAAAATATTTAACGGCATCGTTTTTTTATCAATATAGTGGTCATAAACAGTTTTTGCTGTGACGCCATCCAAATAAAATGTAACGTCAGTGTTAACGTTCCAAAATGATGAATAGATACCTGATGCGATGAATATGACGTTGCAAAATTTATTATCTTTGGATATTTTAGCCAATATGCCGCGATATTTTGTCCCATCACTGCAATTGTCCAATACCAAAATAGTACTTTGGTCAAAATTTATTACTTTTTTATCGATTGCTCTAAAAAATGATTCTATCGTTCCGAAGATTGTCTCATATTTCATGCGTTTATTTTTAGTAAAAGATGAGGAAACAATAATGACCCCCATATTATAACGTGCATGAAGAACATGTGTGATGTTTCGTACAAGTTCTATCCTTTTCAAACCATCGCTTATTACTTTTATTGATTCATTTGGTTGAATATTGATTATGTCAAAAACTTCCATTTATTCATATTCTAAATTGCTAATTATACTTTTATCAATACAACGCTAATTTGGTTTGTATCTTAATCTAAATATTATTTTATCAACAATACTTAAGAAAGGATACGAATGACAGAAACGAAAATAAAAAATTTAGCGCTGGGTGGTGGAGGAATATTTGGTTATGCGGAAGTAGGCGCATTGACAGAATTGGAAAAATATGCAGATTATTTGCAAATCGAATCTATCTGTGGAACCTCTGTTGGTTCAATCATTAGTACTTTGTATGCAATTGGTTACACAAATGCAGAAATGTATGACATCATTTTTTCGCTTGATTTTGCCACACTTATTCAAGACTCATACATTCCATATATTAATTTATATACCAAGTATGGCATGTATGCGGCTAAAAAACTAGAAGACAAAATAGAAGAATTGGTGACTCAAAAAACAAATATCAAAAATTGCACATTTTCGCAAGTTGATATGAATTTGACGATCGTTGCTACAAATATTAACCAACAGAAACCATATTTTTTTAACAAGACTAACACGCCAATGATGATTATATCAAAAGCAATTCGTATGAGTATCAGTTATCCAATAATCATGATGCCTGTGTTGTACGATGACGATTATTGGGGTGACGGCGGAGAGTTCTTGAATTATCCGATCACCATTTTTGACAATATGGAAGAGACAATCGGAATTACATTCGCTGCCCATAACGAAAATAAAGATGGCACACTCAAAATTCGAACAAATATTGATACAAATTCAGAATATATCAAATCATTAGCATCTACAATGAGTAGATCTGCTTACATATCACAAATAACACCTGCACATTTGAACAGAAGTATCATTATTGAAATTACCGAAAACGTGACTTCCATGGAGTTCAACATACCTATGGATAAAAAGAAGTTAATCTATGAATGCGGGGTAAATGCTGTGCGGGACCAAATTAATGATATTATTGGCGTTACAACTGACAAAAATAATATATAATCTGAATAAAAAAAATGATAATTTTATTAACATAATAAAATCATCGTTTTAATAAAAACATCAGCAAAATGGTAGATATCGAAAAAGTAATTAAATTGATCGAAATTTCTACAAAGAGTCATTATCAAGAAATAGTCATAGACGGTAAATCTGCCAATAATATTGCCAATCTCGGAGCTAAGAAAGGTGAGCGAGCAAAATTAGAGAGAAACGGTGAATATTATGGTATCGGGATAGAATTCTTAGAAAATGTAAAAAGATTATTAACTGACAAGTTTGTGATTAGAATCTTGCATTTGATGAAAAAAGAAGACTACATTACGATTATGAATATATTAGATTTGACAGATGTGGATCAGATATATTATGTGTTGGATAAATGGTGCGAGATTGCATTAAATGGTTATGACGGGACATTGAAAATTGCGAAAAAAAAATATCCAACGTTAGACGAATGGATAAGAACAGAAAGGTCAATGCCTTTGTTAGGGCGGATTAGAGTGACTGATGTCGGTCAGAACAAAAATACTGGTGATTCTGTGGTGCCCGTTGATTGGTTGGGCAGAGAATTTGCAAATGGTACTGAGATGCATGCGGCTATGGATCAGTTAGAATGGCGAATTGGTAAACCACCTGTTACGTATGCGATTATTTATTCAATGCGAAAACAAAAAATAGAGACTCATGTTGCTGCGTCAGAATTGGCTGGTGTCAAAAATGAATTAACTTTGTACGTACTATTGAAAGATGGTAAGATACAAACTACAATGGCGAAAGGATACAAAGAAGGGTATACATATGTTGTGTACGGTGATTTATTCATTGGCTTTGTGCTGAATGATATTTTAGAAGACAAATCAAACGTGCAAGGAGGCAGAGATGTGAGTGTTCTTGTGTCACGTTTGCAGAAATGTATTCGTCGAGGTAGATTCGCACGCAAAATTTTAGATGAAACAGTTGATCGACTGAATGAATGTCCGAACTATAACTTGCCCGAACACGGATTTATGCGAGTTAGTGCATCAAAACAATTAGCTTGGCGTTTATTAATTACAATTTTAGAAGATTGTCGTCCATATGTTGCAGTTGATGAACTAAGTTTGTTAGATTTGATCTGTCTCACGCTGATCTGTAACAAATGTTTAGAATTCAAATTCACACCACCAGTAATGAAGCTGATCAAACTAACGGCAGTTCTAGCGCAATTTAACGATACCCCAAAGGATCTTTTCAATTGGCGTGCATATGAACCTGCAACAAAGACGCCGATTACTAAATCAAATTATCACACCGCCATTTCTCTCGCTCTATCGCATATCATTATGATGAAAGGTGACAATGGTATGTTACGGAAATTATACAGCGCAGAAGATGATTTTTTGCCATTCAAAGTTCCTACTAAAATTTATCACGATCAAACAATCTATGACAATGTATTCTTGAGTAGCATTGATCATCATTGTTCTCCACACATCATTTTATACTACCAATCTTGTGTTCCAATTTCAAAAACAACGAAAGAAATATCGTCATACATTTGGAACGTTTCGTCTGGTTACAATGTTCGTGATACAAAACCTCTTAAATTAGATGATACATTGCGGACTATTCAAAGATACATATCAGAAAAGCATTCTAATAACTTTGTTTTTGCGGACGAACGAGAAGCAAACGTTGTGAACGTTTCGCCGGACGAATCTGCCAAACGGAGCAGCTTTTTGATATTATTCGGAAAAAAATATCGATTTATGTCCAAAGAAATAGTACTTGTTGGTACTTCTGACATGCCCGCTAAAGCGAAGATAAACAACGTTTGGACATTATCAGATGATGTTTTATTGATCAACGCATTCCCTAGTTATACTGTCAAATTGTCAAAAATAAGTCCGCCATTTGGTTACCGATGGGCAAAAGATAGTGTTCATGTCAAAATTCATAAAGGATATCCCATGATTGACGATGTCAAAGTCCCATTTTTTGACGGATCGAGTGTTCTTGAATCGATCGTCCCGAAGATTGATAGAGGTATCAAAGAGTCAACATACAATATCATTATTGATGTCCTATCCGGCGTAAAAATAGAGTTCGAAACGATTCTTAAATTAAGGAATAAACAATGTAAACAGATTTTTAATTGGATGCCATCAAATAAGGATATGAAAAAGATTAATACTGATTTGGTCAAGTCGAGTTATATTAAGATTTTTAATCAGATAGATAATCTGATTATGATTGGACCAGTTGATAGACTTGGCGGCAAAATTGCAAATTCGATTTCATATGTTTTGGAAGGCAGAATATGGGCGGTATTCAATTTGCTGACGTATTTATATCCAGATACATTGAAACCGAGTGGACATTTGAATTTTTCGTTGAATAAATCTACTTCTGGCTATGTGCATATGGTTATGACGCTAGAGAAGATATGCATGTTTGATGCGGCAACTAAAACAAAATCGTTAATGCCAAAGATTATCACACCATTGTGGGAGCATCAGGTAGAGTCTGTAGATAGAATTGTTGCAGATTTCAATAAAGGATTTCATGGACGCGGGGATGCTAGTGATGTGGGTAGTGGCAAGACTCTGACAAGTTTGGCTATTGCAGTTGAATTGATTAAAAATAACGATTCCGTGTACAGTGGGATATTGATTATGTTGCCGAATCCCCAGTTAATAAAAACATGGGAGGAAGAATTCGCGAAACATACTAAGAATTTTGACATAAAATATCAAAAAAATAATTCTGATATTGGAAAAATTAATAATAATACTATCGTAGTGAGCACAATGGCGAAAGTCAGGGATCATCCAATTCAAAACCATTGGTTACTAGTTGTAATCGACGAATGTTTGACTGTGCAAAATAAGAACGCATTGCAAACCGAAGAAGCTTGGAGGCAATCATTGATGTCAAAACATCTCTTGTTAATGTCAGCTACTTTTTTCAGGACGAGGTTTGATAAGTTATATTACATGTTGAAGATGCTACAAACTGGACTACCAGAATCGAAAGATTATTTGGATACTATTCTTTTAGAATCGATTGTTTCTAAAGTAGCAACTAAGAAACGAAAGTGGCATTCGAATATTAACTATTTTGAGTTGGATAATGTGTCAAGGAAGGAATATGAGATGATAAATCAAAAGGATATTTCGATTGAGGCGAAGTATAGTAAGTTGAGTTCGTATTTATTGTCAAGTGAGACAGTGAATGCGAGTTTGATAAAGCAATTGGAGTCGTTAGTGAAGAGAATGGAAAAGGATGGCCATAGATGTTTGATATATGCAAGAAATAAGGAAGAGGCAGAGAGATGGTCTGACGCATTAGAGATTGGAATTTATCCGATTAAGGAAAAGCATGTGATAATTACGTTCAATGATGGAACATATGGATTGAATGATTTGGTGATTTATGATACGATTGTAATGATACCATCCATTGCTCCTGACAAAATCGTGCAAGTGAAAGGAAGATTAGATCGTCCCGGAAACGAAAAAAATGAATTGCATATCGAATATTTCGTTTTTAAGAATACTATTGATGAAGGATTGATCATTAGAATGAATATGTGTAGTCAATTTGTAAAAGCGCATATCATGCCATTGAGTAAGTTTTATGACGTCTCAGTGCATCATAAAAAATATATTGAGTGATTCTAGTTTGATAATTAAAAATTTTAGTTATCAAATAATTTTATTTTCGGCAATATCGAACAAATAGATATTGATGCGTTCAAATCTCCAGGCAATTTCTTGCAAGTAACGTTGGATGACCAAATATTAACGCATTCAAATCTCTAGTTAATTTTCTTGCCAGCGATATTGTCGCATTTAAATCTTTGGGCAATTTCTTGCCAATAACATTGAATGATCAAATATTAGCACATTCAAATCTCAAGGCAATTTCTTGCCAGTAACATTGAATGATCAATATTAGCACATTCAAATCTCCAGGCAGTTTATTGCCAGCGGCGTTGACACATTCGAATCTTAAGGCAGTTTACTTGCCAGTAACATTGAATGATCAAATATTAGCACGTTCAAATCTCAAGGCAATTTCTTGCCAGTAACATTGAATGATCAAATATTTACGCATTCAAATCTCCAGGCAGTTTATCGCCAGCAACATTGAATGATCAAATATTGGTGCATTCAAATCTCCAGGCAATTTCTTGCCAGTAACATTGAATGATCAAATATTGGCACATTCAGATCTCAAGGCAATTTCTTGCCAGTAACATTGACACGTTCAAATCTTAAGGCAGTTTACTTGCCAGCAACATTGAATGATCAAATATTGGCCCATTCAAATCTCAAGGCAATTTTCTGCCAGTAACATTGAATGATCAAATATTTACGCATTCAAATCTCCTGGCAATTTCTTGCCAGTAACATCGACACGTTCGAATCTCCTGGCAATTTCTTGCCAGTAACATTGACACATTCGAATCTCCAGGCAGTTTACTTGCCAGTAACATTGAATGATCAAATATTGGCCCGTTCGAATCTCCAGGCAATTTCTTGCCAGTAACATTGAATGATCAAATATTTACGCATTCAAATCTCCGGGCAGTTTATTGCCAGTAACATTGAATGATCAAATATTGGTGCATTCAAATCTCCAGGCAATTTCTCGCATCAATGTTTGATCATTTAAATCTCCAGATAATTTCTTGCCAGCAACGTTGAACAATCAAATATTGACGCATTCAAATCTCCCGACAATCTCTTGCCAGCAACGTTGAATAATTAAATATTGACGCGTTCAGATCTTTCGCCGATAATATTGAATGGGTTATCAGAATCAATTGTAGCGTGCAATGTTAGAATTGAATAATAAAAATTGATTTTATTATTCAATGGAATCATATCTATATATATATGATCAAAATGGACTATTATAAAGATATAATACCTATCATAATTTCATTCTTAAAAATAAGGGATATAGTTACATATTCAACTGTCAGCAAATTTATCAACAAAATATGCGAATCACAATATTCACGACTTTTGAAAGATGATTATAAAACTGTACCGCCAGTTTTTGTTACAAAAAAATCATGTAAACAGTCATATATTGCGTGTTATATATGGAACTACTCGTTAGATCCTTCTTACACAGACAAGCAAATCGATAATTTTTTTTTGCATGATGTGTTGCTGTTGAACAATAGATCAATAATCGTAATCCCAAAATCAATAAAATGGCTTGTTAATTTACGAGAGCTGCGATTGGATAATAATTGGATAGATAAAATACCAAAATCAGTTGGAAAACTTACTAATCTAGAAGAATTATGGTTAATCAATAACGAATTGCGTACGATATCACCATTAATTGGGCAACTCAGTAATTTGAAAGAATTAATACTAGATCGTAACTGTTTGTGTGAAATACCACAATCGATAGGACAACTCATTAATTTACAAAAACTGTTTTTGAGTTACAATAAATTAACTAAATTTCCCGAATCCATCTGTTTATTGACCAATCTACATAATATTATGTTATGTGGTAATAAAATTGAAAAAATACCAGAATCGATAGGCAAACTACAGAATTTGCAATATTTAATAATTACTTACAACGAAATAACAATTATCCCAGAATCGATTGGAGAACTTGTAAATTTGAAACTATTGAAACTATCTCATAACAAAATAACAAAAATACCAGATTCGATAGGACAACTTTGCAATCTACAACAGTTATCATTAAAGAATAACAAACTAACAACGATGCCTGAATCGTTACGCAAGCTCAGTAATTTATTAAAACTATCATTGGGCGAAAATCAATTAACAACAATATCACTTTTAACGTCACAATTATGCAAATTGCAAGTTTTTTATTATGAGTCAGTAAAGATAATTCGGATATCTGATTATTAAAATTTTAATAATCAGATGTTTGATAGTTTATCTAAAGTTACATGCAATTATTGCTGCAAAAATCAAACTTTTGCTAGAAAATTGCATGTGAAGTTTGATGATTCATCTAAAGTTACATGCAATATTGCCGCAAAGATCAAATATTTGCTAAAGAATTGCATTGGATTTTTGATAGTTCATCAAATGTTTTGCAAAACTAAATATTTGCTGAAGGATTTTATGCGATGTTTGATAGTCCATTAAAGTTATATTTAGTGTCGCCGCAAAAAATGCTGAAGAATTGCGTGTAACATTTAATAGTGCAATGTTGCTACAAAGATCAAATATTTGCTGGAGAATTGCATGTGACATTAGATAATTCATCGAAAGTAACATGCAATGTTACTGCAAAGATCTAATATTTGCTGGAGAATTGCATGTGACATTTGATAGTTCATTGAAAGTTACGTAAAATGTTGCTGCAACGATCAAATATTTGCTGGAGGATTGCGTGTGACATTTGATAGTTCGTTGAAAGTTACGTAAAATATTGCTGCAACGATCAAATATTTGCTGGAGGATTGCGTGTGACATTAGATAATTCATCGAAAGTAACATGCAATGTTGCTGCAAAGATCAAATATTTGCTGGAGGATTGCGAGTGACATTAGATAATTCATCGAAAGTAACATGCAATGTTGCTGCAAAGATCTAACATTTGCTGGAGAATTGCATATGGTATTCGAAGGTTCATTAAAAGTTACGTGCAATGTTGCTGCAAAGATCAAATATTTGCTGGAGAATTGCATGTGACATTAGATAATTCATCGAAAGTAACATGCAATGTTACTGCAAAGATCTAATATTTGCTGGAGAATTGCATGTGACATTTGATAGTTCATTGAAAGTTACGTAAAATGTTGCTGCAAAGATCAAATATTTGCTGGAGGATTGCGGGTGACATTAGATAATTCATCGAAAGTTACGTGCAATGTTGCTGCAAAGATCAAATATTTGCTGGAGGATTGCGGGTGACATTAGATAATTCATCGAAAGTTACGTGCAATGTTGCTGCAAAGATCAAACATTGCACGCGATATTTGATGGTTCATCTAAAGTTATACACAAAGATCAACGAACCACATAAGATATTTGATAGTTCATCTAAAGTTACGCGCAAAGACAATCTTTCACCGAAGAGTCCCACAATTTGACCACTAAAAATTTTAGTAATCAAATTCTCAATCCACCTTTCTCTTATCCATCTTTATTTGCGGTGGCTTTTTAGGATCATATTCTTCAGACGACGATTCTGTATCCTGAATATTCAAAGAAACGTTCCTTCTCGTAAGAGTTTGCAAATCAAACGCGTCGACTGAGTCACATACATGATCAGTAATCGATTCGACAATCTGCGTAGATTGAATAACTTGCAAATCAAATGTATCGACTGAGTCACATATATGGTCAGTTATCGAATCGCCTATCTGCACTGGTTGAATAACTTGCAATTCATCTGGAATATCCATATATTCGAACCATTTGAATACATCCTTTTCATTATCGTGATAATGTATTCCTGCTAAACAAACCTTATCTAAATTACCATCAAAATTATTTTCAATAACATGTTGTCCCAATCTATACACAAAATTGTTCGTATGAATAAATGAATAAGCTTCTCGTAACATATTATCTGGTTGTATTACATCGTTTGACAAAATTTGCTCTAACTTTTCAGGATCAAAATCAAGATCTATTTTTTCAATCTTAACAATTTCACTCGAACACATCCAACATTTGCCTTTCTTCTTAGACGCTTTCTGCCAACATTCGCAGCACATTTTATGACGACACGGTAACGCCAAATGATCAGCGACAACTATCATACAAACAGGACATCTTTCTACTAAAAGATCGTTCTCATAATAGAACCTATTGTTCACACGCGAAACTGCCTTAATAGACACAACAGTTGCTAAATTTGTTCTGTATTTATTATGCTTAGGTTCCCATGCCACTTTAGCCTCACCAGGAACATACAATTTCACAATACACATCTTGCCATCCACCGATCTCGCAGCCTTATATCCTATATGTCCATCATATTTGTCCTTTTGTGAATGAGATTTGACAATGTATTTGTTTGATTCATCCAATATTTTCCTATTTTTTAAATGTCCTCGATGATCAAAATTATATTGATTGATACTGTTTGTGTTTTTATCGTTTCTACCAGTTACTATAGTTCGCGCGACTGCACGGTGTGCATTCCCATGCATTCTTGGTGATAACACGTGTGTAAATTCATATTGTATCTTTCCATCAAATGATTGTAATTCGTCGTCAAGTTTTGTCCCCACTAAATCAATTTCCACATCCCAAATCTCTTCATACAACATCATCGTACTCTGAATTGTGTCACTTAATTCTATCTTATAAAAATCTGTAACATCGATATTTTTGGATCCATCAAACTTTAACAGCAACTTATCGTCATCATTCATGATATTAATAGTAACCTGTCCATTTGATTGAAACCCTTTGATGAGTTTAAGATGAGAAAATATTGCGATACCATTTTTAAATATTGCATTTATTTCAAGCATGCGTTCGCTTTGATGGATCATGCAACAATACAACGAATACGATCCATAATAGAACGTTGTATCCAAAACAGATATTCCTTCTTGTTGTTTCAGTGTGCGCACATATAATATCTTCTGTGTCATTGCATCAAATACAATAATTTCTTCATCTTTGGTTTTCTTAGCTATCAATTTATTCTCTTGCCCATACACCCACGTAATAGCTCCTTGTTTTATGCAAAACTTATTAAAATGACAAGCGATATATGCGTTGCACAACTCAACATTTTTATTAATTACAAAGTCAGGTACGTTAAAAATATTCTGACTTCTCGCAACTGCATCTGTTTTGCAATTATTTACCAATAATTCTGTTCTTTTTTGTCTGCAACGATCTGGCACACAACCATACGAATATTCTCTCCAACAAGGTATCTCTTCGTGATTTAAAATAAATTCATAATTATTATTCGAATGATAACCTCTATCGACAAACTCATTTTCATCGCTAACATATGTTACTAATCCATCAAATACAATCTCTCCATCATCATATATTTGTTTTCGAACGCAAGATTCTTCATCCGAAATATTGACTTGCAAATACATCAATTTCAGTCCCAATATTTCTTCAAATCGAATAATTTTGAATTCATAACATTGTGCATGCAAGTCAGATAATGTGAGCGAAAAAAATTGCGATATTACTTTCGACACGGATTCTGAACTTATAAATTCTAACTGCAAATCAGTCTTCCTGAAATGATAAATATTTATTCCCAATTTAACAGTATTTATTGTTAATGTATATCCATCATGTGTGATCAAAACAGTATGGTCTTTTTTAGATGTATTATTAAAATAGATTTCGCATTCATATTTATCTTTGAGATTAGGAATTTTAATATCCTTTTCATCAAAAAATATACTACACAGACCTGTCAAGTACGCTGAATTTGAACCCTTGTACGTGACACACATAAAATCCTTTTCAATATTGAATGTTTTAAAAAAAGTACAGATATTTTCATAATCAAAATGAGATAATTTTGCACAAACAGCAATAGCATGATCAATGTCTACACTTTCAAACATGCAAGATATTGCATTCTCACAATATTCTGCTGAAAAGCAACCATATTTTTTGCCATCGTAAAAGTCTTCATCGTTTATCTGAGATGTCCAAATCATTTTCCAATTCAAATTTCTATCATTTGTGTATCCGATTCTAAAAACATGCTCAGATATAGTGAGGCTGATATTGTAAGGAAACAAATGATCAAATAATTTTCTAACGTCAACATCTATTTTCTCTGATATCTGTTCTAATTCATCATATTTTGTTATCAATTTTCCAAAATTATCAACGATGTACTTATTTTTTACCGTATCAAAGACTCGAATTGTACCCTTTTTTCCATCAATAGTTATAACACAATGTACATAGTCACCGCAGGAATTTTGGGTGTATATTAATTGTGAATTGCAAACATTAATATATATTTTGTTGTTACAATACATTGTTACATCTAGTGCGTATTTGTATGGAATATATAATTCGATGTTTTTGATAATTGAGAGTTCATACATATCATTTTTATGTGATGTTTGAATAAAATAATACGGATATAATGATCTTGCAATTTTTTCGATAGAGCAAATATCATTTGGTGTGATCGGTTCGTCTCGCTTAGTAAAGAATGAGATGAATGATTTGTTCATTTTTTCAATATCGAAGTGGTTATCATATGTATCAATATCGAAGTGGTTATCATATGTATCGATATCGAAGTGGTTATCATATGTATCAATATTTTCTTTGAGAATTTGGGGAGCTCGTTTGATGATCGAGGTCATTTTTGCGACAATTTCATTGATAAATAGACATTATTGGCTTAAAAATAATCAATTTTTCTAAAAAAAATTGATTATTCAAATAATAGACATTTATATATTGTTACTTATCAATAAATGGATTACTACAACGATGATATCTTTGGCGAGATTATGGTTCATTTGTTTATGAATGATGTAGTCATGCTTTCTTCTGTCAATCGTCGATTTTACGATTATGTAATTACTTTTTTAACCAACATTTGCACAGATGAAGATGAAATAAAATATCTAGTCGCAACTCATCAGTTATCATATGTTCAAGCATATACAACGCACCGACAAATTGATGCTTATCGAATGATGAGTCGATTATCATACAAAATTATCGAAGTGTACGAAATGACAACACTAAAATTACCTCCGTATTATACGTCGTTTGCACAACTTTACGTTTTCTCTAACCTTAAAAATTTAGAGATCCAAATGGTAAAATCAGTTCATTTGACCGATTCGCTCACGAAATTGACAAAATTAGAAAGCTTGAGTATGACTAATTGTTCAGGTACTAATTTTGAAATGATATTTGGACTTGCAAATCTAACACGTTTAAAATTCAAATGGATATGTTTACGTGGCCTTTTAAATTCAATAGGCAAACTTACCAAATTAAAGCTTCTTTCTATCACTGATGGTCGTATAACTGTCATACCTAACATATTTTGTCTCACTAATCTAACAAACATTTGTTTTGATGATAATGAAATAAAATACATACCATCGGATATCACAGTCCTCACTAAACTTAAAACGATTTCTCTTACGAACAACCGCATTATTTCTTTTCCATCATCACTTGAAAATTTAACTAATTTGCATACGTTAAATTTATACAGAGCTTTTAGTTCATCTATGCCAGCAAAATACATCACATATCCTACCGGCTTATGGAATCTGCGTCTGAATGCTAACAAAATCCCTACACTAGCTCCAATGACACAACTAAAATTATTATATCGTCTCGGGCTAGTTGATAATAAAATTCAAAAATTTCCTGATGTCATACTGGAATGCGAAAATTTGCATATTTTAGAATTGGGAAATAATAACATAACAGTAATTCCATCATTGATTTGTAAATGCACATCTTTGACGCGATTAAATTTGGCACACAATAAATTAACATATTTGCCAATGTCCTTATCACGTTTGACTAATTTATGCGACTTGAACGTATCTCATAATCGTTTGAAAGCGATACCGGTTGAAATAATGGATTTACAGAAAGGTAATTTGAAAAAGTTCAAATATCAAAGCAACAATTTTGATTCAAATATCACTTAATAATAACTTACTATTAAGTAATAAGAAAAACATGGTTGGAGCTATCTTACAAGTTGTTTCTAACAATTTTGCACATGCAAACCGCTGGATCAATGAAGATCCCCAAATTACTTATTTCAAAAAAATATATCGCCGACATACACCTTTCTCGTTCGAATTAGTAGATCTACCCTGCCAAATTGATTTCGGTGGCAGTTGTACTGTGCCGATTCTCCCTGTCGGAGATCTTGCCCATCGTATCCTCTTCGCATTCAATATACCATACATGGCAGCAGCATTTCTAAATCCTAAAACAACAGATCTTATCAGCATCGTCAATGAATCAATATTCTCCGACGATATTTTTGCATCCCGAGTTAAAAGATTTATCGGCGGCGAACAGTTACAGATTGCCGCAACGATGGATTTAATAGAAGAAAAGTTATGTTGCTATAATCGCGAAGAATGTGTGCGATTGAAGATATTAGAAGCTTTGCATAAGTACAGAGATCCAATTGGATTTAACGATACTGATACATATCCCACTAATGATCCAACGTTTGAATTTATTCGTCGCGAATCCTTTGATTTTGTAAGATTCAAAATGAGTCTAACTAAAGAGTGGTTAAATCAAAAAAAAGAATACTATCCCATATACAAACTCTTATCGTTCATCTATAACACCAATCGCAACATCGTACGGGATAGTCCAATTGTTAACACAAACGTCGTCTCAAGCGTGCTTCTCTATTCGTCAATATTTAACATTATCATTCCTAATCGAGAAATTCTTGCGATGTATTACATTCATAGTCTTGATTATACGAACATACAACAGTACATAACTTCCGTAACGACGGAAGTTTTTGACATCAAACTAACAGAAGAATATACTGCTCTAAATATCTCTAAAAATACTCCTCTCGACACGCCATTCAAAAATAACTTAGAATATTTTCAGTTTTTATATTCCATCTACAACGTCAATCCAACGCAAATTCTAAATCCTGACTTCAATAAAAACACGATCGAGATGGATGTTTATACACTGTTGCAAAAAATGGCATTTGCAGGTGAAAGTGTTGATGATATTCAATCTGATTTTTATTATTATGGTCCCAGCTTTTTCTATGTTTTGAACACTTACAATACCATCATCAACATTCTCAGTAATTTGGCTACAACAGTCCCTATTGTAGTTGCTAAAGCATTCAACTTTGAAACCGTTCCAGTTGATATCTACGCAGATACTTTGGCCACAGCACTAACAACTCAATTCAATCCCACAATCGTTGATCCCAACTTCAAAGCAAACTGGGACTTCGAAATCAATGATCTTGAAAGGCCAATCGAAGACAACTCATTCACCCCCATCGCCGAATTCAATACTTCCGACCAAATTTATCCTAATATGTTCATCAATGAATATCTGCAACAAATAAATAATCACCTTGGTTTTCTATTCAATAATATTCGTGATGGTGTTAACATCCTATTCGAAGCTTATCGTCCCAGATTATTTGCTACAACGCGAACGTTATTCCTCAATAATACACCGCCGTTACAAAATATCTACAGCTATATTGTCCCAACTACCGGCTATCAAGATAACTCCGCTAAACGAATTGGCAATGTTTTCAATGCAAACATTTGGTTCTTTTATTTCTTCAAATACCTTGACACTTTCAACGAAAATAACTTTGTTAATTATGCTGTTCCGAATACTACCCTAAGCGAACTAAATCTAAATACAAATTCATTATTATTCATGTCCAGTATTATCACCTTGTTAAAGCTAAACGTCAATAATTACATGCATGAAATTTCATATATGCTTAATGATCTGTATTCTAAATCCCCATCCATATTTGCAGAAGACACAATGGAGAACTATGTACCCATGTCTTTTGGCAGTGTGATTGATGACGTAAATATTCATGATGATCTTTTGGGAGTAACGTTGGTATTCTATCGCAATCATACGCAAACTATCTTAGAATTGTTTGAATATATGTACTTCTTCATCGATAATATCACTATCAACCAGCTTAATAATTATCTCAACATCATGATTTTGCCGATTAGCATGACTGTCATGAGTAGTATTAGAGAAATGGTAAAATTGATGTACTATTCAATATTTGCCTATTTTATGGACAAATACGATTCTTTTAGATATGAAGCGCCGGCAAATTATTCTATGAATGATTACAATGCCGACGATGTTTTATCCCTTCGCAATTACGCAAACTATTTTCTGAACAACAACTTTATCCAACTTGCGCCTAATCAACGGCAAATACCGCTAAACAACGTCGTTGCACAAATGGAGTTCTATTTTGTAGCCGAGATGTTGAATATGCGAGAATTGGAGAAATTTTATTACAATTGCGTTTTTAACGATGATCTGTTAGCCGATGAGGTTGGTAGTACGACTGCGACATTGATAGCTATGGTCAAAGATTTTTTTGCCAAGATAACACCACCAATAAATACTACTATCTTCAAAATATCAACAGATACGGTCAGGAAATATTGGAATGCGTTGTACAGTCCCAGTGAGACCAACCTTTATTATTCCACTTTCGATTTAGATAGATACAATGGTTTGCCATATAATTTAACGATTTATAAATCACGAGATTTTGGTTTGGTTCCTATCCCCATCCCGCCACCAGAGCCCTTGCCACAAACTGATCCGTTCGGTATCAATCCAAAATACTATGACAATAAGCAAGTCATCGTAGACTACTCGCCTGTGCCAGCGACGAACATTGAAGTCCTTGATACGCATATTCCAGTTTACTGGGTCACATCATCTGACACAACAAACATTAATACGCGATCGCCGGTCGTCAATAACGAATTCCAAATATTTGACATTGATTATTTTCGCATTAAACATAGCGTGATGCACAAACCGCATATTAAAATACCCAACAATGTGCGTTTTATCAGTGAATATCAGATGAATTTGTTAAAAGCGCTGCATTTGACGAGGCGATTGAACGAAATATATCCACTTAAAAATGATGATCTGGTTTATTGGATTTGGATTACTCTCTTTTTTTTGAAAGGCCAAACTCTTCCTCGTAAATTGTATACAAACTACTTAGGAATATATGATCTTGGACTCGCCCCAACTTTTTTGGACTTGCTAGACGTATATTTTGCACAAATTTACGTCGCTAAACAATCTCTTGCGACAATATTAACATTTCCACAGAGTTTGTTAACCGAAGCTATCAACTGTCTTGAACAAATGTTTACAGAATTTACTGCAGGAATCAAAATACAGTGCGGACCACAACAACCACCTTATAATTATCAAACGTTAACGACTGCAAACGTATACACATACAATGATATCCTTGCCAAAGTTAATACATGCGTTAATATCATTGATAAAGTGACAATCGCGCGAGATGATTTTTTATCGCAGTATTTTTATTACGTCAAATACTCCAACTCAATTATTGAAATACAAAATGCCAATTTGATTGATTCATCAAATACGCCAAACGTGCCTGTAAACAAATCCTTCTTTTTCAAAAATATCAGTCAGATAACATATGATATCCTTAGCAAAATTAATTATAACAATGCCGACCTAACTGCATTACAATTTGCGTCTACATTTACATTCTTCTTTCCAGATGCATTTGTCAGGGAAGCAGCAGAAATTGTAGCGACTGTCGAACAACTAGATGATTTTAGTCAGAATGTTTCTAATACGTTGCTGACATTGTTAACTCCAGGAACTGTTGCCAGGTTAACAATTAAGGACACTTATGATTTGCTAAATATCATATTCGATTGTACCAAACAAAATTATGCATATTGTATTGAGAATGGTTTTTTTGATTTCGTTTTTTGCAGATTAGCAATTTATCAACCAGTTATGTTAAATAAAAACGTTTTGGCTGAGCAAGTTTATAATTATTTGGTGAATATACCACGAGATCAACGTATGACAAAAAAAGATAGTAAGCATGTTGCTAGATTGGCCGCATCATTTGGTATTAATTTTAAAGATTATTACAACTACATTATGGACAATATATTCGTCCTATTTAATGATGCGACTACTGAACACATCACAGATCCTTATCCTTATCAGCGTAGTACATTAATTGGAATTAGATTAAGCGGGGAGTTGGATTATTTTTTCTTGAAATGGGTTCTTTGTGCAGAGGTAGAGAGATATGTTATGTTTAAAAATCATATTATTGCAGATATATTTTCAGTAATTGATCCAGTGGCAAATGTATCACTCGTATTATTTTTTAAACTAGTTGATAACGTAACATATCCGTACATATACATCTTTTTCGATTTTGTCAGTAAGCATTGTTTGGAATTAACATCTATTATGAATCCTATTTCTTTGTCAGATAAATTTGATTTATTGCGAAATCAAGAGATCATATCTTTGTATTATCGAGCATTTTACGTACTGTCAGATTCGTTGGAATATTACATGGATCTGATTTGGGATTGGATGATGACGTTGTGTAACGATGATCCATATCTAGTTATAAATGATTTTGGATATCCAGATAGGCCTACGGTTATTGTTAATCAAATCCATCTTGAAAATGTTTTGCAAATAGCCGAAGATGCGGCCAGGGAGTGCCCACTGTTAGGCGAGAATCAAACTATTAATGGACTTTATTTTCGAAAATTGGTGGAAAGAAATGAGATTGTGTCATTTATTAAGGATGTTTGTTGTAGAGGAATTGTGTTATTACAGAAGAGAAGGGAAGAGTTGATCGTCATGAAAAACAGTATGTTTAATGTATTCTATCGTAATAAACACGCAAAGATGGCGTGGATTAGAAAGTTAGCCCACTTTTTGATATTCGACGTTACAGTCAGAAATGGAGATCAGATTTTAGACAGTCACCAATCCGATTTCCTTGAAGCTTTTCATGAAGTGACGAAACAAGATGGTTCCGAACGAGGATACAATAAAATGATAGGTAATAGAAAGGATCTGACAATCTATGATGATAAATTAAAACAATCTTACTTGATCACTATGCCATTGATATTTTATTTTAATCGTAATCCCATTTGTGCCATTCCACTTAACGCGAGCCTTAATATGCCTTACGATGTAACTATCGAATTTAGACCATTAGATCAAGTAACATACAAAGAACAGTTTGCTGATTTTATCGATCCAACTCTCTATCCATATGTCAACGATCCTAATACCGTCCTAGAACCGTTTATGCCCTCTATCGTAAACGCATATCTCACTGTGGAATACATTTATCTAACGACAAATGAGAGGAAAATATTTGTGACGAACATGTTGCAGTATATAATGGAAGAGGTGCAAGATGACGACGGATTTAGTATTACCGGTCAATCCCTTACCCCGATTTATAAGATAGCAACTACGAAGAAAACATATGATACTATTAAAAATGGGGTAAAAGTGCGAGAGGAGTATTATGATCCTTACAAAGGCGTTTACATTGACAAGGACGAGTTGGATAGAATAGTTCATCAAGCGCCGGCAGTAGAATGCAAAATAGGATGTGGTCCGCCAGCGATCGATGATTACTCTAACACAGGCATTGATTTCTTGCCCCGCAATGATTACGTCCTAGAACCGTACATCAACAAATCTGGAATTTGTCAGTACATGATGGTTAACAAACCGCTATCTGACTTAGATCCAGACTTAGATCCGAACATTCATCGAAAGCGGTTAGAATACCAACATTTCTTTAATAATCCAACAGAATTAATGTTCATGCTGATCAAGTTGGATATTCATACGCAGCCTCTTGGTCGAGTTGATGAAAAGAGTTATTTTTACGGCGAATACCAATGGGATAATTATGGAGTTTATTCATATTACGATTTATCCAAAATATATTGCGCTAAGAAAAATTATTATCGCCAATTACAAATCAAATTAAATGATCCGGATGATCCTGTCTATGGATTTGTTATGATTATTGACCAATTACTCATCAAATATGCAAACATTGATAATTTGCCTGTGGAAGTTGATGCTACAGATATTGAACAGTTCATTCAAGATAATTTGGAAGAATTTATTGCCAATCTGCAACGTATCAAATGCGCTTATATGCAATATGATTGTATTTTAACTGATTTTGAAAAATTAATTAGGTTGAAAGAGAATATTATCTATTTGGCATTGGATTATGAAATTTGGCAAGCAGAATTTTTGTTTCAAATGGTGACTGATGTGTATGACCAATTAAATATTGTCCCCGTTCCCAGCGATGTAATAATAACTCAAGTTTACCAAATAATAATCCCAGGCTTTAATATCGGGGATTTTACCATGATAAAATCCCCGTTTCAGGCTGGATTAGTATATTTATTGACACCATACTTGGAAGCTGGCACGTTGACAAATTTTGAGATAACTACTGCGGTCAATCTGATATATGCAGATTATAACGAAGCAGAGATAAATTATTTGATCAGTGTGGTGAACGAAACTTTTGATATCACTATTTTGACATACAGTTTCATTAATTTTATGGACTATTATTACAACTTGTACAATCTTAAGACGGACAAGATACCTGCATTAGTTAAAATATTGTTGCAAATTAACACAAGATTAAATTTGAGTCCTACAAAAGAGTATGATTTTTTAGACGTGTATCCGATTCAAGATCTTTTTTATAAAAATATCATTTACCAAATCATCCCCATTATTTCAAATGATAATCCGTTCCGAGATTATTTAACACTGATACCATTTAGAATGCTAAAAGTGATTACTCGCAAAATGAATGAACAAGTAAATATCATTGTTAATACAACAAAAGTAAAGTTGATTAATTATCAAGAAAATATGATAGAAAATCCGAAAGTTAATCCGTTGATTAGAGGTTACATGACGTTTAATTCGTATACGGTTATGCCGCCTGATTCTGATGGTTTAGTTTGGTGCGAGATGAACGCGTATCGATATTTGCTTCATACTCCATCAGTTGGAATTAATACATACTCTTGGGCACTAGACCCGTTGCTCAGTCAGCCGACAGGATCAGTTAACTTTTCGAGAATAGATGATTTCAGATCGATATTAGACCTACATCCTTTGATAGGAACCCGTTTTCCGGCGACGATTAGGACGATCATGTTAAGTATTAATTTGCTTAGATTTTTATCGGGATTAGCAGGCAAAACATGGGAAAACCCCAAATTGTCATCCGCATGATAGAAAAAAATTGATAATAATTATGTTACGCATGTTTATTATCAAATTATTATTAATTTTGATGGAAAAATCCCATGTTGATAATCAAATTACAATGGATGATCCTATCTCTGAAATAGTTGACGTTGAATTACGCAATAGTTTTGATGACATATCAATCGAACCTAATTTTGAAATAAATAAAATGGTTATTTTAAAATACGTTTCCAAAATTATCAACAATGAACTAGAAATCTGTAGTATGGAAAATCATAACATAGAGTGCCATTTTGATGGATCTATCGGGAACAATTGCACCATTTGTAACACAAAAATTTGTAGCGTTCGAGGATGTATTAAAGAGATGAATGGATGTTTTTTAGCCTGTTCAACATCTGGAATTACCGATGATTGCGTTAAAGATCATATTATTTTCTGTTACACATGTTCGCATACGAATCTATCGCCATTGGGAAACTTGTCCGATTTTTATAAACAATATTCTGCGAAAAAAGTACATAGGAACGTAAATAAAAGTAAATCTATGATTGAAAATATAGCTGACAAAATTGCAATCGGATGGACAATCTCTAGTACAGCTAATCATAGCTGTGTCACCCAACTATTTGCTGTCCAAAATAGATGCTTGGAATGTTTTATTGAATATATCTATGTGCCAAAAAATGGTACATTGATTCATAAAAATTCCAAGTGCAATTATACCTTACCTCATTATTTCTTGTGTGAAAATTGTACGTCTAAACTGATGCCATTCTTTTATGAACGAACAGTTTATACCTACTTTAAGAAAACGTTATCTAGTCCATTGGCACAGATGTTAATATCATATTTGTAGATAAATAAGTATTGATTCAATGATTATTTATCTTTATTTTCGTGGGCGATTTGGAGTCCTACTTGTTCTAAGCGACGAATTGTGGGCCATTGATATTCTGCAATAACACCTTGAATGTTTGTCCAAGTTGTTTCGGGTTTAGGTTATTCTTGATCTTGTTGTGTTGGACCATGTGTTCCTAGAGTGCCTTGAATGTTTGTTCAAGTATGGCCACTAAAACAATGTGCGTTTGCGACGATGAAGATTAAAAAGAAGATGAAAGATTGCATGTTTGAAATTAGTTACTTGTAATAGGACGTCTAATAATTTTATTTTTAATTTTTTTTATCTTCGATATGTTGCGTAGTTTTGCGGATAGTAACCGTAAGTTAGATATTTCATGTTGTATGGATCGACGATATTATAGGCGTCTAAGAGAGGATAGCCAGGAGGGGAACTCATTGCGTAAGGGGAGTTGGGATCGTTGTAACCATATGGATTTAGCACGGGAAACATGATAGGTCCCATAACAGGATTGAGACCTTGCAAGAATGATTGACCATTGTAATTTACCAATACTTGGTTGCCAAAGGAAGGTGCGTCCGTAAAGTTCATAGGATATGGGAATTTTTTTGTAGCTTTGTACAATTGAACGTTATTGGGATATCTACGCGGATATTGCATGGTTTGTTATAATTTATAAGCACATTTAAAAAAATTGACTAAAAAGTTTGCAAGAATATCGTTCTTGAAATGAACACAATATGCACATTCAGATCATAATAATATTTTTTTTATTGGTCGTACCTTTACTTACGTTTATGGATGTTCCATATTTGACATATATTGTTACATATATCTCCTTTTTGCTAATTAGTTTTGCAACGTACGTATTTTCGCAAGAATCAAAATACCAAAAAATATACGCGTGGCTTGTTTTAGTGGTTGTAATTTTTGACATATGCACACAGAATATGATTTTATTATCTTTTATTGCAATTTGGAGTTTAACATCTGGTGTCGATGTTGCAATAAATTTAACACAATCAATTATAGCGTTACGATATGTGTTGTCGCAATTTCTATTGGCACTAATTAACAGCACATTGAGTAGCATCACGGCTATATCGTTTATAATTTCTTTCTTCATCTTCGATAGCAAACGTGATGCTCTTTCTTTACACAAAGAACCCGGATTGAAACTATTGCTTGCAGTAATCGCAGAAATACTAACGGGTTTTTATGTTTTGATACATTACCAAAGCAATTTATTATTGTTAATGGCAATAATAAATTACATATTGATCTTTATCATGTTAACAAAAGAATCGTTCAATGTAACTGATAAACTTTTATTTTTGAATGGTTTCGTATGTATATATGCGATATGTTTTGCTCACACAGATCTGTGGATAATAGTATATCATGTTACACATACGATTTTTGTAGTATGTAAATATGATGATATGCAAAAAAGTAAGTTTATAGAGCTGCTGTCATGGTGCAAAAGTATGAATTTCTCGCCGCATTTTATGATTAAGACTGATTTCTCGCTGCTTATTTATTTATTGTTGGACTACCAGAAAAATTATAGTGTTCCACATTTTTTCATTGGTGACAAAGAAAGGCCTAAAAAAAATTTTGAGTTCGGTTATGACAACAATGGCATCGTTGTATTTTTTGACAGAAATCTTAAATTTAAGCATTCAAAGCGATATCAGCAAATGTTACAAAATTACAAAGTTAGGTTACAACCATATGGTCTTATACATCTTGAAAGGATATTTACGTTTAAGATTTATAAATTGATACAATTGTTGATGTACGAACACGTTATTTATGATGTTGCACACAAAATTAACATATGGTATATGGCCTTGATAAGGCGAGATATGTTTTTGGGATTACATTATCAGTAGCCAAAAAAATGATAATATTATGTATTGAATATCGCATTAACAATATTTTACTAATACAATATGAGTAACATCAATCCAGATCCTTATGCGATAATTTTTTTGTCAAACATAATCGTTTTGTCCCAATTATTTATAAAAACAGACCTTTCTTCGTACATATCGATCTATTTATCCTTACTTATTACGAATTATTTTGTGTATGATTTTAGCATCTTTCTGGAACGATCCAGAGTTAAATTTCGTATTCTTACATTTACTTTTGTGGCATGCATCGTTAATGATGCATATAATCGTTCTTTCGTAGCTCCATTATTACTATCAATGTTGACATTGTTCATTCTTTTGTGGACTAAGATACCGATCATTAAAATAGATGATACATGTGCAAAAATGACGATCCGTTACCTAATAGTACAAATAGCATTGATATGTTCTGTGTCACATCCACCTTCACTTTATTTTAGTTTGTGTGGGTCAGGAACAATTTATATTTTCCGTTTGGGGTGTGTACAAGAACAAAAATGGATGCATTTTTGTGGTGCAGAAATCTTGGGTGAATTCTTTTTATTTTTAACTTGCCAAAATTATAGATTGTCTTTTTTATTGGTTGTCATTCACTACATTCTATTATTTTTATCATTGATAGCAGAATCTAAACAGGGAAGAAACATATTTTTTACGTACATGTTCATATCCATTTTGTGTGATTTATTTTTCCAGGATCTATCTATCAGTGTGTATAATATTTCTCATGTGATATTTATTATGTCGCAATACAATGATATGCATAAAACTAAGTTTCTTGAATTTGTAACCTTATGTGAACAAATGAATGTGTCACAGAAATACGAAGAATATTCGTTCGTAATGAGTCATTCTATGTTGACATATATCATCTCAAGTCTACCAGGAATTTTTGTCAGTGATAAAAATAAACGCAAAAAAAATATCGGACTCTATTTTGATGATACAAACGTTGAAATTATGGTGCACACAAATTTGATGATAAAACGTTCAAATTTTTATGACAGAATTGTTCAAACAGCAAAAAATAATTCGTTAAATAAAATCATGATCATTTCGTATCATTCATCGCCGCGCTTACGAGAAATATTTACATTCAAAATTTACTGCTTGATTAAGAAGTTAATGGAAGATATCGGCGCGAATGATATTACGAAAATGATAAGCGCAACGTATATCATGATAATAATCCGTCAAGTATTTATGATTCGTAACCATATCGATCTCTCATAAAAAAATTGATAATTATTTTTTGAGAGATATCCATTCACTGAAGAAAAATAACAGCAAATGGAACACCTTGTTATTTATATTTTTTTACATGCTTTGATCCAATATACATTTTTTTCGGGTTCATCTGATCGGATAATTACGAGATTAGTTTGTGTATACATCGCTTATTATTTTGCCGAACCAATAATACTATCAGCATTAACGCGAATCGCCAAATATCTTAGCACGTTGTTTAGATTATGCATCGTTTTTTTATTATGTGTAATCAATATTTTCGGAGTAATCGCAATATTTTCGTTAAAAAATTATTTTCTGTTCGTGTTAGCACTGACGAATAATCTGATGTTAATTAACTTTTTTTGTAACGACACAATCTATTTTAAATATCTCAAATATGCTAATCATAGACAACTCTTTTATTCATTGTTTTCGAAAATAAACATCATATCTAGCGCATATTGTTATTTTGCGGCGGATGATGATTTATGGATCCAACTTTGCCACATGACTCATATTATCTGTATGATTACGTATTATCAATACATGTGTGTTAGTGGTGCACTTGATTTTTTTATATGGTGCAAGGATATGGATTTGAAACCATATATGCAAATTTATGATCGCGGAGATAACAAATTGTATGGTGACGGGACGTCGGTTGAACGTTTCAAGGTTTTTATGTCAAAGTTGACGTATATATTTTGGAATGATAAACTTTGTATCAAATGCAATAATAAAAAAGATGATTTGGATGATTTTGCCGTTTCCTTTAGTAGCAATTACGTTCGATTTAAAATAGATTCATTTCTTTTGGATTCAGACAAAAAAAATTTTGTGAACAAGATGTTCGTAATTAATTCTTCGGGTGCAATATTTCAAAAAAATATCGGTAAATTTTCTCTTTTTGTTGGTCTACGAGGAGATAGACCGTATAAAACATATCGTTTAAAAATGTTCTTGATAGAGTGTCTAAAAAACGTAAATTTTGATGTCAGAACAATTATCAAACGTTTTTTTGTATCACAATGTATTACTCATTTTTTTATAGATTGGATATCGAATCCATAAAAGAATGTATCGTGTATAGTATATAATGCCTCTTGGTACATTTCAGTTAATTTTTGTTGGTGCGCAGAATATATATACTACAGAGAATCCAGAAATAACGCTATTTAGGACAGTTTATAAACGCCATACTAATTTTGCGATAGATGCCGTGGAAGAATTTTTTACGTCCAAAATTGGGTTTGGACAAACTGTTAGATGTAAGTTGAGCAAAAACGGAGATCTGTTGAGCAAACTAGGATTGTCCCTAAAGTTATCAAATCCTAATAGACGGAAACCGGAATGTGAAAATATCTGTGATGCGAATCCTTTCAAAAACAAATGTTCCTGTCACAGATGTTTGTTGAACGACCCGTGTGATGACGTTACGTATGGATGGGTTAATGCTATCGGTCATGTAGTAATAGATTACATTGAATTGTATGTGGGCGAAAGCTTAGTTGATAGACATTATGGCGAATGGTTGGAGATCTGGACAGAGTTATCACAGACCGCCGAGAAAAGGTTAGGTTATTATGAAATGATCGGTAAAAAAGATCCCTTGTCATATACTGTCGATAGTTTTACTGGTGAGATGGATGTTTTCATTCCCTTTAGTTTCTGGTTTTGTAGGAATATAGGACTAGCATTGCCTGTTTTATCTCTGATTTATCATGACGTTGATATTGTAATCAGATTTAGACCATTAGAACAATGTTGGGTAAGTAACAAAAGAAATGTACCTTGTCCAGTTGTTACGATGGAGGGGAATTTGGTGGCAGAGTATATCTATCTATGTTCCGAAGAACGGCGCACTTTCTACAAACAATCACATGTCTATCTCATGGAACAATTACAACTTAATGAAAATAATACGTCGGAGTTCAACGTCGGCCGGATGAATATACAATTAGATTTTATGCATCCTGTAAAAGAGATGATTTGGTTTGTGCAGAGAAAAGATGTTGTTGGTCCACCAGATGGAGTTTGGGAATCTGATTGTTCTTATCCCAAGGGTAATGATCATTTCAATTTCACATCATCCACAATTCCTCGCAGATACAGACCCGCTGAAACATTCATCGCTGCTAAATTACAATTATCTGGAGTAGATCGAACCATATTTTGGCCAGCATCATATTACAGATTAATACAGAACTATTATTATCACACACGTATTCCTACTGCTAACAACATTTATACGTATTCATTTTGTCTCGCGCCAGAAGATCATCAGCCTACTGGGGAATGTAATATGAGTATGGTCGACAATGCACGGTTATGTATCAAATTAGGTAATCGAGATAAATGTAATCAGTATGGTGTTCGGATAAAAATATATGCAATTAATTACAATGTGTTCTTCATAACTGGCGGCATGGGGGCGCCAATGTTTTATAATTAGAAAAAATTGATGTTTCGCTAGCGTTGAAGTATCCAAAATTATAAAATTATATCATAGTATTATGATATTCGAAATATTATCTGATTTATTAAATGGTATGTTAGGTTCCATAAGGATAGACGCAATTATGTATTATCTCATTGCGAGCTTTAAAATGGCGAACATTATGTTCAAGGTATGTGTGTGTGAATTTTTGATGTTAGTTTTTACGAATATCAAATGGATGTTATCGGATTCGCACGGAGGAATGTTGATAAGTATATTGAAAATTATCAATGGATTATTTATTTTTCTGAGTACGATCGAATTTATTGCTGCAATAGATATACATGGTAACAATAAAAAGAATTCGGTGGTTGATGTTGTTAGTGCGATTATTACGATGAGTATCTATCAATTATCTATGATGTTGTTAGTCAATTTCATAAATTATGTATTATTTACTACAATGTCCGTTTTTATTAATTTTTTCATATTGACAATTTATCATTCATTTTATGTTCATAATAATCTATGGCAGAAGAAAGGGATTAAAATTAATACCCGAGTTGATATATATGAACATAGATGGGCATATTATGGCGGATTTGGAATCTTGCCAACAATAATTTATATGTACAGTCATAACATATACGTTGCCAGCTTGTATAACATATATTTGTTCGCATTGATCACTACTCCCTTTTATTTAACTGAACCTGTATTGCTACATTATCCAAAAATTAACATGAAAGTTTTCGCATATGTATGTGAATGGATAGTATATTTAGCGAGCCAAATGTTACCGATAAAAAAATAATTTATGAATTATTTTTTTAATTTTACATTATCATCGATGACATAAAATTACTCTGTCATATCGATTGATTTGAATGTATCGATGATGAACAAAATTTTAACATTAGAAATATAGCCATGCAAATGTTCTACCCCCGGATGTATTTCTTCAAATAGACAAGGTGTTCTTGTGTGACAAATACATGAAGTAATATATCCTTCTTCTAATAAACAAGGAAGATGATATATTTTTTTGTATATACATAGATGCGGCTGCGATGGCGTATAGCTATGTAAAATAGTATCTCCATCGCATTTATAGTGATATTTGTTCTTCGATAATATTTCAAATCGTATGTGACTACTGATACAGGGTACAATTTTGATAACGCGAATATCCATTCGTTCGAATAATTTATTATCTGGTATGATTACATTATCATAATCATAAAATGAAAAACCTCTTGTTCGATATGCCAAATGCACAGATTCATTGGGATAAAAATTGGTACATTTGGTAAATATTTCGTTTATCTTAAATATCGATACTTTCTCTTTATTTTGACATGTATACATATTTTTACAGATATTGTATTTATCAAATTCGATACTATTGCACGAAAACGTTATTTTGGTACAGCCTACAATAAATGTAATAAAAATTATCTCGTCAAAAGATTTGTGATAATCGGATTTGAATCGATAATTCTTATAATTCAAAAACATGTATTCAGTTATCGTCATATTGTTGACATCTTTATCGAATTCAATATCATCACATTTAAATTTCTTCGTACGCCTATCAAATAAATGATTTAGTTCATCATCATCAAGATGAATAGCGATAGCATTTGTATCCCAATACTCGCCTAAAATACATTGAGTCACAAATTCGCCCACAACAGCCGCGTTTGAATTTTGCAAAACAGCTTTGAATCCTTGAAAATTCTCATCAAAAATTGCACTCAATCTTCTATTGATTTCGTCAATCGTACTTTTTTCGATGTCACGCATAGTTATCAATTTGTTAATTCGTTTACATGTTCGTGCAAAGTTGTACAAATCGATAGGAATTAATCGATCTTTTATTTCTTTGAGAATGTCATTAAAGTGAATATATTCCATTTTTAACGTTTCAATGTCTTAACGATGTTCAAACAAATTAATTATCAATTTTTTTGTAGATAATTTATTATCATTGATGATAAATTATTTATTTTTCGCAGTTGCAGTTGACGTATCAACCGTTATTATAGTTTGACCAAAATCAAACATATTATGCAAATGTTCGATTCCAGGATACAAATATTTAAACAAACAATCTTTATTTTTATAAAAACACGAAACAATATTATCGTAATCACAATATTTTGGACAAAGTAGATGATATAATATTGTGGGATTATTTACCCCTAATTCTCGCTTGATGACAAGATTATTAGAATTAATCCAACAAGGATATTCCCATTCAGTTAAAATTTTTAATCTTTCCAAGTGTGACAAATCATTAAACGGAACCATTTTGACGATATCGATGTTAAGTTTTTCCCATATATTGTCGTTGTTCACAATTGTGTCATCAATATCGTAAAATGTAAATCCTCTTGCACTATATTTTGCGTGCATCAAACAATTTTTATTATTAAAATTAGTGTATTTAGTAAATATTTCGTTTATTTTATTTATTAGCACAATTTCTTTCGAATTATTAAATGTGTATATATTTTTACATGCATTATATATATCTATATCATATTGTATGGCGAATAATATTTTTGTTCCATTTACATCAAAACGACCACCATTTAAATGATTCAAATAACCAACAAAACATGTTTTATATTTAGAAAACATGAATTCTATCATTCCCATCGTTTTGGCATTTTTATCTGTGTCCAAAAAACTAACCGACGTATCAAACAATAAATCTCTTTCGTCCACACTGATTATTATATTAATATCGCTTTCTTCCCAGTTCTCTCCCAAAATGCATTGAGTTACAAATGATTTTGTAATCTGCGCCCCCGAATTCTGAAATGCAGTTCTGAATTCATCATAATTCTCTCCAAAAATTATCCATAATCTTCTATTAATTTCATATATTGTTGTTGATGTGATATCTTTCATCGTCATAAGTTTGTTGAATCGCGAACTCAGTTGAGCAAGATTATATATATCGATAGGTCTCAACCAATGTTTTAATTCTTCGAAAATATCCTGATAGAAAATACAATCCATCTTTTGAACTGTATCATGATATTATGGTCAGTTTTGGTAAATTATTATTCAATTTTTTGAATATATTCTAAATAATTTATTATCATTGTTAGCAAATTATTTAGAGTACGTCCATAAAATCATTATGGTTGAAAGTATCAATAACAAATATAGTTTGCTTACCTCCAAAATAACCATGTAAATGTTCGATTCCAGGATACATATGTTTAAATAAACAAGGCATGTTACCACATGAAAAGATATCATAACTATGATTAGTTGGGTGAGAAAAGTGGTACAATTTTTCTTCCAAAAAATTTGTACCGTCATATACAATTTCGTTATTTTTGCGACGATATCCACACGGAGCTTCTGCCAATATCTTTAGCCTTTCATTAGTTGATTTATTACCATATGGCATAATTTTGATAAAGCAGACATTCATTTTTTTCCATATATTATTGTCTTGTATAATCGTATTATCTGATAAATCATGAAATGAAAATCCTCTTACCTTGTATTTTAAATGTTGCGAACAACTTGGATAAAAATTTGTGCGCTTGGAAAACACGTTATTTATTCTGTGAAAATATAAATTTTCAACCAAATTATCTAACGGATATGTATTTTTACAGACATCATACTCGCAATAATTTGTTGTTTCAAATACCATTTCTAGTCCATTCACATCAAATATAATTCGGTCTATATATGAATAACGTATAGAATTGAAAAATGTATATCCAAGTTTATGTTTATAAAACATATACTCAATTATTTTCATATTTCTAACATCTCCAAATTTATAATCTTCATTTTTGAACAAATAATTGTTAGCTTTTTTATCATAAGATTCATGTAGTTCATCATCAATAATAATTATATTAATGTTACTTTTGTTCCATTTCTCTCCTAAAATACATTGGGTTATAAACGAACCTGTCATTGTACAATTTGATTTCCGAAAAGCAGATTTAAATTCTTCCAAATCATCTCCCAAAATTTCATACAATCTTCTGTCGATTTCACAAATTGTACTTTTTTTGATACTCTGTATCGTTATCATTTTGTTGAAACGTTTGCATAATTGCGCGAGATTGTACAGATCAATAGGTTTTAGCCAATGCTGTATTTCTTGAAAAACGTCACGGTATGACAAATATTCCATCTATGCTCAATAGTAGATATGTATCTCTATTGAAATAATAATCAATTTTTTCTGTTATCGACGATGATAGAAAAAATCTTATCCAATCTTCGATAAATCTCGTTCTTTGTACTTTCTTTGATATCTTGCATTGATATGACTTTACGATATTCTTTGCACGTCAAGGAGAGTCGATACAAATCAATAGGTTTTAGTAACTTTTTTAATTCTCCTAAAATGTCACGGTAGCAAATATATTGCATTTTTGTCATATTTTATATACTGAATATATGTAACAGACCAAAAATCATTTTTTTTGAAATAATTCATTATCGTTGATAGTGAATTATTTGATCTCCTCATCGCTATTTGAGTATGTGCATAAAAGTGGATCGTCTACCTTATCAAACGTATCGATAACGAACAATGTTTGATCACCGAAAAATATATGATGCAAATGTTCCACTCCGGGATACATATCTCTAAACAAACAGTCCGCATGGTTGTAAAAACAAGAAATAAAATACCTATCACTGCCTATAGGTTTACGATAGGCAGTATACAATTTCTTTTCTGAACCTACGCCAGATGCAACGACATGATCATCATAAACATAACCGCGTCCCTGTTCAGACAATAATTGTAATCGTTCTTCTGCTGTTTTGTTACCATATGGCGTAACTTTTATGATATCAATGTGCATTTTTTTCCATATATCACGATCGGATATGATTCCGTCACGATCATAAAATGTAAATCCTTTCGCTCTGTATTTCCTATGTAGCATACAACTCGGATAGAAGTTAGTGTGTTTTGTAAATATTTCGTTTATTTTATAAATGCGCATACATTCAGATGATTCTCCGGATATGTACTCATTACTATTGACATTATATTTCAATAATTTTGTTTCTCTCAATACTATGTTCCTTCTATTTACATTATACGTGACTTTACGCACATTCGCAGATGCATTAATAGAGATAGATCTTAATTTGAAAAATACATATTCAATAATTCTCATATTATTCACATCTCCAAATTCATAATTTTCCGCTTGAAACAAGTACAATCCCGCTGTTTTATCAAATAAATTATCAAGTTCGTTGCATGGAACTAATATGCAAATATCATCATTCCATTTTTCGCCCAAAATACATTCGGTTATAAACGAACCAACAATTTTTGCATTTGAATTTTTACAAGCGATTTTAAATTCATCAAAATCAGTACCCCAAATTGCACGCAAACTTGCATCAATTTCGCACATGGTACTCATCTTAATATCTTTCATCGTTATCAATTTATTGTATGATTTGCACGTTTGAACGAGATTGTATAGATCGATTGGTCTTAACCATCGCTTTAATTCCTCAAAAATATCATTATATTGGACATGATCCATTTTAATATTATCAATCCTTATCAATCCATTTGATAAAATAAAAATCAATTTTTCGTAAATATGTTACTAAATTTTAATAGCATATTTATTAAACAACGTGTAATGAAATTCCATTCGATCCTTGTGCTACACTCAAAGCTGGGAGGGAATAGTTACTGATCCATATTATCTGGCCATTAGCCGAGCAAGCTGACGTTGGACTGCCACCCATTGGATAAGACGTTGATTTTGTATTAAATTTCAATAATACTGTTCCATCAACGGCATTTCTTCCATACAACGTTCCATCTCCATCACTTGTAAAAACACATCCGTTATAATGAGACATGGATCCTTGAGATGCGAAATCTTGTTTAGAATTCCATTGCACTTCTAACGCTGGATTTACTTTTACAGCAGTTACAAACGAATCAGTTGGTAGAATCAAATCTCCTTCCCTGTTGACAAATTGTTCGGATTGGTTAGAACTGCCTCGGCTACCAGTAATGTAACTAGCATTTGAACAACATGCATAAATCTTCTCACCATCAAAGCAAGCTTGATAATTAGTTCCACCAAGTGATGTATCTGGCCCTAAATATTGTGCCTTTGCATAAATCGCATCCTCATTCGTAATGTCTATTAATGCACAGAGAGCAGTTTTGGTTGTCCCCGCTAAATATTTGCGATCATTTATTTTGGTATAAAAAACACCGGTACAAGCGTCGCCATCTGGTGAATTAAAGTTCGGATATAATAATTGAATAGGATCGAATCCATCTGTAATAAGAAAGTTAAATGTATCACTTGGAATAGTTCTGACTCCAAAAATATGTTCACCAACGAGAACTTTGAGTCCTAAAATAGCGTCCGAATATGATGCATTTCCTCGCGGCGATCTTCCTGGTGCTACTGAAAGATTTCTTATTGTTTGCAGAAAATTATCCTTGGCTTGGTTCATGAGAGTCAAATTAGCAGGAATTTGATTAGTCACGTATGCTGTGATCGCATCAACAACTGGAACTTTGAGAGTATAGTAATCTCGTGTTGGGGCTGCATAGTAATCTCGTTCTTCTAACGGAATACAATGAGCTTGACCTGTACCATAATATAATTTTCTCTTAATGACGGTCGGAGGAGCACCCCAAACACTATTACCCCAATAATTTAATCCATGTGCATCAGCTTTGTTCAAAACATCGCCAGGGAACATATCCTTGACATAATAAACTGCATGCTGACCTTGAACATTAACATTGGCTAGTCCAGTTTTTCCAGAAATATAGATCATTGATTGAAACGGTACTCCTAATAGTTGCCTAGCTATCCATTTTGCAAGAACTCCATTAAGATCATAAAGTCCTGTCTCACCAGTAAGTTGAATCTCTTGCCCAAATGTTGACCAAAAATCTGCAACTAAGGACGGACTGATCGTCGTAGTTGAAGTGATATATACACTTTGGGCAAATTTTCCGGCTGCGTTTGGATTTACGATCTTCGTCTTAGTTGTAGTTCCAATCTTGACATAATTTTTTCCCGGTGGAAAAGGATTGTAACGTTTACCAACGTCAGTAATGACATCACCTTTCTTCAACAAACGTGCGCATGTTGATTGTTTCCATACAACATAACCATCAGAATTAATTCCAAAAACATGTCCTTGATCTGTGTAAATAGGATAGCCTTCAAAATATGGACTTGTAGGTAACAAACCAGTATTGATCAAGTTTTGATTTGACGATACTCCAACAATTACGATATCATCTTTGATAATTGGATTGAGATCCGATATCATAAACTATATCCAACTATATTCAAATATTATCACTTATGATTTTAAATATCATGAGTGATTATAGTAAAAAAAATTAATGAAAGCCAAGTTATGAAACTGTTACAAATCAGCCGCACAACTCTGTACAGATACGTTCGCCCAAAAATTATTCTTGTGTCTGTCAACACCAATGGTTATTATTGACTACAATGACGATTCTATTTTTGATTTTTCTCAATTATCAAAATCTTTGCAACGTCATCTACGCTCATGTTTCTACTTACAAACAAAGAAAAGATTTACGTCATCAAATCGATTTTTTATCTCAATTTTGTTCTAACAATAATTTTGACATTGATCATGTGTATTCGGATATTTCTTCTGGAATGAACATCGACTGTCCTGACTTTTCCGTCATGTTGGATCTTGTTTTCAAACACAAAATCAAAAATATATTCATAAGTAACAAAGATCGACTTACTCGCTTATCTTTTATTACACTCGAATCTATTTTCAAAAAATTTGGAACTAACATTATTGTTGTCAACAAGGACTCTGATCACAAATATGGCGATTTTTTTGACGAGATTATTTCTATCATGCATTATTTTTCGACCAAACAATATTCCAACCGCAGAAAATTTTATCGTTTTTAGTATAAAAATTTTTTTGTTTGGTTACATTATATGTCAAAAGGCAAACTTGAGCCTGACAAAAATGTTGAACTTGTTAGGACTATTTCTTCTACTATTAGAACTAAAATGACTATTCATAATAAAATTTTCAGTTTTATGACTGGCGAATCTAAAAATATATACAATACGACTATCTTCCATACCAACATCTTTCTGCGTTATCAAAATATCATTTTTAAAGAATTATCTGGTCTTGTTGATAACAAAAAAATCGTTAACATCAAGAAATTTGATGAAATGTTTTATGAAATCTATGATAAGTACTACAATAAATTTTTAGAAATCAAAAATTCATTAGATAATAACAACAACATTATCTACAAACATATTAAAAATTACTTGGATGATAATGAAATTTATATTGTCAATGACAATTACAAAAAAATTTTTGATACGATGGTTAAGCAAATATCACGTTTAAATGTTTTGATTATTCCACACAAGAAACATAATGACGAACTGTTTATCGACTTAGTCCGTAATATTTTGAAGTCTATTTACACTAAAAATTTTGATAAATTCAAGCATTGTATTATTAATAGCATTCCGTGTCCACACAACGATACAATTTTTATTGAACAAGTCAAAAACGGTGATTTTTTATTTTCGGATGATGATACTGAAAACTATAAACAGATTCTCAAAAATCATCCACTCTTTGTTCGCACCAAGGATGATAAAAATAAAGAAACTATTAAATCCAATCAAAATTACATCGCTCGCATCGTATACAAATATTATACTGATTGCAAGATTCCTAGTGATTTGATGTGTAATATCATCGCAAAAGCGCACAAAATGTTCAATAGTTATTTCGCTTTATTACAAAAGAAAATTTATGCTAAAAAGCCATCTTATTTAGATAAAAATGCTAAATTTATTTTACCCTATTTTTCTCACAGTCGTAAGCTGGTAAATGTTGATGGCATCGATTGCTATCGTCTTACTGTTGGAAAATATGTTGCTGATAATTTTGCGGAGATTATGGGAGATGACGCTTACAAATGCCTTAATAGAGATAATAAAACTGATTATAAAAAGTATGCGCACCTGTCACATATGAAGTATTCAGATAACGTTAAGAAAATTTCGAAAGGAAAAAATTTTATTATTAAAACAGGCGACAATGGAGGATTATATATTGACAAGAATTCCAAAAAAATTATCGATGCATATTATGTGTTAGTTAACAAACCACCCAAGTCAGAATTAGACAACTTAGTTTTGATTGAAGTGAATCCTATCCATGACGGGAGATGGCATAAAGTTAATTTTACTTATAAAATCGAATCCGATAAAAATAAACCTGATCCAAATAAAAAGGTGAGTATTGATTTAGGTATTGTCAATTTAATGACGATTTATGATCCAAATGGAGAACCGAAAATTATCAAAGGAGCACATATAACGAACATGAATAAGCGTTTTAATGCTCGAATAGATAAATGCAAAAGCGAAATCGCAAAATTAAATCCTAAATTTACGCAAGATATGTTTAAAAAAGTATTATTTAAGAGACATAATTCGATAGATAATTATTTGAATAATCTGGTGAACTGGTTTGTGCAAACTTACAAAGACTGCGGAACAATAATAGTAGGATACAATGTAGGTTGGAAACAAAAAACAAATATGGGAAAGAAAATGAATAGAAAATTTTATGAAATTCCATATATGAAATTGGTTTACAAATTGAGAGATAAGTTAGCTGCTTCTAATCAAAAATTAGAAATAATAAACGAATCGTACACGTCAAAATGCGATTCGTTAGCGTTAGAAGAGATCTGTCGTCATACAACATATAACGGAAAAAGAACCATGAGAGGATTATTCTCATCCCATCCAGAGGAAATCTATTCGTCAGTATCAGGCAAAATGATAAAAGCAAATAAAAAAGGAGTTTTGTTAAATGCAGATGTGAATGGAGCAATAAATATAATGAGGAAATGGGAGGAAACGAATGGAAAGGAAATGAAAAAGATAAGAGGAAAAAACATATGTAATCCGCAAGTAGTAAGAGTAAGAGATTATGTGAATGTGAAAAAAGTAAATTAAAACGGCAACTGAAGCAATGCGCCAAGTTGTTTAAAAGTCTCCATGGGTAGGCATAGTAAATACTAATGTACTTATTCATTCTACTAACAATAGATTGAATATGGTTGAATATAGAATTATAACCCAGTGATTGAATTGTTCGAATCTATATCTCCGTTATTATTAGAGTTTCCCGCTGCAAAAATTTTTTGGTTGTTTGACATAGTATATTTATATTACATAGTACGTATTTATATATGTTTCTCCCAATCTAAATCAATCATATTATAAGATATGTTCAGATCCATTGGTCCACTCATATATTTTTCTAAATTTTCGACCAATTGCCTATCATTTTTTAGCAATTTGACGAATGTTGCAACATCGTTCATAACATAATTTGATGGAAAAAAAGTCATGTTCATCATACAAATAGTGCGCAAAAATATATATTCCCACAAGGGTATTGCCTCAGAATTTTTATGACCGATACCTTTAAAAAAATTTTCATATGTTGCACTATCGTAACCGTAAAATTTTAAGATGTTAGCAGTTAGCCGTAACGAATATATTGTTTCCATATTCAATATCGTTCGATATATTTGATCTATCGATTTTTTAGGATCCAAACACCATATATATATAGATTGGTAAGCGGCGTTTAACAAGACGGCCATAAATTCGGTGTATGTTTCTGATATGTTCAATTCCACAGGAGCGACGGCCCAATTATTTGTATAATTAACACGACGTAATTTTTCATCGAGACCAATATAATGCACCATTTCATGAAATAACAGCTTTACTATTTCCTCTGTTCTTGTTAAGAAAACTATCTTCTTGTTTTTGTCAGTCATGCCGCTGACATTCAATGCTAATGAATTTTTTTGAAGATATGCTATTTTTTCATCGTATGTTTTGCGATCATCAAAAATGATGATATCACGTTTGTTATCATCCAAACAGACATAAATAACTAAGCCATCATAATCAATTTTGTTAAAAAAATTACAAAATGTATGTAATGCATGTGTTATTGCTGAAATTACTTTGATTTTATTTTTATCGTACAAGAAATTGAGAGTTATTATGCCATGGGGAGTATCGAGCGTATATGTGATTACTTTATTAAATTTTTTAACGTCGGATACGAATTTAGAATCACGAATGTTACTGAACATATTATGAAATTGGATAAAAATTTTTTGCATTTTTTGCAGCTTTGTGGGCGATTTAGATTCGATTATTAGATTTTTTTTGAAGGAAACCAACATGATATCTAAGATTTTTTTGAGTTTGGGATCTAGTTTTTCGTTACTGATTTTCATATCTATGTATTTGTCTTGACTTGATTTGGTTAAATATGTTGGATTTATCATTATAATTTAAAATAACATAATAATTACGTTATTTTAAATATTTTGCCTTGAAAGTATCAAGATCAAATCCTGCTGGGAGAAAAAATTCGTCAGTTAGCTTATGAATGATATCCATTTCTTCTATTTTCCAATGTTCGAATTTTTTGCTAGGTAAACGGCGTCGTATTATAAATGGAGTTTGTTTTGTGATTAGCTCGATGTATGCTTTCTGTGAAGATGTTAATGAATCGATCCCGTCTATTAGTGGTGGTGCACCACGATTAAATTGTTGAGCTCTGGTTCCAACTATTCTGGCCAACTCGTAAATAGTCATTTCGGGTCCAGTAATTCGCTTATCATCTGGTATTCTGGTTGGTATCATCTTTTCGTACACATTAGAATCATCATCTATTACGATAGAATTACTATCTAAACCGGATAAATAACACTTCTTGCTTTTGACACTATAATCATCGCCTTCCTCTTCATTATCAGCTTCATCATTTTCTTCTTCTGTTCCAGCGTCGTTCTCGCTCTCGTTTTCATCCTCATCGTCATTTTCATCATCTATCTCTGCTAATTCTTCGTGAGTGACTGCATCAAATTCTCCATCAGTATCGACATCATCTGGCCCGTCAGATTCTTCAGCTTCATCATCTGGATCTCTATCCGGATGATCGTCGCCACCAATGATCCTTCGCCCAGTTTGATCGCCATCATCATCTAAAATATCGGCAAAATCGTCTGACTCACTAATACTTGAAGATTCATATCCACCATCACTTTCACTTGATAACGATATTTTCTTAACTTTTTTTGACATAAGGTATGTATATATGTATATCAATATTATATATATATGATTTTTATATCAATTTTTTGAAAAAATTGACATAATTTTTGATATAAATAAATGTTATCAATTAATAGTATTAATCATGTATTTTTGTGATAAATGCAATTACTTATATAATTATACTAAAGATGTAAAAAACAAACAATTTGGTGGTAAGAATGCTAATGATAATATCAATAAAATATTTGATAAATTTGCTAGACGGGAACAGATTTTAGAAGAGGATTTGGTTGATGTTACTGGACCAGAGTTGTTGAAGGATGATAAATTTGATAAGATGAATAAGAAAGATCAACGAACATTTTTGACAAGCATCAAACGGATCAATAAAAATTTTTTTGTAGAATCAGCAGAAGAGAGCGAGCAAGGAATGGAAAACACAAACATCGCATATTTTTTTTGCAAATATTGTAACTATCATAAACCCATGAAGGCTGGGACAGTAATATATTCTAAAGATCATAATAATGATATCAGTATCGAAACTGAAGATTATAGTTTGATGTGTCATAATTATTCTCTCCCGCGTACTAGAAATTATATATGTCCCAATAAAAAATGCGAAACGCACAAAAACATTGAACTCAGAGAAGCGGTGATGACGAAAAACAAAGCAGACAGAATAATTTATGTTTGCTGTCAATGTACGACTAATTGGATAGAGTCAAATTAACATCAATGGTATAAAAAAAAAATTGATTTTAAATTTAATTTAAATAAATTTAAAATCATATAAAATAACAATTTGGCAATCAATATTATACTATATGACAGATAAAAAACATCATTCCGAATCAAACATATCACCACTCGAGAAATTATACTTGTTCATGGGAAAATATCGAACCGAATCTACAAAAAAGAAAGGCGATAACTTACCGTTTACACATGCAAATACACATACACCATATGGAAAATTTAACATTCCAGATGATATGAGTAACCGATTTCACGAATTATATGTTGACGCGGTATGCGCTGGATATCAACCGCATATAGTAGAAAAGCATAAGGAATATGGTCCGATACTATTGGATTTTGACTTTGTGCAAAGTGGAGATAAACCAAAAAGGTATTATACCACTAAAATAATTCAAACACTTGTCAAGGAATATAATAGGCTGATTTATAAATATCTTGATGTTAAAGCCAAATTTATGGACGCTTACATATCCGAAAAAAGTGCACCTGCATTAAGAAATGGAGAATATCACGATGGAATTCATGTCATCTATCCATACATTTGCACACGCCATGGATTACAAGAAGCTATGCGCGAGGAGTTTATCGAAATAATTCGAGAACTCGATGTTTTCAAAGATATCCCTCATAATAATTCTCTCGAAAAAGTAGTCGATAAATCGGTCATCTACTCAAATGGTTTTATGATGTATCTATCTCGAAAAAATACGTCATATAAAGCATATGAATTGACGCATGTTTATTGTCCAAGTAACAAAAATTTGTATGATTCATTTATTCCAAGTGATTTGAAATTAACAAACAGAAAGTTAATTCATCACCTTGTTACCATAACTAGCATCCGCCGTTTTAGCGAAAGGGACATTATGAAATTGAACGAAAATGTAGATCCCCTTGTTGTTGATAGCAAGATCAACGCTATCAAGGTCAAATTGCAAGATAAATTCAAAGATAGAAAATTGGGGGATGTCCATTCTGACAACGAAAATTTTAGTAATTACATTGGTGACAGTCATTTCATTAAAGCTGTACCAGATGATGTGTTAGCCGATACGCGAAACATTCTATCGTTGTTGTCTAAGGATAGAGCTTTCAATTATGATGAATGGTACAAAGTTGGTCAATGTTTGAACAATATTGATTATCGTCTGTTACCCGACTGGATAAGATTCAGTAAAAAGTGCCCTGAGAAATTCAAAAAAGGCGAGTGTGAAACGTTGTGGAGAAAGATGAGAGAATCTAATTATTCCGTTGCAACGTTACATTATTTTGCGGCTGAAGATAGTCCCGCAAAGTACATCGAATTAAAAAAATCAAAGATATCAAAATTATTAGACGATGGTATCCAAACCAGTCACAATACGATTGCCAAGTTAGTGATTGAAAAATACAAATACAAATTCAGATGTGCATGTATCAAACAGGGGTTATGGTATGAATACAAAAACCATCGATGGATAGAAAATCCAGGTGGTTATTCTATCAGAATATTGATTTCCGACGAATTATCCAAAGAGTATCGCGAAAAACGATCTTTGTTGTTCTCCGAAGCAGGGGAATATGAAGGGAAGAAACAAAAAATAGTATTGGAAGAAGCTGCCCAAATTTCTAAAATTCTAGGTAATTTACATGATAACCGTTTCAAAAAGAGTGTAGTTTCGGAATGTGCTGATTATGCGTTCGATCCAAATTTTCTTAGAAATATTGATGAAAACATATATCTGATTGGCTTTGATAATGGTGTTTATGATTTAGAAAATGATGTCTTCCGTGAAGGTTGTCCCGATGATTATATCAGTTTAACTACTGGTTATTCATATGTGCCATTTAACAAGGATGATGAAACTGCTATCGAGATTGAAGAGTTTTTGAATAAAATTCAAACAGATAAAGAGATGCGGGAATATTTGATGCTTTTGTTATCAACTTGTTTATCGGGATCAATTACAGAAGAAAGTTTTTATGTATTTACCGGATCAGGTGCAAATGGTAAATCCAAATTGATGGAACTGTTGAAATACACGTTAGGAGAGTATTTCAAACCTATGGATATCAGACTTTTGACCGAAAAACGATCATCATCATCATCAGCAAGTCCGGAAGTAGCGGATAAAAAGGGTATCAGAGCGTGCCCTTTTGATGAACCGAAATCCAATGATGAAATCAACACTGGTTTTATGAAAATTTTTACCGGTGGGGATACCATAACAGCAAGAGCGCTGTTCAAAGAGCCAATATATTTCAAACCTCAATTTAAACCATTCTTGTTATGTAATCACTTGCCAAACATCAATTCTGATGATGATGGTACTTGGAGACGATTATGTGTCATACCTTTTTTGAGCAAGTTTATCAAGCCAAGTGATACTGAGCAAATAGCCAAAAAAGCGACGTGGCCAAGTAATTATTTTATGGCAGATGGAGATTTATCAAACAAATTGAAGAGTTGGCGTCAAACTTTTATGGGAATGCTGATATCGTATTATCGAAAATATAAGGAGGACGGATTAGTACATCCTAAATTAGTACGTCAACATACTGTTAATTATCGCAGACGATGTGATATATTTCAAGATTTCATCAATGATTATTTGGAAAAAGCGGATGACAGTTCTTTTATTACTCTTGGTAAATTATATGAAAATCTCCGAACATGGCACAAGTCTAATTACAACGGTTCTTGTCCTAACAAAAAGGATTTGAAAACATATTTGCTAACAAGAACAGAAAATTATGTCGAAAAGTCAGAATCTCTTAAAGGATACAAACTCAAAGATTTTAATGAAGAAGACAAAGAGGGAGAATTCAACGACGAACAATAGATTCAATAATAATTCATTAATTGTTATTGAAAAAATTGATAAATAAAGAGTCTTTCGCGAAAATTTTCAGTGTCAAAGATCAATAAGTTCTATTATGGCAAGTCATTCAAACGTTAAAACTTCTAATTATGGACATATAATTATGCAAATTCATCCAAATATTAAAACAATTTGGAATGGTGAAGAGCATATTTGGTACATTTACGATCAATCTCAGCATAGATGGATTCACACGTCCTCTGAAAAAATTAGATCCATAGTATTCGGATCACATATGAGATATCATATGCGTCTTCATAAAATTAATGAAACAGAAACGATAAAAGAATGTGCAGAATATGTTTGTGATTATGATTTTTTTAATAAGTTAGATGAAAATGAACATCTTATTGGGTTTGATAATGGCGTTTATGATTTGATAACGAATATTTTTCGCGAGGGCCGCCCAGAGGATTATATCAGTTTGTCTACTGGTTATTCATACAAACCTTTCGATGCAAACGATAATTCTGTCGCAGAAATTAATGATTTTTTGAGTAAAATACAACCAGATCAAGAAACGCGCGCAAGTTTGGCATATATCTTGTCATCTTGTTTGTCTGGACGGACAGATAATACGTTGTATATGTTCGTTGGATCAGGTGCAAATGGCAAATCAGTGTTGATGGATTTGATGAAATTAACATTAGGGGACTATTTTAAACCAATGTCATCTCGAGTTTTAACGAAAGGTTATCGTGCCGATCGCGTAATGGGCGATAAGAAAGGAGTCAGAGGATGTCTGGTAAATGAATTCAATGATAAAATATACTGTAGATTTATGAAATCTTTAGTGGGCGGCGACAGTATTACGTCAATAAATTCATGTGATTATATGTTCTATTTTAGACCACAATTTAAGTTATTTTTAACATGTAACAGTTTGCCGACTATTGATTCAGATGATGAAGGTACTTTAAGGCGAATTTGTGTAATTCCATTTTTGAGCAAATTTATAGATGCTAACAAAGTGACATATCAACAAAGTAATTTTTTTATCAAGGATCCGAAGATTTCTGATAAATTTAATAATTGGCGACAGATGTTCATGGGTATGTTGATTTCTTGGCACTGTGAAACGCGCGTCGTCAAAAATATTGAATTTTCAGAATTGATACGAAGATCCACTACACATTATTGCACACAAATTCGACAACTTGCCGCTGATAAAAAAAATGAAAAATCAAACGCCAGACAGGTCATCTATAATAATGAACAAAAAATGTCGACATCTAAGTGCACAATGATAACGTTAGCAGAACATATTATGAAAACAATGGATCCGCACATTAAATATTATGATTCTAATAATGCGAAAAATTGGTACGTTTATCGTAAAGATCTTCATCGGTGGACTAAAACAACTATGTGGGCGATACAAGAAAATATATTCTCTCATGCTATCTATCAATATTGCTTCTCACACGGTATTAATATTACGCCAGGCGTAGAAAAGAATACCATGTTAAGAATTTCTCAAAAATATGATCACGAATTCATAGAAAAATTAGATGCAAACCCAAATATCATCGGATTTAATAATGGAGTGTATGATGTCAAATCACAACAATTTAGGCCTGGACAACCAGACGATTATATTACCATAAGCGTAGAACATGATTTTGTGCCACACGATCAACATCCTCATGAAAATGAAAATGTTATCAAATTGTTATCGATGTTACCCATTCATAAAAAATTTCGTGAGTATTTTTATACTTGTTTATCTGACTCTCTTTCTCGAGGCAACATTGCTAAATCTGAAAGTGACAATATGTCAGGACCAGAGTCAGAATCTGATGATGATGATATGCCAGGATTAGAGGCAGTTTCTATTGATGACGATATTGTTGAGCTAAAAAAATATCAAGGTAGAACCGTTTGCCCAATAGGAGAAAGTGACAATATGTCAGGACCAGAGTCAGAATCTGAGGATGATGATATGCCAGGATTAGAGGAAGTTTCTATAAATGACGATATTGTTGAGCTAAAAAATTATCAAGATAGAATTGATTGCCGAACAGGAAAGATGCCAATGTTAATGAAACCGATTTTTAAATCTTCTACGAATTACGCGATTGAGCAAAAATCTGAATCAAATATTAATGGTCATAATTTACCCAAATTAGTAGATGCTCACGGTAAGATAATATGCGAAAACAAAGCTGAATTGGCTGTTATGATGTTTGACGAAACGGATTCTATGATAGACATCACCCGAATTTATTTGAATAGATTTCAGACAATCACTGCATATGTTGATGATTTTGATACTGAACTTTCATTTAAGAATGGTATTTATGTGGAAGTTCCAGCTGATAAGAAAGATATTCATAAGATTAGATGTCATATGTTGGTAAAACATCAAACTAAGATGATAATGATCGATTTGCAGCAATTTTGCAATCTTTATGCATAAATATTAACAATATGAATTACATAAAAAATTGAAAAAAAAACACACTACGTAGAACGGTTTTGATATAAAAATTACAATAAGCACTATTAATAGGATGAAAAAAACTGCAAGATCAATTGAAAAAGTCGTTGTTTCCGAATCTTCTTCATACGAACAAGATGATTCGAACTCTTCACAACGTGACAGTGACGAAGAATTACCGTTAACAGACGAAATCATTTACCCAGGTTTAATATTAAACGGTGATTATGTTTTGATCAAGAAGATAGGATATGGTAATAATGCTGGTGTTTGGATGACTTACAAAATATCTACAAAATCTTATTTCGCGATCAAAATTCAAGATTATCAATGTTATGACGATGGGTGTAGAGAGATTAAGATATTGAAAAAAGTTGCAGAATTTATGGAGAAGAATAAAAGTCACAAAACGTATTGCATCAATATGTTGGAATGTTTTAAATATTCAGAAGAACATAACGACAGCGTCATATTCGTATGTAGTGTATATGATTTGTATGCTGGAAGTATTAATACACCAATATCGACTGGAGTTCATAAATATGGTTTGCCGATCAACGTTGTCAAAAAAATTACAAAACAATTATTAACAGCATTATCTGTGTTACATAACGAATTGAATGTGATACACACCGACATTAAACCTGAAAATATTTTATTGAAAGGAGTCCCTACTGTTCATAATAAAATAATAAAAATGTTCGAAGAAACCAAATTTCACGAAAAATATGACGTATTGGCAGTCAAGTTTTCTAGAAATCCTAAAAAATTTAATGAGAAGAGGAATATGTTAGCATTAGCATGCGTTGCTAATTTAGAAATAATTGAAGACGCATTTATTTGTCGACCCACAACTCTATCTGATGAAGAAGAGGAGGATAGTGGATCACATATCGAAGGCGAAGAAGATGATTTTGAAGATGTCATAAACAAGTCCGAGTCTGAAGAGGCACCAGCCAGCACGAAATTAAATAAGCGTAGTCAGTCAGTTGATGATCTGCCAGAATTTCTTGACTACAAAGTGTCTCACTCGTTAGAAGAGTTTTATGATCATGAATCTGTCATCAATAACAAAAAGAAGACAACTGATCATAAAGTTATTCTTGATGAGAAATATATCAATGATTGTGAAATAGCTGTCACAGATTTTGGTAATAGTTATTTTTATGACAGAAGGACTAAAAATGAGATCCAGGACCGCAGATATCGAGCGCCAGAAATCGTTTTAAACCATAAATATGGCTACAGTTGCGATATTTGGTCAGTTGGATGCGTTGTATTTGAATTATTAACAGGATTTACTCTTTTTTCAGTCTATGATTCTCCATTATCGAAAGATATCCATCATTTGTTTTTGATGGAAAAAATGTTGGGACCGTTACCATTAAATATGAAAAAGAGTTCTAGCCGGGCTAAATTTTTATTTGATGCTAAAAATAATTATAGTATCAAGAATGTAGACGACTTTGATATGGTGTCGATATATGACAGATTAGTCAAGCAATTCTTATTCTCAAAAGCCGATGCACTAAAATGTAGTGATTTCATTTTAGCAATGTTGAAATATAGTCCAGCTCGTCGGCCAACAGCTTCTGAAATGTTGAAACATGAATGGTTGAAAAATATTTAGATAAATATGATTTATTATTAATAAATCATATTACGCAAAAATATTACTAATCGATCCAGAACTAATTTTAGCAATATAAATCTCTAATTCCTTTCTCGACATACCATTTTTATCGGCGCATTCTTCTTTTTGCGCATCTGTCATGAAAAGATAGTTATGGGGTATGTGCACGTTCGATGGTGCTTGTCCGATTGTTGGATCTTCATATTCAAGATCTTTATACAAATCCATAAATACGTCATATTCTTTTCTTGATTGATTATTATTCTCAAAATTTATGACTCCCCTTTCTTTGAGAATGCTAAAGACAACATATTTTGCAACGAAACATGGATGTATGTCATCTTGTAATAACAAACCATCATTGATATCTTTTTCTATTTGTACGAATGATTTCTTATCGTTTTCGAAGATTCGGTACATCTCATCAATTCTGTTCTGTTCTATGACTTTGTTACGTTTATTTTCTTTTTCTAATTCAAATCGTTCATCTTCTTGTGTCATCTTTTTGGGTGCGTTTACAACTTTTTTTGGTGGTTCCGGTATCTGTTTGATTGGTTTAGTAACTTGTGGTAGTTGCGTCCGTTTTGGTTCAGCTCTACAGGGTGGTTTAGGAATCTCAGGAACAGTTTTGGTCATGTCTGCCAACATTTTATCAAACGCAGCTAACTGTGGAAACAATGTAGCAATTCGAATCACACATGAGTCGCCGTACAACACAATTCCGTTGTCGTATTCGATACTAAATTTTGTCATTGGAACGGATAAATAAATGGATTCTATGGTGACAGTTCGAAGCATCACCTTTAAATCTGTCATGGACAGGCTGCCGTTCAATGATTTTGGCATTTTGATTATTTTGTCAAATAATTGCGGAAAGATATCTACTAAATTTGGACAAATAGAACTATTTCTGGTGTCACCGATGACTAATTGATAATAATTAAGCATTATGTAATACTCTAATTTATATATATTTATGTACATTATGAACGAAAAAAATTGAAAAATAAAATATCAGGGAGTCTCATTATTTATATTTATGGGCATTAAATATCATGTCCAAATTTTATGAAAACTCAAAATTAGCCCTTAATAATTTGTTAAATAATAGAGGAGATGATGTAATAGGTAGATGTAAACTGGATGTAAATGGCGATGACATAATAGGTAGACGCCGGCTAGACATAAATAGTCAAGAGCTGTTTCTGACCAAAAAATCAAAATAATGATTTTCAAAATAGCCATACTGCATATAATACCTTATTCGTAGATTGATAATATCGCAATAATTTTTATTGCGATATTAGTACGTCAAATTATTCAGAATTTCATATCTGTTTGAATTTTTTGCAGTTTTTTTGTCATTATTTTCTCGCATGTTAAGTGCTCTTGGGAAATTACACTTGTTATTGTACTTATCATTATTGTACCTATCATTATTGTACCTATCATTATTGTACCTATCATTATTGTACCTATCATTATTGTATTTATCATTATTATACGGTTGCGGTCTAGAAAACTTAGTTGCAAAAGAATGTTTATGCAATTTTTTATGACCATCTGTAAATATTGGCGTGGGAACTTCTAATTTTCCTTCCTCTTGCAATGATGTCCGAGAAACATATTTTTGGTAGCGTTCTTTTCCTGAAGGAGAACCTTGGGATTTTGGTGTAACCGAAACTCTGGGCCCTGAATTAACGTCATCGGATGCAAATTCTGTGACAGGTACATGTTCACTTTTGATAACGCTATCGTTTTTTTCTAACGAAACATCGAATACCCAATTTTTGGTTTTCTTAAAAATATTATTACGATGATGTAACTCTGAATTTCCCATCGTTTTAACATCAACCAAACGAATCTCTTTCGCCATATGCTTTGTCACAAAACCGATAGTTTTAATAGACAGTTGAAAGTCATTCACATTTTCTAGTGATAACTCTATTTTGTTCGTTAGTGCATATGTTAAATAATTGATAATTGAATCGATATCATTTTTTAATACCGAATGCACGAAATGATGTTCGTTACATGTAACTTGTGTTGTTGGATCATCAAAGTTGTAGTAATTTTTGCATTTTGTGTATTTCGAGCAGAAATTATATGATGATCTGATAATTTTAGGGGTGGAATTAGAGCTATCGTGAATGATTAGCTCTTGGCCAATACGTTCTGCGAGTATTTTAGATGCATTACTTATCCATTTTAAATATTCAATAATGTCACTCATTTTGTCAAAATCTATGAGATCGCATTTTTTAATAGTCCTAATTTTATTGGGTTGGTTTCCGTCCATCAATCCGCGAATGAATTGCGCAATTGATGACTCATATTGCATAATATGTAACGCTTTCAAATCATTTGGATCTTTTTTGATCATATCTTCAACAAAAATTTGTTCTATGCCGTTCATGTTAGCAACATCGTCATCGTGTAAAAAACTAAAAACCGTTTCATTTTTAGCAATTTTGTTATTCTTGGGTGGATCAGGACTGTTTTCTTCAATTATCAAATTGGGATTCAACACATCGATCGTTTTTTCATCCAATTCGTTAAACCAAATATCAATATCATCGTCATAATTATGATCCATACTACTCAGTTTATTAATATTGCCTTTTATTTTTTTATATACATTACGAATATAAATATCACATTTTAATTATAAAATAATACTATAGATGGATACCACAAAAATACGAAAATTTGCCCAAGCGGAACTGGAAATAATCAAAAATAATGAAAAGAAAAGACAATCTGAGAAAAAAAACATAGTTAAAGTTCCACAAGATCTTAAGAATAATTTTGACCTTAACAATTTTTTAGAAAGTTATGTACCAAAATCTTCAGAGAACGCACTAAAAGGATGTCTATGTGATAAACGTCTACAGGGATACCAGATATTATCTAAAAAAAATATGAAGGATTTAATTGCAGGGAAAACCTACATCAAATATATCAAGAACGGCATTGGCTATGACATGAAATTGTTACAAACTGGCGGAATTTTTGTTGCAGGGGGAATGTCACAAAAAAATGGTTTCAAACACACTGAAATACCAGAAGAATGGACACATCTGATGCTCAAACTACGCAAAGGTGAGGAAGAAGACGATGCACATGTTTTTGTTGTTAAAATACTTAACTTTTACATCTTCTACAAATTATTTGATGAAGTGTTGAATAATAATACGATACGTGATATTATGGTTAAGCTACAGAATAGCGATATGGACACAGCAATTCCCACTCATGTCAAACTAAAACGCAATACTAAATGATTATAAAAATTAATGAACATTAGATATATAATGTACAAACGCACACAACGTCTTGGAGCTGACAAAACATACAAAAAACCGGATGTAACTTTTCAAGAACAGCTAAGCAAAGAAGAAATTGCCGAAAAGTTAAACGGTTATGAAAAAGTAGATAATATAATGGATGTGCCAATAAATACGCACCTTCGGTATTTTATTTTTGATAATGATGGGACAGCTAGTTTTCGGACCGGAGGATTATTGCAAAATAAAAATAATGGTGATGTATACGTCGTGCTATCTAACGGGTCCTTCACCTGGAGTGTTCAAGTTAAGACCGCGCAATTTTATAGAAAGTTAACACATGTCGAAGAATTGGCCATGGTACATGATGCATATCAAAATAAAATTGATGAACAGAATGATAAAATCGTCGATCTTAAATCGCAGCTGAAGGCTACGTCAACGAAGACTCCCATCAAAAAAGTGACCAATGCAAAGACAGAAACGGCTGCAAAGACCCCTGTTAAAAAAGTAACAGAAACGGCCGCAAAGACTACACAAAGAAGCAAAAATATGCCCCCAATTGAAGTGGAATTAGTAGAAACTGTCCGAAAACCCAAAAAAAAAATTGAAAAAAAAACATCTTAATATAAAGCCACAATACAATAGAATAATATACCTAATCACACATGTCAAAAAGAAACGTTGAGAAACCATCTAAACAACCTGTAAAAAAAGCAATTAAAGCAAAGAGTGACGATATTGATTTTTCCACGATATCGATGGCAGATCTTAAAAAAGTAGATGCTGTACAAGCTTGTAAGCAACTAAATATTGAACAAATACCTTCTCTCGATAATATTCCTCAAGGGGAACGACATCTTTTTATACGAAGACTATATATGGAACGAGTTTTTAAATTGCAAGCATATGAGGAACAAATGAAAGTTCTCCAGAAAGAAATGACTTCAGGAAAGTATCAAAATATTGATGATAATGATGATTTGACTGATGATAAGAAACCAACTAAATCTGATAAACCTAAAAAGAAGATAGAATCAGATAGCGATAATGATTCTACAGAATCTTCAGAAAATAATAAAAAGAAGAAAGTAGAAAAACCTCTTCCTAAACAAAAGGAATCCGCTAAAAAAGCAGTTCCCGCTAAGAAGAAGAAAGAATCTTCAGAGTCTGATACAAAATCTTCTGAATCAGAAAAGAAACCTGTTAAAGGAAAAGCAAAAGTAGTTCCTAAAAAGAAAGCAGTGACATCCGAATCTGAATCTGAATCTGATTCAGAATCAGAACCAGGTAGCGATTCAGATTCTGTTGATAGTGAATCAAATGAATCGGAACATGAAGATACGGAGAGTGAATCCTCTGAAAAAAAACCAGTCAAGAAACCGGTCGCAAAGAAAGGTCCTCCAGCTAAAAAAACAGGATTCAAAAACAAATAATTATAATAATCTTTAGCATAAACATTATTATAAAAAAAAATGAATATTGTACACCCAGGCATGTATATTTCAAGAAATGATTAAGAAATAATATGTACGACATTAGCAAACATAGAAAAAAAAATATATGTCCGATCAATATACAAATATCTAGACCATATCACACTATAAACAGCATATCAAAAATATCCCCATCATTGCCCCCTGTTACAGAAGTTTGGCAATCGCCTAAGAAATCATATCCTGAAACACCCAAACCATATTTAGGTTCTAAAAAATCATATGATCATAAAAAAACATATTGGGGATCTAAAAAAACATATAACAATAAAAAAAAATATTGGGGTTCTAAACGAGTTATATTCAAACCTTATCGTGGATCTAAAAAAATGATTCATCGTAAGCAATATTGGGGATCTAAACGAAACTTTGGAGGTTCTAAATATAAAAATATGTATAAACCATATAACTCTAAAAAAAGAGTAGGATATAGACGAACAAATAACGAAAAAGATCGCAATGAGAAATGGAATAAGAAGCATTATGATGAAAAGAGTACGGTTGTTCCTCCAATAATAAAAATGGTTAAGAACAGAAAAAAAAATTGAATTCTAATTTAGTTATTACTATTTATCATTATTAAAGATAACATCAAACATGTTTGCCATTGAAAAATTGATTTATTTTGAAGCTAAAATAAATACAGACATTGCACGTTGCAAAGAAGCTCTTTTCGAGTCATCATCGATTCCCGACGACGCTATCCGTTTGCAGAAAATGACAAATTTGATCGATTATTATGAAAGAATGCAAACGATTATGGATGAAGATGATTTAAGCTGCTATTTAGATCCTGCAGATTATTCCGATGGAGAACCATATGAAAATCATTTTGAAGATCCGGCCATACCGATGAAATGTCTTGCTATAGACGAGTTGTTAGCTCTCGACGATCATCAAATTTTAGAATCAGAATTTGTTTTTGACGAAAACGTACCAGAAAATATTTATGATGATCCTATTTAAATAATTTTTTATAAAAAACTATTTAAACTCCCAAGTATCTTGATAAATCATCTGCCCCACCTAAAAATCTATTATTATAAAATATAATCGGTTTCGTATGATGCATATCATTAAATTGAACTATATCTTTGTATGTGGTTAATGTTTTTAATAATTCAGGCATACCTCCTGGAATTTTATCAATAATGTATCCTTTGTATTTGACATTTGAATCACGCAACAATTTCAACGCTCGCTGACAATAAGGACATTCGGTAACATAAAACATTACAAATGTGTCAGAATCAGCATCTAGAATTTTTTTGATAATTATTGGATAATCCATCTATATAATACACAAATATAAAAAGAATAATGAATTGTCACTGTTTTTAATATGTGCAATATAAGTAACAATGAATGACGAAAAAAATTATATAATTGATCCTTTTACAATGTTGTGCAAATTGGCCTTGATTTATTTTATGCCCAATTACACTAAAATTAGCATTAGTAATCACGTGTTACATTTGCAGGAATACACATACTATCAATGGGCAGAACGAATGATGAATGGAGATAACAGAAAAGACGTATCATATTTATATTCGCCGATTGTTAAAATGATAAAATGGTACGTTTATGACAATCCCGAAAAAATTCAAATGGATAATGCCCTAAAGGAAGACATCAATATCATTGTAAGTTATTGTATAAAAGGACTTCGCAAAACTCAAAATGTTACGTATGATAAAGATTTAATGATAAAAATTTTATTGCAATATTTCATAAATCTAATAACTGACGCATCCATAGGGACACTAAGCGAAAATAATATGTTAAAATTAGGCGATACCCAATATGAACCCAATATTTTAGAAGACAGAATCAAAAATAATTATGATCCTAAGATGATAAATTCTATTGCGAAAATGATGATAGATGCTGATAACATTGATACTCCCGATTTACTTTCTTCTGATACAAATTTAGGATCGAAAATTAATCCCCTTGGACGAAATTTTCAAGGAGCGTTAGTCGATTGTGTACATAAATTGTTATTGAATCGTGATGAAATTTTTATTAAAACAATGAAAGATGTCAACACAGTCCTTTGAGTTCATGTATAAAATTTAAAAATCACTGTATAATAATAATATGAACAATTTGATTCTTGTGAAGGATACTGCGACGATCAATAAAATATTCGAAACTGCGCAAGATAAGTTGGTATCGCTTATGTATTTTACAAAAAATAATCCACAATGCCGAACAGCAAGACAATTTTTTGAAAGATGTGCGCAGACTCATATCATATCCATATTTTGCATTATTGATATCGATAATTTTGAAGGGGATGTCGGTCACGTAACCAATTTTCCGCACTTTGATTTTTTTCATATGGGTCGAAAGATCGGAACATTCCCTGGTAGTGATCAAAAAGGAATCGAAGGATCAGTACAATCTGGAGAACAATATGTTATGCGGCAAAATAACATAAAAAATCAATCTCAAATATATAATCAACAACAAGTACAGCAACCGCAAATGTATCCTCAACAGCCCGGATATGTACCCGTTCAGCCAATGCAACAACCAGTGCAGCAAATACCCCTGGTACAACCGGTACAACAACCGATACAACAACCGATACAACAACAAATATTTCAACAAATGGTCCAGCAACAAACAACCGATTCGATAGGATTACCATCACCTCAACAAATGGTTTTGATGTTCAATGTTTATCAGAAATTACATCAGTTAGGATTATTGAATATGGGGCAGCAAATCACATCAAATGAAAGTTCGAACCAAAAAATTGAAGGGGAAGAGATATTGCCGTCAGGGGACAAAATAATTCCCCTTGAAGATGGAAGATATGTCCTCATCAAAAAACAAAATTAGGAATGTAAATTATTTTGTTATTTATTTGTATAAATAACAAAATGCTAGCATTAGAAAATGTCATCGATTATACTCCAGATTCGTTCGGGAAAATGAACCCACATGACACCAGATATCAAATTAGAGACCCAACTGAACCTGCGTTCAAATACAACACCAATTTTACTTTGTCCGATACTCATGCACTAAATCAGTTAGACTCAAAGGCGATTCTACATCGCGATCAATACGTCAATGAAGAATATCCAAACCAGTTCCTTGACATCACACTGAGAAACGAACCCATGTTAGTGCCAAATTATCCGCGAGATTTATTGATTGACCAAACAGATCACGATGTTTATGGCAATACATACAATGATCCAATGTTGTACAAGGAATATATTGATAATCAAATCGATGGATCGATGGATCAAAAAATATATAACGAATTTTTGACGTATGCTGAGAAAAATCCAGACATAAGATTATCACAATCTTACACTAGCGAAAAATTTTGGTTAGAAGATCCAATGGTGTTATTTCGCGGGGATAATTATTTTGTATTCCTACCCAAAAGTTCTATGAGTAAAATTGAAATGCTAAACGCGATGACAAAATTTTTCTTGTATCTTATGATTTTATTGTTGCTCTTCAGCAATAATTATGATTATGTATATGTTCCAATAATAGGAATAATTATTGTCCTAGTACTTTATTATGTGCAAAAAAATGATACTGCAGATATTAGATATGAGAATTTTTGCCGTGATGATAAGTGTGATAAAATCGAAATGTGTCAGGCTCCAACTCAAAATAATCCATTTATGAATGTCACGCTGGCAGATTTAATGGATGATCCTGAACGCCCCGGAGCGTGTAATATTAACAACAACGAAATAAAACAGGAAATTGATGAAAAATATAATTATGATTTGTTTAGAGACGTTGACGATGTGTTTGTTAGGGGATATTCTCAGCGACAATTTTATACAACTCCTTCTACAACGACTCCCAATGACCAAACCACGTTCGCTAAATGGCTTTACAAGTTGCCAGAAACGTGCAAAGAAAATCAATCTAATTGCCTCAAATATGAAGATATCAGATTCAATAGATTCAATCCTAATATAGATAGAATGGAACGCGTTCAAGAAGATATTATACCATAAGTCACACAAAAAAATTATTTATTATTATTATAACATGAGAAAACTGTTGCGCATCATAGAAAATAATAACATAATCAACATCTTGAAAAATAATTTGGATTATCAACTTGAATTCAATGTAGATTTAGATGAAATCAGAAAAGTTTAAATTTATGTTTATTGAACTCTCTCCAAATAATTATCATTCCTTGCGTTGCATATCGGTCAATGATGAAATTATCAAATTTGAATATTATCAACATTCGCATAATGCGAACAGTATTTTTGGAGAGCGAATAATAAGTAATATATATGATTCGATTAGCAAACAATTTAGCCAAGAAACACTGACATCCAATGATACTACAGATTCAACAACATCTCATAATAGTCATTCTTGCACGTCACAAATGAGAGAATATCCTACTTATAGGCCGCCAAAACCAAAAATAGTGATAGATGAAATAGAACAACTAAATGATAGATGCGTCAAAAAAATATCAAAAACGACATCGTAAATGCAATAATTGTCATACAGAATCGTGTTGATAATAAATTATCTAATTAAACAATATAACATGCTAAATAATTTTACTGATGATAAATATCAAAAATTCAAAGAAGATATTTATAACATATCATTTATCATCGATGATACTGTTTTATGTGATGATATCCATGCAATAATTCTGTCGTTAATAAATGATTTTGTCACGATTGCGCAACAGAAGATATTGCATACTATTGAAATTGCGCAACATTATGTATATCCCAAAAAACAAGAAAATGGAATACAAAATTGTGAAATTGTGCTTTGTTTTGATATCATTTCTAATAATTATTCAGATGGATCACTGCGATTTTATGCAAAGTATCAAAAAGATAACGGATTTTTTTATGTCCCTATTCAGCTTGTGCGCATTAACGCTGTAAAAACATGTCAACATTTGAACATAGAACAAATAGAATATCAAAATATTGACAAAATGCAAGAAATTGAGGAACAAAAGTATGTTGCTATGAGTCGTGCACAAACGGACGCAATTAAGGCAAATACTTTGGCCAAAAAATTATCAATTATGAATCCAGATGATATATCAAAAGTTGTAGATGTTGTGAATGAGATAACTACAAAAGTTAGGGATACATTGACGGATGATTCTTCATTTAAATTATCTGTTCCGCCAGAATCAACGATCCATATTGCCAAAGTAGTTGCGAAATCATGTGCCGAGATAAGTAAAAAAAACAACATGGTTTTTATTTTAGTACCAAATAGTGATTTTGTAATTAATCTTGCTATTGGTAAAATGAAATATTCTGTATTACTTGACGCTAATCTTGCAATAATACCCTTATCGTGTTTGTCCGCTGATGTAAATGCTACACAAGTGATCTCAAACTTGTATATCTTACATAAAGCTACAGATAAAGGTATAATCAACACATTTGTAGAATCACATACGAACACTGAACCCCAGCGATCTATATCAATCAATTCTTTTTGGAATAGGATATATAAAAAAATTAGAGATTTATGGGATAATATTTCTAATGTAGATAATTCGAACAAGGATTCAAATAGTATAAAAATATTATCTAATTCTATATCAAAAGAAATGAATACAGTATATGACGATTCTTCCAGTGATTCAGACATTGCTCTCTTCACGACTGAGAAAGAAGAGAAAAAACAAAAGGGCGGAAAACATAAATCTAAACATTGGCGCACCGATGATATCTCGTCTGATGATATCAATCTATTCACATCAGAAGCGCCCCGCAAAAGACATGCACCATCCTTAAAAGATAATGATAAAAAAATGCCAACTGTTGATATTCCTAATTCATTAGCAGATGAAGATTCTGGTGACGACATTAACTTATTTACTGACGAATCTGAAGAAGTTATGTTCGAACCACAAATGGGTGGTGCACAAGGAAAGCAACGTGGCGGCAATGATGATGACGAATCATCATCCACTACCGAATCTGAAGACGTAGATGATGTCGATTTATTTACCTCTGACTAATAATCTATTTTTGATCAAAAATAGATTATAATCTAAACAATAGTTACTTCTGTATACATATATAGAATGAGTTCATCTTCGACATTCGGAACAGAAAGTGATAATGCTGAAACGATCACTTTCATAAAATTATATGATGATCACGAAAGCGAAATCAAATATGTTTATCACTTATCTGATATACATATTCGAAATAATCAACGACATGCAGAATATAATGAGGTATTTGAGCGAACGTACAAGAAAATTAGAACTATGATAGGTGATCGTGTGATGTCATCATTAATTGTCGTTACTGGCGATATTGTTCATGCTAAAACTGAAATGAGTCCTGAGTCAATATCTGTCGTGTATTATTTTTTTAAGAATTTATCTGACATTGCGCCCGTCATATTGATACCTGGGAATCATGACTGTAATTTATCAAATCGGAACAGAATGGATGCTCTGACGCCGATCGTAGATGACATTGGTAAATTGACCAATTTATATTATCTCAAAAATACAGGGATATATCAATATCAAAATATCTTATTTGGTGTAACAAGTATTTTCGATAATATGTTGATATCTGCTAATAAAATAGATAAAAACATTTGGAAAAAAATGAAACATAAAAATAAGTACAAGATTGCGTTGTATCACGGACCAGTTCATGGTGCCAAAACTGACGTCGGTTACAGAATGAATAATACGGAATTGGTTGCTGAAGATTTTGCTGGTTACGATTATGTCATGTTAGGGGATATTCACATGTATCAATACATGAATAAAGAAAAGACAGTCGCGTATGCCGGATCATTGATTCAACAGTCATATGGAGAATCGATCGATAACCATGGATTTTTAAAATGGGATCTGCGCGATGGTGATTCTGAATTGATTAAAATAAGGAATGACTATGGATTCTGCACGGTCCGGATAGTCGATGGCAAAATGGAAAATGCAAATATTCCTATCAAACCACGAATTCGTTTCATAACTGAAAATACCAATCAAATGCAGTATCAAGAAATTCTTAGTGCACTAGAAAAAGAGTACGAAATATGCGAAATTGTTAAAGAAACCAGTTTTAAAACAAAAATGGTTTTACAAAACTCACCATCCAAGAAAAAAAAGAAAAAAATTTCAGCATGCAAAACACAGGAAGAAATAATTCAACAATACCTAAAGAACAAAATTAATAACGATAAAGAGATTGATGGAATCATTGATTTACATCAAAAAATATATCAGAAAATATTTGAAGAAAAGAAAGACCAGGTTTTTGATGTTATGCATAATTCGACCAAAAAGCAGAAGTGGAATATATTGGTGTTAAAGTTTTCGAACATGATATCGTATGGTAAAAATAACATTATTGACTTCCAAAATTATGATCCTAATCAAATTATTGGTATCATGGCCCCCAATCATTATGGTAAATCTGCTATATTGGATATCATTCTATTTTGCTTGTTTGATAAATGCAGTCGTGGTGAACGCAAAGACATATTGAATAAGAACCAAAATGATATGTATTGTTCTTTGTTGTTTCGAGTAGGCAGACAGCGTTATTTTATCGAACGAATTGGTAAAAGAAACAAAAATGGTTTGACAGTCAAGATTGATGTGAATTTTTTTTCTGTAACTATCGATGAAAATGGCCAAGAAGTCAAAGAATCATTGAACGGTCTCAAACCAAGCGAGACGAATAACAAAATTGTGGATCTTATCGGCGATTATGATGATTATTTACTCACCTGTTTTTGTTTACAAAATAATCAAAACAAGAAAGGTGGTAACTTTATTGACATGACACATTTACAGAAAAAAGAGTACTTGCAAGATATATTGAAATTGAATGTGTTTGAAGATTGCTATAACATGGCCAAGGATACTTTGAAAAAGTTATCTGGTCAGATAGAAACGATGGAGCAATGCAAAATTAATACTGAATCGTTGCGTGATTTGAAAAGTACAGCTATCGCATTGACCAAAGAAATCAAACAATTACATTTCGCCAAAACATACAAAGAAGATATTCAAAGTCTAACAAACGGCGTCGTTGAATTATACAAAAATAATCCAATGCATAAGATAGATGAATTGTCTATCTACAAGCTCGATACCGAACAAGAAATATTGCAAACGATAGACAAAATAAATCAAAAGATTGATAATTTTGATAATGAGGAATTGGATGTTGATGCAATAAAAGAAGAAATTGCAACTCAGAAAAAACAGATTATTCGCTTCGAAAATGATATTGATAGTATCCAGAAGGGGATAGATGATAAACAACGCGAATTAGGAAAAGTAATGGCAAAATTAGTCACTATTCCAGATAATCATTATAATGTGAATATTCATGAATTAGCAAAAGAAAAAGAAAGAGTAATGAAAAGAATTGATGAAATTAATGAAAAGTTGGAACAATTTGATAATTTTAATGACATTGAAGAAAAGAATAACGAAATGATTTGTATTGAAGAAGAAATACAAATGTTAAAAGAACAATTATTTTTTGTTAAATCATATGATTATGATTTCGATTCTTTAGTAGAAGAAGAAGGCAATGTTCGCGATTCTTTGTATACATTGGTTATTAAAAACATGGGTAGACGAATCGTAAGTTCTGAAAGGAAAAACAAAATAATGTTTGAAATGCATTTGCGAAAGAAATTTAGAAAACTGGTCCAAATAAACGCAAATGGAATAACAGATCCCGATTTGTTGGCCTTAAATTTGGAATGGTTGGAAGACGATGACGAATGGAATTCTAAAAATTTAAAATTACTGGAGACAGATGATTCAGATGACAAATTGATTGACAAGCTATTTGATGAACGACGATCGATTATAGATAAATTAGAAGAAGTTCGTGTTGCGCAAATAGATCGTATCTGCAATGATAATATACAACGTCAAATTGATACATTGACCCAGAATGTATCATATCTAAAAAAATTTGCAAACTACAAGAAGGAAATTAAGAACCTGCATGTGGAAAAAAAATTACTTGTTGACAAATTACAATCGTTATCCGAAAAAATTATCCAGTTTGATAATAATGTTGTTTATGACGAATCTAATAAGCAACATAATAGTTCAATTCAGGATATTAAATTCTTGATTCGCGAAACAAATAATAAAAAATTAGATTTGATATGCGAAAAGAAAACAATCGTTCAAGAAATAAATTCTAAAGAAAAAATGATACAAGATAATGAGAAACAAAATAAGGACTTTGAAAGATTTAAGTGTCATTTGAAATTAATCAACAAATATTATCTATCGTTCATTCATTGGAAGTTTAGAAGCGATACTTACAAAGAATGGGAAAGTAACAAGCGAGAAATTGACATAGAAATGACCAAAATCAATTATGATATCGAATCCAAAACCAGGTCATTGAAAGATTGTAAAAACAAGATCGAAGAATATATGGTTTTCAGAAAAAAATATGATGAAAAATCTGAGGAAATAAATTTGTATCAATTGTATGTCCAGATTATGAATTACAATGGATTACCCTATGAAATGCTAAAAACGTACTTACCATTGATCGAAGCAGATACTAATCAAATTTTACATTCTATGGTTAATTTTAGTATCGAATTTATGTTTTACGATGAGTCTTTGGTTGATGAGCAAAAAGAGAAGAATATGAAATCAAATATGGGATCTGTTAATATTAACATTTGTTATCAAAATATGAAACCTTATAATGCTACTTTGGCTTCTGGCTTTGAACGTTTCATTATTGGTCTAGCGATCAGAATGACATTAGGATCGATATCTCTGACTGCCAAACCAAATTTTTTGATTATTGATGAAGGATGGAGTTGTCTTGATAGTGAAAACTTGAACAATGTTGGTTCTATCATGAATTATATCAAATCTCAATACGAACATGTCATTATCATCAGTCATTTAGACGAACTGAAGAATCAAGCTGACTATTCTATCTGTATTGACAGGAGAAATGGATACAGTAAGGTCGATACAAATAGAACCCATTTAAAAAAAATTAAAAATTGATTAAAAAAGTACCAGGTGTATCATATTCTTACATAATAGATCAAAAAAATGGCAGATCGACATCGTATTGCCCCAGAAGGTAAATCTATCAAAATGGAACCGCATCCTAAAATTATGGATATATTAGCAACGACACTAAAAAGTCATGGCCATGAGTGTGCAATGATTGTTGGCGCATCAGATCATAAATTTGAATGGTGCGGTAAAGATATTTGCGAAAGAGCCGTTTCGCGACAAAGAATGAATCATATGCAACGAGAAAGGCAAAAGTTTGCAGACGAATTAGAAGCCAGTGGTCATACATGCATCAAAATTGCCGAATCGTATCCAATTCAGATTCATTGGTGCGAGAGTGAAGTTTGTGCAAATTCCAAAAAATAGTATTATTGTTTGATAATTAAAAATTTTAATTATCAAATTATGCTGACATTTCTACGTTTGCTCTAGAAACTCTGTTATTTTTATTGTTTCTGCTGCCAACAGACAAATTTTTAATGGCAACTGTCTTTGAAAACTTGGTCATTTTATCGTCACTTAGTATATTTTTGACTGCTGATTCTTTCTTATTCGTTTCAGTAATTTTTTTAGCGGCTAGCAATTCATTTTTTCTCTGTTCCATTTTTAGTTTTCGCAATTCTACCATTGATGTTTTGTTAACATCTGTGTCGATTTTTAGATCATCCATCATTCTAATTTTCCTCAGTTCTGTGAAGCTCTTGACATTTTTAGTAGTTGATTGTTTGATTTCTTTTTCAATTTGACCGACATATCGTGATGGAATTTTAGATGATACTTTTGCGGTATTTTTTTTAGTTTCTACAGGTTTACCTTGATCCTCCATTTGTTTGTTATATTTTTCCATATTGTCTGCAATCTTGGAGGGAACCTTTTTAGGAATCGGTTCGGGTATTTCGTCAGCAGTAGTTTCTGCGGCGATCGTTTGAGGTTCAGGCGCAGATGTTGTTTTGATAGGTATGTATTTGACTTTACCCCCGATAATCATTCGTTGCATCGGAACAGATCCGTCTTGGGATATCGTGCTTTCTGTTGTACTTGGAGCGGCAGATTTAGCATTTTTTGTGGGTGGATTTTTTTTCTTTTTGGCACCGTTCATCATTCGTTGCTGTTTCTCTAATGCTTCGGTATATTTTGCTTGATTCAACATGATGGATCTCGGTAATCCTCTTGCTTTTTTTTCTGGCACTTCTTCTTGTGGTGTGGGTGTCTCCTCTCCTCCAATTGCTTCTTTTTTATCATCTAATACATTCTCGTCTACATCACTTGATAATGATTCTTCAGCGTCCAAACTATCTTCGTGGCGTATTTCTTGATTTCTATTATCTATAGCAATCGCCATTTTAGAAATGATCTCTGCAAAATCAACTGGAACATCGACAGTTTTATTTTCCGAACTCATGTTTATATTTTTGACTGACAAAATATATTATATCATTTCAACTCGTAATATGTATGAGAAATTACGTCGTATAACTTGAATAGTTATATTGATTGACAATTTATCAAACGCGCCTGTCAGATTTGTATGGAGAGGATCACATTAATAAGGATGTTAGATTCGATGGCGAGAGATTTGTTGGGATTTGCATTGACGGGCTTTGAACGTGCCAATATTGGTCCATTCAAATTGATGTTAATAGGTTTATTGAAATTTGCATCGACAAGACTTTGAACGTGCAAATTTCAACAAACCTATTGACAAAACGTTGAATGTACAAATATTGATCCACTCAAATTGATGTTAATAGGTTTGTTGAAATTTGCACCGACAAGACTTTGAATGTGCAAATATTGGTCTGTCCAATTCGATGGTAAGAGATTTGTATTGATGAGACTTTGAACGTGTCAATATTAATCCATTCAAATTGATGTCAAGAGATTTGTATTGATGAGACTTTGAACGTGCCGATATTAGTCCATTCAAATTGATGCCAAGAGATTTTTGAAGATTTGTATCGACGAGACTTTGAACATGACAATATTGGCCCATTCAAATTGATGTCAAGAGATTTTTGAAGATTTGTGTTGATGAGACTTTGAACGTGCCAATATTGGCCCATTCAAATTGATGTCAAGAGATTTTTGAAGATTTGTGTTGATGAGACTTTGAACGTGCCAATATTGGCCCGTTCAAATTGATGTCAAGAGATTTTTGAAGATTTGTATTGATGAGACTTTGAACGTGCAAATATTTGTCCATTCAATTCGATGACAAGAGATTTATGACGAATTATGTTGACGAGACGTTGGATGTGCTAATATTGATCCATTCAAAGTGATGTCAAGATTTGCATTGACAAGACTTTGAACGTGTCAATATTGGTCCATTGAATTCGATGGCAAGGAGATTGTTGGAATTTGCATTGACGAGACTTGGAATATGCAAATATTGGTCTATTCAATTCGATGAAAAGAGATTTGCGAAGATTTGCGTTGACAAGGTTTCGAATATGCAAATATTGTTCCATTTAATGTGATGTCAAGGGATTTACGAAGATTTGCATTGACAAGACTTTGAACATGCCAATATTGGTCTATTCAAATTAATGTCAATAGGTTTGTTGAAATTTGCATCGACGGGACTTTGAACGTGCCAATATTGGTCTATCAAAATCGATGTTAACAGATTTGCGGAGATTTGCATTGACGGGACTTTGAATATGCCAATATTGGTCCATTCAATGTGATGTCAAGAGATTTGTAAAGATTTGCGTTGACGTGACTTTGAATATGCCAATATTGGTCCATTCAACGTGATGTCAAGAGATTTGTAAAGATTTGCATTGACGGGACTTTGAATATGCCAATATTGGTCCATTCAACGTGATGTCAAGAGATTTGCGAAGATTTGCATTGACGGGACTTGAACATGCCAATATTGGTCCATTCAACGTGATGTCAAGAGATTTGTAAAGATTTGCATTGACGGGACTTTGAATATGCCAATATTGGTCCATTCAAATTGATGTCAAGAGATTTGTAAAGATTTGCATTGACAAGACGTTGAACGCGCCAATATTGGTCCATTCAACGTGATGTCAAGAGATTTACGAAGATTTGCATTGACGGGACTTTGAACATACAAATATTGGTCCATTCAGCGTGATGTCAAGAGATTTGTAAAGATTTGCATTGACGGGACTTTGAATATGCCAATATTGGTCCATTCAACGTGATGTCAAGAGATTTGTAAAGATTTGCATTGACGGGACTTTGAATATGCCAATATTGGTCCATTCAACGTGATGTCAAGAGATTCGCATCGCCGCGACTTTGAACATGTTAATATTGGTTCACTCAAAGTGATGTCAAGAGATTTACATTGACGAAACTTTGAACATGCTAATATTGGTCTACTAAATTCAATGTCAAGAGATTTGCGTTGACGAGACTTTGAATGTGCCAACATTGGTCAAATCAATGTCACGAGAAATATGAAGAATTGCATTGGCGAGATTTTGAGTGTGGCAATGTTGATCCATTCAATGTGATGTTAAGAGATTTGCACTGACGAGACTTTGAACATGTCAATATTGGTTCATTCAATTCAATATCAAGAGAATTATGAAGAATTGCATCGACGAGACTTTGAACATGTCAATATTGGTTCATTCAATTCAATATCAAGAGAATTATGAAGAATTGCATCGACGAGACTTTGAACATGCCAATATTGGTCCATTCAATTCAATGTCAAGAAAATTGCATCGACGAGACTTTGAACATGCCAATATTGGTTCATTCAATTCAATATCAAGAGAATTATGAAGAATTGCATCGACGAGACTTTGAACATGTCAATATTGGTTCATTCAATTCAATATCAAGAGAATTATGAAGAATTGCATCGACGAGACTTTGAACATGCCAATATTGGTCCATTCAATTCAATGTCAAGAAAATTGCATCGACGAGACTTTGAACATGCCAATATTGGTTCATTCAATTCAATATCAAGAGAATTATGAAGAATTGCATCGACGAGACTTTGAACATGTCAATATTGGTTCATTCAATTCAATATCAAGAGAATTATGAAGAATTGCATCGACGAGACTTTGAACGTCCTAATATTGGTCTATTCAATCCGATGTCATGAGATCTGCGAAGATTTGCATTGACAAGACTTTGAGCATGCTAATATTGTTCCATTCAATTTAATGTCAAGACTTTGAGCATGCTAATATTGTTCCATTCAATTTAATGTCAAGAGATTTGCATTGACGAGACTTTGAACTTCTCAATATTGGTCCATTCAACGTCAAGAGATTTGCATCGACGAGGCTTCGAACGTATTAATATTGGTTTATTCAATTCAATGTCAAGAGATTTGCATTGACGAGACTTTGAACGTGCCAATATTGGTCCATTCAATTTGACATCAAGAGATTTACATTGACGAGACTTTGAACGTGCCAATATTGGTCCATTCAATTTGACATCAAGAGATTTACATTGACGAGACTTTGAATGTACTAATGTTGGTTTATTCAATTCGACATCATGTGATTTGCATTAACGAGACTTTGAACGTGCCAATATTGGTCCATTCAATTTGACATCAAGAGATTTGCATTGACAAGATTTTGAACATGTCAATATTAGTCCATTCAATTTGACACCAAGAGATTTGCATTGACAAGACTTTGAACATGCCAATATGGGTCTATTCAATGTGATGTCGAGAGATTTGCATCGACAAGACTTTGAATGTGCAAATATCGATCCACTAAATGTCAAGAAATTCGCATTGACACAACTTGAAAACCAAAAAAAAAATGAAAAAATAACTGCCAGGAAACATAGAATTAATACTAACGATCATATACTTATGTCTTGTTAATACTCTGCTTGTGGTTTAACTTTGCCAATTTTGATAGCTAGACATTCTAATTGGTGAATAATGCAAGTAGCTGATATCAATGGCATACGATGTCTCCAGAATCTTGTTCAGGATAACATATGTATATTCGATCAGCATAACGCCTAAACACAACTTTAGTCAAGAATAAAATTTTGATGCCTGTTAAAAGGATCCATGCAATCTCTATTTTGCCATTATACAATACACCATTATTCATGCATGGGAATATGAATTGTTAATACATATTCCTAAAAAAAATGAAAAATAATCAATAATGATATTGCAACAACCAACGTTACACAACAGAAATGGCTAAAGTAATTTCTGGCCTTCATCATGATAACATCCTGATAGCTATCGAAACTATCGAAAAAGCATTGACTGAAGAAATAAAAAATAAGCTACCAAACGCACAAATCAAAAAAATAAAGGAGCAAATACTTGGTTTGAAATCTCACGGAATTATTTTGATTACGTTGAATGGAAAGAAAAAAATGTTTGTCGAAAACAAAAAAGTAATGATTATCGATTGTAAAAAGGAAACAAAGAAGAATATCAACTTGCAAATCGAAAAAATAAAAATAGAAATCACCAAGATGATAAAAAAATATAACATGATAGTTCAGATATTACGAAAGAACGTGGTCGCAAATGTAATCCCTACTATCAAGAATAAGATATCTGATGGAGTTAAGGATGCGATGATTAAAGGCAGCGACACGATTGATGCGATCGAATATGGGCCCGAAAATACGTCGATCAGTTTATGTTTTAGGAAAAAAAAAGGAAAACCAGATGGTCATTTTCTAGTCATTAAAGAAAACCTTTTGGGATTATTAGATGCATATTTGAATCCCGATAATATTCATTTATGGGAATTAACACACTCTGATCTTCCACAACAACAATTTCCAACGAGATGGAAGATAGTTTTTGACGTTACAAGTAAGATGACAATTAAATGCCAAGGAAACCCTGCATGCAACAAAATGATAAAATTAAGTGTCTTACTTTCGCATTTGACATTTGTAGAACGAAAAAAATTCAGATGTAAATATGTTACGTTATATTTAGCGTTAATAAAAGCTAAATATGGCGATAAAGTAAATATCTATTATTGCAAAAATACCAAATGTGTTTGCGCAGAAACTGGTTTTCTCTACATTTCAAATGTTACTGACGACAAAGAAGACAATGTTTTTTGTGAAAAATGTAACACTAATCACCATGTTCACCTACATCAAATCGAATGTTCTCTTTGCAAATACAGTTTTTGTTCCACATGTGAGCAACATCCCTATCATGTAGACAGGGTGTGTTATGGTGTCGTGTCTGATGACATCAAATTACTGTTGTTAAGTTCATCTGCATACAAACCATGTCCTGGATGTAAATTGCCATACGAAAAAGATGGCGGGTGCGATCACATAATATGCAACAATATTGATTGTGGGATTCATTGGTGTTGGAGATGTTTGCAAAAGTTAGATAGTAAAGATCCATATTTGCACGCCTGTCTGTCAATAAATGTCGTTGCTACAAACGTTGATGGAGCATATCGAGATTTCCATGTAGATTTGGATGATGAATTGCCCGAATTAATTCCAGTGATTGGATTGGATGATATAGCAGTTCGCAGGGCAATTGATATTAATGTTTCAAATTCGGATGACACATCAGAAGAAAGCGACTTAGATGATGAGAGACCGTATATTGAATATCTCCCTGGAATGCTGGGTAGATATCCAATCGAAATCCCTAATTTTCAACTGGTCCATCTGACTAGGGCAAATCCCCGACGCAACGTGTTCGAAAATATAGCACGACTCCCTGAAAACGGCGTCAGAAATGACATAATAACCAAACAAGAGAGTATTTGGACCAAAATAACACAAATTAATATCCCGACCAAAATAACGATTGCCATAACTTGTGGTTATATATTACTAGCTCGTTTTATGCGATGATTATTTATTTTGTCAAAAAAAATTGAAAAAATAAATAATTGTTAGTTCTTTCATTAACATGAACAAATGTCAGATGAAGATTTCTATTCTGGGGAAGGCAATTCATCTTCTGATTCGCAAACTCAATGTTTTTTACCTTTAAAAGTCAAATCAGATAATTCGCAACCCCTAAAATTACAATCATTATATGCTAAAATAATTTCAGATAATATCGAAAAATTAACTCTCAACGAACTCAAATTGATCAATACAAGCTTTGTTTCAACAAAAGATATCATCACGCTGTGGCACCATGTAATTAATTCCCAAATCGATAATAAGGATGATCTAATTGCACGTTATTTGGCAATATTTTATGATCGTTTTGATTCAATTATGTTAGATGAAGATTTGGTTAAAACAATGCATTATGATATGATCATTAACATTTTAGACGATAATTATTTGGATACAGCAGAACTTGAACGTTTTGTTGCAAAATGGTCAAAATTGACCGATTCAAGTCAAGAAATAATTATCAAAAATAATAATACATTTTATGTGTTAGTTCCGATAATTATATGCATAAGTGTTTGTGTTTGTTATTTGGTCAAAAGGTAACATTTACTTATTTACCAAAAAAAATTGATTAAATAAGTATCTCTTGGATCGATTATTAATTTAATGATCAGAAATGTCGCACGATCTATTCGGAGAAGAATTATTTGGTCAATCACTCAAGAGAAAAAAGAGAAACGCTACAAGAAATTTGAAATGTATATCGATGTTGCTGTTGTGTTCACTTTTTAGTTGCTGTTGTTTTATTTTTGTAGTATCTGCGAACTTTGTTTTTGAAGCGATACATTTTGATAAAATATTAATGGCTATTATACTGAGTCTTGCGTTCGTGATTTACTATAGTCAAAAATATTACAACATGTTTAGGAAGATGGACTAATGTATTTATTTTACCAAAAAAAATTGACAAAATAAATATTCTATGATAAACGTTATAAATACTAAATACAATAACTAAATACTATTATGTCTCGAGCTAACAAAAAGAACGAAGAAATAGAAAGTGCTTCGTCTGAAGAAGAAGTGGCCGTCAAAAAGCCTGCTGCCAAAAAAGCTCTTCCCAAGAAAGCTGCCGCAAAACCAAAAGCTGCACCTAAAAAAGAAGTTAAAAAAGAATCAGTTAAAGAAGCCTCCGAAGACGAATTTAGTGATATAGAAGTCGAGGACGATGAAACTGTAGCCAATATGGAACCGGAGACCAATGATGAAGTTTTAGTAGGTACAAGTAAAAATCAAACTTCAAATAATGCTCATAAACAACAAATGCCAACTAAACGAATTGATCCTGCAACACCAGTAGGCGAGCTTAATGTTGAACAGAGAATTAATAGTTTGATTGACCTAGCTATTGAAACATACAATTTGCCATTAAAAAATAGAATGTTGGAAATTAGGCGCGAGTTTACTGGCAAAGGTAAAATTAATAATAAACCTAAACAACAATATAATAATAAAGCGCCTGTTCAACAGCAACAATATAATAAATCACCAAATTATGGTCAGAATTATAGGATGATGCCAGAAACACCGAATAGAGATGATTATCAAATGCGACCTGGGCCTCCTATGTACAATAATAATGGACGAGGTCAGCAACGTGGTGGCAGAGGACGCGGTATTAATAATAATCCGCGCAGGGTCCCACAAGATAATGACCAAGATGTCTACGCTGATGTTTAATAAAATATTTAATCAAATATTTTATTGAATTATGGTTGCGTTTATTGAATCATTAGAATAATAAATAGCACCAAATATTATACCCAAAGTTAACATACACAAGATCTGTGTCGCCCATATTGCACAAAAACAATCGCAATATTCCTGTTGACAACATTTTTCTTTACAATATTTTTCTTGACAACGATGATTAGATTTTGCCGGTATTAGCCTGGCCAAAGATGACATTTTTAGTATCCAAACTAAGATACGTTCTACAAACACTCCAAATTTCAATTTTTTTGATCAAAAAAATTGAAATTATTAATATTAATGATATAGATCTGCAATCTAACATGCAAACATGCAATCAATTGATCATCGTGACATTGGAACTCAACAGGAGCTATTCTTTTTTCATAAATATAGCCCTGGATCGTGCATATTTTTACCAGATGGTACCATTATCTTGAATAATTTGCAACGTTTGATGCGCGAAGAATATAAAAAACGAGGATTCTTGGAAGTATCTACACCTCAAATGTTTAACGCAAAATTATGGGAAACATCTGGTCATTTAGGTAAATATGAAGAAAACATGTTTAAAATCAGCAATTGTTCGGATGATATGTGTTGTATGAAACCCATGAACTGCCCGACTCATTGTTTAATTTTTAAGCATCAAAAAAGATCATACCGAGAACTACCATTGAGATTAGCTGATTTTGGAGTTTTACATCGAAATGAATTGACTGGAACCTTGACCGGATTAACAAGAGTTAGAAAATTTTGTCAAGATGATGCACATATATTTTGTACAGAGGATCAAATTGGTTCAGAAATAAATAGCTGCTTCGATTTTATAGAAAAAATATACAAAATATTCGGGTTTGAATTTAGTATTAGCTTGTCGACCCGGCCAGATGCGTATATTGGTGATTTAGAATTATGGAATAAGGCAGAGGAGTGTTTGCGAACTAATTTGGAAAGATGGGGCAAACCATACGTGGTGAATGAAGGAGATGGAGCTTTTTATGGTCCCAAAATTGATTTTTACATTAACGATTCTAATGGCAAAAAACATCAATGTGGTACTATCCAATTAGATTTTAATTTGCCAAAACGATTTAAACTAAAATATACAAATGCACAGGATAAAATTGATGTGCCAGTTATGATTCATCGGGCTGTTTATGGTTCGTTCGAGCGATTCTTTGGGATATTATGTGAACATTATGCTGGCAAGTTTCCATTCTGGATGTCGCCAAAACAAGTTATGATCATACCCATAAACGAAACTTGTATAGAATATGCCAAGGAAATCAAAGCAGCTTTGTACAAATATTACGTTGATATTGATTTTTCAGGCAACACTCTTAAGAAAAAGATCGTCAACGCTGAACAATTACGTTACAATTACATTCTAGTTGTCGGCGAAAAAGAAATACAAAATAAAAATATGAATGTTCGGTTTAGAAACGTAAGGGAACAAAAGACATATTCGATGGACCAATTATTGTCTGAATTTAAACGAAATCAAAAAACTTTTCTTTAATTGATAATCTATCAATTAACGATTGATACATTTTTTAATCCAACAAGTTTCGGCAAATCAAGATACGTTGATTCAATGATATTATCATCTAGAACTCCGACATAATTATAATCATGTCCGTAACTTATATTTTTTGTCATCAATACATAATTGGATATATTAGCAACAAAAATACCGGTAACATTATTTTGCGTAATCGTATTATTCAATAATGAAATCTTATCTGCACTATCAATGGATATTCTACTAGCCAAATTATTTGCAGCGGCACTTTGCACGTAACTTCGATGACCTATTAAATTCTAATGTAAATCTCCAGCCAAATACAAACCTTTGGATTCTCGCGCAAAATCTCTGGCCAACAAAACTTGACATGTTCAAAGTCATGCTTATGGAAATTATCAAAAAATATTTCTTAATCAAAATAACATTTATTTTAATTAATTATTTAGCACCTGTAATTGTTATTCCTCTACAAGTTGTTTGTCCACTTGTACCCATAACAGATAAATCTTTTGTCTTAATCGACTTTCCCATTTCAACTTCAAATCCGCATGCGTTTCCTCCACTTGTATTCAATATTCTACAATCGTTAGCTATGATGTTTGTAGGATTATGGTATGGGAAATATATTGGTTTTTTCATCGCTCTACCCAATGTAGACGCAATTGATGCTCCAAATCGCATAGATCGAACAACACTCAAGTTCAAATCTGTTCCATTATTATCCGCCAAATAACATTTTTCCCATGTGATATTTTCAGAACCATCATGATTCGCAGCAGTTATGCGATATGTAAATCTGTTATTTTTGACGGTCGAATTTGTAATAATAGCGTTTTTGGCACCATTATGTGCGATGGCAGATAAAAATTCAAAGAAATATGTGTTTACAGGATTAGATAACCTTTCTCCGCTAATTACACCTACATTTCCATCAAATCTTGATCTATCTACCAATATATCTTCTGCCGTTGGAAATATTTGTTTGTTATCATCATCAAGCACCAGCCACACATGTCCAAATACCATACCATAAAAAGTATTGCGCATAACATGACAATTTAAAACTTGTATTCCTTTTGCGAAAACTATTTGACACCCTACCATCGCGTTAAAAATTTGTACATTTTTTAATCTGATGTTGTGAACTTTGTTTTGTCTGTCTGTCCCCTGCATATAGACTGCATATTTGTCACCCTCGCCAATTATGATGCCACCATTCATTTGTAATTTATCTATTTTTTTGATAGATGACGGAATCATATTATTCGTTAATTGGCGCGGTTGAGTTTGGGTCGAGATTATGTTTTTGATCATAATATCACGTGTCCGTCCAAACACTCTGACATTCGCAGCTGTAAAATCGATCACCGTTGCTGCACCTACTTTACCAGTTATTTTAACATTGTTAACATCGCGCGAAATGACAATTCCATAAGTATTTTTATCATTGCTAATTTGTCTCAACGTATATTTTGATAAGCTGAGAGTAACGTCACATGATTGAATTGTAATAGCTACAGCCGCTTCTTTTTTAGGATCAAAATTAATATTTTCTTTCAACTCATAATTTCCTGGTTTTGATATGACTATTCCATTTTTGTGTTTATTAAAATCATTTTGTGATATATATTCATTTATATTTTTATCTACCGACTTTGTATTCTCCATTAAATGTATACGACATATTTTTTGTCGCATTGGCTGATATCATTACTCATATAAATACAGCAAACATATGTATTCTCAATGATGGACAATAATAACTTTGGCTACGTTAAATTTGAAAGTGAAATAGAACCATTGTACACGTTAGTAAATATACAAATAGTAACTACTTGGTTTCAAGAATTCGAGACATCCATAGAAACTTTTACAGACATAGGATTCGAATTCAATGGTAACTATCGCATAATCAATTATCAACCTATTGCCAATTATGTTATATTTGAAAAATTATATCAGTATGTTCATATTTGTAAAGCGCCAAATTTCGCATCAACACATGAACAAATTAATTTTATTCAATTATTATGTAGGTTGGCAAATAAAGATAAATTGAATGAAATCATTAAAGGTATCGAATTTGATCCATATGTTTGGCCAACATTGATGTCTCTTGAGTTCGATGCAAAAACCTTTTTTGATGATCATGTTAAGATTTTAGCATGCTTTTTTACAGTGCATCTTTCTCCGACTAAAGATAATTGGAAGAACATACTAAATTATTATGGTGTTATGTGGTGTTCTACAAGTAATAATGAGATTCCGAAGTTATCAGATATTTTGTCGGAAGGTAAGACAAGACGATATTTATGGGATGAAATAGATAAAGTTAGATTTTTGCAAATTTTTGATAAAAAAGATTTTGTTCATAAAGTCATGCGTATTAATGATGATATTGTGATCGTATACGATAAGTTGCCATATGTAAAGCCGGTTGGTCCAGTAGGGCCAACTGGTGCAACTGGTGCAACTGGACCAGTTGGTGTAATTGGCTATCCTGGACCAGTTGGAGTAGCCGGCGCTGTTGGCATGGTCGGACCAACGAACGCTGTGATAGGTAGCGAACATACAATTATTAGTGGTGACAATAATCATGTAATAGGTAGCGAACATACAATTGTTAGCAGTGCTACTAATCATATGATAGGATGTCCTAGATCTGAAGAATCCAAAGGTCCCATTGGTAGTTGCGGTAATGTAGGTCTTAAAAAACCTACATCGCGTGACGTAACAGTTTATTTAATGGAAAATGTGATGACCATGGAAGTGTATTATGATTTTACCAAAAATGTACAATTCACATTATATCCACAGGATCACCAACCATCCGGGCATATAAATTTTAGACGTTAATCAAAATAAATATTATTTTGATTAATTCAATCAAATTCATCATATCGAACATCGATATTAATGTCAGTAATGGATCTAATGTTCCCAAACGTAATCTTGGATCCACCATCAATCTCAAATTTAGCGCCGGGACATAATCGCACTCGTTTATCATCCTAAAAACATCAACGTTCATTTTTTTTATGTGTAATATAACACTAATGGATTATATCACACATTTTTCTAATTTGCCCCTACCATTGTATCCCAACGAATATGAAGCAGATATATACACACGGCACAAAAAAGGAAAAACATTGTTACTGGGATATACTAAACAACTTTTACATTTATGCGATGATGCCATGGATAATAATCCTAATCTTGATATTAAAAATGTAATCAAACAAGATTGGTTTACATTGGACAAACATTATGATACTGTTATCGGGGATGGAGTGCTAAATTTAGTAGGTGGAGGATTGGTAACATATTTATCAACACGATGTGACAGATTAATAGTACGATTTTTTACAGAGAAAATTAATGGCATGCGATACGCTACATTTTTCAAACACAATACTGCATTTTTATTACCTGACGTAATAATAGATACGCAACCGGGATGCAAGATCTTAATCTGGAATTTTCAACAGTCGATGAATTAGTCAAATATCTTGAAAAAAGTCAGTATATGAATTTTAATACAGTCAAACCGAGCGGCAATATTATGACTCGTTACGATCTCCAAAAGATGGATTTTAGCGATGAAAAAATAATAAGTCGAACTTCAGGTAGTACTGGAATCCCTGTCATTGTACCCAAAAATATTACGACACTGATGTGGCATACTGCAACTAACGTCAGAGATTTACAATGGCGGCGATGGGATTTGAAACTCAAAAAAGTTGCAATCTTAGCAAAAATAAAAGAAGATTCGGTAGTTGGCAATAGTTTTTTAAAAAAGTTAGATTCTATTCAGAATTTACAATTGTATTTAGAAAAAATTCAGCCGAGTTATCTATACACCTATCCATCTATCGTCAAACAGTTAGATTTAACAAAATTAAATTTGCTTGATATTCGTACTGTAGGAGAGATTGGTGCGACTTCTTATTCATGCGAAGAAACAGGTACGATCGCGTTGCAATGTGAAGAAAATACATATCATATCATGGAAAATATAATTGTAGAGGTAGATTCTGTACACGGAATTTTGGTGACAGATTTAACAAATCCAATAATAACTAGATATGCGCTTGGAGATGTTGTTGAATTAGGTGGATCATGTAAATGTGGTAGGACATTATCAACGATTAGCAAAATATATGGTCGTGTGAGAAATATGTTGGTATTATCCAATGGTGATAAAATATGGCCAACAATTGGGGAACCTTTATTTTTATCCGTTAGTAATAAAATTATACGGCATCAAATGGTACAAACATCGCTACAGGAATTAGAACTGCGACTACAAGTTAATTCTAAACTGACAGATTTGGAAGAGAGAAATTTGATTGATTTGGTTTTAAAGACGATAGGGATGAATTTAAAATGCAATATTGTGTATGTAGATGATTTTCCGGCGGGAAAGTTTGAGGCGTTTTTATCTAAAACAACATTTTAAATTAAATAGCCATCATGAAATATACGATATGATACAATATATCTTTAGGAATATTGATTATGGTAGAATGAATATCTATTTTGGCCATATACAAAAGTAAGGAACATTCATAGCGTTCAACCAACCTTTTGATGTTCTTCTTTTTTCGCAAGAAAGAAGTTATGATATTTGACACGCCGTTTATATCTGAAAAAGTATTGAACTGGTCAGGAAATATCCAATGAAATACAGGCCGTTTGGGGATGGGTTTCTTTTCAAATACTTCATAAACAAACTTTTCTCGACTAAAAAAGCCAGTTTCCATGAATGTTATAAATTCGTTCGTAACAAAATTACCCAATATAATGGGATAATCTGCTGGCACATTTTTGTTGGCCTCATAATATTGTCGAATCATACCCCATCGGCACAGACAAATATTTTTATTTTTCTCATATATTTTTCGGAGATGATTTATAATATTTATGTTACTTGGTGACTTGAAATTATAAAATCGATTAACTAAACTATCATATTGTAATTCATCAGCATAACTCCATACACATTCTATTAGTTCCACACGCCATTTCAATAAATCACATCTACCAAGAGTTACGGCGTCTTGACATGAATGTAATATTTGATTCAATACATAATTAAGCATAAAAATCACATGTGATTCATCAGTCTTATTGAATATATTTATGAAATTTTGCCGTGGTATATATGTTTTGTATGTTTGCTCTTTAATTTTAGTCTCTCGTTCCTTCCATTTTGCAAGATCTTTTATCTTAGTAGCATCATGTTCTTGTTGTAATTTTTCATAATCTATTGACTTTTGTTCGTTTGTAGAATTCTGTCTTTTATGATATCGTTCAATATCAACATTACTGTATTTTTGTCGATCTGTTTCTTCCGCAAGAGTAAGATCATACGTTTTAAAGACATTATTTTTTTTGGCAAACATGATGTCATCAACGCACATGACCAACGAAAACGCATTTCCTGAAACACTAGTGCTATTTATTTCACCAAATTGTTTTTCTAACGTTGTCTTTACTTTTTCCAATTCGCCGTCTGAGTTCAAAATGATGATGATGATATCGTTAACATTTGCGATACTATATATCTTGAACGGCAAGGTCGTCAGAAATTTGCTGTAGAATATGGATGTGTCCTTTGCATATTGGAGGGCGATAAAATAAAAATCGATGATGTTTGTAGGATCATGAAATTGAAACTGAAGATTTTCCATTTGTACTACAAAGATGATGAAATAATATTGATGTTATTATTATCAATTTTTTTATTAAAAAATTGATAATTTAATACATAGATACATAAATATAGTAATAATGTCAAAGAATGTTTAGTGACATTATTAACCATGTATTTACTTTTTTGCGTGATAGTGATAAGATAAGATTCCTGTCAACTGATAAAAATATGGATAAGCGAAAATATGATTTTTTTTATTGTGAGGAAATTTCATACGATAATGCGAAAAAAATGAGATATTACGATAATTTTAAAAACATGTATGTTACGGGCGAATTATCGTCTGATTTGCCAAAAAACATTGTTTCGTTATCATTGATGCATGAGTTATCCATCAATAGTGTGAAGATGATACCTACTACGGTGTCCGTATTAAAAATATGTAACAGATGCGATCATTATTTATCAAATTTTATCATACCTAGTTCTGTCATATCTTTAACAATAGGTAAACTTCCGGATAAACAACGTATAATACCAACATCCGTCAAACAACTAACTTTTTTTGATCATTTTGATCAACCTATCGATGATCATTTGCCATCATCGCTCACACAGTTGACTTTTGGCAATAACTTTAATCAATCCATAACTGGTTGTTTGCCACCATTGCTTACACATTTAACTTTTGGCGATAACTTTAATCAATCCATAACTGATTGTTTGCCACCATTGCTTACACATTTAACTTTTGGCTACAATTTTGACCAGCCTATCATTAATAAATTGCCACCATTGCTTACACATTTAGTATTTGGTCATTATTTTAACCAATCTATCGATAATATTTTGCCACAATCACTCACACATTTAACATTTGGTTTTTGTTTTGATAAACACGTTAACAATTTGCCATCATCGATCACTTACCTAAAATTTGGTTATATTTTTGATAAACCTGTTAACAATTTGCCATCGTCTATCACTTACCTTGAATTTGGTGACAATTTTAATAAACCTATCAACAGTTTGCCATCATCAATCACTTACCTAAAATTTGGCTGCAGATTTGACCAACCAATCAATAACATAATTCCGTGTTCCGTTACTCATTTAGAATTTGGTACTAATTTTACTGGATATACAACTGATAATTGTATTCCCCAATCGGTTACACATTTAACAATCCAATGTGATACACCAATTATAAAAAATGTAATACCCGTCTCAGTCACCCATCTAATATTTGGAATTGATTTTAACCAACCAATCGATGGAATTATTCCATACGGTGTGACCCATCTGACGTTCGGCCAAAGTTTTGATCAATCGATCAAAAATGGGGTCCCGCCGATGGTTACCCATCTGACATTCGGCCAAAGTTTTGATCAATCGATCAAAAATGGGATCCCGCAGACAGTTACCCATCTGATATTCGGTAATAAATTTGATAAACCACTAAATTATGATTTGCCAAATTCCGTTACTCATTTGACATTCGGTAGACGTTTTAACCAACCACTATACGACTTTTTACCGACATCTATCACCCACCTAATTTTTGGTGATAATTTTAATCAAGATTTATATCAGTGTATACCACCATCTGTCACTCATCTTCATCTTCCGCGCACACATTATGACCATCCCATAATACGCGGAGAAAAACGTTTCGGCAAACCATATAAAAAAAAGCCTTGGCATAGAATCTTGCCACACGTTATAGATCTCCAATTAATCTGATAATTAGATAACATCTGCTTATCAAAAAAATTGATTTTTATATTCACTCATTATATATGTCTTTACAATAGCATCAATCCTAATGTCAAAATCATTCGAGTTACGCAAGAGCAGCAATAATCAAACGTTTGATGGGCAGATGATGGGCAAAAATATACGACCGGCCGCCATGAAAATATTGACCATATTAATGAAAGATGATCCCCATAAAAATGATACCGATTATAAGATTACGTTTTCTGTCTGCGAAGTTTCAAGTGGACGAATTTATAATTATGTTGGATATCGGACAAAAATGGATCAAATTAGGACATATGTGACAAAAGATGGAACTACATTAACGTTTGAATATAAAAATGTTATGAAAACAGACAAATCGGTTGCAAAATGTATGAAATCATCACACGTTAAAAAATTTAGATCATCTGTTCCGACAGCGATCAAATCAAATCTTAGATGTCGGGGTAACAGATATTTTAAGATGATTGATCCGAAAACACTTGTATCTTGCGGTAGATACAAGTGTTCATCGCCTAAACAAGCGGCATCCAAAGGATTTACTAAACTTGCCCAAAAATATAAAAAAAATGGTGAATCTGTTCCTGAAAATTTGATCATTTACTTGAGAGAAATGACAAGAGGAAGTTCCGGAAAGATATATGGATACACTGTTCAGCGACAGAAATTAGATAGACCTTGTTCTATTCAAATAGGTGATAGGACTGTTTGTTACGAATACAAAAATAAAGTTACCAAAATTAATAACAACGATCTCCCGATTCAGATTCAAAATAAAAAGAAAGCAAAAAAAAACAAGGTATCGAAAGTAAAGAAGGGAAAAAAATGCAAACCAATAAAAAACGTTAAAACATATTCATCAAGCGACGATGAATCTGAACAAATTTCGTCAGATGATATGCCGGCTAGAAAAGGGCCAGGGAAAAAATATGAATCGAGTGATGAATCATGTGACGATAAATTTATTAAGAAACAAATGTATGAATCAAATGTTAGACCCAAAAAAGTTTGCGTGTCGAGCAATGAAGAATCTGATGGAGATGATGTCAAACGACCAACAAAAATTTGCTTTTCAAATAGTAATTCTCGAAGTTCATCAAGTGAAGATGATGAGGCACATGCCGTTCGCCCACCGACAACATATAATACGTTCATAAAAGAAAGGATAGCAGTTCTCAAGAAAGACGACCCAACAGCCAGTCAGATAGATTTACTCAAACAGGCAGCTGAAGAGTGGCAAAAAAAGAAAAGATCGTTCGAAGATATCGTTAAAAGAAATCCAGCAAATTTTGGTAAATCTATAACAGGACCGTCGAACATCGAATTTTCAGATTCAGAAGATGATTCAACAAATAATTCTATTATCAAGATCAAATATGTTAAACCTTATTTTATGGACGCTATTCATGGAAACGAATCCACTGGCGAATGGACGATAGAACAAGATGAAAAAATGTTAAGCTATCTAAAACATGCTATCGAAAATCAAGAATGTTTATCTGATACTACCAATGATATAACAATCGATGAAGATAACATAACATCTTGTGAGTTATTATTGCCAACAGATAAATCTTCTTGTGGAATTTTTTATGGTCAGAAAATGTGCGATATTGTACAAAACGTGGCCATGAGATTGATCAAATGCGGCGATTATCACAACATAACATCTCTTGTCTTCGCAAAATTAGTACTTTATTGCAAGGATAATAACATGGAGTACGTTTATCATTTGAACAAATTGAACAATAATACATATACGATTAAAATAATTTCTGCCGCTACTTTATTTTAATTTATGATTGAATATTGTTCAACCATAAATTATCTTCATTAATCTTACTGCACTTTGCACACCATCAACATCATTTGTGTTTACCAAACATATCAAATTGAATATGATATCTGTTTCGTTACTACAATGACCTACATAATGTCCCAAACGAGTAGCTATTTTAGTATATATCGGCATATCAGACGCATTATCTAGTAATTCATACAACAACTTGCCAATATCATGTTCTGTGTTCTCTTTTTTATAAAATCTATCTTCTAATATGTCGACTGATTCTTCGACACATTTTTTGAGTTTAGGATTTTTGCGAATATACATTTGTAGCCAAAATGCAAATTCAAACCATCGAACTTGTCTTTCGGAGAGAAATATATTCCTTGCCAAGTTATTTGATTTGATGATTGATTTGGATATATACTGTGCTGTTTCTCGCGCACGTGCAAAGATCATACACACGACGTCACATGATTCTGTGACTAATCCAGAAAACACTGAAAACACCCACTCTGTTATTGCACTTTGATATGCCTTGATCTGCCTAAACATCTCATCATAATCAAATTGAAACACCGAACTAAACACATATGCCAAATTGAACGTTCGAACATTCCATAATCCGTGATCGAATCTTATGTTGGACGGATTGTTTGATAATAACATACTATATGCATATTTTTCTGCTTGTGATGTAAATAAAAATATTGCCCTTACAAGTTTTGAAGCGTCTTCCTTGCCCAAAATCTGGCTGTATTTTTCTCCTATGTCGTTTGCTGACCGCATTGATTTGGGAAAAGAATCAAAAGTTGCGTTATTCAAAATTGATCCTGTGTAAGCATTATTGTATTTTAAATCGTAGATTACCGAAACAATATACGCTGCATTGGCTAACCATGATGCGCTAATATCTTGCAACAATTCGCCCAGAGCAAATTTATCCATTTCGTTTATGGGATCCTTATTCGTAGACAGTGTTAATTCTGGAAAGTTGATAATGGTATCATTCTTACCAAACAAAATATGATATTGCAACTTATCGCCAATAGGAATTCTGTGTTGATAATCTTCTTGATAATATTTTTTGATACTAACGAGATCCGATAAAAATGCATGTTCGCAAGTTTCATCGAGCATTATGTATGCAAGATCAGAGTGTAATGGTAATAATATGTTTTTGCCGCTAATACGATCAACATCATGATATCCATAATTCCCTGGAACATACATTAGTTTTTGAATAACGTTTTCGTGTGGTTTAATCAAACACACATATCCTATGCAAGTTGTGATCGCCCACTGTTTTGGATGATTTTTGATGAACGTAATATTGAGAAATCCAATAAGAGCGTCGGGTGCAATGATTGTTTTGGTGATCGCACGATTTACAGAAAACTTTTCCCAAACGTGAATAGCACTTCTAGATGTTAATGATTTTTCTGTGTTAATAGATAGTAACATGTCAACATTAATGTCATAATCTTTACCGTATGATTTCTTTTGGTCAACCGCTGGTAATAATTCTGCATGTACAATTCCATATTTATTTGTGTAAATATATGCTCCTGTAGCTTTATTCATACTTAATATATATTAAAAATGTATATTAAAAATGTTAAGAAAACATACATCGTCTGCCTCACATTGCATGTAACAAAATTATTTTTTGGTTTCAATCGGTTCAATAAAATCAAATTTGCACACGGGACATAACGGTTTTACTTTTACCCAATCAATAATACAATCATGATGAAATGTATGTCCGCATGGCGTTCCTTTAGCACAATCATCAATAACATCAAGGCAAATAGAACACTCGGTGTTATCGTTACATGTGATATCTGTAAGAATTTTTTCTACCTTTTCTACTTGGTTATTTGTTTCCTTTTCTTCAGCTTCAGTTTTTTTAACCTTGACTTTGATATTTTCCTCCCTCTCAAGAGTTATATCTGTCAGAATTTCTGTCCTTGCCGCATCGCTTAATCTAAATTGCAGAATTACGGTTTCTAATTGATTCGTAGGGACATTCTTTAATTTCTTCATTACACGACTGTACGTGTTGATATCCACGGATGGTTGAACAAATCCATCATTATCATATCCATCTGGTAGTCTCTGGAATCCATCCTCATCATATCCGTCAGATAACATCTCAAACATTGCACCCATTTGTGTTTGCATCATTTCTCGAAATTGATGTCGCTGCTGTAGCAAGTACTCCATCTCCATCTGCATTTGCAATTGTTTCTGTAACTCTAATTTTTTTTTTGCTGCTCTCTTTTCTTGCTCTTCTTGTATTTGTCTGGCATGCCATGCATCTTTTTTGATTTGATCTTGTTCAGCTTGTCGGTCCTTAAACCAGCCACCATATAAACTAGATTTCTCTTTCTTTTCGGCCATTTCTGTTTGTTGCATTAGATATTGATGTAAGTTTATATTAAAAAAAAAATCAATTTTTTTTGTCTGACAAATACATCAAATATATATTTTCGATTATTTGAAAGTTTGACATTTATCAAGTTCTTGCTCAAATGAATTAGCATAGGTTTTTTGATTATATCATCTTGGCATGCTCCATTTGTAATACTCTAAATTATTAATTAATTGTCAATTTTTTTAATACGATATCATTTTCTTTAATAATTTATATAATGGAAAAGTTAGAACGTTTTCTTAAATTAGATAAAGATGTTATCAAATCAAACAATGAAAAATTTATAAATATGAATTTGTATGACAAACTTACTGCCGAAGAGAAATATGTCTTGACACGATATAAAGGTCCATCACATGGAATGGATAAATATGGATTATTTGGTTATGATGATTATAACAAGTTGTTTATTGACCCAGAAAAATTTCTGACGATTGATGTTAATCACTTAGATGAATATGTCGTGCTGTACAGATTAAATGATTCGTATGATGATATGCACTTGAATTTGAATGATTTGAAATCGCAACTCGGCAAAATATTAGATAAGATAAATAACAAGAGAAAATCAAATATAATAAAATGTGTCAATCATTTTGATCACATAATACGTAAAGGAATACATTATCCCGGATATTTATATCGTGTTATGCGAACTCCATTTATGGGAACAGAGATCAAAAATTTTACTTCCTGGTCAATGTATCCTCAAATTGGATTCTGTGATGGTAATTGTCATATTTACATCGTCAAACTACCTAAAAAAATGAAAGCATGGTATATGGAATATGATATTCAATATCCCAATAACGAAAAAGATCAAATATTGAAGGATATCGGTAATTTTGGTTACTACGAATATGAATTTTTGTTGCCTAGAAACATAACATTTAGGATCCTCAAAACTGTTAATTTTAGCATGCCCATGACTCAATTTGATTCAAAAGCCAATAAAGATAAAACGAAAATGCATCTTCAAGTCACAAGGATAGAAATCACTGGTTATAAATATGTTTCGCCAAAAGAGATAGTCAACAAGTTACCTGCATCAAAGGCACTAAAATTTAACGAATAGATTTTAAAATAAATGATATTTATTTTGAAATCCGAACGACACATATCATATAGTGCACTATCGAGTATATGATTTCTTTTGGCAAAATCTGAAATGATCCACATTCATACGATTTAGAACACAATATTAGCCAGAAATTTCGCATTAATAATTCTTTGAAACATGCCATGTCGCTACCATCTAAATACTGATTCAAATTTTGTCTTACTTTATTGAAAGTTAAAAGACGAGGCAAATCATGTTTATCATCATTAGCGTTTACATCGTAATAAGTTGTTGGATATTCACTTATCTCTATGACGACTTCATCTGGATATCCAATATATTGATTTAGAACTAATTTTTTAATCGTGTGTTTATCTTTTTTTGTAGGCGTAACGTTTAAAACATTTTTTTTGAATATGACATCTCTCTCCAAATTTAATTTTCTCAATATTTTCTTGCGACATTCCAGATCAGCAATCCTCATAGCTATTGTATGCTGAGAATTATCAAATATGTATGCAAGAACACATAAATAATATATATAAGGATGGAACATTATCATTTCCTTGCTACAAATCAAATTTTTTAACAAGCATTTTACGATCCAATGAACTATTTCTTCCAGAATAACTGTAATATCTGGCTTATTCGCACATAGTTTTTCTATAATTCTCATGTCAACATCCAAAAATTTCAGCGTCTTATATACATCACACACAAATGATTGATTTAGATCAAAACTTCGCAATATTTTGTCAATATTTTTTTGAATTACCAGCAGTTTGGTTTGTTCAATGTTGCGCGCGACCGTTTTCTCGGCATTTATTTTCATCATTTTTTCTCGCGTCATCATCATCTCTGTCCTGATCTGTTGCAATGTCATACTAATCTCATCATATTTTTCATCAAATAAACCTGGATACATATAATCTAGTTCCGAACACAGCTGAAAAAATTTATTACCCGATAGTACTTTTTGCATATTTTCGAAAACGTCAGGATCTTGTAAAAATGCAATCATAAAATTATCCATCAAAAAAATTTTATCGACAAGTGTAGAATCAAACATAACCAAAAAATTGTCTAACTTTTGATCATTTATCGACGCAATATGTACGATAACGAAATTGCAGATATCATTTGAATTTTGATTGACATATTTTTTTGTTTCTTTTAGATTCATAATCCTCTGTATCGGTAAATCATCTTTTTTTGTCATAGAACTAGTTAAAAATGATGGGATTTTTTTTGAATTATAATCTATCGGCGCTATGTCTAATCCTATCATTTTTGCAACCAACTCTTTGAAAGAACAACGATTATGTCTAGTACATGTTGCATCAGTTTTAACTTTTCCATCCGATAAAATACAGATACGAAACGTCTCATGAAAATAAAATATGCTTATGATTTTAGCGCTGTTAAATCGGGACCAATAATCATCTATGTTAGCATGCTGACATAGATCGATAAATATAGTTGCATGATGCCATTTTTGTTTATGCGCAAATTGTGGATCATGGCCTATATAGTTGTAAACGTATTTCGTAGTAATAAATTCAAACGACGATTTTTTTACGGACATTTTTAATTTCCCTAACTGCACATAATTATCCATCACTTCAACTAATTGTGAAAACTCAGGAGTCTTAACATATATCAAAATTATGACATCCAAACCGAGCCTAATATCATTTATCGCCTTGGCAAAATTTTTTTGGCTAAATAAGATACATCCGATTTGTTTGTGCGCAAATATTGATTCTATGTTAAACAATTTGTCAAACTTAACCATTGTGTTATGAATATTATTGCCCAAATTCTTGAAAATTATTGCAATATCGCAGTTTTTGATGCCTATCGCCGGATTGACAACTAAATATATCAAATCATCGATTTCACTGTTTGCACTGTGATATAATGCATTTATGTTGTCCATTTCTTTCAAGTTGTTCCTTTCTTAAATATTAAGACATTATGTGTGAATATATTTCAATTTTTTAGTTTATTAATCAATAAACTAAAAAATTATTTAAAAAACATTAACCGCGTAATTATCCTAATAATATCAGAGGGCATTGTGCTAAAATTTCCATGACCACCATATCTAGAACAATATAACAACAAAACACAATTGAGCTGCATTTCAAATATATATGCACAATCTGACGGTGTCAGATAAAACTCTGTTGTCAATTTGATATCTTCGAGCGGAATTATGTTGTCAGCTTGATTTTTTAAGATATCATCCATGAAATTATCATATAATTGGGAACACATTTTGGCATTTAGCTTTGTTTTTTGACTAAAATATCGAAGTACACCGAGACAGTATAAATTAGGATGATATTTTATCTCTGATCTGTCGCATTTCAAATTCATGATAATATATTTCGCAGCCGCAAATGCAGTTTCGCGAGTACGTTTGATGCTTCTTTTACAATAGTGCACGACATGATTCTTCCATTTTAATTTTTCGATCATCTTTACGAGGAACGTTCTATATGCAGCAAATTCACGAACTTCTCTTTGTATCCTTTCTAGTTCTAATTCTTTTTCCAAAGCTAATTGTTCTGCAATCTGTTGTTGTTCATGAATGCTCTGCATCTGTAATATCAAAGTATCATATTTATCATGGAAACATTTGGGAAACATAAAATCAATGTCGCTGCAAATTGTGAACAGATCGTTTTCGTTGATAATTTGTTTAAATTTTTCGAAATCTGTTTCTTGTTTGATGAAGACAATGATAAAGCCATCATATGAAAATATCTTATCCAATATGTCTATGTTCTTATCAACTATCATATCGATAAAATAATAATTGCACCATTTTCGATCGATGTTTTTGCCGATAAATTGCGCCATAAAAAACAAAGATATCCCGTTGGGATTGTCATTTATATAGTCCTCTACTTGTTTTAGACTATCAAATGCATATCCAGACACGTTTTTATCCACACAAATTAAAACTTTATCCATTATCATCATTTTGTCGATGATATCTTGTATGGAATTAGGTGCGTGACCATAACACGTATCCATATATAGATTCGTAGTGTTTGGTGATAGATCGTAGTAATATTGTGGACTGACAAGGAAACAAATGATTCGGGATGCTTCAAAAAAGAATCCACTTATAATGCCCATAGATGAATATTCTGAATAGTATGATAATGTATCATTATTAAGGAATAATAGAGGTCGCATTATCTCTCTATCATTTACATAAATCAGTGCCGGATCTTCACCAACATGTTTGAGACCATTAGGGATGCCATAATTTTTAGAACTAATTTTTATTGGTTTGTCGGTTTGTGGTAGAGAAGCGCATTTAAAACTTGAAATTACTTGTTGGTCATATTCAATAATAAATTTCATAACATGATTTATCTTTTTTATCTTTTTAAATTTACCGAATATAGATTTAGTATCGTCTTGTGTCGTTAAAATGCACGCGATATCAAAATAAATAATAACACATGATGCGTTTACAAGTTTCGAATCATCATATTCTTTTTTGATAATTTCGTACACATTTTTATGATAAAACATTGTCATATAAACAGATTTATCATTTTTAAACAAATCTACAGGATTTGCATATATGCATCTTAATTCGTAATATTGGTTTTGATAAATATGATCTATTATTGTTGATTTCATTTAGATAATATGAATACAAACTATGTATTCATATTGTTTTTAAAAAAATTGAAAAAATAATACACATAAGAGACAGAATTATATCATAAAAAACAACTTGATCCCATGGAGAAAGAAGAGAATGGTACTAAAAAGACACGTGTGGGAGCAACTCTTGAAAAATTTGGTGATGTTTTAGTCAATAATTTGGTAATGACCAAATTAAGTGGCGTTTTGGATTCAGGATTTGAAATGACATATTCGAACGCTTTCAAAATTTTGTTGTTGTTATCTGTTGGTGATATCAAAAACGGTATATCTTATGCTATTGAGATGTTTGTATGGTTGGTAAAGCGATCACCCGTATTTGCGTTGAATTTAATAATGAAAATAAGCTCGTTTATGGACAGACGCAGAGGATTACCGGCACAAAATAATTTGATTTTAGAAGATGATGGTCTGTATAATAAGATCGTCATGGATATCGAATTGAACTTTATGATTGCGATGCATGAATATATGATAAAAAACACTGACAAATGCAGATTCAAAACTGATTTGACAGGGATTAAAATACAAAACACAAAGGAAAATGTATTTACGCGAGCATACAAAAATATTGAATTTGACGCGATTGATAAAACGGATAATTCAGTATGTACGATTAAAATAGAAACATGTATCATTTATAAATTCAACGTTGATTCCAATGAAATCACAACTGTAGAAACAAATAGTTTGATAGAACAAAAACCTGGGCAGATTATCAATAGCTACGTTGATTTATTGACAAGTGATCAACAAAAAATAGTGAACGCTATTTATGAACATATGCTTAAACAACATGGACCCACAATCGACAAAGTTACTTCATTTATTAAAGTTGGAGATATACCAGATACTGGCTTCTCGGAAGTGAACATCAATGATTTATTGGCAGAAAAATATCCATCTATTGATAAAAAAAAATCATTCGTTGAGTTGGAAATTGTCATTTGTCTTCTTTATAAATATTTACGGTTCGCGTCAATAACTGATTGTAAAGATACTATTTCAAAATACGAAATGATGTTGTTTGATATACATCATTCGTACGAACTTAAAAATATAAATAAAATGAGTGGCTATTCGTACGCAAATAAGTTGTGCGACCATTTCGATAACTGGACAAACGCATTGAATATATCATCTGCGGAAATAAAGAGTTCTTTTAGCGTTTTTATTGAACTGTCAAATCATATCAATAAACGTAAAACAGAAACATCATCTGGTCTATATAGATTACCTTTTGCTGTCATTACAACGAAGAAGATGGAGATTGGGGAAATTATGAAAGATTTTATTACTATGGTGTACGCATCATATAGAAAATCTACGACCAAAGTTAAAATATTTTCACTGACATTGGAAGAGGATAAAAAGGTGACTGAGAAGGATAATCCGAAATACAATGAATGGATGGAGAAGAAAAGGATGTTTGATAGTTTATGCACTGTGAACAAAGATTCTAAAAATGTTGATTATTACGCAGAGGATTCTAAATTTGAAATGTTTAAGAATCTGACAGATACAATACCCCCAAAAGCACTCATAACAGAAATTATCACTAAACGTGTTGCTGCAAAAAAGTTAAACGATATTGAAAAGAATATCGATAATCTGTATTTACGAGATTCAGATAAGACTAAATTAACGACGGCATTGGATCAGTTCAAAAATAAAAAGCAAACGTTAAAAGATTTAGGATTTCAAAATAAATTGAATTTGCTGTTGTATGGCGAGCCAGGAACGGGGAAATCAACAGCGATTCAAGCTGTAGCGACATATTTGCAAAAGGATATATACTATGTTGACATGCAGAAAGCTCAACTTAACGAAGATTTACAAATGATTTTCGATTATGTTAACAATAATGTCCCTAATGGGGGCATTATTGTTATTGAAGATATCGATGCAATGACAGACATTGTATTAAAAAGAACATCGGAAACTAAAGAATATTCAGTGAAAGACCTTATGAATAATCAAAAAAGTAAGCTAACTCTCGAATATTTCTTAAATATATTACAAGGAACTCTGACTGTTGACAACAGCGTTTTCATTGTAACAACAAATTATATCGACCATTTGGATGACGCGTTTTATCGGGATGGACGCTTTGATGTCAAAATCAAGCTAAAATTATGTGACCATTTTCAAATCAATTCCATCTACAAAAAAATTATCGGCAGAGAAATTCCAGAAAAAATTCTACAACGGATCCCTGAAAACAAATTTTCTCCTGCGACGATCATCTTCCACATCAAAAACTATATTTTTAAAACAGACGCGAGTGATGAGACGATACTAAAAGAATTTTTTTGATTAATTGCAATTAATCAAAAAAATGAAAAATAAATTCATATGATTATATGATAATTAAGGATAGATAAAATGAATTACATCACGATCAAGTTTCCGAATAATAATAAAACGATCAAATTTGATAAATTATATTTGTCAAAATATCCTCACTCTGTTATTACCTGTCATTGCGAGATTTTTCCTGAATTAGATGATATGGAACTTGATACAGCATATGATGATTTCAAAATTATTTACAACGTTGTGATTGGAAAATTAAAACAATGGCAGGTATCCGAGTATATTTTGCAATTAGCATCTAAATATGGTTTGGTTGATGACGAACTTTGCGGAATAAAAAATTTGTTAAATGATAAAATTAACAATACCTGTCTGCAAATTAATAATTTTTTGAATTCGCGAAACGTATTATTTGTTCCAGATTGTATCGCAGAGTATCTAGAATACAAGAAAATATTTGCTGCGAAAAAGAATATCATCCCATTCCAAGTTGTTTTATTGGATGATGAGATTTGTTGTATTAACATTTACGCAGGTTTGCCAATTTATTTTAGTCATTGTACGAGGACAGGTAATGCGCTTGCTCATCATGATATTTTTTTAGATAAAACAACGATAGATATCAATTTTGTTAGGAACAAAATGTTTTTGTCGGGTTATAACACGGAAACAGATACGTCGGATGTGATTGAATTTGAATGTATAAGTAAAATTTACGATAACAATGAAATTGTTTTTTTAGGGGATTTGTTAAAATTATTTACTTTAATATCTGGATATTATCCAACTGAGAACATTGTTTTTAAGAATACGTCGATTCCAAAACATAATTTTGATATTGTTATCAACAACAATATTTGTGATAGGATTAAGAACGTAATAATTGACAGAACAAAAATATTTGAGATAAGTGAAAATAACTTGGAATCTCAAAAATTTTTGTTTAATTATGCGTCGTTTGCAGAAAGTGCATATTATCCAGGCACAACTGATTATCACTTTTATGCTTATTGTGGATTCATCAACATTACTTTTTAAATAATTCTAAATTATTTAAAGACTAACTTGGTATTATAAAATACTAACTATGGACGGATTATTCTCTCTTATTGGAAACTATTTTTCATGGAACGTTGACAATCCTAACGAATATACAACTACAGAAAACGGTGACAAGGCATTGGTAACTTCTGGATCTAAATGTCTCAATTTTTTTACACGCATCACTCGTAGTGCCAATATAAATGATTATGTGACTGCATTCTTTGAGGCTATGATGGAGGACTACGACACCGCCATTAAACTTTTGTTAAATTTGCGCGACATTCGTGGCGGCAAAGGGGAAAAATTGATCCCAATTGTATTGATGGTATGTTTAAAATTAGCATTCCCCGCGAACGTTTACAGTGATATTTTAAAAAATTTTATCGATTACGGTTGTTGGAAGGATTTGTTGCGGATAATTGAAATTCATAACAGACTTTGCTTAATTATCGATCCGTTGTGTGATACATTTGATAATACAATGGAATGTCAAATGTTTGCGAACCAATTAGCCTTAGATTATCAAGCATATCAAGTATGTACGGATTCAAAAGTGGCAATCTCGTTATGCGCTAAATGGGCACCAGGAGAACGATCACATTTTAATCAAATTCCTATTAAAGCTGCTAACAAAATCATGAAAATGATGAATCAAACTCCTAAAGAATATCGAGTGATGCTAAGCGATTTGCGGGCTCATTTGAATATTTTAGAGCGCTTAATGTCAACGGGCCAGTATGAATTGATAGATTTTAAATCCATACCTTCAATTGCTATGAAAAATATGAAAAAGTCATTTTCTCGTGATACCAATGCGACAGGTGTAGTTAGCGAATCAAGAACGAATTTACATCTATCATATTCTGAGTATTTGAAAAAATTATCTGCAGGCGAAACAAAAGTCAACGTAAAAGGGATTCAGCCACATGAGTTGGTATCTACTTATTTGCGTAAATCAATAGATCTTGATCCGTTGGTGGAAGCGCAGTGGAATACTCTAGTTCAAAAAACAAGGGAAGCAGGATCATTCAGCAATACTATCGCAATTGTTGATACATCCGGTTCGATGGATGGACAACCTTTAGAAGTTGCTGTTGCGCTGGGCATATTGGTCGCCGAATGCAGCGATTCTGCAGATTTAAAAGTTTTAACTTTCAATACTAAACCGAGATGGCATCATATAGAGGGATCAACACTGCAAGAAAAAGTAAAATGTATGGACTACAAAGATTGGGGTGGAAGTACTGACCTCCGCGCATCGTTTCAATTAATATTGGATGATGCTATTGAACGGAAATTAGACCCCGAAGACATGATATCATCGCTGATCATTTTTACGGACATGCAATTCGATTCAGCTGACGGTGATAAATGGGAATCAACGTTTGAAACAGTGACAAAATTATTCAACGAACAAGGATATGAATTACCTAAAATCGTTTGTTGGAATTTGAGAACGAGTGATTCAAAGTCGTTACCAATTGATAAAAACGAAGAGGGATATATTATGTTATCAGGATTTTCGGCAGAGTTATTGAAACACGTGTTGAACGGAGATGATATTACGCCTATGACGATGATGATGACAATATTAGAACCTTACAATGTAGAACACGATTATGACGACATCGTAATGAACAAACGTAACTTCACTTTTGCGCAATTAACAACTGCCGTAGCCAATAGTGCTATCAAAAAAGGAGTAAAGCCAGTAAATAATATTTAAAAAATTGAATTTTTAAATATTATAATTTAACTTTTGTAGAAGAGATGATAACAAACTATGGCAGAATGTTATAATGCCATACCAATATCTTGCGTAGATGCTATTGTTTTAGATGATATTGAATCATTTGAAGATTTAATGTTTGATGCGCTTGTATCTATGCGGAGATCATCTGTTTCAAATGATGAACGTGTTCATTTAGAAATGAACAATCTTTTAACGCTGAAATATATAGGCCAAATAGAAACAAAATGGAATATAATATATGCTGTAACTGAACGTCCGAACTTTTTGGCAATATGTCCGATCATATTGCCATATTGTTTTGTGACGACAACTCTTTCTGATTTTTGCACTATTGATCCAATTAGCATCGGATCGGTCGGTCAAAAAATACAATTTGGTTTGATAAAATATGTCAAAATAAATAATTGTAATTTGGAGTTTATGAGATCAACGGATAATATGATCGTTACGTTAGCTTGCAAAATTAGGAGGGGTAAATTTATGCCAGGTCAATCGAATTTTGATAATAAATTGATAATTTGCATTGATGATGTCATATATCATGTGCCAGTACAACATATTCATTCAAGCAAAATAAAAAAAAATTTGTTATGCCCAAAAGAAAGAGACCAATTCAACACGCAAGCAATATTCGTTGGACGTAATCAATCTATCACCAAAAACTATTCATAATTCTGACAAGTGCGTTAAAACTATAATTTTTTTCATATAGTCTAATTACATGAATAAAATCATTGCACTTTGAATGAACGATATAATATTGTGAGTAACTTACCTTACTTTCCCATTAATAGGATAACACACAACTTGATGTTGAATTATTTTTGTTCATATAAGTACATACAGCCATTTGTTTTTTAGAGTATAGTTAACGGAATGCATACAGCAATCATTCGAAGAGCACACCCATATTGTATTCAGATATTTGATAAAAATAGTGTTCAGTATTGATAAATTAAAAATATATACAGCAAAACAAATCCTGGTTATTAGCAGATTAGTATTATATTTTGTTTTTTATTGATGAACATATACTGCAATTTTTTAGCAAGAAGCAATTATAGATATATATTATTCGATCATACAGCAAAACGTTTATTCAGATGAAGCAATGAGTTTAACGATCGATGTCCATAAATTAAAGTTAATCATACAGCAAATTTTTTATTGAAGATCAGTATCCCTTGATTAACGAAATATCCAATCAATCATACAGCAACTAATTATTAGTCGTAATATCCCAATCCGATTGATGACCTCTCATATTTTTTTCAAAACAAATTGATCATACAGCAATATCACACAATCTATTATGTCAGTCCAACAGATCAATGTAGTTCAAATTTTATTATTTTTAATTAAAGATAAAAAAATTTATTCCCAAGCGTCCGATTTCCAAACGCAGATAGTAGTTCGATCAGTCAAAACTTTTGCTGCTTCAACGAGAGACTGAATCCTGCCACCATAAATACCGCATCCTCTTTCGCCGGTCACGAATTTCAAATTCAACGTTTTGCACAACTCTTCTGCTGTGCCAAATGATCTTTTAAAATTATTAATCTCTTCTGCTTCACTTGGCATTGCTTTTTTTTAATAGATGTGTGATATTGAAACTATTCATTCTTATCTGTATCAAAACAGAAGTAAATAAGTTGTTTGACGGGATCGAATCCTTTCTTCCAAATTGATTTGCCACTGTTTTCGCTATCGAGATTCGCTGGCCGACATCAAACATAATTCCAAATGTTTGTAATGAGTAATTTCTTCTTGTTCATTGTGTGTCGTCAACGAGAATGCACCTCCACATGGACACTCACCAGAAGTAAAAATATCAAATAACGTATTTTTCATTTCAGCATCTCGTGCCATTTCTCAGATATCATCCTCTGCTAGCTATTTTTTTAAGTCCCAAAAGAGGTATTATGTCAAACTTTTGTGTATCCGGAAAGGTAATATGTCCATAAAATTCACCATATAATTCCTCCGCATTTAAAACAGTCGGCTCCAAATGCATCTGATCAGCTCTAACATATGAACGTTCGCACAAAAAATAAATGTTTTCGGTTCCATAAGCCAGTGGATATGGAACGTCCGAATTGCCTAAAGGAGAAATAAAATCTAAGATCTCTTCTTTCGTTCTGAAGGAAAATATTTCACAGCCAACATATATGTATTTATGTTCATTTATTTTGATCAAGATAGTATTGCCATGATTTTTATATGGCGACGCATCGTATCCAGTCCAATAACCTTCAAAATCTTTAATCGGTTTTAATCTTTTGTATGTTGTATCTCCAACTAAGATATTTATTTCCCCAGGTTCAACATTGACAATAAATGGTCGACCGCCGTTACAATGGACAGCATAGCTTGCGAGACCTTTTATTTTATCGTATGAAATGTAACTATTCGTTGTTTTCATATTTACGAGTTCCTTTCTTCTTTTTCTTTCTTTTTGCGCCCATGTTCCACCTTTGCCCCCAGTTTGATTAGATTTGACAGCAAAATACTTGCCTTTGTATTTTAAATATTTTGCCTTGTAATATTCTTCCATTATATTAACAGAAGAATATTAAAAACATTCGCAAATGGGATTTTTTTCACAGATACAAATTCCCCTATCATTCTTACCTCCGATTGGCGAATTGCAACAAATACCGTGTATTTGATTATCACAAATGATGCTGGAACTCGAAAAATATGTGGGACAACGATTACAATATCTACCACAATATATTTCTAATTTGTAGATATCAGTCGTGTTAGTACAACAAATTGGATTCAGATGATCTTTATCATTGCGCATAACTCTAACGATGACATCTTTTTTCTTACCAAACTCGTCACCTTTCCATAATACCGAATCGGCAATATTCAGGTCAAGACTGCTTACCAGTTTGGCACTTTCTAAACTAGTATTTTGAAGTTTGGCGACAGTAACATAGTCAGAATATGAGCGGTCATTAACAGAAACGAATTTATTTAGAATTTGGGGGGTATTGTTGCTAACTTTGTGATTAATTGGACAATGACCTGAACAATGCAATCCATTACTTTGCTGACATTGGTTCCAAACGCCGTCACAACAGACACCAATATGGTTACGGGGACCGAATTGTATGATCGCGCCATCGCCGCAATCATATACTATTCCTTTTGATACACAACGTTTGCAACTATTTGCTAAAATGAATAACGATAATAATACTTGAATCATTTTGATATATGAAAAAAGATGAAGAACAAACAATGAATTAAATTTTCAATTTTTTTATCCAGCAAAAAAAATTGAAATCTGAACAACCAGGATACGGTGTCAAATAATATATCTATCAATTAGTCATTTTTGATGCAAAATTCGCAATTTTTACAAAATAGAATAGATACTATTCAAAAAAATATTAAAGAAGACAGCAACGTTAAGGTGTATTCTTTTAAGGGCTATGAAGGATTGTGCATATTTGGTATCGGAACCAACAGCAAGTTTGTGGCACATGACGCGGGATTATGGACATACGACGATGAGAAGCATATGTATTTTCATTTATTAAGTAAAATATGCGGGATAGATACCCTAAAATCGTGGGAAATTGAAAAACAAATAATGTTTGATGAATTATCTAAAACGTTGAGAGATTGTGATATTGACTTTGTCTTTGAAAATGAAACATTCGAAGTAAAAGGTATTTCATTGGCACTGCAACTAGGTTGTGGCTCTATATGGCGAAATAGGAACACACGACAAAATTTTAAACATTATGAATTGGTTAACAACAAGAATTTTTTTACTGATATCAAAGAGCAAATAGAAGATAAACGGATTAATCACGTAGAAAAATGTAAGTTGCAACAGATTATCGATGCAGAAAAAGAAGGTAAACAAATTAATTACGTAGAAAAATGTAAGCCATATGGCCAACAAATTTTTCAAGAAGCATTGAAGTTAACTCAAGAAAATGATATTCCTGAAAGTCTGCAAATTGATCCTCAAATAGTAAAACAGTTTACTGGCGGCGATATGATTACAGCGCGACCACTATTTATTTCTGATCATAAGAATGTCAATGGAGAGTCAGTGTCACATTCTAACATTGAAACAGACGAAACACCCAAACTAAGTAAAAGTAGCGTTAAATTTTGCGGTCAAAAAATCGAAAATGAGACGCCCGTTTCTGCACCAATTAAAATGCCATGTTATGGACCAATTGTGAACACAATCACTGGTGTTCCGAGCGTCGATGTTGAAGATCAAAAGAGAACGACAAACGATTTGCGACTGGGCGATATGGAAAGAACTGCAGATCGTGGATATGGGATTCTTTTGAAAGAAAAATTCGTACCCCCTTCTATTCCTCGTCAAGGTATTACACCTCCTTTGAAGCAACGAACAAAGAATGATACGCCATTTACAATTAATTTGCAAGAATTATTGCAAGTCAAAGATCGACTCAAAAAAACAAAACCTGTAGAAGACGTTAAACTTATCGAAAGAGATGCCATCGAAAGTTTGTTAAAATCTTGCCATAAAGTCCAAATAATCGAAAAAGTATCAAAACCTGTTTGCGCTCCTGAAAAAGTGGTCAACGTTGAAACACATAAAATTCCTACAAAACAATCATATCCAAATTTGGCTTGTCAGGAGTTTTTAAACACGAATAATCCAGACTCTGATTTGAGATGTGTTGATATGAATATGACGATCATAAAAGGCAGTGATTTTAGCAAAAGTGATATGCGATATGCCAAAATGAGGGGGATGAAGGTTAAAAACACGAATCTATCTGGAGTAGATTTTACGGGTACAGACTTAAAGCATTCAATTTTCAAAAACGTTGACTTTACGGGCGCGAAATTATGCAATCTTAATTGTGACTGTGTTGAATTTAAAAATTGTATCTTTGAAGATGCCAATATTAAATATTCTTCCTTTGTAGGTGCAAATTTACAAGGTTCCAAATTAGGAGGAATCGATCTCACAGGGTGCTGTTTTAAGAATGCAAATTTGATTGATACTGAAATTACTGCTGATGTAGCTAGCTTGTATCCGATCCAAAATTTCGATGGTGCATATATCGGATTCCAAAAAGTATACATTTTCTAAACTTATTATTCAATAAAAAATTGAAAAATAGATTTACAGCGTTATTCATCAAAATTTAGATTAAGATATTATGGTTTCTTGTATTGTAGATTGGTTGCCTTGCGAGCCATCTTTTGAGAACATCATTCATAATTTGCAAACTGCGGATGTGTACAAGTCATTAGTATTGGTGACGATGATTATCGATTCCTATTATGATTTTTTTGGGAACCAGTGCAGTCCTTACGATGTGGAAATGGAACTTAGGAAATTAGGATTGGATATAGGTTTGATCGCAGTTGATTGGGCTAATCATCCAGTTTATAAAAAAATGGTAGAAAACAACGGTGGCAAAGTAGTTTTGCGGAAAAATCATGAACAAGTGAAATATTTGGTGATTATTAGTTGTAAAAAACGTTACGACGTAATTGTTGAAACGCTGGAACATCATGAATCTATGCATGAAAATCTATGCTGTTTGAAAGAATCTGGAGAATTATTAGTACATCTAACTAACAAATATGATGAATTTCATAATGCGATTCAGCATGGCACGTTGTCGATGCAATTGAATTTATGTTCTTACCAAACAATATTCGAACGAGTTGTAGAAACTAATCCCTCATCGCAAATAGTGCAGGCCAATAAAGATCTGTATGTCATCGTGAAAGATGGCATAATCATTTGTCCTATCGCATTACAAATTCAAGAAAGTGAGTTTAATTATGTATTCGTAGGAATTAAAAAATAATATCAATGATAATATTTTTTAATAAGTTGAAAGATGTACATTATCATCAGATTTGATTGCATCTTTATTTTTTTTATGATGATAGACACTATATGTGTATAAAGTACCACATATAGTAATAACTGACATTGTGAACGATAAGACAATATTTGTGATGTAGTATTCTAAATGTTCTTCGCGATAAAATAACCATGACACAATGGTAGCCGCGAGTGCTAAACTGGATACGACAATATTACGAATTAATGAAAACAATGAAATATTTGCATATTTGTTACTTGCCTCAAATAAATACATTAGTCCCAAGTTAATAGTGGGCGTGAATATGAATATTATGTTAATAATGAATGAAATCAAAGCAAATTGTTTGCTACCAATGCTAAAAATGGCAACGAACGGAGAGACAATATGTGCGCCTAACAAAAAAAATAATGTAAATTCAATTATTAAGTGACAATATTCCGACATTATATTATTATCATAAATGCCATATTTTTAAATATAGTTACGGTAATTCATTTGATATGAAAGAAGACAATGGAATGGGATCAAACAACCTATTCGTCAATTCTGACAAACCAAATCTAGACAATGACGGGATTTCATCATAGTGAACAGTTCTCGTTGGAGCTTCATTTATGTATATCGGTTGAGTGACGTTCAGACTAGTACATATGAAAGGTAATAATTGTACATCAATATGTGAACGATGTATATTTGTCGTAACTGTTATAACATGATCAATCGAATAATTATTCCATAATATCGCTAGATGACTATCAAACAAAGAATTTGATTTGCTATTGCGCATATCGGAATCATCGATAAAGCCTTTGATGATAGGAAAATCGGTTATGTCAATTACGCAAACAAATTTGATATCGCATTTACGTAGTTCATCAATGTTTTTCTTAAACGAATTAAAAATATAAAATTTGTGTGACACACTAATGTCTAAAATATCGTTCCACTCTAATTGTTTACCAGTTGACAACGCTTCCAAGTGGTATATATCTTTCGTTGGATGTGTCGTAATTTGGAAGTCCTTGATAATAATGTTCTTATGGGTGTATTCACAAACTACGGAGATAGGAGGATTATACATGTTTGTTGATAATGATACATATAATACATCGTAATTGATATAAAATCAATATTTTTCCTAAAAAAAATATTGATTTTTTAAGTGCCAGAGATAAGAACATATATAAAAACGTCATATTACAAGATACCCATAATGAAGTGTGCAGGTTGTAAAAAAACTAACTTTTTTTCCGTTTCTATTTCGAAATTTGATAATTGTGTTTGCGAATGGAGCAATAGCAAATCAAACGTTAAAGGTAAGTTCAAAACAATGCCTGAATTATCATCCATATCAGATAACGGTGCATGTGCTTTTCAGATTTGCATTGAATGTGGACAGATCAATGATTTAGATCTGAAACAATTGAAAAAGGATGTTGAAAAAATAGATTTTAAAGCTGCAAGTGAGAAAAATAAGACATCTGATTCTGATACTGCGTCAGATACACAATCAGATAAAAAAGGGACAACCACAAAATCCTCTTCTGATAGTACGTCAGAAGATACGGAGTCGGTTGAAAAACCAAAGACTAAAACTCCACCCAAGTCTGAAGAAAAATCCAAGGTTCAACCTAAATCTGAAGAAAAAATCAAAGGACCAAAAAATAAACCTTCATCGTCTTCTTCATCCGAAACGATAGATTCAGAAGCTTCTGAAGACAAAAAGACAACAGGTAAAAAAGTTGATAAACCTAAAAAAGGCACATCAGAATCTGACGAAGAACCCGCCAAGAAACCGGTCGCTAAAAAAACTGTGTCTGATGATGAAACAGTTGTAAATACAGGTAAGAAACCAGCTCCAAAGGCCAATTCTAGTAAGAAACCTATAAAGAAGACCTCAGAAGACAATGAGTACGAATCTGCTAAAAAGAAACCCACTAAAAAGGATGATTCAGATTCTGAATCTGACGAACCAATTGTCAGAAAAAAGCCAGGTGCTAAAAAAACTGTAGCATCTTCTGAATCAGATGAGCCGGTTGTCAAAAAGCCTACTAAAAAACCGGTTGCATCTTCATCGGATTCAGGATCTGATGAACCCGTCGTCAAAAAGCCTGCTAAGAAAACTGTCGCTTCCGATTCAAAAAAATCAAACAAGAAATCATCTTCTGAATCTGATGAACCAGTTAAACCAGCAAAAAAAACTACTAAACCTGTTGAATCTGCAGATGAAGAATCTGACGAGAAACCAGTTGTTAAAAAACCGGCCGCTAAGAAACCAACTAAAAAGCCAGCTGATTCTGACGAAGAAGAATCGGAAGACAAACCAGTTGTTAAAAAACCTGCTGCCAAGAAACCAACTAAAAAGCCAGCTGATTCTGATGAAGAAGAATCAGAAGACAAACCAGTTGTTAAAAAACCGGCCGCTAAGAAACCAACTAAAAAGCCAGCTGATTCTGATGAAGAAGAATCGGAAGACAAACCAGTTGTTAAAAAACCTGCTGCTAAAAAACCTGCAAATAAGAAACCAGCCGATTCTAACGAAGAAGAGTCAGATGAAAAACCTGCTAAGAAACCAGCTTCTAAAAAACCTGCTGCTAATGAGGAAGAAAAAACAGCTAAGAAACCGGCAGCTAAAAAACCTGCCGCTAAAAAACCCGCTGATTCTGATGATGAAGAAGATGATAAATCGGCAAAGAAGCCGGCAGCAAAGAAACCAGTCGCAAAGAAGCCGGCCGCAGTTAAAAAATAATTTAATAATTAATCATTGATTATTTATTAAATTTACTATTTTTTGGATTTTGGTTTGCTAGTTTTTGATCCTGACGGCTTTTTAGTAGTTTTGGTGTGCTTTTTAGTTGGCTTTTTAGTTGTTTTAGTATGCTTCTTAGTTGTTTTTTTGGTTGATTTTGCTGCCCCACCTGTATGTTTTTTAGTTGTTTTTTTAGTTGTTTTCTTGGCAGTTTTAGATCCAGATGCTTTCTTGGCAGTTTTAGATCCCGATGCTTTTTTGGCAGTCTTAGATCCAGATGCTTTTTTGGCAGTTTTAGATCCAGATGCTTTCTTGGCAGTTTTAGATCCAGATGTTTTCTTGGCTTTCTTCAAATATACAGAATGTGATTTCTTACCAGCTTTTTCGAGATCATGCGCATGTTCAATACTTAAAAATTTGACATCAGCTGCCATTACTTTTTTGCTTTTTGGATCTGCGTTATAATTTCTAGCCAAACCTAAATGTTGTAAAACTTTTACGGCACCAATATCCTCTGCAGCTTTTTTCAACGCTGCATGACGAACTGAAACTGATTTATGTGTACCATAACCATAACTTCTAAGATGAAAATCGTTGTTAAATTTAGGCAATACTTTTTCGGATGCTTTCGTTTTTCGTCCTCTGATCAATGCTTTTCCTTTACTTGGAACGCATGTTGCTCCCACATGTGAAGCTTGGACACTCATTTTTTTCCCATCCTTACCTACTCTAGTGTATCCTTTCTTGTTGAATGATACGCGTTTTGTTTCTCCGTCCGGACATTTTTTTGGCCCATGTTTTAATTTGGGGTGACTCGTTTTGGAACCTGAAGGTTTAGCTTTTGGCGGCATGTATATATACACGTCAGATATTTTGATAAATTATTATATTTAAAATTTAAACGCACAAAAATTATTGATATAAAAAATATCGTTCACTATAGTAATTATACAATGACCGATCCGGCTGCAAAACAATACTACCGTTGCGCTAACACTCCCAATAGCGAAATCAGTAAACTAATTGATTTTCAGTGTCCGTTACATAAAAAGAATAAATTTACTGGTAATTTTAGAAAAGCCGGATACAAGATTGATATTTCAGGCGTTGCATTATGTCCAGATTGTTTTGCTAGGAAAACACAAAAATATTGCGAGGAAATAGACAGTATCAATACAAAATATGGAATCACGCTATATGGTTCTCTTGTTAAGGGAAAAAATTATGATTCCCCAAAGGAACAATATAGATCATATTATCTTGATAATTCTGAATCGAATGAAGTTTGTCTTGACCATATATCCCCTTATCAATCGATCATAAACAAGCCAATAAAAATTGATGATATGATAAATAAATCGAGACAGCCTACGTTAAATTATAAATCAATATTGACAAGCGATATGTCTGAATCATCCAATGAAGATTTAACAATTTCGGATATTGAAGTGAGCGAAAAAATACCATCGAGAACCCCCAAACCTACGTTTAATCCAAAAAAAGCAGTTAAGAGACCTATTACGTACAGAAAATAATATTTATTAATTGATGAATATTATTTTGATAAAAAAAAATTGAAATATGATCTGTCAGGATGTTCCATTGATATTAGCCCCTATCATATTCCAAACAGCACAATGCAAAAATCTGTTTCTGCCAACGAGGATCATTTTCTTTTATCATTAACGCAACTTGTAATCAAAGAAATGGAACGAGTCCTTTTGCTCAAAAACATCATTTTTTTGAGACAAGACGATGGGTCGTTTCTTGTTTACAATGGATCAGAAATCCCTGAGTACGTTTTCACATACAAAGATCATGTTTGGGAATGCATCGATTATGAAGATCGAACTGTTATTTTTGATCATAGTGAACTGTTCACGTTTATTGACAACAAAGAAGAATTATCAAAGGGTATCGAGGCATGCTTAAGAAGCCGTTGCCCTAAAAGACCATCCACAGTCCCCAAACAAGTGAGTGAAATGACATCTGTGTTTGATCTAAACGGACCAGAAATTATAAGATATTCAGCAATGAATAATGTTATAAATTTTAATTTTGGAGAAACTGATGCTAAACCACGTTTTAGCATGACGTATGAAAATGAAAATTGGATAGTAACAAAAATAGAAAAATCTACCAAATCATTTAAGTTTGCGCACGCTGACTTTCTTAAAGACACAAATTTGCGCAAATTTTATTTTGAAATTGATTATGCTTTTAATTAAATAATTTATTTAATTAAAGGTGCCTACCGGTGACAATTATATGTCAGCCAAAAAATTTTAATATAATTTATATATAGAACAAAATGAGTAGAAATTGGAATAATTCAAATTACTACAATGATTGCATGCGAGGATGTAGTAGCGGATGCAGATGCGGCCATCGCGAAGAACGTTGCGTATTTTATCAACCTCCTAAAAACGGAGCCACCGGACCAACTGGTGCCACTGGTGTAACTGGACCAACTGGTGTTACTGGTGCAACTGGACCAACTGGATTCACTGGACCAACCGGAGAAACAGGACCAACTGGAAACACTGGGCCAACTGGAGAAACAGGGCCAACCGGAAACACTGGTGCTACTGGACCAACCGGAGAAACAGGGCCAACTGGAAACACTGGAAACACTGGAAACACTGGACCAACTGGTGCAACGGGGGTTACTGGACCAACTGGTGAAACAGGAGCTACTGGATCAACTGGTGAAACAGGAGCTACTGGATCAACTGGTGAAACAGGAGCTACTGGGCCAACTGGTGAAACAGGCGCTACTGGGCCAGCGGGCACAATCGGAGCAACAGGGGAAACAGGAGCGACGGGACCAGCAGGTGCAGATGGAACAGTCGGATCAACTGGTGAAACGGGTGCTACTGGCCCAACCGGACAAGGAGTCACAGGTGCAACAGGACCAGCTGGATTAGGAGGAGCAGGCGCAATTATTCCATTTTCATCAGGATTACCAACTGATATTACACTTGGATTAACTGTAACTGGTTTTGCCCTTATTGCTTTCGGAGATAATTTTTCGCCAAATCAAGCGTTTCCTCCTGCAGGACCAATTAGTTTAGTCGGCGGAGCAGGAGTTCCATTCAACATGGCACCATCATTTCCAAGAGATGGTACCATAACTGATTTAAATGCATATTTTAGTTTGACGACAGCACAAACACTTGTGGGAACCACTGTTACTGTTCATGCCCAATTATGGCGATCAACATTATTTTCAAACGATTTCTTCCCGGTCCCAGGAACAGACATCGCATTAGCCCCAGCATACACGGGAGTCGTTGCTGTCGGAACTCTTGCATTTGGAAGTTTGACAGGATTATCTATCCCTGTCGTTAACGGAGACAGATATACATTGATCTTTTATCTAATACAAACTGGAATAGGAATAAGTACAACTGTTAGCGGATATGCCGGTGGAGGTCTTAATGTAGCTTAATAAAAATGATTTATAATGATTTTTATTAAAATTGATATTTGGATACATAGGATAGTTCGTATATATTCATCCCTAACAAAATGTTAACTCGAAACGGTTTTCTTTTTCGATTCGTTAAAAGTAGAAGAACATTGTCAGCGGCGACTTGTGCTGGATTATGTGCATATTACTTTTCTGAGAAACACAAACAAGAGAAAGAATACAATGACAGAATAAATTATCTATTGACAAACAAAGTTGAATTATCGGGTGTTTATTTACAAGAAAGACCTCCATTTAGTAAATTATGGGGGATTCATTGGCTTTTGCCGCGTCATCAATCCTTAAAATTCGTTTTCTCAGATGGAGTTGTCCAATATGGTTTAGGGAAAGAAAATGATTCTTTTTTTGATAGAAGTGTTAAATTCGTATGTCACACCGGCGAGAAATACATTTATCTGAATAAGAAAGAAATAAGCATACCTCTTGAAGCATATAGAGGATATTATGATAAATATGGTCACTATCCAGATGTCGATGTCGATAAATTGTTCAATCTAGTGACGTCGGAAAAATACGATAAGAAATTTTTTGATTCTATTCCGGGCGAATTTAATATTGTTACTTGTCGGAGTGCGCTTATGGATTTTGTCCATCGAGCAGATAAAAATCAATAAATGTTTGGTTAAATATTTATTGATTCTGGAAAAAAAATGATTTTTGTCTGCGCATATAAATGGCGCAGATAAATAATTTTTGCAAAAATCGCCCTGATTAAGAGGTAACTATTACTTTTGATTAAAAAATTGAAAATAAAAATGCCATAAAACTATGATAAAATAATAAAGATCAATCATGGGTTGCTGTTGTAGCTGTTTAGATGCCGACGAATATGTATTGTTAGATTATCCTAACGGTAAAGAGTTAAAATATGGACCCGGAATTACTTGTTTTTGTTGCGCTAATGCAGAAAAACATAAATTTTCGAGAGTCAATAATGACCAATATTTAGAAATATCTCATTTGATTCCGGATCCTTCGACTAATAGTTTGATGGAAATAATCCCGGGGCCTGAATTGTACAAACCTAATGACCCTTATTGTACAATTAGTAAGTTGAAACCGAAGATAAGATTGGGAATTGATGAATATATTTTGACAAAAAAAGTTACAGGAGAATTAAAATGTATAGATGGACCAACGTTATATTGTCCGGCCCCATATGAAGAATTTTCTAATGTTGCGAAAAAAATAAATCTTACCGTTATGCAATATATCGTCGTTACTGATGGAACGTCGGGTCGCCGAATGATTGTCTCAGGGCCAGTTATGTATACCCCCAAACCTTTAGAGAAAATCTCCAATATCGAAGAAAAAATTATTCTTAATGACATAGATTATATATATATTACTCATACGGACGCTGGAATTATTGATATCGTCGAAGGTCCTACTACTTTCCAACCGGGACCATACGATGTTGTTTCTTCTATCAACAAAAAAACAGTCCTCAAAAATAATGAGTATGTTAAAATCATAGATAAAAATTCGGGCATAATAAGGGTTGTTCGTGGTCCGGCAACGATCATACTAAAACAATATGAAAAACTTAATACCGAAATTACGGAAACTCACGAAATAAATGACATCACTGCGGCATATATTTTTGACACTAGTACTGGTAATTATGAACTCATCACCCAACACGGAATGTTCATACCATCAGCTACTCAAGATGTGAAAGAAATCAGAAAAAAAATACTCTTGGAGCAAAATGAAGCGATGGTGATCATTGATAAAGATGGTAAATACATTATTATGAAAGGAAATGATAAGACTTCTGCCTTCTTCTTACCTCCATATTGTTCTATTCTTGAACAAGAATGGTCCAACGATTCTGAAAAACATAGCAAAAAGATTTCGAAATTTGATTTGCGACCACAGTATATGGATTTTGAATTCTTAATTAGAACCAAAGATAACGTTGAAATCTTTCTCAAGTTGAATTTTTATTGGCAAATTGTCAATGTTGAGAAGATGATTCAATCAACTCATAATGCCCCTAGAGATGTATGCTTACACGCACAATCTGAAATTTTGTCAGAGATATCTAGAGTTGATATGAAAGAATTTATGGAATCATTTAACGAAGTAGTTCATAAAGCCATTTCGGATGATGACGATTTTTATGAAATTAGAGGTATCAAACTGATCAGAGTTGAAATTACTGGTCGCAGATGTAAAGATTTAGATACAGAAAAGAATTTTCAGGAGATTATTCAAAAGAAAACTGACAGAATCAAGAATTTAGAACAACAGCACGGCCAAAATGAAGTGAAATTGGCGGAGATTCAAGGCCACATCGAGCAAGAGAGATTGACAGGGCAACTAGTAACAGTCAAAAATGAATACATCCGCCGAGAAAACGAAAAGATGGGTGAGGCTGCAGGATCAAAAATTAGTAACTTTATAGAACATCTGCCTAAAAATTTCACTGATAAAGAAAAGATCGCCATATATTATGATCAACAAAATACCGAACGAGTTAAAGATGTCACTCATTCACCAAATGTGACAATGTATGTGACGCAAAATGATCTTGATATAAAGGTGGTCAATCTTAACGGCGATAATGATAAAAAATTACGAAAAAATGTCGGTACTATGATGGCCCTTGACGATAAAAAAAAGTGATTTTTTAACCGAAATAAATATGTTTAAGAAATATAATCATATTTATTCATGTATCCCTATCAAACAAATTCTGAATTCTTTCAACCAAACGAATTCGGTACTGTAAATTTCTACCAACCAAATATAGCTACTCCAACTCTAGAAACAGTCACCATTGATAATATCGCACCCGTCACAGAATATCCATTCAATACAGTGATGGACAACATATGCAATGTTGATTTCAAACTAAATGATACGATCATCACAATCACCAGCACTATAATCGTATCAAACAAACCAATCTTGATAGAATGTGTTGCTGATACATTACGTGTTTGGAATTTGACATATTTTCAAAACAATGTTATCGGTACAAAAGGTAACTTGTACATTGACGGATATAATTTATTAGATTTTGATAATAACAATGTCAAATCGATGTACATTTATGAACTAAAATCATGGATAATAGATATTGGTGTTGCAAAAAAGATAACTATCAGTGGTAATAATAATAAAATATATGTGAATCATTCGTTTGGCAACGATATTGTTCTTAAAATTAATGGCAAAAATAGTCTGCACATCAAAAATATACAAATCCATGTGAGATCGTTAGTCATCAGTAACGTAGATGGCAATATCTATTTTGATTCTACTGTCTGCGATCATCTTACACTAAACAACAAAGGGATCGGTAACGTCTCTGAATTGGTCGTGTCATTGATGGCCGAGGTCAATATTATAGGTCCCAGTGTTGTGACGTTGAATAAGCTGCAGAGTACCGAGTGCAAAGAAATGATAAATGGCCCTGGGAAGATCATTTGGAACGTCATTGGATAAAATTGATTTTTTTAGTCTAGGATAATCATCAATAATTTATTAATAATTAACCATGCCAAACATTCTTACGATCAATCTGAGGATATTAAGACAAGCGTTTTGTCCACCAAAGATACGACTATTTTCACCAGGGCGAGTTGCTGCTAATCTTCGAAAAATCTTACAGGCAAGAGAGCAAACAGAAAAAATTGATTAAAATAGTCCCATTAATATCATATTCGTATAATATGCATATTCATATGTCTAATCTTGTCGGTAAATTTTTTCAACACTACAAAAGAAAGAACTATTATGTGTTCAACGTGAGTATTCACACCGAAACACAAGCACAAATGGTCAATTATATTAGTTTGTATGCAACAGATACATATCCATTTGGAACAGCATGGTCAAGACCAATACATATGTGGGACGAAATCATTGATTCCCGTCCACGTTTCGTTGAAATTACGCCGACAGCTGAAGAAAAGGAACAAACGCTAATATTTATTAAGAAAATGTTGTTACCATAAATAATACAATTAATTATGGTATCAAAAAAAATTGATTTTTGAAATCTCATATATTAACGTCCATAACATAACATTAGATCATCAAAAATGTCTCAAAAGATAACTGATCTTATCGTCGCAAATGATGAAGATATAAATAAATTACTTGATATTCCTGAGATAAAACTGGGAACTACCGTTAATGAATCTTTTTATAATGCATTGCGATATACTACGCCAAATTGCGCATTGATGTTGATGAACCAAGGCGCGATTCCGTATATACCACGGATGATAGATATGATGTTGAATATCAAACACGACGAAATGCATATCCTCCAAAATATGTTAGCGATTCCAAAACTCTCTTTTGTCAGTTATCATTGTAACAAAGATGATCGAGCGATTCTGTGTGAATTTATTAGAAAACTATCATCTAGAAACAAGAAATATCATGATATTATCGAATTATTGATCAATCAAGGAATCGATATCAACAAAGAAGATCGATATGGAAAGACTCCGTTGCGTTTGTTGTGTGGTCGTAATGAATTTGGATTAATAAAGATGTTAGTTGATAAACAAGTAGATTTAAATAAAAAAAGTCATAGTGGTCATACTGCGCTAACATATTCTATCCAATTTAGGAAAGATGAATGCGCGCAATTCTTAATCAAATCAGGAGCAGATTTAGATTTACAAATGGATAACGGCAATACAGCTTTGATGTTAGCAGCCGATCAAAATATGCGTGATGTTGTAGCCTCGCTATTAAACAACGGCGCAAGTACATCGATTTATAACAACAATTTATATACAGTGTTGGATATTGTCAAAAATAAATCTGATCGAAATGAAGATATTGTGCGTGCCTTGAAAGAAAATTCATCTACCAAAGAAATGATGGTCGAAGGAAATGCAAATGTGTCTCTAGCAAATATGTTACATTTTATAACAATTATAATGATGCTATTAGTATTATTATTCAAATAATTTGATAAATTAATGTCATTAATTTATCAAAAAAATTGATTTAGAAAGTGTTATTGAGACGTATTAATAACAAACATACTAACACACTATGTACGAAGACTACGAAACAGTTCCTGACGAAAATGGTATTAAATTCATTATCACACACAAAATGAATAGTGAAGGAAAGATGGTAAGGATAACCAAGAAGACGCGAGTACGTACAATTATATCGGACGGAGCCGCTGCTAGAAAGAAACGCATTGAAGAACGACAAAGAGGTTGGAAAAAGTTTGGAAAATGCGTAAATTCGAATGATGCTGGAGTTACTTTGCGAGGAGAAGAAATATTTCTTGCGCTCGGCGACGATGGACGGAGGAAAAAAGAGAAGATGGAACAAGAGAAAAGAGACAAGCAAGAGTTGGATATGATACACAATTCGTTACTCGATGCGCAAAAAAAAATGATTTGTGGTACTTGTTCGAGTCTACCTACACAGATAGATCAATCAGTTTGGAAACCTTCTTGGCTTAAAAATGGGGAACGACCTCCAGAAATTAAATCAGTGTATGTTCCCCCTCACAGAACTAATGCAGATGCAACGACAGCATATGTTCCGCCACATAAAAAAAATCCCGATGCAACTCCAACAACAGCGTACGTTCCGCCACATAAAAAAACAAATCCTGATGCGACTCCAACGACAGGATATGTTCCGCCACACAGAAAAACGAACTTTGACACAAAAGATACAATCACGACGATTCGTGTTTCAAATCTCTCTGAAGAAATAAATGAAACTGATTTGAGTGAAATGTTTCAGAAATTTGGAAGAATCTTGCGAATTAATTTAGTCAAAGATAAACTTACCGGTGCAAGTCGGGAGTTTGCATTTATAACTTTTGCAGACAGACAAGATGCACAAAATGCTATGGACAAAATGGATAAACAAGGATTAAATAACTTGATTATTAGAATTGAATGGGCTGAGAAATAATTTGATATTATCATATCAAATTATTACAAAAAAAATTGACAAAAAAATTACTCTATTAGACAAGTTCTGTATCATATTTAATAACACTATGCAACAATTAGCTCAATTAGAATATGAACGTAATGAATTGTCATATACTTTTACGCTGAAATGTGATGGCAAAAAAGAAGAACTAACAATCAACGTTATCCGAGAAGATGAATATGCTGAGTGGGATTCAACGATATCATATGATCCATGTGTACAAATATATGATGTTGATACTGTACACGTGAAATATTCACCAAGTGCTAAATTTCGAATAATTAATGATCACATATTGAATCAGTTAGATGATATGCACACAGTATATTTTGCCGATGTAGTTAACGCAAATCATATTACAAACATTATGATCAAAGCAGCACCGAAATATGGTAGAAGCGAATATATATCAATACCGATTTATCCTAAAGAGTTATCCGACGTTGAAATTCTTAGAAAAAATTTAAGTTTTCAAAACAAAAATACAGTAAAACAACTTGGAGCGTTACAAGATCGCATAACAGATCTCGAAAAACATATCCAAAGTATGGAAAACGCAAAAGATCGCATAACAGATCTCGAAAAACGTATCCAAAGTATGGAAAACGTAAAAGATAAACGATCAGCATTCGGACTTATCTGGTAATATCATAATTGATAGTCTATCAATTATGATAAAAATTGAAAAAAAATATTCAAATATATATATGCCATAATCAACAAAAACAAAATTATGTTTACACATTTTGCTTTTGATCTAAAAAAAGAACATCGATTGAATGATGACGTCATCTTAAAATATTTGAATAGTTTCGATTCACGATACATGTTTCATCGACGAATAAATGACCAAAAATATAAATCTGATCAGTTACAATATGCGACATTATTTGTTTCGTCGAAAGGCAATCTCAAACTAAATAGCAATGATAAAGGATGTGAATGTGTCGTTGCTATTGATGGAATAGCTATAAAAAATAAAAAATCAGCATCAAAAATTTCAATTTTAGTTACACCTCATAATTTTGAAACAGATCAAATCATTTTAGTGGGTAATCCTGTAGATGATAGAGTCCATTTAGTCCATTTTGATTTTATCAAAAAATATGAATCTTGCAATATTTTGTTGTGCAAAAAAGATAGCGAGATGAATTTTGATGAGAGTATTGTGCTAGATGTTAGTTTTGAAATGTTCGGAGAAATACTCAATGTGCTACATGGTGAAACTAAGATAACTGACGTTACCGATGAAATTTTGAATGAAATGGATAAACTAGGATTAGTTAAAGCAGAACTCATGATGATGAAAAGGTTTGTAGATAAAGAAAGGAATGATATGTTACTAAGTTTAAATTCTTTTGTTGATGGAAAGAAGCTCATGATTATGGCAAGGAGTCGTGATATGTATGAGTACTTTAAGGATATTTTGAGTCCGAACAAGAACGTCGTTCCGACACAAATATTTTGCGTTAACCATAAAAAACCTAACATTGATTATATATTTGGCATTAACATTTATGATTCGATTCCGATTTATTATCTTGCAACGGCTTGGCCAGATAAGCCAGAAGAGGAAATGATCATTGAAAAACATAATAGCGAAAATTTTGATACATCAACATGGATAGATGCTAAGAAATGTGATAATCCTAACGATGTGAATGAAATAATAAGAAAAATGTTGTTGTCTGACTATTATGGAACATTTTCGCATTATGGATATGATGTATTAAGTGATTATGTTTCTATTGGTATTTATTCCGAAAACAGTGATAGATTTATCCAACAATATGTTGCAAATTATGTTAACAGTGTGAAAATAGAAAACAATATAAATGTTCCAATTATACCCAAAATGAAACGGAAAAAAATATTGAATGTTCGTTTTACAGAATATGATGTTAACTATTTATCAAAAAAAATTCGTCACCAAATGATAAACCATATCAAATTTCGATATATTGATTGTCAAAGTGTTGATCGTTATTATTATGATTTCCCGTTACCAAAAAAATTTTTAAAAAATGTGCCACTTGTTAGATGTTCTCATTATCTTGTCAATGATGATGGTTGGAATGTAGATGTAGAAACAAAAATATATTATGGATTTATTAATGTTGAATTTTAACGTTGTATGATCATATTACGTTAAAATAGATAAATATGTTATTTAGGATGAACTTGTTTTTTTTCTAAAGCAACTGATGCTAACTGATTTACTCCTAGGAAAGTTATCATTTCTTGTTGGTATGGCAGTTCTTGGCGGAGAAATAGATCTACGGGCGATTTTTTGTGCATTTTGTACTGGTGGCAATTTTCTGGTAGCACTATTTGTTCGCGGCATACGTGTCTTTTCTAATGAAGCAATCGCCCCATAAGCATCTAATAATTCTTGTCGTAAACGCAATATTTCTGACTGTAATTTATTATTTTCATTGACCAAATCATCTAATGTAAATCCAGCTTTATGCGTTGAAAATAACAAAAGTTCCGCGCGCAAATTATTATTTTCTATCGCTAAATCCTCATCCCCTAAATCAGTTTTTGGCAGATATTTTGTGATAAATAAATCCATGATTTCGTTATCTTTTTTAAATAACATAAACTCCCGCATCATCTTTGTGTAATACGCTATATTTGTTCCGCCAAACCAAACAATAATATGATCTGCTAAAGCTGGATGTACATATATTTGAGTGTCAATAATTATCACCAAATCTGCCATCAATAAATCTGTACCTTGTTCTATCTCTTCTATTAAATCTTTATTTTTTTCGTCTGCTAGCCAAGATGTTACGGATTTGCCTGTAGCTCCGGAGATCTTGCTGCAATTGACGTAACTGTTGTCGTTCATAAATAACATCTCCACATTTATAGATTTACCCATACTAAATCTATCGTCGATTTTTTTGAATATACAACGATTTTCGGGGACAGATACGGCAATTGGTAACATATTTAATCTAGATTACAGAGTAATATCTACATTAGATACATTATTTTTCATTTTTTTTAGGTAACCAAGAATTCCTCATGAAATCGTTGCAAATCTTCCATCTCCATCGTAGTCATCACTCCGTATTTCAATGCCATTTTCGCACAATCATCGTTACCTAATTTTGCACCCAGAATAAAAAACTTGATCGCGCTCTTAATATTATTCTGTTCAACATATACGTTGCCCAAATTATAGCAAGCAACCGGATCGTTATTTTTTATAGCTACTTTGTAATATTTTTTACATTTGTCATATTTTTGGTTAGCGCGATACATATTCCCCATTTGAGTCATTGCTTGAATGTTACCAAATTTGATAGATTTTTTTAATAACTGTTTGGCGACTTTGTCATTCTTCTGATATCCTTTGCCGTTCAAGTGCATCATTGCTAGATCAAAATATCCTTCTTTGTTATCGTAAGTGCACGATTGTTCATAATATCTTCCTGCCATAGCAAATTCATTAATAGAATAATAAAATTCTCCTAGCTTATGTATACCATACGAGTTTTCCAGACTCGCTGCTTTTTCAAAAAATGCCACCTTAACTTCATCATCGTCGCATTCTATCCCGCTATCAACAAATGCGTTCGAATTATTCATCTTCATTGCATCTGTCATGAGTGTATCATAATCAGACGGATAATCAAACACATTTTCATTAATAAAAATGGCCATCATATAATACGCTTGTGAACATTTAGCCTGCATACTTCTATCCAAATAATCAAATGCACTAATCGCATCACCGTTAATAAAGAATTCTAAAATAGCAATATGATACAACAAATATGGTTGCGCATTATTGACTATGCCTTTATAAAATTCTAGCGACTTTTTGTCAAAATTTTCGAAAACATATTCGTTATCATAGTACAAATTGTGTAATTTGTTCATTGCATTCAGATCACCATCATCTGCTTGGGCGATTAATTCATCAAAAGAGGATATATTCATCTTTATAGGATAAATAATATCATATGTGATTATAAATCATAATATCATTTTTTTTTGTGGTACTACAATATATAAATGGATTTATATTTTTTGCTAAGTCATGATATTTGTAACCATATCATTGAATATATCACTTTGGAGGATGTGATTGTTGTCAGCATGTTAAACAAATTTGCACCGGATTTGTTGCTGCATAAAAATATCAAGAACGTTTTCATGCGAGAAATGGAAATGTCATCTATGGTAGCAACCTCTAACGATTTTCCAAATGAATGTGTTGATGCATGTTTAGGAGCAACAATGTTACAAAATAATCCAAAAATTCGCGCGTATATTTACGATCATCAATTGATCAAAACCACTACAATTAATTCTTTGTTAGTTATCAATTATTGGTTGAATTGGGATGAAACAAACAAGAAACAGAGTGAAGTATTTCAAAAAATATTAACTGCTACAAAAAATAATGACGATAGCTTCTTTTTCTTGAACATCTTTGTCAATTACATGTATGAAATTAAAGTCAAGTACATTGTGGAAGCTATGCGAAAACTAGATATGTTTGCACAGTTTAACAAATTTTGGAATAATCTTTTCGGAACAAATTATCCTGCTAAAACATACAAAGATTGTGCATTCATTTCTCAAAAACAAGCTGGAAAAAAAGTGTCATATTTTTCGCATCCTATATTGATAATTTCATTGATAATAGATGATACATCTCGTATCAAAAAAATATTAGATTATTATAACGATTCTAGATATAATAGCGTAATTGGACTTTTTTTATTTGGTGATGCTGTTATTAAAGATACTATGGAGGACATCAGTTTCGCAGCATCTATGTCGATTTATAGATATATCAAAAAACAATATCCGGAATTTACTGATTTAGTTATGTCTATCAAAAATAACGAAAGCAAATTCAATCACATGGTACGTTGATATCCCCACAAATTAACTGATCAATGAACAATCTAATATCGTCAGTTTCTGCAGCCTATCCGTAAAATTTTTTATCTCCAACATATAGAACATGGATGAATCACATCATAGATGTCAGCGGAATCTAGGTCATCGTTGCAATAGATGTTGCAATCACCAAAAATATATCATCAAATGTGTATGCGACGGCGAAACTGGCCCCACTGGTAACACTGGAGCAACTGGAGTTACAGGTGTAACCGGAGCTACAGGGAATACAGGTGCAACTGGAGTTGTTGGACCAACTGGACCTGCAAATGGAATCACTGGGGAAACTGGACCAACTGGTAATACAGGCGCAACTGGAGTCACAGGTCCAACTGGTGTAACTGGTAATACCGGCGCAACTGGAGTAACCGGTGCAACAGGGTCAACTGGCGTTACAGGTGTCACTGGATCAACAGGACCAACCGGAGTCACTGGATTTACCGGATCAACAGGATCAACTGGGGCTACGGGAGTTACCGGATCAACTGGATCAACTGGAGCTACTGGAGCTACTGGTGTCACCGGAGCCACCGGAATTACTGGATCAACTGGAGTTACTGGAGCTACTGGTGTTACCGGATCTACTGGAGCTACTGGTGTCACTGGAGCTACTGGTGTTACCGGATCAACTGGAGTTACTGGTTTTACTGGAGCTACTGGTGTCACCGGATCAACTGGTGTTACCGGATCAACTGGACCAATTGGAGTTACCGGAGCTACTGGAGCTACCGGATCAACTGGAGCTACTGGAATTATTGGACCAACTGGAGTTACTGGATCAACAGGATCAACTGGATCGACAGGATCAACTGGATCAACTGGAGTTACTGGATCAACTGGAGTTACTGGATCATCTGGATCAACTGGATCAACTGGATCAACTGGATCAACCGGATCAACGGGAGTTATTGGACCTACTGGCGCTACCGGTGTCACTGGAACTACAGGAGCTACCGGCCCAACTGGTCCTGTTTTAGATCCTGCTGTTGATGTTGATGATATTGACACATTTATTACAGGATTAAATTTATTTAAATTAGGTATTACGGGTGCAACTGGTGGTGTACCAGGTAGTACAGGTAACGTTTCCGGTATATCATCTGCACCTGGTTTAGGAGCATGGGTTGAAGGCGGAGGTAACGTTGTGGCTGGTTCGTATTCTCACGCAGAAGGTTTAGGTACCCAAGCTCAATCAATTGCTGCTCATTCAGAAGGAATAAGTACAATTGCAGCTGGTATCGCGAGTCATTCGGAGGGGATTGCTACTCGCGCAACTGGCCTAGGATCTCACGCGGAAGGAGGAGCTACCATTGCATCGGGACAATATGCTCACAGCGAAGGTGACCCAACAACTGCGTCAGGATATGCTTCCCATGCGGAAAATGTAGGTACAGTTGCGTTTGGATATGCGTCGCACGCTAGTGGTTACGGAACTACCGGATTTGGTATAGCATCTCACGCAGAAGGTTTTCAAACATTAGCTTCCGGCGATTATGCACATTCTGAAAATGATAGTACACTGGCGGCAGGATTCGCTGCTCATTCGGAAGGAAGCAGCTTTTTTGATACGATGACTATTTTTTTTACAGAAGGTGGTGTATCTGATAGTATTGTTGTTGGTTCACCTGGCGTGTTATCATATAATATAGCAGGTGCGACCGGATCTCACGTAGAAGGAGGGGGGTCTACAGCAAACGGTTCATATTCTCATAGTGAAAATTTATATAACAGATCCATTGGAGAAGCGTCACATTCTTCAGGAATAAATACAACTGCGTTTGGCTTGGCGTCCTATACGGGGGGAATTTCATGTACAGCTAGTGGTGATGGTGCTCGCGCGGAAGGTTATATGACTGGTGCAACTGGAAATTTCAGTCACGCGCAGGGCCGTCATACTATCGCCTCTGAAGATTCTGCATGTGCTCAGGGTTCGTACACTACAGCCTCAGGAATTTCATCTCATGCACAAGGTGACTCAACAAATGCTACAGGTCAAGCTTCACACGCTGAAGGTAATAGCACGACAGCGAGTAATAATGCTGCTCACGCTGAAGGAATAATTACTACTGCAAGTGGGGCCGGAAGTCATGCATCTGGTTTCAATTCGCTTGCATCTGGTTTTGCAAGTCACAGTGGAGGCATGTATACGATAGCTTCTGGAGATGCGTCTTCAGCTGGTGGTACTGGATGTGTCGCCAGTGGTTTATGTTCCCTCGCGGAAGGTAATACCACGACCGCCTTTGGTTCATTTAGTTGCACAGAAGGGACGTTTATTGTCGGTCAATATGATGTTATTATTGATAAATTTGCAGGCGATATTATATCTGTTGGAGGCACAGGAATATCTCAATTTAATTATGGATATGGAATCGCTGCTCACGTTGAAGGGGCGGGAAATACAGGATATGGCGACTACTCTCACACACAAGGAATCTACAGTCAAGCATCTGGACCGGCATCTCATTCAAGTGGTATCGCAACTTTTGCCAATTTCTACGGATCTCACAGTGAAGGTATTTTAACTATAAGTGACAACGTTGCATCACATTCACAAGGATTGCAAACGGGCGCATATGGAATAGCTTCTTCAGCGGGAGGTAGATTTACACAGGCTATCGGAAACTATTCCAATGCCCAAGGATATCAAACAGCTGCCATTGGCACATCATCCCAATCGGAAGGCGAAGGAACAACTGGGTACGGGACTAATTCCCACGCGACTGGTTTCCAAACTACATCAATGGGTTTCGCATCAATTTCGTCCGGAATGAATACTTTTGCAGATGGCCAAGGTACATTCGCGGGTGGAATTTTGTCATCCACTGACACTGCTGGACAATTTGCTAGAGCTGCTGGCGGTTTTAGTACTGGTATCGGATTAACTGGAGCAACTGGAATAGGTACGTCACAATTTGCGATATATCACACTGGATTACAATCAACAACTACTTCTGCTAATCAAGTACTTCAAGTGTTGTATGATACGTCCAACATCATTATTCCTGAAAGAACTGTTTGGGGTATTACGGCAACAATAACAGGTACTAATTTATCTGCAGTTGATCCTGTTAATTTATCTTATTTTACGATAAGTTGTGTTGCTTATCGAGGAACGGGAGTGGCAGTTATTGATTCACAATCAGTAATAAATGCAGTTGGATCTGTTCCAGCTGGAGCGGCCCCTGCTTTTGCAGTTGTAGCATCTTTTGGTATAGCTGTTGTAATTACGCCGCTTATTGCCGATACACGGTGGTCAGCAACAATTTCGGTTACAAGTACTGCTTTATAAATTATCATTCATAATCGAACATATACGAATTAATCGCAAGCATTGCTTTATAAATTATTATTTATAAAGCAAATTTATGATTATCAATCTGTAATACAACTGGACAAATTTTGAAAAAAATACGACTTACATGTCAACATAAACACATGGCAAATCATATATTTTAAAGATGGATCATGATGAAAAATTTTTTAACGAAATACAAAAAAAATGTACGGCGCACGGGGATTGCTCGATTTGGAACGGTACATTTAGAGATGGTTTATGTTTTCAATGGAACAGAACCGTTTCAAGGCCAATTAACGTATTAAAATTTATGTGGAATTACTATTACGAACCAATAAAAGCAAATGAAAAATTAATACGTACATGTGGGGAACCTTTATGTATTCAAATTGAGCATATCGATGTGAAACCAAGAGCTAAACTAGTATCGAAAGAAGAAAAATGGAACAAACTTTTCAAATGCGGTAAAATAGATGAAACGAGTGAATACGATGGAAAAAAATGTTTAGTTTGGCAAGGTTACAAATCTGTGGGAGGATATGGAGAGTCCAGTGTTAATCACAAAAAATATTATGTGCATAGGATAGCTTTTTGGATATCCCATGATGAATATGAAACTATCGATGATATTCCTGACGTCGACGACGATGGTCAGCGACTTGTCGTACGTCACCTATGTGGTCAATCATCGTGTTTTGAGAGTTCACATTTACAAATAGGGACAGACAGTGTAAATAGTTATGAAGATAAAATAAACGCTGGAACAATGCAACGAGGAGAAAAACATCATAATTGTTCTATCAGTGAAGAACTAGCAAAGAAAATAAAATGGTCAAAACTAGATCGAAGTGATAAAAATTATATGACAGCAAAAGAACGTGCTGTTCATTTTGGTGTATCTTTCCGTATCGTCGACAAAATCGATAATAACGAAACATGGTCTCATATTCCTGACAAAAATGGTATTATTTTGTCAACAGCTAGAAAAAGAGAACGGGAACGTAACGCCAAAATAAAAGCCAAGAATCGAAAGTGGACCGAAAAAATGTTTAAACAGGCAAGATGGAAATTGGACGCTCGTTCAAAAATTGATAGAAATGGCCGGAAATATAAAAACTCTTTTTGTAGGCTTTGGACAGGTAAATGCGCACCAGATGGTTACGCTAGAACAATGATCCACGGAAAACAGATATTTGTACATATACTTGCTTGTCACATCAAATATAGAACAACAAATTCAGGAGGATTACAAGTTTTACATAAATGTGGAAGAAGATTATGCGTCAATCCAAAACATTTATCCTTCGGTTCAGCGATTGAAAATGCTGCTGATAAAAAAATGCATGGTACATCTGGCAGGAAGTTGACAATGGAACAAGCAAATGAGATCAGGTTATTATATAAATCCGGCGATTATAAACAAATTGATTTGACAAAAAAATATAACGTCAGTAAAGATACTATTCAAAATATTATTCATAATCGAACATATGTAGATTGATTACAAGTATTGCTTTATAAATTATTATTTATAAAGCAAATTTTCACAATAACTGTTTGGTTTGTAAGTACCGAACACTTTATCCCACAACGAAAATCGTTTCGAAAAGTTGTAATTAAAATATCGATGATGAATATCATGATCGTGAGTACATAATGAAATATCAAAATAAGCAGGTATCCAAGGGAACTGAGGAAAAGACTTTTGATTTATATTTTTTCCTGTGTGACCGGATACTTCTACGATTGTTTTATAAGTCATCATCATCGCAAATTGGTATTTACTCATGTCGATCATCGAGATAGTTATCAATAAAGGAATTGAATTAGATAGTACAAAATCAATCGGATGTTGATAATATGTGTCCATAAAAGTAACGTCCGTCTTAGAATGATGATATTGGTGCAGATACAAGTACAAAAATTTATTTACATGTGATATCCGATGTATCCAATAATGAATAAAATCATACATCAGTTCGAATAAGAAAGATATGGGGACGAAAGTTAATAGATCATAAAATATGCATGTATCTCTAAAAGTAATAGAATGTAAGGCGAAATAGTATGTACATGTTTCAATAAATATTGTGAGCAAAAAAATAGATATTGACTCTACAGAGTATTGACAAGATCTGGGTGTTATGTATTGTTTGTTTCGTTGAACGTACGCTATGAATGACATGATGATGATTGTTTTGAGCAAATATAGCAAGTAATTTATTATAAAATGCTGGGTATCGAATGCATAGATAAAGTTGCTAATTAGTAACAAAAATGTATTTACCACAAGGTAATTAATTATGTTCATTTATAATATAAAAAGATTAAATGGAAGGATTTGACATAGTCTCTCTGGGATATAATTGCTATCCAGGAATGTATAGCGACAAAAAAAATGGGGCAAATTTACAATTTTTTTCGAACATTGCGGTTCCATCTTGGGCATTAGTTAAGATGTTAGAAAATAATTTTAGCGCATTCAACGATAAAAATGATTATGTTCCTATGAAAATATTCTCCGATTCCGGAATACATTTTTTGACCAACAAAACATATTATGCGCGATTGGCGAAAGGTACAATTGTCAACGATGATTTTTTGAAAAAATTAAATGAAAGAAAGACCGCATTCATTGATATCTTAAAGTCGGATAAAGAGGTATTATTTTTGAGATATGAAGAACCAGAAAAAAGTGATTTGCCACATTTTACAGGATCAAGAATAGTTCCAAATGAATATGCCGAAGATTACAAACAAAATGAAATTTATCATTTAAAATTATTATCTACATACTTGCAGAAAACATATCCTGGATTAAAATATCATATCATGTTTGTCGGTAATTCATTAAATTCAGAGACAAAATTGGATTATGACGCAGAGTCTAAAATTATAACAATTCCGAACGCAAATATCGGATCAAACTACGAAAAAGTATTTGATGATATCTTTGCGAATAATGCAACATTCATTAAAGAAAAAATTGGCAAATAAAAAAAATGAAAAAAATTATGTCAAGAATGTCAAATTAATCTATCATATAATATGACAAATAAATGAGTAAACAAAGCCTTTTGCCCAAAGACCAAGAATTAGATCTTGCTGACAGTTTTATTAAAGAACGAGATGAAGAGATAAAAAAGATCAATGGCGAGATGAGAGAAGTAAATGAATTGTTCAAAGATATCGCTGGCTTGATCAATAACCAAGGAGATTTTGTGGATCGTATTGGCGATAACGTTATTAATGCACACGAGAATGTTAAGGAAGGTAATAAAGAACTTTTGGAAGCAGAAAAGGAACAGAAAAAGACGGAAACATTTTATGGTTATATTGCGGCAGGGGTAACTGGTGCTGTAGCAATTAGTGGTTTGATTATTAGTGCTGTAGTTTTTTTATAAAATTGAAAATAATTAACATAGATATATTTGAATATATCTATGTTAATAAAATGGATTTGACGAAAGATGTTTATTTACAAATAGGCGAATATTTAGATAACAAAGGAAAAATCCAACTAAGTATGACGTCGAAAGAGATGAACAAATTGAAGTTCATATTTTTGTATGAAGATAGAGTCGATGTTGATCGGATTGTGAACTTGTCGTATTATGATAACTTTGAAAACATTGCGTCATCGTATATCAGCATTTCGAGAAATTTTATTATGTTATTAAGAAAAGGAAGATTACCTAAAAATGTCAAATATCATCATTATACTTCAGATGTTACACATTTCTTTTTGGAATTTGATCCAAATAACACGCTGATAAAGTGCGAACCACATTCAGACGTATATTTTGTAGAGGGCGTACCATTTTTTGTCACACATTTGACTTTTGTCGATCTCAACCAACCTATTTATGATATTCCATCGACAGTTACGCATTTAGATTTTGGCGATCGTTTTAATAGATCAATAATCGGAAGTATTCCATCATCAGTTACACATTTGCGTTTAGGTAATAATTTTAATGGTAATTTATGCAAGAAATCTATCCCGACATCAGTTAAGTATTTGGTATTAGGGGAAAAATATCGTATTCTTATTCCTACATGCATAGTTTTTCAACTCGATTCACTAACTTATGGCAAGCCTACACTTTAACAAATTAATAATTTTAATTTGTTAAATTTGAACGTCTCTTTTTATATTTGGCATATAAATCAGGTCCAAAAGCGATTATGGTTATTGCCAAAATAGCAAATCCCAAATGTACATATCCGGCGTTTGCGTATTCCATAGCTTTAGAAAGATAACCCTCGACCACGTAAAATACTGAAAACATCATTTTTATAAATGATTCAAAGTATATTCTCAAAGTTACTGCTATTTCTTCTAATTCCAACCAAACCAAAAAACCACTTATAGTAGCGATTATTTTGCCGACGAAAGTCCAAAATTCCCTCAAATATATTGTAATAGTGTCAATAAAATATGTTGGCCGAATTGTATAACCAGATATTCGACCAATATGTTCCCAAATGAATGTAGAAACGAAAATAAAGCTGAATACTTTAATCTTATTCATGTTTGTTGTATCAATCATTTATGATACGATATCCTGAGCAAATATATTTCAATTTTTTCGATATGCATCATCTTTAAATATCACGTCTATTATTATAATGTCCTATAATCCGTCGGCGAACTTCCCATACAAAAAACTGACAATGAATCACAATGAAGTCATCAAAAAGATCTCCGAAATCAAAAATAATATCCCAAAATATTCTACACAGCCATATCGTCCACTTGCGATTTATCAAAAATTAAACTTGATTAACGGAAAATATTATGATAAATTCATTAAAATTATTACAACAGATGATTTGTATGATAAAGTAAATGTTCTTACAGATTATTTCAACGAACAATCAAGAATGAAATGTTCTTTTAATAATTATCTGGAACCGATTAATTATTTTAGAATTTACAACAAAAAAATATTGCATGACGTCAAAGATAAAACTCCACATAACATGCGAGAGTATATTTATGCACATATCAAAGAATGTAATCTGTTTAAGGTATCAACTGCAGCATTTGTGTATGATTTTTTTAAGGCAAAACATATTTTAGATTTTAGTTCTGGATGGGGTGATAGATTGTTGGCGGCATGTGCATTGAAGATTAAATATTTTGGTATTGATCCTAATATTGATAATCATTGTGGCTATAATGAGATAATAAAATTAGCGGGCGATCAGAACATGCAATGCGTATATCGCTCTGGTGCAGAATATTTACCTAGTTATGTTATCGATGACCGCATATCTCAACATGGAAAATTTGATCTCATCTTTACCAGTCCGCCATTTTTTGATTATGAAATATATTCGAGTGGATTGCAAAGTATATCGTCATATACTGCCAGTGCAGAATATTGGTTAGTATATTTTTTGTTTGTTGTTTTGATCAAATACATTCCGTACTTGCAAATCGGTGGTACCATGGGTATATACATCCAGGATATTAAAAATAAATTTATCGTTTGCGAACCAATCGTGCTATTCATCTTGTCATTCTATTCAAATATGGAATTTAGTGGTATCATCACTGAAAACTTTCCGATGTTACTCTTCAAAAAAAAATCAGATGATATTATGACTAATAAAGGTATGGAAGGGAAATTTATGAATGCCTATTCAAACATCTACAGGTTATCACATCGACTGATAAAACAGCAATTATACAATAATTACATAATAGGAACAACCTTTCAAAAAAATATTGTCAATGATAATGTTGAGAACAATATGTATTTCCGAACTTTTTTTAAATGTTTTGTGCAAGATGAAACGCATACGAATATTATCACATATGGATCGAAGAAAAGTATCATGCCATATTATGTAGCGAGAGCCGCACATATGTTGAAAAAAAATAGTACATTTTACTGTCCCAAAACTGAACGGGATCCGGCGAATTATGACAAAGATATGAATTTCATGCCGCTACATTTTTCGCAAAAAATTTTAGACGCTAAAGAACAGTTTGGATTGGACATTTTAGAAATAGATGTTGAAATGACTAAGAAGCAAATATCATTCATCAAAAATATAATTCCTGTAACATTCAAAGATCTTGTTATCAATTATACTGATTATGATCCGCAGCTAAAGAATATAATGCGCGAAACTATCAACGAAACTGTGACTATTTTGGGAATCGATCCTAATTTTGCAGGAACCATTTATATAACTGTTTCAGTAACGTTGGAGATCGAATGTTTGTATGATATATTTCGATCTGCAAAATTTTTTGTTGTGCAGACAAATAGATGGGATTTTACTAAGTCGTATGAAATGAGTAGGACGAAGTTAGTTTATTCAGAATATATGTTCGCGGAAGACGTAGCTGATGTTCCCATTAATTGTATTCCGCATACAAATTGCAAGATCTGGTCATCATTTAAGGAATACTCTGTTGATGGAGATATTTTATGGTTGAGTGCAGTTTAATAGTAAATAAAATTGAAAAATATTCATCCTGGCATCATTATCCAATATTTAATATACAAACTATGTATCATTGCAAGAGTTGTTTTTGTGAATATGATGATGCTGGATTAGAAAAGAACAAGAGAGATGATGTATTTCAGTGTGATAGATGTTTCGATGCGCGTGGAATAGTATATGGACTGTACCAAGAATGTGCTATCTGCATCGTACGTAATACATCGGTGATATTTGATAAATGCGGACATTGCATTTGTAAAAAATGTCAAAAAAATGTAACTAATGGTGTATGCGTAATTTGTAAATCGACTAGAAATGTATTTATCTTACCTCATAAAATTGACCAAGATATCTTTTATTTTGAAAAAGTGGATCGATCAATAAAAAACCACTTCAAAAAATTACATTATCAAGTTAAGGACAGTATCGGAAAAGAATTAGCAACTCTTGACTTGTATGTTTTATATACGGAATATTATAAATTTTTGAAATTATTACAGCTCAATGATAACAATAATAACCCTGATAAATTAAGTCCTCCATTGAAGATCGATGCAATATGGTGCGAAGATTTATCAGTTAATGAGGATTACAATAATTTTTGCATGTTGGAATATGACCAGATATTATTTCGTGATCCCGTTGTGAGTGGCGATAGATATGAACGAACTATCGCGTTGTATAAAAAAACGTTTAATGATGATCCTACGTTGTTATTTTGGCCACCTAGTCGCATACTTGTTCAAAAAACGGTACAACTATTCGTAAAAACGAGGACAGGAAAAACAATAACAGTTAATATCAAAAATGGTTGTAGTATCTATGAAATCAAGGAATATATTCAAAATAGAGAGGCCATACCATGCGATCAAATGAAATTGGTCTTTGCAGGCAAGTATTTAGAAGACGATAAAACGATCGTAGATTATGGGATCAAGCACGAGTTTACATTACATTTAGAATTACGATTGCGCGGGGACTAATAAATCAGGTTTTGATTAAAATATGATTTATATTGTTGATGTGTTTGAATTACGGGCGATTCCCTTGTCGATATTGAATGATAAAATATTAATACATTCAAATCTTCTGGCTATTTGCTTACCGGTGATATTGAATATTGATATGTTCGGATCTTCTGGCAATTCTCTTGCCGACGATATTGAATGATCAAATATTTCTGTCTTCAAATCTTCCGGCAAGAGAATTGCCAACAACGCTGAATGATCAAATATTTGTGTCTTCAAATATTCAGGCAATTCTCTTGCCGATAACATTGAATGATAGAATATTGATGTGTTCAAATCTCCCGGCAATTCTCTTGCCCGCAACATTGAATGATCATACGATAAAAAATTGAATTTTTTATTGTAAGACAAATATTCTATTAAGAAATAGCAAAATGGACCAAAGTGATATAGTATACCAAATATTCAATGAATTATCATTAAACGATGTCGTAAGATGTTCAACTGTTAATCGACTTATGAATCATGTGTGTGATTTACAATATGCGAGATTAATAAATGACTATGAGAACATCCTAGCAAACCTTTTTTATAAAATCTCATACAAACAAATGTATGTAGCTTGTTATGAATTAGATGTTTTTATAAAAAAATATTCAGACCTTAATTTATTCAATTTTTTCTCTACGGACGTATTATATATTACATCGAGAAATATTATTAAGTTCCCAAAAATGATAGGACAACTTGTTAATTTGCGAGAAATATTGTTGTCTTGTAATCAAATTACAAAATTACCAGAAACAATAGGACAACTTGTTAATTTGCAAAATTTATGGTTGAATAACAATAAAATAACAGAATTACCAAAAACAATAGGACAACTTAGTAATTTGCAAGAATTATGGTTGGATCACAATCAAATTACAAAATTACCGGAAACAATAGAACAACTTGTTAATTTGCGAGAATTATCGTTGTATAATAATCAAATTACAAAATTACCGGAAACAATAGAACAACTTAGTAATTTGCAAAAATTATCGTTGTCTAATAATCAAATTACAAAATTACCGGAAACAATAGGACAACTTAGTAATTTGCAAGAATTATGGTTGGATAATAATCAAATTACAGAATTACCAGAAACAATAGGGCAACTTGTTAATTTGCGAGAATTATCGTTGTATAATAATCAAATTACAAAATTACCGGAAACAATAGAACAACTTGTTAATTTGCGAGAATTATCGTTGTATAATAATCAAATTACAAAATTACCGGAAACGATAGAACAACTTGTTAATTTGCGAGAATTATCGTTGTATAATAATCAAATTACAAAATTACCGGAAACAATAGAACAACTTATTAATTGTAAGATCATACAATAAAAAATTGAATTTTTTATTATAAGACAAATATTCTATTAAGAAAGAGCAAAATGGACCAAAGTGATATAGTATATCAAATATTCAATGAATTATCATTAAATGATATTGTAAGATGTTCAACTGTTAATAGACTTATAAATCATATATGCGATTTACAATATGCGAGATTAATAAATGACTATGAGAACATCCTAGCGAACCTTTTTTATAAAAGCTCATACAAACAAATGTATGTAGCTTGTTATGAATTAGAAGGTTTTATAAAAAAATATACAGACCTTAATTTATTCAATTTTTTCTCTACGAACGTATTAGATATTACATCGAGAAATATTATTAAATTGCCAAAAATGATAGGACAACTCAGTAATTTGCAAAAATTATGGTTGCATAATAATAAGATTATCGAATTACCGGAAACAATAGGACAACTTAGTAATTTGCGATACTTATCGTTGTCCAATGATAAAATTACAAAATTACCGGAAACAATAGGACAACTTAGTAATTTGCAAGAATTACACTTGTATAGTAATCAAATTACAAAATTACCGGAAACAATAGGACAACTTATTAATTTGCAACAATTATGGTTGCGTGATAATCAAATTACAAAATTACCGGAAACAATAGGACAACTTGTTAATTTGCAAGAATTATCGTTGTCTGATAATCAAATTACAGAATTACCGGAAACAATCGGACAACTTATTAATTTGCAAAAATTATGGTTGCGTGATAATCAAATTACAAAATTACCGGAAACAATAGGACAACTTAGTAATTTGCGACATTTATCGTTGTTTGAAAATCGAATTACAAAATTACCGGAAACAATAGGACAACTTAGTAATTTGCAATTTTTATCATCGGATAACAATAAAATAACAGAATTACCAGAAACAATAGGACAACTTAGTAATTTGCAACAATTATGGTTGTATAACAATAAAATAACAGAATTACCAGAAACAATAGGACAACTTAGTAATTTACGAGAGTTATCGTTGTTTAATAATCAAATTACAAAATTACCAGAAACAATAGGACAACTTAGTAATTTGCAACAATTATGGTTGTATAACAATAAAATAACAGAATTACCAGAAACAATAGGACAACTTAGTAATTTACGAGAGTTATCGTTGTTTAATAATCAAATTACAAAATTACCAGAAACAATAGGACAACTTAGTAATTTGCAAGAATTATTGTTGTCCAAGAATCAAATTACAGAATTACCAGAAACAATAGGACAACTTATTAATTGTAAGATTGTACGATAAAAAATTCAATTTTTTATCGTAAGACAAATATTCTATTAAGAAAGAGCAAATGGACCAAAATGATATATTATACCAAATATTCAATAAATTATCATTAAACGATATTGTAAGATATTCAACCGTTAATAGACTTATAAATCATATATGTGATTTACAATATGCGAGATTAATAAATGGCTATGAGAACATCCCGGCAAATCTTTTTTACAAAAAACTCACACAAACAAATTTATGTAGCTTGTTATGAATTAGAAAGGTTTGTTCATAAATATTCTAATCATTATTCTTGATTATAAGAATACAAGTTGCCAGAAACAATAGGACAGCTTAGTAATTTGCAAGAATTATCATTGTCGTATAATCAAATTACAAAATTACCGGAAACAATAGGATAGCTTAGTAATTTGCAATAATTATCGTTGTTTTATAATCAAATAACAGAATTACCAAAAACAATAGGACAACTTATTAATTGTAAGATCAAATATTGATGCGTTCAAATCTTTTGGTAACATTGAATAATCAAATATTGATGCGCTCAAATCTCCAGGCAATCCACTCGCCAGTAACATTGAATGTTCGAATATTGATGCGCTCAAATCTTTTGGCAACATTGAATGATCAGATATTGATGCATTCAAATCTTCTGGCAATTCTCTGCCAGTAACATTGAATGATCAAATATCAATGCGTTCAAATTTCCAGGTAATTCTCTCGCCGGCAACATTGAATGATCGAATATTGTGTCTTCAAATCTTCTGGCAATTCCCTTGCCCGCAACATTAAATAATCAAATATTAATGTGTTCAAATCTCCAGGCAATTCTCTCGTCGGCAATATTGAATGATCGAATCTTATGGCAATTCTCTTGCCATAAGATTTGAATGATCGAATATGCGTTCAAATCTTATGGCGATTAACTTACCGGCGATATTGAATGATAGAATATTTATGCATTCAAATCTGGCAATTCTCTTGCCAGTAACATTAAATGATCAAATATTAGTGCATTCAAATTTCACGGCAATTCTCTTGCCAGCAACATTGAACGAACTAATATTTGTGCATTCAAATTTCACGGCAATTTGAATGCCAGCAACATTGAACGAACTAATATTTGTGCATTCAAATCTCACGGCAATTCTCTTGCCAGCAACATTGAACGAACTAATATTTGTGCATTCAAATCTCACGGCAATTCTCTTGCCAGCAACATTGAACGAACTAATATTTGTGCATTCAAATCTCACGGCAATTCTCTTGCCAGCAACATTGAACAAACTAATATTTGTGCATTCAAATCTCACGGCAATTCTCTTGCCAGCAACATTGAACGAACTAACATTTGTGCATTCAAATCTCACGGCAATTCTCTTGTCAGCAACATTGAACGAACTAATATTGGTGCATTCAAATCTTCTGACAACATTGAATAATCAAATATTAATGCGTTCAAATCTTCTGGCAATTCTCTTGCCAGCAACATTGAACGAACTAATATTTGTATGTTCAAATCTCAAGGCAATTCTCTCGCCAGCAACATTGAATGATCAAATATTGGCGTATTCAAATCTCCGGGCAAGAATTGCCGGCAACATTGAACGAACTAATATTTGTGCATTCAAATCTCAAGGCAATTTCTTGCCAGCAACATTGAATGGTCAATATATTGGCAGGTTCAAATCTCCAGGCAATATCAATCGAATAAAAATGAAAAATATTCATCCTGATCTTCTTATTAATACATTAATATTACAAAGATGTATCATTGCAGGAGCTGTTTTTGCGAATACGATGACGTTGGATTGAAAAACAACAAAATAAGTGATGTATTCCAGTGTGATAGATGTTTTGATTCTGATGGAATAGTATATGGTTTATACCAAGAATGTATAATATGTATGGATAATAACACATCGATGATATTCAATAAATGCGGACATTGTGTATGTGAAAATTGCCAAGGAACGATAACAGATGGCGTTTGTATAATTTGCAAATCAACTGGGAATCATTTCATCTTACCTCGCACAAACTGCGATTTTAATTTAGATAAGATTGATTCTACAATACGAAAATGTTTCAAAAAATTGTATCGCCAAATTAAAGACACCATCGGACAAGAAATATATACTCAGTTTGGTTTATATATTTTGTGTTCAGAGTACTACAGATTCTTAAAGTTGTTGCAGTTGAACGATAACAATAATAATCCGGATAAGCTAAATCCGTCAAAGATGATCGATAAAATCTGGCGAGAACATTTGTCGGACAATGAAAATTACAATAATACTTGTATGTTGATCTGTGGATATATATTGTTTCGGAGTCCAACAATAATTGTTGGCGAACATAAAAAGACCGTTACCTTATACAAAAAAACGTTCAATGAATATCCTTTAGACTTTTTTTGGCCGTATGTATATGAACCTAACAGTCCAATGCAAATATATGTAAAATTATTGAGTGGCAAAACAATAACGATTGATACAAACTGCGATTGTTTGATTGATCAAATTAAGGAATATATTCAGAACAAAGAAGGTATTCCATCTGGCCAACAGAGATTAATTTATGCAGGCAAACAATTGGAAGATGGCAGAACTATCGCAGATTATAAAATTAAGCCGGAGTGCACAATACATCAAGTAGAACGATTACGTGGCGATTAATCATAAATCATGTTTTAATAAAACATGATTTATGATAAAATTGAAAAATTATTATCCTAGTTTCTTTACCAATATATCAATACTAGACAAATGTGCGATCACGAAGATGGTAAATTGAAAAATAACAAAATGCAAATATTTATAAAAACCACAAAGGTCGCACAATACAAGTAGGCGTTGAAATTGATTGCACAATTCAACAAATCAAATATATTGCCCAAAATGTTGATGGTGTACCAGCTAAATATTTTAAGGTGATTTATGCTGATAAGACATTAGATTGTGAAAGAACTGTTGCCGATTATGGTATCATACGTAATTCGACAATATACACAGTAACACGATTGCGCGGCGACTAATCATAAATCATTTTTTATTAAAATATGATTTATGTTGACCAATTATCAATATTTGCCATCAACACAAGCTTATATCCGTCATCCGATAAAACATTAAAACTTTTGATAGAGCGAGTATCATCCCCACATATTCCTCTACAGGCAAATAGTACATCATCAATTGTAATCGGACTATTTTTTTCTTCGGATCGTATTTCAATCTCTTCAAAAAGATCAATAACATGAATATATTTTCGATCAGATAATGGTCCGGTAAGAACACTTGAACCTCGATTTGATTTAATTTTTTCTTCTGGAAACTCGTACCAATATTTGGGAGTCATTATTTCTTTGTGAAAACATGTTTTATTAGTTTTATCTGGTTTTGATTCCCATCCTCCTTGTCCTTCAGGTCCTAATCTAACGGCGATTGTTTTATGACGTAGAGGATGACTACACGAAAATTTTTTGGCAACTTTAGGATTAATCAATATGTATTTTTCTTCGCGCATAATGATTAGTCGAGGAATTAGACGTAATCGGTATGCGAGATCAACGTCAGGATCAGGAATGAATTCCACGAGCTTATATCCAAATCCGCTATGATACACTGGCGCAAGAGTATTAAGCAAGGTTAGATCATGATAGCTCAAAAAATAAGGAAAATCAGATTTCTGAAACGCATCTGACCAGCTTATAAATTTAGGTTCTGCCATTGTTTTGATAGATATATTTAGAATGCGTTGATAAAGATAATAAAATTTCAATTTTTTTTGACAATCATCTCGTTCATAAATATCTCAATTATAAATATACTATGTCGCAAATATCCAGTGGATGGAATTTATCAAATGGTACATTTACTTTTGTCAGTCATATGCATAATTTTCTTACTAACATAGCAAGAAATGGAGATAGTTCCAGAAATATTAATTCTAATGAGCTAACTTTTTCATCAACTGGTATTGACGATAGATCTTTACCAAGAAATATGGGAGATTTATTGAAGATTGTACCTACTCGATATATTACCTATGCAATTTATGTCAACGCGAACGGAAATATATCCAAACATGATTGTTGGCAATTTAATTTTTTGATGGCAGAGAATCATAGTCAAAATAAAGTAGAGGGGATTGTTGCAGTTGCCAGATCTGATTGGGAACCAGATTCTGGCGGTCCGCCTAAATTATTTGGCGGAGATATTTATAATTACGATAATCAATCCTGGTACAAATTGTATGTTGGTTCTAAATTGATAGATCGATTAACAACAGGTAGCAGGGTACAATCGGGTGCGGGGTCAGGATGCTCATTTTATCCATATGGTGGATGGAGTGATATCAAAGTTTCTATGCTTCTTTTCGCCACAGTTGATGTTCGCATGTATTGCACTGAAGGAGATAATCTTGGCAATGATTTTTGTTTCGCATTGATGGACAGTTATTTTGCGGGGAAACCAGGGACAGTTGAATCTTCAACGACAACATATGTCCGAGAATATTGTACGCGCAATGTTCCTAACGGGGATCTGTCAACTGCTTCGGCTCGTAACCAACAAATTTGTGCGTGCAACATGCAAGATTATTCAAAATATAATTTAGGCAATAACGTAAGCGGGGTGCGAACGGAATGTTTTTTGGATGATTGTTTGCGCAGTAATTTTAAACCTGGAACTTTAAATAACTGTCCCGCGCCAGAGTGTTTAAATCTAGTTTCAATTGATAGGTCTCCAGTAACCGGCGGTAATTTAACTATTGATCAACGTAATCAATGTTTGAATATATTGAAAAATTATACAGGGGGAGATGACAACAGCGGCAGTGACGACGGCGGTAGTGATGGTGGTAACGATGACGGCGGCAGTAATCCATCGCCAATTGCACAATCATTCTGGGAAAAAAATAAAATAATAATAATAATTGTCATCGTAATTATCATCTTATTGATCATTGGAGCTGGCGTTTATTTTGCAACATCTGATTAATATATCCATTATTAATATAATATGTCGCGGTTGTCTGGCGGATGGAATTTAGATAATGGAACGTTTATATTTGTCAGTCATATGCATAATTTTCTTAATAATTTGCCAAAAAATGGAGATAGTGCCAAAAATGTTAATCCTAACGAATTAATATTTTCTTCAGATGTTATCGGCGGTGGATTGCCTAGAACGCTCAGAGATTTGTTAAAAATAGTGCCAAGTAAATACATAACGTATTCTGTGTATGTAAATGCAAACGGGAGTGTTTCAAACCATGATTGTTGGCAGTATAATTTCTTGGTGATACTTGGTTATACTGGAAATAATGTTGATGGTACTGTTTCTGTCGCCAGAACCGATTGGAAACCAGATTCTGGCGGACCGATCAGTTCGTTTGGCGGCGAAACTTACGAATTTGATAAACAGTCATGGTACAAATTGTATAGCGGATCTAAAATGTTAGATAAAATAACGTCAGGTAACAGAGTACAACTCGGATCTGGATCTACATGTCGATTTTATCCATTTGGAGGATGGAGTGAAGCCAGAGTCTCTGTACTTTTCTTCGTTACTGTTGATGTTAGAGAATATTGTACCGAATCGGATAATATAGGTAACGATTTTTGTTTTACAATGATGAATGACTATTTGGGCCAGAAAGAGAAAAGGGGAAAGATGGAACCTAGCATTGCCGGTTATCTTCTAAATTATTGCAGCAGGAATGTTGCAGATCTGACGTCTGCCTCATCCAGAAACCAACAGATATGTGCGTGCAATATGCCAGATAGTGCGTATACGAAATATGATTTGGATAAAAACATTAGTGGTATTAGAACTCCTTGCTATTTGGATGATTGTCTACGCAGCAATTTTAAACCTGGAAATTTTAATGATTGTCCATCTCCTGCTTGTTTGAATCTTCTCTCGATTGATAGATCTCCGATTGGAGGAAATTTGAGTATCGATCAAAGTAGTCAATGTTTGAATATTACTAAGAACAACGATGATGATACTAATCCATCCCTCATCGTAGAGAAATCGTTCTGGGAAAAAAATAAAATAATAATAATAGTCGTTATCGTAATTATCATCTTATTAATCATTGGAGCGGGAGTTTATTTTGCGACATCTGATTAACTATCTTTAATAATTAATCAATTATACAATGGATCGTAATAGGAATCTAATGAATTATAATAAGGTAACGTACAATCGTCCATTTTTTCTCGCGTAGAATATCGTCGCAGTGCTTGTCCGGATCTACAGCTACCAAGGCCATCATATTTTTGATTTATTTCGAAGCGCATGTTTGGATTCTCTTCTGCAGAACAACAATCGTCATCATTTGAGAGAAGAGCCATAGGTTCTTGTGGTTTATTTTTGGAATACATGAATAAAACCAAAATGATGATAATGACAATGACTATGTACATAAAATAGGAATTTTTATCATCGAACGAAACTGACTCTGTAAATTTATCAAACAAACTATCAGATTCATCCCCACCAGTCTGTGTTTTAAGATAAAAATAACCGCCAATGCCACTGACAACAACGACAGCAATTGCAATGGCTACGATCGCCAGCATACCGCTTGATCCACCAAAGAAACCAGTGCTCGTTGAAGCTTGTTCGACGGTGATATTGTCCGCCATGTTACTCAATACACCAAGCTCGCACGCCGTTTTTGCGCTTACATTTTGTGTAGCGAGAACGTCACCACATATATCAAAATTGGTATCTTCTAGTCTAATTTCGTTCGATATCGTATTGTCTTTGTCACCACATTGTTCTCTCAAAATTCTTTCAATTTCGTTAGTGTTCCTGGATATACTGGTCGAGACAGCAAAACCTAATCCTGTTTCTGCCTTTGCTGTTTGATCTGCTGCTGTCGATGCAAGATAAGATGTAGAATTTTTTACCATACATTGTCCGTCAAACGCAATATTTTGTCCTATTTTAACATTACACGGCCTACACTCTGGTAGGCATTTGAAATTGGAACCTTTGATAAGAATTTTATTATCTATGTTTGTTGTAGTACATGATTGTGTAACATTTTCTGCTAATTTTCTTTTAACATCTACAATATTTGTTGATGCGCTTCCTCCCATTTATATTATAATAAAATATTATAATATAAATTCTAATAATATTTACCATTTTTTTTAATTGGTCTTTTAGTATATCGTTCTGTAGCAGAATTCATAGCCAAAATTTCATCTTCTTCAGATGAAAACAATTTTTCGTCCTGTCCATTCTCAATGTTATCAATAACAGCATATACGTCATCGGATTCATAGTCATCTACATCCATGGTAACTCTAGAATTAGCGTTGTCTGTATTTCCTGAATACAATCCATTTCGCATTTTTTCAAGGTCGTCTGTCTCGATGGTGCTGTTTGATAATACCATTTTTGTATCGTCATCGGATGATGGTGAAGATACACTAGATGAAGAACTAGAATCAGATGAAGTAACATTAGTCTCGCTATCTGCCCCTCCTTGCATCATTCCGTTACCGCAAGGACATTGATAACTACCCCCTTGCATTTTTTTAAAGACACATTTATGTTCTGGTTCTCCACGATGATATGTATTTGCAATATTTTTATTTTTTTCTTTCAAATATGCATCCAAGTCGCCAGTACGGCGCTCACATACTGTGAATTCTAAAGATAATGGTTCTGACATTTCTGCGCTTCTGCCCGCGTTATTGTAAATTCTCTCCCAAAGATTGCTAGATGGATAAATATGATCAAGATCCCAGTGGTTTTTAGATGGATAAACATGATCTAATCGTCGAAATGTGTCTAAATCGTTACGAATCAAATCTTGAATTTCTTGGTGCAATGAAGTTGATTTTATCATTTTTTTAGTGTGAGATTTTCCAAATAATCCCGGGAAAAGATCTCTTTTATTATTGTCTGCAAATGTTTCCATATTATGATTGATTATTATACTTAATCGAGAGAAAATATATTTATAAACATATTTTTTTGCTGGAAATACACAAAAATAATAACTAGTCATACTATAAAATATCATCTATATTCAGTTTGTCAATATGGATAGTAATACAATATCAAAAATTATATTAATAGTCGCGTTCGTAATGTTATTGTATGTATATTATCATGTTTGGACCTTTGATGCGACGTATGTGCGTTCTTCCCTTGATGATTCAGAATATCTCGTCCAAAATCTAGACCAAAAGGAAGAAGCAACATACATATTAAGTTTGATGCAACAAAAAATAAATACATTGCGAGAACATTTTCTAGAAGTAAATGATCCATCGTATTCTCCGTACAAAGATTATATCACACAATTTTGCAAACGAATAAAGGGGATAAAATTATATGAAAATGCTCCTGATGGAAAATATACAAGTTTTACGGTCAATAAAGGAGATGAGATGGGATTATGTTTACGTTCCCGAAAAACAGGTCTGTTACATGATCCAAATTTAATCACATACGTAGTGTTGCATGAACTCTCGCACGTAGCATGTCCAGAACAAGATCATACTGAATTATTTAAGAAAATTTTTGTTTTTATGATAGGAGTTGCAGCTAAACTTAATATATATACGATTCAAGATTATCAGTTGAATCCGCGAGAATATTGTGGCATGATTTTAGATGAAAAATTAGTGTAAAATATTTTGTCAACATTTGATAAAATATTTTGATAATGATGTTAAATGATTACAGTTAGTAATATCTAATAGTTCAAATACTTGCATGTTCAAATATCATGGCGATTCTCTTGCCAGTGACGCTGAATGATCAAATATTAATGGATTCAAATCTCATGGCAATTCTCTCGCCAGTAATGTTGAATGATCAAATATTGACGCGTTCAAATCTTATGGCAATTCTCTCGCCAGTAACATTGAATATTCAAATATTTGCACATTCAAATCTCGTGGCAATTTTCTCGCCAGCAACATTGAACAACCAAATCTCATGGCAATTCTCTTGCCAGCAACATTGAATAATCAAAATATTAGCGCATTCAAATCTCGTGGCAATTTTCTCGCCAGCAACATTGAATGATCAAATATTTGCACGTTCAAATCTCATGGCGATTCTGTCACCAGCAACATTGAACGACCAAATATTGGCGTATTCAAATCTCATGGCGATTCGCATGCCGGTAATATTGAACGATCAAATATTAATGCGTTCAAATCTCATGGCAATTCTCTTGCCAGTAACATTGAATGATCAAATATTGACGTGTTCAAATCTCATGGCAATTCTCTCGCCAGTAACATTGAATAATCAATCCCACTACAATTCTCTCGACAGTAACATTGAATGATCAAATATTTGCACGTTCAATCTCATGGCGATTTTCTTGCCAGTAACATTGAACAATCAAATATTTTACACATTCAAATCTTATGGCAATTCTCTTGCAGTAACATTGAATGACTTAATATTTGCGTATTCAATGTTTGACAATTTTCTCGCCAGCAACATTGAATGATCAAATATTAATGCATTCAAATCTCATGGCAATTCTCTTGCCAGCAACATTGAATGATCAAATATTAATGCATTCAAATCTCATGGCAATTCTCTTGCCAGCAACATTGAATGATCAAATCTCACTGCAATTCTCTCGCATATTTATATCCCAAGATGGCAACACAGAATAATACCCAAAACGTTTAATAAATATCGAGCAAAAAAATTTCTTGCATAATTCATATAGACTAACATGGACGATCCGATGAAAATAATTCATAAATACAAAAATAATAATGGTCGTATTCAATATCATATTCATATATTTGTAGGTGATATCATCGGAAAAAAATACAAAGATGTTTTGAACAAAATCCAAAATCTGGATCTTTATAGAGCACTGACAGAACTTACCATCAAAGAACTTGATCTGATGACCGAAAAATATGGTGAACATTGGTACGAAAAATTTTTTAACAGCTATCATATTGAATTTACAAAGGAAATAACGATCAAAAACACTGTGAAGATGGCCGAACTTAAAAAAATGTATGGGAATGAGTGGATTAAGACCCATTTTGATAATTATAAAAAACGCTTGGAAGTTGTCAGTTATAGCTATGAAACTCGAATTAAGACTCTAATGGAACGGAAAAACATGGAAAGAACTTTGAAAAAAAAAATTAAAGATGAAGATGATGCAATTGTTGATTACTCTACGATAAAAAAAAGAGAAACGGTAAATTTGGATCGTATTAAATCAAAAGATTATGACATTGTTGGAGATTCTCAGTCAGAATATTCGATCGGTTGTGATGATCCTTCAACTTCTGAAGAAGACGAACAGCAAAATTCTCGTGTACCTTTACAGGACGAATACAGAGTCCGTGATATGGGTCCGACATTCGTACGAGATGGATCCGATGTAGAATCAGATAGTTCTGATATTGATTCTGATTATGAGGTTATCAGTGACGAAGATGAAGATGAAATTAATATGTCCGGAGGTAACGATCAAGATGAGATACCTGATCCAATACCTGAAGAAATTTTTGGGGAAATACCTGAAGAATTAACCGACGGAGCAGATGATACAACAGAAGATAGTACAAATGTTGACGATGAAGATATTGAATCTCTATTTAATGATCTGGATGATATTGACGAAAACGTTGCAGTTACCACTCGTGATATCAAAACAGTCCTAAATGAAGCTAACTACAATAAAATTTACAACCAAATATCACCATTTGATACTAGTAAAGACATGAATATGTTTGATGAAAATTTAAAGAACGTGATCCATAAAAATTATATCTATCATCAATATATTTACAAAGACGATACTATCAAAACAATCCACGGAAAAATTTGTTGTGGATTCAAAAATAACGAAAAATTTGGTGAGAATGCATTTATTGTCCCATCTTATCAATATTTGTGGTCAGAGTATATGTTTGAAAATGAAATCAAAAAAGTTATGATTGGACAAAAATGGATTGTTAAAAATGATATTTTACGTATGGATATCGAACCTAACACAAATATTGGTGTGTATGAAGATTTACGGGGGAATCTCAAAAAAATACGCGATAACATCAAACGTCACGGTAAAATCAAGCGTGAAGATGATGAGCAATCTGTATTTTACGATTATGAAGGGTACTACGCCGCCAATGAGATATTTATGACAGACATATACAACGATTTGGGATTAGGATACAATCCTACCTTCGAAGAAATAAAAAACTTATTCGATGTGTACATCAAATTATATTATAATCGTATACAATTGGAAGATTTTAACAACATACTCAATCTTATGAAAAATGTATCCGTCGAAATAGAGCACAATAAGGTCAAAAAAATTCACGATACGATTAATAACGATTTGATTTTAGAAAACGAGATTATGAAAGATGTAGAACTTGTCAGAGCTAATGATCAAAAAAAGTATCACAAGTATTTCAAAGAGAATATTATCATGCATAGTGTTGTTAGTGCATACGTTGTTAATGATTACACAAAGCTTAATCTGTTCCATATTTTCGATAATTATGAAATGTCTCACGATTATCCTTTTATCCAATATCATCAAATCAATAGTGCCCCGTATGTTCGTTACAATAAACAACACATTCTCAAAAACGAAAAGAAAGATGTAGTTGTCAAATGGTTTGAAAATTCGCCATATGGAATCAGTTTTAAAGTTAGAATTAACTCATCAAAATCTGCAAATGAGTATGCCAATATCGTATTAAATGACACAGGTAGGATCAATTATAATATTCAATGGAAAGAAGAATATATGCGAACAATGGATGATGTTAAAATATCTTACAACAATGTTCGCAAATTGATTGCTAAAATTAATAAAGAGAATCCTAGACTTAAGTTGATCATTCCGGAAGATGATGATTTCAAACCGGTATTTATTTCGTCTATCCAACGCTTTGAATTGCCCGAAAAATTCACAGTTGATCACGATGATTTATCTAAATTTGCAAGAAATTTTTTCCCGTATGTTACAATGATCATCGAACCCAAGAAAAGACGGGGGAAAGCAGCTGACAAAAGCACCGTAGAAGTGAGTAAATACGGTACATATTTGCGTTACAAACGTATCAGCAAGTATGAAAATAAATCTAGAATTGAACATCGAATTGTATTTTTTATGCGAAACTATGAATTCAATGATCAGCAATTAGCAACAGAATTAAGTAAGGAATTTAACATTACAGAAGCTCACGCAATGCAAGAGATCGCAAATGCATATACGAAACATGCTCATATTAAAAAATCAAGAAAAGTTTTGAAAAAGTTCGAAAATCTGCCCAAATATAAATCACCAGGTATCACTGTCGACATTCAGGGTAAGACAAGAGATAAATACAAATTAAAGGTCGCTGGTGCCAGAGATGAAAGTCAATTGAATAGGATAATCGATTTCATGAATATATTGATTTATTTGTACGTAGATACTTACTTGTATAAAAATCCAGCGAGACAACAGATGAAAGACAGATTAACTAAATTGACTAATATTGCCAAACGTAGAAACAAAGTCGAAAAAGCGTACAAGGAAGAAACGCCAAGTACAAATATCAAACAAATGATCAAGATAGATACTAAACGTTTGAAAATGACAGGTACTGATGAAAACATAAATTGGTCTAAAAAGTGCCAAAATAGCGGAATAGATACACGTCGGCGACCACAACAATTTATTAATCCTGATGAACTAATTTTACGAGGGTATGTATTACAGGATACGCTAAATGGACTTCCGTTTGAACATTATTCGCGTGTTGTAAAAATTGATGATGATGCAAAAATTTTGCCGCCTGGTTCAAAAAAAGGGAAGGAAGTTACATTGCGTGCGATAAAATTAGAATTGGAAGATGATGAATATATTTATTATGCATGTAATCCAGAAGATAACGGACAACATATGTATATTGGATTCTTAGGCAAAGACAGCTCTGCACCATGTTGTTTCATTAAAGATCAATTTATTTCTAACAATCCAAAGAAGCGGGACATTTTTATGCGTGGAATTGGATTAACGAGCGAAAACGCAGCGTTACCACTAACACCAAACGATCAGATGTACATATTGCAAGATAATATTGTTATTGACGATGGAAGGTTTGCATTTTTGCCAAAATATTTGGATATTTTGATGAACGCCATGTTGCAGAAAACGATAGACATTGACAATCACAATTTGATATCTGCAGTGTCTGGATACTATTTTAAATATGGAGTTAAATCCGCAGACTCTAAATACTTGAGCGCCATTTCGTCATCTTTCGATTTGACAATTGAACAAATAAAGAAAAAAATGGTGAATGCATTAAATAATGACAAAAATGACCTTCTTTTTACAAGTTTAAATAATGGCGACGTGCAGACTCAGTTTAAGACTGTTGACGCATACATTGAATACATCAAAAATAATAGGTTCATAGATTACAATTTGGTCAATGATTTGTTATGTATACCAGGTGTCATTCGAAAAAATGGAATCGCCGTCATTTTTTTTCAGCGTAAGAAGAGAACGTACCAAAAGAAATTCGAAAAAGAAAAGGTAAAAATTGATTACTACATCACATGTCACAACCAGGAAAATGTCATGGATTTAAAAGATCCAAATAGAGAGACGATTATTTTGGTGAAAGAAAACAAAAATTATTATCCAATTGTTATGGTAACAAAACAAGAAAAAAATAGTTCTGAACTTATGATTGAAAAAACATACAAATTTAAAGATGACAGTAAAAATATCATCAATCATTTGTATGATTATTACAATTTGAATTGCTATTCAGATTACAGCGTTTTAGTGAATGATCAAACTCATGAAAACAACACTGCCAAATTTATCCACAAAATATTATCCGCGCAGAGCGATAAAAATTATAAGATAAAGGCGCAATACGTTGATAGTCGATTCAAATGTAAATATATCATTACAAACGGAGGCTACATCATTCCGACGGTAATATCTGGATCTATATATGATGTTAAAATTGTTTCTAGTGTCGAAAAATATGTAAAAGATTATGTGACAACGATCAAGAATTTGAACGCGATTGCAAAAGCAACTAATGGGGTACTCAAAATAAAACCCATTGGATTTTATTATATTGATAAAAAAAATAAGACATATTCAGTAACTTCCATCATAACCGAAAATTATAACGTCGTACCTATAATCAAGGCTAACATTAGTAGCGATTTTCTCAAGACACACAAATACATAATCAAACATAAATCCGATGATGATATTATTGATAAAGAAGTTCTTAAAGGACCCAAAAATATAATTATTGATGATCGCATTATCGACATTAACAAAAGCAAATACAAACTAGAATTGTACCAATTATTTCGATTACATTTGAGTTACTTTTTGAATCATTCAGAATCAGGTGACAAATATCGAAAGAAGATTATGGAAATTATCAACGGTAAACATACAAAACGTGAAAAAAGGATAAAACTGAAAAAGATATTGTATGGAATTTGTAGCACCGAATTAGCGAACAGATATGACGCGCTGATCAAACAACAGATAGATTCACAAAAGGGAGGTGCTCTTGATAAGAAATGGATTAACATCAATACAAATACTAAGATTGATTATCCATCTATCATATTCTCTAACAATCGTGAGATTTGTTACAACCTTGATAATAAAAATGCATGCAATTCATACGTGCATTGTAAATGGACTAGTAAAAATACGTGTGTGTTAGATGTTAATCAAAATATGTTACCGGAGTATATCAATAAGATATGCGAAGAGTTCTTGCAGAATGATTTGAAGGCGAACGAAATATTGAATATTAACGATCATTCGGTCATGGATGTAGTCAGTTATAATGTTTTCAAAGAACGTGAGGATGAAGAAATTATTATTGGATCTAGTAAGAACGCAGATAAGATTTTGGGGGAAATATTCGGTAAGGAGAATATTCCACAGATCGGTAAGAAACGTAACAAGATTAATTTGACACAAGATTATGATGCTCTTAATAGAAATAATCCGTTGAATGATATTGATGAGTGGCACGTACAAAATATTATCGCGAACAACAATACTATTTATAGAGCGTTTGCAAATGCCTTTTTCTGGTCGATTCATACGTATGACAATAAAAATTATCGTAATTTGGGATATTACAGTCTTTTGCAAACTGAACTCTCGAGTATTTACAAAAGTCAAGTCATAGATTGGCTGATGATAGATCATAATGCAAAAGATGTTCCTAAAATGGATACAGAAACAGATAACATTAAGATGTCGAATTTTATTACCAAAATAAGTATGTCTATTAATAATGTGAGCAATAACTTAGTGGAAATGTTTGTTTTGTGCAAATTATATAACGTGATCATTTCTGTGTATGACGAAAATTATAATTTTATGTTCGCATTTCATCCAGTTAGTGGTCATGTTAGACATTTTGCAGATATAGTTAAGGAAAAGTCATTAAAAAATCTTAGTTTTAGATTTACTTATTCCGGTAAAGATGTCATTCCGGAAAAAATAGATGTATTATATCCTGTTGATAATCGCAAATAATTAATAAATCATTTGCGATTAAAGTGTTGGTTGGATATTCTACGTCCAATGAAAAAATTAATATATAGTTATTATAACGGAAAATGACAGAATCATCACCAAATGATGATAGTGATAAATATGAATACTTAGATTATGTTTTGATAGATAATAATGAAATGTTTGTTTACAAATTATCAAGGATAGAGAATGTTCCTGACTTTCCTTTATCAGATTCAGATTCAAATATTTTTGAGCGAAATACAACGGATTCTAACTCTGATTCTATTTCAGATTCAGATTCGGATTCTGATTCTGATTCTGATTCAGATTCGGATTCGGATTCAGAATCATTAGAGGTATTTCCGCGCGAAATCGAAAATATTCATATGCATAATGCGAGCAGCAATGACATATTCAAAGAATTAATACAAAATCAAATCACTCAATTATCGCCGCAATGGAAATTGAACATTAACGACATGAAACGTATATGTAAGTATATTCATAGTAGTATTTTTGATCCAGTTAAATGTTGTATCTGGAACGGTTACATTACGAATATTAATAACAAAAATAAAGGTACTTACGTAAATTTCTATTTCAAAAACAAAAAAGTAGCTCTGCATCGATTATTATACAGTAATTTTGTTAGTCAGTTAGGGAAAGATGAATACATTAAATTCAACTGCGAAAACAAGGGAGTATGTTGTAACATTAATCACTATAAAAAGTATAAATACATCAAAAATAATTTACAACCTGTTAAAAAAGTGCAACCTAACGTTAAGAAAAATGAAAACGTAAATATCATATGTCAATATGATCCTGATAAGTTGATAATAAATTTTGATTAAAATATCTGGTTAATATATAATGCAATTTGAACCATTAGGAGGCTTTCCGCCATTAGTACGCGTAGAAGATGTAAAGATAACAGGTGATGAAAAGAAAAATATCTCCACACGAGGATTTTCATCAGCAAACATTATTAACATTCGAAACATTCTTAACCAACAGAAAAAAACATACACCGAAGGAAAATATGATTCTGATGAATTATTGTTTAATGAACCCATTGAGTACTTAAAATTACATGAATAATATAATATTCATATATTGTATACATATACGATATATGAATACATCATCTCTTCAATATGTTGTGCGAGATGCATTAGCAAAATATGATATCACACAACCAGTGGTTGATTTTATCAAAAACGAAGGCACACTTAAATTTATATCTTCAAAAGTTAATAATAAAAGAGATACTGTTCAGATCTATTACAAAAGTACTAACACGTTTATCTGTGAAGTAGAGGTAGAGATAATTGGAAAATTTTCTACGCAAAAAAATAGTTCGGATATCGGAGTTTGGGAATGGGCTTGGTCTGATATATCATTAAAGGCGAATAATATCCATTACTCCAAAGAATTGTTATTATATGGTACAAAATTAGATGTCAGTGAAGAATATTACAAAAAAATGTTGATTATGTCACGTGGAATAATAAGAGATCCGGTACAGTTGGATATTATCATTGCTATCGCTAGAAGTTTTATTAAAATTCCAGATAATATAATCTATCCAGACACAACTGGCGAAAAAATGTTAGTTACAACATATTATCTCTTTATCCCAAATGATGATTTTAGAGAATTTGTTAGTATTGTTACTAAAATTTGATCTATTTATGATAACTAGATCAAATTTATGGGAAGTGATATGTTTTATATAATGTCACCTTAAACTTTGCTTCCGGATAGATTGGAATGTCACAAATAATATCGCCATCGAAAAGCTCGGGAATTCCATAAAAATCAGCGTTATTGTATCTGTGGCCGTTAACTTTCACATGATCTAATGGGATTTTCATTTCTACGCTACTCAAATATCTTTGATCCAAAATATAATAGAAATATCTATTTGCGTTCTTGACAGATTTAACTCTAAATAATGGTACAGAACTTGGAACATTTTCATTGAATGGTTCGTCATTATCGTTTATTTTTATCAATATACCATTTAGAACTGGATTATCAAATAATTGTGGTTGAGTTGCCTGATTAAATGGCGGGTATACTCCTTTTTTTTCGTAATATTCGTTATATCTATCTAATACTTCGCGCGGTAACCTTAATTGTGGATATGTCAGCGGATCATACATCATATATTCATCTTGTTTCTTGATTGAATCTGAATAAGGATCACCGTCATTTTGCACGTTTACGTTTGTGACGATTGGCAATATTTCAGTTGGTCGTTGTGGTGGCGCAGATGGAGGGTTCTGTGCGCATCTTGGACAAGGTTGATCGGGCATTTTTTGTGCTGATTGTCTTTGCGGATAAAATTGTTGCATTAATTCTCGTTGCGATATTTCTCGCTGCGATTCATCCCGTTGCGTGTATAATAAATATGTTGCAAATACGATAATTACGCCTATAAATATGGTCGAAGTTTGGATCGTCATCAGTTTTATATACTATGATGATATAAAATAAAGTTATAATAGGAATTTTCTATAGCAAAAATATGAACTTTATATATGCATGATAAATTCCTTGATTATTTTGTTATCGTCCATAACTGTCGGTATGTTTATTGGATTAATGTTTCGAAAAGAACGTGAATTTCATGGCCCAAATGCCAGAAAATATTCTAAGATCATATTTCGTCGAGATGATACTTGTTATCGATTTGTCCCTCTTCGAACAAATGAATGTACGAAATCAGAAAAAAAATATTAATCATTATGAAATGGTTAATATTTGTCATGTCTAGAGTCTCAACGATTCAATCTCTTAATATCGCATTGAACGGATCAATATTGGTACGTTCAAAATCCGATCAATGCAAATCTCTTGACATCGAATAGACCAATATTGGCATATTCAAAGTCTTGTCAATGCAAATCTCTCGACATCTCATTGAACGGACAGATATTGGAATATTCAAAGTCATATCAATACGGATATCGTACCATCACTTTGAATGAACAAATATTTGCACTTTCAAAGTCATATCAATGCAGATCTTCATAAATCTCTTGACATCATGTTGAGCGGACCAATATTGGTACGTTCAAAGTTCCATCAATGCAAATCTTCACAAATCTCGTGACATCATACTGAATAGATCAATATTGGCAACTTTCAAAGTCTCGTCAATGCAAAATCTCTAAATCTCTTGACATCGCATTGAATGGACAAATATTTGTGCATTCAATGTCTCGTCGATGCAAATCTTCACAAATCTCTTGCCATCACATTTGAATAGATCAATATTTGGACGTTCAAAGTCTTGTCAATGCAAATCTTCACAAATCTCTTGCCATCACTTTGAATAGATCAATATTTGGACGTTCAAAATCTAGCCAATGTGAATCTTATCATTTTGGATGGACCAATATTGACATGTTCAAAGTCTCGTCAATGTAAATCTTCACAAATCTCTTGCCATCAAGTTGAATAGATCAATATTGGACGCTCAAAGTCTTGTCAATGCAAATCTCTTAACATCATTTTGAACGGACCAATATTGACACGTTCAAAGTCTCGTCATTTTGAATAGACCAATATTTAGACGTTCAAAGTCTCGTCAATGCAAAATCCTGCAAATCTCTTGGCATCACATTGAATGGACAAATATTTGTGCATTCAAAGTCTCGTCAATGCAAAATCCTCCAAATCTCGTAACATCGCATTGAATAGATTAATATTTGGATGTTCAAAGTCTTGTCAAAGCAAAATCCTCCAAATTTCTTGACATCGCATTGGATAGATTAATATTTGGACGTTTAAAGCCTTGTCGATGCAAAATTCTCCAAATCTCTTAACATCACATTGAATGGACAAATATTTGCGCATTCAAAGTCTTGTCAATGCAAAATCCTTCAAATCTCTTGATATCACATTGAATGGACTAATATTTGGACGTTAGAAGTCTCATCAATGCGAACCTTTACAAATCTCTTGACATCACATTGAATGGACAAATATTTGCGCATTCAATGTCTTGTCGACGCGAATCTTTTTTTGACATCACACTAAATGGACAAATATTTGCGCATTCAATGTCTTGTCAATGCAAATCTTTTTGACTCCACATTGAATGGACCAACATTTGAACGTTCAAAGTCTTGTCAATGCAAATTTTTTGACGCCACATTGAATGGACCAGTATTTGAATGTTCAAAGTCTTGTCAATGCAAATCTTTTGACATCATATTGAGTGGACCAACATTGGTACGTTCAAAATTCTGTCAATGCAAATCTCTTAACATCGCACTGATTAGACCAACATTTGGACGTTGAACGTCTTACCAACGCGAATCTTTACAAATCTCTTAACATCACATTGAACGAATCAATATTTGAACGTTCAAAGTCTTGTCAATGCAAATCTTTACAAATCTCTTGAGATCACATTGAATAGACAAATATTTGCGCATTCAAAGTCTTGTCAATGCAAAATCCTTCAAATCTCTTGATATCACATTGAACGGACTAATATTTGGACGTTCGAAGTCTCGTCAATGCGAATCTTTACAAATCTCTTGGCGTCACATTGAATGGACAAATATTTGCGCATTCATATCTTGTCGATGCAAAATCCTTCGAATTTCTCGGCATCATATTGAATAGACTAATATTTGGACGTTCAAAGTTTTGTTAACGTAACACGTAAATCTCTTGACGTCACGTTAAGTAGATCAATATTTACATAATCAGAGTCGTGTCAATGTAAATTTCTTGACATCATATTGGATAGATCAAATTATGATCATTTGCATATATCAATAAGTAACAACAGCATACGTTAACAATGTTGAAAATACAAGGGACATTTTTTTCGATTTCTATGTTTATACAAATATTTAGCCATTATCATAACTAAATATTTGCTAGTCTTATCACTTTCGCTAACATATTATCATCTATTTCGAGTTTATAACTAGCACTCGAACTAATAACTTTAATAGAAACAGATCTGTTGATGGATTGCCGAGTTACCCGACCGATCGAAACCGCATCATAATCAATTAAAAATTCGATATTCATTTTTCTAACAAAAGATGAACGCGATAGTTTATAAATGATGAATAAATATGTTTAGTTACCAATATTATGAAAAAATGGATAAGTTTTTAATATTTCAAATATATTATTAGTGCAACTAATATGTTGTTGATCTGTATATTCAAAAGCATCATTTATAGAACCGACATAGTTTTCGTCAACTATTTTTTCTTTGAACAATCGATGAATTAAAGGTTGCAATTCAATGGCCTTCAAGGCATAACATTCGCTTATTACATATGCATTAAACAATATGACATCATTTGTTATATACATATTTTCTTGTCGTCCTTTGAATCTATCATTTGGCTTGTTAACCAATGCATCATTAAGTAACTTTTCATAATAATCGACAATAGTTTTCCGCGGCACTTTGCCCAAGATAACCAACAACGTCAAACTCTCTAAAGCGCAACATTTTACATATCTACCCGTGCCTGTACATGTGATTATAGATATAATGTGTGTAATATTTCCATCGCACGTGTTAGCAATAATACAACTAATATTTTCCATAAGATCGTCTAAAAGCATATTAAAATCATAAGGAATTTTCATTAATTCACATATGCTCTCATGTGCATCATAACAATTTAAGTGAGACAACAATAACAATGAAAAAAAACATGACATATCCTCCTCTTCAATCGTTTTATAATTGGCACAAAAATAATTAACAATTTTGATTAAATGTGGAATAATTTCATTTTTTTTGAGGATAGCACTATCGAGAGCTTCTTTGACAGATTTAGAGTCACAATTTTTTAAAACGTCTAAAATGACACTTATTTTCATTTTTTATTATTGTCATAATTTTTTTATATTGAAAAGATGTTAACGCAGGAAAGTAAACCGAATTTTGTGCCAGTAACATTGAATAATCAAATGTTGGCACGTTCAAATCTTGCGGTAATTCTCTTGCCAGTAACGTTAAATGATCAAATATTAGTGCATTCAAATCTCAGGGCAATTATCTGGCCAGTAACATTAAATAATCAAATATTGGCACATTCAAATCTCAGGGCAATTGTCTTGGCAGTAACATTGAATGATCAAATATTGGCACATTCAAATCTCAAGGCAATTATCTAGCCAGCAACATTGAATGGATAAATATTGGTACATTCAAATCTCAGGGCAATTATCTAGCCAGCAACATTGAATGGATAAATATTGGCACATTCAAATCTCTAGCCAGTAACATTGAATAGATAAATATTAGCGCACTTAAATCTCAAGGCAATTATCTTGCCAGTAACATTGAATAATCAAATATTGGCGCATTCAAATCTCAAGGCAATGCTTTTGCCAGTAACATTGAATGATCAAATCTTAAGCCAATTATCTTGCCAGTAACATTAAATGGATAAATAATGGCACATTCAAATCTCGAGGCAATTCTCTTGCCAGTAACATTGAATGATCGAATATTGGCACATTCAAATCTCTCGAGGCAATTCTCTTGCCAGTAACATTGAATGATCAAATATTGGCATATTCAAATCTCTCGGCAAGAGAATTGCCTGTGACATTGAATGATCGAATATTGGCACATTCAAATCTCGAGGCAATTGTCTTACCAGTAACGTTGAATGATCGAATATTGGCACATTCAAATCTCGAGGCAATTCTCTTGCCAGTAACATTGAATGATCGAATATTGGCACATTCAAATCTCGAGGCAATTGTCTTACCAGTAACGTTGAATGATCGAATATTGGCACATTCAAATCTCGAGGCAATTGTCTTACCAGTAACGTTGAATGATCGAACATTGGCATGGTATATAATGCATTGGGCAGACCAATATTTGCACGTTCAAAATCTCGTCAATGCAAACCTCCGCAAATCTCTTGACATCACTTTGAATGGACAAACATTTGCACATTCAACGTTTCGTAAATGTAAATCTCTTGACATCACACGAATAGACAAATATTTGCGCATTCAAAGTCTCGTCAATGTAAATCTTTTGGCATCACATTGAATGGACCAATATTGGCAGGTTTAGAGTCTCATCAACGCAAATCTCTTGACGTCATACTGAATAGATCAATATTTGCGCATTCGAAATCTCGTGCCGTCCGCTTTGAACTGACCAATGTTGGCACATTTAAAGTCTCGTCGGTGCAAAATTTTCCAAATTTCTTGACATAATATTGGATAGATCAATATTTGGTTCAAAGTCTCGTCCCTTTGAATGAACGAAATATTGGCATTTTCAAAGTCTTGTCGATACGAATTTTCAAATCTATTGAACGTCGAACGGACCAATATTTGCACACTCAAAATCTCTTGACATCATATTGAACAGATCAATATTTGAACGTTCAACGTCTTATCAATGTGAATCACATTGAACAGATTAACATTTGGACGTTCAAAATCTCGTCAATGCAAAATTCTCTAAATCTCTTGAGAAACATCGCATTGAACAGGTTAATATTTGAACGATCAAGATCTTGTCAATGCGAATCTTCACAAATCTCTCGACGTTACATTGAATGATCCAATATTTGTGCGTTTGAAGTCTTGTCAATGCGAAATTCTCCAAATCTCTTGACATCACATTGAATAGACCAATAATTGTACACTCAAAGTCTTGTCAATGCAAAATCCTTCAAATCTCTCGACATCACATTGAATAGACAAATATTTGCACACTCGAAGTCTTGTCAATGCGAATCTTCGCAAGTCTCTCGGCATCGCATTGAATAAACTAATATTTGAACATTCAAAGTCTTGTCAATGCAAAGTTTTTTGACACCACATTGAATAGACCAATATTGAACGTTCAAAGTCTCATCAATGCAAAACCCTCCAAATCTCTTGACATCGCATTGAATGGATCAATATTTAGAAATTCAATGTCTTGACAATGCAAAATCCTTCAATTCTCTTGACATCACATTGAATAGACCAATATTTGTGCATTCAACGTCTCGTCGATGCAAATCTTCACAAATCTCTTGACATCACATTGAATGGACCAATATTTGGACGTTCAAAGTCTTGTCAATGCGAATCTTCACAAATCTCTCGACATCACATTGAATGGACACATATTTGTGCATTCAAAGTCTTGTCAATGCAAAATCCTACAAATTTCTCGACATCACATCAAATGGACCAATATTTGTATGTTCAAAATCTCGTCAATGCAAAATTCTCCAAATCTCTTGACATCATATCGAATGGACCAATATTTGGACATTTCAAAGTCTTGTCAATGCGGATCTTCACAAATCTCTTGCTATCACTTTGAATGCACAAATATTTGTCCATTCAAAGTCTTGTCAATATGAACCTTCACAAATCTCTCGACATCACATTAGATAGACCAATATTTAGACGTTTAGGGTTCCGTCAATGCAAATCTCTTGATATCATATTGAATGGACTGATATTGGCGCGTCCAAAGTCTCATCAACACAATCTTCTTGGCGTCACTTTGAATGGACCAATGTTGACAAATTCAAAGTCTCGTCGGCACAAATCTCTTCAACTTCTTTAACATCATGTTGTCAATGAAATATTCGGATGAATATCGATCTATAAAAATAGCGTTACAAAATCAAACAAATAAATATACACATATCTCATATGCCTGTAATCGCAATAATCACCAAAAATAAATGCATTTTTGAAATGGAAGAATATATCGCCCCTCTATTATACAAAGCGACAACAAAAGAAGAAAGGACCATCCTAAAAAATAAGTTAAATCATTACATATGGTCAGTTATTGAAAAATATATAACATTCGTCGATGTGAATGATTCTAATGATTTTTTTGAAAAAGTGTATGGTGCAACAATGGTAGATTTTCCTGATAAAAATCAGTATAATTTCATTTTTAATACAGAAGGATCCTACTCAACGCCCAAAAAATTTTTAGAATTAATTAATGTACGTCCGACTTGGAATGATTATGAAGACTCATCAAAAAATATCAATGTCATGAACGATATTGGTTGTTTGTTAAGTCTACGTCATACGGTTATCGAAAATACATGTTTCGTAATGGCTAACGAATATGATCTAACAGTCCACAGATATGTTAACATGGTCTCAATCCTCAAAGATGATATCATCAGAATCATACGACGTAGATATTTTCACTCAGCTATTTTGATAAAAGAAAATTCCATCGCAAAGTATTATTTTCAAAACCCCGAATACTTAGTTACTACAATTTTTGGTAACGACGACGATAAGACAATAGAAATGTTTCCATTTTCGCATCTCAATTACAATTTGATATTCAACTTCAAAAAACATGCTACACAATATGTAAATCAAATAGCTACAAGAATAAATGGCAGTTATCGCATGTACGGGGATGTGTTAGTGTTCCATGAATTTGAGAAAAATGTATTTGTAAATCTAAGTATGCGAGAACTTAAGCGCCTAAATGTATTGTCATATGGTCGCTTGGAAGATCGAACGCTTAATAATACTGAAGTTCATCAGGTGCCATCATTATCTGTCGATGATAAAGGTAAGGAAACGACAGAAGCTGTCCCATTTTGGAGTAAATACCTTATCGTAGAAAATAGGATGGCATCATGGCAAAAAAATAAAAATAAGTGTACATATTGTGAATCGGATTGTACCATAACATGTGATAGATGCTTCCGCGTTAGATATTGTTCAACTGATTGTAAAAATAAGTTTGCGAGTCAACACGATCCAGAATGTATCCGTTAATTTTGGGTATAAAATATCTCTGACAATCCTATAGATATGAGTAATAATTATCATACGCAACTAAATCAACAAAGCGGAATATTGAATGAAATAGCGTCTACACTTCAATTCGATCAACGCCCTCAAAATTTCGAAAATGACACCAAAACGCGCAACACTGGCCCACAATTTCCTCCGCCTCGTTTTGATAATGCAGAAAAACAACGGCCACAATATGATAATCCAAAATCATGGAATAATTATGGACATATTCAAGGAACGCCTGTTAATAACGAAAGAGTGGAACAACCTAAACAAGACGAAATTCAATTATCTGATATTGAACAACGAGATCCTCCCGCAGCAGCATTATTGCCGCCTCAAGAACAGCAACAATATGTGCCATCGCGAGAAAAACATCATTCTCCAAAAATGAAAGAAAAATATATCCCCGCTCCGGAAAAAACAGTTGCTGTCCCTGAAGCACCTGAATCTACTTCACCAATAAAAAAATATGCCATCGAATATGCGTTGATACCTATTTCGTTGGTTGGGGTTTTTATATTACTTGTTCATCCAACGACTTCGGCTTATCTTGAAAAGTTTATTCCAAAAATGACAGATTTGAAAGGATTTGCAATCAGAGGCGCAATCTTAGCCGTCATTTACATCGTCATCAAGATAATCATTTCCCAAACTATCCAAAAAAATTGATAAATTCATTATATATTAATGCAATACTATTCCATTAATATATCAAATCATGGAAACATTTGACCTCAAAATTAATAATTCCGCAATGGACGTTATTACCTATCTAACAGACGATCCTCACAGTTTTCTGCGCAACATATTTCAAGACATATTATATCAACGGCCACTAAACGCAAATTATAATTATTCAGATGCACAAGAATCGTCTGACGACATCATCAAATTATTAACGCAGACAGTCAAGCAAAAAACAGGAATGATACAGAAAACAATTAATTATGAAAAAATTAGTTTGTCTTTTTATGTTCAAATATGGAAACAATATTGCGCTTTCATGAACGAATTGACTATTTTTGTGCGTGACAGACACATTGATTTAATCGAATTATCGTCGTATGCGTATACGCAAATATTTGTCGATGATATCATTTTATTTGTTATTAGACCAAATAACAAAACATTTATAGACTGTTTGTTCGAATCTGTGTCTGCGTTTATCAAAACATCTACTTTTGAACAAGAATATTTCGTTGAAAACTTTTTTGATTTCCTGATGTCACTCATTTTTTTCAAAGATGATCCTCGACTTGATTTAAATAAGATGATATATGATCTAACAACGCTGCCGCAAATTTTAGAGATATTATGTTGTCAAATACATACCTATTTAATGGAAATTAGAAATGACGCAGCGATACTCGATAATCCTAAATATTATATGATGCAACCGTATGATATCAAAAATCGCAATATTTCAACAGCAACAATGATATTGGATTTATTATGCGCTCATGTTTTTAATAAGGACATCGATCAAAGAAATAGATTCGCAGTAATTTACACTAATTATTTGCAACTAAGAATAACTACGCCAAAATATGATAACCTGGATTTAGAAATAATGTTAGCGGAAAAAATCTGGAATCGAAAAAATTTGGCAATTGTTGATATTCAAAACAGTCTCAATACTAAATATTCGTACAATGCGGATGTCAAGCTAAATCCGTTGCTCTTAAAAAAAGATAATTGGATAGTTGATGATGTCAAACTTGCAATAAATTATCCCGTCAAAATCAAATATCATCTTGATCAAATATCATCTCATTTTCCAAAAGATAATATCAATTGGCAACCTACTTTGGGGGTTTTTAAATTTAAAACAATACTCGGAATAAGAGACGTAACTATAACATGTAATTTTTTGCAAGCGATTGCTTTGGCATATTTTGACGAACAGATCGAGAAGATTTTTACTGTACAAGATTTTGCGGCATATACACGAATAAATATCGCATTAGCGTTCAAGATATTTGAAAGTCTGTATGAATCATATATCATTATCTGCAACGATGAATCTTCGCTTCAGTACATTCTAAACGATCAATATAACGGGGTGGAGAAATTAGATATACGACCAATATTTGTTAAAGTATTTGAGAAATAAAAAAATTGATTTTATTTAACCATAAATAAAATCAATTATGACGTATTACAGATTACATGAATCCTTTTTGTTTGTCACACCCTGAATGCCATGTTGGAGATACAGATACCTACGTCATTTGTTTGTGTGATAATTATATCTCTAACGAAATCAATAATAGTAAAATCAAATTATTTTATAGTCCCGATACTAAGGTAGAACAATTGTATGAACTGGTTAATTTAATTTCGATAATGAAGATGCCATTTCAATCGACATATACGATGAAACAGGATGCGATTATATTTGTAAAAGGTAACCAATTATCAGGTTTTTTTCCAGATGAAAAGAAAGAATTAAATGAAATGGAATCAGTGTATCTCATGTTGGAATCAAAATATTGCGATGTTAAAAAGTGGAAGAAATTATACGAAGACAATAACTCGCTTTTTAAATTTATTCGTCAAAAAATATTTTACAGTTACAATAAGTTGCATGATGATGTGATCGCAAATGAACTTTTGAGTTTGATTTCGAACATATCTCCGAATCCATATTGTTTTGACAAAGTAACATGTGCGCAAATTAATAAAACATTCGAAGAGCGCCAATTTTGCGCGCAACGGTTAGATAATTTAGATCCAAATCAATCTCTTGTTCTTGCAGATATTATAAATTTACACGAACGTATCACTGAATTATTGGTTAGCAAATCATTGTCTGAAAAAGAACGATTGTATTTGATCTGCAACTTGATGATCAATGAAAACTACTATTATTTTGTGATCAATAATTCTACGGTGTTGTATTGTGTGCGCGATATTTTTGAGAAATATTCGTCATTGTTCAGATATTTATGGAATTATGCATGGATGTTTGCATGGGACTCAGAACAGTCAAGGAGTTTTGGATGCGTTTTTGACATCCATGCCGCCAGCAATTTGCCCTTTTTTGATGGTGATAATCCTTACCTAACTTTGGCCCCTAAAACATATCATATTACAAACAGTGGTATTGTAAATTTATCAAAATTCCGTCGCAGATTAAATTTTTTTACTTCTGGCAGTGTGGATAACGATATTTTTATGAACATGAATTGGAAAAATGTAGCAATTTGTGGCGAGATAATGGCATCAATAATGCCAATCAAAAATGTAAAGTCAGATAATATAAACATCGATATGGTTTGCTATTCTCTTGATATCATCGAGTATGTTGATCGTGCGCTACATATATATGAAACTGTGTCACGAAATTTGATTAACTCCGATCTGCAAATCAAACAGAAAGATATCAAGTTAGTAACGAAAAAATGTTTAACGATAACGATCGATGCAAAAACACTGAAGATGAAATGCGAAAATCAAGAAATACCGTTTGAATATCATTTTGTCATTGCGAATCTTGATAATTTACAAGTCAAACATCATTTTTATAAACTGTATGTTACGCAAAAACAAAGTGAGGATATATTAAGTCTGTCGAAATTAGAAGAGAAGAAAAACATGCCCGAGTATTATGAAATCATCAAATTGGTCGATATTAACAACGTTGTCATCGTTATTAATGATCATGGAATCAAATTTAATGAATCACTACAATATAAAATTATTAGTAAGCATCTGAGACATTCTATCAAAATATCTTGCGCAGATAATATTTTACATACTGTCGCTGATTTTTGCTTGCCATGTATGCGATCGTATTATGATGGTGAGAACTGCTATCTATTACCGTCAGCTGTCGTCGCATATTTAACATTGGTCAATAGTGACGTTAATTTTATGAACAAAAAACAAGATCCTTGTCGTGTTATCAATGAATATAGACGCAGAGGATATTTTACCGTGTTGAACAAATTTGAAACAGATCAGTTTAATCGTTATTTTGCACCACAAGAACAACAGATAAATATTGAAAAGATTAATAGATTAATTTGTGATGGTGTAATTGATAAAGAAGGAAATGTTATCCCTGTCAAGAAATGGTTAATAGATTATGCATATGACCAAAAAAATTGATATTTAAAGATAATTTATAATTGATTAATATATTAACAATCATAGATGAACACTATTGTTGAATTTTACGTGCCTGAAAAACTTCGAAAAGAATATCTGAAACAGTTTCAAAAGATTTTTTCGGATAAAGCTGTCAATGTGGAAGAAGGAGCGTATAAATATACTAAGCAATTTTGCGGCAACGACCAACTACAATATTGTGCAGTGTATATTGATAAGTGCAAAGATATATTGTATAATTGCGAGAAAAGAAAAACGAATGAGGGGATTGCGAAGTTTGTCAACGACATCAAAGAAGGAAAGTATAATGGATACAATTTAGCATTTTTACAGCCAGAAGAGTTTGATCCAGATAGTTGGTCAAAAATATTAAAACGGAAACAAACTACTGAAGAAAAAATGAAAAATTTACCAACCATAACATGGAAGCCATGTAAAAATTGTAAATGCACTCAATATTTTTTCTCGCAGATGCAAACTAGAAGCGCTGATGAACCTATGACTCGATATTACGATTGTAAGGAATGTAATCAAAGATACAAAATTTGTAATTAAAAAAAAATGATAAAAATACTCATTAATATAAGATATTAATGAGTATTAGCATACTAAGTAGTTATTATGGATAGATCACCTCGAAAACAAGTATATCAAGAATTCTATCGTCGGGAGGATTATGCGGAGACTTTGAAAAGATTACCCGAAGTTGTCAAAAAAGCAGAAATACAAAGCTTGAAGGTCATTGAACCAACAATTTACGAACAGAGTGAGATCATGAATTTAGTACGCGAGTTCGTTAAATCAAAAAAAAGAAAGATATATGGCGGGACAGCTATTAATGAATTGATTAAGATCAAGAACCCATCCGAAACAATATATGACGAATTTACTTTTGGTGATATTGATTTTTATTCACCAGAGCCCAAAGTTGATATTGTTGAGTTGTGCGATTTTTTATACAACAAAAATAAATACAAGAACATAAATGCAAATGAGGCGCAACATGAAGAAACATATCGTGTGTACGTGAATTGGCAATTATATTGTAACATAACATACGTACCGAAACATATTTATACGAAAATTAAATCGGTTGAAATAGATGAATTGTTATATGTTGATCCCCATTTTATTTGGATAGATCAACTTCGAATTTATAACAATCCAATGTTGTGTAGTCGTTTATGGGAAAAAACGTTCAAGCGCGAATTTTTGTTGCTAAAAAATTATCCATTGGAGGAATTTGAGAATAGATTTGAAATACCAAAACCATCGATGGAAATAAATGGTTATCACATCAAAATAAAACAAGAATTCTTAAAAGGAGATCCAAATGTGTTGATAAATGGCTACGATGCATATAATTTTTATGTAAGATATGGGACAGACAGTGGTATGGAATGTAATTTGCCATTTTTAGAATTATCTTCCGTCAATTATGTTGAGACTGTAATCAAATTGTTCACATATGTAAGGAAGATGGTAATCAACGTAGATAATGTCGGTATTAGCGAATATACCCCTTTTTTTCAGTTTGTAGGTCACACCGTTATGATAACTTATAATAACATACCGTTAGTGTCTGTAAGTGACGTAAGTTGTACATGTGTTCCGACAATTGATGTATCGAGTGGTATAAAATATGCAGCTTATCAATACTTATTGATGTCGTTATTGATAAATAAGTTTCGGATATTTTTGACGGGTGATAGGGTAATGTATAAAAATTATGGTACAGCTGTTTCTAATTTGGTCAAAGTAAAGAATAATTATTTGAAACAAAACAAATTGAACGTTATTAATAACTCGCCGTTTGGAGAATTTCGAACATCATGTGTTGGAACGCCAGTCAGTCCCACGAGATTATATCTAGCCCGTAGAAGTGAACGGAAAGAAAACGGTAAACGTGTTGAATTTACATACACACCTGATAATTTTTTTAAAATGCCTGATGAAGCTCGACAAAAATTTGATCCTAAAAGAGCCAAATATAATAATACTTCTGGAAATGTTATCGTTCAACCTGAAAAGATGCGATTTTATTTTGACGGAGAAAAGTTAACTGAGCGAGCACAAGATGCTGAAGAAGAACAAAACTAAAAAAAATGAAATGATAAACGTTTAAAAACAAAATTAACTTATATATATAATAATTACATATATAAGTCAATGGACAATCAAATCAATTACAACTACATCGATTATGTATTAAAATGTTATGTACCCGAATTAACTACGCAAGATATCAAAATAAATATTGATATTTTTCGAGAAGCAATGTTACACGAATCGACAAAATATACAGATAAAGATAAATCGTATGATAGGTTAGAATTTTTAGGTGACGCAATCTTTCATGTTCTTGTTACTGAATACATCTTCATAAGATATGAAAATGAGAATGAAGGATTTTTGACAAAGTTACGAATTAAGATAGAACGCGGTGAGTCTATGACAGAGTTGTCTTATATTTTATTATTAGATCGCTATGTCCAAACATTCAATTTTAAAATCAACGATCACGTCATGGAAGATGTTTTTGAAGCGTTTATTGGCGCTTTTTATTTGAACTACGGTATCATGTATACGAGACAATTAGTAGTTGCACTGATAGAAAAACATAAGGATTTTGCAGAGATGATCGCCCATGATGATAATTACAAAGATTTATTGTTGCGATATTTTCATCAATTGAAGTGGGGTCATCCCAAGTACGACGAAGAATATGTTGGTAACAAATATATTAGTACTGTGAGAGACCCTAAGGGCAAAATCATTGGCAAGGGTTCTTCCCGTTTCAAACGGAAGGCGGAACAGAACGCGTCAAAGAAGGTACTCGAAAACATGGGCATAATTGTTAATGATGAAGTAGTAACTGATTGGATGGATCGTATTGAGAAGATAGAAAAAGTTAAAAAATCAGACAAAAAAACATTACCGATCCATAATCCACATAATGTTTTGATAACAGAGAAGATAATATCAGAAATATTATACAAATATGAAGTTCCGACTAACAAAAAGATTAAAGTTAATAATCGCCGCTTTTGGGAAGCAATGACGCATCGATCGTATTTGAACCGAAATAATTCTGATAAAAAGGTAGTTGTGGATAAAAAATGCATACCATTGCAAAAAAAATCAAATTGTCGATTACAATTTTTAGGTGGTGGAGTTATTCATTTTATCATTGCGCTACACTTGTACAAAAAATATAGGACAAGGGATGAAGGATTTTTGACGCGTTTAAGATCTAAATTGGAGAATAAAGATTCGTTATTTTTTTTGGCAGAAAAAACAGGTATATCTGAATATGTGATGGTGAGTCAAAATATTGAAATATTATATGGTAGAACGAATGTAAATATCATTGGCGGCGGATTTGAAGCATTTATCGGCGCGTTATATTTAGAATTGGGATTAAAAATTACTAACGATTTTGTCTTGGCCGTCTTGGATATTGAGTTGGATATTGATCAGATTGCTGTTAATGAAACAAATTATAAGGAACTAATTTACCATTATTTTAATAAAAATGGATGGGGATACCCTGTTTATAAATTAATTAGTGAAAGTGGTCCAGACCATAACAAGATGTTCGAAGTTGGTTTGTGTCATCCTGATAATGACGAAAAATTGTTGAGCACTGGACAAGGATCATCGAAAAGGAAAGCAGAACAGATTGCGTCCAAGAAAGCGTATGAAAAAATAGCTAAATAAAAAATTATATTTATAAAATATAATTTTTTAATGGAATGCGTTTAAGTGAAATAAAGTTTAAATTATTTGTGAAATATGATTGGTTAATAAATGGCGTTTAAATGTGAAAATATATAATTTTTTTTGCCATTGAAAAATTATAATTTTATGTACTTATAATATAAGTATGAGTTCAAACGTAGGACATGCAATTCAGAGAATGATTAATAGTACTCCTGTGACGGCATCAGTAAATGCACAAACCACAAGCGTTGTCACAAATGGAGGTCGAGTATATCAAAGTGGATTGATTCATAACAAAATACAACCTAGCTTTCAAGAGGTTGTTCCAAATCCAGACATTGTCGGTCACGTCATCGATTCCCAAAGTACCGATAACTTTGTATATTTTTTAAGTGCAAACGGTTATGTCTTCGAATATGATTATAACGCTGGAAGTTGTAGTCCAACCGTCCGTGAAGTCTATACACCTGCTGCTTGCTGTGGTGATAAAGCTATCCGTATTCGTGCTGGATCTAACCATATTGTCATCTTAACAGAATGTCATAAAATTTGGGGAGTAGGCGACAACAGCGAATACCAACTCGTCCCACAAGGTCAATGCAAATATGATTCTGCAGTTGAAATCATTGTCACAAACACCAATTTACATGACAACTCTTCATGCTGCAAATTCTCAGGAAACTTGCATGACATGAACAAACCAGTCATTCCAAAAAAATCATGTGATACAGTTTCATGTATCCAAAAGAGAAACGCTTGCAAACCAGCAGGTTGTTTATTAATTCACAGCGGAGAAACTGGTTCTACTGAAACAATTGTTGCAAGAGTTCCAGTCTGGGGAGAATATTCCTATGTCGGATTCTTGTGCGTCGATAAATGCGGAGTTGCAACTGGATCTGTCACTGTAACTCTCGAAAACTTATTTGTTAAATGCGGTTGCTTGAAAGAAACATGCTGTGGAGACGATGACCTTCAATCTTCATACAAATTATTTTTAACAACTGGAAACCCAGTCTCATTCACCGTTCCAGTCCATGGAGACTGCGGATGCGATTTTATTATCACCAATATCGGAGATGACTTCTCCATCCCAAATGCTTCAATTGATGGAATCGCAATTAGACTTTCCCTTGAATCATCATACACTCTCATCTCATCATGCGATAGATCATTCACATCTGCTGGACAAGTTGAATTTGAACCAGCTATCTGTGTTCCATTAGATTGCTGCGTACAAAATGAATGCAAAAAGAACATCTGTGATGAAGCTTGCTTACCACAACCATGCTGGGTTAGCGTATATGCTGGATCAAACATTACTGTTTTAGCGGATGACTGTAACAGATTATATGTTCTCGGATCACTTCACTGGGTTAGAAATAACGCCAGCTTATTGAAACGATCATGTTTGGAAGAATTATTGAACACATCTCATGCTACAATCAGTCTCCCAGCTGATCAACTCAACTGTTGTTTGGAAAAGAATAACGAAAACTGTGTCTGCCCTAAAAAATCATGCTACAAACCATTTTGCACAGACTTGAGCAAATTTGGAGTCTCTCTTAATTTCCCAGGATGCGAGCCAGGTTGCTGTAACGATAACTGCGACAAACCTCAAAACGTCTGCGATTTCTTAAAAGCATTAAAAGATTGTAATGATGCACCAACTTGTGACAACACTTGCGAACCATGCGATTCATACATCTACATTGATATTGGTGACGTCTGCAACAGAGATCGATGCTGCGAACAACCAATCATTAAATCAATTACTCTCTACAACAGAAAGAGTGTCTGTAAAGCAGTCAGCCAACATTGTGGAGAAGTTCAATGCGTTGCAGTTGATTGCAACTCAGTTGTTGAATTTGATTCAAACAAATATTGCATTGATGGACACGACTATTGTTTGGACAAGATTCTTAAATTGAAATTCTGTGTTGAAGAAGGTGAACATATTAAATTGTTTGTTGATTTAGATAACCCTGGAGGTATTGCATTTGAAACCAATTGCGATAAATGCAACGTTGAATTTCCGCTCGATGTCAGCAGTGAATGCGAACAATTTCTTCTCAACTATGGTTCAATCTTAGACCCAGTTGAATTGACTAACTTGAAATACTTGTTAGTTTGCGAATCAATCTTCCCATGCCCACGATTCTTGAATCCATTTAGAACAAGAATTGTTAACACTTACCTTAAAGGTGGAGATCATGTCTGCTTCGTTAAACCACATGGTTGTAACGTCAGACAAGCAATTACGCCTGATGTGCCAACAGTTTTTAGATTGAACAGACGTGTTTTGGATGTTGGAGTTGGACAGAACAATTTGTCTGTTTTGGTCGGTGGTCTTGCTTGCCCAAATGAGATTTACGCTATTGGAGAGAATTGCCATGGTGAGCTCGGAATTAATTCGTACGTTTCACAAGTTTGCTTTAAACAAGTAAATAGATGCTTATTTGATTGCCAAGTAGTTTCTGTTTGGAGCGATAAATGGGTCACTATGTATATCACTCAATCAGGAAGAGTCTACAGTACAGGCAAATGGAAGTGCTTAGCTAACTCTACTGTTCCAAGATGGGTACAATCAGTTTGTCCATCATGGAGAATTAAAGAGATTAATATTAGTCAGACTCATATTGTTTTTGTTAGTACAGATGGATTAATTTTCGGGTTAGGCGATAACTCGATTGGAAATTTAGGCCTATGCCATATCCAGTGTGTTCCTGATGTAACATGTCTTTCCTTCTTTAATAAGTTATCCCAAGATTGCTTCTCAGAATGTCGCGATCAGTTACTCCATCCAGTTAGACGAGGATATGTAGCTAAGTTAGCAGAAAAGGAATATTATCATAACGACGAGTGTGGTCCTTGCAACCCCTGCGACTCTTCACCATGTTTTAAAAAATGCCCAGTAGAGCCTATCCCTGTTGTAAGATATTTCAAAAAACAAGGTTGCGGCCCGAGATTCTTAGCCAACCAGAGACTTTGTAACGGTGGAAGATGCTCAAAATAAACACTAAAAATGTTAACAAATAATTATTAATTAACATTTTCTTTTATCCACATTTCTTTGACGTTAGAAAGTAGAAAGCTAAATCGTTCTTCATCTTTTGTGTAAGTGAATCGTTCGGTGTCAATACCAACTAAAACGCGCCCATATCTTAATTGGCCAGCGTTGGTAATGAATGATACTAAGGTTTCTTCGGGATATTCTGATAGTTCTTTTGCCGCGATTTTGATATATCCATCATCAATCATTTCGCCGATAATTTTTTCTAAATATTTCCATATATAACCGTACGTAGTTTTCGATTTGTTATTGCAACATTCACCTATTTTTGTGCCACCGTATGATTTTCCGAATACTTTTGATGCGCACGTTGCACTGCTGTATGTATACAAAATTTTTCCGGTGTGTTTATCAATTTTGCAAACTTTTTTACCGACTGAATGCAACGTATTTTCGGAGTACGTTGACCATTCTAAATTGGTAAAATGATTATTCATTTTATTTTCGTCGATGTGATTTACAACCATCTTTGGATTGTTTTCTTTTCTGATAAAGAAATAAGCCACTATGCGGTGTGCTGAAAAATGTTTATGGATGTGGTCTATTGTGCACAATTGAAATCGAACGTATCCTGTTGAAAATTCGGGAGCTAAAAAATGTTGTGTTTTTATGTTCCTAACTTTTCCATATGACGATATTTCGTAAGAATCAAATAACATTCCATCTATTTCATCTATTTTTTTAAATATTTCATCACTCTCTAATTTCATATTTTTGATATTTTTTTCTTGATAAATCCAACGGTGTCCTTTCAATGTTTTATTTGTATCCTTGCAACAATTAATGATCTGAACAGCATACAAATTATTATTTCGTGCAGCGGATATGACAGATTCGTAAGTTTCAAGAATATTATTATTAATATCTAATTTGCATACAGATCTTTTGTTGCGCGTTATATTTTTATTGTTTCTGTGCGCATTTTTTGAATTTTCACTTGGAGTCACAAATCTTAAATTATTCAAATTATTATTTAACTTATTTCCATCGATATGATCTACTTGAATTTGTTCCAAATTTGTTTTTTTTAAATAAGTTTTTGCTACCAATATATGTATGGAATGAGTATGTTTATTATTGTGACAGTCATACAAATTTATCATTTTGTATCCGCTTGGACTAACACGAGTTTTCATTATTTTATTAGTCTTAAATGACGTCACCATTGCATCTTTCGAAACACCATATCTATCTTCATAACCAACAACTGGACAAAATTCTGACATTACTAATAATCAAACAAATAACATGTTTATATTTCTGACAAATAAAATATTCACCAGAAATATTAACAAAACAGAAACATCCCAAAAACGAATAATCATACGTCTCCTGATTCTCATTTCCCGGCATCGAATAATGGTTAGTAATATACTTTTTAGTTTGCATAAATAATTCATAATCGTCAATACTTTTCCTATTTGCATCGATCATCATAACAATTTTTTTACACATCTCACTATTAGGCATCATGTTAAAAAAAGTAGGTGATACATCATGAAAATCAGCGTCGTCAAGATATTCACTACACATATTAGATTGCAACATAACAAACCACGCCATCACATTTTTCAAAAAAATACATTCATCATCTCCATAAAGTTCTTCTTTTAAGATTGTTTGGGGATTATTACATGCGTCAAAATTGCCATATAGTTCATCCTCGTCGTGTTCCATAAACAACATTCTTCGTCTAATTTCATTAATATTGACATTTCCGTCATGATTCTTTAGATGTATCTCATTTTTAGATGTGATATTAATGTAAATAGGAATGCCATTATAGATGCTGATGAAATTAAGACCCCAGCCTCTCGTTATTATTTGTACCGGAACAATATTCACCGTATTCGAAAAAGCATTTTTATAATTAAAATATTCGTCTGTCCCATCTGCTATCAATAATTTATCACTAGCATTCAAAAATCGGCGCACCTTAACCAGCTTTTGTTGATATTCGCAAACGAAGATCTTATGAATCTTATCTATCTCGTCACTAAATAATCCCATATCATGCGCTATTCGATGTGACCTGTCCGGTAATTCCCATTGATATAATTTACCGAGTAACATATTATATACCGGCATAAAATCATCATACACAACATCAAGTTCAATTTCGTTAGTGTCCGAAAAAACATTAAAATGTGCATAAATCATTGATAGTTTATATTTGCCGATGATTTGTTTGTCGATAACTAATGATCTGTCATCTTTCGCAAATTTGATAATATTCATTTATTAGAGCATATTTTGACATAGATTTAAGATTATTTTTTTTTCAATTTTTCGAAAAAATTGAAAAAACTAATATTACGATGGATAACAATTTATAATGTCAAAAATGGAGACAATCATCAACAGTGACATTTTTAATCATCATATTAAGCAATTGCTCGATCCTATCAATTTGTTTAATTTATTGATAACGTGTAAATTATTTTCGAAATATTTATGCAAGGAAGATCTCGAAAAGAATGCGGTGATACAATTTGGAAATGAGTTGTCTAAAATATTTGGCGATAAACATTCACATATCTTTCACATAATACAAAAATGGAATGCAGTAATATCTGGATCAATAATAATAAAATCAATTATTGGATCAAAGTGGAACGATATCGATCTGAAAGTGCATATCACCCGCGATACAACTCTAGAAAATGTATACGAAATAGTTTCTGTTTGCGAAAAAAAACCTAAAATAACAATAATACCAGGGTCAGGTGTTGAAATACTTATTGATGAAAACATAATTATAAATTTATATACAGCTGATTCTTGTATGAGTAAATATGATGAAGCAATTAGCTTAAAATTTCCAAATAAATTGATGGTGACTAACATAAAACGCATAATCGATCAAGAAATCAATGTTAACATCTTTGAATGCAATATCGGACTGTTTTTAAAATATTACAACAATGGATTTAATTTTTACGATGAGAATAAAATATTATCCAACGACGAGTTATATGTTAAATTTTCAAAATATCTCGACATCAGCGATATTGAAGAATGCAAAATTGTCGACGCAGGATATGCGTATAAATCCAAATATTATAGAGTCAAAATCATAAATGGTAATTATGGCAAGATAAAGAAGATGAAAAAATGTGACAATGATGAAAAATGTTTAATACACGCATTGTGTCAGAACGTAAAACATTATCATCGTGGTTCGAATATTTTAGTAATGAATGCACGTGATAACTAAAATTTTTAGTTATCATGTTATCAGAAATTTCTGACGCTAACAATGTTACAATTGAGTTGCGATATGATTTTCGGTATTTTAACAATTGGATTTTTCATAAACCATAATTCTCGTAAATTAATGAGGTGTCCTATTGATTTTGGTAATTTTGTTACATTATTAAAATTGAACCCTAATGATTTTAATTTAACAAGTTGTCCAATAGATTCAGGTATTACACATATTTGATTACAACACAACCGCAATTCTTCTAAATTGATAAGAAATCCAATTGTTTCTGGTATCATTAGTATTTGGTTGTTTACGAGTCCTAGATAACGCAAATTTGTAAGTTGTCCTATGATCTTTGGTATTTTTGATATTTTGTTATGATTCAAATACAGTTCTCGTAAATTTATAAGTCGCACAATAGATGTCGGAATTATGGGAATATTGTTGCAACACATTTGTACATATTCTAAACCATTGAGTAACCAAATTGAATCAGGAATTTCGTTTACCTTGTAACTACTCAAAATTAAATCACGTTTCAACAAAAAATCATCTAACTCGACTGAAGGATAATACATCTCTCTAAAAAAATTAATATTGTGATAAGCGATGTAATTTTCTTTATGACATGGAACTTTTGAGGCATTTGGATAATCTTCGTCCAACAATCGAGAATATTGTAAATCACATATTTTTTTGAAAAGTTTGTTCACCATTGAACAAGCGATAATATGTTTTAGTTCTAAATGATACAAAACTGGATGCACTACGTCTTCATATTCCATTTTGAGTATGTATAGGTTATAGATTTTATTGTGGATTAATAAATCAATTTTTTAAGGCAACGAAAAAAAATGAAAATATTACTCTCAATATAATATAGAATACCTTGTGTATTATTCTAAATGTCCGAGAAAAAATTCAATCCTAACAAAAAGAAAGCAAATCCGAAACTTAACTACACCGAACCTGGCAAATCTACCAGAACTAAAAAAAAGAAACCAATTGATGAAAGAATAGGAAGAGAGAATGGTAGATCTCATAAAAAGACTTGCACGGAGTCAATCGGATATAAAATTTGCGATCCTACTTTGCTAAAAAGTGTTAAACGAAATGCAATACAATCTGAAATAGAAACAGGATTGGATCCAGCAATTCCTTATAGATCTAAAACTAGTTCGTATGGTTGCAGAGTTTGTCACATCGAAAAGTCATCGTATATTAATCCAGAAATACATTCAAGATGCAAACGTATTTGTGGATCAATTAAACCATTTTTGACAAAGGAGGATGTTGAAACGACTAAAAATGTTGAAGATGTCAAAGTCAATAGATTTTGGAAGATTTCTCCTGCACAAGATCATCTATTGGTATTTACAGAATATTGTGATCCAAATTCACGTTCGAGGATTTGCCTCAGATCACCGTTTGGTGGCGAATCAGACGAACCATATAGAATCGACGTGACTAAAGTAAAAATTTAACATTTTTGTATCAATAATTATTGATGCAAAAATGGAAACGATTAGGTAATATATTTATCTATTGAAACATATTGTTCATATTTTCCTATCTTAATATATGTAATAGTGTGGGGGAGTGTGTGCATCTTATTAAAATTATAAGCTACACTAAGATGAGTCACAGAAGAAGGTATATTGTTATGAAAATAATCAAATGATTCGCCCAATCTTAAATGAGTAACAGAATTTGGGATTACATCCTCAGTGGACCGATTAAACGAATCGCCAAATTTCAAGTGCGTCACAGAATCAGGTATTTTTGGAAGATAACTATTAAAGGTGCCAGTAAAATATAAATGTGTGACAGTATTGGGTATCGTTAACGCTGAAAAAACATAACATATGTTCGACAGACGTCTTCCTTTATAAAATTGATCGTTAGGTCTTTGGCATAATGTCAAATGAGTTATATTTGGAAACACAATACGTTTAACGATATCGTCAGAAGTACAATCGTAATTGCATTCCATAAATACATATTTGCTATTTTTAGGAAATCTCATGTTAACACAATTGCATCTCACATACTCAAAATTATCAAAAAATGGTAAACGATTGATATGTTTTTGGAAAACGCAATCTCCAAAAGGTAACTTGTATTTATAATAATCTGTAATCGTAGATATTGCAGTCAGACGAATTTTATCTTTATTGTTTAAATATTTACAGATTTGGAAAAAGATATCGAAATTGAACATTTTTGATGTATGTATTGATACATGGATCGTATCAATAATTAATTCACTTTTTTCTCTTATTTACTGTTTGTTAAAAATAAATAAGATTTTGATAGTATTAATTTCCGAGTGGGCATTTAGTATCATTTTTTAGGTCGGACGACGTTGCTGCCGTATAGGGTATTTAGTATTACTTTTTTAGTAGGATAATATTGTTCCCATCCTTTTATTTTAATATATATGACAGATGTAGGAATCTTTTGGAACTCATAAAATTGTCTACCCGTTGACAAATGAGTCACTGAGTCTGGTATGAAATCTTCCGCAAAATGATCAAAGGATTCGCCCAATTTCAAATGGGTAACAGAATAAGGTATGTAATCTTTTGTGGGTTTGTTAAATTTATCGCCAAAAACTAAATGGGTGACTGAATTAGGTATTGTTCCTTTTATGGGTTTGTCAAAAAAATATCCGAATGTCAAATGAGTGACAGAATTTGGTATTTTCGGAACAGATTGATTATAAACACCATCAAAATTGACACAAGTTACAGAATTAGGTATTTTGATTCGCGAAAATACATAACATTCGGTAGACATAAGTTGTTCGCAAAAAAATCTATGTTCTGGGTATCCAGCGCATTGTCTCAACGTCAAATGATTTATATTTTGTAGATCCGGAGACAACATAATAAGATCACAATGCGTACAATCACGGCAGCATATCATAACTAAACGCTTACTATTTTTAGGAAACTTTCTGTCGGTGCAACGCGCTACTACATTCTTAAAATTATCAAAAAAAGGCAAATTCTCAATCTGTTTCAACAAAACACGTTCTATGAATATTAACTTATGTTTGAATTGATTTGTGACTGTCGATGCAGCTGTCAGATGAATTCTATCTTTAGTGTTCAAATATTTGCAGATTTGAGAAAAGATGTCCAAATATTCCATTTTTGATAAGTATAAATATCATACTTTGTATAGATGATTAATTCAATTTTTTTTTAGGATCTTATTTGTTATCGAGTGATGACAAACAAGATTTTATTCGATTATTATTTTATCGATTGAAGATGGTACAAATCCTCTAAGTAAAGCTCCAGTATTATCGTGTAAGTTTATCAAATCCTTGCCGGATAATACAATATTTTTGGGCGGCTGAGACCCTGTTTTTAGTTTTAGGCACTTAACAGATTTAGGGAGCGGCGAAACAAAATTATCGTATCTATACGGCAAAGTTAGATGCGTAACGGAATTTGGTATATTATTTTTAATAGATTTGTCAAAATACCAACCTAATGTCAAATGAGTAACAGAATTAGGGATCAAATTTTCGATAGACTGATTAAATGAGCCACCAGTGGTCAAACTAGCGACGGAATTCGGTATCTGTAAATTTTGATAAACATAACATTCTCTTTCTGGTGGTCGATCTAAGCATTGATATAATAACAAATCTGTAATATTTTCGCCCAAAAATGTTAATTCAGAATTTATCTTACACATTCCTCGACACTCTATGCGCAATTTTTTAGCACCTTTCGGAATATTATCACATATACAATCGGCGCATAAATATTCAAAATTATCGCAAAAAGATAATCTACGAATTTGTTTTTCTAAAACGAAACGTGTGAATATCAGTTTATATTTGAACCGATCAGTAACAACAGATATAGCTGACAAATTTATCTTATCTTTATTGTTCAAATATTTGCATATCTGCGAAAAAATGTCGAAATAGAACATTTGCATATACATATCAATATGATATTCTATATTCAAAATTAATTCATTTTTTTTGAATCTTGCTTGTTATTGATAATAAACAAGCGCGGACATATGATTATTTCATTTATTGAAGAAGGTACAAATTTTCTGAGTACAGCTCCCATATTATCGTTTAAGTTCACTAAATCTTTTCCAGATAGCATAATATGTACCGAACCATGTATTGTTTCTAACTTTAGACATTTTATCGATCTAGGAATTGGAGAAACAAAACTACCACATCCGTACAGCAACGTCAAATGTGTGACTGATTGAGGTATACAATATTGTATTGTATGATTCCAATATTGTGCAATAGATAAATGGGTAACAGAATCTGGTATAATATTTTTTATAGATTGATTAAAATCCCAACCTAATGCCAAATGAGTGACCGAATCAGAAATTAGGTTCTCTATAGATTGATTAAATCGACCGCCGGTGATCAACTTAGTAACGGACTTTGGTATTCGTAAATTTTTATAAGTGAAACATTCTCTTGTTATTGGTTTGTATGAGTATTGATATAATATCAACTCAGTAAGATTTCCGCCCAAAAATGACATCTGGGAATCTTCTTTACACATTCCAAAACACTCTATTTCTAATTTTTTGACTCCTCTTGGTATTTTGTCACATGTGCAATTGGCATATAAATTTTCAAAGTTATCGCAAAAAGGTAATCTACGAATTTGTTTTTCTAGAACGAAATCTGAAAACATCAGTTTACATTTGAACCGATCAGTAACACTCGATATAGCTGACAAATTTATCTTATCTTTGTTATTCAAATATTTGCATATCTGCGAAAAGATGTCGAAATAGAACATTTTGCATATACATATCAATGTCATATTCTATACTCAAAATTAATTCATTTTTATTCTTTGGATACTATTATTATTTCATTCATCGATCCTGGAATGTACTTTTTAAGTATATGATGGTAATCTTCCGTAAAATTATCCAAATCTTTGACAAACAATGTCTTGTGTTTGATGTTACTATAATTTTCTAATTTTAGACACGTAATGGATGCAGGGAGTCGGGTACCAAAGTTGTCAAATCCATATCTTAAAGTCAAATGCGTAACTGAATCAGGTATACAATTTTTAATTGATGCATTGAATGAATAACCAAATGTTAAATGAGTAACAGAATTTGGTATAATGTTTTTGATTGACCGATTAAAATATTCACCAAACGTTAAATGAGTGATAAAATTAGGTAATACTTTTTCGATGGACTGATTAAAATGTCCCCCGAAAATCAGATGTGTAACAGAATTGGGAATGTTAATTGGTTGATCAAAATGTCCACCTATTTTTAGATGGGTAACAGATTTTGGTATTAGTATATTTTGATATACGTAACATATATTTTCTTGGCCGGCGCATCTCCGAGATGACAACGTGCTTGTTTTATACAAAACTAAATGAGTAAGATTATTCAAAGACAATAATTCCGGATTCCTGTCACATTCTCGGAAACATGCCATATGCATTTTTTTAGTATTTTTAGGAATCTTTGCGCAAGTGCAGTTAATATTTACACATTCAAAATTATCATAAAAAGGTAATCCCCTAATTCTCGGTTCGAAAATACGATTTGTATATATTAATCTGTATTTGAAACAATCGGTAGCGTGAGATATAGCTGACAAACCTATCTTATCTTTATTGTTCAAATATTTGCATATCTGCGAAAATATATCGAAATAGAACATTTTTGATAAATAATTGTATTATTTATCAAGACAATAACAGATTCAATTTTTTTAAACACACAAATATTATCTAAATATCACTATATAGTAAATATGTCAACGATTCCTGGCACAATAAAAAAAATAGCATCGGATATCCAATACACATCAGGGGAATTGATAAAATTATTATTACAAAAATCTATGAAGCCTCCACTTTATCCTAACACTCATATTAATGCTATCGGTAAATACACATACTATCTGTCAAATGAATGTTTAGGCTGGACAGATAATATCATCACAAGTTTTAAGGTGACTCCGAAACCGATAAAACAACATAATCTAAACAAATTACCAGTTGCATTCAGTCCTCGCGAACGTATTGCCTTAGACGAAGCCCTCGCATCCAACGATTATATTCCCACCGCCTACAGATTATTTACAGAATTTGTCGATCCGCAAAGTATCATGGAAATCATCGCTAATCAAAAATTTGCAAATACCTACACATGCAGCGTTTTATATACTGACAGCTGGAAACAACTGACAAGTATTGGAGAAGATATCGTAGATCAGACAGATCCAGAAATATCTATGTTCAATACAGCCCGAATGTCCACCGCAAAATTACGAGTCAATTTGTTTACGTTAGAGAGAGACTTGCGATATTTAGCTGACCGATATCCAGAGATGTATTTTTCATATATCAGTATGATTCTATTGATCAATTCTGTAGATCAGTCAGATATGGAATGGGTCATTTATTTAATTGGTAATCTTTCATTTATCTCTTGGGATCAATTCACTCCGGTAACACAAGGGCGATTCATTAATGTCCTTGGGGATGATTTCATAGACGCATTTTTGTCGAACGAATTAATCACTGTTTTATTACAAGCGGGGGTAGGAGAACTGATTTTAACTTCATCGTATATGTATTCACTCTTGAAAATGCTGTACGTTGTCTTTGGCTACAATGAATTTATTATTAAGGCAATCATAACTCCATGCGATATATTCATTGATAAGACAAATTGTCCTGTTTTGGATAATATGCCGCCGAATGTCAAGGGCAATGAATGTATTTATGACTTTATTGATATTTTTTACGATATGTATCCGACAATAAATGAATTGATTGTTGGATCGATGGATGTGCCGTTAGAATGTGAGTTAGTTTCTTGCGCGACTATTCCTCCGTTTTATTTTGGACTTGAGTCAATACCCCAATATTTATGGAGATTTGGTACCTTCTCTTACTGCGCCTACAAAGATTACGTCGCATCAAAAATTAAATTCAACTCAGTTGGCACGAACATAAACAACAAAATCAATTTGATGGAAACATTTTAAAAATATGACGCATATTAGATATTTTTAACATAAAAATATCTAATACTTGTATAATATAATGAACGACATCAAAATCCAAGAAATATATTCAAGTTTTACAAATATATTGATTGTTGATTCTATCAATCGATTGTGGATTATGGGATCTAACAAAAATCGTAAAACTGGATATGGTAATAAACATCTATATTTACCATTGATGACTCATATAGTTTTAGAAGAGGATGAAAAAATAGTAAATTTTCATTGTGGACAATATATTACTTTTATATACACATCTGCCCAAAAACTGTGGATTTCTAACTTTATCGAGGACGAAAAAGGCGACGAAGATATAATTGATGATCAAATCATTGACGAATCAGATGATGAAGAAGAATCAGATGAAACGGAGAATTACGACATAACGGAGAGCGTATTTTCATTGATGGCCCAACGTTATACGCGAGTTGGTCAAAATAATATGATTGTTCAGTTAGAGAACAGTTCGCAACAAAATTCTACACCAATATATGTATTCGGAATCAATTCTGATCGTGAAGCAACAGTTTCCGTAGATAACCATGAATATTTTATGATGGCGCAGAAAGAAAATCAAAAAACAAATGAAGGTTTTTCTTTGTTGGCCGAAGATGTGGAAAAAGTTATCATGACGGGGGATACAACATTGTTTTTATGGAAGGGCAAAATATGTCTATTTGATAAGTCGCTCAAAGTCAAAAATGGAATAGTTAATAAGAAATGCGGGTTATCTATGATACTAAACAAACAATTTGAGAGACCTTTCTATGAATTAATTTTTCCGATTGATTTGGAACGAATTCAATTTAACAAGAAATTTATCCATTGTTTTGCTGCGGGATATCATCACGTACTCTTCGCGGGCAATACTTATTCTGACACCGCGAATATCTTGTGGTTATACTTCAAATCGACGTTCACAATAGAAAGTCAGAATATATACGTTTGCGTTCACGATTCAACAATATATGTCAAAAAGAATAAAAACGTTTTCAAATATGATCATAAAACGCACACATTAGTAAAAATTTTAGCTGACAAGAACAAGATCTTCATGTTGAACAGCAATGATGGTGAGAACACGGAGATATGTACGTTGGATAATAACTGTTTATGGGGCATGGTTTATGGGAAGTATATTAGAATATGTCCACATAACAAACTGTTGTATGATTTTGTAGATATTGATATTCATTTCCAGAACGAACTTGTATTGATAAATAGCAGTACTGAACCAATGAGATATTGTGTACATGATAAAAGCATTTATTTTAATATTTGTGGATTGCAATATTATAAGTTACGGGATTATGGTGTTGTCTTTTATGATGCTGGTACAATTTATTATTTGTCAGATAGTGAGCTACCTGAGAACCGACATAATACGATGGAAATAGATAAAATTCATGTTGGTGATGGGACATATTATCTGTATAAATTTAAAGATGCGCCTGATATGATCCAAGACATTATTTTTACGAATGATTTGATATTGTTGAAAGCAAATGAGAAGTATTACTATCATAAAATAGACGATGGCACTGATTTTGTTGTTAATAACTTTACGGAAATTGTCATCAGAAGTGATATTTCTTTCAAAGATACGGTGCAAAAACATTTCGTGATTAGGGAGAAAAAAAACTTTGAATCTTCGGTGGAATTATCTGTTCATACTGATTCGAATAAATTCAAGAAGATGTTGAATATTATGGAATTGTTACGAGTTGACGTGGATTTTTCCATTAATTATGTTGATAAGAATCAGACGATATCTTTTGGTAACGGCCCGAAAAGAGAATTTATGGAAACAGCTATAAATCATTTTGCGGACAAATATTTACATAATTATGGAACCCATAGCACGTTTAATTTGGAGTCCATTAAGAAATTTTCAGAAAATGATTTGATATGTATCGGATTTATGTTACATGCAGTTATTTGTCACAGCATGAATAATTTGCCATTCAGATTACCATTGATTCTGTTATTTGCAATTAAAAAACGAATTATTTACAGAGAAGAGTTAGAATTCTTTGCTAAATTGATTGCGCAAGATATTTACGGAACTATTATGCAGTACAGAGATGATCCAGAAAAATTTAACGAAATTGGTACTGACTTTGATAACTATGATGAAATGTTGAATAGTCTGTGCGGCATTCCAACTGATGCAACGGAACTGGCCAAATCGCACGAGATTAGTAAATACATTGCGAACGGATTCACATCTTATTCTGAGATTAAGAATTTGGAGTCGATGAATTATCCAACATTAGAATATTATATTTCTGGCGATTATGTAATCGACCGCAAAACCTTGATAAATAATTTGAAGATAAAAGATAAGTACAAAAAAATTGTCACTGATATTATTGAAAACTTATCAGAAGAAAAGTTAGCTATTTTGTTGAAGAACTGGTCCGGAACGTCAATCGTCAAAAAAAAGAACGAATATACTGTCATAATTAGTAAAAAAACAAATGGCGATCCGGATATCCTTTTTATGACATGCTCTTTAGGTATGCGAATATCGACGCAATTGATGACTAGTCCTGATATGCAAAATATATTGGTCGAATTACTGACTACACCAATTAATACAATGATAGATATTTAATGAAAATAATAATTATGTTCATTAATTTTCGAAAAAATGATATCTGATTCCGTGGGACAAATTATTAAAATCGCTGAAAGGGTCGTATGGATAATATTCTAAATCACGTTTAAGTTTTTTCCAAGGTTTTAGACAATCGAAGGTACTTTTGAAACAAGCCTTTCTATCGCCATATAATATGTCAGAACAAGTCATGCGTACATGTCGCAAATAAGAATTAAGAGTTACATTACTATATTTGTGAATTACCGATTCTCGTGGGAATCTTTCGAATGTTTGATCAACATTGTGACCATATCCTTCATTATCATAAAAAATCGCGTGCTTTTTTCGAGGATAATTATTGACAACGCCAGAAATATTCGAATAAAAAGATCCAATGATGCGAAACAACGGTCCATATCCAATATTGAATATTTTTATTCGATAATTATTGATGCGACACTTTGATTCTAATATTTTATCCAAAAAATCTCCTATTAGGGATGGGATTTTAGAATTTTCATTTTTAACGAGTGATATGAGCGCTATTTTGCCGATGGTAACATCATCAAGTCGTTCTCGCGCAAGCTGGATAAATAAATTTCCGAGGATCTCTCCTAAAGAGCAGTTATTAAAAACATGACCTATGCGATATTTCTCGTCACGACGCCATATATACTTAACGTTATGGTAATCATATTGGCAACATTTAAGCGAGCAATATATGCATCTAGGGAAACTTTTGAAACATGAAAATATTAAATTAAATAAATCTTTTGGAATTTTGTTATACTGGCACCATTTATATACGGAATATAGTCCTGTTGCTTCATTGAAGAGTAATGATAAATTCATTGATACTAGTTGGATATTGATAATGACAACGATATATTTTTGATCAATTTTAATGAATATGATAAATTATCATGTTCATTGATATATAATCTCTAGCTAATAGAATTCTTGCAGCAACGTTAAATGGTTGATTGAATGTGTCGCGCGGTTCTTCAGAAAATACATTCCTTTTTGATGATCTCTTGAATATGTGATGCAAATCTCCAGCAAATACGGTTCTTTGTGGCAATATTGCGCTCAACTTTCAATGATCTATTGAATATGACACGCAAATTCTCCAGCAAATATGATTTCTTTGCAGCAACATTGCGTTCAACCTTCAATGATCTATTGAATATGACACGCAATTCTCCAGCAAATATGATTTCTTTGCAGCAACATTGCGTTCGACCTTCAATGATCTCTTGAATATGTGACGCAATTCTCCAGCAAATACAATTCTTTGCAGTGACATTCAATGATCTCTTGAATATGTGACACAGTTCTCCAGCAAATATGATTTCTTTGCAGCAACATTGCGTTCAACTTTCAATGATCTCTTGAATATGATACGCAATTCTCCAGCAAACATAATTCTCAACAGTAACATTGCGTCAAACATTCAACGATCTCTTGAATATGTAACGCAATTCTCCTGCGAATATAATTCTTTGCAGTGACATTCAATGATCTCTTGAATACGTGATGCAATTCTCTAGCAAATACGATCCCTCGCGTTCAATTTTCAATGATCTATTGAAAGTGACATGCAATTCTTCGGCAAATACGATTTTTTTACAGAAGCACCACGTTCAACTTTCAATGATCTGTTGAATATGACCCGCAAATATAATTCCTTTGCAGCGACATTGCGCTCAACTTTCAATGATCTATTGAGTATGGCACGCAATTCTCCAGCAAATATGATTTCTTTGCAATAACATTGCGCTCAACTTTCAATGATCTATTGAATATGACACGCAATTTTCCTGCGAATACAATTCTCTGCAGCGACATTGCGTCAAACGTTCAATGATCTCTTGAATATGTGACGTAATTCTCCAACAAACACAATTCTTTGTAGTGATATTCAACGATCTCTTGAATATGCAACGCAATTCTCCTGCGAATACAATTCTTTGCAGTGACATTCAATGATCGTTTGAATACGTGACGCGATTCTCCAGCAAATATGATTTCTTTGCAGCGGCGTTGCGTCCAACGTTCGATAATTCTTTGAATATGACACGCAATTCTCCAGCAAATATGATTTCTTTGCAGCAACGTTGCGTTCAACTTTCAATGATCTATTGAAAGTGACATGCAATTCTCCGGCAAATACGATTCTTGGCAGCATATTCAATAATTTATTGAATATGCGATTAAGAAACATCACTGTCATTCTTTCAAATACCGCTTACAGATAACGTCAAATAAATTATTCAAATCTTTTGTGCAATGATAATGAAAATATTGATGATCTTTTGATTGGCTATTTTGACCATATGAATTTATCAGTTTTTTACTTCGACCATATAAAAAAACGCAACATTCTTCGCGAACACAACGCAAATAATATTTTATATCCTCCCGGGCATATTCGTCACGTACATCCCATAATTTAGCATATTTGTACGAAGTCTGATAAATTGCATCAACATCTGAAAAAATGCATCCAATCAAGGAAAAAATAGATTCATATTCAAGAACATTAATCGCAAAAGGTTGCCGTTCCTCGTTAAACTTCAAATTATACGAAAATAATCTATTTATATCGACTATTTCATCACATTCCAGCAGTTTTTTAATAAATTCGCCTATTTTAATTGGTATCTGTGTTGCTTCATTTTTGGCAAAAGAAATAAGAACTAACTTACCAATGATACTTTTATTATCACTATCTTTTTCGAACTGGTCTAAGAGCGTGCCAACTATCATCTGAAGTGATCGATTTCTATTCGTATGATTCAAACAGTACGTCCACATGCCACCACTTCGATGTTCAAATCTCGTTCTTTGATAATCATACCTGCAACATTGAAGAGAACAATATATACAATTTGGATAGTTTTTGTGACATCGAAAAATAAGTTGAAATAATTCTTTCGGAATTCCGTTGCATATGCACCATTTATAGACGGCATATAACCCGGTTGCTCCATTGTAAAGTTCTGTTAGATCGTGCATTTATAGCTAGATATGTTACTTGGTATTGATATGATCAAAAATCAATTTTATTTTTGATCATATATCAGTGAATAATCGTTCCAATAGTCAGGCAACATCTTTTCCAGTAACATTGAATGAACTAATATTTGAACGTTCAAATCTCAAGGCAACATCTTGCCAGCAACATTGAATGAACTAATATTTGAACGTTCAAATCTCAAGGCAACATCTTTGCCAGTAACATTGAATGAACTAATATTTGAACGTTCAAATCTCAAGGCAACATCTTGCCAGCAACATTGAATGAACTAATATTTGAACGTTCAAATCTCAAACATCTTGCCAGTAACATTGAATGAACTAATATTTGAACATTCAAATCTCAGGGCAACATCTTTTGCCAATAACATTGAATGGACTAATATTTGAATATTCAAATCTCCAGGCAATATCTTTGCCAGCAACATTGAATGGACTAATATTTGAACGTTCAAATCTCAAACATCTTGCCAGTAACATTGAATGGACTAATATTTGAACGTTCAAATCTCAAGGCAACGTCTTACCAGCAACGTTGAATGGACTAATATTTGAACGTTCAAATCTCAAGGCAATGAAACATTTGCCGGCAATATTGAATAGATTAATTCGAATGTTCAATTCTCAAGGTAATGTTCTAGTTCAACAACTTCTTCCGACTAATATTCTTTAATAATTGACAATTATTAAAGAATGCATCAATATTTTAATCCACGCACATTTATCGATCCTCCCAACGCAATCAAATCAAACCAACGATCACCGCATCGCAATTCAACATTTTCGCCATATATAAGAGCAAAACATGCTGTACGAACAGCTAATAAATATGCTTTAATATCTCCTCGTCCAAGTTTAACTGGATGATTTATAGATATTGATGAAAAAATGTGTCCAATTAGACTAAAAATAATATCATAACTAAAATCGATAACGTTCATGCGATATGTTTGATCATTAACTTTAAAATGACGAATTAATCCAAGCAAATTATCCAATAACAATTTTATTGTAAATGGTATCTGAGTAGATTCGTTTTTTGTGAATGCGATACAAATTATTTTGCCGAACGAGTAATCATTGTGTGCATTTATTAAGGGTGTGACGAGATTGCATAGTGAGATGTTATTATTTCTATGTTTTTGATAGTTGTTGTATCTGCAACATTTTATAGAGCAAAAGATGCATCTATCACAGTTTCTGTAATATGTAAATATTAATATGAACAACTCTTTGGGGATGCCATTGCGACAACTCCATTTATAAACGGAATATAACCCGGTCGAAATATCAAACAACGAAGACAGATCTCTCATTTGTATTAAGGAAGATATTTATTTTAAAAAATTGATTTTTGAAATATTAGACGTATGCCATCATTATATTAATGGTTAACGATGTTATTGTTTTTGTTAATACTATCAGTCAATAGTCACAATTATAATTATGTGACTCAAAATACGGTTGATGATAGAATGGAATTTAGTTTTTCATTGAGTAACGAGAATGTGACATTGCAACTTACAAAAGTTTTGTTCAACATTTCGGTTGTTAATGATCGTTGTAATACAAGTTTTTTTTAGTTTTTTGGATATTGTAATGGTCATTGTGAGAAAGAATATGATTATGATAATAATGAAGCTGTGATGGAATATGTATATAGTAATATGTTGTATGTTCCGGTGACATCATTTGTTTCTCAGAATATTACGTTTGAATTTGATGAAATCGAAGAAATTGCAATGAATCCACCTGAAGTAGATAATAGTGGTATCATTCTTTTTGCGGTCCTTGTATCGGTTATATGTGGTCCTATAGTAATTTTTTCAGGTGGGATGATAATTATGATAATTGTTGGTGGATGCGTGTCAATGATGTCAATAAAGCCAGCGGACGAGAAGACAGATGATGCAGAAAAGAATGAAACTGGTGATGTGAATATTGATTTGTCGGCGTCTGGCAATATTGATGATCAAATTTCTAGTTCGGAGACGACTTCGAGTGATTGATTTTTAGCGATTGGTTAATTGTTAAAGGTGATATAAAAGTGGATTGTGTAAGGATAGGTATGAAGAATGGAAGAAGAATATCGTCCGATTGTGGGTTATGAGGGTAGATATGGGATTTCGAAGGCAGGTGAGATTTATTCTTTTGTATCAAATAAAACATTGAAAATACAAGTTAATTCTGCAGGATATCGTATTATATCACTAAATGATGACGCGGGAAATAGGTGTAAACGTTATGTTCATGTTTTAGTTGCCAGCACATATTTAAAAAAAAACGGATCCCGAACAAGTTCAGGTGGATCATATCAATGGCGACAAATCTAACAATAATTTGGACAATCTAAGATATTGTACTCGAAGCGAAAATATGAAAAATGCTCACAAGAACAATTGCTCTTACGACAATGTACTTGTGTCAAAATTAGACGTTAACGGTAATTTTATCGAAGAGTATGAATCGATTAGATTAGCCGCACGAGATAATAATTTAAGCAAACATCTTATAATTTGGTGTTGCAAAAATATACATAAAAATAAAACAGGTGGCGGATATCTTTGGGCCCGCAAAGAAAAGCAAGGAATAAGATTTGAATCGGATGAAGTGTTCAAAAAAATAGATAAAATAGGGAATCTTGTTTTTGACAATTATGAAATCTCATCATATGGAAAATTAAGAAATATTAGAACACAAAAAATTTTAGCCCCTGCAACTTCAAACGGGTACGCTAGGTTTCAATTATATATGCAAGATGGAAAACCCAAACAGATGCTGTCACACCGGTTGGTAGCTTATTTTTTTATTAAAAGGGTCGACGACGATACAATGGTTGTAAATCACCTAGATGAAAATAAACTGAATAATCACGTTAGCAATTTAGAATGGTGTACGCAATTAAAAAATAAGATACATTCGGTTGGTAAAAAAGTATGCAAAATCGATAAAGACACCGGATGCATATTATATACGTATGACAGTGTTGCGTCCGCAGGGAAAAAAATAGGAAACCCTGGTGCTTTCGGAAAAATTAGTAAATGTTGTAATAGTAACCAAATAACCTCTTATGGTTTCGCATGGAAATTTTTAAAAGACATCATAGATGAAATGCTAAACGATGGATACATTGAAATCACAACAAAAGAGCTAAATGAAACACAAGAAGGAACATTTGTATCTTTTATAGGTGATAACGGTCAGTTGCGATATAGTCGCAAATTAACTGACATCGAAAGCAACGTTATGACTTACATGAAAGATGATAAAAGATTCTATTATCGTCTCTCCAACATAAAAAAGGTATGGATCAAGCAATGTTAATTAATAATTATTGATTAACATTATTCACAAATGGCATAGATAAATAATCTCATCCAATTATAATTAAAATGCAAAATCAGTCATTTAATCAAGTAAATCAATATGTTGACATCAAAAATAATGGCAGAATATTTCCTGTTTGGGTTGCGAAGAATTTTAAAAAGTACAAATTGCCGCCTGTTCTTCGGGGGGAAAATGTTGATCCATGCAATGTGGAAAGCAAGTTGGAGCTGAGAAAATACCAAGAGTTTATTGGAAAGTATTTGGCTCCTTCTTCACCTTATAACGAAATATTGCTGTTTCATAATGTGGGAGCAGGGAAGACAATATCTGCAATAAATCTCCTTAACGTTTTTTATAACTATGATCCAAATATCAACACAATTATTCTAATAAAAGCGTCGATAAAAAATGACCCGTGGCTACAAGATTTAAATATATGGCTGGAACGAGATCCTGGAGAAGAAAACGAAAAAAATGTTACTAAATTGGCTCGTTTCAAGAACATTCACATGTTGAACTTCGATAGTCCATATGCAGATAAAGATTTTATCGAAACGATCAAAAAAATAGATACATCACTTCCAACTATGTATATCATCGACGAAGCTCATAATTTTATCAGAAACGTTTATTCCAATATTAATTCTCAAAAAGGACAACGAGCACAGATCATTTATGAATATATTGTGCGAGAAAAAAGAGAAAATAAAAATACAAAAGTTATCCTTATGACTGCTACCCCAGCAACTAACGTTCCATTCGAGTTTTCTTTATTTTTTAACATGCTCCGACCTGGAATATTTCCAATGTCCGAACTCGAATTCAATAAAATATTTGTCACTGAATCTAACTATCCCATTCTCAATCCCGAAAAGAAGAACATGTTCGAAAGACGTATTATGGGTTTAGTATCATATTATATTGGTGCAACTCCAGATCTTTACGCTACCCAAGAATTAGAATATATTAATTTGCCAATGTCTGAATATCAATACAATGTTTACCGCGTTTTTGAAAAGAAAGAAAACGATATCCAAAAAAGAATGCAAAGAGTCGGTAAATCGTCGCAGCTCTATCGAACATACACTAGGCAAGCTTGTAATTTTGTTTTTCCACCCGTTAGTTCTCAAATTTCCGGCGAAATCCGACCTAGACCAAACATGTTTCAATTAACTGATAAAAAAGGAGTAGACGTTGAAACTGGTAAAGAACCATTTGGTAGTGAAGCTGATAATGCCCGAAGATATCAAGCTGCTTTGAATAACTTTGTTTACGGGACAGAAAAATATTTTCAATCGATACATGAAGAAGATGTTGTAAGAGGCCCAACTATCTACGACGATTTGGCGGCATTTTCAGTCGGATTCACTCAAAAATACGAAAAGAAGTTCTTGAATTTTTACAATTCTGGTGATGCAAGATCTATGTTGTTTACTGAGATGTACAAATCGTCGCCGAAGATGTTAGCGATTATGTTTATGACCCATCTTAGTCCTGGTAAGGTATTGATATATTCCAACTATGTCGTTGTAGAAGGTATTGATATGATAAAAGTATATCTAAGATTGATTGGTTACAATGATTATAAAATAGCTAACGAAGGCAAAGGATATTGCGAGTATCATGGACAAATTGATAAAAATGAAAGAATCAAGATTAAAGCTATGTACAATGGTTCGGATAATATTTACGGTTCGAAATGTAGAGTGATTTTGCTTTCGCCATCCGCAACTGAAGGAATCCAATTATATAATGTTCGGCAAGTACATATTTGTGAAAGCGCATGGACGGAGACTCGCATTTTGCAAATCGTCGGCAGAGCCATTCGACAATGCGGCCACAAGCAACTCCCCCTCAACGAACGCCACGTTAACGTCTATCGCTACAAAGTAACAAAACCACAAACAATCGACAAAGATGACACCATCCGTCTAACTGCCGACGAAATAGTAGAAGATCTCGCCAAAGCAAAAGACAATCTCATCCAATCGTTCCTGACCGCATTACGTGAAGCTGCCATCGATTGCGAACTATTCCGAGCTCACAACATGATGACTCTAACATATCAATGTTTCAAATTCCCAGAAAGTATGATAACTGGCAAATTCATCGGTCCAGCTTACAAAGAAGATCTCAAAGAAGATGTTAAATACGACGCAGGTTTAGGTGCCAAAAATACAAAAGTGGAAAGAATAAAAGTGATCAAAATAAAAGCAGTTTATCGAATTAGCAGAAATAAAGATGGTGAATCAGAGTATTCTGAACCTGAAGAATATTGGTATTATCCAAAATCAAGAATGGTGTATGATATTGATGTTCACTATCCAGTCGGAATGGTGGAAGTTGTAGATGATATCGCATCAAAATTATCCAAAGATGTCTACATCATCACCGATATGATTAATATTCCAACTATCAACGTTTAATTGCATTTATTATTATAAATGCAATCAATCGATGCGAACAGCTATAACTGTACAATCATCATCTTTGGCTTGCGTTATCATTTTTTTTAATTCTTCTTCTATGTTATCATTTTTTGAGGATAAACCATTTTTGAATTCTTGTAGCGCAACCGAATCACTCAAGAGTTTTTCAATGGATTTTCCAAATGGTGTCGCAACACTTTTCATGTTGATCTTTCTTTTGACAGTAGCAACTAATAATTGGGAAATAGTTGTCGGTTCTTTCCAACGAGAAAGTAAATCTTCTATTTCTTCAATGAACAAATTGTCAGTCATTCCATCAGTTGATAATATGATCACATCATTCAATTGTAATAAAAATGCTTGAAACGTTGGCGCCATCGAACAATCGAACACGTTACCTTTGAATTTAACTTGTGCTGGCATATTCCAACTATGTTGTAGCGGACGGGTGGAGAAAACCAACTTAGCATTTCTATAAACTTGGACAACTGAATCACCAACTACCATGCAATCCAATCTCGAAGATGAAATATTTGCACATGCAATCGTAGAGGCACCCGTCGGCGGAATCAATGGTGGTGTAATTTTGATCTCACCTAATTTTCCATAAATTGTTCCATTTGTTCGAACATAATGCTTTAAGAATTCCACAATCTGTCTAGAATTGCGGGCACCTCCAACGCCATCGAAAACAGCTGCATGAAGATGATTTCCTTGTTCTTTGATTATGTGGCCATCTTCGCCCAGTGGGGAGTCTCTATCCAAATGAATAGTATCTATCGTACACTTACTTTGTGATGCACTCGCATAAGATATGGTACGCTTTTCAGATATATTCATTTTTTGGAATAATTGTTGATATTTTCGATTGTCCACCTTTTTTTGATGGGTTTGCTCTAAAGGTTTGTTGTGTACGGTTTCATTCCTTTTGGCAATTTTCCCCATCTTCTAGCCCGTTTTCTACTTATTAACAATTAATATGGATACATTAATCTGTTCAAATATCAATTTTTTTGCCACAAAAATTGATTTTAACAATTGTTATTATAAATATTTGTTAAGATATATTACATTAAAAATGGATAAAATAATGAAATATCGAGAAGATGTGGATTCAATCATGTGGGATCTTCTCCGAACAGAAACATTTATGATAGAAGATCTAGAAGACATTATCAATACAGTCACATTGACGATCAGACAATACGATAAAACATTTTCAAGATCTCAAATGAAAGCTATTGTCAATTTCCATATCGGATGTAAATATGATAACTCGTTCTTGTATGATACCAAAAATGAGACAGATAAACAAATAATCATGAAAAAAATAGAAGATGATTCGTCACATTCGGATGATATGTCATTTGGTGGCTTAGATATGAACGACTCAATTGAAGAGGTTATTATTCCATATCTAAACTCTGAAATCGAGAAAGATAAAACTGTCGTTAATTGTGCAGCAGACTTAATAAGTCATCGACATGATTACAATGCTGGTAGATACGCCGAAAAAAAATATATCAGACGTAAAGAAAGAATCGTAGAAATTAAGGCTATTCCGCAACCAGAACAAAAATCTGAAGCATGGTTGAAACAGCGTAAGAAATGTATCACTGCAACTGGTGTGTCAACCGCATTAGACGAAGATCCGTATAATCATCCTGCGAAATTTTTGTTAGAGAAATGTGATAGAGGTATCCCTTTCAAAGAGAATAAAAATACGCATCATGGAGTAAAATATGAAGAAATTGGTAGCATGTTTTACGCTTTCCGAAATAATATAGACGTTGCAGATTATGGATTATTGCAACATGAAGAATATCCATTTATTGGTGCAAGTCCGGATGGAATTTGCGAAAAGACAGCCAAAGATGGATCTGGACTATCAAAAATAGTAGGTAGATTGTTAGAGATTAAATTCCCGGCAACGAGAGAGATTTTAACATCTGGCGATTTGGATGGTGATATTTGTCCGCATCAATATTATCTACAGTGTCTAACACAGATGTTTGTGACAAAAATGGATGAATGCGATTTTTTACAATGTAAGATCGAGGAGTATGAATCATATGATGATTTTGTCAAAGATTCACAATCGAAAATACCAGGGTTATCAAAATCGAGTAATTTAGAGAAAGGATGTATTATTCAATTGTTGCCGAAAAAACTCGTTAACGATGATGATAAGTTGATGTGTTTGTACAAAGCGCAGTATTTGTATCCGTCTAAATTACACATGACAATCGATGAAACTGAAAAATGGATTGCAAATGAAATCATAAATTTCAGTTCGCATAAGTTTTCAAAAGAGTATGTGATTGATAAACCTATCTTTTGGAAGTTAACGAAAGTGACGTGTCATCTTATCAAGCAAGATAATGAATGGATGATGCGACGGTTACCAGAATTGCAACAGTTTTGGGATTATGTTGAATTTTATAGGAAACATGAAGACAAGTTGAATGATATCGAAACGTTTGTCAAAGAAGTAGGCGATGACAAGACTGCATTAATATTTGAACGAGTTAACAAGCATTTTTTGGAATTCAATAAGAAGAGTAAATACAAGCCGTTGTATCAACAAATCAATCCTTGGCGTGCGAAATTTATCAAGAAGAAAGAGGACTACAAGAAACGGTTTTGGCAAAAAAAATGAAAAGGCAATATATTAATATATATTTATTTTAATATATTACAAAGATGAACAACTTGATATCGGACATTCATACGCATTTATGCACTTTTTTGTCTAATATTGACAAACTCAATTTTTTATCTGTTTCGAAAAAATATCACGGGATTAAGAATGTGGTTAGTTTCGAAGATGAAGTTAATATGGCATATGTTAGTCATTTATGGTACTATAATAGTTTTTGTAACGTTCGCATATGCAAATCTTTTGAAGATAACGATGATTTGGAAGTGTCGAACGTTATGTATCCTAAAAATATCGCGCGATTAAAGTTATATAATTATAAAACGACATTGAATATCCCCAAATCTGTTACAGATCTAACATGCGTATTACATAAAAATATTAGTGCATATATTCCACATGGGATTAAATATTTAACATTTAGTTGTTGCGATCCCGAAAATAATATTTATATTGATGGTCATATACCAAACACAGTTACTCATTTGACGATCAATAGTAATTCTAATTATCGATGCCTGAATTCGAGAGTTACGATAAACGATGATATCGACATCAAGAAATATATTCCAAAAAGTGTTACGAATCTTACAATTACATACGTTTCAAAATTTGCGGGCGATATTATTCCTGATTCTGTTATAGATTTGCACATTTCTCGATTTTTGAATGATACATGGGATGGAATACCACATACAGTTAAAAACCTACGAATATGTAAGGGAACACTGCCTCCTACTGTACCAATTAATTTGACACGTCTAAGAATTGATTATGGTCATGATGTATCTTTAGGGGCACACAATTTCAATTATTTGACTCATTTATCACTAAATGATACATTCAACATGACGATTAACGAAAATCATCTCCCATTAACTCTTACACACCTAACTTTGGGAGATGACTTTAACCAATCGATCGAATTTTGTAATCCACATCATCTTCAATCATTAATTTTAGGCGACAAGTTTAACCAACCAATAAAAACTACTTTCCCATCCCTCGCTTTTTTACAATTTGGACACGACTTCGATCAACTATTATCTCCGCAACAAATACCAAACGTTACCCACTTACGTTTCGGTACCAGTTTTAATCAAAATGTTACCATACCAACAAAAGTAACTCATCTAACTTTCGGCGACAAATTCAATAAGTACCTCGACAGAATTCCAGAATCGGTAACGCATTTAACAGTTGGCTACTACTTTAGATTCGATTATCACATCAAATTGCCAATGAATATTATCAGCTTAACGTATTCTGATTTATATGGCCGCCCAATCAACAACATAATGAATCCGCACGTCAAATTCCTCAAATTCGGTAAATACTTTTCGTGTCCGTTGCCGTTACATTTATTGACTCATGTGACAGAAATTTCATTGCATCGTAATTATTCATTGGATATTAACACAGAACTATACCAAATAATTTCCTTTTACAATTGATCTGAATAATTTTAGTTTAAATTTATTCAAAGCATAATTGACATTTTTTCCCCTTTAATAATATATGAATAACATTAAGTATGAATTCGTGAAAGCGAAACAGAAAGGTGGCGGATCATGGGGATCATTTTCATTTGATAATGATACAACACATGATATGTTGGCTAAATTCTGTGATGAAGATAGAATTTATTTTAATGATAGTAAAGTAAATAAATTTCTAGGAGAAATGTATGCAAAGAAAGATATCCAATTTAAAGAACAATATCCACATGAAAAGAACATTCTTTACACTGATCTTCAACTAAATACAGATTGTGCCGGTGTGGTCATATATTTGATGCTAAAATGTAAAACTATCAAAAAAGAATTTCTAAAGAGAGCATTAGTTAATATTTACAAAAATTATTTGAAAACATATATTAATAGAGAAGCAGATGGATGGTTTGATTATCATCGAGAGAGAATGAAATCGCTGATAATCGAAATTCATCTTATTAATTATTGTCTCAATCATGGTTCGTTAAAAAAAATCATTAAACATTTATCGGATAACATTAATACGGCTGATATTTTGGCAGGCGATGTTGATGCAAATCGACACAGTGCAAAAGTAATGAAATATATCAACACACATAAAAAAGATTTTGCAGATAACTTGTTCATGTCAAAAACTAAAAATTGCAATCGATTTGATGTTGATCATCCTCTTCAAAATTTACCAGATATTTTTCCGAAACCAGATCAATGTCCGCAATTAGATCCAAATATCCCTTACTTGGGAACAGTTATGCGTGGCGGCGATATGTATTTTGTGAATAGAGAAGAAAATGGCAATCGTATTTGGGTAAAATATGATCCTGATTTTAGTTTCTCATATAATTATCTCAATGATGACTTCTTGTCGTCCATTTATGGAAAACATTAAAATTTGAATAACTTTGAATCAAAATTATTCAAATCGTCGAAACATGATCTCAACATTACCAACATCGAATTTACCGTTATCAATGATAGCCAAATGATCTTCCAATTCATCAACAAAGCGCTTTAATTCTTCAACGACAACTATTTTTGATTCATTTTTGATAACACTCATTTTAGCTGCAAAGTACGTATTTTCTGTCTTAGGTTTTTTGTCAATAAAATCTTTAATAATTTCCCAATCGTTCTTTTTGACTTTAAAATCCATTATCGTCAAACAGGCTTCTCTACATACCTTGACAGACATGCAACCGTATTCATCGTGAATTTTGCCGACGATGATATTACATTGATCTTTTGTTAGATTTTGATTTTTTAATATCCTCAAAAAGATCCCATCGCGATGTTTTTTGTAACCGTAACAGATATCGATGATATTTTTAAAATCTGCACCATAATGTTCGACACTCAATAATGCGATAGTTTTATTATTCAAATGTTTTACAAAGTTCTCATCGTTCAATATTGTAGCAAGTAATCTATGCCGAAATATGTTATCTTTGATTTTGAGAACACGTTTGTTAATGCGACTTGTATCAGATAGTAATAACATCTTCAGCATTGGATAATTATATCTCGCAGCAACTCTACATCCAAATATGATACATGTTGAATTTATCAACAATATTTCCATCATATTTGTTGCGTTTGATTTGACAGCTAATCGCATGATCGTTTTATGCGTTTTACTATCCATAATGCTAAAATGTTCTTTTATTGCTTGTTGATTACCAACTGTTACGACGTCGATCGTATTATCCCATGTAATTTTTTCATCTGCTGTGCAATACATCTGTGTTCGATGATGACGTTATATTGCGTAATGGACTTGTTTTTTTCATTTTTTTCGGTATTATAGTTATATGAGCGCTGTGAAGTACGAATTTGCTAAAGTAAAACAGAAAGGAGGAGGCGCATGGGGAACGTTTTCGTTTGATAATGATATGACTCACGATATTCTATTTGATTTTCGAAAAGATAAAGTTCTCGTTAATAACACTAAAGCAAATAAATTATTGGCAAAAATGTATGGTGATGAAGATGAACAACTAAAAAAAGAACATCCTAATGAGAAGAACCTTCTTTTTTCTGATTATCAACTATACACTCACGCGGCTGGTGTAGTTATATATTTAGCGCTGCAATGTAGGACAATTAAAAAAGAATTTCTAAAAAGAGCATTAATTGAAGTCTATAAGGACTATCTAAAACTGTACATTATCAAAGAAGCATCTGGTTGGAAAGACTATCGCGAAAGAATGCGGTCGTTGAATATCGAAATTCATCTTCTTAATTATTGTTTGAATCATGGATCATTAGAGAAGATCGTGAAGCACTTATCGGAGAATATCAATACGGTAGATATTTTAGCAGGCGATATATTTATCAACAAGAACAGTGTAAAAGTTATGAAATATATCAATGCTCATAAAAAAGACTTTGCAGATCATTTGTTTTTATCAAAATCAGGAAAATTGCCAAGACTTGATCCTAACATCCCATATCTCAACACTGTCATGCAAGGTAACGATGGATATTTTATCAATCAAGAAAAGAATGGCAAACGCAAATGGATCCCGTTCAATTCATATGACAATTTATCATATAATTATCTCGACGATGACTTTTTATCGTCCATCTACGGAAAAAAATAACACTCTTATTATAAATGTACTTCAATAGCACCAATATCAAAGACGTTTTCACTGTAAATGCAATACAACATACAGATGCACGAGGAGTCTTCCAAGAACATTATAACGATGATAAATATGATGAAAAAATTTCAGGATGCAAGCAAGTTTCATATTCTAAATCTAATAAGAATGTTGTTAGAGGAATTCATTGTTCACGATATGGCAAATTAATCCAATGTATTCATGGTAAGATTATTGATACTGTATTTGATTTGAGAATATCTTCGCCAACATATTTGCAGACTTTTCAGGTTGAATTATCAGCTGATAATGCGGTGCAGTTGTTTGTGCCTGCGGGTTGCGGTCACGGATTTATCTCTTGCGATGATGATAGCATCGTCTTGTATGCGCAGGAAGGATGCTACAACAAGGATTATGAAATGAACGTGAACATATTTGATCCTCTGTTCAATGTGAAGTGGTTACAGTTGGGAGATAAAAAGAAGTACATTATGTCAGATGCCGACAAGGATGCACCGTTGTTGATAGATGCGATATTGATAAATGCGTATAAAAATCATATCAATTAGATGTATAGAATGGAATATTACGTTTTGCGAGCGATGGAAGAGGCTGAGAAGAGCGATATGAAGAGGAAGTATGGTGCAGTGTTAATTTATCGAGGAAAGATAATTTCACAAGGGCATAATTACGCGACTTGCAACGATACGTTAAGCAGGTCATGTGTTTTATGAGGCTAATAAATATTCAGTGCATGCAGAGCAGAGTTGTATTAGTAAGTGTAAGAATAAGAAGATTTTGAAGAAATGTAAGATGATTTTAGTTTGTTTGGATGGAGATGGAGGATTGAGAGAGTGTAAATCGTGTGAGATGTGTAGGAGGATCATTGATAAGTATGGAGTGAAGAGAGTTGTGAGTTATTTTAATTGAATAATTGTTGATTGTTCAATTAAAAACTGGAAAAATAAATTCGTCATGATCAACCCCATATAAACAATATCAAACTAATAACAACCAATGTCAATAAAATTAAACGTATCAGGAAGAAATTTTTTAGTGCAAAAAGAAACACTATGCAAATCTCCGCTCTTTAGCAACATGTTTGAAGATTGTGAGGAAACTGACGACGAAATTATGATATATCGATCGCCAATGCTTTTTGAACACATATATGCCTATTTATTAGATGATACATATCAATATCCAAAACAATTCAAGTCTGAATTGGATTATTATCAAATAGGCGAACCAAAAGAACCCGTTTGTACTCCATGTGATAGTTCGAATGAATGCAATTTAGGGACACAACGAACATATGCGACACCAACTATCATACGTAAAAGTTCTTGCGTATCATATAATCCTTCCCGTTGTTCATATTCATCTTTCAACTCCTGTCGCGCAGGTCGTTGCCCGCCAGACAATAATTAACGTATTCGTTTAAAAAATAAATACGTTAACAAACCAAATGGAAATCAATCTTAATATATCCGGTAGAACATTTAAAGTGCAAAAAGATGTACTATGTAGATCTCAATTATTCGCAAATATGTTTGCAGATTGTGATACTATTGATGATGAAATTAAAATTTATCGTTCGTCTAAATTATTTGAACATGTATACGCTTATTTGTTGGATAATAAGTATCCATATCCTAAAAAATACTATGCTGAGTTGGATTACTATTTGGTCAATTATGCAACGTGGAAATTATTTGATCCATTTGAGAGTATCATGACAGAATTAGTACACAACATCCCTAATTGGATAAATAACAAAAATGAAGAAATCAAAAATGATATCATCAATCAAATTACATCAAATACAGAAAAAGTTGAGTCGGATATTAAATGTTCGGTTAGTTATTGTAACATTCGATGCATGTTACCCATTTGCGAAGAACATCGTGGAGAATGTTGCTACTATGGATATATTGACCAGAACGGACCAATTGCATGTTGGAATCGCCAGAAATGTGAAAATAAAATCTCTGATACCCAAATCTATTGTCATGATCATCAAAATTGTGATTAAAAATTATCATTATCACTATTATTTATCAATAATAGTAACAATGTCAACAACTATAAACGTATCTGGCAAAATATTTAAAGTATCGCGAGACGTAATTTGCAAATCAGAAATGTTTTGTAACATCTCATCGGATTGCGTTATTGATAATGAAATTACTATTGATAGATCTTCCAAATTATTCAAGCATGTTTATGCCTATTTGTTAGATAGCAAATATCCATATCCCATAAAATTTGTAACGACAAAATGAAAGAAATTGAAGAAGAGATTGATGATGAAAAAGATGTTAGATAAACTTTTTGAATTAACTTCAAAGAGTAGGGCGACACAATTGCGTGTATTCAGAATGTATCAATAATTGTAGTCCAATGTATATATATAGTATGTTACCACAATCATTGTGGTAATTATACATACGGCAGTATTCCATTTTGCGATGAACATATTTACGAACACGAGTTAGAAGAATGGTAAATTATTATGATTTTGAACAAAATAATAAAAATTGATAAAAAAACTCTCAAGACCCATAAAACAATATAAAAACAATCAACTTACACTAAACAATGTCTGTCAAAAAAATTAATCCGTTCGAATTTGATCACATTAGCACCAAAGTCCGAGAATTCTTCAAACTTAAAGGACTTGTCGAGTGTCATGTCCAAAATGAATTATCAATCTTGGCTGCATGCGAAGATCCAACAACTATCGGACAATTTGATTATTCGGGCTACGTCTGGCCACTGCCGCAAACTGGTCAAATGCATCTTGAAGATCTTATCTTGACATATGGCGAAACAAAAGTTCCAGGATTCTTTTGCATCACAACGTCGTATCGCCAAGAAGCTAATCCAGTTCCAGGGCGACATGACTTGATCTTCCCTATGATTGAATTTGAAATCCCTGGTGATATTAACAAGTTGCAAGAATTTCAGCGAGAAATGTTAGAATATTTGGGATTTGGTGAAAAGAACAGCTTCCCAGAAGGAAATTATGCTGATTTATGCACTAAATATGGAGTTTCAGAATTGGAACACGAACATGAGATGATGATGAAGGACGATTTTGGGCCTGTATTTTTCCTCAAGAATTTCCCAGAAACAACATCTCCGTTCTGGAACATGAGTAGATATCCAGGTACAAATATCGCTAAAAAAATAGATGTCATCGTATGCGGAGTTGAGACATTTGGTTCTGCCGAACGCTCTTGTGATAAAAATGAGATGCGAAAATTGTTTCATAACATAACTGATGGCAAATATGCAGAAACTTTGTACAGTCGTTTTGGCAAAGAAAGAGTTGAAAATGAATTAGAGACATTTTTAAAGCATGATTTCTTCGTTCGCAGTGGTTGTGGCATTGGCTTTACTAGATTATGTAAAGCTATGAAGCAAATGAACTTATTATAATTATTAACTTGATATAAATAATATCCAGTTAATAATATCAATGTCGATAAAATTAAACGTATCCGGGCGGATCTTTTTAGTGCAAAAAGATATACTATGTCGTTCACAATTATTCACGAATATGTTTGCAGATTGCGATACAATTGATGATGAAATTATGATTTATCGTTCGTCTAAATTATTTGAACACGTATATGCCTATTTGTTGGATGATAAATACCCATATCCAAAAAAATATTATGGTGAGCTAGATTATTATTTAGTGAGTTATAAAATGCAATCCTTGTTCGATCCAATTACACGATTAAGATCAACAATAGAAGATGATAAAGAAGAAATTAAAAGTAGCATTGTAGACGTAGTTGATGCGATAAATGAAACAAAACATTGCGTTAAAAATATCTGTTCGGATGTTGCTGTAAGAGACAAACAAATAGACGTGGAATGTCCCGTCATGGGTTGTACCAGCAGATGTATGTTACCTGTTTGTGACGAACATCGTGGTCAATGTTGCCATCATTATGATTGGGATAATTATAGATGTCCAAATCCGATTGATGAACATGAAATTTATTGCTATTGCCACAACGATGAACTATAAAATTGATTTTTTTATCATCATTATTACTATTGGTTAACAAACAATAATAATAATGTCAATAATTCTAAACGTATCAGGAAGAATATTTAAAGTATCGCGAGAAGTAATCTGCAGGTCAGAGATGTTTTGTAATATGTTGGCAGATTGTGTTGTCGATGATGAAATTGCTATTGATAGATCTTCTAAATTATTCGAACATGTATATGCTTATTTGTTGGATAGTAAGTATCCATATCCTAAAAAATATTATTCTGAACTTGATTATTATTTGGTGCAATATGATATTGAACAATTGTATGATTCTCATAAAAATTGTGGTGAAGTACAAAAAAGGATGATGAATATAGCATTAGATAGAATTTGCGAGTTGATTTCGGGTGGCGATCGGGAATGTGCATATTCTGGTTGCGACAGTGGCTGTCTACCGGGATATTTAGTATGTAGACAACATAGACATTATTGTTGTCATACAAACAATGGAGGCTGTGATAATGATACGTATGGTAGCATTCCATACTGTGATGAGCATATTTATGAACACGGATTTGAAAATTGGTAACAATACAATCGTACTTACCAATAAAAATTGATATTATCATTTATTTATCAATAGACGATAATATTTCTAAATCAAACAATGTCCATAAGAATAAACGTATCTGGACGTATTTTTAATGTATCTAAAGAAACGATATGCAAATCTCAGCTATTCAATGGCATGTTGGCAGACTGTACCATTGATGATGAAATTGTAATTGATCGTTCTGCAAAATTATTTGAACACATGTATTCTTATTTGTTAGATAATAAATATCCTTATCCAAAAAAATATTATTCCGAACTCGATTATTATTTGGTGTCATATGATATCAACTTATTGTATGATCCGGATAGTAAATGGAAAAATGAATGCGAAAAATTAAATCATAAAATATCAAAAATGGAAATTGTAATTAATCTCACTATTGACAGTTCCATTGAAACTAAAATTAAAAATCTTCCAAAAAAATGTTCGTTTCCCATGTGTTATTCGAACAGACGGTTTCCTTATGGGGTATGTTATGCACATCACGGACTTTGTTGTCATCGATCTAATGATCCTGATTTTGATGCGCGAAATGGAAAGCATTGTTGTCAAAATAAACCATATCGATCAGGAATATATTGCGAAGGTCACATTTCCGATTATCTATTATGATACTTAAAAATAAATATCATAATAATACAATAATGTCAATAACTCTTAACGTATCTGGAAAAATATTCAAAGTATCACGCGATATATTACGTAAATCAGAATTATTCAATGGTTTGTTAACTGACTGTGAAATTGATAATGAAATTGCAATTGATAGGTCCGCAAAATTATTTAAACACGTGCACGCTTATTTGTTGGACAATGATTACCCATATCCAAGAAAATATTATTCTGAACTTGATTATTATTTAGTGCCATATGATATTGATTTGTTATATGATTCTACAAAAAAATGGAAAGAAGAATATGATGGGAGGATTAAGAAAATAGAAAATATATTAGAGGTTGTATTTTATAAAACTCCTAAAGAAGAACCGAGCGGGAAATGTCTGTTCCCGGACTGTGTAAGAGATGGTACATGGGATGGTCGATGTGGCTACCACAGAAATGATTGTTGTCATCGTTTCGAAATAGATTCACAAGACGATGACGAGAAAAATAACTGGTGCGATAATGAAACATATGGAGGCGGATTTTATTGTGAGGACCATATTTTAGATTATATAAGAAATTGATCATAAAGAATCAATAAATGTCAATAACTCTTAACGTTTCTGGAAAAATATTCAAAGTATCCCGCGACGTGTTATGCAGATCAGAATTATTCAATGGCATGTTAGCTGACTGCGAAATAGATAATGAAATAGTAATTAGTCGATCTGCAAAATTATTTGAACATATATATGCATATTTGGTAGATGATAAATATCCTTATCCGCAAAAGTATCATTCAGAACTTGATTATTATTTGATACCATATGAATTTGATTCATTGTATAATGCTAATAAAGAGATAAAGGCAGATATTTCACAGTTGATGAAAAATCAATGTAATGTAATGCAAGAAATAATGGTTTTGACTTTAACTCGAGAAACGGAACATCGGAAATGTATGCATGACAATTGTGATATGGAACCTTACGAAGGTCATTTGTTATGCTGGAGACATCACGAACAATGTTGTTATTCAGACAACTGTTACAACACTTGTGATAAAAGGATTAAAGTTAATCAAGCATATTGTGACAAACACGTTTTGCATTATTTTAAAGTTTAAGAATGATAACCAATTAATGTTAATAACTCTCAACATATCTGGAAAAATATTTAAAGTGCCATATGATATCATACGTAAAGCGCAACTCTTTGATAATATGCTAAATGATTGCGAAATTATAAATGAAGTTGTAATTGATAGATCTGCAAAGTTATTCAAACATGTATTATCTTATTTGATTGATGATAAATATCCATATCCTAGAAAATATTACTCCGAACTTGATTATTATTTAGTGCCATATGATATCGATTTGTTGTATGATCCTCATAAAAAGATGGAACTAGAAATTGCGCAATTGAAAAAGAACCAGATATTGATGATGCATGAAATCATAGAATTAGAGTTACCTGAGATGGTACAAACCTTCAAGGAATGCGCGAAATATGGATGCTACAATAACTGCGAAAATCACTATCAGTTATGTAATGATCATAAAGAGCATTGCTGCTATCGTACAGACGACGGCAAATTTTGCGATAAAAATATTCCATATTACAGAGGATATTGCGACGAACATGTGTTCAGCTATCTTGAATAAATTAGTTAAAGAATAATAATTTTTTAACTAAAAATTGAAATAAATATATCTACGGCCATATTATTGATCTAAAATAACAAAGATGTCAATAATTCTAAACGTATCGGGCAAAATATTCAGAGTATTGCGCGAGATCATATGTAAATCCGAATTATTCAAGAATTTATTGGAGGATTGTGTTATTGAAAATGAAATAATTGTAGATAGGTCATCGAAATTATTCAAACATGTGTATGCATATTTGTTGGATGATAAATATCCATATCCAAAAGAATATCATTCCGAACTCGATTATTATCTGATATCGTATGATATTAATTTGTTGTATGATCCTTATGGGCAATTATCAAATCGGCTAGAATTGCTCGAGAAGAATGTTTCGACGTTGAATGATAAAATGTTTGTTATGTTTGATGAGATTCAAGAACAAACCACGGATATCGTTCGTGAGTTGACGATTTTTACTAACAACGAATTAAATTTGATGGGATCCTGTCCTTTTAATGATTGTCATAGAGAATATTGTCATTATCGGCAAGCGTGTACGTATCATAGAGGCGAGTGTGTCATCAACGGTTGCAAAAATATTCCTGATGGAAGATTTGCATGTTGTCGAGATCATTTGTTTGACCGATAATCAATTTAAGGAATGATTATTCATTAACTTGTATATATGTCTGTAATCTTAAACGTATCTGGGCGACAATTTGAAGTATCTAAAGAGATATTATCAAAATCGCAATTATTTAATGGTCTCTTAACCGATTGCCAAATTGATAGGACGATAACGATTGATCGTTCGCCAAAATTATTTGAACATGTTCTTGCTTATTTGGTCAATGATAAATATCCATATCCCCGAAAATATTATTCAGAACTCGATTATTATCTGGTAGTTTATGATATCAAAAAATTATATGATCCTGTCGCAATAGAGATAGAAAGAATGAATCAAAATATATTGCATTTGACTGATCAACAAAATTCGATGAGTCGAGAAATTTATAGTCTTCATCGGAAGATTGCAATGTCAACTTGCGAAAAAGATGTATCGGATTGTAACAAAAATAAATGTGGAAAATCAGAGTATTCTGGTTGTAAAGGTAAACGCTCGAGATATTGCGATTAATGTGCAACAAAAATTGAATAAAAAATAACATATTACATAAATAATTCTAAATAATATCAAAATGTCACTAATCCTCAACGTATCTGGCAAAATATTTAGAGTGTCTCGTGACGTGATATCTAAATCAGAAATGTTCAAAAATATGTTGGCAGATTCTACAGTTGATGGTGAAATTATGATTGATCGGTCTGCAAAATTATTCGAACATCTTTATGCATATTTGTTAGATGATAAATATCCTTATCCGAAAAAATATTATTCAGAACTCGATTATTATTTGGTACCATATGATATTGATTTATTGTATGATCCTGCAAAAGATATCGATAAATTGAAAGAACTAATGTTTTCAATGTTTTATAAAAACCAAGAAAAAACTTCGAAAAACAGCATGTGTCCATATGAGATGTGGGACTATCGATATAGCTATTATAAAAAATGTGATAATCCGTGTTACGACGAGTATGTATGTTATATGCACATTGGTTCATGTTGCAAAGGAGGATGTAATATTACGCCCGATCCAAATCAAGCATATTGTAGAGAACATCTATTTGATTAATCATTATTTACTAAATAATGATTAACTAAGAAAACGTCATCTTGCCAAGTCTAGGTTCAACGACGCCTACTCTAAAATGTAAATGATGTTGAAACAATGGATTTAGCGGATGAAACAAATTATGACGGAAACAAATTGGATATTCATCATCTCCATCCTCATTATTCGCATCGCACAAACATTCAAAGTTGGATTTAATATTTTTATCTAAATGTTTGCATGATAGCGGTACTCCATATGGATCGCAAAAGCTTATCTTCCAGTTCGTTATTGATGCTAATTGATCTTGCTGAAAAATCTTGATTCCATTATTAGTTGTGCCAGCATAGTGTGTCCCGCTCGTGAATTCGTCAAAATAAATCGTCGCGAAACTGTCCGACAAAACGTCATTAGTTGATCGGATATTAACATCATTATATTCTGCGATGTTCAAAACGACATACAAATATTCGGTCAACGGCCTAGTTTTATCTATCTTCCAATCTTTGACAATATCAACGATACCATTCTCCCGCGTCTTTTTTTTGTTGACGCTATATATTTTCGTGAAGTTAGGCAATATGATATCTTCCAAAACAATGTATCTTACGTTAGTGAACGCTTCGTTGATGATAGGATTAGGATCTTCATATGTTGTATATTTCCCATCTACTTTTTCTCTTGAACGTGGCGCCGGACTAAATTTGACATCATATCTAAACGGATTAGGATACATTTGATAATTTCTATCTTTGCTATCTATCAAGACAGAATATTCCCTGATTTCTTCATGTAACAATATATCATAAAGATTGTTATCTATTAATCCTCCGCGATTAATAAATCCGCCGTTATTAAACATTGCTTTCGGCTGTTCGCCGTTAAATTTTGCTTGTTTATTAGGCCTGAAAACAGTATTGTAATTGCCCTGATTTAGCGGCATTGTACCTACATTCGCCGCAAATGGCATATTATTTTGATAATAAACCGGATTTTGTTGGAACATCGGTTGGTATAAATTATCAGTCGGCGACGGACTCACTTTAACATTTTGATTATTCATATATATTTACTAAACAAATAAATATGTACGATCCGATCTTATACACTGGCAAAAAAAATGAAAAATAAATCGCCATATTGTATGATTATGATATATATACATCAAATTTGGAAATCGAACTAAGACACGGATATGTCAAATTTGTACCAGAAGATGAAGAAGAAACGCCAACATATATACTTGTTTGCATCGATGTTATGAAAAAATATTTCGAAGAATTCAGGACAATCGATGAAGTTATTCCAGAACTATCAATGGAATATTATAATAACTTTATGGTGATAAATTGCTTACCAATGAAAATGTTACTAAGTTTTAAAATTTTAGTTAGATTCGTTACAATGGATGAATTTACGAGCATTGATAACATTGATGAGGAGGTTAATTTATTATTATTATTATGTAGGTTAGCTAACAAAGAACAAATTGCAAAAATATTGAATTCGTTTGAAGTTCGAAGTGAAGTTTGGGTTCGTTTGATGGATGAAAATTTTGATGCCAATAATTTTTTATGCGAAGAACAGAAGATTAAGATTTGTAAACTGTTGGGGAAAGATTATCCGGATTTAGATAAGACAAAATATTTATCTTTTTATGGAATACCATATTTTGAAAATGCCCCCGTTTACACATGTATAGATCATGAACCACATTCCCACGGAGATTTTCCGCAAATGCGAATACATGATAAAAAATCAAAGAGTTATTATCAGACATTAGCGTTCGGTGATAAAGTGTTGCTATTGAACCAACAAAAATATGAACTTTATGAAAAAACCAAGCGCAAACTTTATGACAGCGACTATTTTTTCTCTTCGGAGTCATCATCTGATGACAATAACGATGATGAAAGTACGTCCGATACAAGTAGAAGAATAATAAAATTACAGAGGGAAAAAATAAGAGGACTAAAGATCAATAATTATGTAATGGACGTAGTTGATGTCCATTTTTCTGATAAAATTACTCCTATGCAATTGGTTGAATCAACAGGCTTCAACCGGTCGCAAATATTTTTTAGAAAATACGCTGCTGACTATAAACAATTACAAATATGCACATCAAAAAATGATTATGATTTAGTAATGGATAAAGCTTATCACGCTTTTAAAGAAAGTCATATTTATAAACCTCCAACAAATACAGATTTTGAACAATTTGTGCAAGGTGAACAAAATATTACATCAGAATATGAATATAAATATGAATATAAAATTTCTTCTGATGATGATTGGTACCCATAACTATTTTTTATCAAAAATATTATCTTTGATAAAAAACGATTTATGTCATCATCATAATACTTACTACACCTAAAACGATTGCTATTTTTTATTTCGAAGATATATTTTCGTTAAAAATCAAAACTCTGATCATCACTCCATAAATAGTTGATAAAATATTCCAAATGGAATTTGTGATGGCAATATCATTATTACTTACTTTGATAAATCGATAAAGAACGTAAGGAATAGTACCATATGTGACAACACTCGCAATCAAATATAAATGATTCTAATCATTTATTGAATATTTTTTGACATAATACAACACAACAATTTAACGCGATCAATATTATGAATAAAATGATATTCATATGCAATTATATATTGATGATCGATAAAAATTGATTATTTATCATACAAATATAAAAGTTTAATGATATAAAAATAGTATCATGGACGTAACATTCAATTATCAAAAATTTAGGGAAGATAAGCTCGTGGGTAAAGTGACAAACGAAATCAAATTTTATTCTGAATCTGAATATAGCGAAGTTTATCCCATCAAAGAATATATTGATTATCTTAAAGAAAGAATCGGGGTAGGGCAGACAGGTACTAAATTTTATACAAATTATCGTTATCAAGATACGAATGCGTTCAAGACAATGGAGATGGATGAATATCAGAAGGATATGGAAATAGAAATATTCCAGCGGCCATGGAAACAACTCAAAGAGTTCCATAAAATATCAAAAATTACTGAATATGTTAATAAATTACCATATACTTCAAAGGATGCTGCAGCGATAGAAGAGAATAAGCAATATTTAATAAAAGAGTTATGCGATGGTTTGAAAGCCAAACGTTACGCAAAGAATAAAAGCAATATTGATTATGATGAGAAAGGGATGCAGATTAAATCGATCAGTTGCGTTGAGAAGAAGAAAGGTCTTTATACGATCGAATGGGATTAATTTATCATTTTTCATTGAATGATGATAAATTTTTAATGTTGTGTTATAATATATGTCAAATAATAAATGTGCGCCAAGTAGATATAATGCTAAGTATGATACGTGCTTTGGTGACCGCGAAATAATAGAAATGTCTAAAGCGTATAATAGATACATCGCCAAACAAAAATTAGCCCCTAAAAGAGTCGATAATTTTGAAAATGTAACGTTCATCGAAATAAATAACAATATCAAATCCTTATTGTCACAACTGAAAAAACGATTTGCAAATGTTTGTGGTGGCGACGAACAATGTATTTCGAAACAAGAATTTATGAATCAGCTGGTTTTAAAAGAAATGCGTGAATATATTGACGATTCTTTCCGGCCAGTTGGACCAGCTGATCCGAAAGAATGGCTAGGCACGGATGATATTAATGCAATACTCGATCAATACAAAGGATTATACCCCAATTTTATGTTTCTTGGTGCAGTGCCATTAGATTGTAACGATTTATCATTTTGTTCTCTTTATAAAATTGATTTCGAAGAGTACGTCAAAAATAATGTGGATAAACTTGGAGTTGTATTTAATTTAGATAAATATGGGGAGGAAGGATCACATTGGGTTGGGTTATATATTGATATCAAAAAAGGTGAAATATATTTTTGTGATTCTATTGGCAAAAAACCAATAGAGAACATCAATGCTGTCATCGATAGTTTTCTAAAATATTACAAAAATAAGACGGGTAAAGATGCAGTTTATAAATACAACGCGAAACGATATCAAAGAGACGGATCAGAATGCGGGGTTTACTCTTGTAATTTCATCATTCGCAAATTGGCCGGCGAAGATTTTGAATCTATCACAGAGAACTACCTCGATTTTGCAGGCATAAATTCTTGTAGAAACGTTTATTTCAGCAACCAACCCAGCAATTTTTCACCAAATCCACTATGCGAACCAAAAAATAAATAAATTATAATATAACTTATTTATCTCTAACAGCGTTCGTTATTTTCATACATATATTGAATGGTACAAGAAAGTCATAGTACTGTTTATTACCATCTGAAAAAATTAAAGTCAATTGTTTGATATTTATTCCTGCCCTAGACTTTCGCAACTGAATATTCGTTTCAACAACCTTATCAAATTCTAGCAAGATAGGATCCATTGGGGTACCCGCTAACGAAAAATAGATTTTGTCGTTGGATGCTATATTATATCTAGATTTTCCAGTGTAAAAAAGGTTATCCTTGCATGCATTAGCGTTATCTCCAAATCCTAGCAACGTAAATATACTGTCGTTGTCAATCATCAAATCAAACTTAATATTCATGTTATGTTTGATAGTGATATATCCGTCATCAACACTAAAATCCAAAAATGTAGCTTGACTTTTGATGTAGCTCAATAATGTGTCAATGTCATATTTAGACGGGGGGATTGTATTTCGCCATAGCTTATTGTTGAAGTAGATATTGAACTTGTTGTTGAATTTGGTAATGTTATTTTCGTTGTAGGGCATAAAATATTTGATCAATGTTATTTCTGTTATTTTATCATCCGTTTTTGGTTTGACAATTATGTTTTTCAAGTCAAGATAATTTTTGCGTGGGTCTATCTCCAAATCTAATATTCCATCATCAGTAGAACGTTGCATGATATTTGTATGTTTGCTGTTCTCTTTAATTGTTTTTTCAAAGTTTTGCTTGTATGAATAAACAGATTCCTTTATTTGTTTGATCTCCTCATCAATCTTACCAATCGTTTCCAAATCATTAGATTTCATATATGTATTTTTGAGAGTTATCAATTCGTTAATCCTTTTCTCGATCAACGGCAATGTCTCTTTGGTAACTTTTTTAGTTGCATCATATTTTTCCACGTCAGGCAAGGCGTCTGTTTTCGTTTCTACCTTAGTTTCTACCTTAGTTTCTGCCTTAGTTTCTGCCTTAGTTTCTGCCTTAGTTTCTGTTTTAGTTATTGTCCGGTCTTCTGCAATCGTTTCTGTCTTATCTTCTATCTTCGCGATGGGTTTTTTAGTTGAGCGTTCTCGCAGTTTATCTACTTCTTCCTTCGTTAAAATCTTATCAAAAACGATTTGCTTATTCGCTTTATCTCCTGTTAGAGTTGAAAATATTTGTAATACAGAAGGATTTAATAATATAGATAATAAATCATCGGACTTTTGTTTTTTAAGTAATTTATTCTTTTCTTCTTCTGATATGATGATCATATTTTCAGGATAGTTTATTGTTTTAGGGGCAGACGTTTTGGTTGGCGAGATTCTACGCAAATCAATGTCGGGATATCTGTTCGCCAAATATTCTACAAAGTCATCATAACATAATTTATTCAAATATTCGATTGCGATTTTGACTTCGTTATCGTTTTTAGGATAATTTTGTATGTTATTGACATAGTTACTCATGTTTTGCGTGATAATATTGATACATTTGTGTACCGCTTTGTAACTTAATCTAAAATTTTTTAAAATTAGATCCACAATATCTTGAATATTTTGCTCTGATAAAACATGTTGTTGGAGTATATTTTTTGCATCCATCGTAATATAATTAAACCATGATTTAATTATATTCGATTTTAACGGCATTAATACGAGAACTGTTGCATTGGTTGTTGATACATCGGTGACTGCTGTATTGGTTGCTGATACATAGGTGACTGCTGCATTGATTGCTGCATTGGTTGCTGCATCGGTTGCTGATACATCGGCTGTTGCATCATCGACTGCTGTAATACGGACTGTTGCGCGCCATTACGAGAACTACTATCTTTATGGCCTAGTTCAAGGTCATCTTCCTGTCTTTGTGATTGATATCTTTCAAAGTCAGATTGTAGTTGCGCAGATTTAGCACTTGGTTGGTTAATTCCGTATTGATTTTGCGCCATTGCAGTGCTTGACTGTGGCATTAGCTGACTTTGAACATCAAATTGAGTATCTGGTACTTGATCAAAATTGGAAAATGATCCACCTCCCATACTTCCTTGATCGCCAAAAATTGGAGCTCCACCGCCTAATAATGAAGCATATGGATCATCATTCATAATACCTCCATCCATAGGCATCATTCCCGTATTATTATTCATTCCTTGGTTTTGCGCAGTTTGTCTTTCTTGCCGCGATTTGCCCTGGGATCCATCCAACGAAAAATCTATCTCAGCTTGTCGTGGTCTTTCCATATCTACACGACGATCATTCATCAACGCCTGATATCTATGATCAAATTCATCTGGATTCCGTTGCGTATGTGGATTGTTGAAGGGAACGTTTTTTTGTGGAAGGGGTTCAATTATTTTTGGGGGCTCATTGGTGATAGAATAATTTTCCCAAGGAGATGCATATACGTTGCTATGGCTATCTGCGCCCATGAAACCAGTATCATTAATGCGCATATTCAATTCTTCATTATCTTCTTCATCATAATCCTTGACCGTTTTAGCATGTGGCCTACTTTGGACATGACAGTTGCGTTCCCCATAGACCTCCAAATCTCTCTTGATCTGCTCCTTTCCCACATGCTTTCTTCGATTGATGTGCAAACCTGGATTTTTAGAAACAATGTATCTGATTATATCATCAACACAAATTTTATTGAGATAATACACAAATTCCTTTAACTCTTCTTTATTTTTGGGCGAACGGGATAATTTGCGTATGTTTTGTTTCATGTTTTGCACGATCATGGCGATACATTTTGGCCGATGTTTTTCTGTTAGTTTTACATCTTCGTATATCGTATCAATTAATGATTTGATATTTTTTTCGTTCATGCATACAGAGTACAATATATTCATAGCATTATCTGTCTGTTTTTTTTCGGGCTCGTCTTGTTGTCGGGTACGTTCATTTGATGAAGATCGGTGACTTGATGAACGGCTCTGAGTTGAATTTGCAGGGATTCTCGTCTTGGGATCTGTATTCCGAGTGTTTTTTTTATCCATATATGTATAATGATACTAAACGTATTTTTTATACATTTTAATCCTATCTAAATTATAATATGGAAAAAATATCCGCGTTAATTGATTCGTTATTACATGAATACGATACAAACACGTCTACAATTCTAGGCAGAATAGATAACAAAAATATCATCATATTCATTGTCATCTTCATAGTTTGTCTATTTTTTGTGCGTTTCTTTGAAATCAGCTTGACGATCATTTTCTTCATCATTATCGCTGCAATCATATCATATTTGGTATATTCAAAAAATCAAATCAACGACATATCAACAGAAGAAGATTTAAAAATCAAATTGGAATTGATAAATCCTCGACCTAAACGAATAGATAATCATCCACCACTAGTTGATTTTTTATTCAGCATCAAAGATTTTTATTACGTCAATCCGACAGCTTTCTACAATATTGTCCAAAACGTTGATAACTTTATACAGCTGTATGACGAAATAATAAATGATCAGTTAATATATTGCGTCCAAAACTTACAAGTTGCGATAGAGTTTTCACGTAACGCCCAAAACAATTTGCAATCAATAATCTACAATCTTGATGTCGATAAAAGAATGACCAAAAAATTTCATCAGTCGTTAAAAGAATTTCATTTGATATTGCGCCAATATGTTGTTAGGATGATTTCTAAATGCAATAGTCATTTTAACCCCACTGATATTAATAATTCGACGATGTACTATCAAGAATATGGACCCCATGCCATTAATTATTATTCTATGGGCACATATGATCAATATAGCAAATATAGAAAAGCTACAACTTTCTCTTTTTATTAATTCTAAATAATCATTTAATCACTATTTAGAATTATGATAACGGCAACTGTCGCGAAGATGGGTGCAAGGAGTGCCTCGTTTGGTTTTATTCCATTCTTCGCTAGCTTTTTTAAAATCAATCTGGACAATATCTGTATTTTTTCTAACTTGTTCAAGACTCATGACCGATTTAGGATCCACTTGTGACTTGCCAGAATTAGGTTTGCTTGGTATCTTTGGTTTTCCCACCATGTCTCTCCGCAAAAACAATTTTTATCTTTCTATACTATTTTTGTGTCGATGCACGCTTTTTTCCACCATGTCTCTCCGCAAAAGTGATAAAAGCGATTTTTCTCTTTCTACACGATTTTTATGTTGATGTATGATTTCGATCCGACGTAACTGGTTATTACATGAACGAGATGGTGATTGATTTAGGTCACAATCAACAATAACTTCCTCTAAACTTACAGAACAGACTGGAATTTGCAGTAAGGTGATTCAATACCGATCTCCATGTGTGTTTATATGTAATCTATCTCGATGAAAATACCAACGATTAAACTATTCAATTTCTTTATCCTATTATAATTCAATGGATCTAATTCACTATGCAAACGTATTTTGACATCATTACACGATATATTAATAGTGCGTTTATTTTACAGAACCTTTTTCTCGCCCATAAAAATTTGTCTTACGATAAAAAATTCAATTTTTTTTTATCATAAGATCTTACAATTAATAAGTTGTCCGATTGTTTCCGGTAATTTTGTAATTTTATTATTAGACAACGATAAGTGTCGTAAATTACTAAGTTGTCCTATTGTTTCTGATAATTCTGTAATTTGATTATTACGCAACCATAATTCTTGCAAATTAACAAGTTGTCCTATTGTTCCTGGTAATTTTGTAATTTGATTATGAGATAATGATAATATTTGTAAATTACTAAGTTGTCTTATTGTTTCCGGTAGTTCTGTAATTTGATTATTAGACAACCATAATTCTTGCAAATTAACAAGTTGTCCTATTATTTCCGGTAATTTTATAATTTGATTATCACGCAACGATAAGTGTCGCAAATTACTAAGTTGTCCTATTGTTTCTGGTAATTCTGTAATCTTATTATTATGCAACCATAATTTTTGCAAATTAACAAGTTGTCCTATCATTTTTGGCAACTTAATAATATTTCTCGATTGAATATCTAACACGTTTGTAGAAAAAAAATTGAATAAATTAAGGTCTGTATATTTTTTTATAAAACCGTCTAATTCATAACAAGCCACATACATTTGTTTGAATGAGCCTTTATAAAAAAGGTTCGCTAGGATGTTCTCATAGTCTTTTATTAATCTCGCATATTGTAAATCGCATATATGATTTATAAGTCTATTAATAGTTGAACATCTCACGATATCGTTTAATGATAATTCATTGAATATTTGGTATAATATATCATTTTGGTCCATTTGCTCTTTCTTGATAGAATATTTGTCTTACAATAAAAAATTCAATTTTTTATTGTATGATCTTACAATTAATAAGTTGTCCTATTGTTTCCGGTAATTTTGTAATTTGATTATCACGCAACGATAAGCGTCGCAAATTACTAAGTTGTCCTATTGTTTCTGGTAACTCTGTAATCTTATTATTATGCAACCATAATTCTTGCAAATTGCTAAGTTGTCCTATTGTTTCTGGTAATTTTGTAATCTTATTATAATGCAACCATATTTTTTGCAAATTAACAAGTTGTCCTATTGTTTCTGGTAATTTTGTAATCTTATTATTATACAACCATATTTTTTGCAAATTAACAAGTTGTCCTATTGTTTCTGGTAATTCTGTAATTTGATTGTTAAACAACCATAATTGTTGCAAATTAACAAGTTGTCCGATTATTTCTGGTAATTCTGTAATTTGATTATTATACAACGATAATTCTTTCAAATTAACAAGTTGTCCTATTATTTCCGGTAATTTTGTAATTTGATTTTGAGCCAACGATAATTTTTTCAAATTAACAAGTTGTCCTATTGTTTCTGGTAATTTTGTAATTTGATTACGATACAATGATAATTCTTGCAAATTACTAAGTTGTCCTATCATTTTTGGCAACTTAATAATATTTCTCGATTGAATATCTAATACGTTCGTAGAAAAAAATTTGAATAAATCAAGATCAGAATATTTTTTTATAAAACCGTCTAATTCATAACAATCTACGTACGTTTGTTTGTATGAGCTTTTGTAAAAAAGATTTGCCTGGATGTTCTCGTAGTCTTTTATTAATCTCGCATATTGTAAATCACATATATGATTTATAAGTCTATTGACAGTTGAACATCGCACGATATCGTTTAATGATAATTCATTGAATATTTGGTATAATATATCACTTTGGTCCATTTGCTCTTTCTTAATAGAATATTTGTCTTACGATAAAAAATTCAATTTTTTATTGTATGATCTTACAATTAATAAGTTGTCCTATTGTTTCTGGTAATTTTGTAATTTTATTATCAGACAACGATAAGTATCGCAAATTAACAAGTTGTCCTATTGTTTCCGGTAATTCTGTAATTTTATTATTATGCAACGATAATTCTTGCAAATTAACAAGTTGTTCTATTGTTTCTGGTAATTTTATTATTTTATTGTTACCCAATGATAATTCTCGCAAATTAACAAGTTGTCCTATTGTTTCCGGTAATTTTGTAATTTGATTATTAGACAACGATAAGTATCGCAAATTATCAAGTTGTCCTATTGTTTCCGGTAATTTTGTAATTTGATTATTATACAATGATAAGTGTCGCAAATTACTAAGTTGTCCTATTGTTTTTGGTAATTTTGTAATTTGATTATTAGACAAGTATAATTCTTGCAAATTAACAAGTTGTCCTATCATTTTTGGCAACTTAATAATATTTCTCGATCGAATATCTAATACGTTCCTAGAAAAAAAATTCAATAAATTAAGATCTGAATATTTTTTTATAAAACCGTCTAATTCATAACAAGCTACATACATTTGTTTGTATGAGTTTTTGTAAAAAAGATTCGCTAAGATGTTCTCATAGTCTTTTATTAATCTCGCATATTGTAAATCACATATATGATTTATAAGTCTATTAACAGTTGAACATCTTACAATATCGTTTAATGATAATTCATTGAATATTTCGTACACTATATCACTTTGGTCCATTTTGCCCTTTCTTAATAGAATATTTGTCTTATAATAAAAAATTCAATTTTTTATTGTATGATCGTATAATTAATAAGTTGTCCTATTGTTTCTGGTAATTTTGTAATTTGATTATTAGACAAATATAATTCTTGCAAATTAACAAGTTGTCCTATTGTTTCCGGTAAATTTGTAATTTTATTATGGGACAACGATAAGTGCCGCAAATTACTAAGTTGTCCTATTGTTTCTGGTAATTCTGTAATTTTTATTATAACACAATGATAAAAATTGCAAATTACTAAGTTGTCCTATTGTTTTCGGTAATTTTGTAATTTGATTATTAAACAACTTTAAGTATCGTAAATTACTAAGTTGTCCTATTGTTTCTGGTAATTCTGTTATTTTATTGTTATCTAACCCTAATTCTTGCAAATTGCTAAGTTGTCCTATTGCTTCCGGTAATTTTGTAATTTTATTATTAGACAACGATAAGTGTCGCAAATTACTAAGTTGTCCTATTGGTTCTGGTAATTCTATAATTTGATTATTAAACAACGATAATTCTTGCAAATTACTAAGTTGTCCTATTGTTCCTGGTAACTTATTAATACTCTTATGATCAAGAATTAATTTGTTCGCAGAAAAAAAATTGAATAAATTAAGATTAGAATATTTATTAACAAACCGTTCTAATTCATAACAAACTACATACATTTGTTTGTATGAGTTTTTGTAAAAAAAATTTGCCGGGATGTTCTCATAGTCGTTTATAAATCTCCCATATTGTAAATCGCATATATGATTTATAAGTTTATTAACCGTCGAACATCTTACAATATCGTTTAATGATAATTCGTTGAATATTTCGTATACTATATCACTTTGGTCCATTTTGTTCTTTCTTAATAGAATATTTGTCTTACGATAAAAAATTCAATTTTTTATTGTATGATCTTACAATTAATGAGTTGTCCTATTATTTCTGGCAATTCTGTAATTTGATTATTGGACAACTGTAATTTTTGCAAATTACTAAGTTGTCCTACTGTTTCTGGTAATTCCGTTATTTGATTATTATCCAACCATAATTCTTGCAAATTACTAAGTTGTCCTATTTCCGGTAAATTTGTAATTTTATTATGGGACAACGATAAGTGTCGCAAATTCCTAAGTTGTCCTATTGTTTCCGGTAATTCTGTAATTTTATTATTATGCAACGATAATTCTTGCAAATTACTAAGTTGTCCTATTGTTTCTGGTAATTCTGTAATTTTATTATCAGACAACGATAAGTATCGCAAATTAACAAGTTGTCCTATTGTTTCCGGTAATTCGGTAATTTGATTCCTATACAACCATAATTTTTGCAAATTAACGAGTTGTCCTATTGTTTCTGGTAATTTTGTAATTTGGTTATCAGACAACGATAATTGTTTCAAATTAACAAGTTGTCCTATCGTTTCTGGTAATTTTGTAATTTGATTACGACACAATGATAAAATTTGCAAATTACTAAGTTGTCCTATTGTTTCTGGTAATTTTGTAATCTTATCATTATGCAACCATATTTTTTGCAAATTAACAAGTTGTCCTATCATTTTTGGCAATTTAATAATATTTCTCAATTGAATATCTAATACGTCCGCAAAAAAAAAATTGAATAAACTAAGGTCTATATATTTTTTTATAAAACCTTCTAATTCATAACAATCTACATACATTTGTTTGTATGAGCTTTTATAAAAAAGGTTCACTAGGATGTTCTCATAGTTATTTATTAATCTCGCATATTGTAAGTCGCATATATGATTTATAAGTCTATTAACAGTTGAACATCTCACAATATCGTTCAACGATAATTCATTGAATATTTGGTATACTATATCACGTTGGTCCATTTTGCCCTTTCTTAATAGAATATTTGTCTTACGATAAAAAATTCAATTTTTTATTGTATGATCTTACAATTAATAAGTTGTTCTATTGTTTCTGGTAATTCTGTTATTTGATCGTAATACAACCATAATATTTGCAAATTAACAAATGTCCTATTATTTCCGGTAATTCTATAATTTGATTATTATGCAACCACAATGTTCGCAAATTAATAATTCGACGATATACTATCAGGAATATGGTCCGTATGCGGTTAATTATTATTCTATGGGCATATATGAACAGTATAACAACGATAGAAAAGCTACGACGTTCTCTTTTTATTAATTCTGAATAAAGATATTATCATTGTTCAGAATTATCATGGTATCGGCAACAATCGCGGAGACGACAGCATGGTGTCCCACGTTGAGTAGGCTTGCCACACAAATAATGCATGTTTTGTCCGATCTTGACTTTATTTTTCCGCCATTCCTCGCTGGCTTTTTCAAAATTAATCAGAACTGATCTATTGATTTTTCTGATTCGTTCGTGTGACTTTTCAGAATTATCATGATATCGGCAATTAGCACGAAGATGAATACATGGTGTTCCTCGATTGGTGGGTCTGCCACAAATTTCTTCATCGTGCGAATTATGATATCGACAATTAATACGACGGCGGATGCACGGCGTCCCTCGGCGTGTAGGCTTACCACATAAGATATCATCTTTTTCAAGATCAATTATATCTGCTCTACTGTTTTTTCTGATTTGTTCGAGTTCCATTACTGATTGGCGGTCCACGTGTGGCTTCACGGGTCTTATTTTAATTTCTGGTTTTTTTATCATGTCTTTTCCCAAAAATGAATACATAATTTCACGTTGATGCAACAGATTATTACATGGATGAGTCGGCAATTGATTGAGATCGCATTCGATATCAAAATCCTCTAGGTTTGACAGACAAACTGGGATAGCAACAATATATGGCAAATCAATACCGATCTCCTCAACAATCTCCATACGTACGTTTATATACGATCTCTCTCAATGGGGATGCCAAACATTAAACTATTCAATTTTTTTATCCTATTATAATTCAACATGGACCTAGTTCACAATGCGGACGTATTTGATATTATCATGCAATATATTGATAGTACGCAAACTTTACAAAACCTTTTTCTCGCCCATAAAATCTTTCAGCTTTACATTTCCAAATTAGATAGCATCAAAGTTTGTGACGAATATTATTTCATCATAAATGCAATCATCTTTTCACATTGCAAAAATCTTAAAAAAATAACATATCAAAATGATGACGAGAAAGATCATAAATTATTTCAAGATATCAAAGTATTCAATTCCATACCATCGAATGTAATAATAACGAGCCTGGAATTTGTAAATATCGAGTGTGATGGATTGTTTATTTTGCATACACATCGAATTAAGAATATCACTCATCTTACGCTAAATAAATGTCATTTGGGCAAAGGCATATCTTGGTATCGCGAAATCATAAATCCATGCATAACCAATAATGTTACTTCTGTTTGTCTATGTAACATGGAATTAGAGATTATTATGTTCATTAACGCAACAATACAGTCAAAAATAACAAAACTAAAAATAGAAAATGTAATATGCGCCCGTAGACCCCAACTACATTGTATTTCTGAAATGTATAAACGCTGGGAAGCATATTCATTACCTCTTCATCCATACAAGTCCATAAAATCTTTAGAAATAACTCGCTGCAATATGGATAAAATCAATAGTGTTTTTCCAACTATACTAAACTATTTACAAAAGTGTAAATCTATCACTGATCTTATTTTTACCTACAATAATCAAAATATTAATATTGATGAAAAAATATTTCCAACGTCATTGGAACGTTTGGATTTGCGGGGTAACAACGTAGATGGTAAAAACGAGTTTATAAAAATTGAAAAATAGACATGTACGAAAGTCCATATTATTTTGGTATATATTATTCCAAATGGATGATTCAGTTGAAAGAGTCCAAAAATACATCGCATCTGCACGAGCAAATTCATCTCTCTCGCAAACCACGCTGCAAGAACTGACAGAATTACACAACAATCTCAATTCCACAAATATCGCATCCACTCGTAAAATGGTCGACAAACTACTTGCCATTAACATCCTTCGGCCGTCAGATTACGATATGATAATAGCGAACAACCAAATAAAATCGGGTTGTACGACTATCGCTATAGCATTATTCGCTACTATATCTTTATTAATTTGCATGACAATAAGCGATAAAAAAATTGATTGGATGATCATGTATATTATTTTGACTGTATGCACAATTAGTTGTTTTTTTGGCGTCTGCGATTATATTTCTGGGACGGAGATGATAAATCGTGACAAGATAAAATGCAGTGGTTAATGATATTTAATAATATTATTAACCAAAAATTATTATGTTCTGTTATTAGACGCAATTCTCAAAAGTGATAGATTTACTGGTAAGGTAGAAATATTGTGATAGTCGTGTCCCTATCGGAACTCCTGAAAACAACGTAGATTTGACAACTTGGATCACAAACTAATCAACATCTCAAACAGGTTAATCTCATTCCGAATACAAAGATTTTTTGCTGTGTTCCCTCGAATTCTCGAGAACAGCTTCAATCGAAAAAAATTGATAAATAAACTCTCTATTCATATTATATTAAAATGATTAATATAATATGAATCTTCATAAAAAGGAATCCGATAACACTAAAAATATCCCAATACTTGTTTGTAAATCTAGAGTTACAGGCAGGATCATTTCTACAGATCCAGGAGATATGTGTCGACCACAATTTTTCTTTTTCGGTAAATTAGTACCTAAATATGATTGTGGTGATGAATTAAATATTCATGAGTGCTTCATGTTATCCAAGAATGATCTTGCTAAATTTAAAAATACGACGTCGGATGAATAAAAAATTGAAAAAATAATTTATTGCTCATCATATCATATAATGAGCAACAAATGAGTAAGCAAAAGAAAGAGGACGATAAATTTTTTCAATTGCATCCCAAATCCAAATCGAAGAAACCAGAAATTGATACAAATGATGTTCAAAACCGACCTGTAGTAGTATGCACACCAACTATCACAGATAGGAGGACGTGGTATCATGAAATATCTTATGACGAATGTATGGAATATCTAAAGTATAAAACTTTGCCTAGAAATGCGTGTTCTTCTAAAACATGTATTGTTGAATGTATGTTTCTGTCCGAAAACGAAATAATTGACATTTGCAGAAACAATATTATGTGATTTTTAGTCTATCATAATAAATATTGATTTACTATAATGGATGTCAAAGATATTGTTAGTACTATTACGGCTTTTTTGCCTGATAAAGAACTTAATATTTGTTCCGGTGTCAATAGACTATTTTATGAAATATGCAAGATCAAATATGAACGATATTTATTAGCCGAATATTATGATTTGTACCAAAAATATGTTGCCGAAAAAATAGAAACTCAAAGGGATATATATTACAAATTTTACTGTGTCGATTCATTACGGAAACAATTGGCTCCTCCTAGATCGATATATTACAAATATGAAAACATACCTCTTATCAAATTCTTTTATCTAAAAAAATTATGTGCTAATCATCATGAGATATCTGTATTACCTATTTCGTTCGCCTTTCTAACCTCTTTGCAAATCTTAAATCTTGACAGCAACCAAATCGAAATACTTCCAAAATTTATTGGTGACCTACACAATCTTAGATCGTTATCGCTAGTAAATAATCATATTCAAAAAATTCCTGCTTCTATCAGCAAATTGACAAATCTGCGCGAGTTGTTATTAAAGCGTAATTGTATTAGGTATTTTCCAGAATCTATGTCAACATTGACAAAATTAGAAAAAATAACGCTATCAGATAATTACATTACTGACATTCCTTATGCCTCTTTTTTAAAAAAAACGAAAATAAATTTATGCAACAACGAATTTGTGACGATTCCGATACAATTGAGTAGTTTTTTAGATTTACAGGTGCTAAATCTACGTAAAAATAAAATAAAAAGGATTCCATCTTTCATCAAAAAAATGGTCAATTTAAGAATATTGAACTTGCGCGACAACGAGATTAATCGTATAACATATCATATTGGAGCTCTTACTAATCTTGAGAAATTGTATTTGAACGATAACCTGATCGCAAATTTACCTGAATCGATAGGTTATCTTAATAATTTAGAACTATTATTTTTGGATAATAACTACCTCACCAAATTGCCTAAATCAATGACTCAACTTATTAACTTAAAAATGATAAGTTTGCATAACAACGACATTAAAAATTTACCAAAATTGCCATTATTACGCAATGAATCTCGTTATCTTGGGATAAATATGTGACAAATTTTATTATCTCAAAATTGTATATAGATGAAAGTATTGACATATAACATATCGTGGGAATCAATGACAGGAAGAAGGACAGATTGGCCATTTTGTAATAATAATAATGATCCATCAAATTCTAGACATTATATGCATTGTGTCGAAAATATCGCAACAATGATAGATAACAATGGACCATATGATTTTATAGGACTACAAGAATCTGCAAATTATAAGTTATTGATTAAGCAATCTGCGACGTTGCAAACCATGAAATTCAAGGCACACAAATCAGGACCGGAAGATATGGTATCTTTTTGGGATCCTATCAAGCATACGTTAGTCGATAGTGTGAGCGGGCAATTTCAGTCGGGTAGACCTTGGTCCGCATTATTTTTTGAGGATAATATCTGCTTTCTAAATGTTCATGCAGGCCATTACAATTTTATTGATTTAACGCGACATTTGCTAAAAGTAGTAATGTTGCTTGAAAAACATGTTGAAAAAAGTAAAAAAGTAAAGCCTGATTTTAGAATCATTATGGCAGGGGATTTTAATAATATTATCAATAAAGACTACACAAGAATAGTTTTGTCGAGTAAGAAATTTTATCTCAATCCAACACGATTTACTACTTTCAGCAGAATGTCCCCTCGCAGAAAAATTCATTTTGATCATATAATCGACACCAAAGCTACACCTACACAAATATATCTACCAATAACTGCCAAATTAACATCTGATCATTTACCCGTCATTGCATTATTAGAAGCTTAATCTAATTCTTTAGCTGTATCTACTAAATTATTTATTATTAGATACAAAACAAATATGCCTATCAAATAGATGCCGAGATAAAATATTCGATTGCCTTTTAATAGGATTTCTGAATTAAGAGGTTGTGTGCGTAGATCTTTTGCAATTTCGAATGGCGTATTTTTGAGATTTATCAAATGATCACCCAAAGATAATTCGAGCAAATCTGGATTACTAATTTGCAACGCATTTAACTCTTCTAGCCTCTTCTTTTCGATTTCGTTGTAGTAATTCATTCGTTTTAGTTGTTCGTCACGATAAGTCTTATTGAACAGCGCAAGATTAAATTCACCGCTACTTGTAAAAAAATCTAGCGGATTGTATGTCATGTTTTCATATTTCCAAAATTGATCTGGCAAATCTCGATAAATATCAGTAACTTGTTCATCTGAATCCACTAATTTTTGTAACTCTTGTGCTTGATAAGTTGTTGTTCTAATATCACCCATTATAACATTGATTGATAAAAAAATTGATAAATAAATTCAATATATAAAAACTTGTTTATAATATAATATACTAACTAAAGATGTTATTTTACATAAAATGTCCGTCATGTAGTCGATTTATAAGCCAAAATTTAGATAAATATTTTGCAGATTTGAATAATATTCGAGATGATCCTTCTCTTTCCAAAACAGAAAAAGAAGAAAAATCATCCAAATTATTAGATAAATATGGTTTTACAATGATATGTTGTAGAATAAGAATATTGGGATTGATTCCATATCATGAAGTAATCAACACTTAATTGAATAGATTTAGTAAATTTATTCAACTAATACAATAAAAATTGATTTTTGATTCGATAGATCATCACATAAATTAGGTGATGTTCATTTCAAAGATGTCCTATCATGTTACATGCCCATCATGCAATTATGTATCAAAGGTAAGCTTAGATCTATTTGTTATCGAATTTGGTAAGGTTGCTGCGGATCCCAATCTTGCAAATTCACAAAAGCTACAAATCCTGTTCACCATGTTTGGTAGATGTGGTTATCATAACGTATGTTGTAGAAATAACATCATGGATTTATTTTGGAATAAAATTGAATAAATTTTATTAAACTTATTCAATTAATTTTTTAGTAACAAGATGATACGCTGCGAATCCGAGCAAGACACATATCACTGATAATATCCATTCTTGGTTGAATGATCTGCCTTGTAAAAATCTTGCGGCGACCAAAAACACTCCAAATTTTAACCAATCATCAACTATTGGTTGAACTCGTGGCGATAATTTGTCAGTTGGTACGAATGGATGAACTAACACTTGATAAACTGCAAAGGCTACTAAAATAATTGCAGATGAATTCAACCATTCCATACTAAATAGTTCCTCATCTCCAAATGCAACATCTAAAACATGCGATGAAACAAGTACTGTACCAAACATCAAAGTATCACTTGCTACATTTTGTAATACTGGATGTTCTAAATTTATTGGTATGTACGGTTTAATTACCATGTAGTATACAGTGAAACCAATTAGAATAAATAATAATATTTTTAACGAATTTGTATCAAACAGTTCTGCATTTTCATCATCCAAAAAGTAATATGTACCTAATCGGAATATCAATGCAACCGTACCGTATTTTAGCCATGCATCTAACGTTTCTTTAACTCTTGAATCCATATTTGATGGATTTATAACAGTTGCTATATTTTCTGGGATTCCTAAACTCATTATCTATATTCTATGTTAAGAAAATATGTCTGTTTTGCTTTAACAAACTATATCATTTTTTACGTTTTCGTTACTTGTGTAGACGAGTTTTGGTCCATCAGTTGTGCACTTGTATGAATCGATTATAATCTGTCCCTTATGCACCTTTTCATGGCAAGGACGACATAAAATTACTAAATTATACAACCCGTTCTTTGTGAGATGCGGTTTTTCGATGATCTTATTATCTTTGCAACAGTTCTTTTGAAAGTTAATGTGATGCGTTTCTAATTCTTTGTGATTTATTTGTGTTGGTTTATATGAACAAAGAGCACATTTTGTAACTATCAATTTAGCATTCCATTTAGATTGTTTTGTTGGAAAATCAAACGTTTCAATATTTAACAAACGATTCTTAATTATTTCTGCAGTGTTTATAAACTCAGGATTGTTGATCATGTATTTAGCGACCATGACACCATAAATACTTGGTCCTGTTCCCGGGGTTAATTTTCTTTCAAACACTAATCTGTTATTTTTTGTATCCATATCTACTTTCAAATGAAACAGTCGTAAATTTGTCAGAGCTTTAACCTCTTCGATTTCTTTTAGTTCATGCAAGTGGCTTGAGAAGATGAATGTAGCGTTGGATTTACTTAGTGTAATAAGAGTGCTGGAGACAAGAGAAATGGCACTGGTAATCTCTGTACCGCGGCAAACTTCATCACCGATTACAAGAGTATTCTCGCCATTATTCTGGACTCGTTTCAAGATAGAATCGATCTCTGTCATTTCTAAGACAAAACTGGATAGTCCTTTCAGCATATTATCATTGGCATTAATTCTTGCATAGATTGCCATGTAAGGTTCATATGTAAACGATTTTGCAGGGACATAGTATCCTATTTGTGCAAGAATTACTGCTAGGCCGACTGACTTCATTGTTGAGCTCTTGCCAGCGAAATTGATTGCATAAATAAGCATACCATTTTTATTATCTCTCGCACCAAGTTCAATATCATTTGGTATATACTCTGTCTCTTCACACAATCTCTCTATAATTGGATGACGTAGCTGTTGCGCGTCGATGTAACTTGGCTGTGGATTCTCTAAATCGACAATCGTTGGTCGACAATAATAGTACTTATCAGCAACTGCAGCACCAGATACTACAAAATCTAATTCTGCTATAAAATTTGTCACATCTCTTAACGTACTTTCATTTTTAACGTAATAATCCATAACCGAATCTCTAAATGTTGCTTTTAATATTTCGGTCATTCTATCATATTGCGTCTGTAATCCTCTAGTATGATCGACAATAGTAGAAATAGAAATCTTAGTAGTTGTTTTCAAATATTTATATTCGACATCAGATGCATTAATGACAATAGTTTCACCATCTACTTCTATCTTTAACTTTTTCTTGTTAATGTGACGTTTGATGATCTCACCATTAATTCGCGTGACGGTGAAGTATGATGATTTATCTTCTGCTTTTTTAATACTAACTATTTTTTTGGTAAATGCGGATGGTTTTCGCTGTGAATTAACCCAATCAGTAAAGATCGATGCAATTTTATCCACCAAAACAGCGCCGCATTTTATCTTTGATTGAATACCATCTATTTCAGCATATACTCCTGGTGCGAAAAATGATTTTTTAGCATCGATGTAATGATTATTTCCATATTTTGGGAAATCGTCTAAGATGTAATCTTTACTATATTTCTTCCGATATTTGTTAAATTTTTCAACAGTTTCATCTGAAATAAGGCTAGCAATGGTTGGTTTTGTAGATACTAATTCGGCAATCTTAACGACTGAATTGTAATACTTGTTTAATCGATAGAATTCTCCGGGCGAGATGGTTCCATTTGCCATTTTACGATGCATTCGTTCCATGTCATTAATGTTCTTCAATTCATCAGCAACTTTTTCATAAAACTTTTTTTTCAACAACTCATTAATCATCGTATATTTCTCATTGATCTTCTTCTTGTTTTTTTGCGAGTAGGGATTTGTTAAATTAGATTTCAATAGTCTCTTACCCATAGGCGTCGATGTTTTGTTCACAACATCATACAATGACTCTATTTTTTTGTTGTACGATTCCAAATTATTAGAATCAATAACATTTAATTGTCCCACCGCATCATTACCCAATATCAAATGTTCATCATAAATGTAGATATTTGGAGCACTAATATTTGTTAATAAATTAATGTTGCGTTTAGACAAAAATCGCAACATAATAATCAATGATATTATGACATAAGAATACCTTTCCAAATTTAGAATCTCAATCGGTGATTTTTTGTTACTAAGATTCATTTGTAAATTCATATGATAAATCTTAGAAAAATATGTATTTTGATAATTCACTTTGAACATCTTTTCTGATAATAATGACAACTTACTTGTATCTTTATTATCATGATAAATGCAAAATTCATATTTAGGGATAGAATCAAGTTCTAAATAGGATTTTATTGATGCTATTTTATTTTTATCGATCGTTATGGGTTGGTAGTAAACGATACATTCTGTTGGTTTGAAAATTTTGAAGATTCTGGACAATTCATCTAAACCAAATTTTTGATCGTTAGGTTTGCTGTAGAATTCATGGACACTATTTTTGCCAGTGACGTTGTCTAAAATTGTTAATCCAATCGCTAACAAAGTATCCGTGGTTTTAAGTTGCGCTTCTTCTACAATATATGCTGATATTACATAATTAGCATTGTTGTTTGCACTATCAGATATAAATGTTCCAATAGAATATATTCCTGATAATACTCTTTCTTTTTCGCCTCTAACTTCATCGAACAATACGACGATGTAGCCTTCTTGGGTTAGATATTTTAAATTCTTTGCTGCTTTGACAACGGGAAATCCTAGCATATTGGGATTCTTGATATCTGGTGGTTTATCAGTGTTTTTATCGGCCCGCGTCAATTCTGTTTTCAATATTTCTGAGATCTTTTCTAAATCAAATCCTTCAGTTGTTGTACTGTAAGCTTCATAAAAAGTCCCTTTCTGAATGAAAACGATTGTTTTATCACCATATATTTTGGTATAATTTTTTTGATGTTTCAAACAAGTGGTTACGAAAGCCATTTAATAATCTTTGATATTTAATTTTTAAGTTAACATTAACTTTTTTTAAAATTAATGTTAGCTATACCTATTTTTGAGCTTCATAGATTGTCGAGATGATTAGTTTTTTGAGCTTATGGGCTAATAAATCGACAAGTGTATCACTATTATTGAATAAATCATACCATTTGATGCGTGTAGTAGCAACATATTCCCGCAAAACTTTTTCTACAAATCTACGGCTAACGAAATATTTTTCGATGTATTTGAAGACATATTTGCTATCTTCCGATGAAATATTTGATTTTGAAACATTATCTGGATCTGATATCAATTGAACTTTTCCTTCATCGCCAGATTTTTTGACTTGGAAATATTTCAATAACTTTCTGTAAATAGGTTTCTTGTACAACCACTTTTCAGTCAAGCGAGTATAAAAATGATCAATAACTCTGGCCTGATACATGCGATCATCGTTTAATAAATCGACTTCGCTGTAAAATGGATTAGTAAATGCTGGGTTAAATAAAAGGATTGGAACATCGATCGATTTAGTGATCGGATTCCTAACAATCCAATTTAAATCATCTAAATCTGCTCTTGATTTAATTATAAACGACGACATTATCTAAACTATATTATTTAAGGAGATTTAATTTATTTTGTTTTCAATAGATTTTATCAGTTGTTGATACATAAAATTTTTGATTTTTTTGTAATGTGTCTTGATATCTTCCATCATGCCAGCATATTTGTCAAGGTACATATTAATGACAGACGTAAAAAAATCATAACTCAGAAGATTGACATTTATTATCTCTTGAATCTTCTTATCATTCTGATCTCCTCGATCTTTATCAGTTAATCGATCGATTTGCAGGACATCACTATCGACGGATAGATTGAACGCATATTTTTTAGAAATCAAATCCATATAATCATTCATCCATAGTTTGATCGCTAAGTTGTAGTAATAATTCAAGACCGATGTTGTGATGTTATCTTTGTTTGTTCCAAAATATCGCCATGCACAATTATGAATTCGCTTGATCGTTAATGGGTTGTAGATATATTCGTTATCGAGGGAGAAGATGATGACATCGTCGAATGTTTTGAAATTGTAGATTTTGGTTAAGAAAAACTCGAGATTAAAATCATACGACAAGATATTTATCATATCGTTAGACATGTTCGTACATAAATCTTTGCGGGATTCGTTATCCATAACATATAATATACGAATAATAAAAACTATAAATGACAATTGTAGAATAAAAATCTTAACAATTAATATAAATTTCCAATGAGTCAGTCGGATTTAAATGTGCATGAACAAATAAAACAATATGTTAACGAGATTGCTCAACTCAAAGATCAATTTGATCATAGTGGTAATTTGGATGAAAAGAAAAATTATCTTGACAAGATCAGAGAATTACATGGTAAAACTAAATCATTTGTATTGAAACATGAAATTGAACGCATCAATGATTTCCAAAAAGATTACAAGTTGATCAGCAAAAATAACTGTCTCATCAGCTACATGGAATTATGTATCCGTAAATGCGAGAAAAAATTACGTGCAAATGGATCTGAGGAAACTTCTGAAGAAATTTTCGTACCACAAGAAGGTTCTAAGAAATATACGTTGCGTCCAAAAGGTGATTTGTATGAACTATCATTGAATATGCCAACCGAAACTCAAGGAGCCCCTATCAAAAAAAACGGTTTGCCATTTGATTCGCCATCAAGTACGCAATTTATGAACGAATTACGTGAAGTTAACAGTGCTACAAGTGACAACGAACTAAGTGTTATTGGTGAAAAGAAAGTGACACAAGCTGGAGGATTTGAACCTATTTTTACGCAAGATGACGAAACATTGTCGGGACAAGTTAATGCAGTTCAAACAGAAGAAGGAAATAATTTAGTGGATGAATATTTGCGTAATTTGAAAGATTTGATGCGTCAAAATGAGGTTGTGCATCATGAACCAACGTTGACCGATCAGATTAATAATTTAGAGACTGATGAGGCAAATGGGTTGGTGGAGGAATATGATAAAGGATTGAAGGGAATTAAGGAGTCAATGTACGATGTTAAAAAGCCGACACTGGTTCGTTTTTTCGCTTCTTGGTGCGGTTATTCACGTGAGTCAACTCCAGCCTGGAAAGAATTCGAAAAGAGTTCTACTATTCCTGGTTTACAGATTGTAGATTTAGATGTTGGTAACGATCCAATTAAGCAAAACCTTGCAAAATCTGTCGGCGTTTCAGGCTTTCCGACTATTTTGTTGTTTAAGGATGGCAAGATTTATAAATGTAACGAACGTGCTGCAAATGGGATTGAACTGTTTTGTAAAGAGCATATGAAAAAATAATATCAACTAATCAAAATATTTGATATTATTTAATTGATCCATATCAAATTATTTAATTAGTTGATATTATTTAACTTTTTGAAAACAATTACTAATATTTTAAACGGTTCGTCATTGTTAACAAAACGTTATAAAATTTTTTTATTGATACTCTCTCGATTATCATTAAACGTGTTAGATATCAATGCAATCGTGAATATAAAAAATATCTGTGTGGTAAATAATAAAGTCAAAATATGTCAAAAATATCTCATGAGAAATCGCTCGCATCGTTTTTTGAAGAAGTATTGTTAAATGAACGATCAATCGCACTGAGTTGGTCAAATAAAAACGTTGTAGGTGTTGGAGATATTTCAAAATGGTCAAAAGAAAATTACCTATTTAATTGTAATAAATGTAAACATAGTGTCGTAAGATCCCCTTATAGTTTGATGAAAAATCAAACGTGCCCTTATTGTAACGGACGTAAACTATGTGACAACGATCTTTGCGAATCTTGTGCGAAGAAGAGTTTTCTATCTAGTTCGAAAATAAAATGTTGGTCGTCGCAAAATACAGTTTCTGCTAGAAATGTAAGCATACGATCTGGAATAAAATATATATTCAATTGCGATAAATGTTCTCATAGTTTTGAAACATCGCCCGATAACATAGCGCACGGTTGGTGGTGTCCTTTTTGTGCAAATAAAAAGTTATGTGCTGATGAATCGTGTGAGATATGTAAACTTAAGAGTTTTGCATGTCATCCAATGTCCGAACACTGGTCTAGTAAAAATTTGCTCAATCCGAGACAAATTTTGAAATATACGCATGAAAAATATATATTCAATTGTGATAAATGTGGTCACTCTCCTATAATATCAATAATTTGTGTTACATTACAAAATCATTTTTGTCCCTATTGTGCAAATCAATCTTTATGTGACGATTTAAAATGTGAAACATGTATAGAAAAAACTTTTATAATGCATGATAAATCAAAATATTGGTCGGACGAAAATGATAAACTACCGTCCCAGGTTTTTAAAAATTCTAATATTAAATATAAATTTGATTGTCCCAATTGTAATCAAATATATATAGCAGCTCCATACCATGTTTCCAACGGGAAATGGTGTAAGTGTACGATTAATAAAACTGAAACAAAATTGAAACAATTTTTGAAACAAAAGTTTACGTACGATGTTAGGACACAACCAACGTTTAGTTGGTGCAAAAATATAAAATATTTACCATTTGATTTTTTGATCGAAAAATTCAAACTTTTCATAGAGATTGATGGTCGTCAACATTTTGTTCAAGTTAAAAACTGGGGTAATCCAGTTGAAACACAAAAAAGAGATATTTATAAAATGAAACAAGCAAATTTTCATGGTTATTCTGTGATAAGAATATTCCAAGAAGATGTATGGGGTAATAAAAATAATTGGGAAATGAACTTGTTGGATTGTATAAAAAAATATGATATTCCGGTCAATATATACATTGGTAATAAATATACATATCCGTACACTAAAATTGGATCGATATACAAACAGCGAGAAGATCTCGCGGATGAATCTGTCCTATGCGCAATTGAATTTATTGATGACATAATTAACAACGAATATTATCGCACCATATTTGATAATAACAAAATCGATCATTCGCAAACGCAGCAGTTCCAAAAAATGTTATTAAAAAATCCATATTTTCTCAAAACGTTAATATCGTTCATTCGACATATGTTCAAGAAAGGAAGTTGGAAAAAATAATATCAAATAATTTGATTAATTGATATTATGATTTTTCTACCTTCTTTATTTGGTATTTAAAAACATTTAAATCGCCATCATTGATCCCCGAAATATTTGACAATTTCTTATTAATATTCTCCATTATCTTCTTTTCATAGTCAACATTGGCGACAAAAATGATCTTCTGTAACACTGGCGATGTCGTTCCCGATCGATAAGCTCTTCCCAAAGCTTGTATCAAATCACTGGCTGAATCCGGGTAGTTTATCAATACTGCACGAGGGTAACTTCCAAGGGCCGAGAAATCGTTAAGATTCACACCAGTACCACCGCTTTTAACTTGACATATAATTATTCTCTCCTCATTCGATTGAAATTTTTCAATGTGGGTCATTCTTTCGGGCCCTTGACCGCCTCTTATTACGCACTTAATATTCAATTTAGCTTGCAAAAATTCGAGAGTCTTAATATAATTTACAAAAATAATCACCGATTTACCATCATCTAACAGCAAATTGGCTTGTTCAATGAATATTGGGCTTTTGCGCATCTCAATTTCTTGACGTAATTTTTGTATCCTTGCAAGCGAATTACGGCTCGTTTTTTGTTTGCTTCTAAGTTCTTCCATATGTTGTTTTATTTCGTGAAAAAGTTGCGAAATCTTTTCCGGACTATCCGCGATAAAACTCTGGCCATAAACTTGATTCTGCGGAAATTTATCACCCAATTCTTTAATCCTAATTCGACCCGTAAATCTCTTAATCTCTTCACGTATCATCATTGAATTAGCGTTACTTTTCGCCGTTTCATATGACGTCTTCTCGGCATAATCTCGCTTACGAACACTCAAATTTGGATATCGATGTGTAAGATTTTTAACATAGTAATTGTATTTCCTTGTGTCACTTATTTTACCAAATAAATAGCTTGGAATTTTCATATCTAGAGTCTTTTCATATATCGTTGCACTAACTAATAAAATTGGTATTTTAACATCCATCAATTGTTTTACTGATATTAATAATTTTCCGTTGTCTGAGTTAACGGATTTGCAACGATGAGCCTCGTCAAAAATAACCATCGCATCATCGGGTACTGTCCATTCATATATATTTTTTTTGATTCTATCAGGATCATAACCTTCTAACTTGACAAATGGCGAATCCATTCTATTAACAAACCTTGAATCTGTGTATGATTTTCCTGTACGTATAGTCTCGTAGTTAACTATTTCATATGGTTTGAGGTCAAAATATTCGCAAACAGATAACCAATTATAAATTAACGTTTTAGGACAAACAATGATCGGACGCTTGCCTAATTCAATGCAAATAGCGATTGCGATATATGTTTTGCCAGTTCCTGTATCTGAACTATCAAGCGCTATTCCATTTTCTAATATCATTGAGATCATGTTGATGATATGCTTTTTTTGGTAAGCTAATATTTTGCTATTGGTTCTATTTGATAGCACTTTTTTGGAATATATTTTGGGCGGTTCAGGGGCATCTTCTAATTGCTTGGATTGTTTATATATATCATCCAAAAATGAACTGACCGAGGATGTCATTTGATAATGTATGGTAACATATATTAATATCGTGGTTATTTTAGATCAATTTTATTGATACGATTGTGCAACATGTCCAATAGATCATTGAGAAAAGTTCGTGCAAAGTTGCTGGGATTTGTATACAAATTCAATGGCCATTGAAGATACATGCAAATATTTATGATTGGCTAGAGATTTACATGTCAATAGATCATTAAAGTCACACGCAAAGTTGCTGCCAAAATTTGTATATAAATTCAATAGATTGTTGAAGATACATGCAAAGTCACTGCCAAAGTTTGTAATTGGCTAGAGATTTGCATGTCAATTCAATAGATCATTGAAGTCGCATGCAAAGTCACTGCCAAAGTTTGTAATTGGCTAGAGATTTGCATGTCAATTCAATAGATCATTGAAGTCGCATGCAAAGTCACTGCCAAGATTTGTAATTGGCTAGAGATTTGCATGTCAATTCAATAGATCATTGAAGTCGCATGCAAAGTTGCTGCCAAGATTTGTAATTGGCTAGAGATTTGCATGTCAATTCAATAGATCATTGAAGTCGCATGCAAAGTTGCTGCCAAGATTTGTAATTGGCTAGAGATTTGCATATCAATTCAATAGATCATTGAAGTCGCATGCAAAGTTGCTGCCAAGATTTGTAATTGGCTGGAGATTTGCATGCCAATTCGATGGATCATTGAAGACACATGCAAAGTTACTGCCAAGATTTGCGATTGGCTGGAGATTTGCGTGCTAATTCAATAGATCATTGAAGTTACGTGCAAAGTCATTGCCAAGATTGCAATTGGCTGGAGATTTGCACGCTAATTCAATAGATCATTGAAGTCATATGTAAAGTCACTGCCAAGATTGCAATTAGCAGGAGATTTGCATGTCAATTCAATAGATCATCGAAGTTACATGCAAAGTCATTGCCAAGATTGTAATTGGCTGGAGATTTGCGCGCTAATTCAATAGATCGTTGAAGTCACATGCAAAGTCACTGCCAAGATTTGTAATTCGCTGGAGATTTGCATGCTAATTCAATAGATCGTTGAAGTCACATGCAAAGTCACTGCCAAGATTTGTAATTCGCTGGAGATTTGCATGCTAATTCAATAGATCGTTGAAGTCACATGCAAAGTCACTGCCAAGATTTGTAATTCGCTGGAGATTTGCATGTCGATTCAATAGATCATTGAAGTTGCGTGCAAAGTCACTGCCAAGATTTGCATGCTAATTCAACACGCAAAGTTACTGGCAAGATTTGTTATTGGCTGGAGATTTGCATACAAATTCAATGGATCATCGAAATTACATGTAATTTTGCTGCCAAGATTTGCGCGTCAATTCGGTAGATCATTGAAGACACACGCAAAGTCACTGCCAAGAATTAGATTTGTTGAAGAGTTGATTACATAAAATGTGCGCTATTAAAATAGATCGCAATGTTTCGATAATTCTACGCATTTGGCATTTTAATGATAATATATGATTCATATATTATCATTTCTTTTTTTTATTAATCCTAACCAAATGTATTACAGTCGGCGGAATATTTTTTTTGAACCTTCTACCAACAGTCAGATGTGTAACGGACGATGGCAAATGATCTAGCGACTGATTAAATCGGTTACCAAAAATGAGATGGGTCACTGATTGCGGAATTGATCCATCGACAGGTTGATTGAATACGTCGCCAAATTTTAAGTGTGTGACCGATTTAGAAAGATAATTTTTGAGTTGTTTGTTGAAACGTGTTCCAAACTCTATATGGGTAATTGAATCTGGAAGGGCTTCCTTGATCGATTGATTAAAGTCACTGCTCAAAATTAGATGAGAAAGAGATGCTGGGAGAGATTTCTCAATTGACTTGTTAAAGCGTATTCCCAAGTTCAGATATTTCATATTCATAAGATGTGAAAATTGAATTGGCTTATCAAAGTCTCTTCCAAATATCAAATGTGTGATGGATGTAGGAAGAGATGCAAAGAGACAATGATTAAAATATTCCCCAAATATTAAATGCGTCAGGTTTAGATTAATAAAGAATATTGGTCTATTGAAACGTTTTCCAAATTTTAAATATTTAACTGATCTTAACACATTCAATTGAATAAATTGATCGAATTTTTTTCCAAATTCCAAATGAGTAACATTTTGAGGGATACTAATCACGCCCCAATTGTATTCATCGTTAAACGTTAAATGCGTAACTGTTAAAGGAATCGTCCATGATGTTTTATTTCCATCAATTACTGGATTTGTTTCGTTAACAACGGCTGCAAGCGTAATATGTTTGATTTCTACATCTTTACCTGTAGTAGTTTGGAACACCGGAATATGATCATACACCGCAACGTGAACATATTTACATTTTAGTGGTAATATTTTGGCTTCACGCTGATAATTTGCGTTTAATGCAACATACATAAAATTATCAAAGAATGGCAAGGTTTTAATTTTATCAAAGCATGCCTCGTCAGCATAAGTAAAAATATATTTTAATTGGTCCATTTTTTTCGAAATCATAGAAATAGCGATCTTCTCTTTATCGCTAAAGTCTTTGCTTATTATCAAATATATGTCAGTGCACAATGAGAGCATGGTATTGTACTGTATTAGATTATGTATGCGCTAATCTTTCTTTTTTCAATTTTATCGGCTTCTTCGACTTTCACTAGCAGTCATTTATTTTGAACGAATCGATATTGGCACATTCAAAATCTCAATAAATCTCTTAACGTCACATTGACGCGTTCAAAATCAATGCGAATCTCCCGATATCGAGTTGGGTGAACCAATATTAGCATACTCAAAGTCTTGTCAATGCAAATCTTTTGTCGTCACATTGGATGAACCAATATTGGCATGTTCGAAGTCTTGTCGATGCAAATCTTTTGTCGTCACTTTGAATGGACCAATATTGGCATATTCAATGTCTTGTCGGTGCAAATCTCTCGTCATCACTTTGAACAGATCGATATTGGCACGTTCAAAGTCTTGTCGACGCAAATCTTTTGTCGTCACTTTGAATGGACCAATATTGGCACGTTCGAAGTCTTGTCATCACTTTGAATGGATCAACATTGGCACGTTTAAAGTCTTGTCAACGCAAATCTCTTGTCATCACTTTGAATGGACCAATATTGGCACGTTCGAAGTCTTGTCAACGCAAATCTCTCGTCGTCACTTGAATGGATCAACATTGGCACGTTTAAAGTCTTGTCAACGCAAATCTCTTGTCATCACTTTGAATGGACCAACATTGGCACGTTTAAAGTCTTGTCAACGCAAATCTCTGGTCGTCACTTTGAATAGATCAATATTGGCACATTCGAAGTCTTGTCAACACAAATCTCTTGTCATCACTTTGAATGAACCAATATTGGCACGTTTAAAGTCCTGTCAACGCAAATCTCTTGTCATCGCTTTGGATGAACCAATATTGGCGCGTTCAAAGTCTTGTCAACGCAAATCTCTCGTTGCCACTTTGAATAGATCAAAATTTGCACGTTTGAAGTCTTGTTAACGCAAATCTCACGTCATCACTTTCAATAGATCAATATTGGCACATTCGAAGTCTTGTCGAATGCAAATCTCTCGACGTTACTTTAGATAGACCGAATAATAATAAAATATGAATCATATTTTATTATTTTTTTCCACATTTATCGTTGAGTTACGCTTGAAGGAATAGTATTAAATCTTTTACCAACTGTTAAATGTATAACATATGGAGGGATTGATTAAATCTGTTGTCAGAAATCAAATGTGCCACCGACGCATCGAACATCGCTATCTTATCTTTATCATTGAGATTCTTACCTATAATCAAATGTATATCTGCGCATAATGATAGCATTTTAATTATATTTTTTATCAAAATATATCATCAATGCTCATCTTTTGCACGGTGATCTTCTTGCTCTTTTCTTCAACCTTCATTATATCATTTCGAACATTATTGGTTTCAACTTCTAATTTATCTAGCAAGAGTTTGTATTGCACATATTTTTCAATTAATTCTTTCATGCAATCGCTGTCATTGTTCATCTTTGCATCAATGTCAATTAATCCTTCAAGTATCTCGTCAATATTCATCTCATTTTGTGTCTTTGTCTTCTTTGGTTTCTTAAGCATGTTGCATAATTCATTATGTTCATCTTGCAAAGTATGTAATCTTCGGTTTGCTTTTTTATATGCACTCACTTTTTCAGTTGTTTTTTCACTGTCTTTGATGATAGAAATGTAACTATCTAGTTTTGCATCATTTATTTCGCAGTTCATCTTTGTTAATATATACAGACAAATTTTAAATAGCGATGTTGAATGAAATTTGTTTGATGTTACTTTGAATAAGTTTTATCGATGAAAATTTTCGCAAATCTTGATAACACTTTAATGGACCAACACTTGCGTGTTCAAAGTCTCGCCAACGCAAATCCCCGACATTGAATGGACCAACATTTGCGCGCTCAAAGCCTCGTCAATGCAAATCTCCACATATCTATTGACATCACGTTGAATAGACCAATATTAGACGTTCAAAGTCTCGTTAATGCAAATTTCAACAAATCTCTTGACATCACTTTGAATAGACCAATATTGGTACGTTCAAAATCTTGTAAATGAAACCTTTGCAAATCTTTTGACATTACTTTAGATGGACTGACATTTGCACTCTCAAAGTCTCGTCGATGCAAATTTCAACAAATCTCTTGACATCACGTTGAATAGATCAATATTTGTACGTTCAAAGTCGCGTCAAGAGAAATCTTAACAAATCTCTTGACATTACATTGAACGGACCAATATTGGCACATTCAAAGTCTCGTCGATGCAAATTTCAACAAATCTCTTTACATCACATTGGACGGACCAATATTAGCACATTCAAAGTCTCGTCGATGCAAATTTCAACAGACTTCTCGACACCACATTAAATGGATTAATATTTGCACATTCAAAATCTCGTCAATGTAAATCTCTTGACATCACATTGAATGGACTAATATTGAAGCGTTCAAAGTCTCGTCGATGCAAATTTCTTGACATTACATTGAATGGACCAATATTTGAGTGTTGAAAGTCTCGTCAATGCAAATCTCTTGATATCACGTTGAATGGACCAATATTTGCACGTTCAAAGTCTTGTCGGTGCAAATTTCAACAGATCTGTTGACATCACATTGAATGGATCAATATTTGCACATTCAAAGTCTTGTCGATGCAAATTTCATGACATCATCACATTGAACGGATCAATATTGGCACGTTCAAAGTCTCATCGATGCAAATTTCGACATATCTCTCGACATCACATCGAATAGACCAATATTGGCAGGTTCAAAGTTTTTGTCAACGCAAATTTCGACAGATCTCTTTACATCACATTGAATGGATCAATATTGTACGTTCAAAGTCTTGTCGATGCAAATTTCAACAGATCTCTTGACATCGCATTGAATGGGTCAATATTTGCACGTTCAAAGTCTTGTCGATGCAAATTTCAACAGATCTCTTGACATCACTTTAATGGACCAATATTGGCACATTCGAAGTCTCGTCAATGCGAATCTCTTGACATCACATTGAATAGATCAATATTTGCACGTTCAATGTCTTGTCGATGCAAATTTCAACAGATCTATTGACATCATATTTAATGGACTAATATTTGCACGTTCAAAGTCTCGCCGATGCAAATCCCAACAGATCTCTTGACATCACATTGAATGGATCAATATTTGCACGTTCGAAGTCTCGTCAATGCAAATCTCTTGACATCACATTGAATGGATCAATATTTGCACGTTCAAAGTCTTGTCGATGCAAATTTCAACAGATCTATTGACATCACATTTAATGGACTAATATTGACACATTTAAAGTCTTGTCGATGCGAACCTTTTGACATCATATTGAATAGAGCAATGTTGGCATATTCAAAGTCTTGACATTACATTGAACGGACTAATATTTGGGCGTTCAAAGTCTTGCCAACGCAAATCTTTACAAATCTCTTGACATCACATTGAGCGGACAAATATTGGCACATTCAAAGTCTTGTCGATGCGAACCATTTGGCATCGCATTGAACGGACTAATATTTGTGCGTTCAAGGTCTTATCAATGCAAATTTCAATAAATCTCTTGACATTACATTGAATGGACTAATATTTGCACGTTCAAAGTCTTGTCAATGAAAATCTTCAAATTCTTGGCATCACTTTGAATGGGGTAATATTTGCATGTTTAAAGTCTTGCCAACGAAAATCTTTATAAATCTATGTACTGATATTTGCACGTTCAAAATCTCGCCGATAGAAATCTTTACAAATCTCTTGACATCACATTGAATAGACCAATATTGACACGTTCAAGTCTTGTCGATGCAAATTTCAATAAATCTCTTGACATCACATTGAATAGATCAACATTGGTATGTTCAAGTCTTGTCAACGTAAATCTCTGCGTATCTCTTGACATCATACTGAATGGATCAATATTGACATGTTTAAAGTCTTATCAATACAAATCTCTTGGCATCGCATTTGATAGACCAATATTGGCACGTTCAAGTATTATCGGTGGAAATCAATACAAATCTCTTGACACCACATTGATTTAACAAATATTAGTACATTCAAAGTTTTGTTAACGGAAATCTTGGCAAATCCCTTGACATCACTTTGAATAGATCAATCTTGGCACGTTCAAAGTCTCGCCGATAGAAATCTTTACAAATCTCTCAACATTACTTTGAATAGACTAATATTAGCGCATTCAAAGTCTCATCGATGAAAATTTTCACATCACTTTGAATAGACCAATATTGGCATGTTCAAAATCTTATCGATGAAAATCTTCACAATCTCTCGACATCACTTTTAATAGATCAATATTTGTACGTTCAAAGTCTCACCGATAGAAATCTTTACAAATCTCTTGACGTCACATTAAATAGATCAATATGGCATATTCAAAATCTTATCGATGGAAATCTTCACAGTCTCTTGACATCACTTTGAATGGATCAATATTTGCACGTTCAAAGTCTCGCCGATAGAAATCTTTACAAATCTCTTGACGTCACATTAAATAGATCAATATGGCATATTCAAAGTTTTGTCATGAAAATCTTCATAAATCTCTTGACATCGCATTGAATAGATCAATATTGGTACGTTCAAAATCTCATCAATATAAATCTTCGCAAATCTCTTGACATTACTTTGAATGAACTAATATTTGCACATTCGAAGTCCCATCAATAGAAATCTTCGCAAATCTCTTGACATCACATTAAATGGACCAATATTGGCACGTTCGAAGTCTCATCAATAGAAATCTTTACAAATCTCTTTGAATGGACAAATAATCGAATTATCAAAACCAATAGAACAGCTTATTAATTGCAGGGTTGTGCGAAAAAAATTGAATTTATTATCATATAATGGGTTCAACATTTAGCAACATTAATAACAAAATGAATGAGAGGGATATTGTGTATCAAATATTTAATCATTTGAATCGATGCAGTTTAATAAAATGTTCAACCGTTAACAAACTTTTGAAAGAAATATGTGATTTACAATATACGCGATTATTATTGAATAAATACGGAAATATTCGAACAAAATTTTTATTTAAAACATCATGTAAACAAATATATATTACTTCTTACACATTAGATCTTTTTCTTAAAAAATTTGGTAACGTTAATTTGGTTAATTTTTTTCCTATGGATGAATTAAATTTGGATTTTAGGGAAATTGTAAAATTACCTGAGTCAATCGGACAACTTATTAATTTGAAAAAATTAATATTACAGAGCAATAAAATAACTGAATTACCTGAGTCAATTGGACAACTCGTTAATTTACAAGAATTGCTACTTGTTGACAATAAAATAACTGAATTACCTGAGTCAATTGGACAACTCGTTAATTTACAAGAATTGCTACTTGTTGGCAATAAAATAACCAAATTGCCGGAATCGATTGGACAACTCATTAATTTGCAAAGATTACATATTAGTCACAACGGCATAACAGAGTTACCGGAATCGATTGGACAACTCATTAATTTGCGAAATTTACGACTTAGTTTAAACAAATTAACAAAATTACCAGAATCGATCATACAACTCGTTAATTTGCAAAATTTATGTCTTAGTCATAATAACATAACGAAATTACCAGAGTCATTTGGACAACTTATTAATTTGCAAGAATTACGGTTGGATCATAATCGAATAATTGAATTACCAGAATCAATAGGACAATTTAGCAGTTTGCAAGAGTTATGGCTTAGTTATAACGAAATACGAGAATTACCAGAATCAATCGGACAACTTACTAGTTTACTAAACTTAATATTGCATGATAATCAAATAACTAAATTACCAGGATCGATAGGACAACTTGTTAATTTGCAAGATTTATGGTTACATGATAATCAAATAATAAGATTACCAGAATCAATAGAACATATTGCTAATTGCCACATTTTGCGATAAAAAATTGAATTTATTATTACATAACAAATTCAATATTTAGCAACACTAAGATTAAAATGAATAACAAAGATATTACGTATCAAATATTTAATCATTTAGATATAAATAATATTATCCGATGTTCAATTGTTAACAAATTTTTGAAAGAAATATGTGATTTACAATATATGCAGTTTGGTAAACAATGATAAAATATGATCCATATTTTATCATTTTAAATTATAACAGATCCATCAATAAATTGAATCGTATACGACTTATGATTCTTCAGTTCTGCCAAAGTAGTTATCTCCTCCTTTGTCTTGTTAGAAATCAATTTTGGTCGAGTAATATTTTTAATCTGTTCTTCATAAATCGTCAATTGTTTGCCGCAAACATCAACGCAATTCGATAACTTTCTCTCATTCACACTCAGTATCTTTTTAATCTGATCATAATGACCTTTAATATTTTCATCAAGAGTTCGCTTAGAATCGATGATATATTCACATTTATCGTTCAAATGTGCTAATATGTTATTTCGATTATTTGCACTGGCAGTTTGATGGAACGATAAATCCTCAGAAAGCTGCGCCAATATTCGATCTGAGTATTTCGTCAGTTTGACTTTCTTAATTTCAATAAAATCAGAGTATGCATTGACATATGTATGAATTTTTTTATGAAGTGATGCGATAATTTTAGTAATTTTATCTTTTGTGTTGATATTTTCGAGAGTAATATTTTGCGCAACGGCTGTTGGAGTGATGTAGCTCTTGCAACTAGCTAAGTCAGCTAAACTAGTGTCTATTTGGTGACCAATACCAGTGACAATTGGAATTTTAGATTTGAAAATAGACATCGCCATCATTTTAGTATTAAAACATTCTAGATCATCTTTTGATCCACCTCCTCGAATCAAAACAATAATGTCACATACGTTATGAGTATTTGCTAATTGGATTGCGCGAGAAACATCTTTAGGCGCGTTGTTACCTTGCATAATCGCCGGATAAAGATAAATCTTCTTGCCACAACATCGTTCATTAAGAGTATGCATAAAATCTTTCATACCAGCTGCGTTCATTGAAGAAATGACACCAATGTTAACGTAATTGTTTTCTAAAATAGGTTTTCGATCAAAACATCCTAGTTCTTGTAGCTGCTTTTTTAACTCTTCCAGTTTTGCGTTATTATTTCCAGTTCCGATTTCATGATAGCTGTGGATGATAATTTCAATCTCACTTCTGAATAAAAATAAAGAGCAGGTAATTTTGAGTTTGTCGCCTTGCTTGAATGTGTACTGATCATTGTAGATAATGGCGCGCAAGTTGTTAGTTTCGTCTTTTACGGTGACAAAGATCATTCTGTTGAATTTTTTGATTTCAGTTATTTCGACAATCATGGTCATATTTTTGAAACATGTTTTGGAGGCAATGTATTGCTTCATGTGGGCGATGATGTCGTTTATGGTGTATGTTTTATCGTTTGATGGGCTGACTGATGATGATGTAGATTGGTTTGATTCTGAGGATGAATCGAGGAAGTTTAGAGAGTCGACGTTTATCATTATATGTATGGAGTGATTGTTTTTTAAATCGGATCGTTTTATTTAAAGATAGTTCAACAATGACAAATAGAACATGATTGCGAACGATAAGATCAATAATGATTACTATCGCAGCAGGTATGAAACTTTTAGTATTATTGTGATGATCAAAAATGGATACGTCAACGCAACAAAAATATGTAAAATATACAGTAAAGAATTTCGTCAATGGAAGGTTAATAAAACGTCACGCGAAATTTTGCAAGAATTATCCAATGTTACCGGAATATCACTCAATAAATTAACAAAAACCGTAGCAGGCGGACGAACTATTGACATACGGGGAATATATGTGCATCCCGATTTGATTACCCATATTGCATATTGGTGCAGTCCTAGGTTTGCTGTAAAAATTGGCAAATGGATTAACGAATGGCGGAAATTTTCAAACGAGAATGAAATACGATTCTATGATGCTCTATCAACAATAGAAACATCACCTAACGCGCAAAGAGAAAAAGAAATACAAACGATGTTGCACAAAAAGCTTGGTGGTAAAATCGAAGTCAAAACATCAGATGGACGAATAGATTTGCTAACGGATGAATATTTGATCGAAATCAAAAAATATGACGATTGGATGTGTGCAGTTGGGCAAGTATTGATGTATGGATGTGAATATGACGACAGAAAGAAGATAATATATTTGTTTGATGTTCCAGAGGATAATAATTTAAGCAGAGTGCAAAGAAAATGCAAAAAATATAACATCACTGTTAGAACAATTAAATGATTTATATATACAATAATACCAAAATATAACGATTGATTATCACTATATTTTGACATCATGATTTTTCAAAAAAAAATGATTTTTAAACTGTCTCACATTATGGCCTGCACAATAGAAGATTAACAAATGTCCAAAGCCAAAGTCAAAGTAGTTTACGAATCAGACGAATCCTTCTCTTCTATCGACAGTTTTGAAGAATACGATCAACATGATATACGTAACATATGCTACAAAAAAATAAACGATGAATATAGCTATGGGAAATATGGACAACATAAGGTGATTGTCATGATGAAGAACGGATATTTCAATATTGATCATCTTTGTAAAAAGTTTAATAAAAAATTTGAGGATTGGGTGGAAAGAGATACATCAAAAGAATTTATAAAATGCTTGTCGAAACTCAAAAATATTCCGAGAAAAGATTTAATACAAAAAATCAAAGGTAACAGCGAGATCAGCGGGACGTATATTCATAGTCTCCTTTTTGTTCAGGTTATGATGTGGGCATCGCCAGTCTCTGCGTGCAACGTGTCGGATATTATAGATAATAATAGATAAATAATTATGAAATTAACGTTGATGCCACAGATCTTTGATAAACATTTATGGCAACATGGAAAAAATAATAAAAAAAATGAAAAAAAAACGCTCTCACGAAGAATGGATAACGATACAACAAATAACGCAATAATGTCGAAAGGAACAATTGTTAACAAAAAAACGAAATCACCGATCGTTAAAAAAACAATCCACACTGAAAAGATCAAGAAACATGTAGTCAGCAAAAAAAGTGCACATGTATCTGAGGACGAATATGAAGAATCTATCGAAAATGATAATGCGTCTACTATCGATGATATGACATCCGATAGTAACACTACATCGATAGAAGATGAGACATCGACAGGGAATTCCGGATCATATGAAATTATTCAAAAAGGAAAGAAATCGAAAAATAGCAAAAATGATACGTCATCATGTGAAGAAGATACAATTGATTATGAGGATTCAAAAAATTCTTCATCTAACAATGAACATAAATTGATGAAGGATGATGACATACGTCATATTATTATCAAAATGATCGATAGTAAATATAGTTATGGATATTATGGTACATTTCGGGTCATATTGATGAATGATAACGGTTATATAAACGCTACAAAATTATGTGCATTGGTTGGAAAACGATTCTATGATTGGAAAGAGAATAAAGTTTCTATTGAATTAATTTCTGCATTGGCCACAGAAACGGAAATATCAGTTATTGATCTTATACGTAAAGTTGCCGGAGGTAAAAATGTTGACATTCGTGGAATATATGTTCATCCAGATCTTATTCCTCATATAGCATCATGGGCATCCCCCAATTTTGCTGTTAAAGTATCGAAGATTGTCAGAGAACATTTCGCAAAAAAAGCTATCGAAGAAAAAGATAAAGAAATCGAAGAGAAGAATAAAATTATTAGTTCCAAAAATATAACCATTCGCAAAAAAGATGATAAAATTGATGTTATGGGAAAAAAGATTGATCTTCTTCTTACATATGCCCGCAACACCACATCGCAAAACGATCTCTTACACATAGATAACATTGAACTCAAAGAACTAATTGGGGAAATATCCAAAGATAAAGTGGTCAAGTTAGAAGATCCGACCGAAAATGATGCATTTGCCATAATCCAATGCAATAATAAAGGTGATGGTGGCAAAGACTTCTACGTCATAAGAACTCTCAGAAAATCTTTGACTGGAACGATCAATAAATATAAACAGAATAATAAATTCGCTAGAGTAGTTATCCGAATTAATAATCCTCATGGTATAAATTTTTGGAAACGAATTGGTAAGAAATATGGCCAGAAGGGCGATAAACCTTTGTTAAAAATCAAAGGTAATAATTTTCGATTGATAAATGGATGCTCTGTCCATAAAATGAAAGAAATAGTCAATAAAGTGCATAACGAACGATTGAAATACGAATAAATTTAATTATCTTTTCCAAAAAAATAATTAAATTAACCAACAAATGGAACCGCATGAATCGCCGAACCATGTGCAGAATTATGATTCCCCACAATTATCGCATCGTCTCGCCTAATATTCTGCACCGTCTGCGGCACAGGCTCATACTTATTCTCAGTATTATGAAAATATTGATAGTACTTCTGTTCGTTCGACTGAAAAAACATCATAAAAAAAATTAATGTCACAAATACAATCGCTACAACATAAAACGGTATATGTGACGCGGGATAACATATTTTATCAGTGCTCATTATTCTATAATATTATAACACATTATTGATTTCGAAAGCGGAATATTTTAACTCGTCTTAATGTAAGTATAATGGAAACTCATATTGATGCTTCTGCGTTATCTGACGACGAAATAAATTCCATCGATCCTAACTTTTTCACCGAAGACGACAGTAAAAAAAATTTCATCAAAAACAACCTCATCAATACTATGTTCCCCGTCCTCCTCGATCAAGATAGAATCACTTTACTGGAAGGACTAATTCTAATTATCGACACAATCTATCGCAAATTCAACATCTATGCGCTCAAAAATAATAAAAATCTCTTCTGGAACCAATTAATCCAAAATGATCTCCTTGATCTCCGCGCCCTCGTCGGCCTAATGCTGCCCTACATTAAAGATGAAGGTGATGATCGCAACAAACACTCGCTCCATTCGCTCAAAGATCTTTACACTGAAAAAATTCCTGATACCGATAAATACAAGTTCAGTAATATGCAATACAACAGATGCATCAGATATCAAAGAGACGGTCAAATCAGAATCAAAGACCGTCCCCTTGAAACTATCTATTTTGAAAATCATCTGCAACTGTTACTATCGAGCATCAACACGATGTCCAATAAATTATACGTCAATTGGATGGATGTCCTGCCAGTTACAATAGACACATACTCGCAAAATCTGATTTACAAAATAACTAAATATAACATACAACATAAGTCCAGCAATGTAGCTGATCTAGGATTAAATTTTTCTGACTTTTACAATGTCATTTCAAATCATTTATATCACGAAATCGTAAACTACAAATGGTTGATTTATGAATTCAAAATAGTATCCGATCACGTGCCAATTATATCATATTTAGAAAGTACTGATGCGTTTGAATTTGATAACTTATGGCGGGGAGTGTTGTGGTCGCAGCTGACTGACACGGGACGGTTCAGATTTACATCTGACTGGAATAAATTATTGAAGAGTTATGAGCAATTTGATAATTATGCCATCTATTACATACATATTTTTTTCTGTAAGTACAGTGTTAGCAAAAAAAGATTGGAAAAAGAAAAAAAGTTAAGATGTGGATCAGCAGTTGTTGAAGAAGGAGAAGATGTTGAGGATGTAGAAGATAACGGATCGATCAATATTAGTGACGAAAACATCAGGAACGCAATTGACGGCATCGCAAATGTTCCAGCAGAATACATATATGCCTTTTTATTAGACCAATTGTTGGGCTTCAAACGATCATGGTTTTATTATTTCATCAAAATCAAAAAAAGTAAATATTTTCAGACAACTGACGAAAAGATCAAAATAACACCAAAAAATGTCTACAATTATGCCAAGTTAATAACTCGCAAACCGACAGAAAATGAATTAACCGGAACGTCAAAATTACTTGATTTACCTAGATTTTGGATCTCTTTAAAAAAAAATGATCAAGAAGAGGTGATGGCGAAAATGAAGAATACGCATCCGAATGAAATGTGGTTTAATGTTAGTAGGTATTTGCGAAATTTTTATGATACAGAAGATACAAATTTATTGATGCAGTACAACATTCTGATACGAAATACTGTTCATGATAATTTGATTGATATCGTCTTTGAATCGTTAATTTATCATGGATTGTTGTCTCAATTTGTTCCGAATGCGATGGTTACAGATAATGTAGCATTGGTAACGAGAATTGGAACAAATGCAGATGCTGCTAAAACGAACGAGAAGAGATCGCAGATGAAGAACACTGTCTTCAAAGATGCGGACAAGAAACGCTACAAAGATCATGCATATTATTATATCACCGGCAATAAGTATGCAGAATTACCAAATACGATTTATGATGACAAAAAAAAATCATTTATTCATTTCTTTGATGCATTAACATCTATCCAAGGTTGGCAGTTCAGATATGCGATGAATTGGGTCAGTCAGATTAATTTTTATCATCATTATGCGAATGTTAGAGTGATGTATGCGACAGGAGGAACAGGAACAGGGAAATCAACTATCATACCGCGATTAATAATGTATTCCCAGCATATGTTGGATTACAAAATAACTGGTAAGATCATTTGTACACAACCACGTATATCGCCAACAGTAAATAGTGGAGAAATGATCTCTTCCGAATCTGGAATTCCAATAATTTCGTACGATGAAAAGTACAAACAAAATATGCCAACATCTGAATATTATATCCAATACAAACATGCTGGTGGCAGCCACGTTGACGTAAACGCAATGTCGTTTCTGCGGATCGTAACTGATGGAACGCTGATGGCAGAGATGAAAAATTCACCGTTCATGACAAAAACTTTGCCAGTTACCGGATTATTTGATAAAAATAAAACCCCGATAGATTGGATGAAGACTTATACCGCAGATAATAAATATGACATCCTAATCATCGACGAAGCTCACGAACATAACGCCAACATGGATTTGATTTTAACCCTGGCAAGAGACGCATGTTACGTTAATAATAGCCTGAAATTAGTGATAATCAGCGCGACTATGGATGATGACGAGCCAATTTACCGACGTTACTATCGAACCATCAATGATAATAGGATGTTTCCCTTGAGCCAGGAAATTATCGCTAACAAATTGGATCGCGCAAACATGGATCGCCGAGTTGATATTAGTGTGCCCAGAAGTACGACGCAATTTAAGATTGATGATATTTTTCTGCCAAAAGAAGCGTCGGATAAAATTAATGATAAAAATTTTGTAGAAGCTGGGATAGCTATGACGATAAAAGTTGTTAATGAAACTACATCTGGGGATATTTTGCTATTTATGACGGGTAAGAAGGACATTGATCAGTCCGTTGCAGAAATAAACGCTAGAACGCCATCAAATGTCATTGCATTTCCATTCATCGGCAGAGATTTAAGCGAAGAGCAGCGAAATTTTATTCTCAAAATAGACAAAATGCTAAAAACATATACCCGACAGAAATCAGATGTATCAAAATCAGAAGACGAAATAACGCAACGTGTCGATCCGGGAACTTATAATCGGGCCATTATTATCGCCACAAATGTCGCCGAAGCTAGTATCACTATCGACAGTTTGAGATATGTCGTAGATACAGGATATGCTAAAGTAGATGTGTATGATCCGTTATTAGGTGTCACTAAGCTCATTACGATGCCTATTTCAAATACCAGTTCTATGCAGCGACGAGGGCGAGTTGGTCGTGTCGCAGCTGGATCTGTATATTATATGTATGATAAGGAGAAGGTTGCAAATAATAAAACCGCATACAAAATAGCAGATACAAACATCAGAGACTTGATTGTCGATCTTTTGCGAACCGAACAAATGGATCATCCCATCGTCGATCGAATCAACGACATCAACAGAATTCGTAACATTCGTAACATTGAAATTCCTGCTGAATTGGGTAATCCAGGAGTTTACGGAGATATAATTACGAAGCTTTACATGTATGGCGAATCAACGTTGAATGACACTGGCATTTACAAATATTATGGCCTGGGCAATTCAGACGTTACTATCGATCAAATTTTGACAGACGAGTATTTATTGACCAATCATGACGATTATCATTTTGATTACATATTTGAATCTAAATGTCATACTGGATATGATGATAGCATATTAGAAGATAGATATTTGGACTTCTACATCATCCATCCTGACGAAAATATTATCACACGAAATATGTACACTGGAAAATATATCTTTTTAAAACAGAACCAGGGCATCACTGAAGATTATTATTACTATTTTTACGTAAGAAATGACGTTAACAGAACAGATACAGGGTTGGAACATAAGACGATTAATTGGAAAGATGTAATTTTACCAAAGTATGAATTGATGATCCGTGATGCAAAATTACTGGCTAAAATTGTGGAAATTGCGTACGACCAAACTCAACATCCATCGTTGGCACTCGAAAAATTTGATAGTGATTATGAGAGACGACGATCTTTGAGTGAATATTATGCTAGACTTAATGAAATTTTACGAGAAACGAAAAAGACAATCTTATTAACAACAAAAATAGGTAAAAAAACAGGGGAATTACAACGGGTTTTGGATATGGGCATTACTAATAATCCACAGAATATTTTATGGTACATGTATTCGTTACCTTATGATGTCCAAAATGATGTTGTTGGAATGATGTCATTATTGTCATCTACGGATGATATCAAAAAATGGGCTGTGACAAAAAATATCAGGGATGTAGAAAGATTTATCCGCAGAGGTATAACAATCAGAAATAGTAAATCATTTCCGAGTGATCTTAATTTTATTTGGAAGATTTGGTTACAGATTAAAAAAATATTTAATGATAATCAGTTGTACCAATATGTCACTATTGATAAAGACATGGAAAGTAGATTTAGAATATCTGTCAAAAATTATTTACAAGGAAACAAAATGAATATTGATGAATATAAGGTGTTAAATACAATGTATCGGTCAGGAAAATTGAATGTGGTGGATGAATTCTATCATTACGTATCGAATTTAAAAATCGATTTTGAGGAACGATTGAAAACGACCAATATTGCAATGTATGTTAAAATTGTTGCTGATATGTTTAAAATTAATGAGCAAATTATTCAAAAATTTGTAGTCGTTTATCTGGAGAGCATGCTGCAAATTAATAAGAAACAATGGTGCTACCAGTACGATATCGAACATAATGTAGAAAATAGTGATGTTAGCAAGGAAGATGTAGTTGAATGGGTTAAGACTTTAATTTTACCTCGAGTTATTAGTGATGGATCGGATACATATTTGATCATGTTAGAATCTTATTTGCGCGCTTATGCTAATAATTTGATATGTGCAGAATCGAAGGGGAAATATATATCGTTGAGCAACGGCGCCAAGATAATTACCAAATTTTGGTCAAAGAAAATACTCATCCGCCAAACGTTTCAATTAGATCCATCTGAATTTTTTGTTTATCATTCAAATAATGCATTAGGGGACATAATTACAGTGTTCTATTTGACACCAGTTATTATCGATTGGGTATTTAAATTGAATCCAATTTATTATTACTACTTTCTGTTTGATGACGGATTGAATAAATATTTCAAAGAGGATGAATCGCTCGAAATATTGAAAAAGAGATTAGCGGAAAAATATGATGTTAATTATTTGATGAACTATGTAAAATTATTGGGTGATCCGAATTTATTATTTGCGATTATGATACACATCAATACAACGCATATAAAAAAGAATTTTCTCAATTGATATGTATATAATAATGTTACCGGATATATGGGGAAGATGTGCGTGGAATTTTATTCATTTAGTGACACTAGATTATCCTATGAATCCAACGGATGAAGACAAACAATATTATCGCAATTTTTTCACCTCATTATTACATGTGTTACCTTGTGAGAAATGTCGACATAATTTGTACAAGAATCTCAAAAAATTACCCCTATCTGAATCAGTCATGTCGACGCGTCTAAATTTAGTCAAGTGGGGTATAGATTTGCATAATATGGTCAATGTCCACACGAATAAGCCGATATTATCATATTCAGAAGCTATTACCGCTATTAACAAATTAGCCAAGCCAGAAGAACCAAAATCTAACATTCCCCTCTATGTATTTTGCGTCATTGTTGCATTGATAGGACTGTTTTTTCTGTACAAGTTCTTAAAAAAAATTGATTTTTAAATTGTATTAAATATGATCCCAATGATATAATTAACAAAGATGCAGACAACATCAAACATAGCTAAAAAGATAGATACATTACTGGCTGCAGATTTTTCTGAATCTATAAATGTAGAAGGGATTGTAGTCAATATTGACGCTAAAAATAACGTTTTTGCGATTCGAGATGAAAATAAGACTGTCTTTCTATGCCGCGCCAAAACGGATGTTAGTCATCTTGCGATAAATGATAATTTGATCCTGATTTGTTTCGTTAAATTTGGTAACGGATATGGAATACATCTTCTTGTTGAATATTTTTATACAGTGACAGAAGCCGAAAAGATGCAAAGTAAAAAAAAGGCATATGAAATGTATAAAAAGAATATTCTGAGTGATAAAGACAAATACAAGACAAAATTGGCCAAAATAAATAACATGAGGTATCCAAAATATGTTAAAAATATTGGTTTGATTGTTTTGGATAGTCATAAACAGATGATGAACAAGTTTATGACCGAATTTAAATCAAAATGCAGGGGAAATTTATTCGTTTACAACATGAAAAAAAGCAATTTATCAAAAGATTTATCACTTGCGATGGAGTATATGAAAAAATATCATAATATCGACGTCGTTTGCGTAGTTATGGATCATATGAATCTGAGTGAAGTTCTAGAAATGTCATCATTTGAAAACATCAGATACGTATTTGGCAGAAAAGATTATCCATATTTAATTTCTGTATCTGACGCAAACAAAAATGATAGAATTATTGATATTTTGGCGAATAAACATTTCAAAACGACGAATGAATGCATCGATCACATCAGAATTAATCAAAACACATCAATTGAAAAAATTATGCATTCGTTTGAAACAGAAAAGGAGAACGCCACTGGGATTATTCAAGGTTATTATGATAAAATTGCAGATTTTGAACAAAAATACAACCAACAGTTATTTTCATTAGGAATAAATTTACAGACTTCTACGAACAAATTGGCGTTCAATAAATTAAAATCCTTGCTGTTGGAAAAGATCAATGAAAAGGTTAGCGAATTGACCGATATCAAAAAAATGATAACGATGAACTTGTTACGTGATCCACAGATGGATGAATATTTTGATAATGTGTTACGCGGAGGGGCAGATACGATGCCAAGTTCTGAAAATAAAAATCTGTTAGATATTTTTAGTTATCCGGCTACAGAAAATGTTACTTCCATCACCCCTGCGGATGAATTGTTCTTCAATAGCTTTTCTCCAAGCAAACATTGTGGATTGTTAGATACAGCAGAGGATAGTCCAGATTCGATATTGGAACTTTGTCCTGCAAAAGAAACTGTACCTGCGCATACGGGCAATGTACCGCAGAAGATTGATATATTCAACAGCATAATCAATGAGGAGACCAATAAAATTTTGAACATTTCACAACCCATCGTACGTACTCAAACAGATCAAAATAAAGTTACTGCGTACAAACCTGAACTCCGGATGAGCGAAGGCACCAATCTTCGACCCTTACATTCCGAACTTCGAATTATTGATAAGTCCCACATGCCGTTGCAGAATGAACAAGTTGTGATACGTAAAACGTTTTCAGAAGGGGAATTCTAAAAAAAATGAAAAAAAAAGTGTCTTACGAAAACATAATGATTATATACAATACAACCATTATGGAAACTGAATTACGACATTTATTGGACGAAATATCAATTAATTATGCGGATACACTTAACGAACATATGACCCAAAAGACTAAAATCAAAAACTACAAGGAAGGAATCGATAAAATTAGTGAAGCTAAGCAAATGTTAAAAAAAATGAAAGAAGAGATCATAAATATAGAATCACACGATCAAACATATGGTCAAGCAGAACGGACAAAGGATTTCATTGAATTGTTACAACTGCCAGGATTTAGATTTAATGAAGTCGTTGGAGCAATGAATATGTTAAAGATCATAGCAAATCAGCTATCAATGCCCGCCAAAATCGAAGAGTGCAACATCGAAAATAATGTCATGATCGAATCCGTCGATAATCAAGTTGATGCATATGATCAATAATTAATCAATTATTGATCATTAACAATATAATCTGCTAATATTTCTCTTTCTTCATTTGTCAGTTTTTTATTCAGGTAATCATTTACATTTCTATCAATCTTGCTCAGATAAAAATCCCGCAACTTTGTGATTTTATCCGAATAGTTACGGATGACGTTTCTGAAAAGATAATTATTCAATCTTATATTGGTAATCAATCTTTTGACTATTTTTGATGGTGAAACGGTAATATTTTTCATGCGCTGATCAATATACCATACACACCATAATGCGCAAAAGCCGTTAGGATCACCTATATTTGTGTTAATACTCACTTCAAGGTTTTCGAATGTTTGAAATCCTATTTTGGGCAAATAGTTTTCTGGCCGAATATATTTGATTTTGAATTTTTTTTTGAATATGTCAGATAATAAATTGTTAAAGTAGATATGAATTCGTTTGTCTAGCAAGTTGGGATTGTAATTAAATTCAAACGGAAATCCAGATCCGTGTGGTTCGAATCTTTCTAGTATCATATTTTTGATGTCATATATTAAGCAATTTACGTGATTTGCATTTGATAATATTATTCCAATAGGTATGATGATGTATTCATATCTACCATCTGAAATGAGACTTGATATATATTGGTGAAAATTAGTGGGGTAGAATATTTTTTGATAGATCCACATTATTTCTAGATGCAAGATATGTTGACTTGAATCTTCATAGTAATTATGATATGATATGTAATTATGTAAATCTTTGAAGAAAAGTGATGCGACATTTGGATATTTTTTAGTTAGATAACGAAAACCAGATATTAGATCTAATTGTGATCCTGTAAATGTATTGTAATGTATTTTCTCGCCAATATCGATAGTTATCATTCTTCTATTCATTTTATTGGGAATTGATATGTTATTTTTGATGATATCTTCGCGGATTTTTTCGTAACAATACAAATCTTGAACTTTTTGAATCGCGCACTCATTTTGCCATTCTTCCGCTAATCCACCATGATACTTTCGCAAATAATGGGAATAACTGTCTATGATTATGTTCAAAAATAATTCCCGTTGTATTAGTGGAATCATATCAAAAACGTTGTTATTTTCTTGGTTGACAATAAAAATATTAATTTTCTTAGTACGCAAAATGGTTTCAAATTTATGAATAATTTTTTTCTCAGCCATAATATGCATAATCGTATATCCATTGTTATCTTGATAATTAAGATTAGACAGTGGCAATAATTTTAGTATATATTTATCATAATGTTCGCCGTAATTGTACATTATAATATGCATAATAGTCAAACCCTCAATATTTATAATATCGGGATCTATATTTTCAACGGTCAAGTCACGCGAATTTATGATATCATAATCATTTATGTTTTCGGTAAAAATATTGTTCTTAGATTTCTGTTTGATTTCATATCGTTCGAAAAAGAAGTCAACAATTTCGAGGTTTTCGAATATTAATGCATAATGCAATACCGTATTACCTAACATATCTTGATGATGCATATTTATTCCGTATTCAGCGTTCAATTTGACTAGGTCTAAATTGTTCTCGATGACGTTATAGAAAACGGGAGCATAGCCAATGTCGTTGTATAGATAAGTATTAGCTCCTTTTTCCAATAACAATTTTACGATGTCATTTAGTTGGTAGTTACAAGCTAAATTGAGAGGGGTATCACCAATATTAGTGCGATCATTAATGCGCGTAAAATATTCCATAATCATTTTACACATCACGATATTTTTTTTCATAATAGCACGATGGAGAGCGTTCTCGCCTGTAGAACTTGTATTTGTAACATCAACATTATGTTTTAATAATATTTTGAGCGCTTCATGATTATTAGCAGAAATAGCATATTGTAAAGCATTGTTACCGTACACGTCTTTCATATTGATAGCAGATAGGCCGATAGATTTATTATCATATTCTATTAACATCTCGAGGACTTTATGGAAACCCAATTTGATCGGAATATATAGCAAACTGTATCCGTTAATATCATACAAATCTATTCTTGCTCCCCATTCCAAAATTTTTTGAATGACGTTAGTTTTATTAAATAAAATGGCAAAAAAGATTAAATAATTTCCAGCGACATCTCGTGTGTTAATATCAAACGAATCATGGTCGATAGTCGATAAGTATTCTATGAATTCATCATATTTATGTTCTTTGATCAACGAAAATAGTGTATCCGAATATTTGATATTTATTTCGTATGTATCGAATGAATTTTGCATTATAATTAAATGATATTAAATATATCATTTGATTATAAAATTTATAATAAATATTCATCATGCCACACTAAATAATTAATGATGAACATATATATTTTCGTTAAAATACACTTTTTGCCAACGTGGTAAGGTCGAATATTTTTGATGGCGTCATCAAAAGTGAACCATTTTACGTCTCCTATTTCATATTCATCAAAATTAGATAATTTAGACTGGTTTGGATCAAACATATCAATCGCCAGATAATAAATATGCTTGTAGTTAACGTTGTTAGTTCCGACAAGATATTCTTCAATAGGTTCTATTCTGTTTAGAATATGATAATCAGAACTATGATATCCTGTTTCTTCTTCAAATTCGCGGCACGCACATGATAAATTTTCTTCTGTTCTCTTACCGCGTCGCCCTTTAGGAAACCCCCATTCAACAGTCTTCCATTTTGGCTTAATATTTTTGATGTAAAAATTTAGTCCCCAAGGTATCGTACCATTTTTTTCATTTTCGGGATCTGACAACATATCAAATTTGTTTTTAGCTTCCAGATACTCTAACGAATATTTACCATTGTAAGTGTTATGAAGCAAATTTTCTTTGGTTTCATTGTTTTTGTTTAGAAAAAAGAATAGTAAATCATCATATGAGTTATTTTGTATCATCGAAATTTCATTCGCAGACATTTGTTCAAAAAGTTTGATAATAGTATTAGAATCCGTAACTTGATATTTTCCCCTTACAAATTCAATAAATCCAATTGAAAAGCGTCTACTTACCATCAAAAATAAAACTTTGTTTTTGTAATAACAGAACTTTTGGATTTGAGATTCTACATTGTATTTGATAGATTCGTTATCAAGTTTGTAATTGTTGGTACCCTCATTGACACGAATACAATCAGTTATGTTGCATTTGACATATGAATATTTTCTTGATGTCAATATGTATTTTACGTTTTTTTTGGTACTAAAGTTACTTTTGAACAAATTATTTTTGTCATCATAACAATCGAGAATTTTAACATTCACGATTCCAAAACTAGTTATGGGATCGCGACATAATTTAAATTCATGATCATGTTTACCACAATTTATGCATATTTTTTTTTTATTATATTTAGTTTCATATTCCATATATGTCTAACTTAATAGTTAATCATATTTATATTTTTAAATATCAAATTTAAATAAAAACAGGTGATTCGTTAGCATTTGATTCTATTTCAGATATCAAACGCTGATCTTCGTTATACCTTTTAATTTCATCTCGGTTTGCAATATCGACCAGTTTACAAATGGCTGTGATGTTGGTGTCATTTTTATTACTGTCCGTGTTTATGACAGAAACTTTAATATAATCTCCTTTGGTAATCTTCTTTTTGGTTTCATCGTGCGTAATACTACCTGATGGAGAAACTGTAAACTTATTTGTATCTATATTTATTTCTTGAATAACAATGATGACGGGTCCATTCTGAGCAACTACAATCCCTTTGATCATGTTCGAAATCACGCATATTATCTCTAAATGTGCAACTGGTAAACATAATAAACATTCATATTTGACATCGTATTTAACATCTCCAGTGAGACCAGATTTGTCAACGATTCCGTAATCATAATCTATCAATCTATGAACTTTAATAACAATCCCATTTTCGATGACTTTGCTTTTGACTTTTTGTACCAAATTTCCTAATAAATGATCATCCATTTCTGAGTCTTGTTGAAACGGCAACAAAGTTACAGTGGTATTTAGATGAGTCTGATAATACAAATTTATTTGAGACATGATGTTATTTATATTAACTATATTTTTATATTAAATATAAATATTTATTCAATTTTTTTATTCGACACGTATAACCCATTTTCCATGTTCTTTTTTAGCGCCATTGTCAGTCATAATATCTACAAATTTATCATAAGCATTACTAAATGTTAGAACATAAGAAACGTATTTAATTCCTGGAATTTTATGAGCTATCACTGGGGTCGTCGTTTTAATCTCCGCATCAACAATCATTTTTGTTCTATTTTGAATATCGTTGAGAATATGTTTCATTCTATCTTCCAAATTCAGCGGAAAAGGGATTGTCGGATGATTTGCTGGGATAATTAGATATGTTAATTTATTTTTTTGTTTACTCGTACTATATTTTTCCATGTTAAACAACTTGTCATTGATCATGTCACATATTTCTGACCTTTTCTTGAAATCACCTATATCTATGTCTAAATTTTTAGCGATATCTTCCAACATTTGTTTATGTTTGGATGTTCCACATACAGATCCTTTGTAGGATGGCACACCTACTTCTCGTTTTTTGACTAACACCTTGGGTCTTTTCTTTCTGATCTTGAATTCATCTTTTTCTTTTCCAAATGAAATGTTTTTTTCTGAAACTTGATCAATAATACCAACGTATTCAAATTCCTCCCTATTTTCATAATATTCATGTGCAGACTCAAAATCATAACGCAATTGTGGATTCATGATCTTCTTAGCATCCGATTTGTTATTTTTAGCATATGCTAAACTGTACTTATTGATATCATATATTCCAGTAATGTAATTTTTGATGTTTATTTTATTGGGAATAATTGGATCATATTTGCGGCGATAATACATCGTCACATCTTCTTCTTCGTTAAACTGATTAAAAATATAGTACTTACCTCGATAAATTAAATATCCAGGTCGATTCAGCTTATCAATGACAGTGTCAACGAAATTATTATGATCATTCGTCGTGATAGGGATCAGATCGTTCAATGCCTGGTAAACGTAAAAATTGTCAAATAATTCTTGTTTATCTTGAGTGTATGATTTTTTAACGTACTTTAGTATGGTATCCAAATCATAAACGTAATCTAATTTGTATAGTTCTTTGATTTTGTTTTTGGCATAATCTATTTCATCTCGGGCTAAGGTAATATCATAAGTCGAATAATCTAGATCCTGTTTTTCTACTTTTTTGTAAACATTACTTTCTGGGTCATAATATCTTGAGTTTAATAATTTATCGCCACATTTGTAATTGCATGACATATATCCGCAGATCGCGGGACAAGGATTATCAGTTCCACCACAATTTTTGTATTTCTCCAGTTCCTCAATAAAAATATTGTTATTTCTGTTTAGGGGACAATCGATAGCTTCTTCTTGTAAAATTCTTTCTGTTTCTTTGACTATTTTGTATTTCTGTTCTGCTTTTTTGTACAAATCTTCCTCTGAAGATAGTCCCGATTTTAAAGAAACCACATATTTGTATATTTCTACTTTAGGATACGGATTATCTTCAGTCATCATGTTATAATGTACACACCATCGTATTCCTCGCCCAATTGCCTGGTCAACCTTTTGCAAATTGTAATGCACATCCAAAATATGTACCTCTTTAACATTATGTAACGTAAAACCTTCGTTCATTACTTTGGATCCCAAAATTATCTTAATAAACTTACCATCTTTATTTTCAATCTTATTAAAAACATTATCAATCATATCAATTTGTTCTTCTTGGATATTTTCGAACGTCTCATCTGTTTTTCCGGTGATAGAGATAAATGTTGCTGGAAAAAAAGTATGTTGAGGAATCCCATGCGACGTATGTTCTGCATGATTTCCATGTAAGAAATCGCAATAATAACATCTTGTGTCTTTTTGGATGTTATAATTTCCAGTTGATTCACTGTACTCTAAATATCCGTTACGCAAAAGAACTTCTCGAAACAAATCTACACCAACTTTTACCAAATTGGAATAAATGAATATCAATCCGTTTCCTTTCTTTCCAAACACAACATCATTTATGTTTCGTAATGCAGTGTAGAATTTAATCGAAAAATGTTTCAAATACTTTTCGTAAAAAAAATCTCCACCCAATATCTTATTATCAACCAGATACATTAAAGTTGTAGAATTATCAATGTTGTATTCCGCTAATATTGTTGTCGCTACTTTTTTATTGATAGCAACTGCATTGTTTTTCAGCTGATTTTTGATTTCGTTCATTCCGCTCGGACCATAATATCCTATCATATCGCCACTGTTTTTCCCCTTTATAAAACCAGGGAAAGCAAAATTGGCAACAGATTCAGATTTTTTATTCAAACTATCCCCTTCTGCATCGGCGACAGAATTGTACGCGTTCAGTTGAAAATCTAACATCTGACATCGAATAACCTTTGTAAAACTCAAACCTGGTGGTATCTCACCGACATCTACTCTTTCTGCGAACGTTAATGGATCAGCTCCTCGTAAAAAAGAAACATAACCTCTGGAATATTTTCGTAATAATTCTCGTCCATCAGGTTTGAATTCTATTTGATGGACACTTTTGCCTAAAAAAATTTCATCTCGACCTATCTGATAATTTTGGGGTCTGATAAAATTTAACAGTTCAATAATATCATCTGCCTTATTTTTCATCGGGGTTGCTGTCATTAAAATTATTTTCAAATTAACAGAAGACTTAATAATTTTACGGATGGCGTCACCATATTCATTACCCGTTATTCCGTGCGCTTCGTCGATTATCAACAAAGTGTTACTAAGATTATGAATTCTATCAATAGATTGGTCCCGTGCATATTCTCCTGTCTCAGTTTTGACGTATGTTTTTTTAAATTTCCCAGCACTAACTTCTTTTCGTTCAATAATTTTTTCCCCAGATACTTTGTTATAAAAAGATCGGAACGGAATAATGCGATAGTATTGACTGATAGCGTTATGTGCATTCTTTTTGATCTTTTCTTGTTCGTTTTCATTAATGTACAGAGTACCGTCATAATAATTTTTGAGATAGGTTTCTCCTGTAAATTTGATGATTTCATTGAGCCATTTTGTTTTATGTAATGGACCTGGAATAAGAACGTAGATTTGTGTGTTGTAGCGTTCAACTTGAGGTTTAAATTTCTCGGCGATTGCGATTCCCGCGCCAGATTTTCCAACTCCTGTCCCATGATAGATCAAAACTCCTCGATAAGGAGTATCTGGGTTTATAAAATTAGACAATAAGATTTGTTGTTCAGAATATTTCACTTCTCGAGGAGCGCAAATGTTATCCCTATATTTTTTTATCTCCGCATACGTATCCATTTTTTTCCGCGTACCAGCTACATGAATGTTAAAGTCACGTTTCAAATACATGTCAAGTTGAAAATTAGGATCCTCAGGGGATGGATAAGTTCGATCTTCTAACATTTTGGTATCCAAATCTTCCGATTCACTATTATTATTTGAATTTGCTCCACCTATTTGTATATCATCCGCCATATGAATTATATTATTTATATGATATATTTATTTTATTGGTATTAAGATAAATATATAGATACAATTTGGTTGTGCGCTTTCAAAATTTTGTCAGCGTAAAACTCTTGACGTCACTTTTAATGGATCAATATTGGCGTGTTAAAAGTCTGTCGATGTAAACTCTCGACATTGGCATGTTTAGAATCTTATTGTATGGATCAATATTGGCACGTTCAAAGTCTTATTAATACAAATCTCGTTGCGTCGCTTTGAATAGATCAATATTGGCATATTCAAAGTCTTATCAATACAAATCTTCACAAATCTCTTGACATCACTTTGAATGAACCAATATTGGCACGTTCAAAGTCTCGTCAATGCAAATCTCTTGACATCACTTTGAATGAACCAATATTGGCACGTTCAAAGTCTCGTCAATGCAAATCTCTTGACATCATTTTGAATAGATCAATATTGGCACGTTCAAAGTCTTATCAATGTAAATCTCATTACGTCACTTTGAATGGATCAATATTGGTACGTTCAAAGTCTCGTCAATGTAAATCTCATTACATCACTTTGAATAGATCAATATTGGCACGTTCGAGTCTCATCAATGTAAATCTTCACGGGCTTCATTACATCACTTTGAACGGATCAATATTGGCACGTTCAAAGTCTTATCAATGTAAATCTCATTACATCACTTTGAATGAACCAATATTGGCACGTTCAAAGTCTTATCAATGTAAATCTCTTGACATCACTTTGAACGAACCAATATTGGCACGTTCAAAGTCTTATCAATGTAAATCTATTGACATCACTTTGAATGAACCAATATTGGCACGTTCGAGTCTCGTCAATCTCTTGATGTCACTTTGAATAGATCAATATTAGCACGTTCAAAGTTTCATCGATGCAAATCTCTTGATGTCACTTTGAATAGATCAATATTGGGACGTTCAAAGTCTCGTCGTCGCAAATATCATCACTTTGAATAGATCACCGTTGGTATGTTCAAAATCTCGTCAATATAAATTTCATTACATCACTTTGAATGGACCGATATTGTTCGCGTTCAAAGTCTTGTTAGCGCAAATCTCGTGACATCACTTGAATAGACCAATATTAATGTGTTCAAAGTTCTATCAGTACAAATCTATTACATCACTCGAATGAATCAATATTGATACGTTTAAAGTCTCGTCGTTGCAAGTCTCTAGACATCAATTTGAATAGATTAATATTGGCGCGCTCAAAATCTCATCAATGCAATTTCTTGACATCACTTTGAATAGAGCAATATTTGTACGTTCAACGTCTCACTGATGCAATTCTGTACTAATTCATTAAGCATTGTATCTAAAATTGATATGTAGTCCACTTACCACATATAACTACTCTGATTAAAACTATATTTTATCTATCAAATTAGTCATATTACATGATATTAATATATAATCTTATAGTATGTATAAGTGGAAACATGAAAAAGATATCAAAATTCACACGTGATGATAGAAAACATATTGTTAAAATTATTGAAAACTTACCAAACGAAGATTACGTATCTATATTTGACATTTTGATAAAAGACCCTGCAGAGGATATCATTTGCATATCCGATTCAAATAATACATCAGATGGCCCTAAAAAAATTTATTTCAACTTATCTGTTGTTAGCGACGAAACGTTACATCAAGTAAGTTTCTATTTAAACAACAGAGCCAAAAAAAGAAGTGCTGTTTATGATGTGGATAATAGTGTGAATGTTATCCCTAATGTTCAAAATTCTAAATCAGACAGGACATATAAACTGAGTAATTATGAACAAAACATTATCAAACAGAGTGATTTAAAGAAAATATCAAATAACCAATATGAAGAAATAAGTTTACACAAAAAACAGAGACCAGCGAGTAAGAAAAAGGTTATCAGTCCGACCGCAAAAAATTGACTTTCAATAATATAAACATAAAGGGAGTATACATATATTATTAATCCTATGCAGAAAATTAATTTACATACCATATTTAGTCATTTGGTTAATGATCCTAATTTTTTGTTGATAATAGAACAACCAGAAAACATTGTCCTACCACAAAAAAAGAAACCAAAAATTAACAATAAAGAACCGGTTAATAAAATCGTCAATATTATGTCTGATATGATTTCGGATTATATAACATTGCCACCAGGAGATACGCAAAAATATATATTATTTCCTTCTGAATTTAAATCAATATTGCACCCAGAATATGTCAGATGTGGCATCAAAACATTTTCTGAAAAAAGTTCAATGAATGTGAACGTTTCGTTCCTTAACAGTTTAAATATTCTGTTGCGACCAGAATTATTTAAATCGAAAATGGAAGACCAAATAAAAAATTACAATTTGTTTGAAGGATTTATGTTGACAAAGATCAACGGAAATTGTAGGATAGATAAAATCAAAAATACAAAAAAAATTCGCGCAATTAATGCAGAACTATCTAAAAATTTGATTGGAGGAAAAATAATAATAGAACTGATTCAATTCATCGTCAACATATTTGAGATCAACTTGTTAATATTTGATTTTGTCAAAAATGAGATCCTTTTTTTTTGGTCATGTGGCCACAAATATCCTGATGTAAATCTTTTTAATGATTTACACTGTATGGCCAACATTCGCGGCGCATATGAACCCTTGATGCCCATTAACAACAAAATCCCAATTGAACATATTCAAAAAATGTATATCCAAATATTAACAAATGATAACGATTATATGCAGAATGCTTTTCCTATAAAACTCGCTTCACATACATTGATCCAATTAGAAAAATGGGACATTTCTCCAAATAAATATGTTAAAATCATCGAAAATTATTTCAGCAATTCTTTTACAGAAAAGATCGATTACAACGTATAATATAAATATAAAATATATGTATATTATATTCACATATGGACAAGGACATCATTGCTCTCCTGAGTAAAGCAGAAAGTGTAGTAAACGCAACAACGTTAGTGACACTTTATCTTCGACCAGATCATAGCAATTTGTGACTAGCACGTGACAAAATACTTGCTGAGATCAAAATTGCACCAAACATCAAAAATAAAAAGGTTTCCAAACAAGTCATAGAATCCTTACAACTAATAAAACATCAATTGAATTTGATGGAAACCATACCTAAAAACGGTATTGTGTTTTGTGCAGGCAACGTTACCCAGCAAGAGTCCTATCTTTAGCACAAATTGCCATATCTTCGAACCTCCCAATCCGGTGAATAAATTTTACTACAAATGTGACCGACATTTCCATCTTGATGATCTATTAGAATTATACAACATCTATGACACATACGCAATAGTTTTAATTTCTGGCAAACGAACTGACATGTACGTACATAGCAGCAATAATACCCAACTAATCAAATCATTACAATTTGAACTGCCAAGCCAGCACAAAACTGGCGGGTCATCTGCTGCTAGAATGGGTAGAATACGAGATGAAAAAATAAATTTATCTATTCGAAAGACTGCAGAAACAATGATATCGCTATATGTCAAAGACAACGTTTTTCAACATATCGGTCTAATCTTAGCAGGTCCAGCTTCAATCAAAGAAAAAATTCAATCCGAGAAGATATTTGTACAACATTTTAATAAATATCTCTTACGAACAATCACCATTGCAGAAATAGAAGACAATTCAATTTATTATGTTGTCGCTTCTATTATGGATATTTCATCTGGATTATGTATGTCTGGTGATGTTGTTGCTAAATTTGAAACAATGATATCTGATCCTGAAATTATTGATCTCATAGTTTTTGGCACATCAGATGTATTAGATGAATATAACGCTGGAAATTTGGCAGAATTGTTCATCGATAAGGACATGCTAGATATTATTACAATTAATCCTAAAACGATCGTGCAGGTTATTCAGAATAGCGAGTTTATTAATAAATACGGCTCATTGGTGGGCATAAAATATTTTGCAGTTGACGAGTAAAATTTATTTAATTATGACATAGTTAAATAAAAATTGATTTTTTTAATCTTAGGTTTCTTGTTTATATTTCTTCGATATCAACAGAAACATGGGGAACGCTTTACAAAATTCGCGCCGAGCATTATTGCCAGAAAATATTGATTCGTTAGAGACCAAACTCAAAGTTGAATCGAAAATGTTACATTTCAAAGATAAGAACAACTTTTCTCAATCAGAAAATGTTCCAACAATGGGAAAAAATATGCCTATCGTAATTGGTATTGTTCAAAATTTGTTGGCGATAAATCAAATGAACGATTTGAAAATTCTAGAAATAATGGCAGGGAATTGTAGTGCGTCAACGATGTTAGAGGAAAAAATTAGAGATAACGTAAAGTCGTGGGTTCGGACAGATATCGGTGATTATTCTAGACAATCAGAGCAGATGGATGCTGTTGATGCTGTGGCGCAATATGGTGACCAATCAAATTTGTTATTAATGATCTGTCCTCCACCTGGATCTATTGATACTGAAAATTTTGTTGGATCGTGTTATGGAGATTATTTTGCGTGCAAGAAATTTATTGCAACAAAGAAAGGCGAGAACAAATATATCATTTTTGTCGGCGAATTAGGCGCGAGTGATGGATCAGATGGCATGTATTTGTATATGCTCACACATACTAGACTAAAACTATTAGGACGCAAAATGATTCAGAAAGGATTAGATAATTTCGGTGGTCCTTTAGAAAAAGAAGTATTTCTTTTTTTGATCAACTAGTTAAGCTAATTAATAAAAAATTGAAATAAATATAGATAGGAAAGGGTATCAGATTAATTTATTAACAAACATGTTATTGCCGCCAGATAATGATTCACTGAACAAAAACAGACGATTGGCTCTCCCGCCAAATATTGATGCGATGGAAGGATTAATCAGGGACCAATGGAAAAAAGTATACAAAACAGATATATTAAATGCATGTCAAGAGAAGCCACATCCAACTTTACATCGTGAGTGTTTGAAAGTTGCCGGAATATTATTATGCCGTTATTTAACCGATAGAAATGTCTTTGGACTTAGGATTCTTGAAATTATGGCAGGAAATTGTGAAGCGTCCAAGGTTATTCAAGGAGAAATAAAAGCTAAGTATGAATCATGGAAATATACTGACATTGGTGATTATGCGAAAGGATGTGAACAAATGGATGCAATTTGTGCCGTCGAAAAGTATGGAAAGGAATACAATACTTTATTGATGATCTCGCCGCCACCAGGATCAATTGATTATTTACATGTACATTCATCTTACGGTGACTATTTTGCATGTAAAAAATTTATTGAAATGGAAACAGGTGAACAAAGATATATCATTATAATCGGTGAACTTGGCGGAAGCGATGCGTCACAGGGGATGTATTTATATATGATGAAACATCCTTCATTAATTCTTGAATTCCGTTGTACCTTTTTGATCGCTAAAGATCATCAAGGTGGACCGGTTGAAAAGGAAGTCTTCGTTTTTTCAATTTGGAAATGATTTAATCTTTATCAAAAATTAAATCATATGCATCTAACAGAAACTTTGAAATATTTCATGCGTAACCCTGCACCTTGTCCAAACAATTTTACGTCGTGATTTGGATCTGGATTCCCGATAGATGGGGCAATATATGGATACGCCCACGTAACTGCCTGATCGATAATAGGTCTATTATCGTCATTGTATTTACCTGGCAATATTTCTCCATAATTATTTGTAACATCTAATTGAACCAATCCAGATGCAGATTGATTTCCAGAATCAGGATATGTTGTTACGATGGGAATTTCATTTTCGACAAGTTGTCGCGCATAATTATTAGGTAATTGCATATCGAGAAGAGAAAACAGTCCAAATCCGAAATAGCTACTACTCATACTGGTTGCTTCGGCGACTCCTTTATGGTCTAACATTCTCAGCGGATCGTTTTGTCGAACACCAAATCGCGGCACCGTAAATACTAATTCATCGTTGATATAATATTTTGCGGATGTTTTTTGAAGACCTATACCAACTTTTACAAAATCATTGGCCGCGTTTCCTCCTCTACCGCCAGCTGGGAATGCTGCGGAATAGGCAGCATAAAAATTTGTATTTGATTGGCCAAACGGTAATCTTTCAACAAAACAATATATCTTATCCCTTGATAAAAATATATCGGTGACCAAAAATGTTTCTGGATCGATTGTATTTATCGCACCACTACATAATCGAATGTCTTCGTATATGTTTCTGATCCTGGGTAAAAATCCGCTCGGTATGTTATTTATCGGGATGTATTGATCAACTGCTATTTCGGTTTCGTAAAGAGTTTCATAATCATCACTTAGTATGAAAGGATTTTTGTAATATCTTAAATTTTTGACGTGCTCGTTACCTGTCGGAATTGTAGAAACAAATTGAGGTGCGTTGACAAATAATCCGTTTGAATCTATGGTTGTTGTTCCATCGAGTGGAAATGGGATAAAATTAGGAAGAGCATTCGTGAAATTAGCATCAAGTGTTGCAATTGTTATTTTTGCAAAATCGAAATATACAATAACTTTGTCATCTTTAGGTTCGCATTCCAAACGAACTTGTTCTCTATGTTGGATTTGTTTTTTGCAAGAACTGTTACAAATTTTCTTTTGTGAACAATTTTGTGTTCTACTTGAGTCGGACGTTTGAGTTTTTTTGTGTATCATCTATAAATATGCTATATTATTATTGTTCGTGTGGCAGAATGACCCTATATATAATTTTACAGTTGATAATTATTGACTGTAAAATTTGACGCGTTGTTCCACAGTTTCTTCTACATTGTACGCATAATTTGAATTTGCAATCTCTTGCCGGTAACATTGAACGGACAAATATTTGCGCATTCAAATCTCCAGGCAATCTCTTGTCATCGACATTGAATCGACAAATATTTGTGCGTTCAAATCTCCAGGCAATGCAATCTCTTGCCAGCAACATTGAATCGACAAATATTTGTGCGTTCAAATCTCTTGATAATACAATTCTTGCCAGCAATGTTGGATGGATAAATATTCAAACTTTCAAATCTCCAGGCAATACAATTCTTGCCAGCAACATTGAACGGACAAATATTGGTATATTCAAATCTCTTGGCAACACAATTCTTGCCAGCAATGTTGGATGGATAAATATTCGAACTTTCAAATCTCCTGGCAACACAATCTCTTGCCAGCAACATTGAACGGACAAATATTGGGACATTCAAATCTCCAGGCAATGCAATTCTTTGGCAACAACATTCGAATCTCGCGGCAATGCAATTCCTTGCCAGTAACATCAAACGGATAAATATTATGATGTTCAAATCTCCAAGCGATGCAATTCTTTGGCAACAATATCGAATAGACAAATATTGGGACTTACAAATCTCTTGGCAATACCTTGCTGGCAACATTGAATGGACAAATATTGGGACGTTCAAATTTCACTGTAATATAATCCCTCGCCAGTAACATTGAGTGGACAAATATTGCGACATTCAAATCTCCAGGCAATGGAATTCTTTGCCAGTAACATTGAATGGACAAATATTGGGACGTTCAAATCTCCAGACAATACAATTCTTTGCCAGTAACATTGAATTAACGAATATTGTGATCTTCAAACTTATTGTAACATTGAACGAACAAATATTACGATCTTCAATTCCCCAACAATACAATTCCTCATCTAAACAAAAAAATGAAAAATATATGATTTATCGAACATAACGTACTATATTCGATAAAACATGCATAACGTAATTATTAGTTTTCCAAATGATGCGCGCAAACAGGCTGTAGCTAAATCACTATTCAATGCATATCCAAATTCGATTGTGAACGCACATGCAGAAGTCTTTCCTGAATCAAACGAAATTGAATTAGAAATGTCATATGCTGATTTTTGCATCATACTCAATATGATTAAAGGCAAAGTTAAGCAATGGGAAATTCCCAAAGATATATATCAGATAGCTTACAAGTATGGATTAGTGAACGATGATTTGCATAGTTTCAAAAACATTTTAAATAATAAACGTAACGATACGTTGACCCGAATTGATACATTTTTGAAATCGCCTGATACTATGTTCATTCCTGATATTATTTCTGACTATTTAGAATACAAAGAAATTTTTGCGCGACAAAAAAATATTATTCCAGTCCAAGTGGTATTTGACAAGGTGATAAACATTTATGGTGGTGTTCCAATTTACGCAGGAAACATAAGATGGGATAAATCACTTAGTACGCTCGAAGAACATAATATCACGTTAAATGGTGACATTAACATAAATGCTATCCGAGCAACAATGTTACTTCAAAAATATGGAGATGAAGAATCTTTTTTTTTCAATGATGTTAACAAAAAATTTTTTAGTCGGTCCGAAATCGAATATTTGGAAAGTTGTCTTGATACGCTGTGTGACATTGTTTCGGATGATCAAGGAGATAATTTTGTTCGAGCTTCGAATATTACGTATCCCGAGAATTTGTTCCGGTTAACAATGGACCAAAAAACATGTGATAAAATTATTCGCATCGTTAAACAAAACAAATCATATCATAAAAAAGTTAAAAGTCACTCACATATATCTAGAGCTGTAGCAATTCCCGAAGATGAACTACAGGATATTGTGTAGATTTTTTGGCTATTGTGGATTCATAAATTTAGATATTAACGAATAAATATATTTACTCATTGATGAAAAATTTAAATTATTTTTTTCAGTGACATCCTTCTTTATTTTCATATATCATCAAAATGCAAAACACAATCTCCGATTAACAGAATTTTGGTGCTCAACGAACTCCACGATCTTATCGTCACCATAGAAGAAGATTGATTTATCATCACTACCCCCACTCGTAATTGCAAACCATTGTATTGGATAAATTGCCTCAATAATGATTGTTGGAACTATGTTTCTCGGGACACAAAGATTGATCTAAGATATTTTGGCCCAATCGATGACCAACGCGCGTCCAACTCCAAAAATTGGATGGGCAATCATTTTGGTAGTAATTTTGAAATGAGTGTAGTTTGTTGCGGTTATTAATTTTTTATAAAAAATTGATAATCGTTTTCATTTAAAATGATCCAAAATATACTAATCACAAATGTACGTCCCTCAAAAAATCAGTGATGAAATGAAATTAGTCATGGACGTTGAAAACAAATTCTTCGTTTACATTGACAAAGGTTTCTATCCCAACGAAGAAAGTGATCGTATCTTCCAAGAATTAGAAAAACAAGTTGAATACAATGTTGGCAGTTTTTTTTCAATTTATGGCAAAAAAATACCTATCCCCAGAAAACAGACTGCATATGGTGATCCAGGCACTAGTTACTCCTTTACAAATCAAGTTACTAAAGCAAAACCATGGATTCCTATTCTGCAAAAAATTAGAAAAGATATCGAATATTTTACAGGCAAAACCTTTAATTTTTGTCTCGTTAATCGCTATGAAGATGGTAACCAATACATAGGTTACCACAAAGATAGTGAATTAGATTTAGTAGAAGAACCAAGTATCGTTTCTTTGTCATTTGGTGCTACTAGAAAATTTTATTTCAAATCTGACAATAAAGACGTCAAAGTAGTGAAATTAGAGCTAAATCATGGATGTTTATGTTGGATAATCGATCCAACGAACAAAACTTGGAAACATTCTGTGCCCAAAGAAAAAAAGGTCAAATCTCCGCGAATAAACATAACGTTTCGTCATATTGCCATATAAATATTTAACAATAAGATAGATACAATAAAGATGGTTTGTTCTATTGTAATAATGATCATGTTATATTTTTTTTGGAGCTACACTCAAAAATATTTATCGTCCGAACGACCCGCCACTCAAGGGATAATTGACAAAATGCATGATTCTGATTTGGTTTGCAAACTCAATGTATATTTATCAAATCATCCCACGTTTGCAAAATTAAACATAATTTTAACGACGTTGTTATTAGATATCAACATCGTCTATGTCATATTATCGAGCATCATAAACGATGATAGCAGACCCATATTTTTAATAGTATTTGGCATCATATCGCGGCAACTTTGCCAATTCGTTAATAAATTACCTACTCCTCAAAATATGATTTGGTTCGATCCTCATTTCCCAACGTTTTTCATGATGTATAACACAGTTAATGATTTTTTCTTTTCAGGCCATACATTAATATCAATCATCACCGGCGTAACGATATATTATCAAACTACAAATATATTAGTTGCCCTATACGCAATTTTGTTTATAATTTATGAGATATCATTTGTTGCTATATCAAAATCTCACTATTTTATGGATATTTATGCAGGAGCAAGTACCTATTTTATGCTTAACTACATTTTCGATAATTATTTTAATTTTTAACAACAATAACGTATTTTTGTTAAATTCTTTTCCTTGCATATAATTACGACAATGCGAACAAGATCACACCGATACTCAAGAGAAGATGGTGAATATACAAATAGCACACACTATGACCCTCAAAATAACAGTCTGGACATTGGTTTCCAACGACTCAAAATCTTCAACTGCAAAATATATCCCGATATGTCATCCATAAAATTCTTATTCGTTCATCAAAATAATATCACAAACTTACCCGATGCATCTTTACTGCCAAATTTGACGGAACTAAATTGTTCCAATAACAACCTTAAAAATATACCATTTTATCGAAAATTAATCACTTTAAATATCTCGTTCAACAAAGTGACCGAATTAAATCACTACCACAACAGTGACCTCAAATATCTGGATTGTTCCTTTAATCCAAATATTGCTTTGAACATTTATCTTCCCTATTGCAAACATCTTTACATAAATGACACAAAATTAACAAACATAAAATTATCGAGATTCAGAAAGTTGAAATTTTTAGATTGCAGTAACAACAACCTACATGATATTGACCCCAGTAATTCTTTGTTAGAATTAAATATCCAAAACAACGAAATGACAGAATTACCCTTATTTCCAATATTAAATGTTTTAATGATTGATGACAATTTTTTAACTAGTTTAGTGACCTATCCGTATCTAAAGATATTAAATGCATCACGTAATAAACTGATTCATATTGATTCGCAGCCACAACTGACGAAGATTACGGCGTCACACAATTTGGTTTCTAAAATTGGATTGATGCCAAAGCTAGAGATAATTGAGTTGGATAATAATAACATAACAAATTTTGAGATATTTGGTGTTTCGAAGCATGTGTGTCTTCAATTTAATCCGATTACCAACCTAGGTGTACATGAGCAAGCGTTCCAAAATATCGAAGAATTGCAAGTAGATTACAAAATGTATGAAAAAATTTATGCAAAATGTTACGACAGTATTAAATCGATTAATATTTTTGCATGCGAAAACAAAATTGACGAAAAGATCAAAAAATTAGAAGGTGTTTTTAGTGCGAGGATGTTGAAATTTATTAAGAAAATGTTTCTGAAAACTGAGTTTCAGAATAGAGGTAATATGTTCGGACAAATAACGGTGCGAATATGTGATGAATATTTTAAAAATGATGACGAAACGACAATGCGCGAAAAATGTATAATGACGTTAAAAAACATATCAAAATTATATCATAAAATAATTGTTGTATCACTAATTTTTAATTACTAAAAAAAATGAAACGGTAACTGTATTCATATAATTCGATTGATAACATATAAATAAAATATAGTAGTAATAGTATATTGTTAAAATGATAAACGAAAAGATATATTCCGAAATTCTTAATACTATTTTGACCGATGAAAATAAAGGGCAGATAAATGAAATGATTGATGTGCACAAGAAAGATGCGTCACAGGAATTAGAAGTCTCCTTTCGCGGCATCAATTATGCTGATTACATCAAGATCGTCGAAAAGTATGTTAATGATACTGACCAAAAAAACATATCTGAATCTGAATCGTTAGATATATCGATCATGTTGTCCAATAAAAATACTTATCGTGTCAGTCTAAAAAATAAAACGTTGATTACTGACTTCATAAATAAATATTCAAAAGCATCGAATGATAAAATACAAGAATATTTGCTCAGTTTGAAACAATCTAAAGACGTCGAAATGATGTACAAAAATCGTGGTGCTGCTATACGTTTATATGTGGAAGATTTTGACATCGTTTTCAAATCGACCGCAGAAACACCAATCAGTGCGGAGAATCCAGCGCCTATTCTCGGTAAAGGGGATGAAACTACAGCAGTTCTGACAGGTACTGAAAAGATGTTATTCAGATACAAACAACGAGTAAGTTTTAAACTGAATTCTAAATTTCGATTAGATGCGACAGAAGTGCAAGAGTCAAAAAATATTTGGAACCTTGCGGAAGCGCCACAAACATACGAATTAGAATTAGAAGCCATTGGTGAAAAAATAACAATAGATGATTTAACCAAAAATGTTATTGATGTATTGCGCACGATCCAAAATACGCCCGCGCCAATTGGAAAAAAAGAAGCTGAATATGTCATCAATGCATACAAGTATATCCATAACATCAAACGAGACATCTCAACATTGCTCGTTCGTAACGTAATATCAGTAGAAACGCAACATGTCGTTAATTTCATACCCCACAGTTATGCCGTTACTGATAAAGTTGATGGAGAAAGAGGTAATTTGATCTTCTTACCACGTGGAATATATTTCATCTCAACAGTCCTTGTTGTCAAAAAAACAGCATACGTAACTGATAATCCAGCATATTTGAACATGATTTTGGACGGAGAAATGATCACTGACGTTAGTACGGACAAACAATGTTTTTTGTTGTTTGATTTAATATATGCCAACAATATTAGCTATCTAGATGATACAAAATATGGATTGTTACATCGTTTAGATAGAATAAAAGATATTGTTCAAAACTGTTTTGGTACTTTAATTCCATTCCCAGATTACATGGATAAACATAAGGATACAGATTTGGCCGCAATCGTAAAATTTTATTCAAATGAACTTAAAAAGTATTGGGATGAGTTTCGTAAACGTTTGGAGAAATCAGAAGAATTATTCATTACCAGAAAATTATATTTCGTTCCTTACGGTATCGATCCATGTGAAATTTTCATGTATGCGTCAATGATCTGGAAATTATATGTCTACAATGAGCTGCCTCCGTATAAGTTAGATGGTATGATCTATACACCGCAAAATACACCATATATGATTGATGCAGATTCCAAAAATTTTGACGCAAAACCCTTCGAATATAAATGGAAACCGCCAAATTTAAATTCGATCGACTTTTTTATCCGATTCGAAAAAAATGAAACGACGCAATCAGATGCGATATATTTTGACGAATCCGATAATACTAAAGTGGTTAATCAATACAAGGTATGTAAGTTGTTCGTTCATACGCAAAATAAAGGACAAGAAATTCCTACACCGTTTAAAATTGGTGGCGTTGAACAACGAGCGAACATTTACATTAACGACGGTGACACTCGGGATATTGAGGGCAAAATTATTGAAGATAACACTGTCGTTGAATTTGTTTTTGATACTACACAGAAAAATGTAAACAATGCATACAAATGGATTCCATTACGAACTAGATACGACAAAACTGAGTCAGTGATAAAATATGGTACAAAATATGGTAATCATTATCTGATCGCTAATCGCATTTGGAAAACCATCGTCAATCCCATCACTGAAGAAAACATTGCGACATTGGGTAATCCGAATACGTACAAGTTAGAAATGGATCGACTTTCTCAAATGGTACAAACTATACCAGCAGCAACTGCACCAGCAAAGGAAGCGTATTATTCAAATGATTCGCTCAAAGATGCTGGTATGAATGCGTTTCATAATTGGATCAAGTCTAACATGATAATAACATATGCACAAAACAAACCCAACATGTTAGATATTGGCATAGGACGTGGTGGAGATATTCTGAAGTTCATCGGCGCAAATATTGGCGAAGTTGTTGGGCTAGATAGCGATGTTCAAGGATTATTTAATGGCGACAATTCTGCATCTAGCCGTTACAAGAAAGAAAAAGCTAAACGCAAGAATGTTCCTGTTATGTATTTTATAAACGCAAATGCTAAAGGATTATTTAACGTTAAATCTCAACTAAATATCATTCCAAACATGTCAAATGAGAATAAACGGTTAATTGACACACATTTATCAGGAAACAAAAAATATAGTGTTATCAACTGTCAGTTTAGTATGCATTATTATTTATCAGATGCTATCGCTTGGTCGAACTTTTGCAAAAATTTATCAGATCATTTGGAAGATGATGGGTATTTATTATTGACTTGTTTTGATGGAAAATTGATAAGAGACAAACTGAAAGATAAAAAAAGTATCAACATTTCATACACTGGCGACAATGGTGTCAAAACTACCTTTCTGGAGATCGTAAAATTGTATACCGATGATGATCCAGTCGGCGTTGGTTTGGGGATCGATGTATATAACTCCACTATTTCTAATTCTGGAACTTTTAATACCGAATATTTGGTGGATCCACAATTTTTAGAAGATTCGTTACGCACAAATAGCGGGTTAAAATTGGTCGAGACTGATTCATTCTATAATATATACAATTTGTACAAAAAATATTTCACGTTACCATCATCAACAGAATATTTAGCAGGAGATGCGGTTGGTCGCCATGACGTAATTAAGAAATATTACATGTCGATGGATCCTGATAATCGTCATTTGTTCACCGCGGAAGAAGTTGATTATAACTTGGCTGGATTCAAAATGTCATCCTTGAACAGATATTACGTTTTTAAAAAAGAAAATGGTTTTGTTTCTCCATCACGTGTCGTTAGTATGAACTTTAAATTAGATCTTGGCAAGATGATGATACCTTACTTCTATTCAAATGGGGTATATATCGATCCTGGATGTAAAAATGATAACATTAATAGCATTTTCAAAGAATTATGTGCGAAATCACAAGGAGTGCGGCCAAATGTTTACGTCATCAGGCATAATATCAATGAACATATGATTGATGACGAGCCTTTTAGTTACAATAGTTTCGAATTTGCAAGAATTAAAGAAGGAGTTGATCCTAAAGTTTTGATCATATACAAATCTCCCGATAAAAAATTCTTTCCGCTATTTTATCAACCATACAATCCTGGGATGGAGACTATTATGGCCAACAAATATTTTTTCGATAACAGCAAAATTGTGAAAGATTTAGATTTTTTGATCGAACTAAGTAACAAAATTAATCCTGAAAAATAATATAATCTGTTGCAATAAATTTTATTTCAACAGATTGTTAAAATTATATTGTCTATTAGTAATATAACATAATGAAATTGAATATCTATCGACTTTATATTTCGCATAAAGATTCCCCAAAGTTTGACATCCCCGAAGTCAACGTCAAAAACATTTCGTTGAGCAACGATCCAAGTCCAAAATTAATAAAATATGGATTCAATAAAACGACGGACAATTTTAATGTTATTGATCTGATGAAAGATGACCATTACAAAATTGGTCTGAATTTTGATTTTGATCGAACTGACGCAGAAAGTATCAACGTCGTCGGCAAGAAAACATTCAATATCACTGGAATCGATCATAATTTTTGTATGTTTTGGGAAATCTTGAACCTATTCGGAATGTTGGCGATCGACCAAACAATTTTGACCAACATCAAGAACACGATGACAAATATAACGTCTGTTTACAATAAAATGACGAAAGCCAAAGTAAATACTAAAATCTATGAAACTATGCCCCCAAAGGAGAAAGCATCACTCATTGTCAATAAATATTCAGATGTTGATTTAGAAGAAGATGCCGTCGTTCATCTCATCATTAATGACTTACAACGATCAATCCCTTTGGCTGCCCCAGGATCATCGATGATCTTCCAAATTTTCAGCTGTCAAACGGCAATCATGACAGAATTAATTTTTTTTATGATGTCTTTATTCAACGAAGCATATATTATCAAGCCACTAACTAGTTCTGATTTATCAAATGAGAAATTTTTAGTGCTAGGGGATATGAAAAAAAAAGTTTCTATGTTTGATATACCTAAAAAATATTCATCAAGTACATACATGTCATCATTAAATATTGATTTGCCGGTCGAATATGTGACAATCATACAATGCATAAATTCAGAATTGATTCCTCAAAAATTTCTGATGTACAACAACATTCAAGCATATATCCGGAGTAAGATGTATGAAGGGGCACAATATCAAGAATTATATAGGTGTCAAAATAAAAACATAGCGAGTTGGATAGAAATGTTCACTGATTTTAGTAAATTTGAAGATTTATTAAAATCAACGTTAGATAAGTCGGATAAGAAATGTATTCTTAGTCGCCGAATAGAAAATGTTTTTGATTAAATCATAGAGTATTGTTTTCTTTCATCTGTTTTAGTCCTACATCTGACTCTAATTTTGCCTCTGTCGTCATATGTTGTTTAGCCAATCGGTCTGCCAAAGTTGCCTCTGTTAAAAATCCCTTGCTTATTCTATCTTTGTAATACAATGCAGATACTAAAACTCGCAAATCATCACCCTTAATAATTTTAACAAATATGCCGGTATATCTCTCAAAAAAATCGTTAAATTCACGACCAAGTTGGTCATACATATGAATGAAATCTAAGTCGCGAACTGATGGATCCTTCATTCTTGTTCTAATTTCTTTCATTGTCATTATAATACTGACCATTTCTGGTTCAGTTATCACTGGAATTTGTTCTTCTACGGACATTATCAATAATTTATTGTTAATATTATTATATCAACAATAATTACGCAGATTTCTTTTTTTTCTTATGTTCATGACTGGATTCGGAATCTGATAAAAATGCATAGTCAGATGTTTCTGAATCTATCATTTCGTGCACTTTTTTTTTATTAGGTCTTGTGACGTTCATTTTATCGTAATATGTTGCCAATCTTCTGATCATCGATTCAACTCTTATGTTATCAAAGTTATGTTTGACGCACATAAAATTAAATAATTCGTCACGTTGAAATGTCCTTAGTCTGATATTATGATTGGTGACTACAAAGTTCTCATTATTATCCAAATCATCTAATGCGGTTTTGAAATAATTTGTAGCTTCGAACATACATTCAATATTGTCCTTATCTAACACTATTTTTTTATTTTTCTTAGCCTCACTTTTCAAATATTCAACTGCACCTTTTAAATTTTTTTTGCAACGTATCAAATCGTATGACTTTTTAGGTCCAACTGTTTTAATTCTCGTACAATAATCGCAGCCCATTAAGACACTCATATCTACAAATTGATCCATACTCAAATTCATTTTTGATAATGTAGTTCGAAGACTTATAACTGATACTTTCGTTCCTTTTTCTGACATTGCACTAAACATGTTTTTGAAGACATATGGTGCACCAAACACCACGATATCAATATCTTCTGTACAAACTCCCTTGATGATTCTGTTACCACGTTTATCTTTCCGTGTAGCTAACCATGCCAAAACTGGATCAGCTTCTTCTGGGGCAAGGATATATGGAATTCCCATAAGATCGAACATAGTCTGTAATTCTTCGTAATCATTTTGTGTTGGACAAAAAGACTGCTTAAAACATGTAATGTAATCATTTTCGTCTGTGACTGACGATAATTTCTCTGACGCAACCATCTTATCATCAGTTCTTTTTTGAATCGTTTTATCTTTTAGGTGCGACGGCTGGCCATCAAAAACAAATATAGGTGTCATGTCATTTTCTAAAAATTTAAGAATCTTGTAAAAGATGCCATTCAGATGACTTGTCAGTTCTCCAGCAGCATTTGTCATATCCTGACCAGACGCTCGCATACCAATTCCCATCCTATGAACTAATATACTCGTATCAATACCAACTGTCATGCCGCTAAAATGCGAAAATTCATACTCTTTAATTCCTTCATCATTTGTTGAATCCTTAATCAATTTTGGTAATCCTGGCACGCCCATTACTAATGAATAATAACATTATTAATATTCATTTTAAATGCGATTAATTATCATTTTTTTTTGTTGTATGCATACTGACTATAAATGGATTCCATACGTCTTCTAATTCTTTGCGTTTCAAATCATACGTTTCCTTACTTTCATTTTGATTATCTTCTACATAATTAATCAGTATTGTGCATAATGAATCTATTTTTGCTTTAGTTGCAGGGTCTATTATTTGAGCTATGTTTGGTTCGTTTAAAGCCTGTTTGATGTTGCGAACATAATATTCTAAACAGTTTCGAGCATCAATAGACATCTTCTTTTTATTATCTGCGTCTTCAAATAATTTAGCTTCTTCAATCATTTTATTTATTTCTTCGTCTGTAAATTTGCCGCGATTGTTAGTAATTGTAATGTTTTTAGTCTTGTTAGTGGTTTTTTCACATGCGGTAACATTTAAAATACAGTTTGCATCAATATCGAACGTTACTTCAATTTGTGGATGACCCCGAGGAGCAGGCGGGATACCTTCCAACGCAAAAGTACCCAACTTGTTATTATCTTTTGTTAATTTTCGTTCCCCTTCATATATTTGGATATTAACTCCCGGCTGATTATCTGAATGGGTAGAAAATATCTTTGATTTTTTGCAAGGGACAGTTGTGTTGCGATCTATTAAATTTGTCATCAGACCCCCAACTGTTTCTAGTCCCAACGATAACGGTATAACATCTATTAACATAATTGATCCTAAATCTCCTTCAACTGACCCAGACAATATCGCTGCTTGAACAGCTGCACCATATGCAACCGCTTCATCTGGATTGACAGATTCATTCAACTTCTTGCCGCCAAAAAAATCAGTCAATAACTGCTTGATCTTAGGAATTCTAGTTGTACCACCAACCAAGACTATCTCTGCAACTTCAGATTTATCAAGATGGGCATCTGTTAGAACATTATTGACCGGTTTAAGAGTTTCTAAAAATATATTCATACATAACTCTTCAAATTTAGGTCTACCAATGTTGACAATATAATCGATACCATCAAATAAGGAATCTATTTCTATTACGGCTTGCATGACGGAAGACAGGGTTCGCTTAGCTTTTTCACATGCAACTTTTAGTTTTTGTACAGACTTTGGCGACTCACTTATATCCTGGCCATGTTTTTTCTTGAAATCATCAATACAATATTTAACAAGAGTATTATCGATATCTTCTCCGCCGAGTGCCGAGTTTCCTGACGTTGCCAAAACACTGAATACACCATCATACAATGACAGTAACGAAACATCATGAGTTCCGCCGCCACAATCAAAAACCAATATGTTAATTTTCTTCCCAGAGATCTTATCCAATCCATATGCTAAAGCGGCAGCGGTTGGTTCATTAATTATTCGCAGCACATTTAGACCTGCAATCTTGCCAGCATCTTTTGTTGCTTGCCGTTGCGCATCATTAAAATATGCTGGCACGGTGATAACTGCATCAACAACATCAAAACCTAAAAATGTACCCGCAATTTGTTTCATTTTGCTTAATACCATAGACGAAATTTGTTCGGGAGAGTATTGCTTTAATGTGTTCATGTATGAAACTTCAAAATATGGTTTTCCATTAACGTTTTTGACAGCGAATGGGCAGTGTTTAATGTTATGTTGGACACTTTCGTCAGTCATTTCCCGGCCGATGAATCTTTTTGCATCAAAAATAGTATTTTTTGCATTGCTCACCATCTGACTTTTGGCCGCATCACCAACAAGATGTTCGGTCTGGGTAAATGCCACGAACGATGGAGTTATTCGATTTCCCAATTCGTTTACAATGATTTCAATCTTATTATTGAGCCAGACAGCTACCACACTAAAAGTTGTTCCTAAATCAATTCCTATTGCTATTTTTTTTGACATATTATATTAACGTTCCAAGTTATAATTTCTTATATTAACGAATAATGAATCGTTTAGAAAACGATTCATTATTCATAATAAATATTCCACTCGTTAGTCATATCTTCTAACATATTCGGATCTTTACATATTAAAAACGTTTTAGTTTCGCAATATCTTTTGCACAATAATCCTGAGATATCTTCTTCGTTTAAGATAAAAGAAGTATTTATGTTTTTGGTATCATAAAAATAAATGTTAGCAAACGGACTATTAGTTCCTGAAAATCCTATCTTGTTTGTTATTACCTCCAACGAATTAGATCCATGTTCCACAACGAATTTATTCATGATTTCATTTATCTTTGTTTGCGGCAAATCTTGCGTTGATGTAATTTCTGCGACGATCTCGTACAATTTTCTTGTTAAAATTCTGCGATAAATTTTGTACGCCTCCTTTATTTTAAGAACATCATCTGGATCAAAACGACTCTCTTTGCATGTCAAATGATAAATGTAATTTTCAACGTAATTAAAGATGCTTTGGTCCGTTAAAGTGCAAAATCGTTCCATATTTTTGATAGAATCAGATATCTTGAAAACTGGATCTATGATTCTATAAATATCGCACATCATCATTTCAATTATTTTAACAGTTTTATGACTGTAAATTTGCTTGTGCATCATATATCGAATATAAAACATATCAAATACGTCAGATGAACAATGTTTTGGATAGGATATGTTTTCATTTTTATCAATGATCAATTCGTCAATTAATCTCCGCGGATCAAATCCTTTTTTGAGTCCCAAATTGTATGTATCTCGGGCCAAATAATCAAACTTATCTACATCGATACCATTTAAATAATTAGAGACGATCTGATACAATGCCCCTTTATGTTGTTCTTTAGGATGAATTATTGACTTTATGAAATTAATTTGTTGATCTGTAATGATATCTGGCAATTCTCGTTTACAAATCATATCAATAATCACACATGAACGCTCTTCATGACACGAATTTGGGTGATTATAATCTTTCAAAAAAATATTATCAAATATATGACTGTAAGGACCGTGACCAATATCGTGACACAATCCAGCGATCTTTACTAACTCTATTATGTGATGAGATAACTCAAATTCCCCACTTAATTCGGTGATGTTATATTTTTTTCCTGGATATTTTGCGGACAACTTCTCGAGCACCACCCCAGTCAGATGATATACTCCCAATGAATGTTCAAATCGAGTATGTACTGCAGATGAAAATACATAATTACAACACCCTAATTGCCTGATATTACGCATTCTTTGGAATTCACTTGTGTCAATTATTTTTAGAGCAATATTACTTACACGAATAAATCCATGTATGTTACAACCGAATAATTTTGATGCACCTGATAACATCTTTATAATTTTTGATGATATTATTGATATTAGAATGTTTTATTTTCAATTTTTTGACAAAAAAAATTGAATCAGTTATCATTTATTTAAATAATATATGACATTTATTAATAAACATGGAATCGTCAATACCGTGGATTGAAAAATATCGGCCAACGGAATTAGAAAACGTTATTATGGACGATCAGACCAAAATGTTGATAGATGTCTTGATTAAAAAAAAGAAGAATGTGCATTTGATAATTACGGGATTTCCAGGTGTGGGTAAAACATCGACTGTAAAGTGTATCGCCAAGAAAGCTTTGGGGGCAAATATTCATGAAGGATTTTTAGAACTAAATGATGCCGATACTCGCGCTAAGAATTCGTCGACGCTTGTTCCGACATTCTGCAAAAGATCTGTAAATTTCGATGAACCTAAAATCGTATTATTAGACGAAGCAGATACCACAAATAAGAGATGGCAGAACGAATTATGCGAATTCATAAAGCTTTACGGAAAAAATACACGATTTATATTTACGTGCAATAACTCTGCTAAAATAATAGAAGATATCCAAAGTATATGCAGAATCATACGATTCAAGAAATTATCGGATGATCAAATCAAGAACAGACTGATTCAGATTTGTTTAAAAGAAAAAGTTGCATATTCAGAGTCGGGATTAGAAATGATATGTTATATTTCTGCTGGCGATATGAGAAAGGCGATTAATAATTTGCAAATGGCAGCATTTTCGGCCGAATCAATAGATAAACAATCAGTATTAGATGTTTGTAGGATGCCAGATCCAAATGACATCAATGAAATTATTGATTTTTGTATTAAGAAAGATTTGGATAGTGCGAATAAGTCATTGAATAGATTGATGATTGAAGGTTTCCATTATTTAGACATCATAATTGGTTTTGATTACATATTGACGGGTTCCAAAATTAAAGACGAGATCAAATTACAACTAATCCATATTGTCAATCAAACTACAATTGTCGTTAGTACAGGAGTGCGTTCTAAATTACAAATGCTGGCGATGTTGTGCAGAATAGTAGATATTTTTTTAACAAATTAAATTTGATCAAATTTAATTTATTAATTTTCTTCTTCCGATAAGAATTCGAGATTATCGATATCAATATTATCGATATGTTGTTTCTGTTCTTCATGAAATTGAGCAACTTCTGTCTTATCTGGTAACGTCGTCATACACATAGTAATGAAGTCCATATCATCAAACATTTTATAATTTTTACGTTCATAGTCTGCTACAAAAAAATGTTGGACTTGATATTGTTGTTTTGAATAGTATGCGTTCCTTTTCTTTGATTGTGCTACGAAAATAGAATTATCTTCATCTTCAATATCGATGACTATTGGATGCGTTTCATAAACTTCTTTTCGCAAAATTCTTCCGATTGATTGTTTAGTAGCACTTTTTGGCGTTGATAAAATAACAACATTCAAGTTGGCAATATCTAATCCTTCCTCTGCCATCGCAAAAGTACCTAGAATGATCTGTTTCGTTGATGAAATTTCCAGCTCTGTATCTGACATACTGCCGATATATTTACCAACTGAACCAGTAATGTTTTCATCTTCTGTCAATAACTTGTAAAATAAGTTAACATGTTTGATTCGCCCTGTCAAAAACAAAACGTTCTTCCCCTCGTCAAATAATTCTTTGAGCATATTTAATATCAAAACATTGCGTTTTTTAATCATTACTAAGTTGGTTATCATTGTAGATCGATCTGGTTCCTGTGTGTATTTGTTAGTAACTACTTTTGTTCTTTTTTCGTTAGACGACCTAAAATGAATTTTTTTAACAACTACCATATCATTTGGTTTTTGCGGTTCTTCATGTAGAATCGGTCCCATATACCAATTTATTATCTTATACAGTCCATCCATTCTTGATTTTTCTGCAGAAATTCCCAACATATATTTCCCAGTCATCTTCCGAAACACGTTAGAAAAATTTTTAGCTGCCATATGATGAACTTCATCAATAATAATTAGACCAAAATCTTTGAACATATGATGATCATAATCTATTTTAGCCAAACTATGTACCATTGCGATGACAAATGGATGATCCGTATCCATCGTTTGTCGCTGAATAGTGCCGATTTGTTTGATATTGGTGGTTTCTTTGATACGGTCACTTGCTTGCCGTTTTAGAAATTCTTTGTGTACGATGAAGAGCGTTTTTAATTTGTAACGGCATGCAATATAGATTGCCAAGTTAGTTTTACCGATACCACATGCTGCAACTAACAGCCCGCCACGATGAGTTTCGAATCCCTTAATGATATTTTCAGCAATGATCTCCTGTCGTGGTCTTAGCTTGCCTAAATATTGCATATCAAATGTTGGAAATTTGTAAGTCTCTAACTTGTTAACTTCCGGTTGGCCGAGATGTTCAAGACCATAATATTTGGGAATACTAAAACATTTTTTGTTCTCTAAAAACACTGCAAAGCTATTATCTTTCGCGAATTTTCCAAAATTACCAGGTTTATAAGGCTTGACTGTCAAATTCTCGCGCATTTTAATGATTTCATCTTCGGTCATTTTTTCTTTATTAATTATATATCCAAAACGATTAATTTGAGTTGACATGATCTACCTTAATATAGAATATATATGTTTATAATATGGTACTTTTTTTCAATTTTACTAAAAAAATTGAAAAAAAAACAATTAGGAGTACAGTGTGAATATATTGATTCAATACACTAAAATGGCTGAAGTAGATCAAAAAACTGTTGACCAATTGACTCAAATGTATGAAAAGTTGAGCGAGGCAGGAATATTGGAGCAATTTATTGAAACGGCTCGTTTAAACGAATCAAAGAAGATGGAAGAAAAAAAGGTTGATGAAAAAAAGGTTGATGAAAAAAAGGTTGATGAAAAGATAACATCAATTCGTAAGATTGAACATTGGTATTCGGACCAAGATAAGACCGTTAAAACTCCTAGATTGATATCTGCAGAAGATTTTAAACATTTTTATGAAGCACTTGATAAGGATACGATAGTGTTTGAAGTGTTAGAAATGTGTGATACAAAATCTGACAGTACTACGTATAAATTAAACGAAAAAACGGTTATCGCACCCGCAAAGTTTTTTTCAAGTTTAAAAGATCAAACCAAAATTGATACAAGTTCGGATACAGGCATTCGTAGAATCAAGGTAGAAAAAGGAGTAGAGAGTTTGTTTGGAGGATCAACCAAAAACGTTATTGTAAACTATAATAATTGCCAAATGATCAAAAAAATGTCTGGTGATTTTAAATCGCTGGGAGATATATGTTTAGTTAAGAATTCGGATTTTGAATCTTTTCCGATGATTGATATGATCACGGGTTTAGAAAAGGATATCAAAGAAAAATTTTGCGTTTTTGATTATTGGTTAAATTGTAATAGCTTTGAAAAAGTATTGGTTGTAGCAAGCGATGTTCCCAAAATGAAAATATGTGACGCAGATAAAATATATGACAAAGATACAGAATTTGTATTGGCTCACGCTATTACGATTGACGAAAATTTTATAGGTGTTGAAAAACATACTATAGTAAGTAATAAAAATTTGGGTCAGGCTAACGGTACTTTTCAAAAAGTTAAAAGAATCTATTCATCAAGCGCGACTGATGCAAATACAATTTTAGTTGGCAATGCCAGTTTTTCACGTTTGCATCAGGAATGGTCGTTAGCGGGCAAAAAAATGTCGCACGTTATAACATTATATAATTCTGTGTATGGTGGAGCTCATTTTTCATGCATCGTAGACAAAGAAATATTTGACAAGCTAAACGTTATGTGTCCAAAAAATAACAAGCTCAACGAAAACGAATTTAATTTGATTACTCATTATTCCCCGACTGGTATACAAAAAATGTTAATTACTAAATCACAATTAGATGAAATTAATAAAGGGTCATCCGGTATTTATCAAAACGCATGTGTTATAACATTTTTTAACATTACAGATAACAATATAACTGAAGAAATTGCAGTGACACATGTATCTTGGAGAGCACAATCGGTATCTATGTTCAAACTTGATGACGAATCAAAATTGATACAAGGATATATACAACCAAAACATTACGCAAAAATCAAAGAAGAAAAATTTACATTCGAGTCGAAACCGACATCTATCAGTACAGTTTTCTTCCAAGGAAAATTTGTTGAATGTTTGGTAACCGAAGAACAACTTGCACGAGTTGATTAAATTATAACGATATTATGAAATATTATTGTTATGATTTTGTGAAAATTTTATGATACTAACACGAATTCATATAAAAAAAATTGAAAAAAAAATGATTAGGATAGCTATTCATAATATATAGAAACCAAATCACCGGATGGCGCAAGTACAACAAGGAGAAAAAACCGTCGAAGAAATGGCCCGAATGTTTAACAAGTTGAACGAATCTGGCATGTTAGAGAAATTATTAGAGGAAGCTCGCAAGAAAAAAGGGGAGGTTAACGAAGACTCCAAAGAGGTCGTCAACGAGGAACCAAAATCTGAGAAAATAGATGGAGTTTTAAAAATCGAACAATGGAGTCAAAGTGGTGATAATATTGTTAAGGTCATGCAATTGACATCTTCGGAAGATTTTGCTAAAATATATAATGCGAAAGACAAAGACCTTTTTGCGTTTGATATTCTTGAAGCGGGGAAACCGTGTGGTATTATTATCGAAAAACGAATTATTTCGAGTCAAAAAATTCATAAAAATTTGCCGGAAATTACGAAGATTGATTTATCTCAACCGAACGGCATTCGTGTTATCAAGGTCGAAAAAGGATTGGATATGGAGCTCAAGAAAATATGTTTGGTTGCAAAAGTAAATGAAGATCTTTGTCAAACTATGAAATTTGTAACGTCAATCGATAAAGTTCCTGTTCAAACATGCTTAGTGCGCAATTCAGATTTAGAAACTTTTTCGACTATTGATTTTATCCACAATTTGAAAAAAGATTCCAAAGATAAATTTTACGTTATTGATTCTTGGGTTATGGGTGATATTAACGAAAAAGTGATCATTTCATCAACGGATATCCGCAATATCCGTGTTTCTCCAGCAGATAGGAGTAATGATAAAGCGAAAGATATAACAATAACACATGCGATGATGATTGATGATAATGGTCTTGCTGTGGAAAAACATGTTCTAGCATATAATTCAGCTTTAGATCCGAAACAAACGAGTTATTGTAAAGCAATTAGGGTAGGCACAGCCCTTACAGATAGTAGTTATCCAATATTGATCAACAGAACGGGTTCATGTCGTTTAAGGAGCCCAGGATGTCAACACAATAAAAAAGGATTGCTATCTACATTTATCTTGCAAGACCAATCTGAATATTCTGCTGCTCATCATCAATGTGTTATTGATGAATCTGTTTTTGATGCGTTAACATTCATAACTCCAAAAAACAAAGAACCACATAAAACAGAATATAATAAGATTTATCATTATCATACTAATAATAAAATTGAGCAAATATTAATCATCACAGCGTCACAATTTGAAGAGATTAATAATAATACCAATACAAAATATAAGGGTGCATGCATTATGACATATTTTAACGTCACAAATAGTAACATTTCTGAAGAGATTACCTTAACACACACAAATTGGATGAGCGAAATCCCAAAACTTGTACCGATATTCAAGTTCGATATCCAAGAAAAATCTAAATGGTTAAAAGGTTATATACTAAATAACGCTTTCGGTAATTTAAAGAAAGGTGACTTTACGTTCGAATCAAAACCTGCTGTCTTCATGGCCGTTTTACTCGAAGGAAAATACGTTGATTGTTTAATAACCAAAGAACAACTCGAAAAAATCACTTCTGCCTAAATTATAATGATAATATATAATATATCATCATTATAATGTCAAATATAAACTATCTAATTATCTTCATCGTCATATCCGCCATTTTGCTTTTCGTCGTCAAAAATAATAAAGAAAAATTTACTGCATTAGTAGATCTAAATCCATTGACAACTTACGATGATTATGGAACTTTTAATTTTCTCTTTCACATGGATGATTTTCCCTATTACAATCCAACTTATGAAAATTTAGGATGTAGTGTTCGAACTTATCCCAATACTCCAAAATATATCGCTGAAAATGCCAAAGAAGCTGGCCAATTTAGACAATCAGTCATTCCTCGTGATACGTTCATCGATTTTGAGGGTGATAAAGTGCGCAGAGAATTAGTGCCCGAAAATTATTCTAAAAATATGGATTACGGTAGCGCTAGATTTATGACCAATCATATGTACATTAACAAAAAAAATCCGCGACTTAGTATGTTTGCCCCAGTACCGTCAAACGAATACATCGGAAAATAAATTTCTTAATTATACTATAATGAGTAAAAAGAAAACGTTCACAGTTAAACTAGAAAATGATCCATATGAGAAAATAGATTTCCTCAAAGATTGCCCCAACTATCAATTCACGCCAACTATCTTACCAAAACAAGATAGAATAATCGTTATGGGAGACATTCATGGTGATTATAACCTTGCTGTTCAATCCTTCAAGTTGGCAAATTTGATAGACGATAATTTCAGATGGATAGCTAAACCAAAAGATACAGTTGTAGTACAAGTGGGTGATCAAGTGGATAGTTGCCGGCCAATACCTTACAAGTATGAATGCACAGAGCCACACGATGATGATACAGGACGAGATATGGATGTCATGAACTTTTTTGATAGAATGCATAATGAAGCAGTCAAACATGGAGGGGCAGTGTATAGTTTGATAGGTAATCACGAGCTGATGAATGCCCAAGGAATTTTTAGTTATGTTTCGCATGAGAATTTATTTAATTTTGATTACGATCACATGGAAAAAGATAAGACAACGAAATATAAGGGTGTAGAAGGGCGGAAGTATGCTTTCACACCAGGAGGACCAATTGCAAAACATATTGCGTGCACCCGTAACTCAATTTTGATTATTGGATCGAATATGTTTGCACATGCAGGTGTGTTGCCCGAAATTGTTAATAAGTTACATCTTATTGATACAGATGATGTGACAAAATTGAAGTATTTGAATTCTATTGTGCGCAAATGGTTGATGCAAAAGTTGACAGACAAGAATGATATTGATAATTTAAATAGGATATTTTATGATTCGAATAATTTGTTTTGGACGAGAAAGTTGGGCGAGATTGGCGAGAACGCAAAGTTAGATGCAGATGAATGTGCAATGACTGTGAGTAAGACGTTGGATGTTTTTAGAGTGGGGCAAATTATTGTAGGTCATAGTCCGCAGTTTATTTATAAAGGCAGGGATGGAATCAACGGAACTTGCATGGATAGGACAGGGAGAAATAGATTGTATCGAGTAGATAATGGATTGTCAAGTGCTTTTAACGTTTTTGGAAAACACAATCCGGTGCAAGTGTTAGAGATATTGAATGACAATGAATTTAATATTTTGACGAGTAAGAGTGTGCAGATTGGCGAACCAGTTGATATTGGTATTAGTGCGGGTAATATGGGGCCGGTTGCGAAGATTTTTGCGCCGGGTAGAGTTAGAAAATGATTTAAACACCTACAAGTATGTATCATATAAGTTATCAGAAATTAGGTGATGATTAATTTTATCATGATTAATGAAAGTTATAGTTACGGTAAATGTAACAAATTTACTATTGTGATCATGAACATAAACGGATTTATTAACGTCTCAAAATTATGCAATGATATAGGCAAACGTTATTCAAATTGGACTAGGAACTCGACCGTTATAGAACTAATTGACGCTCTTGCAGAATCACTGAACATCACCGCTGACGAACTAATGGTGTCAGCAAAAAATGAAAAAAATAACCTAAGAGGAACATATGTTCATCCTCAATTAATGATACACGTTGCTTATTGGTGCAGTCCAATATTTGCCGTAAAAGTTGGTCAACGGATTGATGAATGGAAAAAATATTCGCCCGAAAACGAACACAAATTTTACAAAGCATTGTCCAATATAGAACCATGCAAGAACGCTAGCAAAGAAAAAGAAGTACAAAAAAAGTTGCACGCTAAATATGGCGGCGAAATTGAAGCGAAGACTCCAGCAGGCCGGATAGATTTGTTAACGGATGATTATTTGATAGAAATTAAGAAATATGATGATTGGAAATGTGCTCTTGGACAATTGTTATCCTATTCCTATGATCATAATGATAAAAAATTGATCATGTATTTGTTCGATGTACCAATTAATAATAAGATCGGTATGATCAAAGAGAGATGCAAAAAATATAATGTTTACGTTAGAATATATGATAAAGTTACTGATTAAAAAATAATATTGGTATTATTTTTTAATTATTTTGTTGATATGTATATAGTTTTCAAAAAAATTGAAAAAAAACTCTCTTAAAATATGCAAAGATACTATCTCTTTCAAACAATCTAATGTCCAAAAAAAATCAGTCACAAACAGATCTCAATGAATCTATCGAACGCTTGAATAAAGGATACGATAAAATTAGAAAGCAACAGAAAGATATGGCGAAAAACATCGAAATCCTTACAGAGCGTATGAATACAGTCATTGATAATACTAATTTTATTATGGATAAACTTGACGAAGATGAATCAGAAGAATACTTCGAAATGAAATACAAGGAATCCAAATACAATATGGAAATTATAACAAAAAACCTTGATATTGCAGATGCAAATCTCAAATCTATAGCTGACGAGCTTGATAGACGTAACAACAAGTCAAAACGCAAGTCCGTTCGATAACTAATAAATAATACTATTATTTATTAGCTGCCTTCATTTTTTTATTATTCTTAAACGTATCAACATATGATTTAGGATTCTTCATCGCCAATTCTTTAGCAATTCTCTCAATCTCACTCAAACTTGCGCCAGATTTTGCTTGTTCAGTCGCTTCTTCCCAGACTAATTTACCGACATCCATAGGTTTGACTGCCTTGAATGTGCCAGATTTTAAAACTAAATCTCCAACATCGCGTATCTTTGTGAATTTTTCAACGAATATTTGTGGTTTCTCTGCACTTTTAGTTGCGATCACCATGATTTTATCAATATTAGATGAGTTACCTCCTAATTTAGAGATGGCATCGTCCCAAATGAGTTTAGCGACTCCAACCAAATTAACTCCTGGGAACGGACCGGAGTTACGAATGGTACCTGATAATTCGATCATTTTCATCATAGCTGGTGGCAATTCTTTCTTTCCACCGACCATCTTAGTTCCGATACGTTGCAATAACATCTGTTTTCTGAATTCATACCCCTGTTGGTTATTATTATACGATGTAGGTTCAAATTCTAAATCCCCCATATTATTAATTTCAACTCCAGATCCGAAATCTTCGGATCCTCCTCTGTGTCCCCTTTTTCGGAGGTCGTATTCGTCTGGAAAATTTAAATCATACTCGTCTTTATCAACATCTTCGTCATCTTCATCATCACCTCCCCATTGATGATGTTTTTTTCTGAGTTGCGCATTAACGAGTTCATCGTTTTCTTCTTCAAAAAAAGTTCGATCATCGCCACCATGCATAGCCTTCCTGCCAGTTGCTCGAGCATTATTAAAAATTTCTTTGAAATCATTCATATATGAACTATGAGAATGACTTCTATCTGAACTTAATTCAACAAATTCTAATTCGCCCATTTCGCTTGATTGTGCCGATTGATTATTAGGAAATTCCATTCTATAATATACAATATATTTATATTTTTATTTATTTTAAATTGTTGGTTGATTTAAGACTATGCGGCGAGGTTTTATCTTCATCTAATGATGGATTAAGAATATTGCTAAATATTCAAGGTTCGAGTGCGTTCATATATTTTTTCCACCTAAATTATATTCAACGACAGAATATATTCGATGAGCAAACGGATATTAAAATAACTTCAGTTATTATAACAATATGAAAAAATATCCAAAAAAAAATATGATAGATAGCGACGCTCAGTTATACAGTACAGATTCAGAAACATCCAGTTCTGATAAATTTGATCTCATTACAAATCTAGTTGAACCTACAAAGCGCGTAACGCAAGAATCTAAAGTCACAAACCAACGAAAACGTAAAAACGATACGTCTGAAGAAGAAACGTCTGATTCGTGTAAAACAAAATCCCATGACAGATCAAGTGAGAAACCGACTGAAACAAGAATCGAATTCGTTAAAAACATTCTAAAAGGAAGTAAACTAAAACCAATGATTGATTTCGATAATGTAGACTCATCGACTAACATCAAACTAAATAAACAGATTATGAATATCAAAGAATTGTTTACGTCTATGGACATTCGTTTGCGATATCTTAAAAGTGGCACGACAGGACATACTTTTAAAGGAGTTTCAAAAGGTGATAAGAGTATTGAATTTGCGGTAAAAGTATGTGCATATCCCAAGGATGAATATGGTGCAATTAATAATCTTTCGAGGCCAGAAAACACAGAATTACGGATGTTAAAATTGTTGAGTCAGTTTGTGATCAAGCGTTGTACACCACATTTTGTTTTACCAATTGGTATGTTCAACACCAACATTACTAATTTTATTAAAATTCCGCCAGGGATCATCGATCTAAAAGATCCTAAAAACAAAATGTACAAAAAATTTGTGGCAAGATATCACAACGATGATTATGAAGATTTTGTTTCTGTTTTGATAAGTGAATGGGCAAATGGTGGGGATCTATTGGACTATATCCGAAAAAATTACGCAAAGTTAACGCTAAAGGATTGGGTAGTGTTTATTTTTCAAATATTATTCACATTGAGTCTGATTCACAAAAAATATCCAGCGTTTAGGCATAATGATATGAAAGCTAATAACATATTGGTACAGCTGACGAACATTACAAGTAGTATGCCATATTATTGTTACAACATGGATGGAGTTAAGTTTATCATGCCAAACATAAACATGCAAATTAAGATATGGGATTTTGATTTTGCGTGTATTGATGGTATCATTGAAAACAATAAGGTAAATGCGAGCTGGACGCGAAAGATGAATATTACGAAGAAGGAAAACAAATACTATGATATGCATTATTTTTTTAACACCTTAATCAGTGCGCGATTCTTCCCACAATTTTATGAAGGAGGGGTTCCACCTGAGATAGTTGAGTTTGTCCACAGAATAATACCAGAAAAATACAGAACTGCGGGAAAGTACGTCAACGAGAAGGGCAGAATCCAAGTAGATTTTGAATATACAACACCTTACAAAGTTATTATGACAGATCCATTATTCAATAAATACAGATACACTGGCGGCACAGCAACTCCACGAGGACCCTATTCACAAACACCTGTAGCAGATTCTGGAAAAAAGAAATGATTTGGCAAATATTAATATATATTGTTAATATATATTAATAAATGGCTAAAACTCCGGATATAAAAAAATTCCATCTGCGTTTATATGATGTAGATGAACTAATTTATGATATTAACGATTATGTTAGCAGTGAAAATAACAAGAAAAAATATGAAACCAAATTTATGGATATCAATAATTTGTATTTCGATCGCTTCAAAATGCCTAATTATGATTTAGATGTCATCTTCAAACCCCAACAGATCACTCACCTGCCCGAAGATAATTACCCATCTGGACTTATCAATCAAGGAAAACCGATAGACGTCATTGGATTTGTGCGTATCAATAAAAATCTTAAAACAAACGTTCGTCTCATTGAATATTTCGATCGTCAAGATACTGTCAACATCCATAATCCAATCAATGTCAACAACGTCATCAAAACCCTATTAAGCGAACTAGTGCTAAACGATAAAACCAGACATATCTTACTACCAATCATTAATGTTGATGCGGCGGGAAGTGATTTAGCAAAATATCCAGAAATTAAACCGCACATCGATCAAGATAAAATTTATTCTGTCGAGATAACTGAACGATTTTTTAAAATGTTTACTCTTGATGCGTTCTTGAAAGAAAATGAATTGGATGATTACGTTCTTGTTAATACATTATTTGGCATTATTGAGCCATTGTATGAAATCAATACTTACTATCCCAAGTTTAAACATAACTACTTGTTACCAGAAACAATTGATTGTTATGTCAGAACAAGCCAAAATAATAGAAATAATAAATTGATACAAACGGTTATTCCGAATATCAAATTGTCGAACTTTTATTTGTCAGAAATTGAAGATGTTATTCGCAATGAATATCTTGCCAATAGTGGCCTTCCTGAAATGGGACCTAATTTTGCATATAATGACATATATACGGCACTTAATGATATTTGGAAAAAATACAGTGGTTCTATCTTGAAAACAACTTTTATGACCAATCTATTTGAACAGTTGCTGCCAGAAAAAATTAGATCGAAGGATATTTATTTAACTAAAAAGATGTGGGATTTATTGACTGAAAATGAAAAAGATTCGTTGAACATCAAAAATGTGTATGGAATTATATCAAAACAAAGATCGCAAATGAAAGATGAACGAAATTTGTTGTTGAAAGATAAATTGAAAAACGATTCAGAAAACATGACAAATTCTAGAATTGTAACTGAAGATGATGAAGAACCAGAGTCAGATATCAATGTTAATGATTTGTCACCTGATGATATGTTCGATGAAGCAGATGAGACTGCGCAAATGGATGAACTAGAATTATCAGGTTTGACACCTACGGAAACGATGTCAGAATTAGAATTATCTGGTCTGACAACGACTGAACAAGATTTAGATTCAGAAGATAAAAAAATGCTGCCCGAAGATTCCCCCGAAGAACAGGATTTAGATTCTGAAGGTGCGGATGAGTCTGATGACCTTTCATCCACTCCGTCGCGAGAAGTGGAAGAGTCGGGCATAAAAACATCAAGAAATAAAAATAAAAAATCTTATAATAATGATATAAAGAATATGAGTAACATGAAAAAAAGATCGAAAGTAGATAATGTCATAGATGGTCAAGTAAAATTAAAAAAATACCGTGGAACACGTCTCATAGATCCGCATATTGGTGCAAACCATCAGAAAAAAAACTTACGCAAACATCATAATTATCAAAATTATGAAAACGGTTACATGCAAGATAATTATGAATATCCTGATCAAATGGAATCTGGACCTAAGATAAATTCTCTCGGTAATTTTTTCGGTGTAAATCCAGGTTCTTTAGCGCAAAACAACGGCCAATTTGGTCAAAAGTTCGGCAACCAATCTTATCCCGTTGGACAAATTCCGCAAAATAAAACCAGTCAAGTTCCCGCACCAATAAATAACGAGAATGATATTATCAATAGATATATGGCAGCAAATGCAGGTAATATGCCATATAGTCAACCTAATATGCGTTTCGGCGATGCAAGTGCTCGGCCACAAATGGATATGCAATTTGGTGATATGAGCAATGGAACGCGAATGCCACCTGATGCGAATCAAATGGCATCACAACAATTAGCAGCGCAACAAATGGCAGCACAACAAGCGATGATGCAACAAGCTATGGCATCACAACAAATGGGACCAGAACAACAACAGCAACAAGCCATGATGGAGATGATGCGCCAGAATCAAACTGGCGGCTATCACCCAAACCCCAATTTTTTTTTTCAGCACTAAACGATAAAAAACAAACAGGAGGTAATGGTAATGAAAAACCGTTAGTTGTACCGCAAATAGTCAGACCACGTCAAGTTAAGAATTCCCCCTTCATATCAAACTCGGCTAAAGATGTTTTTCAACGAAACAAAGAAGGAGTACCCCAAAAAGTAGAACAACTACCAAATTCCCCACAAATGTTACCCGGTCAAACTCTCGAACTAAAAGTCTTCAACCCTAAACCAGAGATCTCTCAAATCCCAGCTGTACCTGCCCTACCTTATCCGATGATGATTCCAGTGAACGCAAATCCAACTCTACAACATTTGGCGTTACCAACTTCTGCATTTTCATATGGTCCAACAATGCAATATCCAATGCAAAAGGTTTTTAATATCAACGTTCCCGGTCCAGTTGGCGGTCACGTTCAGATGAGAAACGTTTTCGAAGGTATTTTGCCAGAGAAAGATCATCGATATACATTTAATACTATTGGCGAACGTAAAAACATGTCAGATTTCGTGCGCCAAACGCTAGTCAGAATGGGAGATGGCGAGGATATTGGATTGGATTCAGAAGGTCAGCGTAGTTTGATGAATTATATTAAATTTATGGAATTAAATCCAAATTATTACAGTACTGTCAATAAAAATCCATATGATGGATTACCGTATGGACTATTAATTTACAGAGCATGTTTTCCCATCAGATTGGATAAAATTTCACAGGTAATACAATGTGCTAAAAAATCAATTGGTCTGAATATCCGTCTTTACGCATTATCCTATGCTGAATATTATTCTTATAAATTTAGACAGATGAATTATGTCAAATATGATGTCTGGCGAGAATTAATATTTTATGAGTATTTGCGTGAAAAGATCATCAAGAAGTATGTCAGTCCAAATTTCCCATTATTGTACACGTTCTTTACGTCTGCAAATCAGAAGATTGACTTTTTTAAACTCAAGAAATCATTTTTGACTCAGAAAGATTTATTGACTCTGGAATACAAAAAGTTCATGGAATACTATGACATAAGAAATGCCATGATCAGTTCCAAGACAGGACAATCGATCAATCCAGATGCGCTCGCTGAAGTGATGACCGGTAAGATGCGACAAAAAGATTATCTACCTGATGAAGTAGATCCACTATTACAAAAATATAGTGGTACGACGCTGATCATTATTACTGAAGCTCCGGTTAATAATATTTATCAGTGGGCATCTATGAAGCTTGAACAAGAAGGTATTGCGTCAAAGGTTATTGAAAATGGGTATCATAATGAGAACGTGTGGGTTAACGTCATATTTCAGATCATGTCCGCATTAGCAGTCTTGCAGAAACATGGAATAAGTGTTGCAAATATGACGCTGGAAGACAATGTTTACATTAAAGATTTATATTCAGAGGGTACTACAATTGGGTATTGGATATATATCATCGACGGTATTTTGTATTATGTACCAAATTATGGATATTTAGTGATGATTGATTCTAATTTTAAAGATATTATTCCCACAATGCGCGCCCAAGAACGATCTGGTCGAGAATACAAGATCAATTCTTCTAAAGAAATATTTGACAGACCAGTGAAAGAAGCCGATATTTTTGAGTTGAACTATCAAAATTACCGCAATATCATTAACACGAATGCATTTACTAAAGAACATACAAAGAATGGTGTTATGCGACCTCCAGAAGAAGTAATTACGTTCATTCAAGACATCATGAGTGATCCAGAAAAGGATATCGCTAAGGTAATTAGTAACAAATTTGGTCGATTAATGAATAATAGAGTTGGTACATTTCTTAAGAAGGATGAAGCGACAAATCTTCGCGCAGTTACTGGATCATTTGCACAAGGAGAATTAGCCGTTCAAACTATTGATAATAACACGTACAAATGGGTTATTGTGAAATCAGATGTCGATTCACATGGAAATGTGCAGATTATGGATAGAGATGATCCTAGCAAGAACGTCTTCTATGAAAAAACAATATCTAAAAGTAATCTCCAACAATATTCATTATCTGAAAAAGACAAAATAGAACAGAATATTATCGAACCGAACGTGATCTTTAACCAAGCAAATTTGCTCGAAACGTACATTATAAATTAAAATATTTGATTTATAATATATGCAAAAAAAACAGCAGACAAGTTTTGAAATAATGAAAACACCATTTTTGATGTTTCAATCTCATTACACAGACTATTACAATATGTCGAAGGATTGCGTCAAGGGGATACAAGAAGAGACCATTCTAAGTAAGATTTTCTTCTCACCGCAAAATGTTGATCTTCTTCAAAAACAAATAATCGGAACTGTTTTTAAGCGAACAAACGGTGCATATTTGATTGAAAAGCAAAATGAAGAAGATTTACAGGTTGTTATGCGATCCATGTTCCTTCAACATGCAAGACATGTAGCAGATCACATCAAAGAACAAATACAAGAGCTTAACAATCTGGTGACGGACGATGTTGTACCTAATATAATATCGGAAGTGAATCAATACATTGGCTATTTGGACAGAACTTTTTTACCTCGACAGATTATGGATCATCCTGAATGTGTGTCCAGTGCTGGTATGAGGACGTTACCTAGCGTGACGAGGACATTTGATCCTACTTATTGATTTTGATTATTAAAATTTTTGATGATCAAATTCTTATGATGTTAACTCGCGACAGGATGTTTTCATTTATTTTTTGATCGTAGCGTTTGTGCAAAGTTATTTCTTGAACAGATGCCGGTATATCATTTATTGATTTGTCAAAACAAAAACCAAAGGTTATATGAGTAACAGACGATGGGATGCAGTCTTTTATCGGTTGTCGAAAATTATAACCAAAATTTAGATGAGTAACAGATGGAGATATACAATCTCTGATCGGTTGATTAAAATTATAACCAAAATTTAGATGAGTAACAGATAGGGTTATACAATCTCTGATCGGTTGATTAAAATATTTGCCAAATTTTAGATTAGTAAGTAATGGCAATATATGACAATTCATACGTACACCATTTTCGGAACCAATTTTTAGATGAGTAACTGATAGTGGGAATGTAGTATCTATTTCTTGATCAAAGCGCGATCCAACTGTTAAATGAATTACTGATATAGGTATGTTATCTTTTATTGGTTGATCAAAACAATTACCAAATTTAAGATGGGTAACTGATGGAGGTATGCTATTTTTTATGGATTTATCAAACCGATTTCCGAAAGTCAAATGAGTGACTGTCGCAGGTATACAACCTTCGATTGGTTGGTCAAAACTGTTTCCGAAAGTTAAATGAGTGACTCCTGGTGGTATGGTATTTTTTATTGGTTTGTTAAAACAAGTGTCAAATGTTAAATGAGTGACTGATACTGGTACACAACCTTCAATGGATTGATTAAACCAACTCCCGAAAGTCAAATGAGTAACTGACGGAGGTATGGATTCAGTACTAATTTCTTGCGTAAACGAATCCCCGAATGTTAAATGAGTAACAAACTGAGATATTTTTGTTTTATGCGAAATCAAATGAACATATTTTACGTTTTTTGGATATTTAACTTTAGGATGAGTTGTGTCATATATTTCAACGTTCTCAAAATTATCAAAATACGACAAGCCTCTAATTTTTCCTATAAATATGCGTTCCCGGAATATTGATTTATATCTTATGACATCCGTAGATTTGGATATCATCGATAGATAAATCTTGTCGCGATCTGACAACTCTTCACTTATTTTTATTATGATATCATCGTACAGGATCGTCAACATTTTTGTAATTGATTTATATATAACACCAATGTTAACGTTTCATATGTCAATTTTTTAGAATTATTGAATAAAATTCTTGGCAGCAATGTTGCACGTAATTTTCAATGATGGATGCAAATCTCCAGCCAATTGATAATTCATGGAAGTAACATTGCACGTAACTTTCAATGATCCATTGAATGACGAATACAAATCACTGACCAATAATAATTCTTGGCAGCAACATTACACGTAACTTTCAATGATCTATTGAATGACGAATGCACATCTCTGGACAATGATAATTCTTGGCAGTAACATTGCACGCAATTTTCGATAGATCATTGAAAGACGAATACAAATCTCCGACCAATAGCAATATTGCGCATAACTTTCAATAGGTCATTGAAAGACGAATGCAAATCTCCAGCCAATAGCAACAATGTTCATCGTTCAACAAATAATTGAACGGAAATCTTCAGCTAATATTGATTATTGGCGGCAATATTGCATGTAACCTTAAATGGATCGTTGAATGATGAATGCAAAATATCAAATCGTGGTAGCAAGATTATGTATGTAACTTTCAATAGATCATTGAATAACAAATGCAAATCTTTGACCAATAGCAATTCTTGGCAGCAACGTTGCATGTAACTTTCAATAGATCGTTGAATGATGAACGCAAATCTCCTGACAACAGCAATTCTTGGCAGCAACATTGCATGTAACTTTAAATAGATCATTGCAAATCTCCAGCTAATATTAATTCTTAGCAGCAACATTTCACGTAACTTTCAATAGATCGTTGAATGATGTATGCAAATCTTCGGCCGACAGAAACATTGCATGTAACTTTCAATAAATCATTGAATGATGTATGCAAGTCTCCAGCCAATATTAGTTATTGGCCGTAACATTGCATGTAACTTTCGATAGATTATGCCACGCAAATTTTCTGCAAATACAATTTTTTACGGTAACATTGCGTTCCTCGTCAATGATCTATTGAATATGTCACGCAAATCTTCTGTGGCGATATTGCGTTCCTCTTTAACGATCTATTGAATATGACACACAAATCTTTTGCAAACACAAATCTTTGCAGCAACATTGCGTTCCTCTTCAATTATCTATTGAATATGACACGGAAATCTTTTGCAAACACAAATCTTTGCAGCAACATTGCGTTCCTCTTCAATTATCTATTGAATATGACACGGAAATCTTTTGCAAACACAAATCTTTGCAGCAACATTGCGTTCCTCTTCAATTATCTATTGAATATGACACGGAAATCTTTTGCAAACACAAATCTTTGCAGCAACATTGCGTTCCTCTTCAATATGCACGCAAATCTTCTGTGGGGTACAAATCTTCGCAGCAACATTGCGTTCCTCTTCAATGATCTATTGAATGTGTACGCAAATCTTCGGCAAATACAAATCTTCGCAGCAACATTGCGTTCCTCTTCAATGATCTATTAAATATGACACGCAAATCTTGTGCAAACACAAATCTTTGCAGTAACATTTCTCTAATTATCTATCCACCATACAAATCTTCGCAACAACATTGCGTTCCTATTCAATGATCTATTGAATATGACACGCAAATCTTCACAGCAACATTGCGTTCCTCTTCAACGATCTATTGAATATAACACGCAAATCTTTCGCAAACACAAATCTTTGCAGCAAAATTGCGTTCCTCTTCAATGATCTAATGAATATGCGCGCAAATCTTTTGCAAACACAAATCGTTGGCACAAAATTGCGTTCCTCGTCAATGTGCACACAAATCTTTTGCAAACACAAATCTTTGCAGCAAAATTGCATTCCTCTTCAATGTGCGCGCAAATCTTCAGCAGGGACAAATCTTTGCAGCAAAATTGCGTTCCTCTTCAATGATCTATTGAATATGACACACAAATCTTTTGCAAACACAAATCGTTGGCGCAAAATTGCGTTCCTCGTCAATGTGCACACAAATCTTTTGCAAACACAAATCTTTGCAGCAAAATTGCGTTCCTCTTCAATGTGCACGCAAATCTTCAGCGGACACAAATCTTTGCGGCAACATTGCGTTCCTCTTCAATGATCTATTGAATATGCGCGCGAATCTTCAGCGGGGACAAATCTTCGTAGCAACATTGCGTTCCTCTTCAATGATCTATTGAATGTGCACGCAAATCTTCAGCAAATACAAATCTTCGCAGCAACATTGCGTTCCTCTTCAATGATCTATTAAATATGACACGCAAATCTTCTGCAAACCCAAATCGTTGCAGTAACTTTGCATATCTCTCTAATGATCTATCCACCATACAAATCTTCACAGCAACATTGCGTTCCTCTCCAATAATCTATTGAATATGACATACAAACCTTCTGTAAATACAAATCTTTACAGCAAATACTATTTTTTGTAATAACTCTGTGTTCTTCTTCAATGATCTATCAAAGATGATGCACAAACACAAATCTTTGCCAATCTTTTACACAATAAAAAACTGAATTTTTTATCGTATAAATCAAATACAATACCAATATATTCATACTCTTGATGGAACACAAAGACATCATTTATCAAACATTATCGCATTTGAAATTCAACAACATAATAACATGTTCATTAACGAATAAACTCTTTAAAGAAGTATGTGATTTACAATATGAGCGATTATTGGATGAAGATTATGGGAAAACTTTTTTGATGAAAGGATCACATAAAGAATCATATATTATGTGTCACGAGTTGACTATTTTTATACAGCAAATCGGCTTTCTGGGTAATTTGTTCAACTTATTTTCTCTCAAAAAAATAGTAAACAACCATGCGATAAAAAAAATACCAAAATCGATCTGTTATCTTACCAATTTATCATACTTAGAACTAGAAGAAGGCGAAATAGATAAATTATCAAAATCATTATGTCAGCTTACAAATTTAAAAAAATTGAGTCTAATTTTTAATAAGATTACCAAAATATCAAAATCGATATGTAAACTTACCAATTTGCACTATTTATATTTAGGTGATAATGAGATTACAAAAATACCGGAATCAATATCCCAACTCGTTAATTTGCGGAAATTATGCTTGAACGATAACAAAATACCAAAAATACCAAAATCAATTTCGTATCTCACTAATTTGAAATATCTTGGATTGGTTTCTAACAAAATATCAAAGATACCCACATCGTTATTTTATCTTACCAATTTGCGAACGTTACGATTGGACAAGAATCAAATTTCAGAAATACCGGAATCGATTAGCCAGTTAGTTAATCTACAAGAACTGGCTTTGTTGGATAATCCGAACATAAAAATACCAGAATCATCAATCGAATCGTTACCTAAATTACGATTTTTTTTTTAGTATCACTCACAAGATAAACTGATGCAGTTGTAAAAAAGTTATAAAATCATTATGATAATTTTATAGCTTACATTAAATTCAAATTGATAAATTCAAGACATGAGTAGTTTCCTCCAGCCTCACATGGTTTAGCATAAATGTAGATGGTTCCTCTTGTTGCTGCAATGGTATCGAATGATTCATCTTCGTTTCCACTGAGACTTGGACCAGGGAAGGTTGCGTCTATCAAGGTCATTGGTGGATTTTGAACATATTGAGCTGGACCATCCGCGGTAGTTCTGTATTCAATTGGAATTGACGCACCAAATGGATCGTATCTGATAGCTGGCTTGTTGTATGCACCGTTTGATGGCAAGACTTTGACCAAACCAATTGATCCAATAATTATTGGTGAACTGTCTAAAGTTGGTTTTGGACATGGGTTGATACTGGTTTGTTGAACTGCGACAACAGATCTCAATTCATAAACGTCTGCTTCAGTGCTGATTTTGATTGTTGGCTGAACAGTAACTGGATAATCGTTGAGTTTTTCCAAGTTTGACATAGTTAATGGCAAATGAGAGAATGCGATTGGGTTAGTGTATGATCGCATTGTAACTCGTTGGATTCTACGGTTGACATAGAATATCAAAACTTCTCTACTGTGAATAATAGATTGTTCTTTTGGAACAATTGTTTTGTTTTCGTTTAACCATACATGTTGGTTGATTGCTGCGTTAATGTTTACAGGTTCGGCGGTAACAGATGCATCAGGTGCTCTATATGGTAATTGTAAAGTGATCATTGGAATTTTAGTAACAGTGATAACTGGTTGGTTAACAAATGGTAAACTTCCCATTGGTGATCCTGCTACTCCAAATCCAGCACCAACACCAAATCCTGAAGCACCCATACCCAAATTCATGCCAGATCCCCATGGAGTTCCTAAAAATGCTTCAACTGCGAGAATTGGACGTGTACTAATCAATGTAGGTCTCAATGAAAAGACAGACATCAATCTTCGTAAAATAGCACCTTCATCTTGACTATAAATCAAATCAGCATTATCGTACAAATTGTTTCGGCATTGGTGTAAATCGGTTAAAAAACGTTGATTAGAGTCACCGTGATAATACAATCCATTTCTAAGATTTGTAACAATGTCCCAAATATCGATTTGTACTTGGTATCGTTTTTTGACGTCAAGAATTGGGCTCGATTCTTCACAGACGACGTCATTTGGATCGGTAACCATATCATTGAACAACATAGCATCAGCTTCAACGAGAATTGGTTTACCTTCATATCGTGATTTAACAATACCGCCCATGTTGGAGTGTAAAATTTGACTTTCGAATAATCCAATCTTTGGTATGAACATTGCTACTAACAATGGATGAACGTGGTTGGATGCAACATTTTTAGTTCTATCAAATTTACCAGTTGTTGCTTGGAGAGCAGAGTCTTCGTATAAAATGCTGCTCATGTAATTAGAACGATAAGAAGACAATGAACGTTCATACATTGAAAGAATTTCTGCCAATGTTCCTCCTTCTGAATCTTTGATTTTTAATTGATCATCTTGGGAGATATGGTATTTATAACCCAACATTTTATTGATTCGTGATCTATTTTGAATGTTTAATTGATTGTTGTCAACTTCGTACATTCTTCGACCATCAAATCGTTTTTCTAATTCGGATCTGAAAAATTCATATTCAATGTCAGTCCATTTGTTTTCAGTTTTGTACTTTAACATTTTGTTCAAAATCTCATGTAAAGGTCTGTTACCAGATTGGTACTTTCTTGCGACTTTTTCAGCAACTTTAGCAGCAATTCGTCTAATTCGTTGAGTTCGTTTAGCATCAGCTTTCATAATTTCGTCAACAACTGCCTCTGGATATTTTTGGGCAAGTTCCATAATATGATGTCGTGACAAAGTTCGGTTGTTACGAAGTTTGTCCAATTCTCGTCGAACGATCTCTGAATTATCTGTCTTATTATCTGAATCTGGATTTACTCGTTTGCGGTCTTCTGCCATTTATAGTATAATACTTTATATACATATTTTTTTTAAAACTAAAACTATATATTTTATAGTTTTCGTCTAAATTGAGCCAGACGTTTCATCAAAATTTATATCCATTTTTTTTAATGACTATACTTTCGGTCATGAGAATTTTAAAGCACCATCAAAAAAAATGACAAACAAAATATCCAATATAACAATTGTCTCATATTAAATATTATAAATGAATACAGACTGGCTTGATAAATACCGACCTCAAAAATCATCAGATGTCCTAGGCGACAAATTTTACGCCAAACACATCAATACTTTTTTAGGCCAATTTTCCGACGCAAATCTTGCCAAACTCGCTGCAACAAAAACTGTTACTAAAGGGCCAAAAGGTAAGAAAGCTACAAAAAATGTATCTGGGTCAAAAACAGCTCCCGCTAAGAAAGCCCCTGTCACAAAAGCGAACAATAAAACCAAATCCTTACTGATGAATCCTAATCTCTTCATTATCGGCAAAAATGGAATCGGTAAGTCGTTAATCGTTGATATTCTTTTGCAAGAAAATTCGTTTGAAAAAATAACGGTCAATCTTGCCAATGTCATTCCCGCAAAAAAGACTAAAAAAACTCAAAAAAATGAACCAATCAAAACACAAAAGGCACCAACAGGATCATCTCGTAGTGTCGATGTCGTTTATGCATCCATTGCAGGTAATAGAAACGCAATGATAAAAAACGGGGAAAATACATCAATAAACTACGCTAAAAGTAAATCTGCATTGGTCTTTGATGACATCTCGACGATTTCGAATTCAAAAGAGAAGGAAGCTGTAAAAGCGCTCATCAAAATGAATAACAAACTTAGAAAGTTTCCGATAATCATTATTTCCAATACCAAACATAACAAATTGGTTAACGAAATCCATAAAATGGTTTCATACAATATTTTAAAAGAAGGAAAAATTGAAAAAACTTCAAACGAAATTAAAATGCGGCCACCAGATTATCAAGAAATCGAAAAATTTGTTAAACACATATGCAAAGAAGAGAAACTTAAATTGATTGATAACAAAGATGAGGATCAAAATATTTATGAAGAAATAATATTTAATTCCCAATTTGACATTAGAAAACTGATTTACAGTCTTGAAGAGCTAAAATTACTTTATGAAGATGATGAACCAGCCGGTATCAATCATGATAAGTTTAGAAAATATCAAGAGTCCGCGAAAATGAAGGATATTGATCCTAACATTTATGAAGCAACCGAATTATTACTCAATCAATACACCGGAATATCTGATTCTATCACGTTGTATAGCGAAGAAAGAGCAACTATCCCATTGATGATCCACGAAAATTATCCATTAAATATCAAACTCAACTATCCGATGTTATCTGCACTCAAACAAATGGAAATGATATGCGAAATTAGTAAAAACATATCTGAATCTGATAAGATCGATGGAATAATTTATTCTCACCAGTGCTGGAATCTACAATCTATCCACGGATTTTATGGATGTGTCATGCCATCGTATCACATCAACAAAACTCCTAATAAATTATCCATCAAAGAGAAAGATAGATATGTTTATGCGCAAGATTATACGAAGACATCTACCCGAAAGATCAATAACAAAGTAATCAGAAAATCTCGCGAAAACATCTTTTTGAAAAAAATGATGACAAACGATTTTTTACATATCACTAATATCCTCAAGAAGTTACTATTAAACGGTGAATATGATAAGATTATGGAGATCATTTTGGCCCACAACATTACATGCAAAGAAATGGAATCAATAATTAATATCGATAGAATAACCAAACCTAAATTTATATTAGGTACAGTTGCTCGTAATGTCATTAAGGATAAATTGAAAGATGCTATGCCAACGAAATACGTCATCAAACATGGCGACAAAATTAAGGTCGTTAAGTAATTAATCAATTATTGCATTAATAATTGATTAATCATCAGAAGAAGATAAATCCGAAAGATATTTTTTTTTGAAACATTCGTTGATCTCATCATCAGTTGATGATTCGTATGATACGTTAGTATTGATGACATTATCGGTTATGTTATCATTAATATATCGTATAGATTGCAATGTTTTCTTGGTGTTAATTTCTATTTGCTGTTTATATTTATTATATGGTACTAATCCACGACAAGTAAGATGATGACCTTCCTTACACGCGACGTATTTTGATGCATTATATGTTGCTCCTTCCAAAATTTTGTTTATTATGAATTCATTAATTGGTATCACAAACGTATCGTTATTACAAAGACCAGACATGAGATCATTCCTACATACTTTCAGTTCTGCTAAATTCGTCCCATGTTTGCAATTATATCCACCAGTGCATTTATTATCCTTACACTTCTTACACAAATAAGTAACAAACATCAATTGATTATAAATATATTCCGTTTCATACGCAATTGACGGAAATATATTCATCAAATGTTCATCTAATACTATTTTATAGAGTGATTTTCGCACGTGATCTATCATTTGCTCCTCTAACGAATGCGCATAAATACATCTCTCGTCATACAAACAATCTTCATCATTTATCATCGAAAAACAAATCAATCTTTTTTTATTCAAAGATGCCATAGAATGTTTTACGGAATACGTACCGATATGTTTATTCTCATTACTTGTATCTAATATTTCTAAGTCTACATCACTAGAAGATGATGAAGATATATTATCACGATTACTTTTCATTAATATCCGAATTATTAAATATTGGGTTTTCTGACCGAAAATATTATACGCATCGTTTAGATAGAACGAATATATAATAATATACGTAATATTATAATGGATACCGATTTTACATATATCGAAGAATGCAACAATAATACAATGTTATCATCGTCACATTTCATTGACATAATCAAAAAATTACAATCATTGCTTCCTATTCATACCTCCCCTAACAAATCCAACAAACTTTGTGATACATGTAACGATTCAGAATATTATTCGCTATCGCATATTAAATGGAATAGTAATATGATACATATGTTAACCGCTCATCATTCCTACCCATCCGAATATTTTGTCAAAGTGATGTCAAATATTTGTATCATCAACGACAGAATCGTTAATCCACCATTGGAAATACCGGAAGACATGATATATGATCTAAATTATGTCACACTGCATCATAATCAGTTACTCATCATCGATGCGTTGTTGCATAATGGAGGACAGAGAATCTATGAATATGATGATAAAAATATTTACTCTGAACATTCTGGAATTATTACTATTAAAAATAATGTAGTCGAATCAATAATTGTCTCTACAAAGACGGACCGAGTAGATGTTAATGATACTAGCATATTTCTGCCACATAATGAAAAAACTTGTTATGAGTATGAATATATGTTTCATACTCATCCCAATACAAATGTAGATGGCGAAAGAAGAAAGACAGGAATTTTGTATGAGTTCCCAAGTAGTAATGATATATTTTATTTTGTTCAATGTCATAATGACGGGAAATCGCAAGGTTCAATTATAGTCACCCCAGAAGGCACATATGTCATTCGGCCCGTTAAATACGCTGATAAAATAACTCTAAATGGAGTCACTTCCGCAGAATTGAATTCATTCATAATCCAACTAGAGAAGGAAGCTTTCGCAAAAAATAAAAATATCATACAGAAACTGAAGAACGAAGATCAGTTTCATAAATATGTTAGTTATAACTTTGATTATATTGATAAATACAACAACTTTATCAATAGATACAACGTCATGATTGAATATTATCCGCGCGAAAAAAAAAATAATCATTGGTTTTTGCGACAGATCAACATTGTGCACCTGAACGAAAAAAATTGAATTTTAAATTAATAAATAAGTTTAAGGGGAATATGATACCAAAATATGCAATCGATGTACCATGATTTTTTTATTGATCCCATATTAGCTTGGAGCATTGATAATGATGCTATCTGTGATTTTGAACCTAATATGCTCGATTTTACGATTAAGAAAAATAATGTTACTGTTTTTGTCGTTTATGTTCCCGATGAATCGTCAGTATTGATGACTGATAATAGGACAAACTTGCAATTCATGGTGGATAAGATGGATAAGCAATTATCGCCACATGCGTTGTGTTTATTTTTTGGCAATAATTAATCGTTCAAAAAAATTAAAATATTACTTATAGTTATGAAAGCAAATGTTTGGAGACATGTCACAGACAGATTTACTCATAAAAGTTGCGATAATTGGTCTTTTATTCTACTACTATTTAACACATAATTACAGTATCATATATTTGATAATCATACTTTTGGTATTCGTATTCTAAAATATTATTGTATTAAATATAATAATATTTTTTTTGTAATTTAAATATATACCAAATGGAACATACACACCCGATTATGAATAAAATTCAAAATATTAGTGTAGAATACATAAAACCATTAGTAATACCTGATGCGAATGCGATTAAGATCGAACATGATGAAGAAGAAGAATTTATCGATGATAAAACGGTCTTTAAAAAAGTAATTGATACGTTTGTGATTGAACATATGTTAGGTAGACCAGAATCCAAAATGAAATTCCTTGATCTGATAGCTTGCGGATATAACAACGTGTTCGAACGATACAAAGCGAGACATAACTTGAACGACCAACAATTGATATTTATTTACAAAGGAGGTAACATCTTGCGCATTCATAAAAAAAGAGCGGTTGAATATTTACCTGCTAAGATTCAAATGATGATCAATGAGAAATATGATCCCGATTTCCAAAAGTCAGATGACGATTTTACCATTTATATTGATCCAGCATGTCCAGATTTTGATCATATCATTGATGATGTCAAATCATTATCATTTTCAGTGCTAGAAATCATCAGGGACGAATTGGCTGCCAATAGAAAAGAGTACTTTGATTTTTATAACTATGACAATGCTAAAAAAAATGAAGTGCTGATAGAGCTTGGTGAAAAGATAGCGAATGTTTTTGATGATCTTAAAAATAATGAAGTTGATTCACAGTTCATGGGATATCACTTTATGGAATTAAAATTTGACGAACCATCATATATTCTGACAAATAAATCTAGCAAGGTTAATATCGATGGGACGTGGACACAGTTGATCGATACGAACGATTTCCGCACTAAATTGGCTATTGATAATGATACTTCTGCATTCAGACACGATTTTGGAATGAAAAAAAGTCCAGATGGTAAATATCATATGTTAACACCGTTAGATTTAGCAGGATCTAACAAGAGTCCTATTTTTTTGTCAGATAACGAAACGTTGACGTTTACAAAAGTCGGCGGGACAATAACTTCATTTATTTTACAAAGGGCTAAATTAAACGTCAAAATGTTCATCCAAAAGGATAGTCATCATAATTTTACGAACATCGCTGGGGAATTAATTGATGTTAGTATTCCTGAAAAAAATGATAATGGATTGTCTGGCTTCTACAAAAAAATAAAAGAAACAGATATCAGTCATTATGTGGAAAACTATACATTTGAGTATAATGGTAGACGATTTAATTTGAATTGTTATACTATTGACTACTTGATCGATGACTTGGGAAGAATGTTGTTTACTGATTCAGAATTGCCATGGAAAGATTCTAAATACGCAAAACGTATCCGACGATTATTTTTGCTTTATTTGATAAAATTACTTACGTCTAATCATACATTTGATGAAATTGCTGGATTTTTCTTACAAACCCATGGAATATTTGGACAAGATTCGTACGCATTTATCCAGCCATTCGTTAGTAAATTTGGTTTTATGAAACAGTTCTTTGAAAATTTCTTTGATCTAAAACAAAAAATTGATAAAATTAGTGATCCCGTTGAAAAAGCGGAACAAATGATCAAATATGAAGAATATGTAAATACTGTTACAGATAACTTTAATTTTTTACAATCAGTTTTTAAGGATCAAATCAATATATCGAGGACCAAACCACTCGAAGATTCTGTAATAGGCGCAATAGTTAATCGTTCGATTGATAATAAAATGCCGATTACGATAGAACAATTAGGAGGAAACGATTTATACTACTATAAAAAATATCTCAAATATAAAGGAAAATATTTACGCGAGATAAATAAATCATATTATTAATTAATTTCTAATCGAAGTATATAAATATGTCAGATACAAATAATAGAACATACATAATCATAGGAGTTGTTGTAGTATTTTTATTAATTTGGTTTTATTACAATCGTAAAGTAGAAAATTTTGATGGGACAAATGAATTAGATTGGTCTACGGAATTAGATAGATTTTATGACGGGGCAAGTACTCGAGGTGTTGAAGACTATTTAGTTGATAACATGGTCTGTAGCAAGAAATGTTGCGGTGATCAATGGCCAACGCCGTTCGATGGTCTAGATGCTGAGGAGATCCAACAATCAATTCTTAAGCCAGGGTTTCCAGGTCCATTTGTTAGAACAAATATGACATGTGCGAACGGTATCGATGGAGTAGGATGTCCATGTATCCCTGCAAGAGCATATGAATTCCTTGCTAATAGAGGAGATGGTGCGCATAATATTAGAGATATCGAACCCACATTATTTATCAGAAATGATGTCGGATTCGCCGCACCTAATGACGTAAACGGCCCGCTCTATTCTGGTGTCAACTGGGGCAAGTTAATGATGAAACAAACAGATAAGCAAACAGATCAGCAAGAAATGTCACCTCTTGAACAAGTGCAACAAAAATTATCGATGTTTAGTGATACAGTCAAACTAACAGATATTGATAGAACTATTCCATTAGGAAATATAAGTTCAGTAAGATCATCTGCGCCAATGAATGGATCATTTCGTTAATTGATTTATTTTCTAACAACGTTAAAAAATAAATTTAAGCTATTACTACATTGTAATTGATCATTTTTCCCATGCGTCATAAAATTGGTATCCTATCGTTTTGTCACAAGGAATTTTAAAGACAGGTTTGCGATCCTCTGAATTTGATTGTTCAAAAAAAGTCAAATTTTTAAAAATCAATTTTTTTGAGATATTTTTCATATGCAAGTTTACAGCTAATTCCAACTATTGATAGGACCATTGCATGTATCTTAAATGGTTTATTGAATTCGTAGGCAAGTCTCTAGCCAATCATAAATCGTGCCAACAACATTGTACATATTCTGCAAGTTATCTATCTTGACAATAATTGATTAATTAAATTTTAATTAATCAATACCAATTTGCTAAATTTATTTTTTGAATGCTTTCATATCTCTGCTGCATATTATTACCTCCCACTTGCTTTGGCGCCGCATTCGATAAGTCAATCTCATCATCCACAGGATACAAATAAAAATGCCAAAATGCCCAAATCAACATTGCGATTGCAAGAGGATACTTCCAATTAAATTTTTCATCCAACGTTACTTTCTTCTTTCCATCTTCCATTACGGACTCTAACTTAACCTGTTGTCCTATTCCGAACAAATAAACAATTGCGCATAGAACGATGAATGATATTACAAATATCACGTACGAATTTTTAAAAATATCAATATCCATTATTATATACTATTGCGATAAAAATTTTCGCAAAACATTATTTATCTGTATTTTCTATTCTTATTGTTTCCACTCATTTCTGATCCATATTCTTCGATATAATCCGCATTATCAGGATCAACGCGTTCAGAAAATTCTGCCGTTCTTGAATAACCAGAAGTCATCGATGTTCTTGAGATAGATGATTTATTCGGTTCGGATGGATCAAAATTGATATTAATTATTCTTTTGTCAGACTTATTTAATCCTTTGTTTTCATATGCTGTGGATTCTGATTCTACTTTCTTAATTTGCAGCTTCCCTCCTTCTTGTTTTTGAACAGACTTTTCTGGTGGGGCCAAACTTGTGATCAGTTTATCAATATTCATAATGTCTTGAATTTTTTGTTTCTCTGATTTAATGTGCTCTGATTTAATTATTTTCATCACTTCTTGTTGGATTTTAGGATCAATTTCAGACGGTGGTTTAATTGGTGCATCGATTGGGGGTATAACCGCGGGCATGTATGGTGCGGCTGGTACACCCATTAGTTCAACATTTGGAGCCTCTGCGATAATATTAATCGTGTTCGCGAGATATTCTTTAAGGATGACGGAAATCGGCAACATTTTTCGTATTGCCCGTTGGATCGCATATTGCACGTTTTGCTGGATCAAGACTTGGTTCCGTTTAATTTCAAACTGATTGACACCATGACGAAGAAATAAATATGGATTATTATGTGCATCTTTGGCACATTCGATGTAACATTTGTGAATTAATTGCGACGTTGTAATAGAATTGTAATAAGATTGGCCAATTACGTTGCTGATAGTGTTTGAATATGTTAATAAAATGATGTTTGTTTTGATAACTGCTTTTACAAGATCATCCAGATATGCGGCAGTTCCACTATCTTGTTTGATGCGATAAGCTTCTTTGTCGATTTGACCTTGGTCCCAGTGTTTAATATGCTGTAATAATTTTTGAAATATCATCAATAATTTTTCATTGGCTACCTTTCCTTCAATGGCTACATCTTCTGCTTCTCCGTACATGGAATTCAATCCTTCGCACAAAAAAGGAGCTAATGCATCGATTAAATGTTCAGTATATTCTTCTTTGATTTCTAAAAATAAAGAAACATTCATTATTGTTATATAAGTTAGCGGCGATTTGAAATTTTTGAATTAGGACGTGTTGATTTAGAATAAATATCTTGGGAGAGATTATATTAATGAACAAGGTAAATAAGCTATTAATTTTTGATTTTGATTCGACATTGTCAAAAGATAATTTATTTTTTATTTATGGTAGTGATGTTAGAAATCTTGATACTTTTTATAAAAATGATGAGAATAGACGAATATTTCAGCTGAAACATTTTAATCAGTTTGATAAGATGCGTGCTCTTTTTAGTATATTAGTTAAGAAATATAATTTTAGAATTTGTGTTGCATCATTTGGTTACAAACATATGATTGATAAATTCATTGAATTGTCATTTGGCTATGATCTGATTCGCAAGGATGATATTGTTGGAACGAACGGGATATCGGTTAATCCAAATGATAAATCAAAATCGTCTGTTGATCCTCGATATGCAGTATCTTTTCCATTTTGTCATAATGAGAGTGGTATTTGTAAGAATCATATTATAGTTCATTTTATGAAGAAGTATGGGACAAAGGATGTGATCTTTTTTGATGATGATAGGAAGAATATTGTGCAAGCTGAATATGTTTGTGATTCGGTTTGGGTTAGTCCGCAAGGGTCGTTGAATGTTGGGAAGGTTATAGATTCGGTGAATGGGACGTTGTTGAGGCATACGGTGTAGATGGATATGGATAGTGAATTGCAACTTTAGACAATGATGCTAGTAAATTCTAATATTACGATGAAACAGTTGACTTATTTTGAAACGAACTATCATCAGACAGACATTATGTTTGCTTTGATAGTGCAACGAACTGTAAGTTGCGTAATATGCTGGGCGGTGAAGATGCGAGAATAATGGATCAAATTTGGTGTAGATGATTTAGCGAATCATGTTATGAAGATATGTTTATCATTTGGTGAGTTACTGGGAACGAACAGAGAGATTAAGATGATGCATGCAGTAGTTGGAGATCACGTGGGTTTGTTTGGAGAGGACAATTGAACACACGGGATTAGAGTGAAGTGACAATGATGTTTGTTAATCATATTTTGATTAAAATATGATTAATATTCGTGGAGTAAAAAATGAATGACGATTTTAAAATCAAACTGTCATGTATTAATTATTCAAGTTTTAATATTTCAGAATATGATAAATAGTTTGAATCGTTTGAATCTCCGCGACCCGATCGATAATTACAAAAATCATCACACCATATTACTCGCATAGAGAAATCATTTGGATTTATATCATTTTTTCGACTGGAAGGCAATATTAGATATTTAACAGTATTCGGAATACCGTCGGCAATAAAATATTTATTCATCTTGTCTGCTAAATATAAATGTGTAACGGATGAAGGGATATTACCTTTGATTTCTTGGTTAAATTTATATCCAAATGATAAGTGTTTTACAAATGGAGGTATGCTGTTATAAATAGGTTGATTAAAAACGGACGCAAAAAATAAGCGTGTTACTGATGAAGGGATCGCATTTTTTATCGGCTGATTGAAATAAGTTCCCATGGTTAAGTGTGTCACACTTGATGGTATATTATTTTTAATTGGTTTATCAAAATTGGATCCAAATGTTAAATGCGTAACAGAGTCCGGAATGCTATTTTTAATAGAACGATTAAACCAAGTGCCAAATGTAAGATGCGTCAAAGACGATGACATATTTTTTTGGATACGCATATTAAATTTATCACCGAAAACTAAATGTGTTATAGAAGGGGACAAGTCAAATATATTTTTGATCTCTTCATAAAAATCATCCTGGTCCCTTGCATTTTCGTCATCTTCTATCGTAAGATGATACACATTGTTGGGTATTTTGCAATCTTTTGGATACAGTTCTGCTCCAAAATACTCTCCTAATGTTATGTGTGTTACAGATTTTGGAATATTGCCCGTCAATGGATGATCAAATAATGATCCAAATTTTAAATGGGTAACTGATGGAGGAATACTATCTCTGATTGGTTGATCGAATCTATCTCCGAATGTTAGATATAATATAGATCCAGGAAGACTATTTTTAATCGGTTGATTAAATTTACATCCGAATTTTAAGTGTGTGATCGATGACGGGAGATTATTTTTAATCGCTTGGTTAAAATCGTATCCAAATTTAAGATAGAGAACTGAATGTGGAATAGTATCTCTGATGGGTTGATCATATTTATCTCCAAAAGTTAAATGTGTAACCGATGTCGGAATTTTATTCTTTAATGATTTATTAAATTCATCGGAAAACGACAAATGAGTTACCATACAAGGTATTGATGTGGATTTTGAATGATAATGTATATTTTTGATGTTTTTATAGTATGGTAACGTAATGAGATCATCCATTTTGATATCGTTCACGAAATATACGTCTTGAATTTTTCCGTCCATTTGCATAGGTATTTTTTGGAGATGAATTTGATCATTATATGCAAAACGTATCTTTAGAGTGTTCATTATTTGGTACGTTGATAGTAATCTGATCATATCTTTGTCTGATAAATAAATTTTGATTATCGCTAGAACATCAACTGGTAATTGTTGGATAACAATTTTTTCGGTATATGGTTCAATTACTTGTTTTGCATTTTTCAAAATATCTTCGAGTTGAATCATGTTTAATGTTGATTAATGTGTAACAATTAATTTATTATTGCCATAAAAATATCAATTTTTTAATCATTTTTATGATTAAGAACATATGATTAACATTGTGTATGTTGCCTATATGTCTGAAAAGATAAAGGATTAACTGTCTTTACTATATATCTTTTGCGTATTATGTCACCCAAAAATCTTTCTTGTCCGAACCCATATCTCGTTAACATGGTTATTGCGGAAATGTGAGAGGAGTCATTATGTTATTGCACTTAATAGAATATGGTGATTTAGCGGATAATTTTATGTCGACGTTGGCAAGTTATTTGGAAAAGATGATAAACGAGGATTGATATAAAAATGTGAATGATATGGCGTGATTATATATTTTTGTTAAAGAATATATAATCATATTTTATGGTATGCGACTGTAGATACACACACATATTGATTTTGGGATTTCTGCTTTGATCGATGCGTCAAGATTCTCATTGTAACTCAAATGTGTGACAGATAGAGGAATGCTATCTTTTAAATGTTGATTAAAATCATGACCAAATGATAGATGGGTAACAAATGGAGGAATATTATTTCGGATAGGTTTGTTAAAATCGTGACCAAATTTCAAATGAGTAACAAATCGAGGAATATTATTTTTGATAGATTTATTAAAATTATGACCAAATTTCAATCGAATAACCGACATTGGAATATTATTTTCGATTGGTTGATTAAAATCGTGACCAAACGTTAGATGAGTTACCGTTGGGGGTATCGAATTATTTATCGATTGATTAAAATCGTGACCAAACGTTAGATGAGTTACTGTTGGGGGTATTGAATTATTTATCGGTTGATTAAAATCGTGACCAAATGTTAAATGGGTAACAAAACGTGGAATATTATGCATTACCGAACGATTAAATTTGTAACCAAATTTTAAATGGGTAACTGAACGAGGAAGATTATTTTTAATTGATTGATTAAAATTACGACCAAATGTTAATTGTGTAACTGATGATGGAACACCATAATCTATTATTTGGTTAAAATTGCGTCCGAATGTCAATTGCAATACAGAATCGGGGATTTTGCGATTTATAGGTAAATTAAAATCGTCACCAAAAGTTAAATGAGTGACAGAATTTGGTATGTTATTGTTGATAGATTGATTAAAATCGTAACCGAAAGTTAAATGAGTAACATATTTTGGCAAATCATTATCTATAGGTTGATTAAAATGAAATCCAAACGTTAAATGCGTGACAGACTGCGGAATACTATCTTTTATTGTTTGATTAAAACGATCACCAAAAGTTAAGTACGTAACGGAATGCGGTATATTTCCTTTTATCGTTTTATCAAACGCACCGCCCAAAATTAGATGAGTAACTGATGGTGGAATATTATTTTTGACAGATCTGTTGAATTGACCATCAAAAATCAGATGAGTAACTGATGATGGAATATTATTTTTGATAGATCGATTGAATTGGCCACGAAATGCTAAATACGTCACTGATAATGGAATTGCATTTTTAATAGATTGCTTAAAGCAATAACTAAAAGATAAATGTGTAACTGATGATGGAATATTGTTTTTAATTGATCGATTAAAACATGTGCCAAATTTTAAATATGTGACTGATGACGGGATATTATTTTTGATTGACCTATTAAAACATTCACTCAACGTTAAATGAGTAACTGTTGGTGGAATAAAATTTTTTATTGACCCATTAAATAGCCAATCAAAATCTAAATGAGTCACGAATGGCGGGGGTTTATTTTTGATAGATTCTGCGGTAAAATGGATATATTTTGCATTTTTTGGGCAATGATCATTTGATTTCGAAATCCGAACAGATTCAAAATTATTAAAATATGGTAATTGAAATATTTTTTTGATATGTATTTCTTTGCAATATTTAAATTTACATTTTAATATATCCATAGTCGCTGATGTCATTGTTAGATATATTTTTTCTTTGTCGTTCAAAAATTTGCTAATCTCCAGCCATGCATGTTCGTTGGCTATCATTTTAAACATGTTGACTGATATACTATTAATTTAAGTGTTTATTGTATCAATTTTTTTTATAACTATTTTACTATTGTTATGGGTTAGATATTATGTATACAAGAATTTTTGTGTAAGTATACAGTACTGGCGATCATATATTTTTAACAATTAAAGTCAGTTTTTTCTGTCCAATTGAACAAGAGGATTTTTTAGTAACTAGTAATGAATATTTAAGATGATATATGTGGTTACAGCGATGAGTGGAAGAATATTGAAATTGACGTAAAGTGTATGTTAATCATATTTTGATTAAGATATGATTAATATTTTGATTTTTTGACTGTTAAGTTTACCCATTTTGGAAATTTATAATCTTTTTTTTGTTTACTTTGAGGAATAGTTACTTCTAAATCTTCGACAGTATGAGGAATTTCATTTAACATCCATTGGTGGGGTTTTGTCAGCCTTAAATCGACAACTGTGGCTGGTATGTTTTTGAGTGATTTGTCAAAAGGAGGGATAGAATATATGTATAAACTTGTTAATTTGAGTGTACGCATACTATCTATTGATCGGTTGAAGGAACCGCACAAAGTTATATGTTCTAATGTTGCTGGCAAATCTGAGAACGGTTTGTTAAAATCGTGGCAAATGTCCAAAACCTCGACACTGGCAGGTATGCAATTTTTTATTTCTTGATTAAATTCTTTTCCAAATTCCAAATATTTTACGGTCAACGGAATATTATTTTTTATAGGATGATTAAATTTACTTCCAAAAGTTAAACTCTTTACTCCATATGGTATACAATTATCTATCGGTTGATCAAAACCGCCATCAAAATATAATCGTTTTACGCTCGACGGTATGTTACCCTCAATTGATTGATTAAATTTGTACCCAAAATGTAACCCCGTTACCCCAAATGGAATACTCGTTTTAATTGTTTGATTAAATTCGCATCCAAAAAAAATCGTTAACATGCTTGGCGGAATATTTCCCTTGATTATTCTATTAAAATCATCTCCAAATTTCAAATGTTTAACTCCATGTGGAATATTGTTTTTGATTGATCTGTTAAAATTATCACCAAAAGTTAAATTTGTCACGGATGACGGTATTTTATTTTTGATAGATTTATTAAAACGTTTTCCAAATGTCAAATGGGTAATATTTTTTGGTAACTTATCCAAATTTTCGTTAAAAGTTTTAGAAAATTCTAAATGGGTAACTATTTCTGGTATCCTGTTCGAGTTTGAAAAATATTTTATGCATTTTAAATTTTTGATATATGGCAAATTAAATATTTTGTCGATAGATTTACCATTACGTAGTCGATAGTTCATACCGTATTTTGCAGGAGGTAAGATATGGATAGGATCATTAAAAATAAATACAAATTTTAGTTGATTCATCTTTGTAGAAATCGACGCAAACATGGTTTTTTCTTTGTCAGACAAAAATTCTCCAATTTTTAAAACGATATCTTGGGGTAAATTTTGTACCGTATTCATCATTTGATTTCTCTATTGTATTTTTGTTTTATATCGATTATTCGCAAATGCAATTAATATATCAATTTTTTTATCATATATTTTTAACAATTAAAGACGGGCTTTTCACTGAACGAAAATACCGTCTTTAATTCGATAGTTTTGGTAGATCTAGAAAACGAACCTTCGTTTAGGCAGACTTTAAAGAAGAATGCGATATATATTAATTTTTGTTGTTATGTTCGACGGAATATTCTTGATAAAATTATCAAAATTTGTTCCAAAATGTAATTCTTTCAATTTTAATGGGATGTTCTCTCGAACAGGCTAATTAAAACGAGCTCCGAAATCTAAACATATCATAGTAGATGGAATACTTTTGTGAATCGATTGGTTAAAATTTGCGCCAAAATATAAATGTATTGTCTTTGTCTAAAAACGATCTATCGCAGTTTGATACACCAATATGTTAGATTCGAATTCGAACTCACATAATCGTACAGTTGTGTTAGTTAACGCAGTGTCAAACATTCAAAAAAAATGACACAAAAAAAAGAACAGAACGATATTGTTATCAATTATATTTTGTCGATAAACATTCGTTTGGGTATAAATGTTTGATAATAAAATTAGTAAATCAATATCATTAAAGTTTCATATTTGTATCGTTAACTGATATACAAATATTTAATGGTCATATATTTTTAATAATTAAGAATATATGATTGATATTATTCATCAGTATCCCATCCATGCGCAAGAAAAGATAGATAATTAAAACTATCTCCTCCATCTCTCTTTCTACGTGTTATATTCGCTGAAAAATCTTTTTGTCTGATACCATCATCTTCTTCGATATATTCATCGTTGCTAACAAGATCAGGTTCATTAAAATCGAGTTTGCAAAACGTGTAGAGAGTTATATCAGTGACGTTTTTGGGAACATTATTTTTCAGTAAAGATCGATCAAAATGACACCCTAATGTTAAATGTGTAACAGATCTAGGAATACAATATTTGATCGAATTGGAGAATCTGTCACCAAAAGTTAGATGCGTTATCGAATTCGGAAGAGAATTTTTAGTAAGGTATGTCAACTTTCCATCGATAGTCAAATGTGTAACGCTATTAGGGATGTTATCTTTGAGAGGTTGATCAAAGTGATAACCGAATTCCAAATGAGTTACAGAACAGGGAATTGCATTATGGATAGGTTGGTTAAAATATACGCCAAATGTGAGATGTGTAACAGATTGGGGAATCCTATTTTGAATTTTTCGGTCAAATCCTCTATCAAATGTTAAATGTGTGACCGTCGAGGGAATCGAATTATATACCAAACGGTTAAAATTACATCCTAGAGTAAGATGAGTGAGTGTTTGTGGAAAATACCCTTTGATTGGTTTATTAAATGAATCGTTAAATACAATTGATTCTACATGTGGAGGTATGGCATTTTTGATAGGATGATTAAATTCCTCACCAAATCTAATGTGCTTTAACGATTGCGGAAGATGACCTTTGATAGGATGATTAAATTCCTCACCAAATATAACGTGTTTTAATGATTGCGGAAGATGACCTTTAATTGGTTGATCAAAAGAGTCACCAAAAGAAACATATTCTACATGCGACGGTAAAACGTTTTTGATTGAACGATTAAAGCTGTTTCCTAATACGAGATGTTTGATCGATTGTGGTAGAATATCCGTGATTGGTTGATTAAACGAGTATCCAAATGATAAATGTTCTACTCTATTAAAAATTTTATTATCGATTAGTTGGTTAAAGCCTTCTCCAAAAGTAATATGGGTTACATGATTTGGAATCATCTTTGTAATTGTTTCGTCAAAATAATTGTCAAATATGATACGAGTTACACCATTAGGAATTTTATTCAAATCGCTTTCGATTTCGACTTCATAATTAACATATGCAAATTTTGTGCGATACGTTAAGCGTTTGAATCGAGATATATCATTTTTCTTGATTGTTATAGGTTCGCTAAATGTAAATTGATTGTTCAGTGCAATAAATTTCTTGCATGTTTGCGCAAAAGAAGTTTTGTCTTCGTCTGTTAAAAAGTTACTTATTGCAATTAAGGCGTCTGAGTGTAAGATAGAGATTTTGCAGGCCATTACGTGTATGAATATATGTGAATTATTTATCTTTATATAATTTTTGAGAGGAATGGGTGGTTTGACAATAGCCAAATAATTCGGCCGATGATCATCATTATCTGTTGCAACATTATCGTCTATGATTAAGTCTCGACAGCATTTTATTATTCCCAATGTTTCGCTATTTTAACAGTTAGGTTTACCCATTTTGGAAATTTATGGTCTTTCTTTTTTTTGTTCCAAGGAATAATAACATATAAATATTTAATAGTAAACGGAATCTTGTTTAACATCTATTATTTAACGTCCTCTCCCAACATTAAATAAATAACAATTGGTGGTATATTTTTGAGGTACTGATCGAATTATCGTGCGTAACTAAAATCTTAATGTATAATGTTCAATGCGCACATATTATCGATCGATTAAAAATCCAAAGGTTTTTATACGTTTAAGAGTTTTTGATATGTCCGCAAACGATTAATTAAATCTTTTTTGAACCGAAATAGCCGTCACTGAATCAAGTACACATTTTTCGACATTTTGATCGAAATTTTCTCAAAAATTCATTTTAGTTGCACCTGATGGAATCTTATTTTGAATCTGTTTATTAAATTGATTTCCAAAAATGCAAATGCTTAAATACGACCTGATTGACTCTATTTTTGTTTAAAAACTAATAACGAATATGCCGTGTTTGTTGTGCGATAAGCATTTAACATACGGCACATGTTTTATTTTTAGCGCAGAAAAAACAAAATCCGCATCATTTTGGATACCTTTGCAATTATTTGGTATTATACTTGATTATTTTATTTACCGTATGGTAGATGACAAATATCGTCGATGATCAGCGTCCTAAACCACCCATTCATAGAAAAAATTGATTTAAAAACATCTTACTTTATGTGGAATATAGAATAATTACAAAATGAGTTCCAATCAAAAGATTTGTGAATGTGGAAATAAATTTTCTGCTAGTAGGCGGAATGCAAAATGTGAAAGTTGTCGCGAATATACCAAATGTTCGATGTGTGAACGTGATATTCCAAAAAATCAAAATAGAAAAACATGTGTTAAGTGTTCCACCAACAAAAAAAAGGGTGATCTACCGATTCAAAAAACTTGCCCAGCAATCATAGGAGGCAAGGTTGATGGCAAAATTTGTGGAAAAAAAGGTAACAAAAAATATGGTAATGAATACTGTGGGAAACACAAACAAGATTATCGTCAGAGTCAAGACATTAAAGCCGGAAGAATAGGTAAATATTGTAAATCTCGTACTAGTTGTCCAGGAGAGGATGGATACAAAGCGTATTTGGAGTTGAGCGACAAATACGAACATTGTGAAGGATGCAGAAAATTACGTCAAGATTACGAAAATGGCACGACTACAGAATGTATCAAATATAATGCTAATACTAAAAATGATGATCGAAAATGTTATGAATGTCCAAAAGGAACGATTCATTGCGTTAGCGGAATGGGTGTAGATGTTCACGGAAATGTTTCAAATTTGTGCAAACGTCATTTTGAACAGAGGCAGAATTTTGAAAAAGACAGGGAAAGAGATTTATCGAAAAGACACGATCAACAACAAGAATACGAGAAGAGACCTGAGGTTATAGAGCGAAGAGGACAGTATCGAATCGATAATCCAGAAAAAGCGGCAATTGGTAGTATAAAACATCGATCTAAAAAATACATCGAAGACTATGAAGGACAAAAAGCTAAAAATACAGCCACGCATACAGCGTGGGTTGATAAAAATAGAGATAAAGTGTACGAATATCAACTTCAACGACGACGTACAGTCGAAGGATCCTATGAAATGTACGTTGAACGAGCGTCAAGGTCGGGGTATGATTTTGATGTTGATGAAATATCATTTGAAAAAATTGTGCGACAACCTTGCCATTATTGTGGCTGCCTAGAAGAAAATAGATTGTCTGGTATTGACCGAATCAATAATAGCATTGGGTATGTTAAAAAAAATATTGTTCCTTGTTGTACTATGTGTAACATGATGAAAAACACATTAAACAAGGAAACATTTATATTATTGTGCACACGTATATCGTCCTGCAACAATAATGAAAGTACAAAGTTGTATACTGATATATTGATCGATTCCAAAAATATTACTTATCTTGGATATATATCATCCGCAGAAAGGAGAAAAAAAATTTTTGAGTTGTCTGTACACCAATTTGTTTATTTTATATCAAGAAAGTGCTATATGTGTGGTAGAAAATCAAACGAAAACCATTGTAACGGTATCGATCGAATAAATAATGATATTGGATACGAGTTTGATAATTGCGAAACATGTTGCGCTATATGTAATTTTATCAAAGGAGCGTTTAATATCAATGATGTAGTTGAAAAATGTAACATAATTGCGACACGATTTAGCGCACACTTGGATGAATTGTACAATAATTGGACCCCAAGTAAACATCATGAAAAGAACTTAAATAAAATTAAATTAACTGCTGTTGATAAACAAGAGCGAGAAAAAGCCATAAAACAAAAAATATATGAAAAAACAATGGCCACAAAAGATCCTGAATCTGTCGCAAAGAGAATTGCGGAATTAAATAAACGAGCTCTAGAGAAAAAGAACGATCGAATAAGAGAGACCACAAAGAAAAATAATAAATCAACCGATCCTGAAAGCGAGGAATCTAACGTCGATAATAAAATAAGTGAAAACGAGAGTGAAGAATCTAACGTCGACGATGAAATGAATGAAAACGAGAGCGTCGAAGAATCCGTCGACGAAGATGATTATGAGTACGAAAACGATGAAACAGACGATTAGATCATATTATGACTTTTATTGATTAATAAAAGTCATAATTGTACATAATGATATGATTTTACCATCATGAAATCATATTATTATATATAATTCACTGGATAAAAAATTTAACATCAGTGTCATTAAATTACTAACAAAATATCAACATGTGCGAGGTTGCAATCTATTCTGCACAAAATCCTAATTTCTTAAAGACTCATTTATGGTTCACGAAAAAACTCCGATTTTTCAATGAAACCCATCCTAGTTCGGTGTTTTTGCATAAAAAAATAATAGTTCAGTGAGTTCTCTAAAACTCCAATAGCTTTTAGTGAAAAATCAAAGTTTCCTTGGAACATCGGAGTTTTAATTTCGTTAAACTGAAAAAACGCCTTTGATAGAACAACGAGAATTCAATAAAGGGATACAATTATCAATAAACATAAAATTAGAACTAAGTTCAATAAATTTTTGTTTATATTCTAAACTGACAACTTCGGTTTCATGATTCATATTAACGATAATTCAGAAAATTTGTTGAAAAATAATAAATTTTTAAAATTGTTCCCTATCTATTTTGGTTACCTTCGTTCATAATTTTTATTAATAAATTAAAATTATGATGAATATCATAATATTCCACCCATTCCTGACTCAATTTGAGTATGCTAACCCACCCATTCCTGACATTATGCGTAATACATTGTAATTAACCGCAAAGATCAAAACCTTGTTATCACTATCCAAAAACACATCCGCATATTTATTGTTTCCAAATTCAAAGAACCACAAGTTCAAAAGCGCAGTGTCAATTCTTGAAAAATTACAAGTTCCAGATGGTTGATGCTCTTCTGGATTCAATGCAAATGAAAAGACATTGATTCCATCTTTTGGTGTATCAGTGTGGTACAAGTATGGTTCTACAGTGTCATACCAGAATCCAGATCTCTTTGATTGACGATCTTGTCCATTCAATTGCAATTGAACTTCTGTTACTGGATTGATACTTCCATCAATCAATAAACCGTAGTTATCATGTAACCAAACAATAACATCAAAGCATCTAATGTATGCACTTCGGTTATCGAAGTCAAATTTATCCATTGGAATTGACAAATCAGTAATAGTCAAGTCGTTTCTGGTAATGCTTTCAACTTCTGGATAAGTCAAGTTATCACTGTCAAAATCTGTAAAGATTCTGATGACTCCTTCAACTTTATCTCTTAGATCAACATCTCTGACTCTCTTAAGAAGTGGAACAATTGGTGCTAATCGACCAATCAAGTTATGTCCGCTTGCAAATTCAGCTGCAGTGGCTGAATCGTTGAATGTGTACAATGGTTCTTCACATGGAGCAGCTGGGTTAATTCCGATGTATTCGATTCCGTTGTTTCCATTGTATGCTAAGTCGTTACAATCGACTGCGACGGTATTGAAGTAACCGAATTCATCCAAATCATATTGCGCGAGTAACAACAATTTAGCTGCTTTTTCACGTGCGCATTCCCAATCATATGGATCATAGATCATGAATCGTCCACCTTGGTAGTTACCCAATTTGGTGACCCAGATCAATTCTTTACATGGATGATTGAAGTTTAATTTGTATTTTGCTGAGTTACTGTTGTTGATTGATTCTTCTCCAGTGAATTGAAGTTGTTCAATCAAATATTCGTGGGAAACTTGCGCAAATCGTCTACGTTCTTCAGTATCAAGAAAGACGTAGTTGACATATAATGAAGCATCATCTAATTCGAATGTTTCAGCTCCAGCTCGGAAAGCTTCACTTGCAATGTAGCATTGGTCAGCTGGTCTGAATCGAACGTAGATTTTAACTTGATGGTATTGGAGAGCAATCAATGGAAGAGCCAATCCATTGTTTCTACAGAAGTAGAATTGAAGTGGAACGTACATTGTGTAGTTAGGTTTGAGTAAAGTGTTGTCTGGAATATCCCAACTGAGGGTGCTGATTTCAGTTAATTCTGGAACATCACCGATCATTTTAGCATATCCGTATTCTTGTCCAACTGGATGAGATAATTCATACCAGATGTTCAACCATTCACCATATTGTTTATCGATTTGAGCACCACCAATTTCGAGTTCAGTTTCATCGATAATGGCGTGTCCTAATCGTCTGACCCAAGCAAATTCAACATGGCCGAATCGACAGAAGTCACCAGTAAATCTAACTTCAGGAAGAATAACTTTCAAAAATGTTTGAGTAATCAAATCTCCATTTCTGGAAATCTCACATGTGCTTTTTCGTGAAAAGTTTGTAGCTCCGTTAAAGAATTGTTCGATCGATTCTACAGCGAAATTAGTATGACGTCTGTATACAATCTTGAAGAAAGTGATTTGAGGATTACCGGTCAAATAAACATCTTGAGCACCGTATGCAACTAATTGGAGAAGTGCGCCTGGCATTTTGATTTATAATACTTATTAGTGAGAAAAAAAATTATAATTTTATTGCAGTTCGAAAAAACTATATTATATTCAATTAACTTGTCGATTATGTTCAAACAAAAAAATTGACATATTGCACTATTAGATAGATTAATTCTAATACAATTATTAGCAAATGACAGAACCATCCTATAAAACCCTCGATGAATTACTTGGAATTTTAAACAGACTTCAAGCAAAAGAACACTTCGACATACCCCAAAACGTCATCGATACAATTCGATTCGAAATTGACAAGCAACAGCTCGATCCAACAGCACACAACGTGAGGAAGATTTTGCGTGATCAAAATCTACGTAAGCACTACGAACACATACCATACATATTGGGACCTATTCTTAATTTTTCTCAGTTTGGTGGATACAATTATGAGGATTCCCTTCTTACAAATAAAGATGCAATCGATAAAGGATTGTTTCGAGCGGAGAGTTTGCGCAAGTTCAATACCAAGGAGAATTCTCATTCGTGATCAAATATCGCAAATCATCTAAATATAATCAATATAAAGTTGGTCTACTATGTATTTATTATAGAACGTATAAATAATGGTAAAAAACAAAACTACAAAAGCCGCGCCTCCTAACAAGAAAAGGACGCTTGATCAAATGCATACGGAACATATTACTAAATTCGCCCAAACGCAAAATCTTCTACCCACCAAAAAAGCTAAATTAGCTAAATTAAAAAGCGAATTAAGAACGTTATCGCAAACGGATCCAGAAAAGTGTGACAGTAATTGTATGCGCAGAAAATCACAACTGATTGATATGATCGCTAATCTTAATTCTGAAATTTCATCGATTGAATCATGCTCGGATACTTTAAAATACATTGTAAATACATTGCCAATATTGGTAGATTACTATGATAACGAAAATTTGGTAGAAGATGACATGGAAGAATTTGTTGATGTTTTTAATGAATCTAATCAAAAAAATATATTGAATTATTTTATGAAAGAAACCAAAAAAACGCCTGTTATAGATTCGCCCAAAACAATCACCTCAATAAGTAAAGCGCAATTATACAACGAATATCTCAATGTAACAGACAAATCACACAAAAGAAGACAGAAAAAAAATTCTAACGTGTGTTCTGAATGCGGCGGCAATATATTAATTAGCGATGGAAATTTAGTATGCGAAAAATGTGGAATGTATGAACCTTACTACACACAACATAGCAAACCTAATTACAAAGAGCCTTTGCAAGATACCAATACTTACGCTTATAAACGCATCAACCATCTGACTGAAATTTTAAGTCAACTACAAGCAAAGGAATCAACAGATATCCCCCCACGAGTGTTCGAATGTATGTACGGCGAAATCAAAAAAAGAAAGATCGACAAAAATGATTTGGATATTTTCAAGCTGAGACGGATCCTTAAGAACTTAAATCTTCGAAAGTACTATGAGCATGTGCCACATATTCTTCAAATCATTAATGGTCAAGAACCTCCTAATTTTAGCCGTGTAGACGAAGCTAAAATCAAAAAAATGTTCAAAGATATCCAAAAACCATTCGCACTTTTTTGTCCCACAAACAGAACAAACTTTCTAAACTACTCATACATTCTACATAAATTTTGCGAATTACTTGACTTGGATGAATATATCAGTTATTTCCCTCTTTTAAAAAATAATACCAAACTCCGGCAACATGACAAGATATGGAAGAACATATGCGAACACATGCGTTGGAAATTTTATAGATCATTGTAAAAAATCGGTAGATAAATTTATAAATTTATCTACCAATTACTGTTAACGCGAATATTGTAACGGCTGTTGTTGATAACCGTATTGTTGCTGATAAGGATTTTGATATGGATTTGAATATGGATTCATTTGATACGGATTTTGTTGATAAGGATTTACTTGTTGATAGCCGTATTGTTGCTGATATGGATTTGAATATGGATTCATTTGCTGCGGATTTTGTTGATAAGGATTTACTTGTTGCGTAGGCGAAGTTAACGATTGGCCACAAGATGTTCCAACAAATTCATAGTTCAATCCAGATTCAATGAGTTGATTGATATAATTATCATATTGCGTTTTATTGATAGAATCTGTACAGATCGCATATATGGTCTTGCCTTCAAATTGGGCGGATGCAAAAATCTTCCAAAAAGCAGTTTTTCCAAGAGTCGTCCAAGCATTCACCAAAACATTTTTTATTACATCTTCTTCAGGAGTTGCCAATTTAAATTTTTTGTTATGATCTATTTCTGGAACCTTAATCATATTATTCCAAGCATTTGCGTCTATTCCAACGCTAGATGCCCGTTCGTGTCCCCCAGAATCCTCTGGATTTATTTTTTTAGCAGCCGTATTTGCATTATCGTTTTTATCAATTTTGTTGTCATCATTAACAGATACATCGCGGACCATAAACCGAGCAACATTCATAAATTTATCCTTGTTATACACTATAATATAATTTATTGGATCGAATTCTGTATTTTTGAGAGTAATACCAATGACCTGGCCGATGATAGAATCAGATGGTCCTCGTTTTGCTACATATAACGTGTGATTATCGATAACGTTATTGTTCTTATCGTACAAATTACCTTTTCGTGTCACAAAATTACTATCTTGATGACCAACATTCAAAAAGTTATAAACTGATACGATTTCAATTGCACCAATTACTTGAATCAATTCCATATTTGCGCTTGTCACTAAATAATCAATTATGTTAGTAAATCCGATCCATGGATCAATGCCCCTATCTGAGTATTTTTCCTTGAAATAACTTGATTTAGAATATTTGTAGTTTCTAAACAAATCGAGAATCTTTTGTAGTCCGATATACAACATGAATTTTTTACCATCTTTATTTAACGCTAATTGCCCTCTATCACCACTACTGATCACACCAACAAATGCAGATAATCTCTGTGCCGAAAGATCTCTCTGTGTTTGTTGTGTCCATTCTGTATCTGGTTGTTCATCTATTTTTTTATTATTAATTTCATTCCAAATTGTTCCGCTTGTTGAATAAGCGGCATCATAGTTCACAACTTTTCTACAAAGATCTTGATATTTCGAAGTCATAAAATGATGATCTACAACGTGCGTCACTTTTTTATCGTTGATAGTTAGGATATCATTATTACATGACTTATTTGGAATTTGATCTGGATCTGGCAATGATAAATCAAAGAGACCTATTCGATGATCTTCCTCATTACCAATCTTGTTTATCTTTTTGACGATATTCAGTCCCGGCGCAATAAAAGAAAATTTTTTCACATCAGGTACACAATTTTTACGCAATAGATAAGCAGTGAATAAACCATCTAAACAATCTCCATGTATAAAAATATTTGTCAATTTATTGATTTGTCTACAAACTTCTCTGCAATCTCCGCCAACTTGTTTGATTTTTGCGAATAAATATTTGCTCTTATATTTAATATATTTTTCCTTATAGTTTTCCATTGTAATATTATAAATCAAGATTTTATTATCAATCACAAACATAATAATATATTTGTGATTTTTAGAATTAAAAAGCAATGACGCTTCTGGCGAGTGGAACTCCTGCGGCTCCAACACCGAACAAACTCTGACCAATACCAAAACCTGCACCAAATCGAGCACCCAAAGAAATAGTTGGCGAAAATGTGTCCAAAATAGCAAAGACAAATGCTGCAGTGATACCAAGCATTAAAATCTCCTTGAAATCCAACTTGCCACGTGTAAATGCATATGCGACAAACGCAACAGTAACTCCTTCGATCAAATATTTAACTCCCCGTTTCATGATATCTTTCCAATCAAAATCAAATGGGTTGGAATCGTACAAAAATTGTTGGATATCTCCCATTGGTTGTTGCATCATTGGCTGTTGCATCATTGGTTGTTGCATCATTTGCTGTTGCATCATTGATTGTGGCATAACTTGTTGGTCGTTCGCGGTGAACATATTATCTCGACGTTCTGATCCTAACGCTTTAGATGGAGCGTAATCACTGGTATTAGCATAATAATCTGTCATGATATTTATATATATTGAAAAGAAAAAAATCGGTAATTAAATTATATCTGAACTGATTGTTCGTTCGGCTAAAAGAATTAACTTATTATTTTTAATTTGTAATTGTTTTATCTGTGTTTCATATTGTTTCTCGTTGCTTTCACAAGTATTGTTCAGTTCTACTAATTTATCTAACTTGTTTTTCAATATTGTCATTACCTTTTTTATCGACATATTACTCTCCGACGAAAATGTTTAAATTTGCTTTTCTAACCACATCCAGTTTCTTTTGATAATTAGTATTATATCTTTTTTTGTCAGTGTCGTCCATTATAATATCAATTGATATTAAAACTATTTGCGCGTTATTATAGCGATTTAAAAAATGAATACGACTTATATACAAAGGATGACGGATACTAAAAAGTTTACGATTTTGAATAAGATAGAAAATGATGCACCATTTGGCAATATTAATTTTTGTACCATCAGTTTTTTGACAGCAAACAAGGTTGAAAAAACGAAACATTTAGATATATTTGGTTTCAAAGTGCACGATGGTTACAATACGTATGAATTATGTGATCAAGATGCGGTTAAGATTAAAAATAAGAACAAAAACCACGACGTATATTTGGCCGAAATGGGTAAGATTTATGCATGGGATGATGCGACAAAATCTGATTCGTTGCAATATGGAGATCCTAAACTTAATAATTTAGAGAAAACAAGACGTGAGAATGTCGATAAGATTAAGATGATGGCAGAACAGAATAGAAATAATTATACGCCTGCTCCAACTAAGGCTAAAAACAGACAAGAAGCTACGTTACAGAGATTACAAAAACAGTTATACAGTAAAGGAAAAATCACGACGTATGAATGGGAAGCTGTTAATCAACGTAACAAACCTGTCAATCAAATTAAGGCAGAAGCTGCTGCGAGAGAGATTATGGAGAAAGAAATGGTTAAAGTAAATGAAGTTGATTATCTTGATGAAAATGAACCTACCGGTCTAAAATATGGTTGTGTGACCGTTTATTCGCCTGAAAAAATAAAGGGCCTGAGCGAAATGTGCATTAAGATAAGAGGTCTGTTTCAAACAATTGATGAAGCTCGAAAGAGGGCTATGAAGTTAGGGAAATTGTACAAAGAAGATCAAATTCATCTATTTGAAGTCGGAAAATGGTGTGCATTTGCGTTACAATCAGATATTGATGCGAATGTTCAGTTGTCGAGATTGAATTATGCTATGAAATGTTACCTGGATAATTTGTCAATCGAAGCTGAAGAATTCGAGAAACGAAAGGAAGCGCTAATTACTAAAAATGAGAAAGAGACCGCAGCTAATCAAGCTAAAACTATGGACGAAAAGAAAAAGAAGGTACCGGACGTTCGACCAGCAGAAAAAAAATTCACTTCTACCGGAAACGCAGAAGACGATGCAAATATTCAATCACTTATGGATTATTTAGACGATCCCGAACTCGACGAGATCATGACAACCAAACAAACACCGAAAAATACAAACGATCGTGTTGAAATAAACATTTAATTATGAATTACAAATTTATAATTAAATTTTTTCGATTCTTACCTCTACATCATTCTTCTTCTTACCACCAAACAATCTGGAATTATCGTGTAATTGTTCAGCAACACGTTTACGCAAAAATGCGGGATCATAGTATTTTTTATGAATACCAACAAAACCTTTCGATCCAAATGTAAAAGATCTATCCTTCGCTTTGAACCAAAATACTTTTTCTTGAATGGTATCAGTTGGTTTTCGATTATCAATCACCATCGACGAAAAATCCTTTGTGCATTCAGTAAAGATCTTTTCAAAATACGGTAAACTAGGGAACATACTCGCATAATTTTCATACAACTTCTTTTTGTTAATATGTGAGTCTTCTTTTAATAAAAAAACATAATCAAAATTTAAACGCAAATCGGGTGTTATACCCAGCGGCGTTTGCATCGTCAAAACATATGTCAACCTAAAATGTCTTCCATTCATTAATATTTCCGTAATATTTTGATCTTTGGCCCAAGTTTTCTTCTGACTCAAACAATCATCCATAATTAATATCCCAGACGGATCTACTTTTATACCCTTCTTCTTTTTTTCTTTAGATTTATCGATCATTATTTGCTGCCGAGCTAATATTTTGCTTAAAACTTCGGGTTTGATTTCGTAATGAATGTAAATATCTGGAAAGAAAAATTTGTAAAACGAATTCATTTTATCGGTCGGCGCGATAACGGCTCCTCCAGGTATATGACGATAATGATACACAATGTCTCTCGTTATCCAACTTTTACCAGTACCGCGTTTGGCAATCATTACAATGGCCGGATCTATCACCATGTCTTCTAAATTAAATCTTAATATTTGGAACGTATTATAATTCATGCCTAAATGTATAGGAGATTTTATTCCAATGGCTTAGCGCGTTATTTTTATAACATATTAGTATATAATGAATTCGACTAATACAAAAATAATTATTGGTATTGTGTCGCTAATAATACTTTTGATTATTTGTTTTGCGTCATATCGATTAATGAAGACTGACGTGAAGATGAATATTGTTCCCGATACTGCGTTTGTGTCGAATGGAGAATCATTGCAGTTCACGGCAAACGTTACGGGTACAACCAACACTGCTGTAGATTGGTTAGTCAATGATCCGTCTCTGGGCGAAATAAACAGATCTGGTCTTTTCATTGCGAAAGGTGGGGAAGGGACTATTATCGTGTCTGCTAGAAGCAGAGAGGATACAAATGTTATTTCGACTGCCACTGTTACTTTAGAAACAAATGATGAATCAGCGCCTCAAGTCCCAGTTGCAACGCCAAACAAGCCTCGAACCCCGTCAAAACCGAAGCCTCCGCCAAAAGTTAATAATCCAACACCAGCTCCTAAAAAACCTGTTAATCAACCTGACCAACCTAAAATCGCAGTGAACGATGATAGTCCAATAATGCCCCCGCCTGTGCAAACTACATCTAATCAAAATACAAATCCGTCTCCAAGATTACCAACATCTTGCATCGGAGGGGATATCAAACGGTGTGAAAAATTAGGTCCTACGACATCACGTGATGAATACTCGGCATTTGAAATGTTTTGCGGGAACGGGGAATACATTGAGACACTATCTGTTTCAAACGGTGCAGGATTGCATGGTATTGGCGGCAAATGTATGGGACCAGGATCAGAATCAAAATTTTTTGGTGGTACTCATGGCAGTATGGATAAGACGGTTGGCTGGCGAAATGGAAAGCCACCAGCGGGTGGTTATCAAAAAATTCGTGCATGGAGTGGCGGCGAATGGGATTCTGTCGGTAAAATAACGGTCTATGATAAAGCGGGCGGAGAGATGTCATTTGCATCAAGAATGGATAAACCGGAGAGATTGTTTGATTGTGGCCAAGATGGCGTCATTACAGGTATTTATGGTACCACTAATACAAATACGAATATGATCAATACGTTAGGGATTCAATGCGGATATATATCTGACGCACCTCCAGTTACCAAAGAAGTACCTAAACCACCAACAAAAGAAACTGGCCCTAATTGCGTCGGTAAGGATATCAAACGATGTGAAAAATTAGCTGCAACTAAATCTCGTGATACATACACTCCATTTGATTTTATTTGTGCAAATGGAGAATATATTGAAACGATATCCGCTGCTTCCACTGCAGGCTTGCATGGTATCGGCGGTCAATGTACGGGATCGAAGGATATGAAATTTTTCGGTGGCTCGCATGGTCATCATGATAGGACAGTGGGGTGGCGAGATAATAAGCCGCCACCAGGAGGATATCAAAAAATTCGTGCGTGGGCGGGCAGTGAATGGGATTCAGTTGGGAAAATAATTATCTCAGATAAGAATGGCGGCGAAATGTCATTTGCGACGAGGATGGATCAACCTGAGAAGATTTTTGATTGTGGATATGATGGTGTTATAACTGGACTACATGGCAGTACTAATAAGGAAACAAATATGGTAAGTACGTTAGGTGTATATTGTGGTTACAAAAAGTGATTTTAAAATTTATTTGATAAAATGATTTTTAATCTTGGGGTTGTGTTTCTTAAAAAGTTAGAATGTGCAATGTTTGATCATTCAATGTTACTAGCAAGATTTGTATTGCCTAGAGATTTGAATGTGACAATATTTGATCATTCAATGTTATTGGCAAGAATTGTATTGTCCGGAGATTTGATCATTCAATGTTACTGGCAAAAATTGTATCGCCCAGAAATTTGAACTTGCAAATATTGGATCATTCAATTTTACTGGCAAGATTTGTATTGTCCAGAGATCTGATCATTCAATGTTACTGGCAAAAATTGTATCGCCAGAAATTTGAACGTGCAAATATTGGATCATTTAATATTACTGGCAAGATTTGTATCGTCCAGAGATTTGAACGTGCAAATATTGGATCATTTAACGTTACTGGCAAGAATTGTATGGCCTGGAGATTTGAACATGCAAATATTGGATCATTCAACGTTGCTGGCAAGAATTGTATTGCCTGGAGGTTTGAATGTGACAAGAATCGTATGGCCCGGAAATTTGAATGTGGCAATATTTGATCATTCAATATTACTGGCAAGAATTGTGTGACATCGAGATTTGAATGTGGCAATATTTGATCATTCAATGTTACTGATGAGTACTGTATGGCCTGGAGATTTGAATGTGGCAACATTTGATCATTCAATGTTACTGGCAAGAATTGTATCATTAAGAGATTTGATCATTCGATGTTACTGGCAAGATTTGTATCGCCTGGAGATTTGAACGTGCAAATATTTGATCATTCAATGTTACTGGCAAGATTTGTATCGCCTGGAGATTTGAATGTGCAAATATTTGATCATTCAATGTCCCTGGCAAGAGATTGATCATTCAATGTTCCTGATAAGATTTGTATTGCTGAGAGATTTAAATGTGCAAATATTAGATCATTCAATGTCCCTAGCAAGAATTGTCAAGAGATTGATCATTCAATGTTCCTGGTAAAATTTGTCAAGAGAGATTTGATGTTGCTGATAAGAATTGTATCGTCTGAAGATTTGAACGCGCAAATATTGTATCATCCGATGTTGCTGACAAGATTTGTATTGCGAAGAGATTCGAATGTGCCAATATTTGATCATTCGATGTTATTAGCAAGATTTGTCAAGAGATTGATTATCCAATGTTACTGACAAGATTTGGACGCGTAAATATTGGATTATCCAATGTTGCTGACAAGATTTGGATGGCCTGAAGATTTGGACGCGTAAATATTGGATCATTCAACGTTGCCGGCAAGAATTGCATTGCCGAAAGATTTGAATATGACAATATTTGATCGTTCAATGTTACTGGCGACGATTGTATTGCTGAGAAATTTGAATGTGACAATATTTAACTATTCAATATTACTGGCAAGAATTGTATGGTCTTGAGATTTTATCGTTCAATGTTGCTGGGAAGAATCGTATTGCCCAGAGATTTGAATGTGACAATATTTAACCATTTAATGTTACTGGCAAGAATTGTATGTGACAATATTTGATCATTCAATGTTGCAGCAAGAATTGTATTATCGAAAGATTTAAAAGCACAAGAATTGTGTCGTCCAGAGATTTGAACGTAATAATATTAGATCATCCAATGTTGCTGGTAAGAATTTGTGTTGCCAAGAGATTTGTGTGCGCTAATATTTGATCATTCAACGTTGTTAGCAAGATTTGTATTGCCAAGAGATTTGAACGTGCAAACATTGGATCATTCAATGTTACTGGTAAGAATTGCATTGCCAAGAGATTTGAAAGTAGCAATGTTGTATCATTCAATATTACTGGCAAGATTTGTATTGTCAGGAGATTTAAATGTGGCAATATTGAATCATTCAATGTTACTGGCAAAAATTGATTTGTCAAGAGATTTGATCATTCGATGTTGCTGGCAAAAATTGTATCGCCCAGAAATTTGAACTTGCAAATATTGGATCATTCAATGTCGCTGGTAAGAATTGTATGGCCTGGAGATTTGAACATGCAAATATTGGATCATTCAACGTTGCTGGCAAGAATTATATCGCTCAGAAATTTGAATACGCAAATATTTGATTATTCAATGTTACTGACAAAAACTGTATGGTCTGGAGATTTGAATGTGGGAATATTTGATCATCCAATGTCGCTGACAAGATTCGTATTGCCTGGAGATTTGAACGTGCAAACATTTGATCATTCAATGTCGCTGGCAAGAATTGTATGGCCTGGAGATTTGAATGTGGGAATATTGGATCATTCAATGTTACCGGCAAGATTTGTATCGCCAAGAGATTTGAACGTGCAAATATTAGATCGTTCAATGTTACTGGCAAGAATTATATGGCCTGGAGATTTGAATGTGGGAATATTGGATCATTCAATGTTACCGGCAAGATTTGTATCGCCAAGAGATTTGAACGTGCAAATATTAGATCGTTCAATGTTACTGGCAAGAATTATATGGCCTGGAGATTTGAATGTGGGAATATTGGATCATTTAATGTTACTGGTAAGATTTGTCAAGAGATTTGATTATTCAACATTGCTGGCAAGAATTGTATTGCTGAGAGATTTGAATATGCAAATATTGGATCATCCAATGTCCCTGGCAAGAATTGTCAAGAGATTGATCATTTAACATTCCTGGCAAGATTCGTCAAGAGAGATTTTAACGCGCAAATATTAGATCATTCAATGTTCCTGGTAAGATTTGTATTGCTGAAAGATTTGAATATGCAAATATTTGATCATTCAATGTCACTGGTAAGATTTGTATTGTCGAAATATTTGAATATGCAAATATTTGATCATTCGATGTTACTGGAAAGAAATGTATTGCCGAGAGATTTGAATGTGGCAATATTTGATCATTCGATGTTACTGGCAAGAATTTGTATTGCCATAATGCGTCAAATAGTTAATGTCACCAATAGAATATTTGAAAATATGTGATCGTTCAATCAACAATATAAATAATGTGATACAAACGTATGATACTATGCATTCACATACAGAGCCGTTTCAACTGATAGTGGACGATAATTACTTTAGCAACTTATCATCCAAGATTCACGAAAATTGTTGTTTCTACGCAAATTTACGAAATTATGTTCAAAAAAATGTCGGATCATCGTTAGATCAACAAGTAGATAATCTTTACAAGATGATAGCAAACAAAATTGATATTGTCGATTCTGATTTTGATGAAATATTTATCCAAGTATTTGAAGAAGATATGTCCGAAAATGAAGATGCTGTTTCAACTAAAATTTTATTATTATTATATGACAGATTAGGACTATTAGAACAAAAATTCCCTGCTGATCGTGCTTATTTGGAGAATGAAACAATTCATGAATTTTTATGTTTTATTACGAACAATTGTGATGATTTATACGATTATCCTATTGACAAACAAATCATAATCGTTAAAAATAATAAATTTTTGGAAGATTTTGTTCTCCAAAATAGATTTTTTACTATGTTTTACGCAACACTTTAATCATATGATTACATTTAGATGTAATCATATAATTAAATTTCATTCTTCCTTTTATAAATGCCTGGGGGAATAATTCAGTTAGCCGTATATGGAACACAAGATATTTTTTTAACGGGGACTCCACAGATAACATTTTTTAAAACTGTTTACCGAAGATATACCAATTTTGCAGTCGAATCATTACAACAGTTTTTTGTAGGTGATCCTAACTTTGGTTTTGACATAACGTGCGTCGTTGATAAATTAGGAGATCTAATGCACAAAGTTTATCTAGAAATAATAATCCCTGAAGTTAATTTATCAAAGAATCCATCACAATATGTCATCGATCAAAATATTGCACAACAAGAATTCATCGCAGTCCAAGATTATTACGATTTGGTTGTAGATTATAATTCTGTTGACACAGATGTTATTCGAAAATTGTCGCTGATGCTGCGTACAAATAATTTGCCGATGTCGGAAATTGAAAAGATAATGAATGATCCTTTGTTCATAGATAAGTTAAGGATCAAACGTGAGAATTTACGACAATACATTTTGACTAGTGACACTTTTAACCGCATTCCCGTCTTGCGAGATCTCAAGTTACCATTGTATTACCAGATTAATAGATTTGATATGCAAATTCTATTCAATTCCGTCATATGCAACATCGATAAATATGGTGGCAATATGAGTCCAGAGTTGCGTGATGTTGCAAAACGTCGGGCATTGATTCGAATTATTACAAAATCAATATATCCAGAATTGCAAGAATTTTATTTAGTTGCATACAATCTATTTATTGAGAAAGAACAGGTTTATCGGAGCTTTTTGAATGGTACATATGTAGAGAGATATAAGTTTGCATGGGTTGAAGAATTAGGTCATGCTATTATCGAAACATTGGATCTCAAAATAGGAAATCAAATTATTGATCGTCATACTGGAGATTGGATGATTTTGTACAATAACGTATCAATAAACGAATATCAAAAAAGAAATTATGAAAAAATGATAGGTCAGGTTCCCAAATTAATTGTGTTCGATTCAGAAATCAAACCGGAATACAAATTAGTAATTCCTTTACAATTTTATTTTTGCAAATATAGCGGGATGTCTATTCCGTTAGTTGCGTTACGATACCATGATGTTTTGATAAATTTGCGGATGAAAGATCTCTCGCAATTATGTTATGTTGAAGATGATCCAGGATTACTTGATATTCCTAATATTCAAGCGTTGTATGGTATCAACATTATAGATGCAAAATTGTATGTGGATTATGTATTTTTAGACTCAGATGAAAGACGTAGATTTGCACAATCTACACATGAATATTTAATCGAAACAATACAATATAATGAGTTTCCAGACGTTTTAGGGAAACAGTATAGTGCTCATTTAACATTTTCACAACCGTGCAAGTATGTGATTTGGTTCTGTCAACCAAATCAATATCGAGGAAATCCTACTGGACGAAATAAATGTCAATGGAATAACTTTGGTGTTAATCCTGATAAAACAGGGTACACATTGATGGCAGCTTTCTTAAGATTAAATACATACGAACGAACTGACACAGGACAAAGCATCATCTTTTTTAATTTCGTTCAACCGTACATGTATTTTCGTCATTCTCCCCCTGACGGTGAATATGTTTATTCATTTGGTACGATTCCTTTGGAGCATCAACCATCATCAACATGTAACATGAGTAGGATAGATGATTTTGGTATCATAATGGAATTCACACCTGAATTTTTACAAGTGGTTGCAGAAAACACTGTTAATTCAGTTGGTATATATATCGCAGCGTACGTGGTGTCGTATAATATTATACGAATAATGAGCGGAATGGCTGGCCTTGCTTTCCAAGTATCTACTTAATTTTGTTGATTTTGTCATATCGATAAAATCAACAAAAAAACTTATGGTGCATTATGCTCTAAAATTAAATTAATGTGATTTGTGATCACAATAGGAAAGAATGCAAGAAATTCATCAAAATCGCTTATTTGAAATAGTTTTAGCGCATCTTCTGGCCATTCGTACCAATAACTCAATAATTTATCCGAAAATCGCCATATTATTTCTCCATTAACGTCACCTCCTCTTCTTGTTGGATAAACTAGCAAATAATCTGTTGGATGTATAGATATGCAAAAATAAGGATACTCAACATTATTTATTTTATCGTCGATACTTACATTGCTCGGATCAAAACCATTTTGTATCAACGTTTCTTTAGTGGTCAAATCATCAACAATGATTTTAAAATTACATTTGGCAAACGTTTGGGCCAGTATACAATATTCCGTGTATATCTGGTTTGCATTTTTAACCAAGTATGGCACTATCTTTTTGTTAAGTTGAGTTTGATTATCACTTTCGGGCAGATCCATAGTATTACTCGATATTAACACAGTGTCATTATCTTAGCTGTATCTCTTAATTTTCTTCTAGATCTTATTTTGCAGAAATATGTCATCATTTCGTTTTTTATCTTTGAATATCACAACATTCGATTTTTTTACAAACATTTATCTTTTGTTAAAAATTATTATTGATGTTGCCATCAGTAATAATCCTTCCCATGATTTTTTCTTTTTTTCATATATTCTATCTATTTTTGCATATCTCTTTAGCCATGAAAAACTATTTTCTACTATTGTTCTCTTTCGATATATTTTTATTTCTCCCTTTTTTAATGACGATTTTACTCCTTTCCTTTTTCTTTTTGGAATTATTGGATCATATTTTATTTCTTTCACGTTCGATCTTATTTTTTCGCTATCATAACCCTTATCTGCTAGAAAATATCTCTTCTTTTTTGATTTTGTTGTCCTATTTATTTTTTTACTTTTCTTTAATCTATCAAATGCCTTGTCGAATAACTTACAATCATGCACGTTCCCTTCAGATACGTCCATTATTATTGGTACTCCTTTCGTGTCCACTACCGCTGTTATTTTTCTTCCTCTTTTATTTTTGTAATTAATGTTCCTTCTCGTTCCATCTATTCCATTTTTGTTTTCTATAAAAGTACTACCTATTGATAGTATTTTTAGTTTTTCTTCCTTCCCTTTTTTCAAATATTCATCCAGATTTTTTTTGTATAGCTCTTCATATACTCCTATTTTACAATGATAGTTATGTTTATTATTCAAAATTCTCCCATCTATTTTTCCATTATATTTCCTCCATGATATGTTATTATTTAACACTTGTATTATTCCACAAATGTAATCTTTTATTGTGTACTTTTGGTTCCTTATGTATTTTTTATTCTTGTCTGATTCTGCTTTTATTATTATCTCTTCATTTAGGTCAACTAAATTCATATTCCCTTTCTTTTCCAATATTTTACCATATATCTTACTAAATCGTGCGTCCATTTTTACTTATAAATGAAATAAATAATTATTATTATAGCAAATCAGAAATGGACGGTGATACAAACATTGTCGTTTGCAAAAACAAATTATCAAATATCATCAAATTTTTTCCTGATAAATCTATTATCAGAACTGAATATCAGAAATATCATCGAGATGAAATTCTAGAAGTTATCAATGATGTTGTCATTAGAACCAACAAAATTGTTTTCCATACTTATAATTTTCTCAAGCTGTACATTTTACATCTTCACGATCAAGATCTTAAATTTCCTATCATCGATAGGGATTTCGTTTATATGATTATGACTGTTTTAACAACAAGGGAAGAAAAAAGGGGGGCAAAACCATCCAAAGATAAATTAGCTATGTTATCAGATTTGACCACTTTTTATAATAAATTTTATGCTCCTTTACTTACTGAAGATGACATCGTTAGTGATGATAAATTATCTTACATTTTAAAAAATTATGAATGCGTTGATATTGTCAAAAATATTGATGTTAATATCAGAGAGCATTTTACTGATCATGTTCGTAAATATGTTAATCTCTTTTATAAAATCAAAGAAAAGAAAGAATTGATTATGAACAACAAAACACTTTCAACAGCTGAAAAGAAAGAACTTATTCGAAAAAAAAATGAACTTTACAATAACATCAAATATGATATTTTATCAACAGACGTTAATTGTAAAAGTGATGCTAAATATTTGAAAACTATTAATCGAATAAGAGATGCAATATTGCCTTATGGTGATTTTGCAAAAGATAATATTATTTATGATATTAAAAAGAGTCCTCAGAATTATTTAAAATCAATGATCGTCTTGAACGGAATGATTCAAGATTTGAATGAGAAAAGAGAAACAGATTATAAAATATTTCAAGTATTACCTTTACGTACATCGATAGTTCCTCGTTATATCACTTTAGATACAGCTTCATTGGTTTCCCTTTTTATTGGAAAAACAGAATATTTTAAGAACATCACAGATAAATCTTATGAAATTTGGAGATGTGTTTTTGATCTCGATAAAAGATGTTTTATAAGAAAAAACCATAAGTTTATCCATATGATCAAGACAGATGGGGTTGCTTGTTCAATTTTATTAGAAAAACTAACAAAAGCTGAAAAAGAAGCTCCTCGAATGTTCCATACAGCTGTTTATTTAGACAACACAGTTCGAACGAGATATTTTCGAGAAGAAGATAAAATAAAAATGCAAAAAGAGGCTGAATTGGATGACGATGATGATGTTGTAAAGAAAAAAATTAAAAGGAAAGTTCACAACAAAGAAAAGAAAGATAATTCTAAGTTCGACTATGAGTATATCGAAGATGTAAAATTAACAGATGAACAAAAGAAAATGAATTTTGCATTTATTGATCCAGGACATAATGATCTGATAAAATGTTTATCGGGAAAATATGATGGAGAAGAAATGAAAGAAGATGGAACATTCAGATATACTCGAAAGCAACGTAACAGAGAGTCAAAGAAAATTCGTAATAGAAAAATAATGGACAAACTTAAGACGAAAAAAATAGCAAAGAAAGAAGCGGAGTTGTCAAATTATAATTCGAAAACTTGTGATTTCAAAAAATTCAAAGCTTACTTGAAAGAGAAAATAAAATTGAATAGAGAATTGATGGATCATTATTCCCAAGAAATCTACAGAAAATTAAAATTTAACGTTTACACAAATACACGAAAAAGTGAAAGTAAAATGATAAAAGCTTTCGAAGAGAAGATGGGAAAGCCAGAAGAGACGATAATTGTATTCGGAGATTATGATAAAGTGAATACAATGAAGGGATCAGAACCACATATTTCGAAAAGACTAAAGAAGGTATTTGTGAATAACAATTATAAATTATTCTTGATAAACGAACATAATACATCGAAATTATGTAATAGATGTAGTTGCGTAACAGAAAACGTAAAAATAGAATCAAAAGAAATCTGGAAGTTATTACGGTGTACATCCGAGAAATGTTTAACTTACCATGATAGAGACATGAACGCAACACGAAACATGAAAAAAATAGTAGAATTGCTAATAAAAGGAAAAAAGAGACCAGAAAAATATAGCAGCAATTTGAAATCTTCCGCAGGGTTAATAAAAGCCCGGTAAATTCAAAATCTTTATGCGTCTTTCAATCAGTACAAGGAATTGAAAATGACAGTGCATAAATATGTGTTATTATTGGGATGGTGATCCAGTCATAAAATTGCCAGATACATTAACGCATCTAAATATATTTTTTGGTATCAGACGTTTGACAATTTCTGCTCATGGAAAAATACCAACTATTGCAAACCTACCCGAATCAATAGAATATTTGCGATTTGATGAAGAAACGTACCAATCCAATTTGTTAAATTTAATCCCGTTTTCTGTCAAAAAATTGGAATTACGCCCACGTGATTATAATGATATCGACAAAAGCAGACCAGGACTAAAAATTAAAAAGTTAAAATGATTAATTAATAAATTTATCATTTTACAATCTCGACAAATCATATATAATGCCGGATGACACTGCGTTTTTCGGCGAACCTAAACCAGTCACATTATCATACCCTACTTTCGTCCCAAACCGTCCAGCTGTACCAGAAATAACATCAAAAAAATCTAACGAATATTTACCACTCGTTTTTGTTCCGTAAACATATGTTAACACAGAATTGGTTGTCAAATTTATTTTTCTCCCGTTTTTTCTGATTTGATTTGCGATGGCGATAATTCCAGCGTAACATGGTGCGCTCAAACTGGTACCTCCAACTTGAAACCATTCGCCACTGTCATACACTGGCACCCCTGTATTTGGATCAGCTACAAAACAAACATCAGGTACTTGACGCTTGGTTCCCGTCAAACCGTAGTTACGTTGACATGTTTGTATGCCTTCAAAGAGACTGATGCCACCACCACTACCATTCCAACCAGTTTCACTTGTTCGATTACCATTGACATCGACATTCAAACTTGTTCCTCCGACAGCCACAACATTATTTGAGCAAGATGGCCAACAAACAACTCCGCCTGTATCACCTGACGACGCTAAATAGACAACATTTTCGCCTTTATTGTTCTTTGACTTAAATCTCTGGTTATACATTGTCTGCGAGCTAAATTCGTTAGCACCCCAACTCATCGAAACAACTGTAGCTCCATTATTGACTGCGTAATCGACTGCTACCATCATATCCGTAAATGATGCTGAATATGCTTGAACCATCAAGATAGTCGCGCCAGGAGCAATCGCGTGAGCCCATTGCACATCGAGAGAGATTTCTAATTCCCAGCCAGAGTTAACTGATGGCATTCTTCCACTTGAACTTGTCATTATTTTTGAAACAACAGTTGTAGAAGGAATACTAAATTGGGCACAGAATTTATTCAAATTTGCTTGAATAGTTGTAATAGGATATGCATATGCATCAACAATTGCAATTATTTGTCCTGCACCATTCGATGAAACTGCATTTAAACCATATGCAGCTCTGACTTTTGATGGTGTTAAATTTGCAGTTGGCGTTGGAGATCTAGTTTTTTGGACATCGGCTACTTTATGATAAGCTTTCATTTCGATTGGTAACATTTTGATAATACATAATATTATTAAAATGCAACTGGAGGAATTTGTAATCAACTATTCTCGCGGATTATTTTGAATGACATAGTAAGAATCCAAATAATTATCTACTTTCAAAACGATAACTTCGCCGCTAGCGAATCGTTTTGCTATATTGTTACGTGTTCTGGGCAATTCGATGTCTTCGATAACTTCATTTCGATATGACAACGAACATTCATTCCATTTCACTAAAATAACTGTCATTCTGCATGTAACTGGCACCAATTTATCAAAAATATGTTTCTCTTGACTCAATATTGAACATTCTATTTCATCGATGATGCTCTCACCATAAATATGGTACTCAGTTTTGCCATCTAGCTCTCTCCGGACTGCATTTGTAACACGACAAATCATTTCGTCAATAATAACAACGTCGTCTTTTTTAATGACCCTCGCAGGAACTTTAATGGTTTTCATAAATTTGATATACAACAATACTTTTATTTAGTGTGCATTTAAAATTCAATTTTTAATAGCTTTAATCAATTTGAAATTGATGATCATTTGTTTCAAAGATGGTTGCATATCTGGATGGCATTTGAACCGATCTTTTTCATATTTTTTTATCAATAATTTTGGGTTGCATTGGTATCTAATAAGAAGATGCTCTAACCAAAAAAAAACGTCAGTAGAATTATAAAAACATGCCAATTCGAGAGCTTCATACTCGTTCGCGACGATCATATTTTTGATAACATGTTCATAGACGTGACGAGTGCTCGTTAATAATCTAACCATTTTCAGATGATTAAGTTTACATTGCTCAATAAATATTTCGAATATCGTATATTGCGTAAATTTTGATACAGATAACATAAATTCGGCGATATTACAGTGATTATGCATGCAACATAATTGTAACAAATAGTGATTTCCCGAATACAGTGAATAGATAAAATATTTTTTTAGTATTTCGAGCTTGCCGAGTCTGTACAAATTATGTAAGATTTGGCACACATGATCATCTTTAACATCATTTATTATGAATTCTACCACATCAAATCGTTGATTCGTAAAAGCATCTGTAAATATTTGTGTAGGTGTCCATCCATAATATCTATCGTTAAAAATGAATATGTCATTGTTATCAATAGTTTTTTTATTATCCATATTGAAGATAGATGAACTACACAGACATGAAAAATGAAATATATTTAGCGGACTTTTGCAATAGATATGAACATATAACTGCATAATATATTTTTTTATGTCATATATGATATCAATTTGATTATGGAGTAATAGCATAGCATTAAACATGTTAATCGGGTAAATATGATTTTTTTCCATAGTGTGTTATTCTTAATATAAAAAACATATTATAAGTAGTTATCAATATGCCAGAAGTTTGCGAAGTTGCGTTAACTGCCGAAATATTACATGCTAAAATGAAGGGAAAGACAATAACCGGATTTGATTTTTTTGCGGGGCGTTATGGACCTGATAGAGCAAAACCGAAAGGATATGATGAGTTTGTAAAATTTTTGCCATTAAAGGTTCAGAAAATAGATTCTAAAGGTAAATTTTTATGGTTTGATTTGGTGAATAATGAGAAGGAACATTGGTATGTATGGAATACATTTGGTATGACTGGCAAATGGAGCTTTAGTGTTCAAAAATTTGGGAAATGCCGCATCACAACAACATCTGACGAGTTAACGTTGTATTATTCCGACATGCGTAATTTTGGCACATTTAAATTTTCAAATGATAAAGCTGAATTGGATAAAAAAATCTTGACACTAAGCCCAGATTTTTTGAAAGACGATGATTTTGATTTAAGTTCCATACGCAAATACAAACAATCAGTATTGTCTATTTTAACTGATCAAAAAAAAGTAGGGAGCGGAATAGGTAATTATCTTATTGCAGAAATACTTTACTATGCAAAAATTTCGCCCCATAGGAAATGTAACACTTTGACGGACGATGAAATTAAGGAGCTAACATATTACATAAAATTTATGATCAAATTATGTTATTTTAATGGAGGTAGCGAATATATGGGTCATTTAGAAAAAGAAGCAGCAAAAGTAGGTCGTCTGGATTATCATCCAGACATTCAAATTAAAGGGGATGCAGATAAATTTCTTTTTACAGTTTATCGCCAAAAGAAAGATCCGTTGGGTAATAAAGTCAAGGCGGAAAAAATAGGAAGAGGCGGAAAAGAGCGCACTATTTATTGGGTTCCGGATGTGCAAAAATAATATTATTAAAAAACATTTTTTGTGTTTTAATAGTATAAATGTCTACTTTGGAAATAATTATTGTTATAGTAGTAATTTTGTTGATATACAATTATTATTTCAATCCGTCACACACTATCGTTGAAAATTTAGCACGAACGAGTTATTCGGATCAACGAAATATGCGCGGGATGGGATACGCTGCAGAATTGAGTGTCCCCGGTACGAATAGGACTGCTACTAAAAACGTTCCCAATCGACCTACTACAAATCAAAATCTTGCGAACCGACCTACTACAAATCAAAATCTTGCAAACCGATCTGCTACAAATCAAAATCTTGCGAATCGATCTACCACAAATCAAAATTTAGCGAACAGATCTGCTACAAATCAAAATTTAGCGAACAGATCTGCTACAAATCAAAATCTTGCTAACCGATCTGCTACAAATCAAAATTTAGCGAACCGACCTGCAACAAATCAAAATCTTGCGAACCGACCTGCTACAAATCCAAATTTAGCGAATCGACCTGCCGCAAATCCAACGAATCAGGGACAAACTAGACGATATGATTTTTCAATGGAACCGTCGGTTGCGGACATACCTTCTCCGACGAGGAATGTAAAAGTTAACGACACACCTAACGCAATTATGACGACAAATAATGATTGGGTTACTGAACATAATAGAATTAGGGGGGATGTCGGTCAAAAACCGGTGAAATGGAATCAAACTCTTGCGAATGCGGCAACAGATTATGCAAATAAATGCGTTTTTCAACATGCGAATCAGAGGGCGCAGGGAGAGAATTTGGCGATGGGGAGTCCATCATCGAGATATGATGATAAAACAATGGTGAGACTATGGGAATCTGAAAAGAAAGATTATAGACATCCGCAACCTCCACGTATAACTAGTCCTGGGGAAACTGGACATTACACTCAAATGGTTAATAAAAATGTGTCAGAAATAGGTTGCGGATGTGCAAATTGCGGCAAATCAAGGATGTGTGTTTGTCGATACGATAGAATACAATACGGCAGTCAGCCACCATATTAAAAATGATAATATTTTGTTATTAATATTATCATTTTTATCAATAAGATTCAGGATTAACATTTGGACGTTCAAAGTCTCGCTAGCGTAAATTTCGACAGATTTCTTGACAGTACATTGAATGGACCAATATTTGTACGTTCAAAGTGTCGTCGATGCAAATTTCTACAGATTTCTTGTCGTCATTTTGAATGGACCAATATTTATACGTTCAAAGTGTCGTCGATGCAAAATTTGAAATATTTCTTGACAGCATATTTGAATGGACCAATGTTTCAAGCAATTTTGGACGTTAAAAATATCATTGTTACAAATCTCATTGATATTACTTTGAATAGAGAAATGCCAGCTCTAACAATCCCTTTACATCATTTTTAATGGACCAATGTTATGCATTCAATTTCTGACCAATTAATTATAATATATTTATTCCACCTTGTATGCTAATAAAACTTTTAGATAAAGAAGCAACAGTTTCCTTGAGAGAATCAACATCTGCACGAAGAGAATCTATCAATTTTTTGTTCTCTTGAATTTCTTTCAGCAACATTGGTACCAACACATGATATTGTACAGTTTCTGGTTGTTCATCTTTAATGATAACGATTTCTGGAATGACTTCTAAAACTTCCTCTGCAATCAAACCATATTGTGGAACAGGAACTCCTTGAGCATCTAATAATTTGTTTTCTTTGTACTCAAAAGTTACAGGACGTAAACTATGGATTCTGCTATTATTTGTGATATCGCTTATATTTTCTTTGTATCTGAGTGATGATGAAACGGTTCCTAATTGACCATTGTTATCTATTAAGACAGCGATTGCAGCACCAGCGGTTGTGACGCCAGATATTCCAGCGATAAAACAAGTTGTTTGTCCTGTTCCAATCCTTGTTCTGTTAGAAATAGCTGCGGTATTTGCGTGCCCGATTGATATGTTGTTGCTCCCTGTTACACTGCTTCCTGCATTATCTCCTAATGCAATATTGTTCGAACCGGTTGTCAATGAATTCAATGCGGCTGATCCGATAGCAGTGTTATTCTGTCCTGACGTTAGAATCGACAAAGCCAGCGCCCCATATGCTGAATTTGATGTACCCGTAAGAGTAAAATTTCCTGCATCTGCTCCGCCAAAAATGTTAAATGCTCCCCGTCTAAAAAGTAAAGTATTTCCACCTTGATTGATCGATGCGGTGGTAGAATTACTGAGGGTTATACTAGCCCCAGCAGTTATGTTGTTACTAAATGTTTTTGCACCAACAAATGTTTGAGTACCTGTTGTTACCACTCCTCCAAACGAATCTGACGCTGGTTCAAGATTTAATACATTCCCGGTTAGTGTCATACCATTTGCATTTCCAGTTACGCCTGTTCCAATCGCTGCCAATGTTAATATCGTTCCAGTTGATCCAGCTGGACCCGTCGGCCCAGTTATTCCGATACCTTGCGATCCAGTTGAACCAGTACTGCCAGTTGTACCAGTGGCTCCTGTTGCACCCGTATTCCCTGTTACACCAGTTGGTCCTGTTGCCCCTGTTTCACCTGTAGTGCCAGTTGCACCAGTATTACCCGTTGCACCAGTATTACCCGTTGCACCAGTACTACCAGTAACTCCCGTTACACCAGTATTACCCGTTGCACCAGTACTACCAGTAACTCCTGTTACACCTGTATTTCCGGTAGCTCCTGTTGCGCCAGTAGCTCCTATTGTACCTGCAGATCCTGTTGCACCAGTATTTCCTGCAGATCCTGTTGCACCAGTATTTCCTGTTGCCCCTATTGTACCAGCAGCTCCTGTTGCACCAGTATTTCCTGTAGCTCCTGTTGCACCAGTATTTCCTGTTGCCCCTATTGTACCAGCAGCTCCTGTAGCCCCTGTAACTCCGTCATTTCCAGCAGCTCCCGTTGCACCATCATTACCAGTTGATCCGGTAGGTCCTGTTGCACCATCGTTACCAGTTGATCCGGTTGCGCCATCGTTACCGGTTGATCCGGTTGCGCCATCATTACCAGTTGATCCGGTAGCTCCTGTTGCGCCATCATTACCAGTTGATCCGGTTGCACCATCATTACCAGTAGCTCCGGTCACTCCAGTATCACCCGTATTTCCAGATGATCCTGTAACACCAGTTGCACCTGTAACACCAGTTGCACCTGTAACACCAGTTGCACCTGTAACACCAGTTGCACCTGTAACACCAGTTGCACCTGTAAGACCAAATAATCCAGTGTTACCAAAATAAAGCGCACCATTTGTATTAGTCCATATCGTATTTGTGTTTCCTGGATTTGATGGTTGTGGCACTAATTGTAACCCATCCACCATTATTAGTCCGTCAATTACGGCATCGTTACCGACACTCAAATGTTCAGTGTTTACTGTAAACGCAGTAATCGCTCCACCAACACATACATTTCCGCAAATACGAGCCTCGTCACACACCTTTAACGTATTAACTGTCAAATGACATGAACATTCTTTTCTACATCTTTTTGAACAACAATTTGATGACTTCATTATACTATAATAAAAGATATCATTAATTATTGTGGGTATATGATGGTCAAACGCAAATAATATGATAAGTAAATTACTTATCATATTATGAAATTGGAATATTAATTTGTATTACATTTGGCTTGGTGTTAAATGAGTTAAAATAACCGACATAGTTAGTTACATATTTATGTTGTGTTACATTGTTTGATGTGATAACATACACATTATTAACTTTTGATAGTTTTCGAATCTTACTCATTACCATTTTGTCACGTAAATCAAAAAATTTAGGAGCATCACTGGGTTTGTCATAAAAATTATGTACTACGTTTTCTATCGCTGAAAATTCTGACAAAATAACGGTGTATCTATTCATATTCCGAAAAAAATTTACTAATTCGGACGAATAATTTGAGATTGTTTCTTTTACGATCACCATTTCACTGACAGTAATATGTTCTCTGCAAATAGGACACTCATTATTATTAGTCAAAGAACGAACCATGCATTCCATACATATGTGATGATCGCATATCAAATTGACCTTAATAATATCTGTTCCAACCGATTTTGTCCCTGATGTAAACGGTTCATAACAGATCGGACACGTAGTTTTATCCGCATTATCAACAAAATAATGTTTATCACTTAGATATCTTGTATAGTTTGTTAAATCTTTTTGGAAATCTTCAATCGAATTTTCTATAAATTCTTGATCTAATGATACATGAGAACAGTCAGAAAATGATGTAACAATTTCCTTTAGCATATTTTGCACCCGCTTTAATCTTTTCAACGATTTATCGATCTTGCTGGTTATGAATCTTTTCAAGTTTGTTCCATCAGTTATTGATAATGATAGTGTCATCATTGCATTAAAAAAATTATTATCTATGATACTTAATCTTTTTTGCGTAACAAATGAATATTTATTGTTGCGATCGTTTGTCAAATGATTTTTCCATTTGTCATAGTACACGTTCAATTCATTGACTATATTTTTTTCGATATGATTTGGATATATTGTGTCATATCGATCAATATCCATTGAGTCATAGTTTATCCTTGCGTACATTGAATTAAAACTGGTGAATATGAATCGGTTGATTTCAATACGATATGTTTTGTCCAACGTTGGTGATTTAGATGTGTTTTTATGATCTAACCAAAGTTGAAGTAGACTACTTATTTCAATACATCCAAAATTATTATTTTTGGTAAAAAAGTAAGTATACAATGGCAATGCGTTGATTATCCAAATAATTTCGCAATTTATTTTTTTAATAAGATTTTTTATACATCCTAAAAATTGTTGATGACATTCATGGATAATTAATCTTTTCCACTTATTCGCCATTATTTTTTGCATATTATTCCTCTCAATACGTATCAGTTCGTCATAAGTCATGACATGTGCGTTCGTTTTAGTCCAGATTTTTGACATTGACTTGGGCAAGATCACAAAATCATTGTTACTAATATCCGCAAAATTATCCCGAACTATTTTGACTGGTGAATTTGTTTCAATGATACCACCTTTTTTTTTGAACGATAATTTGCTAATTACATTTGCTGAAACTATACTGTTGTTGTTTTCTTTAAAATTGATAACATACTTGTCATTAATTTGGTACATGTACCATGGAATTAGAGACAAATGTTTTTTCTCTACAGAATTGATAAATTTTTTACAATCATATATATCAATTTTGAAACACTTCTTTTCAATAATTTGTTTAGCTTGTAACTGCGCAAAATAAAATCTCAGTTTACGAAACATCCATGAATTATGTCTTTCTGCCAAAACTGTGTCGATATTTAGACAAAAATATAAATAATATGTCTTGCCAGCGACATTTTTTTGGATACATTTTTTATCGGGACAATATATTGATCTATAATGATACGAATCAAACGTCAAATTAAAATGAAAAAATGGTCGATTTCCAGTGCAGTGTCGTTTATGAATAGGCGTATCATTTATATATATTGTTCCGCTTCCGTCGTCATATTCAATATCATCATTTAATGCGACTGTGTATATTCTGTACAAAAATTTGGTGATCATCTTCTTTGTCAAAAGAAGTGCACATGTGTTTATATCTACAACACGAGCAAGTTTAATCCTCGAATATAAATTCTTAACTATTATCAACATGAATGTCATAAACGAAAAGCGTATCAAACCAACATTAGTTGACCCATATGTGCGTCAAAAGATAATCAAAACAATTAAGCCTTCAAAAGTTAACTATTGGGGACCAACTAAAAATGCTGCACAATATTTTTATGAAGACTATATCCGTCCAAATCTATTTTCAGTCATTTTAATCGGAATTTTTGTCATGATACTTATATACCGTTATACATTAACACAGAAGGATAAATTATTACGCGAACTTAATAACGAGGAAAAGATCAAAAATCCTGATTTAGATATGGCTATGCTTTTATATAGATATCAAAAAGAGATGTCGTTAGAACCTGAAAATAAAACAAAGGTATCATATCCAATATATCCATATGTCAATAACGTCCGATAATTTTAATGTTCTCAACAATATATAGTAAGTAATGTTCCAAATCGATATTTTTTACATATTTGTCGGATTATGTGTTGGTTTTTTTATAGTCTACGTGACATCCCCGCCGCCCAAAATTGTAATCAAATATCCAACACTAGAAAATATCAAAGATACTACATATATTGACGAAAAAGGACAATGTTACAAATATTATTCTAAAGAAATCAAGTGTAATTTATCGGACAGTAGCTAATTTTAAGCGTTCTAATGATACTGGGTCATTTTCCAGCACCAATTTGAACTTGTTACAATCAATTTGCCTTGTCCTGCAAATTTGTCCGCTAGTTGTGTCCTTGCAGGCTGGAGTTCGCGGTATGTTTATACATCGAATATAATTGAATATATTTTCGTCAGCAATCTTAACATCCCAAAGATACTTTTGATTTTTTTTAATATCCGAGGCCATGTCAAGACTATCCTTGGCCTTAGCTTTTTCGTCGTTAACCTTTTTCTCTAACGCAACGATCGTATCACCTTGTCTTACAATATATATCACAAACCCAATCACTATTGCACAAATCACCAAAATCCACAACCCAAAATTACTCTCACTCATTATTAATTTATAATATTAATATAGATTAATAATGCAACCTGTCATGGATACTAAAATTTTTTCGATATTTATTTCATTATTATGGGGATTCGGAATAGCATTGTTATTCAAGAAAGCGTGTGATAACGGCAGATGCATCGTCGTCAAAATCCCCAACAATTTTGCTGATACGATCGTTCAAAATGATAAATGTTACCAACTAAATAGATATTTATCAGAGTGTACTTACTAAAAAATATAATAGCGTTTATAAATAAAAATCGAGTATTATAATAACAATGATATCAAAAAAAATATTGAATGTTTTGGCATTATTATCAATAATTGCGATCATCATATATTTTTATTACAATGGCAATGACGACAAAAAAGAAGAACCTAAAATAGAGGATAAACAAATAAATAGACGAAAACGTAGGCGTGTTATTTCCAAAAAAAATAAAAAGAAGGTGCGATTCAATGATAATGTAAAATATCATTATTATGACACGAGTGATCCAATAGGTGACAAAATAGATATTGATCTTATCTTAAGCCAAAAAAAAGTAGTTCCAGTTTTAAAAGAAGCGAAGATAGATATCATTGAAGAAGAACCTCTGAACATCGTTAAGCCTATAAATTTAGAGGAAGAAAATGCGGATGATACTTGGGATACCAGCTTTGGTCAACCATTGATTACAAAAAAAGAAAGTCGATGTCATTTTGATAAGATGCAAAAAAGTAATCGCAAATATGAAAAATCAATGAGTGAGTTTACAGAATATCAAGTCGATAGAAGTTCTATAGTGGAACCTGAATTTAAAATAGATCCGTTTAAACCTAGCACAAAATCAGGAAATCTTAAAAATCAAAAAATTAAGGACATATACGACATGCAAGTGGCAGCTCCCAAAGCAGCTCCTAAAAGGATCAAAAAAGTGACATCAGATTTGATCACATACGAAAACGATTCTGAAAATAATGGTGGCCTAATACAAGGTACAAATTTACATGGCTTCGACAGCCATAGTAGCATTTTTGGTGATGCTGCGTTTGGTAATGAATTTTAAAAAAATTGATTATCAAAATTACATAAAGAATAATTTACTACTAACATAGTAACAATGATGTACACAAGACAACGAACAATAATTAAAAATAAAGATCTAAATACGTCATCAGTTAAACAAATGATCGTAAAATACACATATGATTTGGTGAACGATAGTGCGAGTACCAAACCTATCAACATCACCAAAATGAGTGATATTACAAACATACGTGACAAAGATTATATTGCTTGTCCGAAATATTTTGGAGAAAGATCTTGGATGATATTTGTCAAATTAAATGGATGTTATTATGCGGTAACATTTTTAAAACAACATAGGCGTAATAATATCAACAGTATCGTATTAATGTCCGTCGAAATTCCTGTAAATGAAGAGATGTACAATGGAACGATAATGGAGGGTATATATAGTGTTACAGGGGGGATAATAACGTTCATTATTGATGAAATATATTATTTAGCCGGTAAGTTACAATTATTGAAACCAAAAGATGATAGACTGAAAGATTTAGCGAATTATGCTTGTACAAAATTTGGCGGTAACCCAAACTATAATGTGCGCTTTTGTCATCATTACCAAATAGATAAAAAAAGTTTAGAATCATTCTATGACAAAATTAAATCAGATAATACAATACAAGAGATCATGTTTTATCCTAAAAAATATGGGGATAATGTTTACAGTTATATGATAACAGGTGAAGATTTGGTTGATCAAGTGGTTAGGATATCTATTTTTACGATGAAAAAAACTAAACAACCGGATGCATATGATTTGATCGACATAACAACAGGGAACAAAGTAGACATCGCGATAATCCCTGATATTCAAACAAGCCAAAAATGCAAAAAATGGTTTAGTACCAATAAAACGACCACGTTGATTGTCAAATGTAAATATCTTTTTGATAAAAAGAAATGGTTACCGATTGAAATCTGTGATGAATAATTTTTAAGTAATGATTATTAATTAAAAATTAAAAGTAATACGCTAATATTGTCAGTTGATCCACACGCAAATGCATAATCTGCTAATTTTCTTCCAATATTTTGGTTAGATTGATCATTATGTGGCGGATATTTGTTCCGGATATCATATGTATATGTAAAACTATTAGTCATATGATCCCTAACGAAATTAACTGCCGTATCACTTGACATAACATCCCATAATCCATCACATGCCATAATAATAAATTCATCATTTTCTGTCAACGGATAATTAAATATTTCAGGGATATGTGTTACATACGGTACGTTATCTAAATCACCGAACGCTCTCGAAACAGATAGATCACCTATTCTCCACGCTTTTTCTTCAAAATGAATTGGTTCATTTGTATCATGGGCTCTGTTGACGTCTTTGATTCTTCTTTTCTCATCTGGCCAGTCAGGTTTATGATCTTTCGATAATGGGATCGCCAAACCTTTACGTGATAACACCGCTCGACAATCTCCAATGTTGATAACCTGAATATATTTTTTACCTTTTAGCATATGTCTGATTATAACTAAAGCAGTCGAACCACAACCATCTGCAATTTGTTTAGGATGCGTTTTCAATAATTGTTGTATGGTATTATATATTTGAAATATTTCCGTATTTCGCAACGGGTAAATATTTGTTCTTTTCAAAAATTGTTCTCTCAACTGCGGAACAACAAATTTTGACACTTCATCGCCACCATGACCATCACATATTATAAATAAATCTATCGCAGCAGACTTGTTATCAATCGGACTCCCGTTAGGTGCCAAATTTCGTTCAATATATTCCACGTCTTCATTACTCTCTCGTCGACCGAGGATTGACGATTTATGGACAGTTACGTCCGAAACGGGTTTATTCATTTGCATGTTATTATATCCATATACAGATCATTTATTATAATCCTTTTTAAATTCAATTTTTCTCAAAAAAAAAATTGATTAAAAAATTCCTATTTAAATAGGAGGTTATTATTGCAATTATAACCAAAATGGATGATAAAGTTTGTTGTTCGATTTGCAAAACAGATATGATGTTGATGGATCAGCTTTCATGTTCCCATACTATTTGTTTCGTTTGTGCAGCTCAAACGTTCGTTCCACCTAACAATAGCGGATCATGTCCCGCTTGCGGCCTCATCCTAGCTACAGATATTAAAACGATGTATGATGAATTCATCAAAGTCCCGTTGAATAAATTACGGTTAGAGCATGGATTCATGGTTAATGATATACTATGGACGTACGGTGGTTATAATGGAAATCAATGGTTGTATACTCGAAAACAATGTGTCGACATTGAAGAACAATATCAAAAATATGCAGATTGTAGTAGTTCAACTGAATCTGATTTGGTATCATCGTCTGATGATTCGTTTGGTTTAGATGACACTTCCACAATGACGTTGCAATTAAATGTTGGCAATAATACGGTTGAATATGTTTTAAATTTTGAAAATATGAGTCAATATCCAAAAGCGGATGCTTCCAAAACAAGAAGTCTGACCAGAATTCCATTAATGTCATATGACGATATTACTAATAATAAGATAGTTGGCGTTAGTGGCAAGAAATTTTAATAATTCATTATCAATAAATTATTAATTTTTACGATATTTGCGTCGGTTACGTTTAGATTTGCGAGGTCTGTATTCAATTTCCTCTGATTCACTATCTTCCTCATCATAATCATCACATCTGCATGGTTTACAACGTTTTTCTTCGCCATACATCATTTGTCGATCATATTTATCAAATCCTGTTGGAACGCCGTTATCTTTAGAACCATATTTCTCATTTCTTACTTGGTCTTCTACAGATTCGTATTTAATATATGTGTCATATACTTGACCAGTACTTTTCAAAAAATCAACTGGTTTGTAACCACGTGCTGCTAAATTACGTTTAGTTGTTTCGTCAGCTAATTTATCAAATTTTCCACCAACGCGTTTATATTTCAATTCATCAGAGTCAGCCCATGGTTTATCGGTCAATTCTGGTGCCAGCATTGAAAAATCAACGTTGCGCATTCCTTCAACTTTGCACGAATCTGATTTTTGAGTGTACAAATATGTTACTACAACTAACGCAATAAGAACCGCCAAACAGAAATATTTATTTGTTAAAAAACTGTCCATCAAGATTTATATATTAATAGTTAGATTATAAAATAAATTTGTTTCATAATGTTTTGCCTTATCGATACTAATCTAGGGCGCGACGGACCTGGTAGTGCGCGGGAAAGAAAAGTGTCTCATTTTTTTAGTTGTATTGTCAGAAAGCGATATTTCCGGAAACTTCTCGTTGATCTTATTAGAAGAATTTGTCAATCCAATATTGATCATAAATTTTTTGAATTCATCATAAGAAATGTATCCATCCCCGTTTTCATCAACAATTTTACATATTTTTTTAATTTTGGCAGTGTATTCGGTGATCTCATCAGTTGTCATGTGGCGGTTGACGTTGTATAATAACGAAATAAGTTCACAACACGTTATTTTGCCATCACCATTTTTATCTAAACTATCAAAGATTTCTCGAATTCCTATTCGAGTGATGACATATTCGTGGCAAATAGGTATAATATATGAGAGATATCCGTAAATATCAAGATAGTTTTTAGTTTTGCCAGATAAAGTCCCACCAGAAACCTCACGATTTATTGATTGTAATATTTGATCGCATTCGTATTTACTCCATTGATCATTCAATTCACTATTGATAAATTCCTTTAAAGCTTCTGGGGTTATATCCTCTCCTTTGTTTATGGAATCAAATGATTCAATGTATTCTTCCATGTCATCATCAGATAGTTTATACTTGCGTTTCAAATAATTGTACCATTTTTTTTCTGAATGGTCAACGCGTTTTGACATCATCTTATAATTCTAGCGACTAAAATTATATTACGATTAGCTCCCTATCATTATTTTCTTCTGGATCATATTGATTGATTATATCATATGGAAAATCAATTGAAATGACTCGATTAACTAATGAATGAATCGCATATACATTCATATTTATTAATTCTTGCGCGAAATTTAATATTATCATCGACAAATCATTAATATATGATTGATTGTAATTTTGCATTATTTTAGTATTATTTACTCCGATACCGATATTCAATGGAGCTAGGCGCACATAATCATCGAAACATTTTGCAAATTCATCAACAAATGATGACATTTTAATTTTAATTTCATCAAACAATATATCTAAAATTTTAATCATCATTTTGAGTTGTTCACTGTCGTCTCTGCACGAAATATATAGGTCGGCGATATAAGCAGGAGATATGAATTTATATTTTCGGCATGATATAATCTCTTTAAAATGTGTGTCGATTGGGAATTCAGAAAGTAACATTTTGAGATTAGAATTCGATGAAAAATTTTTTTTAACAAGGTCAACATATTTGGCGAATACAACAGAAAAAATCTTGTCATTTTTTCTAAAATATTTATCGTTGTAATACAGAACATCTATATTATCAGTCAGGACTTCTGTCACGTTCCAATTATTCATTTTGAAAAAATCAATTGGAACGTAAATGTTATTATAAAATTCTTTAAAATATTTGCGCAAGAGCAAACATATTTCTTTATTAGCTTTGATATCATAGATAACTATTTCAGCAACATCACACACTTCTTCCATGATATTATATTATTCGAAACATTATATATTTATATCATGTTTCAAATATTTATTACTTTAGCAAACTCCGATCTAGTCATTGTTTTAACACCTAATTGTTTGGCAGCAATGACCTTTGCTTCTTGTGCTTTGTCATCAGCATATACAAATAGTGTAGTAGTTTTGCTGGCTTTGCTCCCCATACGTCCTCCTTGAGCTTCAATGTATTCTTTCCATTTTGGTTCACGGAAAAAACTGAATATAATAATTTGATCTTTGAATTTGCCGGCAATATTCGTAACATTTTTATATGGTTTGATAGTGATAAGTTTTGTTACTTTTTTGTAAAGCGCTTGGAACTCTGGCAAAGAATTAATGAAGGAAGTTGCAGTTGTATCATCAAATCCATTGATATTTACTATCAAACTTATCCATTTATTTTCATTGATCGGTTCATATTTTTGAATAATATCTGGATAAACATTTAATATCTTCTTGATCTTTCTTTCGCCAAATCCTCTACCAAAACAATTACTTGCAACCATTAATTTCAAAATATCTAAATTTTTCAAACTATTCTGCAAATTATTGATCAATTTTTCCGCCAACTTATCTTGAAATCCGTCGAGTTCTAATAAATCTTTCTTTGTTAATGTTATTATCTTAGGAATGGTGTCAAAACCTGCTTCAACAATACGGGCAACAGTTTTTTCAGACATATTCTCTACACCTATATCCGTCACAAATTTAGTCATACGCGTAATAATGACAGTAATATCCTGATCTGCGTTCGTCAAAATGATATTCACTCCTGTCTCATCCCATTCGTACTCTAAATCTTTCGGTAATGCAGATTTTTTGGCAGGTTTGATAACTCCCATGATATATGGAATAGTATCGCCACTACGAGTCATATTTATAATCGCATCTGGTCCTATCAAATTATCATCAATAAATCTTGCGTTAAATCCGGTTGTATATTCTAAATTTGCTTGTGACAAACGGATCTGCTCAAAATGTATTCTTGGAATTATGTGACCATCTTTTGCAGGTTTCCATATTACCTCGATAACTTTTGTAGATGCAGTTTCTGTAGTCCCCTTATATGCGATAGCATAACTTGGATTTCCAGATGTATTTCTAGTATAAGGTTCGTCCACCGCAATAATGATACCATCTATTTCGTACAGTGATGCATCTTTTTGTTTTTTTAAAATCTCAGATAACTTTTTAAGGTCTAATTTTTTTTTATGAGTGGTATATGGTGCTACCATAAATCCATACTCTAAAAGAGATTGCATCTGATCCGACGGTGACATATCTTCTGGTTTTATAATTTCGTACGCAATAAAATCTACATCTCTGGCATGTTTTTTGTTAACAGAACCTTCTTTAGAATTAACAATTCCTGCAACCATGTTTCGTGCATTAGACATTTCGTGTGCGTATTTTTTAAAATTCTTAATAGTCATGATCAATTCTCCTCGCAAGACTAATTTATCATCCGTATCAGGAATTTCAACATTAATAAGATCTAACAAGTGAGATATGTTCTGACCAGTTTCTCCGTCACCTCGAGTGTACAATTGAGTTTTTCCTGATTGCGTGACCATCAAACAAGATATTCCATCCATCTTGTCGCTAATCAAACAAGGGCCCGGATTGCTGCTGATCCATGTATCTAATGCCTTTTCAGTTTTGATCTTGTTCATGCTACCCATCCAATATGGTAATTTTACTTTCTTTCCTTTGATTGCCGCCCCAACTTTGGTCAGTGCAGAAGATTTAGGACTTAATGATGCCAATTTATCGACAAGCAAATCATATACTTCGTCAGAAACGAGAGATTTACTTGTATTATAATAACTGTCTGCACTCAATTTAATCACTTCCTCTAATTGTTTGACAGTCAAGCTTGGCAAAACCATATATATGGCGCTTTGAGATTTGTTAATTTTTTTGATGATATCCATGGTTCTAATTTGGATAATAGTTCATTTATTTATAACAATAATATTAATCAATTTTTTTATCTGAATCCGTCCCAAACGTAATAGATTCTGAATTATTTTTTTCAGTTTCAGTAACGGAACTTGCCGAAAATATACTATGATTATCACTTTCTGATACTGATAATCCGTTAATGGTATTCCCTCCTTTAATACTATCACTTGTCGTCGCACTTTTTTCATCAGTGAATGTTATCTTCTTCCCTTTTTCTGTGTTATCCAATACAACGATTTCCTCTTTGGCATATTTTGTTTTATAAATCAAATAAGCAAAATCAATAACTAATAAAGATAACGCATGATATTTATATTTTTCATACAACTTGTCGGGAATAAATTCGGTAGCGATAAATAATGCGAAAACATATATTACGCATCCGATCATAAATTGCGTAAAAAATTTGGGATAATATTTTCCTATTGTTAGATTTATAATTAGAAACAACATCTATATTTGTTTTATTAGAAATAAAATAGGTAAAATGTTCCTGATGGTAAATATTTATTTTGTCGTTTTGGTAAATGATTCTTATTATTTAAATGAGAATCATCTAGAGATTCTAAAAGATACAAGGATTTCCAGAATAATATACAGCGGAGCAATAATCTACTGGAGTTTCACAAATTGTTGGCAACACAAAATATGCATCCCTGTTAGATGATCTGTCAATAGTTCCCAAATCGTAAGATAAAACAGCATTTACGTGTTGACATGTAGCTGCAAGATATTTGTTTGTTGCGATAAATCGTTTTATATCTTTCGTTGGAAATCTATTTGCGATAAAATTAAATGGTATCCTTTGCGCAAATGAAATCTGAGTAATAACATCCATCATATTTTTCATTGATGCTGATAAATCATGACCGCAGCCTCCAACATCTTGTGTTAATCCATCACATGTTGCTTTAATTGTTGTCGATTTTGGTTGTGACAAAGCAGTTGCATATCCCGGTTGCATTTTCATATATCCAAAATCAGGGACATATGTACATGTTTCCCCCATGCCTGATTGGCCAAAAAAGTACGCATCGTGTGCAAACAATATATTAATTCCTCCTCCTGATTGGGTCCAATCAAATACCATTCTGTTATTTTGAGGATCAATAACTAGAGTTGTTTCTGTTTGCGGAAAAGCAGGTAATCCTCCAATTTGAATATCAAAAGTTCCATTGATAATATAACCTGTTGACGACATATGATAATTGAATGGTGTCCATAATGGTAACGGAGCCGCTGATATTTCGTTTGAAATAAATAATAATATTAAGAACGCAACTAAGAAGGCCATTTAATTCGTAATACTTTATATATTAAAAATATTATCCCTGGCAGTTTTTTTTTCATTTTTTTTTGTGCCAATAAATACCATCATAAACGTAAAGCTAAATTCTTACGTCATTATAATGAGTATTTGCACGTGGGTTTGTTATTTAATTTATTCGTTGGATACAAATCAAACATACATAGGATCTTCTAATAATTTTTTGAAGAGATTGACCAATCATAACAGAGGAAAAGGGGCTAAACGAACAAAAGGACAAACTTGGATTCCGTATATCGTGATAACGGGTTTTCATCACAAAAATGCATGTCTTTCATTTGAATCAGGATGGAAACGTTTGACATACAATCGATCCAATACAAGGTTGGAAATGATAAATATTATGGCGAATACGGATTTGACATATACAACATTGCCGAAATGGAACAGAATATTAGATTTGCTTTATTTTTTGCATAACGTAACTCTTCTTGATACTAAATTCAAAATTAACTATGATATACAACATATAGTAAATCAACCGGAGGGTTTGAAAATAATTATCTTTGCAGAAGATGTTATGTCCGAAATACCATGGCCATATTTTATCTCTATAAAAAATCACAAATTGTCAAAAATAATTTAATTTATCACTTTATATAAGATAAATATGGAAGGTAATTGGACACAATTGTTAATTGAAGCCGTAATCATGGGTATCATTATCGTCGTTTTAGGATACATCGTTTCGTTTATCACCAAACCTTGGTTTGGCACTGCACTCCCAGAAGTCTGTAAACATTGGAATGATGATTACATGATGGAGATTAATTTATTCTTGATTGGATTCATTGGTCACTTAGGATTCGAATTAGCTGGCATGAATACATGGTATTGTAAACACGGTCACGCATGCTCTCAATAAATTGTTTAAATTTTAATAAAGAATTAAACAATTTTAAGTTGAATGATATATCGCAAACTGACCTGTTCTTCATGATAAACTATGAATTCATCATATTGGAGACTGCAATGTTTATTAGTTTTTGTTAATTTACCACGTGGTATTTGAGTATTATCGTCATATACATCGTATTCAGCGAAAGTAGAGGTACCTAACCCCCATGTTGAATTGTATGGTTTTGGCAAATTAGCGGCGGTCAATCTAGAATCAGCTGATTCTTTCTTTATCATCTTTCCCAACGCAACTTCTGAGACAAACAGACAAGCAGTATTATCGGATGATCCATAATCGCAATAGTTAATACTTTTACTACATGAATTAGCAAAATATAAGCCCATACCAAACATTTTTCCGGTGATACAAACATTGATACCCAATTTGGAAGGATCAACAACCAAACCGTTTTTTAGAATGCCAATCATATTAGACACTCTCGTTCCGTGAAACAGCAACGTCTTATTTTTGATTTTGGCGCTATATTTTTCGTACGCATTCCTTTCTTTTTCACGATTTATTTCGAATATGTTCGTGATTTCGAATTTAAAATGATGAGTAGGCGCCTTTGAATTATGTAAATAGTCAGACAAATCATGGTACATCGCATCTGTTTTATCCAAAGGAATAAATTCTGTTTCTAAATCTTCATACAGATTCACTAAATTTTTCATAACATTATTTTGTTTCATCTTGACAACTGATGCTGATCCGTAAACCATTTGCGATAATTCATTCAACAGATTTATATTCTTACCGATTAAATCTTTGCTGTCTATTATCGGCGGCATTTTCCGTCCGGTTGCCATTGGAATCAATGTGTAAAAATCTGAACTCAGAGTTGATAACGTGTCTCTATCTTTCAGGTTATTATTTATTTTATTCAATATATCATAGGCAGCATCAATTTGTTTTTGACTGATTTTACCCAAAGGCATTTTATCGGTATCAATTTCTAACTGCGCGAGCGTATTTTTCATATAAACTTGATTACTTATCAGTTGCAAAAAACTCATAACTCGCGCATCCATATCAATTTCAGATTCAGATTTTGATTCAGATTCAGATTCTATGGATTCTTGTTTAGCGCATTCAGTAATCGTCAAAAAATATTTATGCGGCATTTTGACAAAATTATCTTTGTTGTACCAATTATTACCCGTTTTGGATTTAAATTGTTTGGCAAAAAACTGTATTGCACCTGTTTCATTAAATTCTTTATAACTTGTGGTCCCTTTTTCTCCAATTCGCCCATAACGAATATATACAACGTGCTTACCTTGAAATTTGATAATTTGCATGATGTAATATTTATTCATATTTTGGCCTATGACTGTCTGATTAAGAGTGCAACTAAATATATCCTCCTTTACTTGTAATATTTCGCCCCCAACATATTTGCATTGTGGATCTATCAAATGTCCTCCTGTTGAAATAGTTGATTTGTTCATGGGTAATAATTGGTTCAATAATGATTATTTTATATGTTTTTATCATATCAATTTTTTTGGTATGATAAAATTAATTATATTGACTGAATGGGACTAATTCTACAATCAATTTATCTAAATTTTTAGGTGGACTAATATGGTGTTTTATAGGAGCTCGTTTTGGGACCTCATTTTTTATTCGTGTTGGTGGTTTGCGAGATTTGTTTGTGGGCTTTTGCTTTTTAGAAAGTAACGGTAATGGTATTTTGCGATTTGTTTTAGAACCAGAAGCAATAGGCCTATTCTTAGGCATCAGTGCTTCAATGGCTTTCTTAGTGGCACTGGTAGCTAATCTATCAGCTTCATTGTTACCAATGGCATTATAATCATCCAAATCAGAATGTCCATCAACGTGTTCCATAAAAATAGAATATTTATTGTAGTATCTATATATCTCTTCGATAAATTCCCTGTTGAGAACAGGTTCCCCTTTTTTTGTTAACCAACCATTATTGACCCAATTGTCTGCCCAATTAGTAACACAGTCAATACTATATTTAGAATCTGTTTTAACATAGACGTTATATTTTGACAATCCCAGACGTGAATTAATATAACGGAGCGCAGAATATATTGCATACAATTCAGTTCGTTGGTTTGTGCATTTGCCTTTATTGAAAATTTTGCTTACATCTGGTAGTTCTTGGTCTGGGAAATGAATTCCTATACCACCAATCGCACCTACTTTGCCGTTTCTTGAACAAGATCCATCTGTGAATACTACTAAATTTTCTTTCATATTTATTAGTATAAAAGATTATATCTTCTAATGCATACAAATTAATTATTTATATCAATGATTAATTTGTTGACTGTTGATTTCTTCTAGCACGGAATTGTGGATTGGTAAAACTACCGTCGTTTTGTGGTCTAGGTTGAGCAGGATTTTTTAATATTTTAGGTGGGTTGTTGCTGCTGTATTGGGGCTTTTTGTTACGGTTTGAATTTGCTATCGACACATGGAAGCGATTTTCCATCGTCATATCATTAATAATATCACCGATAACAGCGTTTGTCTTTTGATGTACAGCTTTTGTAACAAGGGATGTCATGAAAATGATTGCAAATTGTTTATTTTCTGGATAGGTAATATGATCAATTACCCCATAATTGCTAAAAAGTTTTGTAATGTCATCCAATGCTGGCCTAGGTTGCATGTCATTAAATCCATATTTAGCAAAAAACACCGCTTCATACTTACGCTTGTATTCGACAGGTGCATCTTGGAAGACTTGCGATTCTTCTTGTACTGGTGCAGCTGTATTTTGTCTAGGGGGCGAATTTTCAGAGCGTGGGTGATAAGAATTATTACCTGCAACTGTGCTTGCATATGTTACGTAATTTTTTTTATTGTTCATCATCCTTGATCCCGGAGATTGGTTATTTGACATATGTAATGTTTAGATTACGTGTCAAATCTTTAAATCAATTTGTTAAAAAAAAATTAATTTTTGATAATTCATCTTTGAAAGTTATATCTTTGTTCGTTTTAAGGTTTACTGTGTCGAGTGGAGTTTCCAAAATAAGGGGAATACGATGTTTGAACGCATATTTCGCAATTGCCACAAGACCAGCGATCGGAATTTTACCATATCCAATATCTGCGTGCCTATCCACATGCGATCCCAATTCTGTTTTGCTATCGTTATAGTGAAAACATGCTATCTTATTTGGTCCCATTATTTTTTCGAACATTTTAAAAAACGTTCCCGCTTTACTTTTGTCAGATATGTCATATCCTGCAGCCCAAATATGACATGTATCAATGCAAAATTTAATTCTTTTTCTTTCATCATCTTCTAATGACCAATAAATGGATGACAATATATTCAAATTAGTCCCAATTTCGTTACCTTGGCCTGCCCCTGTTTCTAAAATAATCGTCGATTTCGCATCGGTCTGTGCCAACGCGATTTTCAATCCTGTAACGTAATTTTTGGCTGCTGCTTCATCATTAATATCATTAACTTTCATATTTTTTCCCATGTGAATGATTACGCCAATACATCTTTTACCAATGATACTACTCGCGTCTAGATCTTTGACGAGTAATATGATAGACGATTTGAATTTTAAACTATTAATTGGATGGCAGAGATTAATAGTGTAGTTACCGTGAATAACTAATTTAAGTTTGTTAAGAGCCAGTTGGTGAGAAAATTCAAGCAATTGTTTTTCAGATTTTGCTTTTGTTCGAGTTTGTTGCGGATTAGCGAGAAAAATTTGCATAATATTACACCCCATATGATGAGCATCCTCCGGTGCGGAAACAAAATTCCAAGATGCATCGATATGTCTTCCTATACGAAATTTACGCATTATAATATTATTGTTTATAAAAATAAAAAAATAATATTGCCAAGTAATATATTTGATGAAGACAATATATAAATTTAAGGTAATGCGCGGTGGAGCTGACGGGGAAATATCTGTGTTTAGCGACAACGCGCAACGATTGCCCGGAGATGCCACGATAAAAATCAAACCGAATAGTCATTACAACATCGATTATATTATGCATCATTATGATTTGTATGCACTAGAGTTGGCAAAGAATAAGGACATCTGGAAAAACGTTGACTTTCGCGAATTTATCAAAAAGAACATTAATTTAGTGAGTGAAATAGATAATGCTCGTTCGTTGCTTCCGACCAATCCGTATACATATATGGGAACTTATTTTGACGGTGCTAACGATATAGATTACAATGATGCTGCATTTGGGACGGGTTCTGTCCCAATAAGAGATGCATTAACAGCGATCATTGACGCAAAATTAAATACATACAATAACACTTTTCCTTCTCCAGGCCTAGATTTTTATTCCAAAACGTTCCGAAAAGACACTGCATCCTTGCCACCCACAGATATTCCACCATCACTTGCTGCGGCGATTGATTCAATCGAAGGATCATTGCAATCAGTGTTATCTAAATTAAAAGACAGATTTGCACAAATAACTGACGTCACTGAAAAAATAAATGCTGAAACAGTCAAAGCGTTCAAAGCGGTTTCTGCAGTTGTTCTTGAAGGAGATTATACCCAAAAATATGAACAATTAGGGGGTATTATTGCAAATCTTGCTGAACCATTGACACATATCAAACAAGGAATGCTTACGGAAGTCAATATCATCAACAATATGGAAGATGTAACGCAGTATTATGAAAATATGGATTTTTCATTGGCCGTGCCAGAGATTGATGGGGCGTTAAAAGTTCCGGCTGATATGACAGATATGGTATCAAACAAAGAATATTTGAAAAAAATGAAAACCAAAACAAGCGCTAGTTCAGTTGGTCCTATGCCTGATATTTCACTTTTGTCTTCAATGTTAAATTTGAGACCTAAATCGAGTACAGGTTTAGCAAGTAAAAAAAATCCAACATCTTATGGTGATCCTATAATGGATACGTATACGTATTTAAAAGACGTAGAAGAATTATCGCCATCAAGTGAAGCGCAAATTTTATTACAGACCACTATTTATAAATCAGATGATGGTAAGATGCATAGTGAGTATTTGGATGATTTAAAATTGGAAAATATACGAAAAGAATTAGAAAAGAAGGTTAATAGTTATAGTAGGCTAATAACGGGGCTGGATAATGCTGGTTCACCACCTTTACCTTTACCAAATACAGGAGTTGATGTTAGAAATCTAGAGCAGATTTCGGTTGTTCTACCTCCTAGAAATATTCCAATCACTGATCCTAACGGTCACGAACGATTAAAAGTCTACAAGCAATTATATAAAGTGCAAAAAATGAGGGGAGGATCCAACAAAAAATATGGCTTTGAACATCGCAAGCACATCGTTCATGCATCACAAACTGGTGGCGCGGTAGTCAGATTTGAATCTTTAGACGAAAGCTCTAACAAACGACTGGCGGATATTCGCAAATACAGGGATGAAATAGATAAGCGAACGATAGAGAAAAAAGAGCGAGACAGTTTCTTTGACAGAGAAAGGAAGCTAAGCGTTGACGTATTGTATCAAGAAAATGATTTTTTGCGCGAAATGCAATATGAGTTCATCCTTTCAAAAATCAAAACAATTGGTATCGTCGATGAAAAATTTGTCAAAATGAACGAATTACAGCAACAAGTTGATAAATATCAAATGAATTTGACAACATATCTCGAACGATTAAACAGTCGCGTGATCAAAAGTCAAGACACTGACGTGTTACAGAATTTATTAGCTACGGGACGGCTTGTTTCTGCAGATGTTGAAAACTTTTTTGATAAAAGTGGTTTGTCTGGCGTGCGACCAAAAGATTATTCGACAACTGATATCGGCATCAATACATTAACATTTATCAACACAATGTCGACTCTCTATGATAAATTGGGCGGAGATATTAATAAAGTAGGGGAAGTAATGAATGATGCATCTAATGAAGGAGTCACAGTTTCTCAAAGATCTACAGATTTGACCAGAACAAATGATGATCTTGAAATATTGAAGGATGATTTGGCAGACCTTAACATTAATATAAATGCTGCTAGCGCAAAAATTCGCGACAGCATTGATTATATCGATGTTGTCAAAAAAGGGGCGCAAAAAGTGATCGAGCGGAATTTAAATTATGTCGATGCGTTTGTCAGCAACATATTTTATGATTTAGACGGATTTACGAAATATTCTGCTACTCTCAAAAAAATCCAAAAAATTATCGGCGATAGTAAATTTACATGGGATGGATTGTCATTAGCGCTGAATTCATTCCAAAATGAAACTGATGAGATTGCAAAGTCTGGCAAAAATAAGGAATATGACGATTTTTTCGTTGGTAAACCAGAATATTCGAAAGATATCGATTTAGTCCCCGTCGTTAAGGATTTTAGCGATTATGCAAAAAATGTTAAAATCTATGGTGACAATATCCTCACAAATTTTAACGGCAAACAGCAACTGACTGTGCTACTTAATAACGCGGTTGATCTTAATGCAACGTTGGAAGGTTTAGAAGTGTTGTATAATGTTATGGTTGAAAATCCAGCAGTCAATTATAATGTTACTGTAAATATGCCAAGTAGTGTATCAAATATCATGACGAGAATTTCTGATTTTTTAGGTGATATGAATCCGACAATCACACATTTTGACAATAGTGGAATGAAAAATTTTGATAAAATCCAAACATATTTAAAATTGGATCCAGCCTTTGGAGGATCACCTGCTACGCGACTGCAAAATTATATCAAAAAAATACTACCCATCATGGGTAATTTATCTCTCTTTCCAAATATTTACAACAAAATAAACATTCCTGCTAATTTGAAAGAATTTATTGATGAATTTGCTATTCCAGAATATGAAATGATCGAGAAATATGTAAACGGAATAAACAGTCGTTATGTTGACAAATATAAAACACCAGACAATTTGGTAATAATCAATAATATGTTGAACGTTGTCCGCAGTACGATAGCCAAAATGATTCATGTGTTTAATACGAATTCTAACAAGGGAAAATGGGGACCACAAGCGTTGGCACTACAAACTGAAAAAACATTTATTGATGATAATCTGGAGACAACCATCAATTGGGGAGTGCATTTGACTGGAAATAGGGAAGCAGCTCTTGATCGAATAAAAAAAATTATCAACAATCTGGGTATCTACAAAGGAAACACTGATTTGGCTATTAATGGGCTCGAAAAAACCATCGATGCGTACACAACAAAAATTAAAAAAACATACAATTTCCCATCTGATGACTATCTACTAAATCATTTTACAGATCAAGGTAAAGTTCTCAGCGTCAGTTTGATAGAGACTTTCTATGAATATCTTTCTTCAGCATACGCTAAATTACTTGGTAATAGTTTACTAGACAAAGATTTGAGTCTCCAATATTCCAAAATCAAGAGTCTTTCAGAAAATGTTTTGAAAAACACAAAAAGTAGAGAAATAAAACTGCTTACGACTGTCGAAAACATCCCAGATATTGATGCTGACCTTAAAACGCTTCACGATGCTTATATTGATTATAAGAAGGATCCCGCGCATCTTAAGAAGCGGGGAGAAATCAATGCGCAAACAGAGAAAAATAAAATAGATAACAATACAATTGTCGCGTCAAGAAAGTTCAGAGGAGTATTTTCTAATTACAAAACTCTCGCCGTTCCTTGTTTACAATTATTGATAGATAAGGGGACGGCTAAGGCGGTTGCGGCCCTCGATTCCGAATTGAAATTCGAGCCGGGAAAAATTCGTATGATATATACATTCGAGCCGGATACAGTAACGTATAAAACAAATCCATTTGTTGGCGTGAAAATAAAAAAAGACGAATTTCTAGATATTTCAGGCGGGACGTCAACCGACTTGACTTTTGTTCTACCAAGATCGAACGATTACCCAGCAGGTAGTCCTAATATTACTTTCGCGGTCCCGTTTCAAAAAATAAAACTAATTATACCGGTTGGCACAATTTCAGAATCAAATCTACAAAACTTTATTACTACAATAAATACGATCGAAACTTGCATAACATTAATTCCTATGATCCTAAACGCTAAAAAAAGTTTGGACGGATATCGCTTTAAAGCAAAAGCGGGGACAGCAGAACCTGAAGATCCTGTTGCGACTGGCGGTAATGGAGCTGCAAGGGACGGCGTTTACAACGATAATATTGCTATCATCAAAGACGCTGCAAATTCACTTAATGATGTTAACTTTACTATCATGAACACACCCGACGTTTTTTATCTTCGAGGAATAAAAATAGATAGAATTAATATTTTTGAGGAGGTCATCAAATCTGTTAATTATGATTGGTCAGTTTCGGACACCCCTAGTGTCAAAGGATTTCGACTCAAGTTAGATAATGCATGTGTATTTCTCGCGAATTTAACCGTTTTTTACCACGCGTTTGTGATAAATTTATGTGAGAAGTGCGTTGGGATTGGATTTGTTTTGAGAAATCCAGATGATTTGATCAGAAAAACAATCAAAGATAACATAAAATTTGACATCCCAACCTATGACAAGTTGTTAAATTTAGCTGACTACAAAGATGATTTCAACGGTTTGGGAGGATCGATTCGATATATCCGCGGAGAAATGATTAAAGTGGGAAATATTATTAACAAAGAACTAGTCGCTAAACCACTTGACAACAATTTGTTAAAGGATGATAAAGTTTATCGTTATTTTTTTAGCAACAAAAAAAATCCTTCCGCCGAATATTTCAGAGTTATAATGGTGACAGATGATAAAACTACACTGGAGAATATGATAGATCTCGATAAAGTATTTGGTGCCATTGTTGAATACGTCTATGCAACAAAACCAGTATTTGATCAAATTTCTATGACAAAAGTTCATAATTTTGCTGTTGGCCAACCGTATTCTATAACTTCAGGTACGCGCGTTGATGATAATTTGATATTCTCAAATGTTTGGAATAAAATGCTCGAGAAAGATGGACCTCTTGAAAAATTTGTTAAATTATTAAGCGACGCCGATTTTAATATTTTGAAACAACAAATAAAGGATGATTTTGATAAAATAGTCAGTGGATCTTTAATAGATGGAACTAATATCAAGGGTAGTCCGAATCCCGGAAATCCCGACGTTATCATTCCTGACACGCTTAACGTTGACGGCGCAAAAATAAATGCAGATTTGTTCGACGCCAGTGAAAACATACAAAAGAGCGTATATTCTGCTTCGTTAAATCCACTTACTTCCGCTGATACACTTGGGAAATACGTTCGATCGATTATGTCATTCATTTATGCAGATACCAACTCCATCGCTGTTACCAAAGGATTTAACAAAATCAAATACGATCTTGATTATTTTAACAAACTTGCGCTTCCCTTAAAAATTCCTTATAACAAATTCAAACACAAAGAACTAAGGGACCAAATCAAAGCTCTTCAAGGAATAATTAACACTAATATCTTTTTAGAGGGAGCTAATTTAGAAGCATCATCAACAATAGAAGTTGCTCCTGGAGATCTGCTCCTTCCCAAATCAAGTTTTTTTATCTTTAAAAATCCAAACATTACGAACGAAGAGAAAAAACAATTGGATCATGCCGAAACAACTCTCGAAGCATTAACTTCTTTGTTAAAAGTAAGTGAGGACGATAATAAAAGTTTGAGTAAATTTTTAAGACAAGAAAGCGAAATCGTTAAGGATATTATCAGCACAAATGTAAATGCGCAAGAAATTGTCAAAACTGAGCGCGATAACATTGAAAACAAAATTTTGGAGTTCACTTACGTATCTTCAATTATTACCCAAGTCATGTTCAATAAATACTATGCGCAGACACCTTTTATGGAATTAGGTAAGTTGAACAAATATTTGTATAAGATTATCGAACATTATACATCGTCCCAGAAAAAGATAAAAGATAGATTGATGAACATGATGGATATGAATCAAGAATACACTATCAGAAAAAAACAAGTCGATAGTTACTTGCTTTTTCTTGGGGTTGCTGGCAAGAAGATCAAAGGTTCTACTAGTGATTCTAAATTTTATCTACGAATGGGATTTGGATTAATAGATTATTATTGGGACGTTATCCATAACATATTAGATTGTATGAATAACAAAAAGAAGATGGTATATGACGATTTTTCTGAAATAGAAAAGTATTTTTATTTGTATCATTGGATTACTATTCAGCAATGCTACAAACTGTTTGGATGGATTAGAGATGTTTACATGCCATTAAAAGCTAAGGAAGAAATTGATTCGGGTGTAAAAGTGCCAGCGAAGGAGAGGTACATTATGAAAAAGATAGAACTTGAAAGTTTGGCTGGTCCTGTCGGCCAAATTTTTTCGAAGTTCCAGGCAATACGCGAAAATTTAGATCAATATCAATCTGTTGTGATGCAAAAAGTATCGATTCATTTACGTATTAATGATTTCCCAACAGGTGTTGATAAATTTACGAGCAAACGTAACTATGCCGTCAATGACCCGGAATATATCGCCAATAAACCGAATCGCGTATTCACTAACGACGGACGTTATTTACAAGTTCATATGGACAAGGTTGAAGATCCGTCAGAATATCCAGTTGGAATTGATGAAGCATCACAAAAGAAATTTTTTGATCGTGTCCATGATCGGATGACAAAGAAAGATGGAGATGGAAAAATGGGAATCAAATTTAAGAGAATATATGACAGCGAAAAATTTCCGGATGCGTCTGTCATCAGTAACTATATGTCACTTGCATCGAATATTATGCAAGGAAATGGTACTATGTTAATGACATATGGTTACAGTGGTACGGGGAAATCGTTTACGATGTTCGGTAAAAGTACTGGCGGCGATAATATTCAAGGAATATTGCAATCGACATTACAATCTTTTTCGAACAAAATTTATTTTCGAACATATGAAATTTATGGATTAGGAACACGTTTTAATTCATATTGGAATCCGCAAAACTGTGCCACCGGAGACTGTCCAACTATTTCCTGCGACATTGGCGATTATGTTTATCAAATGGTAATACATCATAAACTAAAATTAGCAGGAAAAGAGATCGAAGATGAAGGATCTGTACCGATTTTGAACCAGCATGATATGTTAGCGTATATTATGGAAATGGTCAAGCCCGAAAAAACAGTTCATCCAATGCAAACAGATATGCGACGAGGATATATCGACGCTCCTGATGTTGCTCCTGATCCCGTCAAATTGAATAATAACAGAAACGCCGAATTTACAAATCTATTGAATCCCGGTGATCAAAAATTTAAAGATTCTGTCTTTCTGCAAATATCCAAAGATCAATTCGAAAAATTTGATCAAATCGTGAAAAAAATAGATGCGCAGCGGAAGAAAGGAGTGACAAATAAATATATGGATGAACAAACGTTTCATCAAATAAAATCAACACTCAATAATCCTGAATCGTCGAGATCTATTTTAGTATATGAATTTCAAATCGAGGTCAAGATCGGCGATAAGTTTGTGTTTGTCCCGTTTATTATTTATGATTTACCTGGGAAGGAAGAACTCGTTAAAACGTACATAGGTGATGATAAAATTGATAAAGCAAAATATGATGAACGGACCAAAGAGCCGAAAGACGAAGGGGTTACTCCAGCTGTATTTATAGATTTTCCAGAAGATACTAAAATTGGTACCGGAATTGATGCCAAATTGATCAAAGATAAAAAAATTACGTTAGCGATGAATCCATATTTAATTCCAGCATACGTTAGTAACACAATCCTTGATAAAATAATCGCCAGTTTATCAGCACTGGATAAGAAACTTGATCCTGATTGGTTAGCGCATTTTTTTACAAAGAAAGTTTTAGACAACAATGAATTCGTAAACACTCATCTTGTTAAAGTAAGTCGTGCTTTTGCTACTAATAATATGGATATTGCAACGATGTTCAAGGCTACAAAAGTAATAAATTTCGAGACCTATTTTGATCAAAATAATCTCGATCCGGCCATATTGGATATAACTGACCGAGCAAGTCTCATTTTCAATATCGGATTGGTTGAATATATGTCAGAAAATGACGCAACTGTAAGACAAAAAGTTCTCAAACGCTACTTTTTGATGTTGCTCATATGGAAATTGATGCAATACAAAGCCATTGATATTATCGTTCTCATAATTGAAGCAGCTGCTGATGAACCAGATTCATGGAAAAAAGAAAACATTCATGCTTTTTTCGAAGCCTTATACATAAATGAAAACGTTGTTGGGTTAATTCAATATTTAATTTCGCAAGTCATGAACAAACCTGATGCGCCGTTCAAACAGCAAGTACCTGGATCGATCATAAAAGCCGGTTGTAACAGTTCATGTTTAGAAATTTCAAAATATTTATTGATTAATACCATATTCAGACAACTATTGTTTCAAAAAAATACAGGTGGTAAGTTTACGTATTCTTATCTTACCGGTCTTTCGGTAGATCAAAAATTATTAGATTTGGGGGATAAAAGTAATTACCAAAAGGATAAGATAAGTAAATTTATTGATGATTATTCCGTATCTCCCGTCTTTATGAAACCGGACGGTAAATATGATGTTTATACGACTGCTGGCCCTGGAAATGGTAAAGAAGTGGATCCTTTGTTAGAATTTTATCGGTCATATATCTATCTTGACAGTTTAGCATATGATGGAAACAAAATATTTAGAGATGGTAACAAAACCGTAGGATGTGACCCATCGAGAATAAAAAACGCTGGGGGGATAACGGATAAAATAGAATGGATAGTTGATCCTAACGAAGGTATCGATAAACCAAAACTGTCTCTTGAAGGTAATAGACCACTTTTACAAGACTTTCTAGAACCATACAAAGAAAAAATAAGATATTACTATCTTTTCTATTTGGTCACCAATAATGATCCAACAAAAAAAGGAAAAGAACAAATCAATTTACTCAATAATAGTTACGATTTTATCAATATTCTCAATTCTGCGGATACAGACGCTTGTTCAAATTAATAATTAACCATTATCGTAAATGTTTAATTATTAAAAATATAATGTAACCAAATAATATAATGAAAACAAAATATGCATTCATTGTAAAACAAGTAGGGGGGGCAAATGGATTGACTCGTATTTTTACAGAGTCACAAAAAAATTTTAAAGACGAAGTTTTTGATCCAGTTACATATCCTACAGAAGACATATATCCCGACAGTCACTACAATACCGATTATATTTTGAATCAATTTGCATCATTTGTTCAAAAGATGTCAGAAAATGCATCCATATGGGATAATCGAAATTTTGTAACTTTTGTAGATAGGCTAGAGAAACTCAAGAGCAAAGTCGAAAACGCCCGAACTATGGATCCGATTCCCAATCCGTACGAATATGTTGGTGTCGATCCCAGTGACGAATTATATCAACATGGGATGGACAACAAACACGGCGGAATTTATGAAAATAGAAAATATTTGGCTAGACCAACAAATCTTCAGTTTTATGAATACTGGAAGATCGGGAGTAATGTCCCGCATTCCGTGCGAATAATCAACAACTGGCCAATAATTTTTCCTGTCTGGTCAAATGGACAATTCAATAGTCCGCCTGCTTTTATCCTGCCACCACGAGGACCTGCAGATAAAGTATCATATGGAGCCCGCCAAACATTCGAAATCGATTTACCTCCTTCTACCAAATATTACGATTTTTATTTTCAACCGTTCAAAAATGACAGCTCGGGATCAAATGTTCCCGAAAAGTTAGCGGAAGAAATAGATCAACTCAACAATTTATATTTTATTATCATACGAAGCTTAGTTGCTCAAGATCGTAACGAAGAAATTATTGACACGAACACGAAGATAACAAAATCATTTGTAAAGGTAAATTCCGAAATAGCAATGAGCCAATATACTGATAAATATAACGCTCTTGAAGCTATTGTCGTAAACATATTCGAAGCGATTAAACATAGTAAGCAAAGTGTCATGACAAAAATTAATATTTTGGATAGCGTACCTGATATTGCAAAGTATTATGCAAATTTACGATTCAGCAATTCAGATATTGCAGATGCTGTCAAAACTCCGACTGACATGATTGATTTTATTTCGCAGACAGATTTCGATAAAAAGATCAAGAAAAAAGTTGCAGAAATCTCTAAACCATCATTAGACATAATTAATTCAGCATTACATTTGAAAAAATATGTTCCGCGCGTTACGAGTACTCGTGGATCTTTTGGCGAAAACATTGCAGAATTATATAATTATATTGGTAAGGCAAAGACTCTTCCGGCGACAGATTTCGTCAATAATATGTTTGTTACCAAGATTCAGACTGATAACGTTGGAAAAATAATTGCAAAATTTTGGAATAACGATGACATGTCAGAAAGAGGCCGAGATATTATGATTAAAACTAGAGATCATGCGAGACTCATAAGCGGAGATCCTGATTTTAATAGAGGCCTATTATCCGGAAAAGCCAGGATGCAAAATTACAGAAATAAATATCCATACAAGAACAATCTGATCGGTGGTTCTAATAAATATGGATTTGCGAAAAAAAAGAGTCTTGCATATGTGTCACAGACTGGCGGTTTTTATATATCCTATGACGATATATTTAATGACTCCAAACAGCGAAGGACAAAGGTTGAACAAGGAGCTGCAAGGATAAGCGGGCTCGCAGAACAAATAAACAAACCTAAAATAGAGACAAATTTGGATGTTCTGTATCAAAATAACGATTTTTTAGCTAATGCGCTAAATAATCACGTTTTTCATAGGATGTTTGTCGCCGAAAACGCGAACGTGCAATCTTCATTGGGCGATAAACTGATAAATCTTATTGACGAATTTCAAAATGATCTATCGAAATTATTTGGCGTCATGAACGATCGAGTTAAAACTGTCGCCAATAACAAAGTACTGCATGATTTGTTCGCAAGTGGTTCTGTTAAATTAAATGATTTTATAGATTTTTTTAAAGAAAGTGGTATCACAAGTGTAACTCCAGTCCGATATCCATATGATTACGGAATGGATAATATGTATCTTATTAATTTGATTACGGATATGAAAAATCAATCGGTTGATATGGATGTCATTGCATCTATCATGAAAAAGTTATCTACAAAGGGCATATCTGACATTGACAGAAGCAAAAAAATCACTGAACTTTCCGATGATTTGCATGTATTGAATGACAAATTGCAAGATTTACGAAACAACATGATATCTGTCAAAGGCTCCCTCAATCATAACGTTAGTGATCTGCAGCAAAACAAATCGTACACGAATAAGGTAATCGTAAAAAATTTCGATTCTCTTACCTCAAATATTGATTTTATACTTGGTGATATAAATGATTTCGAATCTATCTCAGATTTATTGATTGAATTTCAAAAACTTGATGCATCAACAACAAATTCGTGGGAGAAGAACAAACAATTGCTACGTGTTTTGAATGATAAAATTAAAGCAGCTACACCTGTTAAAGATAAATTGGATGCATATGTAGCTCTACCACCCGATCCTAAGATTTACAAAGAAACAGATTTAGGCAGTTACGTTCTTAAATACAATAATTTGATCGATAACGTTATTATGTATCAAAATAATTTAGGAATAAACTATGAAACTGACAAATCGATCCTGAAAATGGATAAGGAGTTGGCAGACTTGGGGGCATCAGTTGAAAAATTAAAGATCTTGTCGTTGATCATTTTTGGTGACAAAATTAATTGGGGTGGAGTGTTAATAAAATCAGATGTTGGTCATGCAATAGATACTGCAAACACGGTGCAGATAATTGATAATATCCGGGAAATGGTTAAAAATCTTACTGTGGATAATGATTTATCATTTGACAAGCTACCCATAAGATTTGATATGACAAGGGGAAAAAAATTGACAAAGAAAGAGATGTTTTATGATATTTTGACAGTAATGGGTAATCTTTTTTTGTTCCCAGAACTACTAGAGGAAATAGATATTCCACATGACATGCGACTTATTATTGATACATATGCGTATCCGACAGATATATGGCCAATTTTTATGAATAATATTTTACATTTGGTAGATAATGATAAGTTGATCGATAAGAATGTTGAACAGCGTTTTAATAAATTATTTAACATTTTTAAAGGTGTTATAAATGAACATGATGGTGTGACAAATGAACATGATAAGCGCGTTAGTGAACTAAATGCTTTTCCTGAATATGTTAGTTGGGATGATCCAATTATAGAAAATATGTATGACAAATTATTCTATTATGCTTCGATGGGGCCAGAAAGTAAAATTACTGATACTGTTCTTAATAATATCGATCTGACTAGTCTCCAAAAAATGCGTAATTTGCAGACACAATCGGATATTAGCGATTATATTGTGGGTCAGCGTAACATAATTATCATTAGTTTACTTTCATTGTTATCCAGTTCGTTATCGTCAGTCTATACTAAATTGATGATCGCTAGTGTAGGTAAGGCGGATAATGTTGCAATTAAAGAATTATCAAATAAAATAGCAAAAGATCATGTCAGACTGGAGAGATTAGAAATAATGAATAAATACTCAAAAAGAGTTTTTAGATCTAATTACATGCGAGAATACATAATAAACATTGATACATATTTGAATAGTCCCTTACATTCAATACCAATTCCGACTCCAGCTAATCTTATTGATATATCTAATTTAGACAACAATATGATCACAATGACAATGGACATCAAAAATAAATTCGGAGTTTTCAAAAAACAAACGTTGTCATATTTAAATCTAATCATGAGCGAAAATGATACGGGACTGCCACCATGTATTGCAGATAACGCTGATTTTACGATAATTTTTAAGACCAATATGTTACACAATTTATATTCATTAAGGTGGGAAAAACTGGGAGGAGGAATTAAAACGGTTGCAAAAGGCGTGAATGATATCGTAAAATCAAGAAGGATAGATTTTGCGTCTGTTCCAAATCACATCAAGAAAAAAATATACAATGAAAAAATAGAAATTTATCCAGTTGGCAACAAAATAACTGACGATATCGTTCAACAGTACGTTTCATATGTTAACACCATTGATCTTGCCCTAACAATTCTTCCATTAATTTTGCAAGCTAAAACAATAATAGAAAAATATGATTACACAACGCTCGGCGCTGTTAGATGGGCTAAAAATGCACAATTATTAAAAGAAGTTTTGATGTTGTTGTCAGATATCGACAGAACTATTCGATTTGAGAAAGATGTCTTGTTGATAAGAGAGATTCTAGCTCCAGAATTTGATTTTTATGATAAAACATCAGCAATACTAAATTTCCCATTTAGCAAAGCAAATATCTTAGATGCATTCGAGGATTTGACAAATATGATATCTATGTACCATTCTTACATTATCAATTTGATAAAAATATTGGGGTTGCGGGAAGGAGTAATACGTATTCGAGAAATCACATCGAAATGCGTTGATCCTAATAACATCGACAAACGTAATAAGTTATTAAACTTGTCTGATTTCGTTAACCCTATCAATAATTTAGAAAAATATGTTACAAACATACTAAATGATAATCAAAACATTGTAACAACGGCACAACGAACATATGACGATCATAAATTGGATGACGCGACTTTGCTTGATTTGGAAAATGATTATTTTTACAGCAATGGGAATAAAAAGACAGCCAAAGATTTTCGATATTTTGTTTTAACGAAAAATAAGGAGATCTTGGATAAATTTATTGAACTGGACAAAACTTATGACCAATTATTTGATTATCATGTTAAAACCAAAGATTTTTTAAGTCCCATTTTGCTAAAACAAATTATTGATAAATCGGTTGCGGGATATGGAGTAGTATTAGATAAAAGCGACAACGATTTGCGAAGGTTATTTACAGGGATGGTTGATGATATGACTGGACCGGGGGGGATATTTTTTTTGTCGCCAGGAATTCTTCAGCCAGCAGATTTACGGTCCGCATTGACGAGTGACCTGGAAAAAATTATTATTGGTAAGAAGTTTCCGGTTATTGGCGGTGTTTCAATTTATTCTCCAGCGTATCCCCCTTCTTCAACGTATATTGTCATAGATAATAATGGAGTGATAGATAAGGTAAAGATAATAAATGCGATTGATATTAGTTCTGGATCTCCATTTTTTTGGGAAGAATCTATCAAAGGAATTGCGTTTGCCCTCAATTATAATTTTACAGATTCAATAGCTTATTACAAACAATTAGCTAGAGCAATTTTGTCATATATGTATGCCTCTATAAATCGTAACAAAGAATTCGAACGTGCGTATGTCCCTTTTTATTCCAAAATAAAAACGCTAACTGACGGCTTGCCGCATCAAAAATTTCTCGAAGAATTTCGCCCATTAGTCGACAGGATAACCAACGAAAATACATACATTCAAAATACTGCCGTTCTCATTCCAATAATTACAATTCCTATGCCTGGTACAATAATTCCTGATACACAAATTGATATTTACAAATACAACGATGCTGAATTATCGACTAATCCATCGATTTCGTCACATCTTAAATTAGCAGAATCAGCTTTCAAAAATTTAGTGGACATCGTTGACACTAAAAAAATGAATGATTTATTAAAAAACGAAAAGATTGTAGGGAATTTGATAATATCAAACAAAAGTACGTTACAGATGATATTAAATAAACAGGATAACATTATGGAAGAAAACAGTGCAAAATTCGAAGAAGTCGTTAATGTTATTCGACAAGTAATGTTTAATTCGTATTACAAAGCTACAGATTTTGTTCCATTAAGTACATTAACGATGTTTCTTGGCAAAATGACCGAATATTATACACGATCTCGAAAGAATTTGGATAATAATTTGAAAAATATGATAGATATGCATGAAGAGTTTGCGTCTTTTAAAAAACAAGAAACGAATTATTTATTGTTTTTAGCTGGTTTGGATCAAAAAATTAATAGTTCAGAATATGATCCTAAGATATATTTGCGCATTGGATTTGGCTTGATCGGTTATTACAACGATATTATCAACGGAATTATTGCGTGTGTAGAAAAGAAATCTGTGGATGAAATGACAGAAATAGAAAAGTATTTATTTGATTATCATTGGATACCCTTAATGCGCTGCCGTACGCTATTTAATTGGTTGATAAATACGTACGCGCAAGAGGAAATGACATCGGAAGTTGCAAAATTAGGCAGAGGGGAGACAATTGATCATATATTTATGTCCAAAAAAATAGAATTGAATAGCGTTTCGGGTGCGATTAAACAGATTTTTACAGAATTTAATGCTATTCGACAATACATTGATCAATATCATGCAACTTTGATTCCTACTCTTTCGATTCATATGCGAATAAACGATTACGAAACAAAAAGTGGGGGCGCAATTACTAATTATAGCCCATTTGATCCGGCATATGTGGCAAATCGTGATAATCGCGTGTTTAGTGGTCATGGTAATCGATTGCATGTTAATTTTGACAAAGTTAAAGATGATCAATATCCTGGCGGGATAAATTCTGTTGATGCAGAGATGCAATTTAATTTTGTCAACAATGAAATGAAACATAGCGATAACGTACCAAAAGAAAACTATGGTGTTCTATTCAATAAGATATATGATAGTGAAAATTTCCCAGATCCGGCTATTATTTCAAATTATATGTCTTTGGCGACGAAGATATTGCAAGGGGAAGGGACTATGTTAATGACTTATGGATACAGTGGGGCAGGTAAAACCTTTCCATTATTTGGCAACAGTGAACGTAACGAACAAGGGATATTGCAAGCTACATTACAATCTTTCCATAAGAGAATATATTTTCGTGCATATGAAATTTATGGATTGGGAACTAGATTTAATTCTTATTGGAACAGACAACATTGCTCGAACAATGCTGGTTGTCCGTTTATTACATGCGAGATAGGGGAATACATTTACCATATGATCATACATCATCATCTTGAGAAAAATAATGATGATATTGTTCTCAAAAATTCTATTCAAATAGAAAATCAGCATGATATGTTAGCGTACATAATGGAAATGGTCGATCCCACAAAAAATACGTTCAAGTTTCAAACTGGGATGACGGCTAAGAACGCAGGTCCAAATCTCTTCAGTGCTGTGGATCATACAGGACAAGTGACCATACCTTTATTCGTTGAGATTGGCGAGAAACAAATCAATAATTTTGATAAAATGGTCCAAAAAATAAATGAGTCGAGGATCAATGGCATTACAAATCAATATCTGGATAGACAAACTTTTCATCAAATAAAAGCTACCAGCAATAATCCAGAATCATCTCGATCTGTCATGGTATATGAATTTCAAATTGAAGTAAACATGGGTGATAAAAATATTTTTGTTCCATTTATCATTTATGACATGCCAGGGAAAGAAGATTTAGTAAAGACATATGTTACACCTAACAGAGACGATATAAGCATCAAGACAGCAATAAATGATCATCCCAACAAAAACATTAAGCATGCTATTTTCAAGGATTTAGCCGATGATGATAATTATAATGCTGATTTTGGTGATCTGATTAAGGATCATAAGATCTCATTAATTATGAATCCATATTTGATTCCAACATATTGTAGTTCTGTCCAGATATTTAACATAGTTAAATATCTAAAAAGTTTAGATACGGTCATTTCGAATGGTTGGCGTAGTACATTTTTTGCACAATTATTTAAACTTGATGCGATTTTTTATGGCGTACAAATTGATTCATCTGATAAAGTATTGCGGACTAACGCTGATGTAACTATTGGAAGTACACCGACACAATCAACGTTGTCTACGTTTGAAATTTTTAATTCGATAATTATTACTTTTACAGATTTTTTTGACGAAAGCAAGATAAATTTTCAAGGCAGTTTTCCCAATAAAGGAGCAATGACTTCTGCAGACCCTCTTTTTAACAAAAACATAAAGGAAAATTTGGGAATATTAGAATCTCAGCCAGGGGCTACCTTAACGGCAAGCACAGTCGCGATCAAAAGATATTTACTGACATTACTCATATGGGAGTTGATGCAGTATAGAGCATTGGATATTATTGCGCGAATAATAGAATTGTCTGTTGACGGTAATTCTGATAATGGATGGGAAACTGAGAATATTCATGCGGCATTTGAAGGATTTTACATAAACGAGACTGTAAATGGATTGATTAATTTTTTGACAATTAAAGTTCTCAATAGACCAAGTCCTTATGAAAGTCAGGTTGATGGATCATTAATCGCGCCAACCAGTTTTATGCGAGAAATTTCGAGTACAATACCTATACAAAATTATTATTGTTATATCCGGAATTTATATGATGCAGATAAAACTTCAAAATTTACACTCAAAGATGATCCGATTAAATTGGTCGCTAATCCAAATTTAACAAAAAAAATAGAGAATAATGCGAAAAGAATAGAAATAGAAAATTTTGTTGCAAAATATCATTCATTAGTTGGTATGCAAAATGATAGTTCAATTGATATATTTGATAAAACAGTTACAAAATTATTGAGCGCATTTCGATCAGCTATTTACTATGATAGTTTTTTGTATGATAGCAACAAAATTTTTAGAAATAATCAAGGTGGTGTTGTTGTATGTACGGGATCGATAGGAGAGATTATTGATGTTGATAGCAAACTAAAATACATCGATCCTACGATTTATGATTCAGGGGCAACGCCATCGACCGTTCAGGGAAACGAGGATCCTGCGACACCTGCGATACTCGATGAAACAAATAGGCCACTAATACAAGACTTTTTGGAACCCTACAAACAAAAAGTAACATGTTGGCATTTATTTTACGTTATCACGAACAATGATCCTGAAAAGAAAGGAACCGCACAAATTGAGATGCTCGAGAACAGCATGAAATTTATTAACATTTTGAATTCATTATCAACTAGCACATGTACTATCTAGCGATTTGGTTTTTTGTATTGCGAATCTCTATCGATAAACCTTCGATAGCTTTGATGATATTTATCTGATGTTCTAAAATTCTGCCCATTTCTTTGCTAACATCAAGAATATGGGTCTCTAAAGCTGTTATTCTATTTTCTAAATTGTTGATGCGTAAGTTTTCAGATTCTTTATGTGACGATGAAAAGCCTTCATCGTGGATGGATGGGAGAATGCTTGTCTCTGTTGCCATTGGAGATGAGACGGATTTGATTTCGGATGCAAATATATTATCTGTAGCTAGAGATTCAGATTGGTCGCTTAATTTTGGCGGAGAACGAGGGATACTTTTGGCGTACAATTTGTGTTTTAGAGGATCTGATGTGGATTCTAATTCTGTAGCAAAAGAGACATCATGTTGTGCCGGAGATGTTATAATTTCACCGAACTTATCTTTGGTACCAGAATATGTTTTATTGAAGGATAATTGTGTCTTATCTTTTTTAGAATGTTTTCTGCTCATTTATATGTTATTCGATGATAATTTTAAAATGTTAGGAACTTAATTATTTTTATGAAAAATGATTAAGTGATAAAATGTTGTAATATTCAAAGTTTACCGGTACAAATCTCTTGGCATTACATTGAATGGACCAATATTTGTACGTTCAAATTCTGTCTGCATAAATCTCTTGGCATTACATTGAATAGACCAATATTTGTATGTTCAAATTCTTGTCAATACAAATCTTCATAAATCTCGTGGCGTTGCATCGAACGGACAAATATTTGCACATTCAAAGTCTTGTCAATGTAAATCTACCGACATCGTATTGAATAGACAAATATTTGCACATTCAAAGTCTTGTTAATACAAATCTCTTGATATCACATTGAACGGATTATCATGTCAACGCAAATCTTTATGAATCTCTTGACGTCGCATTGAATAGATCAATATTTTGCACATTCGACGTATTGTCAACGGAAATCTTCATAAATCCCTTGACATCTCATTGAATGGATTAATATTTTGCATATTCAAAGTCTTGTCGATGCAAATCTTCACAAATCCTTGACATCACATTGAACGGATCAATATTGGGCATTCAAGTCTCGTCGATACAAATCTCTTGTCATCATCTTGAGTAAATAAATAATCGAGCACGTAATATTCTGTTGACGCTGATCCATTGTAATTACAATCTTTGGCAACTTTGCACGCGTCTTCGGTAGATCATTGAATCCATATGCAAATCTCCAGCCAATTACAATCCTTGGCGGCAACTTTGCATATAATTTCAACGATCAATTGAATTGTCATGCAATTCTCCAGCTAATTATGATCCTTGGCAGCAATGTTGCATGTGACTTTAATAGATCATTGAATCTACCTGCAAATCTCTAGCCAATTACAATCCTTGGCATCAATGTTGCATGTAACTTTAATAGATCATTGAATCTACCTGCAAATCTCCAGCCAAATACAATTCTTGGCAGCAACTTTGCATCTAACTTCAATAAATCATTGAATCCATATGCAAATCTCCAGCCAATTATAATCCTTGGTAGCAATATTGCGTATAACTTCAATGATCAATTAAATTGTCATGCAAATCTCCAGCCAATCACAATTCTTGGCGGCAACTTTGCATGTAACTTCAATAGATCATTGAGTTCGTATACAAATCTCCAGCTAATCATAATCCTTGGCAGCAATATTGCATGTAACTTTAATAGATCATTGAATCCATATGCAAATCTCCAGCCAATTACACTCATTGAATTCGCATGCAAATCTCCCACCAAATACAATTCTTGGCAGCAACTTTGCATATAACTTCAATGATCATCGAATTGCCATGCAAATCTCTAGCCAATTACAATCCTTGGCAGCAATGTTGCATGTAACTTTAATAGATCATTGAATTCGCATGCAAATCTCTAGCCAATTACAATCCTTGGCAGCAATGTTACATGTAACTTTAATAGATCATTGAATCTACCTGCAAATCTCCCACCAAATACAATTCTTGGCAGCAACTTTGCATATAACTTCAATGATCATTGAATTGCCATGCAAATCTCTAGCCAATTATAATCCTTGGCAGCAATGTTGCATGTAACTTTATTAGATCATTGAATCTACCTGCAAATCTCCCGCCAATTACAATCCTTGGCAGCAATATTGCATATAACTTCAATGATCATGCAAATCTCTAGCCAATTACAATCCTTGGCAGCAATATTGCGTGCAACTTCAATAGATCATTGAATCTACCTGCAAATCTACCGCCAAATATAATTCTTGGCAGCAACTTTGCATCTAACTTCAATGATCATTGAATTGTCATGCAAATCTCTAGCCAATTACAATCCTTGGCAGCAATGTTGCATGTAACTTTGATAGATCATTGAGATCTACCTGCAAATCTCCCGCCAAATACAATTCTTGGCAGCAACTTTGCATCTAACTTAAATGATCATTGAATTGTCATGCAAATCTCCCGCCAAATACAATTCTTGGCAGCAATATTGCGTGCAACTTCAATAGATCATTGAATTCGCATGCAAATCTCTAGCCAATTACAATCCTTGACAGCAATATTGCGTATAACTTCAATGATCAATTAAATTTTCATGCAAATCTCCAGCCAATTATAATCCTTGGCAGCAATATTGAACGCAACTTCAATAGATCATTGAATCCGTATGCAAATCTCTAGTCAATTACAATTATTGGCAGCAACATTGCATATAACTTCAGTGGATCATTGAATCGGCATGCAATTCTCCAGCCAATTATAATCATTGGTAGCAATATTGCATGCGATTTCAATAGATCATTGAATCTCCAGCCAAATACAATCCTTGACAGTAACTTCAACAGACGATCGAATCTACATACAAATCTCCGATCCTTAACAACAATATTCAGACAAAGTATCATCATTAAAATGGGATATGGTACGGTACAAATATAAAATTGACTTTAATATTACAATATATAATTTAACCTATTCTAACTAATAATAAATATGGAATATGCCAATTTATTTATCAATCAAGAAACGTTCGATGTTGAAAATATACGATATATTAAACCAATTTCGTTTCCCGAAGGTTCTCGAGATATGGGTATTTACTATGCAACCCCATCTAAAAAAGGAGGAAAGGAGAGAAAACAAAAAATAATAGTTGAAACTCCTAAAATGTATGTTCCGTGCGCGTATAAGGAGTTTATTCATGATTCTGGTAAAAAATATTACAAGATGTGTTTGTCTTTCAGTACTTTGACAAATTTATACAATGAAGAAGAAATCCAAAAGTTCTATGACTTTGCAAAAAAAATAGATCAGAATAACATAGATATCGTTGATAATTATAAAAAAAAATGGAAACTGTCACCCAATTTGGTTTATCGACCAACTGTTAAAAATATAACTGAAAATTTTCCGGATGTTATGGATTTAAATTTACCCCACAACGAGACGGACGGATTTTTGTTTCACGTTTACAACGAAAAGGCAGAAAAATCAAGTTTAGATATAGTTACAAAACAATGTATCGTATCCTGTATTCTTGAACTCACTGATTTGACGTTCACAAAAAAGGCGTATCGTGCGAATTGGAAAGTTTTGCAGATCAGAAAATCTAAAAATTATTCACCTATCCAAGAATATTTCATGTCAGGATGTTTCATATGTGATAAAGATGATCCAGATGATGTAGCTTATGACAATATGATGATCGAATACAAGAAAAAGATGGATAAAAAAAATCAGCGACTTGCGATTACAGCAGCATTAACATCACCTGATCCGATGACAAATATGATGCCAATGATGCAAATGATGCAACAAATGATGGCGGGACAACCGCAAGCAATGCCAACTGCCATGCAACGTGGCGGACCACCGCCACCACCGCCGCCACCAATGAGTAAAAGCAAACCTGCCGCCCCATTACCACCGCCACCAAAAAAAACTAATCCAACTGGTACCATCTTCAGTCCACCATCTGAAACTGAATTACTAAATGCCAAAAAAATCTTGCGCTCCGTTCCACCTATTGAAAAAAAAGAATTTAAGTCAATATACAGCGAAAGTAAAGCAGAAGCTATCGATTCTGATGATAAACATAAATCTGAAGATAACAAAAAAGTTGAAGATAAAGTCAAGTCAGATGGGAAACCGGTTAAAAAAGTTGAAGATAAAGTCAAACCAAACAAAAAAGCTGAAGATAAATCCGAATCAGACGAAGAACCGAGTAAAAAAGACAAAATCAAGTCAAACGAAAAAACAAACAAAAAAGCTGAAGATAAATCCGAATCAAATGAAGAACCGAGTAAAAAAGGCAAAGTCAAGTCAGATGAAGAACCGAGTAAAAAAGGCAAAGTCAAGTCAGATCAAAAACAAAACAAAAAAGTTGAAGATGAAACGTCGAATAAAAAAACGAACAAATCGAAAGCGGATGAAAAGTCGAATAAAAGGACAGATAAAACCAAATTAAAATAATTCATAAATATTTGATCAAATATTTATAAATCGGTATATTTGTTACAACCAGCAGCATGACGTAACGTGTAAATTAATTTTTTCTTCCAATCGTTCCCAGTTGCCTTTTCGGACATAAGATAAACATCACCATGATGTAATTCTAATCTTAAATTTTTCCCGACAGCTTGACTATTATGATACCATTGGTAATGCAACGATAACGTTTCGCCTAAACGAACACCTATTACTATCACTCTTTCGCTATCACCATGATATCCAATCCCACATTTATTGACATCATAATAATAATTTCCTTCTGCTTGCAATTCAGCAGCTTTATCGGGTATATATTTTTTAAAATTATTTCGCAAATACTTAGTCAATGGAACATCATCAAATGCAACGATCCTCCCCTTACCATCTTCATAATCTGGTTCCTGAGCAACATCGCTAAAACATAGATTGTGTCTTGCATGTTTGTTGACAACTCTGCCATACATGAAAGCCTTTTTATCGTGATCAAGTTCATCTTGTTCTGTAAACAAGTCATCTCTGTCACCTTTGTTGCCCAAAATACAATCTACACCGTTTCTGATTATTAATATATATGCATTATCTGCATCAACATCTGCTGGCAAAAGTTTATTCAGCTTCACTAAAGTAGACTTATAACCAGCTACTTCAAAGTTATGTTTCGTAGCCTTCAAATCTTGCAATGTAAAACCATGATTGGCGATATCACCTATCATTTGCATTCCTTTATGATTTTCTGCTCTATCACAAAAGGTTAACGTAAAAGTTTTATTGGAATATGACATATGATAATTTTAATACTAAAATTGTTTTTTAAATAGAATTTTAAAAAACAATTTTTTTTAAATGTCGGCAGCCATCGACATAGGCTCTAATGGAGAGATATTGTTACCCATAATATCTGCAAGATCAGACATATTAGCCCATTCTAGTCCTTTGCGCGTTACTTTAATAATTTGCATCGCAAATCTTCCTTTGATATATATCAGCGTAAGATATCCTAGTTTAGTCAAGTTTTCGCCTAATTCTTTCCACCAATTAACTGACCGATGTTTCCCTGCGCCATAATGATCACTCTTGGTCATTATCTTAGTAATATTTTTATTTTGAGATCCGCGCAATATATTGATGTACATACTCAAACCAAAATTCTTAGTTGTATTTGTGATAGATTCTATGAGATCAATTAACATCTTTGCTTCTTTTTGCACATTCTGAGTTGTCTTAGTAATTTCTACTTTCTTGCACGTTCCGCAACAATTATCACAAAAATTGCATTTATCTGGCGTCTTTTCATCAAAATATTCTAACAATAATTTTCGTCGACATTGGGATGTTGACGTATATCGTTTCATGCAATCTAATAATCTCAATTGTTGACGTTGATATTCAGGATCTTGATTATTACCGTTAATAATGAAATTTTTTTGGATCACGAAATCTTTGGTACTATAAAATGTATAACAGTGTGCTTCTTTACCATCTCTACCTGCTCTACCAATTTCTTGATAATACCCTTCTATATTTTTCGGCGAACCGTAATGAATAACAGCCCTAACATCTGATTTATTGATACCCATTCCAAATGCAATGGTAGCTACGACGCAATTTATTTTGCCATTGATAAATTTTTTATGTGTTTTATATCTTTCATCAGCCCCTAATCCGGCATGATACATTCCACATTTAATTCCATTAGTAGTTAATACATCTGTGATTCGCATAGTATCCTTCTTAGTAACACAATAAATAATGATAGCTTCATTGAGATGTTTTTGAATAATCGGTAATATGTCTTGTGATATTTTGGTCTTAGGTTGTATTTCCAAGAACAAATTCGGTCGATCAAATGAAGTTGATATGATTCGCTCCACATTCATGTTCAAGACCTTACAAATATCTTTACCTACAACAGATGTTGCTGTAGCAGTTACAGCCAATATCGGTGTATTTGGTAAACATGCCTTTAAAAAAGTAAGTTCTCGATATGACTTTCTAAAATCAAAACCATATGAACTGATACAGTGTGCTTCGTCGATAGCTATCAACGAAATACCTTTAACATCAGATAATTTTTGAATAAAATCATGCATCTTGGTGATAGCTTCGGGAGTAATATATACAAACTGATACTTACCTTGTAAAATATCAGCCCGCATTTGATTCCGATCTGGAACGGATGAATTGTAGCAACACGATGTAATACCCATTTTTTCTAAAATCATTTGTTGATCATCCATCAAAGATATCAAGGGTGATATAATGATGGCAGGAAGTTGTTTGTATAAAGCTGGCATTTGATAAGTAAGACTTTTACCATAGCCCGTGGGTAAAATAGCGCACACATCTTCACTATTGATTATCTTATTAATTATTTCATACTGACTCGGTTTAAAATTATCATAACCGTAATGATGTTTCAGCAATTTTATTAATTTTTTATGTCTTGACGTTTTGGCCTTTGATTGTTCGTAAGAATCCATTATTTGGGACAATAACACGGTATGTTTATATTAGCAACATTATAGTTATATAGAGTTAATTAATCATTTTTTATTTTGCAATAAATATCTCGTTTAACAATAAATGATGATTAAATATCTTATCATTACAATTATCTTGTTTATAATCGGTTGGCAAATATTTGGCGCAGATTTGAAAAGAATGAAGATTATGGACGTCCCATATTCTGTAAAATGTTATTTTGGTGAAGAAGGATGTGAAAAAGGTGATATTGATGGGGAGACCATATGTCGTGGATTATTTTTTTTCGTGATTGGATTAATAATTCCAGACAAATATATTTACGCTATCATATTTATCAGTTTAATGCTCATCATAGAACCCTTGCTAGGATATAATCCAAAATTTATCATAAATCCATTGATTAGTATAACTGGATATATGTTAGGATCTGTACTAAGTAAATAAATATATAATTTGCAAATTATATATTTATCTTCTGCCTCTATTTCTAGTTCCGCCTCTTGTAATAAATCCACCTCTTTCACGTTCTCGAGGATATGATTGCTTACTATTATTGAGTTTAGCGATGATGCCTGGTTCATTAAATTTATTTTTAGTGTTGTATGCGAAATAATCCAACGATTCATTCTGAATTTTTTCGATCAAAATATCGGGTAAGACATTAACAAATTGATCTCTTGTTCTATTCTGTTTACCATCCCATATTTTAATATAAGTAAAATCGGCAGTGTTGGCGACCGTAGTATCGAGATCTTGATTTTTATTGTTTTCTGGAATATATGACACAGTGATACCATTAATAACACTCATATCATTTGTCAACGTTTCACCTAGCATGTACATCACAAAAGTTGACCAAACGTCATAACCATTTTCGTGCCCCATTTTAATAGTAAAAGTTCCACCATCAGAATTTTTAGGGTCTTCCCAAACTGGTTCAATTCCTTGACGCATGATAATATAATCATTTGTATCCATATTTAGCTTGAATTTATCGCCAGATGTATCAATAGTCACTTCCATTAATCGCAATAAATATATCAAATCATTAACTGTTGATATGATGCATAATTCTTTGTAAGGTTTTGCTTGAAAATTTTGTCTATTTGCCATTTTTTTGAATAATTGTTTATCATATAGATACAATACCCACTTATTTGGCAATGCGATGTTTGTGGATGGGATTTCTGGTGAAATGTCCGATTCGTTGATAAAACTATAAATCAAATCCATCACTAACTGTTATTGATACTATTATTATTTGTTTATATACTGAATTGATTTTAAAACATATTTTAAAATCAATTTTTATTTACTAACACAAACAAGCTCGAAATATTCATTATGATATTTTTTTGATCGACATTAACAGAATCGTACTCTTCGTTCTTCGCAAAATTGTCTATCAAAAAAATTTTCTTTGTTGCACTTATCTTACTATTCATCACAAAGTTTTTTAGTTCATCCAATAAATTGAATATCGTAATATTGTTGTCACAAATTATATTTACAATCAGATTGACCGTTTCGAACAATTTAGCATCACCGTTCATTAATTTTATCAATATATCATATACATTTTGTATGATTGATGGTAAACAATAACCTGATATTTTATAGATATCATCTATTGTTACATCTTTTTTCCCAAAACTTTTTGTTGATTGTAATATAGTAATCGCATTACGCATATCCCCTTTTGATAACGTAACAATTATATCTAATACATCATTAGCGCAACTTATTTTCTCTATTTTTTTGATTTCGCCTAATCTTTTTTTCATATCTTGAGCTCGTAATGGCATAAAATGAAACGGAGCACATCTTGATCGCAATGCTGGATTAATTTTATCAATATTGTTACATATGAGACAAAAACGAGTACTAGAACTATTTTTTTCGATGGATTGTCGCAACATTCCTTGTGCTTCTACTGTCATAGAATCTATTTCATCCAAAATGACAAGTTTAAACATATTTGGTGTATCTTTTTGTTTGACAATTTCAGGTTTAAAAAAGATACTATTTCTGTTGGAAACAAAACTTTTGATTTTGACTCGCACTGTTTCTATCCCCCTTTCATTAGAAGCGTTCAATCTCAATACCATACAATCTTCATATTCGCCATATATTTCTCGTGCACAACACATAATTGTTGATGTTTTTCCAGTTCCTGACAAGCCAAAAAATAGCATATGTGGTAACGTTTTGTTCATGATAAAATTTTTAAGGGATCTTATTATCATTTCGTGGGAGATGATATCATCTATCATTTTTGGCCTATATTTTTCAGTCCAAAGTAGTTGGTTATCTGTAATACCTATGTTTTGACGCGAATAAGATAACATATATCAATTTATTAATATATGTTGTCCTTGTTTTAAATGATATCAAAATATCAATTTTTATGCATTGATTATTTTATTGACAATCATATCATATGGCAAAATGTTGAATACATATTCGTATATTTTTTGTGTTTTAAGTTGCAGACTGTTAGGAGAGCCCCAAGTTATTTCCTTATCTTTTTTAGCAACAAAATATGATTTATCCAATACGTTTATTATTTTATAATCCCAAAATATACGGGGAGAATTATTTTCAACGCCGAGGATATACAAATCACCGTCTGATATTCTTTTCAATTCTTTAATAAAATTTTGTAAGTCAGGGATGTATTCTAAAGTTTCTGCGACCAAAACGACGCTAGTGTTATCTCCCAACTGACTGACGATCTCAGAAACGTTACCATCAAAACTTTCAACTTTTCCATCCGTATCTATCGAACCTCCGTTTACACCATTAAAAATGATCAACGGTTTTTTAACTTTTTGTGCTCGTGCTTTTGCTAATTCTGTTAGTTCCTTTTTTTTATTGCGTCTGATCGAAATTTTGAATAAATAATCAAGAAATAACGGCACTAGTATGAGTATTGCAACGTAAAGAAATATTAAACATAATTTGGTGAAGATACTATCTGTCATTATATAACTATATGTTCGAAAACATTTATTATTACGTTTTATTGATATAATTTATCATGTGTATGTTAAATTATATTATGTGCACTAAAGGCTTGATGGATATATATTTTTATTTATATGACTGTTGCGTCACATTACAATCATTAACCTACAAGTTATTCGGCAGTTTTCATACGATATATTTTTACGATGGGGAGGCATTAACCAATATTACAATAAATTATCACACAAACATATCTATGAGTTCGTATCAACAGGGTATGTATTACGTTCAAACATCCGGCGAAAGTTGTGATGATAATTTTATTTTTAATGGTACGATTGATGATGTAACTCGGTATATTATATCACATAACGATTCAACAATCCCGATTATATCTTATCAAAATATGTATAACAGGAAAAACATAATATTATCCGACAATGAACAAATATTGAATATTAATCTTCATCCAATCGATAGGTATTATTGTTATCTCGAGCATGACAAAACTTATGCTAAAGTGACTGATTTTGGAACGATCTTGAAAATATTGCTGGATACATCTTGCACGCACGTTTCATTTATACAAACTTTCCCGTTCAAAAAAAATACGTATGAAATTAAGGATGTTACTTTGAAGATGCTTTATTCTTAAAAAATTGATTTTAATATATGTTATATAAAAATTTATTTGATATAATATATATAGCATATTCTATGTCGAATACAAATGAAAAGGCAAATAGTTATATTACAGAAGAACATGAAGAAATAACCAGCGTAGAGTTTAGTTTGAATTCTAATCCAAATATTGTGAGAGATTCAGTTATCGAAGATCCTGCTGGACTCGTCATAGCCGAAATCAACAATAATGGTGAACCTGTAGAAGGGGGTACTGTTAGCAGAATATTTGGTGTAGCAGAAATGGGAACTAAATGTCGCACATGTGGAGAAAATTCTGCAAAATGTCCAGGTCATTTTGGTCACATTCATCTCACGGAACCAGTTTTTCACGTAGGATTTATTACATATTTGAAAACGATATTGAGTTGTATCTGCATACGCTGTAATAAACTTCTTATTCATAAAAATGAGGAAGAGATTGTTCGTCTCACGAAGAATAAAATCGGAAAACAACGCTTTGACGAAATAAGAAATGCGGTTAAAGGAGTAACGCATTGTCATTCGTGTGGTACCCCTGCTCATAAAATCAAGAAAGAAACCCCATCAAGTAATATTTATCTAATAGCTGAACCTGTCAAGCGAAGTGGTGATGATGATGGTAACGGTAAAAAACGAAATCTACGCATACTAACTCCACAATTATGTTACGATATCCTTAAACTTGTATCTGATGAAGATTACAGAATATTAGGATTCGATCCAACTGTATCAAGGCCAGAAGATATGATCATTGTTGAATTTCCTGTCCCGCCAATTCAAGTTCGTCCATCCATTAAAATGGAAATGTTATCAGCCTCTTCAGCGGATGATGATCTAACTCATAAATTAGTCGATATCATCAAAAATAATGAGAATTTGAAACGTTCTAAAGGAGATGGATCGTTAGTGAAAACTAACACTATTAGTGAAGATTTTATGTTGTTACAGTTTCATGTAGCTACATTTTTTAACAATAGTAGTATCGGAATGCCACGATCACAACAAAAAAATAAGAAACAGACTAAATCATTATCTGAACGACTTGGTGGTAAAGAAGGTCGAGTCAGAGGCAATTTAATGGGAAAACGTGTGGATCAATCTGGTCGTACGGTTATTACCCCAGATCCTAATATTGCCCTCAATGAAGTCGGAATACCGTTGATAATAGCCAAAAATTTAACTTTTCCAGAGATCGTCTCAAAACAGAACATCAACGAAATGAATAAGTTAGTGACCAACGGAACAAAAGTATATCCAGGAGCTAATTTTGTCATCAAAAATATAATTGATAGATTCGGAAATCATACTAAACAGGTTTATCAGCTAAAAAACAGAACGTTTCCTATTAAATTAGAATATGGAGACATTGTTGAAAGGCACTTAGTCAATGGCGATATGGTCTTATTCAACAGACAACCGTCACTACATAAACTGTCTATGATGGGACATTTAGTTAACGTTTTGCCGATCCCCAATCTATTAACATTCCGAGTAAATGTCAGTGTTACCGATCCATACAATGCAGATTTTGATGGGGATGAGATGAACATTCACGTGCCGCAATCCATCCAAACGGTGACAGAATTACGATTGATTGCAAATGCAGGTAAGCGCTTAATTAAACAATCGCATAGTGATGTTTCTATGAATATCAAACAAGATTCTATCATGGGTTCTTTTCAGTTGAGTCATAATGACAAAGTTGTAACTGTTGATTGGAAAGATGCAATGAATACATGTATGGCTACGAGTGTCGGTTTGAATGCGGAGATTCCAAAATTTAAAAAAATATCTGGCAAGATGCTTTACTCGCAGATAATACCCAAAACTATCAACATTGAAAGAAATAAAGATAATGGTGAAAACATACTAAAGATCGTTCGAGGTATTATCCAAAACGGTACTATTGGTAAATCAGAAGTTCAAAATATTATTCATAAAATTTGGTTCACTGTTGGAGACAAAGAGACCGTCTTTTTTATTGATGATTTGCAAAAGATGTTGTTGCAATGGTTGATGCGTAGTGGATTTACGTCTAGCATTAAAGATTGTGTAATCAAAGATACCGCATACGAACAAATTTATGCAATCATCGAAACTAAACGAAAGGAAGTATTAGGAATGATTACCGAATACGAAAATGATCCATATATTATGACCAAATATGCCTTTGAAACTTTCTTATCAGCAACTTTGTCTGCCGTATCCGGAGATATTCAGAGTATCATTGGCGGAAATCTAAACTTGAATGATGGTATTCATATTACTGTTCAATCCAAATCCGCTGGAGATATAAGTACTCTCACACAAATTATCGGTGCATGTGGTCAAGTTATCGTTGAAGGACAACGTATGCGTAAAGATTTTAATAATCGTACGCTGCCGATGTATTATCAACATGATAACAGTGCATACGCTAGAGGATTTACACATGGCTCTTTCACATCGGGATTGAATCCTTCTGAAATGTTCTTTAGTGCCGCTGCTGGCAGAGAGGGGATGATTTCTACTGCGATAAAATCAGTCACAGGTGATACTCCTGTTATTATTCTCGAAGACAATGTAGCTAAACAAGTTTTGATTGGTGATTGGATTGATTCACATCTGGCTAAATCAGCTGACAAAGTAGAACATTACAAAGATCGTGATATGGAATTGTTACAAATGTCAGACAAGGCATACATTCCGACTGCAGATATGCATGGAAATACTAGCTGGGGTGAGATATCTGCAATCACACGTCATGATCCTGGCAAAGAATTGTACCAAATTAAGACTCATGGCGGTAGAAAGGTCATTGTAACAGAATCGAAATCATTGTTGATTTGGAACAGTAATGATAAGATGTTTGAGAGAATGTCGACGCCTGACGTGAAGATTGGCGATTTCGTGCCAGTGACGATGAAATTATCAAAACCTGATATTATTAATGAGTATGTAGATGTCAGCAAATATATTCCAGAATCAAATCCGATTAAATTAACTAGAGTATTTGGAAGAGAAATTGGAAGATATTTAGGAACAGGGACATCATCTGATTTCGAAGAATTTAATTCATTAATTACAAAAATGGTAGATAAAAAAATTCCAGATGAAGCATTCACAGCTCCTGATGAGTTCGTTACGGGATTAATTCAAGGATTTTTTGCAGACCAAGAATTATTGGATTACAACGTATCTTCAAAAACAGTCATTGATGGAATCGCAATATTACTCTCGAGATTTGGAATTTTTGCTAAGATCAGAGAAACAAAAGAAGGTTTCAGATTAGCAATCAAAAAACAATGGCGCGCGAAATTCGTTGATATGTTTACTCATGATAAGCCTGCAGATTCAATAAAGTGTAATAATTTTATCGAGCAAAATGATGTCGTTCTGGACAAAATCATTGAAATCAATAAAATCGACGTTGCGTTGTATCCTAAAGTGTACGATCTTACTATCCCAAGCACTCTAAATTTCGGACTCGCAAACGGATTACACGTTGTCGATACCGCCGATACAGGATATCTCGAGCGTAAATTAATCAAAATTCTAGAAGACATCCGCGTCAAATATGATGGAACTGTTCGAAATGCAAATGACAAAGTATTACAGTATGTTTATGGTGACAATGGATTGAACACTGAAATGCAAATTGATCAGAAGATAGGTCTCATTGCGGCTAATAACAAAGCTATTCGCGAAAAATACATTTACACCAATGAAGAAATAACTAAAATGAAAAAAGATGGTATCACTACCGATAAATATACTATCAATAATAATGATATGGTGTATGAGAAACTCGTATCGATGCGAAATAAGATAAGAAACATTCAACGAGTTCGTAACCCAAGTGCGATTACATTCACTGAATCATACATGATGCCGGTTGATCTCAATCAATTTATTATGAATTTGATGAATAGTGAGACAAGGACTGGGGGACAAGTAGTTGATCCATATTATGTCTTGACAGGAATTAAGAAAATGTATTCTACGAACATCAGTAAGTTGATGAAATACAATGATGCAACATCTACTATTAAGAAACAAGACGAACAAAAAAATAAGTACTTGTTGAAATTTTACATTTTTGACGTTTTATCGCCTAAAAGATGTACACACGAATACAAACTAAATAAAGAGGAATTTGATTCTATCGTTGATTTTTTTCAGAAACGATTCAAGTTAGCTCTTGTTCCAGGTGGAGAAATGGTTGGTATCGTTGCGGCCCAAAGTATTGGAGAGCCGGTAACGCAATCGAATTTGAAATCGTTTCACAAAGCGGGAACGGGAAAAACTGTGACTGCTGAATTGCCCAGAATTAAAGAATTGTTGAGTGTGACCCCAAATCTCAAAACACCAACAATGAAGATTATTCTCGATAAAGAATATGAAAACGATCTTGCAGTTGCGAATACAATTGCATCACACTTACGTTCAGTCTACATCAAAAATATCATAGATCATGTTGATATTATTTATGATCCCAAACCTGATCCAAAGAAGGGTCTAATGCTCGCAGACGGAGTGAACAATGTTTATGAAGTAGCATCAAGCAAGAACGGATGTCAAAAAGATATTCAAGGATTGCCAATGGTCATCAGATTAGTTTTATCGAAAGAGAAGATGAACGAATTGAGCGTTTCTCTTTTGGAAATCAAATCTAGTTTCTGTAAAAATTGGCTAATGAGAAACGAAGACAGCAAAGGATCCAAGAAAGAATACAAAAAGGTTGTTGATAAGATACAACAATGTGCTATTGTAAGTAATTTTGACAATAGCCCTGTACCAATCATACATGTACGATTTGATTCTAGTAGTTACAGTTTCAATACTCTAGTTCAATTTCAAGATCTTGTAGTGAATAAATATTTGATCAAAGGAATTCAAAATATTACTGACAGTAGTGATGTTATTGAAGAATCATACATTGCTTTTGATGAAGAAGGTACCGTTCAGAGAAAGAAAAGATACGTCATTAATACAATTGGAGTTAACTTAATGGATATTGCGCAGATCAACGGTATTGATTTAGCAAAGACGACATGTAACGATATTGTAGCGATATACGATACGTTCGGAGTTAACGCTGCCAAAGCTGCTTTTATCAAAGAATTTACTGCGGCAGTTTTCAGTTCAGGTAATACTGTCGTTAACTATCATCATATTAAGATTTTGGCTGATGCAATTACACATATGGGAACTCTCAATGCTGTTAATCGACATGGAGCTAATAAATTAGACACTGATCCATTTTCCCGCGCTTCGTTTGAGAAGACCGTTGAGCAAATGTTAGCAGCTGCAGCATTCAGTCAAAAAGATTACATGCGTAGTGTATCAGCTCAGATTATTGCGGGTGCAGTAGTTGATGGAGGTACTGGTGCATTTGAATTGCTATTTGATCATGAGAAGGTTAAGAGATCAACTACGATGCAAAGAAAGGCAGTCGTCACTAAAACGATTAAAAAGAGTTCGGTTGTTGCGGATCTTATCAAAAAGAAGCAAAAAAATTAATAATTAAATATTTTGATTATTAATTTTTAAAAAAAATTGATTTTTTTAGTGTTATTTGGTTAGTTTGGTAAACAGCAAGATTAAGATGGACGAAAAAGGACAAACGTTAGAGTCAGTCAAATTTAATCCGCTTACGTGCATAACTGGCAAAATCTCATTGACACCGGGAGGCATTCCACCTATTCAACGCGAACATTGGCCAGATGATGACAAAAGAAAATTTATTAACCTTCCCTTCGATGACAATCAAAGAGGATGTAGGGAATTAAGAGAGTTTCTTGAGAAGGTGGATGCGCATTTTGAATCAAAAGAAATGAAAGAAAAAATATTTGGAGATAAAACTAAAAAGTATGTGTATTCACCTCTAACCAAAGAAAAGTCAGATGGAGAATCTAATTACTAAATCATTTATCAATATTTTAGTAACTATTTGTCATCAATATCAGATGATGATTCACAACGATCATTTTCAAAATTATTAATAAAATAATTCAGTCGTTTTAGTAATTTAGCAAAGAATGTCAATTTGGATTTTTTGTTGTTGATACATGACAGTAATTGTATTTTGATGTCATATAAATCTTGTGTAAAATCGATATTCCATTTATCCATTTTGGTGATATACGCAGATACTTCAGACCAAACTAAATTTTTTGAAAGAGCCCACCAAAAAGGATCACCATCGTCAGGTATGTTTTCGTCATTATCGTTTTGATTAGCATTTTTGTTTGTATTGCGATTATTGAAGAGATACATTTTGGTATGGCGCATAAGTTGATTATACATGACACGATGTTGTCGATTATTAACTTTGTTGGGATCGTGACCATAATAGATCGCATAGGGAATTTTTTTGACACCTTTAAGGCTGAGAAAGAATCTGAATCGATAAAATATTAATTGTATCATATTTTGTTTAGTACAAATGATATTTTTGAGAACAGTATCGATTGTTTCTTCAACTTTCTTGGTAGATACATATACCTGAGCTGTGCCATGGTGCATATCGCCATAGTGAATGTTATGATATTCTTTTTTTTTTGGATTGAAATTTAAATTGGCGAGTAATTCTGAGTAAGGTGAATCTAGAGAACTGATAGATTTGTATTGTTCGAATAATGTGAGGTCATCGATGTTATTGTAAGTGTAATCATGCGGCGTATTTAGCATTATGTTTATTGTTGGACTAATAATCGTTTTATTAATACTATTATCTATATCAACATTGTTGCCGTTACCATGTATGGTATTGTTACTACTATTTTCAATCTTTTGTAAATTATTGGCGTGCATTTCTGTCTCTTCAATATGTCGTTTTAAATGATATTTACGACGGTAAGACACATTACATATTTCACATGGGTACGATTCCGTATCTGATTCTTCTGTATCAGACAATTCTAAGTCTATTATTTTTTTTGTGTTACCGTGAACACTTTGGGGAGAACATGGTTTTTTTTTATTCATATGCCGATCAAGATGTGATTTATTACCGGCGTTGTATCCACAATTAGAACACACATATGATGTCATAATTACTTATAATATATTAAAACATAATGTATATTTTAATGAGAACTAGGATTAACGATTTGTATGAGAACAAATATGATAAGCCCATTTTATGTAATGAAAATGGACAGCTGACGAAAAAGAGCCTAAAACTGCCCGCCCTTTTTTCAACAAAATCCGCGGGATTTCGACATCAAAAAAGTGGCCATATTTTTTTGATTTTTTACATTTTTCAAGCTTTCAAAAAATCCCTCAAAAAAATCCAATTTTGACCATGTTGAAATCCCGGGATTTTTAGTTAGAAAAAGGGTAAAAATAGGCCTTTGAGGTAAGGATCATACAAATTTTGTATCCTCTTGTCCCGTAAAGTGGACTATATATATTTTAATTTGAAGATCGAATATGACATGCAAATCTCCTGCAAACACCACTCTTTGCAGCAACATTGCATTCAACATTCAAGATCCATTGAATATGATATGCAAATCTAATCTTTGCAGCAACATTGCATTCAACATTCAAGATCCATTGAATATGATATGCAAATCTAAATCTTTGCGGTAACATTGCATTCAACATTCAAGATCCGTTGAATATGATATGCAAATCTCCGGCAAATCAAAATCTTTGCGGTAACACTGCATTCAACGTTCAAGATCCATTGAATATGATATGCAAATCTAAATCTTTGCTGTAATATTGCATTCAAGATCCATTGAATATGATATGCAAATCTCCAGCAAATCTAAATCTTTGCGGCAACATTGCATTCAACATTCAAGATCCATTGAATATGATATGCAAATCTAAATCTTTGCTGTAATATTGCATTCAACATTCAAGATTCATTGAATATGATATGCAAATCTCCAGCAAATCTAATCTTTGCAGCAACATTGCATTCAAAATCCATTGAATATGATATGCAAATCTCCAGCAAATCTAAATCTTTGCGGTAACATTGCATTCAACATTCAAGATCCATTGAATATGATATGCAAATCTCCTGCAAAGATTAGATTTGCAGCAACATTGCGTTCAACATTCAAGATCCATTGAATATGATATGCAAATCTCCTGCAAAGATTAGATTTGCAGCAACATTGCATTCAACATTCAAGATCCATTGAATATGATATGCAAATCTCCTGCAAAGATTAGATTTGCAGCAACATTGCATTCAACATTCATTGAATATGATATGCAAATCTCCTGCAAAGATTAGATTTGCAGCAACATTGCATTCAACATTCAAGATCCATTGAATATGATATGCAAATCTTCATCAAATCAAAATCTTTGCGGTAACATTGTATTCAATATTCAAGATCCATTGAATACGATATGCAAATCAAAATTTTTGCTGTAACATTGCATTCGACATTCAAGATCCATTGAATATGATATGCAAATCTCCAGCAAATCAAAATCTTTGCGGTAACATTGCGTTCAACATTCAAGATCAATTGAATATGATATGCAAATCTCCTACAAAGATTAGATTTGCAGCAACATTGCATTCAATGTTCAAGATCCATTGAATATGATATGCAAATCTCCATCAAATCAAAATCTTTGTGGTAACGTTGCGTTCAACATTCAATGAATATGATATGCAAATTTCCAGCAAATCAAAATCTTTGCAGCAACATTGCATTCAACATTCAAGATTCATTGAATATGATATGCAAATCTCTATCAAATCAAAATCTTTGTGGTAAAGTTGCATTCAATATTCAAGATCCATTGAATATGATAAGCAAATCTAAATCTTTGCAATATTGCATTCAACATTCAAGATCCATTGAATATGATATGCAAATCTCCAGCAAATCTAAATCTTTGCGGTAACATTGCATTCAACATTCAAGATTCATTGAATATGATATGCAAATCTAAATCTTTGCGGTAACATTGCATTCAACATTCAAGATCCATTGAATATGATATGCAAATCTCCAGCGAATCTAATCTTTGCGGTTACATTCAAACATCGATTGAATATGAACGTAACCTTCTATAGATCAAGACCTTTGCTGTAACGTTCGATGACCTGTTGAATATGACAACAACGTTATTATTAATAGGTTGCGCAATGAAAAGCCCATTTTAGTGATCAAAAATGAACAGTTTGTGAAAAGAGCCCAAAACTGCCCGCCCTTTTTCAATAAAATCCGCGGGATTTCGACATCAAAAAAGTGGCCATATTTTTTTGATTTTTTACATTTTTCGAGCTTTCAAAAAATTCCTCAAAAAAATCCAATTTTGACCATGTCGAAATCCCCGAATTTTTAGTTAAAAAAAGGTGTAAAAATGGGCCTTTGAGATAAGGTACGAAAAATATTTGTATTATAGTGAATCTGTTTCAAAATAAAATTCTATTTTTTTGATAAGAATCATACTTGGTTAGAGGTCTGCATGTCAATGACTCATTGAAATCGCATACAATGTTGATGCCATAGATTTGCATATTCAATGCTGCAAATTTGAAGTTCCACAAACGCGAATCCCCTCAAATCTCTTAACATCACTTTGAACAGATCAATATTGGTATGTTCAAAGTTTCATCGATGCGAATTCTTGACATCACTTTGAATGAATCAATGTTGTCATGTTCAGGGTTTTGTCGGTGCAAATTTCTCCGACTCTCTCTTGAGATCATTTTGAATGGACAAATATTGGCGTGTTCAAAGTCTTGTCAGATTTATTGTCGTCATTTTGAATGGATAAATATTGACATGTTCAAAGTCTTCTCAATGTAAATCTCTCGACATCGCTTTGAATAGATCAACAATGGCACGTTCAACGCCTCGTTAACGCAAATCTATTCAAATCTCTTGACATTGCCTTGAATGGACCAATATTGGTACGTTCAAAGTCTTGTCAACGCAAATCTTTTGACGTCATTTTGGATAGATCAATATTGGCATGTTCAAAGCCTCGTCAATGTAAATCTCTTCACATTACCTTGAATAAATCAATATTGGCACGTTCGACATCTTGCCATTGCAAATCTCTTGACATCTCATTGAATGGACCAACATTGGCGCGTTCAAGGTCTCGTTAATGCGAATCTCTTCAGATCTCTTGACATTACCTTGAATAGACCAATATTGATATGTTCAAAATCTCGCCAACGCAAATCTTTTGACATCACTTTGAGTAGATCAATATTGTTACGTTCAAAGTCTTGTCAATGCAAATCTCTCCAGATATCTTGACATCACTTTGAATGGACAAATATTGACAGGTTCAAAATCTCTCCAATCCAAATCTCTCTTGATATCTTGGCGTCACTTTGAATGGACCAATATTGGCGTGTTCGAAGTTGTGTCGAAGCGAATCTCTTCGAATATCTTGACATTGCTTCGAATTGACCAATGTTTAAAGTCTCGTCGATGCTAAATTTTTGGCGTAATTTCAAACGAACTAATTATTGACAGGTTCAAAATAAATCTCCTACTTTGTTGATATTGTGTTGGACAATTAAATATCTGCGTATAACTTATTTTGCCATATTATCAAAGTTACTATTGATAAATTGCTTAATACAAAAGGCCCATTTTATAATTCGAAAATGAACAGCTGATGAAATGGCCAAAAAAACCCTCCTCCTTTTTCAACAAAATCCGCGGGATTTCGACATCAAAAAAAGGACCAAATTTTTTTGATTTTTTACATTTTTCAAGCTTTCAAAAAATTCCTCGAAAAAATCAAATTTTGAACGTGTCGAAATCCCGGGATTTTTAGTTAGAAAAGGTGTAAAAATGGGCCTTTAGGGTAAGGATCATGCAAATTTTGTAATCTCTTGTCTCGTAAAATGTACCATATTTTAATTTGAAGATCGAATATGACATGCAAACGTAACTCTTTGCGGTAACATTGCATTCAACATTCAAGATCCGTTGAATATGACATGCAAATCTCCAGCAAATCAAAATCTTTGCGGCAATATTGCATTCAACATTCAAGATTCACTGAATGTGACATGCAAATTTCCAGCAAATCAAAATCTTTGCAATAACATTGCGTTCAACATTCAAAATCCATTGAATATGACATGCAAACCTTCAGCAGATCAAAATATTTGCGGGAATATTTCGTTTGGCATTCAAGATCTATTTAATATGCAAATTTCCAGCAAATCAAAATTCTTGTGGCAACACCTAATTATCTGTCAGGATGATTATCGATAGATGCACTGCGTAATACAAAAGGCCCATTTTATAATTCGAAAATGAACAGCTGACGAGAACAACCCAAAATCCCTCCTCTTTTTCAATAAATCCGGGGGGATTTCGACATCAAAAAAAGGACCAAATTTTTTTGATTTTTTATGTTTTTCAAGCTTTTGAAAAATCCCTCGAAAAAATTCAATTTTGAACGTGTCGAAATCCCGGGATTTTTTAGTTAGAAAGGGTAAAAATGGGCCTTTAAGATAAGGAATATAAAATAAATATTATTATGAATTCGATTTAAGTAAGATTCAATGTTTCGAGCCAAATTGAGCATCAATCGATATATTGAACTTACATGCAATGTTGCTGCAAAGAATTATTAGCTAGAGATTACACGTCAATTTAACGACCTATTGAAGTTACATACAACGTTACCACTAAGAAATATGATTTGCATGTTAATTCAATGATCCATTGAACTTGCATACAATGTTGCTGTTAAGAATCGTAATTAGCCAGAGATTCAATGGTTTGAACTTACACGCAATGTTTGCCGCTAAGAATTATAATTAGCTAGAGATTTGCATGTCGATTCAATGATCCATCGAACTTACATGCAATGTTGCTGTCAAAAATCATAATTAGCTAAAGATTTGCATGTCGATTCAATGATCCATCGAACTTACATGCAATGTTGCTGCTAAGAAATATAATTAGCTGGAGATTTGCACGTCAATTCAGTGATATATTGCTGTCAAGAATTATGAATGTTTTTGCATATAATCTCAATAATTTATGAGATTATATGCAATGTTGCCACCAAGAATTATATTTGGCTAGAGATTTGCATGTTAATTCAATGATCTATTGAACTTACATGCAATGTTGCCACTAAGAAATATAATTAGCTGGAGGTTTGCGTGTCAATCCAACGATCTATTAAACTTACATGCAATGTTGCTGCTAAGAATTGCGATTGGCTAGAGATTTGCATGTCAATTCAATGTTGTTGCTAAGAATTATAATTAGCTAGAGATTTGCATGTCAAATCAATGATCTATTGAAATTACATGCAATGTTGCCGCCAAGAATTATAAAGGTTTCGAGGTCCGTGTGTCAATTCATTCATCGATACAAATCTCATGAGAAGATCATATCGAACGGACCATATTGGCACGTTTAACGTCTCGTCGATGCAAAACTCTTAATATCATTTTGAATAGACCAGTATGTTAAAAATTTCGCAACCCAAATTTTTTAATGTCATATTGGAGATAAAATCATATGCAATGTTGGTGCAAAAAATGACGCCGATGCTTTAGAATATTCTATCGATTGTCACCGATAATATTTTAATCGTCGCATTCAATTGGCGAATCATTTTCATCTATGTTCCCATATCTAAATAATGCACAATCAATAGCAGCCTCTTTTAACGCCCGTTCGAATTTTATGTTAATCATTTTTTTATTAAGCGCCATTTCCATAATTATTTGATCTACAGATATTTTTAGACTTGGATGTACTGCTAAATAAATATATATTTTGACGAGTTGTTTTTCTCTGATAACATCTTTGTGCGAACAATATCTATTTGCCCGACCCATTACTTGGTCCAGTCGTGACCAATTCCAATAAGATTCTAATATATGTACTTCTTGGACCGCTTCAAAAAACTTGATATTTTTTGATATCAAGCCGACAATCAGATTCTGTTAAGTCTTTTACACTGATGAGACAATATAAAATAGCTCAATCTGATTACTTTCGGACCTCTAGCGGAGTGAGGCCACGTATTTATTTTTTTATTCTGTTAACAATACCTTTTCTGATCTCTTCTGCATTATTCCCAATTTCAAATGGGTTTTTGCTGAATTCTCATCTCGGTTTGCTATTATTCCACATTGGCACTTGTATACTTTTAACCCTCCCATTTCTTTTGTTCTTCCACAATTCGAACATGTTTTGGTCGTTAAATATTCACTTACTTCCCTTACTGGGATGCCATATTTATATCCCATATATTTCAATCTTTGTTGAAATGCATAAGGGGATAATATTTTCATGAGTTCTTTTGTTCTGGGACCCACCACGGTGTTTTCTTTCGTCAATAAATTTTTTACACAAAATTTTCCTATTGATATATCATTATATTCATGCACTAAATTATATGACGTTTTAAAATGCATATCTTTTATCATATTTTGTTTTCTAAGATTGTATTTTTCTCTTCCTTTCTTTAATTTATTCGAATTCATTGCAGAAAAATCTGAATCTCCCAAAACTTTCTTTTTTGCATCTAATGTTGTTGTCAAATGTTTTATTTCATTTAGAATTGACCTATCATTATTGTTTACGAGTTTTTTCTTTAGTGCTACTATGTTATCAGATATTTGTTTGGCGGATATCAAATCGTTTAATTTTTTTACTTTCTTTTGATTTCTATCAACTCCCCTACTAATATTAGGATTGTTCATATTACATAATGAATAGGTATTGTTTTGAGAATATGCACATATGAAAGGAGTAACACCTAAATCGATTCCTGCAGATAATTCTATTGCATTTCTCTTTCTTGGCATCATAAAAGTTGGAGTAAATAGAATGTACTTCTTGGTAATATGACTATATTGCAATGTACATGTTTTTTCTATTCCATCCAATGGTTCTGATGATTCAATATTTGGAAACACTCTGATACAAAATGTTCCGTTTTTGAAAAGATTCGCTTCCAACTTAAGAATTTTTGTCACCCTTTCTCTTTTTAAAGGTTTAATTCTGAATTTTTTGATATGACCTTTTTTGAAATTGGATACGCAAGTTTTGAAATTGGATATAGCTTGGGAAATAGATTCATCTAAAACATGAATAGGAATCAATCCTTTATTTATTTTCATCTTAATCTTTTTTTTCTGAATTTCTTCCTGTTTTTTATGCAATTTCAGTTGCCTTTCTTGAATCTTGTTTCCGAAATATTTTTGAATTATATTTTTTTGATCTGTTAATTCAGAACGAACACTTCTAGCGTTTAGAATTTTTTTAATCTCAGCAAAATCGATAAGCTTTCCATTTTTAAAAATTCTTTTTTGTATAATATTGATAGTAATATTAAAAATTTTAGCAGTTGCGGAGAACCATTGATCAAAGATGAATTTTTGAAAATTATCAGGATTGATTCGAATCTTTTTGGTATAGATAAAACCTGGAGACTTGTTAGATTTAGTTTTTGGTATCTGCTTAAGCTGTTGCTGCAAAGAATTTTTAGGGATAATAGGATAATCGATAGTTACTTGAGGAGTTCGAATAGGTTCATAAAAATTGCGTTTCTCGATAGATTCATACCAGGAACTAGTATCAGTATAAAAAATATCCGTATTAAGAGGCGACAACCAATTGATGACATTACACTCATGATTAGAAGTATAAATAGGCGAAAGTGTAAAAGAATTAGCAGTTCGCGTATTGTTTGCCTTTTGAGGCAACTCAGCCTTTCTCATGTTTGATTATGATATGTAATATTTGTTTATATTAAAACAAATAAATCAAGAACGCAAAAATATAAATCTATGATAAAATTGTTGATAAAATAACGTGTAGGAGAATCAAAATCTTAAGAATTAATCGATTAACATTAAATAAATTTAAACAAGAGCACTATAAGATAATAGATTGAACAAGAAATATATTCGTAACAAAAACGGACAATGGAAGAAAATACAAAAGAGAAAATAATTCTTAACACTTTTGTCGTATGTTAAGAATATGGCATATCAAGAAATATCAAGTTTTATGCAACTAGTAACAACCCTCAATAAGCTTACTCCTTCTTTAATCGCGCTTGATCCTAAAATAATTTTAATTTTAGATCCATCTTCGTTGTCTTTGTTATTAAAAATAGTTTTAATCTCTTCCCGATAATTCATCTTTTGATCGCCCGACCAAACAGCAAAAGTATTTTTACCTATACCGTTATCTGCATAATCTAGATAGCCATTAACTTTTAATGCACGAATTAAGGACTTTAATCCACCATATTGTTTAAAATTTGAGTAAACAAATATAGTTCCCTCACATTTCCTTATTTTTGTTATTATTTTATGATATTTTGATGATAGTGATGATAAATTATCCATTTCAAAATCTCCATCATTCAACATATCATAATCTTTTTGATAAGGGTAGGTGAAATTAGATGTCATTCTTGTACCTATATAAAATTTATTTGAAATGTTGTCATCTGATGGATCTAAAACACCAGAAACGGCTTCTTTTTTTGCTATCAGGTTGTATAACACAAGTTGATCATCACTCATTACACAGTTAATGAGGTATATTTCTGTCCTGGGAAAAACAAAATCTGGGGCACCTCTATAATATGAAACATAGCCTTTTATTTTTTTTTTGAAAATATCCATGTTGATGATATCGATTTTATTTTGATTTTTTTTGATAAACTCTTCGTCAAAATCTTTACCAACTGGAAATTCATCTTCGATAAGCAAATTCATCGTCAATGCCAATTCAGACGGTTTATCAAAAATAGGAGTAGCTGTCATGAGTACTAATCGCATATTTTGCGGAGTTGGTTTTATGATATTGTACAATACCTGGTAATAAACTCCTGTTTCGCTTATCATATTTTGAACCTCATCGATAATCAATAAAGAATTTGTCAAATTGATTCGTCCAATGCGTGCCAGTTTAACAAATTTGTTATATGAATAAATTGTATAATATTTATTGATACGGTCATCACTTTTTTTAATAATATCAACATACATTAGATCGCTTGGATGCATTTTTTGAATTATTTTTCGTTCTTCGTTTGTTAAATATTTTTCTCCTGCACACGGAGAACGCAATTCTGTACGGAAATTACCTTTTAAAGAAGCAGGTAAAACAATAATAATATTTTTTTTATTAATAAATTGTTCTGCAACGCTAATCGCTGCACAAGTCTTCCCACTTCCAATTTTATGATAAACTAATAATCCTCTGTAAGGTGTTTTTGGATTCATATATTCTGCGAGGAACATTTGCGGTATTTGCAAAGAATATGATTTTGGAAAACATATTTCATCAAATGTTTTTTTTTGTTCTGGGATTTCATATTTTGAAAATATTGTGTTAATATTTTTAGAAAAATCCTTGCTTGATGGAGATGGATATGTCATGTATAATATATATGTGACATATTTTATTACCGAATGTCAATCATACCATTATTAACGCGTATGTGATTATCCCATTTATTTAGATTTTCAATATGTTCGAGATGGGAAACAATAATTATCATTTTATTTGGTATGAATCCTTCGATTTTTCATTTTTTTTTATCTGCAAATATTATCTTACAGCAATGTTGTTTTTGACTTTCAATAACAGGTTAAATATGATGCAAATCTCCCGCAAATATAATTCTTTGTAGCAATATTGTCTCAACTTTCGATAATGAACATGCAAACTAAATTCTTTGCAGTAATATTGCACCTGACATTCAACAATCTATCGAATTTGACATGCAAATCAAATTAATTGCAGCAATATTGCATTTGATATTCAATAATCCATTGAATATGACATCCAAATTTCTAGTAAATCAAGTTCTTTGCGGCAACATTGCATTCAACGTTCAAAATCCGTTGAATATGACATGCAAATCTCCAGTAAATCAAGTTCTCTGCAGTAACATTGCATTCAACATTCAAGATCCACTGAATATGACATGCAAATCTTAAACAAATCAAGTTCTTTGCATTCAACATTCAAAATTCATTGAATATGACATCCAAATCTTCAACAAATCAAGTTCGTTGCATTCAAAATTCATTGAATATGACATGCGAATCTCCAGTAAATCAAGTTCTTTGCGGCAACATTGCATTCAACGTTCAAGATCCATTAAATATGACATGCAAATCTTCAGCAAATCAAGTTCTTTGCGGCAACATTGCATTCAACATTCAAGATCCATTGAATATGAC